TGGCAGGACCTTAAAACAAAAAAGGCTCTTATCCAAGAAAGTACGGATGATGGAGGAAGAACCAAGGTACTCGAACTAGAAAAAGAACTAGAAAACGATAGACAGTCTTTGGTAAAGATGAGTGTCGAATATGGTAATTTCCAAGGACATTCGGAAGATCTTGGTCGCCGCATCTCTGAACGAAATACCCTTTTGGCACAAAGACCCGCACTGGTTAAAGAGCTTGATATACACAATCAGCTTGCTAAGGCTTTTGGTAAAGCGGGAATACCAGCAATCATCATGGAGAATGTAACAGATGATTTGCGGAAGTATGCGAACGATATGCTTAGACGTATATCAGACAAGCCAATGTCAGTGGATTTCATCACCCAAAAACGAACCGAGTCTGGGTCATGGAGTGAGACATTTGATATAATGGTATCCATGGATGATGAAACACTTGAATTTGAGGACCTAAGTGGCGGAGAGCAGGTTCGCGTTGCTATAGCGGTAAGACTTGCACTTAGCGGAGTGCTGATGAAACGCATGGGAAGTAGCATGCGATTCCTGTTACTTGATGAGGTAGACCAGGCTCTTGATCGCAGAGGCGTACAAGCTTTAGCGGACGCGCTCCTGGTCCTATCTAAAGAGTTCAAAATTCTGGTGATAACTCACAACGACGCTATGAAGGAGCGCTTTGACCACGTAATTACAGTACAAAAGGGACCTATTGGAAGTTTCCTGCGGCAGTAGCTGTTACGAAAAACTATCAATTTTCCTATATTTATCTAACGGAGGCAAAAATGGTACGCCAAAAGGTAATCGTCGCATTAGTTGGGGCGCTTGAAGCTGGTAAGGATACGCTGGCTCAGCATCTTGTAGAGCGCCATGATTTCAGGCGTTTTGCTTTTGCCGATGAGATAAAGCGTAACTATTATGCCGCAAGTGGGTATTCTGAAGAGAAATTTAAGGCAGCAAGAGGTGCTCCGCTTGAGCGGGAGATAAGAGAAGGACTTTGGAAGCATAGTGATCGTGTTAAATCTGAACGTGGTTCTCTCTATTTTGTGGATCTGCTGGTTGGAGCAATTTCAGATTGTAAGCAACCAGCTGTAGTAACTGATATCAGGACGCAAGATGAACTTTGTGCCATGCGTTCAATGGGAGCAAATGTTGTTCTGGTGATGAAGATAAAAAAAGGTAACAATTCCAATATGTTCAACCCAGAAGAAAATGTTTTAATACCTGGCAGCAGGTTGAAGTACGGTGATGTTGAGAAGAGGGGCGACAAACTGTTCCTTAATTATGAATGTATTGATCAGGAGGCGCGAAGTAAAGCTATAGAGATGTTTTGTATACATTCTGGAATATTGAGGGATATGGAATGATAGACACAGATGAAATAGCTTATACTATTGAGCTTTTTGCACATCTAGGCGACACACCGGCTATCGATTCATTAATCGAGATGGCAGAAAGAGAAATCTCCAAAGGAAGGAAGGATTTAGCAACATATTTGATGAATATGTCGGACAAGTTCCTTGACTTGTGGCGCGAAGGAAAAGAAGTGGATCCAGTAGTAGCTGACAGTATGCGTACAATATCAACATCTTTAAGAACTGTTGCACACAGGTTACATATAAGAAACGGTGAATCGGCGGACGATCAGAGACTTTTGCGTCTTGTGATAGGTGGGAGGTAACTCCGTATGGCTGTTTTGACTGTTACAGCTGTCAGCTTGGGATCACAGTTAATTGCTGGAATACCTTTGCTAATAGGGCTTGAGACAAACCTTCCTGCTGTTATCTATTATACAATGGACGGTTCTGAACCAACAGTGTCTTCGGCTCTATATGTTGAGCCAATTCAGCTACCCACCACGATGCATGTACGACTCAGGGTCTTTGCTGTGAGCGGTCCTGATACTGGTGTTCTTGATATTTCATTCTATTCTTTATCTGGATTACCAAATCAACCTAGGGGACCAGTAATTGATGCATATGGTATACAAGAGGTTGTTGTAGACGGATATGGACCAGATGAATTACATCCTCTGTCAGATAACGAATATCCTGTAGACATACCGGTAAGGGGATCAGACATACCTCTTATAGAACTTGAGACCAAGTACTCAAGAACGGGTTTTGATGGTGAAGGTCCAGGTACTTTAATCTCCATAGGTTTTCCACGTGATCTTGGAGAAAGGGAATCTGCGGTTGATGCCCAGGCTAGTTCGCCAAACAACAACAATGCCTATTTCAATCCAAGGTCGCAATTCATCGTCATAGATGGGCGTGATGGATACCAAGATCAGTCGGTCTTTATCATAAACCGTCCCATGGGTGGTACAATGGACCAGACTAAATATCTTGGTGGAAAATCTTTATATGAGCCTTCGCCATACATTTCTGGGTCGCTAGTTAGACAGTTTTATGACTATGACAAGCGAATTGGTGTCTTCTACTATTTCGATTCGAACGAATGTAGGTGGATAAAAAGCATTCAGAAGATGGAAGCAGTTCTTCCTTCTGGAGTGGGTATGAGGCGAGGCGTGATGCCCTTTGTTTTTACTTGGATCTATAATAAGAGAAGTATGATTTAATATAGGAAAAACAAGCTTTGATTATTAATATAAACCAATTAATATCAAATATATGATTTTCTTGGAAATAAGATGCTTTAATATAAGGGGCAGCAAATGGCAGATGAAAGTAATGAACAGAAAAAAGAGAATGCCGAACAAGAAGTTCGTAAAGCGTTAATTAAATTGTCAGCTTCACGCGCAAAAACGTTTGAACAGTGTAAGCGAAAATACTACTACCAATATGTAGCCCAGCTTCCAAAAAAGGAATGGGATCATTTGGAGCTTGGTACATATGTTCATGCTGCTCTTGAAATTTTCCATCGTTATGTAAAGGATGGTTCAAATGAGTCCTTACGCAAACTGATGGGACTTTCTAGCGAGGAAGCTTTCAAACGTATGAAAGACAATGGCAAATCTCTTCCTGATGAGCATCTACATGAAGCAAAAGTTATGCTGACAAACTATCTTTGTTTTATTGAGCGTGAAGGCATGCCAAATGTCCTAGATGTCGAATTTCCATTTACGCTTCAGCTGAATGAACAATACGATCTTACGGGCGTTATCGACAGGATTGACCGAGATCCAGATGGTATGCTACATGTCCGTGATTATAAGACCAGCAAAAATGCTAAATATATGGAACCTTTCCAGCTTAACACATATGGTCTCCTAATGTTGGATAGATTCCCAGATATTGAGCGTTTTCGTGCTTCATATATTATGCTGAAACTTGATTGCCAAATCATTCCGTATGAATTTACTGTCGAGGATGTTGCGAAATGCCGTGACAAACTTGTCCAGTATGCCGACAGTATAACTGCCGAAGAACGCTGGCGCACAAAGCCGAGCAGGCTCTGTGACTGGTGCGACTTCAAGGAAGTCTGCCTTAACTCCTGGTAAAAGGAAAAAAATTTGTCAAACACCAATGATAGACCCTTTGTTGGTCTGGCAATGGTATATGGTGTACCCATATACGTAGATACTGTTGGAGGCATAGGCGTTGGACGTGTCTTGGAGATGATGTCAAAATTCCTAGAAGGCTTCTCCAACTGGCGGCGTTTTGATCCCGCATTTGAAAAAATTGATATGCATCAGGAAGCTTATGCTGCCGCTTTGGAAGGTATGAGGGCATATCGGTCTGATTTCCACACACAACTTTCTACTTTCCTACATCGACATGTACGAAACAGGATGATTGATATTGGGCGTCGAGGATTTCTGTTGCGACAGGAAGCTGATATTACAGATATTGCCTGTGGAGTCGGAATTGGAATAGAAGAGGGTATAGACCTAGCCAGAGAGATTGGTAATCTTGATGAACGGTGGGGGCGCATAATGCGCAAGATCTTTGTCGATGGGGAAAAAATAGGCGAAGTAGCACATTCTGAAAACATGTCGCCATGGGGGCTCACGAGAGTTCTCAGGAAACGCCTTGTAGAAGCAAGGCATCATTTGATGCGCTGAAACGGTGAATATGGAAGAACTAGGTAAGGAAGCCCAGGAGTGGTTGGCAAAGCACGCTGTCCTTCTTGGTCCTGAAGAACTGCCTTTTGAGGAGGAAAAAATTCAGGACACATTTCGCGCAAAAGATGGAGAGTGGCCAATCCCATATAAGGTTCCATATATGGGTATTTTTGCGGAAATATCTGACGAAGAAAGCTTCAATAGGATAGTTGGAGACCAGACCAACTGGGCAGCAATTTTAGGACGGTCAGATATGTATCAAGCTTGGATTGTTCCACAAGCTGTATCTATTTTTGGAAGACCGTGGTTTAATCGTAGACAATGGGGAATGCGTCAATGGTCGCATTCTATTTTTGGGGAAAATACTCAGGAGAATGGAAATCCAATAGCTAATACTACAATTGGGCGTTCAGTAATATTCAGAATAGTAGCGCGAGTTGAGCATGCCCTAGATAGATATCTTTCTGGAGGGGGTTGTGCTGGAAAGGCAACAAAGAAACCCGGCGGCTATATCGTACGCTCCATAGCTAATGAATTTGTGCGAGAAATATGTTCTGATATGGGATATCGTCTTGCTAGGACAAAGATGTGCCCTAATTGTCTTGCTACTAAGCGTGGACGAGCTAGACGATGTGAAGCAAAGCATATCCGCGATGGTCTTTATTCTTGTGAGCGCTGTTCTGAAGATGCGCGCAATCTTTCATTAGTTGTGGAGAGACATAAGGCGGAAGGTATTCCTATTTCGGCAAAGATTTCCGATAACTTTGGGCGAGCACTGCGATTTTCTGAGTTTAGTGGAATAGTGTGTGTATGTCCAAACAATGAGTGTCGTGGACATTTTGTTCCAGTAAATTTCGTGGAAAACGAGAAATGGTGGTCAACTCCCGATGGTATTAGAGCTTCCAAAGCTTTATCGCATGTGCGCATTCTCAAAGATGCGCGTAGTTTCCGCGCACCATCTGATGACCTAATGATGCTTCCGCTTTGTTGTCCTTTTTGTGGAGAGCATTTCACTCCAGCTTCAGCTTTGCGCGCAAAAGCTGGTTTTCAAGGATGTTCTGGAAAGTTTACAGGCTTACCTTCCGCTTTCATATGGACAAAAGTTATCGGTAGGGACGCTAGTGTAGATGGTGAGGAGATTACACAAATAAAAGGAGCTATGGTTGATGATTCAAACATAGATCCTTCGCAGGCGATTACAGCATGGCAGAGAGTTGGTTTTCTTGTTGGAGAATTAGCTATTCATGCGCAAAGTTCCAATATGTTAACCGCTCCTTCCATTATCTCAAGATGTTTCTACGAAGGGGTAGCTGATTGGATGATGGAGCATCCTTGTGATGCGTCTCGCTACTTTTTTGACTGGACTGTGTCTGAGGGTAGCAAAAAAACTACACATGTTATGAAGGGTAGCGAAACAGCAATACATCATGCCATATTGCGCGCTTGGATTAAACGTATATCTGGGCGTATTGTTGAGATTCGCAATGCGCGTGGTTCAAAAATGAAATCCTTGGAGGATCTTAAATGGTTCTGCCACCCTCCAACATATGCTGGAGGACCAAAAGTATCATTTACTGGGGTCTTAGACCAAGGTTTGCGGATACAAATCAATAATAATACATTATCCATTGGTAAAACTAAAGATAAACCGCGTATGGCTTGGATAATGTCTATTAAAAAAATTGAATCAAATAATATATTTGGACCAGAACTCTTACTACAAATGAGGGCTTGTGATTGGCGGAGTGTGACAATGTCGCCAAAATCTGGTTTGATCGCTGGTGACATGATAAAAATTGTTGCGCTTTTGATGCCAGGTCACCATTGCCATGCGCCGATCCAAAGGATAATTAGATTAAGAACGTCTTTGTTGTCCGCCATGATTGAACGGATAAGACTAGAAGAAGGCGGACAATCTAGTGACAAAGTATTTTGGCAAGAATGGCATAGACAAGCCGATGTTGCTAAAAAAGCGACTGGCATCGGGATCCGACAAGGAGCTTGAATGGAAGAACAAAACAAGAATGAACTAAAGAATGAAGAACAGTGGCATCACGTTGTAACGGTTGAAGATCTTGGAGGTCTTAAGCGAAAGGTTGGAATAACCTATGATGCCGATGCTGTAAAGATGGCTTTCGACAAAGCGCTTACTGGAGTTGGTAAGCGTGTTGTAATTAAGGGCTTTCGCCAAGGCAAAGCACCAAAGGCTTTAGTTGAAAAGTTTTGTGCGAAAGAAATCGAAATGACCGCTTCTACTATGCTTGCGCAGGAGGGATTTCTACACGCAGTATATGAGCACAAACTGGCCGCATTGTCTGAACCAAAGGTTGAAGACCCAAAATTCAATATAGATGGTACATTTTCGTGTGATATTGTGGTAGAGGTGCGACCAACTTTGACTCCTTCTGGATATGTTGGTCTTCGTCTTTCCAAACCGCCTGTTGATCAGGCTAAAATAGCTTCCGATCTTCTAGAAGGATTGCGAAGACGTTTTGCCAAAGCGGAAGAGCGTTTGGAAGCGGAACCTGGAAGAACCGTAGTAGTCGACTATTCTATCTCTGTAGATGGAAAAGAAATTTCGGCACATCAGGGAGTACCATTTGTTATTCCACCAAATGGTCAATTACCAATTGGTATGGTAAAAGTGTCCGGATTACAAATTGATGGTGAGGTGACAACCACAATGGTCCTTCCTGAAGATTTTCATGGACATGGTGGTAAAGAAGCGCAGGTATACGTCAAGATTAGAAAAATCATGGAAAATATTGTTCCAACAGATAGTGAGCTTGCTACGCGCAATGGTCTAAATTCTGTGGATGATCTTATGCGTGAAATACAGCAACAGGCCAATATTGAGGTTGGAAGGCAGAGTAGACAATTCCTTGAGGCGCAGGTTGTTGATCTTCTACTTACTACACATGAGTTCGATGTTCCCGAGGATTGGGTCGACAAAGAATGTCAGTATCTTGTTAAACAGCTTGGTATTGTGGGTGAAATGGATGAAGCGACTAAAAATGTGGTTTACGATATGTCGATGAGGAATGTTAAGCGTTCCTTTATGCTGGATGCTATTTACGAAGCGGAACCAAATCTTCATGTCAAGCCTGAAGAAGTAGAGGCTCTACTTGACCAGGAAGCATCTAGGCAGGCAGTTCCCAAGACGCAGATGAAAAGGATGTTAACGAAACAGGGAATGATGGGAAGTGTGGTTGAATTAGTAAAGGGTAAAAAGATCATGGATTTTCTGATCTCAAATGCTGAGATCGAAACGCAGGAGCCAGAAAGTGCTCCGCAAAGCCAGTAGGAGGATGAAATGGCGGAAAATAATATCCATACACAGCTTGTACAAGGTTTCAAGGTATTTAGTTTCTTGGTCAAGAAGGATGAGGTCAAGCTTGTGTTAACATGTCAGAAGGACGAAGTCCGTGCTGGAGCATTTAATCTTGGTGATGTTCTATCGATGCTTGAACTTCACAGTACAGCTGATTATGGAGTAGAGCTTTCTTTGGTTACGGAGGAGGGAGGGGAATGAGTGATCAGCTTGCCGGGCGGCTCCAAAGGCGCAAACTTGGAACATGTCCAAGCGGATGTGTTACATTTGCATATGACTTGCCCGTGCGTCTGAACGAGAGTATTTTACCTTTCCTACAGCCGCTCGGCAAGCTTGCTTTTCCATTTGATAAAACTTCAGTGCTTAAGCTCGAATGTGCTGGATTTACGGTTAGTGGCATCAAGCGTCTTAAAGAAATTCGCGTTGTTCTCCAAAAGGGTACAGTAGAGAAAGATATCCTTCCGTTTGAAGAGGCTTTGGAAAATTGGCTCTCCCAAGCCAATGGTTAGAAGCTAGTTAGAAAGGGGTTTAGAATGGTTCCTTTTGCAAATTTACACGCTCATACAAGCATGGGATCCATGCTAGATGCCTTGGTGTCAGTGGATAAGATGTTTGATCGAGCAAAGGAACTAGGCTTGACCGCAATGGGGGTAACGGACCATGGAACACTGGCTGCTCATTTTGATGCCATTAAGGCAAGTAGACGCACTGGTGTGAAGCTTATACCGGGGATGGAAGCATATTTTGTTAATTCGTATGATCCTGTCGACACGGGTGAAAAGCGAAAGAAAAATGAATCTCGTAAGCATCTTGTACTTCTTGCTCAGGATGAACGTGGATATAAGAATTTATTAGCAGCTAGCTATAAAGCTTTTGGTAACAGTGATATTAGCGTTGGAAGAGTATACCCGCGACTTGGGTGGGATATTTTGTCTGAACATTCTGAGGGTTTAATTTGTACATCCGCTTGTGGTCAGGGTATAGTGGCTGAAAAATTGATGCTTGGTGACCATGTTGGCGCTGAAACTGTAGCATCCAGATTAGCTGGAATCTTTCCTGGTCGTTTCTTTTTGGAGATTCAACCGCACCATTTGAAGGTTCCAAGAGTTGATCAAGAGTTGATAAACACCGGATCCATTGAAATTGCGCGAAAACTTGGCATATCTTTAGTGGCAGGTATTGATACCCATTATCTTTCCAAAGGTATGGCTAAATACAAAGATATGTTTGCTGCATTGCGCATGAAACGTTCTTTGGAAGAACAGCTTGCCGAAGACGGTCCAACACTAGATGAATTCTATATGAAGGATGGTGACGAAGTATTCGCATTTTTCGCAAAACATTATGGAGATGATATTGCTAATGAGGCAGTTGGTAATACAGTAAGAATTGCTGGAATGTGTGGTGATGCCTCTTATCTTAATCCAACAGGAAATCATCTTCCGGTTTTTCAAGTTGAAAATGAACCTGATTTTGCTGAGTTCAAGGAATGGCGTGAGGCAAAAGCTCCAAACCTCGATCCAGCTGCTGCCCTTATGAGATTTAGGTGTTTCAAACGTTTTCTTACGCGTTTTGAAGGTTTGCCGGACGAAGAACTAAAAAAACGCTGGGATAGGGTTAAATACGAAGTAAGCATTTTGGAGAAAAACAAGTTCTCTAGCTATATGCTTGTTGTGGCTGACTTTATCAATTGGGCAAAAAATAACGGAATTCTTGTTGGTTGTGGAAGAGGAAGCGTTGGCGGCAGTCTGGTAGCTCATCTTCTTGGCATTCATGGAGTGGATCCATTTGACTATGACTTGATTTTTGAAAGATTTCAGAACGCCGAAAAGAAAAGCCTACCAGACATTGACACAGATTTTACATCGGCTGGGCGTGATATTGTAGAAGAATATGTTAGGGGTAAGTATGGTTATAATAGGTGTGCTCAGGTAAGTAATATAAATACATACACACCAAAGAATACGATAAGCGACCTAGCTCGCTCAATGCGTATTAGTGATCAGGAGGAGGGAAAGAATTATTTCCAACTGGCAGCTGCAATAAAAGACTCTATTCCAGAGAAAGATGAGAACGACCGTAAGATTACAACTTTGGACCAGGCTATGAGGGTATCTCCAGGTTTTGTGGAATTTTCTAGGCAATATCCTGAACTCATGGATTATGCAAACATGTTTATTGGACTTGAGAAGGAATACAGTACACATGCAGCTGGTATGGTTGTGTCGGACATTCCTTTGGTTGAATTTGCTCCACTTCGGGTGGACAAAGATGGCAAAGTAGCTGTACAACTTGAAAAGAATCGTTGCGAAGAACTCGGTCTCGTCAAAATGGATTTTCTAGCTATTAGTACACTAGATATTATCGATGAAGCCTTCAAAAACATAAAGAAACTTGGTGAGCCGGGACCACAAAGAATGGAAGATATTCCTCTGAATGATCCAGATACCTATGCCATGATATCCAAGGGTCATACCCGTTGTGTATTCCAATTAGGGAAGACGGGTATGATGGCAGCTCTTTGTAAGCAAATTAAGCCCTCACGCATTATAGATATTGCTATCATTAATGCTCTTGGTAGACCATCTTCGAAATTGGTGGATAAGGATACGGGTCGTAGCGAGCGTGAAGAGTTTGTCGGACGCAGAAGTGGTGCGATCAAGGTAACATATCTTCATCCAAGTTTGGAATGCCTGAAAGAAACCAAAGGCATGTGTATTATTGAAGATCAACTAATGAAGGTAGCTCAGCATGTTGCTGGATGGAACCTAAACAAAGCTGATGGTTTGCGGAAACTTACAAAGTTGAAAGAGAAAGGTAAAGATCTTGCTGCCAAGTTAGAGAAGGAATTCGTAGAAGGTGCGATTACCACTCATGGTATGACACAAGAGCTTGCGCAGGAGATTTGGGACAAAATCGTAGGCAAATTCGCGGGATACGGATTCAATCTTAGTCATGCTGTTTTCTATTCAATTAATGGTTACTATACAGCATGGCTAAAATGCCATCATCCAGCAGCTTTTATGGCTGCAAAAATGAAGATCGAGACGGGAAGTAATAGTCTCACTAGTGACGATGAAATTGAAGCTGCCAGACAAGAGTGTAAGCGACTTGGTATAAGAATCTTGCCACCTGACGTCAATAGGAGTGGGACGGGTTTTGATGTTGTGGATAGCAAAACGATTATTATGGGTATGGCCGCAATTGATGGGCTTGGTGAAAAAGCTGCTCAGGAAATTGTATCGAAGAAGCCTTATGTTTCATTTGCTGATTTCCTTTGTCGTACCGAAGCACGTATTGTCAATAAAAGCAAACTTGAAGCAATGGCTAAGGCTGGATGTTTTGATTCTCTTGGAGTTACGAGACGGTTTGTATTCGAATCAGGCAAAGATGCCAGGGAGAGGATGAGACGGGCGATGGCTAAACGCCAAAAAGAAGGCTGTGCTGCTACAGACGCTTTACAGGATTTTCAGCTTGGGACATCCGAAGAATGGGATCGTAAAACTCTTCTTGAGAACGAAGCAAAGGTTCTTGGTCAGTGCTTATCTGGATCAATGAATGAGATCTATGGTGGCTTTTTTACTGGTGTTGGAGTAACGCCATTGTCGCGTCTTAAGGGGTTGCCGAATCGTTATGAAATAGTGGTGGAAGTTTTGGTGAAAGCGGCAACACGTGAGTTTTCCATAAAAAAGGAGGGACGTAACAAGGGACGTAAAATGGCCAAGTATAGTGTGGAAGATATTGAAGGTACTGTAACAGAGCTTACAGTATGGCCAGATCAATATGAAATGGCAAAACGTCGCTTGTCTCCAGATACTCCAATTAGAGCCCAATGTCAAGTTAGCGATTTCAATGGGCAAAAAACGCTAATGCTTATGAAGTTTCAAAACATATATGGAGAGAGTAGGAACAATTCTGGGAGTTGATTTTTTACAACAGCCTCTTGACATTTTCAGTATGTCGTAATATCTATACAGAAAGGAGATTAAATGCCATGAATTGTGCCAGTTGTGGAACACAAGTACCAGCTTCGTTTGGGTATGCGCTTCGCAAAAACGAATGCCCAGCCTGCGGCAAGGCTATAATGGATGAAGAATCCATGGCTATTGTTGAGGAATTACGGGGTTTTATCCTCCAAACGGTCAAGGTTAGAGAGGAAACGGCTGACACTTTGGCTATGGCTTTAGTGGTGTCGTATAGTATATCTAGACCTGATGATTCACCAATGCGGAAACGTTCGGCGCCTCAGTCAAAAGGTATTGCTCAAGTTCAGAGATCTGAAGAAGATGGAGAAGCTGGGGATGGTGGAATAGTGAAAGCTTCAGATTTGTTTGATCCAGACAGTCCAATATCCCAAGCTGAGAAGGAGGAGATTCTTAAAGAAAGAATAGAGACGCGCCTAATTGCGCAGAATATGATTCCTTCCCAAGTTGCTGCGCGAGTTAAAACTTCTTCTGCTGCGCAACTATCCGATAGTCAAATGGCTGACAGTCCAATACTGGAGGCCGATAGACTTATGCGTTTACAACGTCAAGAATCGAATAGATTAAATAATCCAAGTAGTCAGTGTTCTGTCATTACACGCAGGAATCCATGACAAGACAGATTGTTGATCATAAGTCAGTCGATATGACCGAAGATGAATTTACCTATTACAGGAAACTGGTTGGTGAGTTCACTATTGGTATGTTAAACGGCAAGGACCAGTTTCATGATCTTTTTGATGTGGACGAGGACGGTTGTATTATGTCCATACATCCACCCATAAGAAAGGAGATTGGTTGGGGAGTTCTTTTCTTTGTACAAAATCTTATGATAAATCAGCGCCTTAGGCGCATTGAGCGCCTAGTGGGCAGTTTTACACAGGTATCCGCTGGAGGAAAAGATGGCTAATGAGCTTGGAGCCGTCCTTGGATTTTCGGATTTTGATCCAGAAAAGATTGATGTGACGGAAATCAAGGAACTCACGGACGCCATACCGAAGGACGGTAATGTTGATGTCTCTATAGCGGAGACTTTAGCTGTTAAGTTCCTAAGGGGCGCCGATAGATGTTCTGAGATATTGGCTCAATTGACGTGGTGGGAAGCCAAAGCTGATGATATGAAGCGTCACGCACTTGCATTTGCTTCCATAGTAACAGCTTCTCAGAAAGGTTTGAAAACAGCTACAGAAAAGCGCACATATGCAGAAGGAGATACAGAATATCTTAAAGCTTGCGAAGTAAGCAATAGAGCCAAAGCAATGAAGCAGTGGTTTAAGAATAAACATGAGAGTTTGGTAAGTGCCCATTATCTCATGAAGGATATAGCCAAGGGCGGGCGTTCACACCAAAAAGCAGGTTCTTTGTTTAGTCAGGATGAAGAACCTATCTGGAAATAAGAATCCACACGGTATTTTTGCCGTTGTGGCAAACACCCCAAAAAAGGCAAAAGCCAAAGGGGGAACATTAGGAGGACACAATGTCTAATGAGTACAAGTATGGTGAGCTTGAGAGTTGGGACGATGTCGATGTTAAGTCTGGTTCGGATTATATGAAGCTCGAGCAGGGAAGTAATGTGGTGCGTATTGTTACGCAGCCATATCAGTTTAGCGTTTGCTGGGTAAAGGATCCACAGGATGTTTCGCGCAAGGTGCGCAGTGCGCTAGTTCCTTCTTGTCCACTGGTTAAGAGAGGGGAAAAGCTACAGAAGCGCTGGTATGTTGGCGTTATTGAGAGACGTTCTGGAACGCCCAAGGTTTTGGAAGTATCAAGTCAGATCATGGCTGGTCTCAAGGATCTCGCTAATGATTCCGATTGGGGTAATCCAAAGGGTTATGACGTAGATATTAAGCGTGGAAATCCAGGTTCGCAGCCATTGTATCGCGTTATTGCCAAGCCAAAGAAGCCCCTTACTGATGCTGAGGTAGCGCTTGTGAAGGCTTTTATAGAGAATACCGATTTCGCCAAGATGACAAAGCCACCTACTCCAGAAGAGGTAGCAGAGCGACTGGTGGCTATTGAGGGTGGACAGGCAGCCCAGGGTGGTGGTCAGGGAAAGGGCGGAAGACCTGGTATGGACCCAAACCTTTTTAACTTCGACACTGAGCAGCTCTAGTCATTGACATGGAGGGGGACCGAAAAAATACGGTCCCCCTCCTTTTGTTTCTACCATTTACCCATTATGCCAAAAATCATACCAGCACAAATAGTGGACGTTGGTCGCTTCAAAGCACTGTACTTTAATTCGGTACCTCCACGCCTGGAGGCTGCTGTTGCTTTCGATGGTCAGGACCTCAGCCAAAAACTTATTTTCCAGATGATGGATATATCATGGCGGCACGGTTTTGGTTGTTCAGCCCCAGAATTTGAAGAAAATGGGGACCTGATCTTTTCCATAGGTACCATTCTTCCATCGTCACGTTCCCTTGGACGATTTTCAAAGAAACTTTCGAAATGTTTAGAGGAGGTTGCTGATTTTTCTGTAGATTTTGCTAGACAGTTAGACTTTAGCACACTAGATGTATCCATGTTTTCTGGCTTTGATATATCTGATCTAGATTTGTCGTTAATCTCTGCCGTGCGCGATCAGCAACATTCGGGAAACTGGGAGAATTTTCTAAAAGCATTAAGAGAGAGTGGTCGTGATGAGGAAGCCTCTGTTGTAGATATGTGTAGAGAATTTGAAAAGGTAAACAAAAGAGACATAGCTCTTGTTGGTAATAAATTACTTGAGACTCTTTTGGTGGTTGGAGATTCTACTCCAGACAAAAACTGAATACCATGAGTTCACGTAAAATTGTCCTCCTACCGAATTGCCAAGATTCCGTCCTAGGTCTGGATTGTAGTTCCAAGACAGTGGGTTGGGGTCTACTTGGGAGTAGACCCCCGGTTCTTGTTGCGCATGGTCATTTCAATCCTCTGTCATCTGATCATTCGCTCATGGAGCGACTTAATGATGTATTTAATCAGATCACCAATTTATGTCTAGATCTTCGACCATCAGCTGTTGCTGTAGAAGATATTATTCAGCATATGAAGGGTGGATCAAGCGCCCAAACAATTACCATTTTGGCGGCTTTTAATCGCGTAGCAGCTCTTGCCGCTTGGCTTCAGGTGGCTGGTAACCTTACTTTCTATCCTGTAGCCACCATACGTAAGACGATTCGTGAAGGTATTGGACAAAAGGAGAAGATAGAAAAGGGAGATATGCCAACAATCGTGCGGGCGCATTTGTCTAACAAGTTTTCTGATGTACTATCCAAAAGGGGCAAAATTTCCGATTTTACTATGGATGAGGCTGATGGCATTGCTGTAGCGTGGTGTCATATTCTTTCGAAAGGTGGTGCCTGATGAATCCACATGAAGTTTTGGGGGTTTCATCTGAGGCTTCCGATGAGGATATAAAGAAAGCTTACAAGAAGTTGGCTTTAGAGTGGCATCCTGACAGGCATGGGGGAAGTAAGGATGCGGAAGAGAAATTCAAAGAGATTAATGCTGCTTACCAGGCATTGACAAACAAACAGAAAGGGGGTTTTTCTAGTCCTCCTGAAGGTTTTGAAGATCTTTTCAATTTTGGACCTTTTGCGCATCAAATGGTCAATTTGACGATGCGAATCTCGTTTGAAGATGCTTTTGTTGGTGGACGCAAGACTATAGAATTCTCTAGCCGAAAACAATGTCAAGAGTGTCATGGAATTGGAAAGGCTACTAGCGAAAATGCTTGTACACAGTGTGGCGGATCAGGAAGGGTTAGTATGGGTGGCACTGCTGTATTTAGTATTTTTAGAGAATGTCATATATGTCGTGGTTCTGGAAAACAGTTGGGTGGTAAATGTGTAAAATGTGGAGGTCTTGGCGCAAATATTTCCCATCACAAAACAGCTGTAGATATTCCTCCTGGTGTCATGAATGGAGAGGTAGTATTATCAGTGGATGGATTTCCTATTTGCGTTTGTCTTGATGATCATCCAGTTTTCAGGATTGTGCGCGGTACCCCAAATGTGGAAAGTAATGTTGAGGTAAATTTGTTTGACCTTATACTTGGTGGTGAAACTATTGTGCCCACTTTGTCTGGAGAAAAACGCATAAAGATTGATCAGGGGCTACAGCCTGGCAGTTGTTTGCGCATCAAAGGCGCAGGTATGCCAGATCGTCGTGGTGGAAAGGGAGACCATATGGTTCGTATTTTGGCTAAAATGCCAAAGTTAACAGCGGACCAACAACAGACCCTAATGAAGATGAGGGTTGAAATCGAAGGAGCATCAGATGGTTCAGCTCATGCGTAGGTTTTTGGTTTTGGCTATGCTTGCGTTTGTGTTGATTTTTAATGGTTGTGCGGTATCAACGCCTGATTCGCCAATAGATGCTAGAAGTTTTACTATTTTTGAACGCATGGTGAATTCGGTAGTAGTACTACCAGGATGTACTGGAATTGTGCTTAAGAATAATGGGAAAGATGCCGTGGTGCTTACTGCTGCGCACTGCGTTGCAAGATTCCGTGTTAAATTGCCAGATGGGAAGGATATGTTTCTCCCAGTCCCCGTTATGGCGGATTTGAACAAAGATATGTCATGTATAGGTACTGTTGGCAATGTTTCAGTGGAACGTGATCTTGCAGTTATTACTGTATCCAAATGTACATTACCTACTTTGGTTGCCAAATTAGCTCGTTCAGCACCAAAGCTTGGAAATGTAGTATATGCTGTTGGGCATCCTGCGCTCTCAAATTACGTTTTAACAAGGGGAATTGTGAGTCGTCCAGAAGTTGTAATGGATGGTATAAAATATATGCTAGTAAGTGCTCCAATCATTAATGGAAACAGTGGTGGACCATCATTTAATGCTAATGGGGAAGTGATTGGTGTAAATGTGTCGATTGGCGCAATAAGGCTGCGTCTTGAGGATGATCGTCCATTGCCAATATTTATAGGTGTTACTCATCTTGGAATTGCCGTACCCTTGGATGAAATTAAAGCATTTTTGAAAAAAAGCGGCTTTGCCGATCTGGCGAAATAGGGAGAAGGAAAATGGTTGCTGAAAAGCATGTAAAGGGTGCCATGGATAGCATCTGGGCGGAAGTTGAAAAGACTTTTGGATCAGATGGTCTTTTCGAGGGAAATGGCAGCTTCATCGAGCCAGCCAGACCTGAGTCAACTGGTAGTCCGGCACTGGATGAAGCGATTGGTATTTGGGGATGGCCAAAAGGACGTTTGATCCAGGTTGCTGGACATGAAAGCAGCGGAAAAACATTGATCTCGCTTATGGCTATTCGTGAATGGCAACGTAAAGCACCTCACAACTGGGCGCTTTTCATCGATGCTGAATATACATTTGATCCTAGCTGGGCAGAACGCCTTGGGGTTGATCTTTCGCGTTTGCGCATCATGAAAACAAACGATGGGGTTGAGATTTTTGAGCGCTTATGTGGAAAACCGCATAAGGAGCCGGGAAAACCAAAGGTAAAAAAGGGAATTCTTGATCTAGTAATAGAGCAAGGGGGTGCGGACAAGTCAGGTCTTGGTATTATTGTTCTTGATAGTGTGGCCGCTGTTGTACCACCACAGGAAGAGGCAAGCGAAGTTGGTAAACAAAACGTGGCAGCACTTGCTAGATTCTTGACACCTGAGTTGCGTAGAATAGTGCCAATTTTGGCCGATAGCCAAGTAGTATTTATTGGGATTAATCATCTTAAAACAACTATAGGTCAATATGGGGATCCTGAGACTAGTCCTGGAGGCAAAGCGTGGTTTTTTCATTGCTCACTAATGGTTAATGTGGCTAGGATCAAGAGAGAAGATTGTCGAATTTACGATAATACAAAGGAACTGGTTGGTCATCGCATTCGGGCAAAAATTGGAAAGAATAAAACCGCTCCGCCATTTCGTGAGGCTGAAATGGATATCCTATATCTTGGCGGATTCACCAACAGACATACTGAGATCAAAGACCTTGCTGTGAAATATGGTATTGTAACCAGACCAAACAATCAGACATATGTGTTTGAGGATTTGAACGTGCGCGGCAAGGACAATTTCCTGGCACACTTGGAGCAAAATCAGGAATTGTGCGAAAAGCTGTTGTTGCTAGTCAAAGAGGCTAAAGCCTCAGGAAAAAAGGCGGCAACAACCGCCGAGGAGGAGTAGTATGCTGATAACTTGTACAAACAAGGGGTGTTTACAGACCACTGAAGCTCAGCTGGACAAATCAACAAATGAAGTGATATGTATGACTTGCGGAAAGCCAATATCTAATATTACGGAACAAATGAAGAGGACTCTTGTAGCATTTGGTCAAGTGAGGCGTTCGGCAGAGAATAAACCTTTTCAGGTACGTTGTCCAACTTGTGCAGCACCAAAAGAGTTTACGCTATCGGAAGGTGTTGCCCATTGTGTAACCTGTGGAACAGAGCTTCACATGTCGGCAGCTTTCCTAAGAGCATTCAAGGAATGCCAAGAAAAGAAAAACAATAAACAAGACAAATGATCGCTTAGGGGAGAACGGTCATGTCAACGCACGACGATATTGACGACGACATTGCGGACAAGATATCTGATGATGAGGAGGAGGGCGAACAGCCCTCCTCTGAGGCGTTTACGGTGTCGCGCAAGAATAAATCAGATTCATACCAGTATCGTATAATAGAGATTCCCATAGACCCATTTGTTTTGTCGGATTTCCCGAGCGAAGGCAGCCTTGGTGCTCAAGCAAGTTCGGCAGGTTATTCCGAGGAACTTCTTGATCTACGTCAGCAGCTTATGAAAGAAGTTAGGCGTCTAATCAAAAGCGTACTTACAAAAAGACAGGCTCAGGTTATGGCATTGCGCCTTCAAGGTAAAACACAGATTGAGATAGGGCAAAGATTGGGAATACACCAGACAACAGTACATAAAACTATAAGCGGGAACATAGACTACGGTAATGGTGGGGCATGCTATGGAGGAGCTATCAAAAAGTTGCGAAAGATGTGTTTGAAGGATGAGCGAGTGTTGGCTATACTTAAACGCATTGGGGAAGTTTATGCTGAAGAGGATGATGATTAAATGCGTCTTTTCTTTTGTATAGATTGTAAAAATCTTCTATCAATTGAACATGAGCACATTTGCGCAGAAGGTTTTGCGAAATCTAGCAATAAGACAGGCAATGCCAAGATAGGCATTTTGAGCTTTTCCTGTGTCAGTAAACTGTGGCGAATAGCCTGGAAAATCTTCCAATAAGGATGTAAAATGATCAAAGGCGACGAGATTATTGCGAAAATTCATACAAAAAACGCAAAAGTCACTATCATCGGAGGCGGATATGTTGGTTTGCCTTTGGCTGTACGGTGCGCCAATGTTGGGTATAAAGTAACTGTCTTTGATATTAATAGGAATAAGGTAGACAGCATACTTGCTGGTAAGTCATATATAGGCGATATACAGGATGATCAATTAACAAATCCTGTAGATGGGCAACCTATTTTATTTGCTACAAGTGATCCAATTATTGCAATGCGTGATCCTGATATTGTGATAATTTGTGTACCCACCCCGCTCAACAAAACTAAGGACCCAGACGTAACAATGGTCATGGATTCGGTTCGCATGATTCGTGTTAATTCTCCGCATCCATGTCCAGAACGTCTAGTTATTCTTGAATCAACTGTTTATCCCGGTTTAACCCGTGAGGCAATGGTGCCTGAACTTACCACGGATGGAAAATTGTCCTTGGATACGAATTTGATGGTTGCTTTTTCTCCAGAACGGGTTGATCCTAGTAATGAGCGTTTCGGTGTTCAAAATACTCCTAAAGTTGTTGGCGGAATAGATAAAGAATCTTCGGTAGTTGCTACTTTATTCTATTCTGTTCTGGTATCGGAAATCATTCCTGTTAGTTCCTGTGACGCAGCGGAAATGGCAAAAGTGATTGAGAATACTTTTAGAATGGTTAATATAGCCTTAGCCAATGAGACAGCTTTGGAATGTGAGAAACTTGGGCTTGACGTGTGGGAGGTTATAGGTGCTGCTGCAACCAAGCCTTTTGGCTTTATGCCATTCTGGCCAGGTCCCGGTGTAGGAGGACATTGTTTAGATGAAAATGAATGGATATATTATCGTTATAATGGACAGATAAACTTAGACCAAGTTTGGAAAATTTGGAATAAGTTTTGTTTTAATGATATAAATGCCGTAAACGTTCCAGGTTTAGAATTGTTAAGCATAGATGAAAAAGGAAAAATAGAATGGAACAAAGTAACATCTTTTTCTAAAAGATGTTTCTCTGGAAATATGATTAATATTAAAACAAATTATGGATATAAGCTCTGTATAACAGAAGATCATCCAATGTTAGTTTTAGATGGAGATAAGTTTAACATAATAGAAGCAACAAAATTACAAATAAATAACCGCATTCCCTTTTTATATAAAAATATTACAAATAATACATTTATACCTTTTATAGATGTATTAAAAAGTATACCTGAAAATCGCATTAATAGATTAAGAATTAAACTTAAAAATCATACATGGTCAGAATTCAAAAAAGAAATATATAGTATTTGTAATAATGATAAAAAGTATGATTTTATTTCTAATAATTACCTACCAGCCGATTTGTTTATAAAATTAGAAGAGTGTCATGGTTTTAATTTAAGAAATAAAGCTAACATAGTAACTGGTAGGGGACCTTCTTATTCTAGCATTCCAGCAATAATAAATTTTGATAATGATTTTTCTAGATTGGTTGGATATTTTTTAAGTGAGGGATGTTTAACTGAAGAGAAACATATCCCAAGAGTTAGGTTGACTTTTGGAACTCATGAAAAAGAATACATAGAAGATGTTAAATCGATTCTAAATAAAATGGGTATTTCATTTTCAACATATATACAGGATAATTCTTTTCATATTAGAATTTCTTCCTCGATTTTAGGATTTGTACTCAGGGATGTTTTAGGATGTGGTTGTGATTGTTATAATAAAAAAATACCCTCAGTGTGTTTTGATTTGCCACAAGAACAAAAGAAAAATTTATTAGGAGCTCTTATAAAGGGAGATGGTTTTTGCGGCGGTTCAATAGGAAAAAAGATTTGTAAAAAAGGAAACAAAATTTATTTTCATAATTGTAATAGCGCACAAATTTCATTTTTTTCTTCAAGCGAATATTTGGCTAGAGGTGTAGTATTTTTAATACAATCTCTTGGAATTTTAGCTAGGGTACATAGGAATGAAAGTGGTTTTTTTGTTGAAGTTGGCGGAGGAACCTCTGCTGTTTATAACTGTATAGATTTTTTGGGTGAAAGAAAATGCGAAAAGATAAAAGAGATTTTCAAGAGTAGGATTAGAAATGTTGAAGCTAGGAATGTAAAAAGGCACGGAGAAATTACGTCAGTAGCAATTACCAACATTGTGAAAGAAAAAGTTACAAATCGAGAAGTATTTTCATTTGATGTGGAAAATTCACATACTTTTTGTTCAGGATTTGGATGTTTTGTTCACAACTGTATTTCTCTAGATCCACATTATCTTGCATGGAAGCTAAGAGGTCTCAATTACCGGTCACGTTTTATAGAATTGGCGGAACAAATTAATTCATCTATGCCCGAGCATGTTGTCAGGATGGTTGTTGATGCTCTGTCCAAAAAATGCCAAAAAGCTTTATGTGGGGCTAACATTCTTGTTCTTGGGGTGGCATACAAATCGAATGTGTCCGATGTTCGTGAATCTCCAGCATTAGACGTCATCCGCCTTCTGATGGAAGGCGGTGCTAAAGTAAGTTTTCATGATCCATATGTGGAGAGCATCTATTTGGAGCATTCTAATGAGAACATGAGACGGGTTGATGATCCCATATCGGCAGCCAAATTCTCTGATTGTGTTCTTGTGGTAACAAACCATAAGATTGTAGACTATCATCAAATCTGTTCTGTTGCTAAGTTGATTGTGGATTCGCGCAATGCCACCAAAGGTTTGCGATCTAAATTCTCTAGCAAAATCGTAGTGTTATAATCTATAGCACTCATTCTTTCCTTCCTATTGTTTTCCTTGTGGCATTTCTGCCGATTCTTCCCCAATTGGACTACAAATGTGCGCAAAATTCTATCAATATGTGAATATTAACTTGGACATGCGCCTTTTGGACGCAATACCATATGCCAAGGAGGCTTGAGATGGGGCATTTTGACCTGGACTTTTCCCAGCTTTGTACAGTTGTTGCGCCAGATAGGATTCCTCTGCTTGGGAATGAGCATCGCATTACAAGGATTGCTTTTGACATGTTTCGGCTGGACGATGACAAGGAAAACCTCTGGCAGGTCCAGGCTGATGATGACGGTAATGAATTTCTTGTGCGCACTTATGAACTTCCCAAGGATGATGCTATGTTGGTGAAGTCAGATTGGAGCGTGGCAGAAGATAATAAGAAAGCAAGTCTAACTATATCGTATTGCGGATTTCCAGTCCATCGTCTTGTGGGTGCCGAATATGGCGCAAACACTCCCAAAGATATTGGACTACTTCGCGATTTTGTCCAAACGAAGCTTGCCGACGCTGGATTTGCTAGCAAGATGTTGGCTTCCATGCCAGTGACTAAACAAGCAGCCCTTGCTTCTACATTCCCAAAACTAGCTGCCATTATGCCCAAAATCCCACAGCCTGTGGGGGAAGATCCCTTGGAAGGTATTGAGCCCGATTCCGCAAAAGAATATGGCATTCAAAATGCGGATGAATCTGACGGCAGTTTGCCAACATATCCTGATTTAATAGAACTTGATAGAAATAGTGCTGATGATATGTATAGGCTTGCTAATTTTGCTTATGTTTATGGTATAGATTGGATACAATCGGAATTAAACATTCCGAAAAGCCAAATAGCAGATACTTTGAATAAAGCCAAGGACGCAGGAAAGAGCATAGTTCGTGTTGCCCCAAAGGGCGATACACAAGGAGATTTTTGGTTCCTTGGTGGTAAAGTAAAATAGACATCCTACGGAGGAGAGGTTTCATGAGCCATTTCAATGAACTCAAGCGCCGGGCCCAGGCCCTGCTGTCGTAGATGGAATGCGGCAAGGAGTACATGGTCGGACATGTAAGCCAGAGGCTTGAGAAGGCGGCGGCTGATAATCCGCAGGATGCCGTCATCCGAGCGGTGGCGGGCGTGTTCGAAAACATGAGTCGTCAGAATCCAAATAGACTAATAAGTCAAGGGGAGATTGACCAAATATACAATCAGCTTATTGGTCTAGATGCCAGCGGCACACGTTTCCGTGAAGTTCTTGGCGATTTGCTGCTGTCTAGGAAACCTGCGTCAGCAGCTCCAGACCCAAAATATGTACAAGCAAATAGAGATCCTTTACAGGAGGCAATTTCCGAGACGGAGCCAATCCTGACTAAGGAACTTAGCACAATATTTGACCTAGCGGAAGGTCATTATGATCCAAAATGTATGGCTGAAGCTCGCGATAAGGTCGGTATTGAACTCTATGCAATGGGGTTGCGTAATACGCGAGTTCGTATTGCGGGCGGAAATGTCCGTCACTTGGTCTTCGCGGCTGATTTGGATACAAATCGTGGAGCCGTTCGAGTTTATATCCCAATGGAGGCTTCCGGGGATAAGCTGCCCAGCGTTTTCGTCTCTGGAAACCGATTTGTGGAGTTGACCGCATCCAACCTCAAGACCCACCTTGATAAGGCTTCTGTTCGTAACGAACGTTTGCCTGATGTATCAGCCGTCCTTAAATCTTTGGACATTCTCACTATGCAGTCAAAACCAAAAGCCTCCGCCGATCAAGTGGAGAAGATTGCTAATATGTTGCCTAGCGAGAATGGTACTCAAGGACTGTCTGCCCCTGGGCTTTTTGCTCCTATACATGATGAAAAGGTTGTTGGCGATGTAGAGATTCCGCGTTCTCCTGTTCCCGAACCTTTGAAAGCGCTTACCTCTGAAATAGAAGAAAGTGTTCTTGAAGCAGCTGTTGGTTTTCCACAACTTGCTGTAAGGCTAGCCAAGCGCATGCTCTTGGCAGAACTTGCCTCTATGGGTTTTAAGGGTTCGCAAGTTCGTGTATCTGCGCCCACCCAGGACGGGTTTATTTGTGAGGCAATTCTTAATACGCCGCGTGGTAAAGTGGGTATTGATGTACCGATTGAGATGCGAGACAACCAGCCCCTTATGCCATCTGTCTTTGCGCAGGGAGATAAGGTTGAAGACTTTAGTGAAAAGAACCTTAAGGTTATGCTTGCTCGTGAGCCAGAGACTATTAATGTTGCCGTACGTAGAGATAGCCAGCTTCTTTCCATGGGGTATCATGATCTAAAAGATGCTATAATCAGGAATGCTGCTGAGGGTAACCTCAAAGCTTGTGACGAAATCATGGAAGCTATTGCTGAGCGTTTTGATAAGGAAACTTATCGTAACGCTATACTTGATTATCAGAAGATACTAGTTGATGTCGGCAGCGCAAAACAAGCCCAGGAATCACGCTGTGGGCGTATTCTGAAAAGTTCCAATTCTATTTTCCCACTTTGTGGACATTTTATGGTTCCACTACATAAGGTGGTACAGGACGATGATGGTGTGTGCCATTTGGCTTCTACATATCATGCGCGTAAGAATCAGTCCGACGAGGGTGCTTTTTTTAGCAATGCCAAGGTTCTAGTTGGAGACAAATGACGATAAATTCCACCTTGGGACGATCAGGATATCTTGTCAAGCTCGCTGATAAGCTTGATGCGATTGGCGCATATGCGATGGCTGATATTCTTGATGAGAGCGCCATAATGTTGAAAAGAGCTCAACAGGTACAGCAAATGCAACAGGCGCAGCTTGCCGACAGGCTCGTAAATATTCATGCCGAAATGCTTAATGCTTTGCGTATGTTTTCATCTTCTGCGCAAATGCCAACGGCTATGAAGCGTCTATTGGACCAGGTTAGGGAATTTGGACTTGCGGCACATGATATGAAACAATCGATCTCGACTCCGGTTACAGCATCACAGACTATACAAGAACTTGTAGTGCTTGCTGACCAGCTAGATTCTGTAGGAAAACATGTTCTTGCTGAAATGGTAGATAGAGCTGCCGAGATCGTTAATAATTTTGATGAAAACCTACCAATGAAACCTGGGCATAAATCGTCACTGTCTACACGCTATTGTCCAGATCATGTTGGGGTTCAAGCTGTTCGTGTTTCCGAATGTGTATACCAGTGTCCAGTTGATGGTAGGACATATGACTACGAAGGCGGATATACCAACTATAGAGGACAGAGGGTTCCTGGTGGAAGTATTGCTGCCCAGACCCCAATGACAACCCCATATGCTCTTCCACAAAGACTGTTCGATTCGCGGCAGAGTGTACTAAACACAATCAACTAGGGGCATTAGAATGGCTTTCCCCAAAATCATGGAGCATCCGGACAAGAACCGGATAATCAAATGGCTGAGGGATGGAAAAGGCGTGCGCTGGGTGAGTAAAACCTTGCGCGAAATGTACCCTGATGACAAAGGCAAGCAACTGTCCGTTCCTACACTCCAGGAATTTCGTAAAAAGCATTTGAAGCTGGAGGGAGAAGTTCTAGATGATATTAAGAAAGTTACCAGAGAACATGAGAACGACAAAGCATTGTCCAAGGAGCATACGATCGTCAAGAACCTTCCATCTTATAAGCAAAAGATAAATGAGATAGTAAACATGCACGTAGATATCAAAAAGGGTCTTGTGGCGATGGAGACTCTTATTACCTCCAGGCTTGAAGACCTTTTTGACATGGCACAGCGCGGAGAAATTTCGGTAGATAAGGAAAAGTTGCTCCAAGGATATTTTGACCGCTATTTTATGATGATAGATAAATGGGCAAAATATGTAGATAAGGTGGCAGATTGTAAAGTTGAGACGAACATAAGCGTAACAGTCATTCAGGATCAGATGGCAATTCTCAGGCAGGCAGTTCATGAATTGCTGAAGGAGATGGATCCAGAATTGGCTGTTGTTTTCTTGGATCGTCTAAACACTAGTGTACGCGATCTTACATATTCTCCACCCACGGTTTCTTCCGCAAAGTCATTGGCTAGTATGCGTGATGAAATTGCCGCCCTGCCAGAGGCTGAAGTGGTCGAGCCATCGGAGGATTTAGATGCCGACTAGCTATGTTAAGGACATGTTGTATAACATGTCCGACGATGGTTTCGACGATGATCTTCTCCAGATGGTGGATGATGATGCCAGACTTCTTGAAAAGCTTGAAGTAGAAGGTGAGCGTCAACGTAACCTTGTGTTTTATTTGGATCTTTTTTTAGATGAGCTTTGCGATGAGACTGGTTTTCCTATGCCATCTGATAGAGATACTGTTATTACTAAGGCTTTCAATGAGTTGCGCAATACCGAGAATGTCGATTTGACGGATATTCGTAGTGCTTTATATCGCGCAATGGGGGGGAGAAGGACGAAGGTAGCGTACCCCAATACGGCTGGAGTCATGGAGACGAATATGAAGCCGCAGCGCAATGTTGACAAGTGGGTAAAAACGCTCGGAGAGATTCATGCTGCCGAGCGCATAGGAGCACATAGAGACCATGTGTTCCGTAGTTTAACTGAGGAGTGGGATCCTGTGGAGATAACAGATTTCCAACAATGGCTCAGGTATTATGAGCGCGGCGACCATGAGAAATATGCTGCTGTCCAGCAACCTCCCGTTGGACAACAAGTTGAGGTTCCTCTAACTCGTGTTAGGCGAAAACCAGAAGAACGCTCTATAGAAGAAAATAGAAAATCCCTTATTGGTAGGCTCGATTCTGCTAAAAAGCTTTTACGTCTTTTCGTGCCGCCAGTGTGGTCACAAGAACGTTGGAATAGCATATATAGAGCACTGTCTGATCTAGAACAGGAAATTACTGGTTTGAGAACAGCTTCATCTATGCGAGATAGGATTATAAGAACCGCAGGATTGTGGACAAGGGAAGGGTTTCATGATGGAGCAGAAACCCTGCTTAAGATAGCACAGGAACCTGGTCAGGATATAGCTAGCCAAATTGAAAAAGCTCTTACAGGTCATGAATACGAAATTAAACCCTCGGGAACTACAGATTTGCCTTCTACACCCCCTTCTGAGGATTTGGGTAGTCCCTCCCCAATGCCTGATGAACCGTCGGCATCTCCAGACGCAAATGCTGCTCCTGAAGGAATGCCTCCAGGAGCAATGGAAAGTCTTCCTGAACCGCCTCCACCTCCAGAGCCTAAACCTGAACCAGAAACAGAAAATTCCTCTCCTAAGGATGAAAATCCGTTTGCTGGATCGACCATCATGGATATAATCAATACTCTTGAGCCAATTGTGAAACGGTTCAAGGAACGTGAAACGGTGCGTCAACTTTCCAAAGTTGATATGATGATGGATAGTCGTAACATTGTTTCTTATTTTCCAGAATTGGGTGAAGCCATAGGACGTTTGCTGGAGACCGACTCATATGTGGGCACTAGACTCGAGAAAATTATAGGGAAATTGCGCGGTGGTCTGCGTGATGAAAGTGATAAGCAGGAAAAGAAGGCACCAAGTGTAGATATGGGTCCTTCAGCAGAAGAAACGGCAGCTAGTGTTTCTGAAAAACCAGCCGAACAGCCTACGGAACAGTCCACAGAAAAGGGCAAGCCTTCTTTGCCTCCAGCTCCAGCTGAGGAGACTGCGACTGAAGTTAAAGAACAGCTACCAGCCAAAACGCCACAAGGAGTATAAAGATGAGGCTTGAGGAACTGCTTGGAACGCTAAGCAATCTCGCGGAAAGTTCTGGGCTTTCCAAGCCTTTTGTGGTTGGTGGTTTTCCAAGGGATAGAGCTTTAGGATTAGTTTCGGCGCAGGTTGAAGATATAGACATAACAACTGGTGACAGGGATTGCTTTGCATTGGCACTTTTGGCAAGTAAACAATGGCCTGATGCTCCTTTTCGTTCCTATGATGATGGACATTCATCTTTGGCATTTCAGAATATAAGGATGGATTTTTCCAATAATTTTGTGCTACCTGGTATAGATGTAGAACTTGGGAAACGCGGTATTGAGAAACCAAGCGATCTTCAGAAGGAGATGTTTTCTAGGGATTTTACAGCAAATACTCTTCTTCAGCCCATGGATTTGGGCAGAAAACCTGATGATCCGACGGGCTTGGCTGCCGCTGATATTGGAGCACGGCGTTTACGTACACCAGTTGATCCAGACCTGACGATAGGTCATGATGCTAGGAGAATATTGCGAGCTATAAAGTTATCGCTTCGGTTTGGTTTTGAAATAGATGACGACCTTGGTCAAGCCATGTTGAAATATCGTGGTGCCGTCGGACAGCTGCCTTCTGGACATGTACGCCGCCAAGTACACCAGATGTTTCGCATAGATGCCAAGAAAGCCATAAGTCTTTTGTCGGAATATAAGCTCCTTCCGATAATTCCGCTAAGTAGGCTTATGTCTATGGAAATGGCCAAACATCGTATGGTACAGCATCTTTTGGACTGTTGAGGTTAGAATGGGATATCGGCTTGTTCGCAAGGCTGGTCTCGATATACTGCCATGTAAACCTTTTCAGGGTTGGAATGATCTTCAATTGGATGAAGCTTTACATCGTCCTGATCTTTTTCGTGGGGATGTAAAACTATATATGGCAGTTCGCCGTGAGGCACTGAGGCGCGGGCTTGGGGATGAGGAGGATTATAATAATGTGCCCTTTTCCAAAGACGGATATGGACAAGCAGGAAACTAAATTGCCATTCCTCCTCGATGAGGAAAGGCAACATACAAGGCATGAACGCAAAAATAGGAAAAAGAGGCTAAAGAAAATGCTGGAGAAGGAGAAGCCTGAAAAGAAGGCTTCATTGGACCGCATGCTACGCTTGGCGGCATTTCAAGACGACGATGTCCTCGATCGTCAGCTAGACCTCTATTTGGAACGCAGCTTAGAACGCCAAGCTCATATGGTGCCAAGTAAAGAAACCAATACGCCACCAATGTGGCGCAAAAATATGGATTATACACCCGAAGAGGAGTCTCCATATTTTGGTAGCGCATCAGAGTTTTTGAAAAAATTCCCCAAGGGGATTTCCGAATGGCGAAAATGGCGTGAAAAATCCCGTAAACGGCGGGAGCGCAAATGGCGCATTGCTTCACTTATGACCGATACGGACGTCGATGTTGATTTGGAGAATTTTCTCAAAGAGGCATGGGACGATATTGGGGACATGCTCTCTTTGGCTCATTTTGTTCCCGAGGGTGGCGATGATGTTGACAAACTCGGTGATAAAGAGCCGAAACTCTGGTCGGATGATCCAAAATGGAAAAGCATTGGGGAGTTCCTCAAGGCGCATCGCAAGCATTATGGACAGGATGCTGATGATGCAGCCCTCAAGGCAGCGCGCGATTTTGTTAAATATTGGAAACTAACGACAAAGCAGCCTGGAGGAAATGAATGAGAAAGAATTGCTGGATACGTGGCGAAAAGCAGGGTAAGCTTTGCCCGTTTGGTTTGCCTATTCCCCTTTCTTGCGCTAATGCTGGCGATTCTGTGACACATATGTGTCCACTTGAAACACTTCCAGAAAATAGGTCGGAAAAAGTAGCATTAGCTAATAAGAGGATATATATATACCATAAGGATAACCAGCGCTGTTTGTATGCCGTCAATGTTATGGAGGATGCCAAAGCGGTTAACTGTGATTTCGGAGATTCAGGACAAGGTTTTGGAAACACAGCCTTTTCTGGTAGTCCGCTATATGCACAGACATTCAGTGGTATTGGGCTTGATGGATTGTATGCATTCCCAATGGGATTTTACGCAGACAACAACGAATCTCGTAATCTATTCCAAGGTCTGTTTTCATTATTGGGATCTCAGGTTCCAATCATAGTAAAGTTTGCGATTACAGCAGAAGAACCTGTACTTTGGGATAAGTTGAAGCGCGGTGAAGCACTTACAAAAGAGGAACGGACAAGACTTGAGACAATGGTTGAAACATGTCGTCAGGAGTTTGAGGGTGAGCGTATTGATCCAGCCAAAATTGAAGAATTAGTTGGCAGGTTTAGCCTTAGGAAAAGAATATGATAATTTTCATGATGGCTTTATTAAATCATGGTTATAGTAAATTCAATATTTGAGAGGTAACCTATGGAAATTGCTGGCGCAACTTTGACTGCCGCCTTGGTCGGAGTGATTGTCGTCCTGACCAAGGTTATCGAGTGGTTAATGAAGAAGAACGCGAATGGGAAGACGGTGAAACAGGCAAAGGAATACAATGGTTCTGGAGAAGCTTTAACCAGGATCGACATAAAGCTGGATATGCTGACTTCCGCAGTTGTTGAGCTTAGACAGAGCAGGCAGCAGCTCACAGAGCATATGGCTGCTGCAGAAAGCGCACACGAACGCATGATTGAACGCCTAGGCGATGTTGTAACAGGAATTGAACGCCTAGCGGACGGCATGGCTGATATAAAGAACATAAAGAATAGATAGATCCTATGGAGGATGCGATATGAGCGAGGAGACGATCATCACGGTTTCTGATACCCACACCACTGTGGTGGACGGCGATACCGTCGTAGTGAAGGAAGCCTTCGATCAGGAGGTCCCTGTTCAAGAGCCTATAGCTCCTACGGTTGAGCTTCCCGAAGAAACAGAAACACAGTCCAGAAAATCCTGGCTTGATTCGCAGGATGCTAAGGATTTTGAACCGTTCCTTATTGGGGAAATGGGACGCATTAAAACGCCCAGCGCATGCGTTGGACGGCGTAATGAAGCTGAGCGCGCCCTGGGGCAGAACAAAAAACTGAATAACTATATTTCGCGCGCTCTACAATCCGACTGGGATGGTCACATTCCAATTGGCAGTATTGACAAACTGCGTCACCAGCTTGAGCAAAATATCGAAGCCTTGACACGAATGCTTGATGCGCATAAGGATATGAAGAGACAACGGAAGCAGGTCCGTAGACATGCCTCTGATGGATCGGCTTGTCCATCATGCTCTGCTCCATTATGGGAAGACGAAAACGGAACAGTCTGTTTAGCATGCGATAATACAGGATTGAAGAAAGAGGCAGGGACGCCTCATTTTGAAGGCATGCAATATCAAATATCTGCTTTCGAACGCGCTTTTGTGGGAACGCTTATCAACTCCGTGGTTTCTGGTGGACGTGATATTGAAGAAATGTTCAAGAAATTGGAGAAGAAATATAAGATTGATGATCGGGAAAGATTAGCTATCCAGCAGATCCTTGCGGATATGGGATATCCTGTGTTCAAAGACCGCGCTAATATTGGCGAGGATGAGGACCCAAGGGATCCTGATAAGCCAAGAGAATGGCAGAGCCAGTATTATGCATAAGATATCAATAGGTAACAAGGAGGTTTAGCCATGGCTTTTGGCAGAGAACATGAGGTCGCCAGACCTTCCGCAATTCCAGACTGGATGAAGGATTTTGCTGAAGGGGCACTTCGCAGGGAAGCCGACGGATCTAACCCATTTCACGAGATAAGCGATCTGTTCAAAAAGAACAAGGAGCTTTCTGCTATAGAGGAACGCGTACGCGAAATGAAGGATAGGATTGGGCTTAACCTACTTGCTGAACGAAACGCGTCCGAGGGTCAAGCGGAACCTACTGTTAAAACGGCGTCCGCTCGATGTGGATCTGTCCTCCGTCTTGTGCGTCTTGCCAATTGGCTGGATGATAATGGTTTACGTGCCGAGGCAGAAGAGATCGATGGAATTCTTCGCGATCGTGCGGCTGTCGAAGAATTGTTTGGCAAATATCCAAAACTTCAGATGTTTGTAGACAATGTTATAAGATCTCGTGGTGGGCATGTAACTATTCCCGCTATTCTTAAAATGATTAGAGACGAGCGACCAGAGGGGACTGAAGCCGCTTCGAACCAGGCTCTTTGTGATTATATCGAGAAGAGAATTGGTCAGGAGAAGCGTGAGATGGTAGACTCTAGTGATAATATTGCAGGTCTTGGTGTGGGATTAAGCACTTCATGGGAAGAAATGCAGGAAGATAATAAAATGTTCGAGCCTTCGAAACCGCAAAGGTGATATATGGTAAACAAAGCATGGGGACCAGACAGGAGTTTCGAGGAACTGAAGCGCGAGTTGCTTCATCTGGATCCCGTGTATTTTGCCGAATCTTATCTCACCCTTGACGGGAAACCTCTACAACTTACAGGGAATGGATGGAAGTTTATCGCTGATATCTACCGATACATCATGACAACGGCTATTTCACCCAATGGCAAACCTGTTGTGATTGTCAAAGGGCGTCAGGTCGGTGCCACAACCATGGCGTCTGTTCTTGAACTCGACATGGTTGCTGGCGGTATGTTTGGGCAGGGGGGTTCTCGTCCGATTCGTGTCATGCATGCGTTTCCACAGTTGGAACTTATGCATGCCTTCTCCAAAGATAAATTGGAAAAGATGATTCGCGAATCCATTATGGTTCCAGATGAGAATAGCCAAAAGCAGATTCTGCGCCCATATATCGAAACAAGAAAAGACACTACTCGCGAAGCTTCTGACAGCCTAACATATAAACAATTTAGGTATGGTAATACTCTTTGGTGCGACTCTATAGGTAATGAGGGTATCAGAGTACGCGGTCGAACCATTGATGTCATCTTTTTTGATGAAGCTCAGCTAATGACCAAGCAGGCTATTGACACAGCCGTTAAGTGTTTAACACGTGCTCAGTATGGTACACAGCCTGGTGGTGTACAGGTTTATTTCGGTACTCCAGAACATAAGAATTCGGAATTCTATAAAATGTGGGAGAATTCCGATCAACGCAGGTATTATCTCGGATGTGTAGAATGTCAGCGTTATTTTCTTTTGTATACTCCTGGTTCCGACAAATGGGAGAAGGATATTTGGCTATATGAAAATGTAGTGAAGTGTCCAAACTGCGGTCGTGAACAGGATAAGGTTGAAGCTATTGAACGTGGAAAATGGTTAGCGACGCCTGGAAAAGAGGACGCCACCTACGTTGGTTTTCATTTTAACCAGTTGTTTATCCCAGAGTTTCACAAAGAGGTTATCCTTAAAGAATCTCCAGAACACAATCCTATGAAGAGGGAGATTGATTGGAATAATGAGGTACTAGGAGAATTCCATTCTGGTACAGGTCTACCCATCACTCGCGAAGAGATTTACAAAGCTTGTCGTGATCCTATGCGTCCGATGACAAAACAGATTACCAAAGACCAGAAGAAAATGGTCTATATGGGTATTGACTGGGGTGGTAGACCAGATATTGATGGTGTTACGCGCGGACAGTCCTTCTCTTGCGCGGTCGTTATTTCGGTCGAACATGATGGGCGTATTGTAATAGAGTTTGCACAAAAACTCAAGAAACTTGATATGGATTCGAAGATACAATTTGTTGAAGAAATGTATCGGCTATTTAATGTCAGGATAGCCGCTGGAGACGTCGGTTATGCCGAGGATATTTCTGGAAAATTAAAATCTATTCTTGGCGATAGATTTAAGACGGTACGCAACTCTGGTCAGGTTTTGACTGGTACAAAATATCGTGAGGATGAATTAGAGATAGTTATCGATAAGGATAAATGGATTAGTGATATGTTTGCTCTTCTGCGCCGAGGTGCCATACGTTTTCCTTGGGGAAGTTATGAGCGTATAGCTTGGTTGGTAGACCATTGTTGCTCAATGGAGAGTAAACAAACCATACGGCAGGGAATGCCGCACACCATGTATGTGAAAGGAAAGGTTCAGAACGACGGGCTGATGGCTCTCATCAATGCTTTCGTCGCATATAAGTTTGAGCAAACGCACGGGTTCAAGGCAGGTCCGGGCACAGCAGCAGCCAAGACCGCCGCAAAACCCGTCCTCGCCTATGTTCCGCGTATGAGATGATAAGGAGAAATCATGTCAGACAGCAGAAGGATGGCGAGGGGAGTAGCGCAGACGCCAGCGGGACCAGTGTCAATTCGCACGTCTCCTAAATTGGCTCAGTCGGTATCCTCCGTCAGGAGAGGTGTTCTTCAGGATGAAATCGAGAGAGGAAACCTCAAGGAAACAGCACAACTCTCTGGAAGCCTGCTTCGTCGTGGTGTAACGGAACCACCGCCGCCATATGATTCAGAAAAAGACGTAAATCGCGGCACCTGGATGCCAGGAGGTGTGGTCTCTGGTGGGGGAAAGCAGCAAGCAGGTCTACATGGAGCAATAGCTCACAGTCCATCCTTCAGAAAACAAGCTTCCACTCTAAGCAGCGGTCTAGGCTCATCCGCAGGCGCTCCTGTTGAACGCCTTGCGCCTGAGGTCTATTCGCCACTGTTTACTATGGCAAACTTAAACCTGCCACGTGATAGAATTACTGTTAATGCTTGGTGTTTTATTCCAGGAACAATGGTATGGATGGCAGATGGAACTCGTAAATCTATTGAGGAAATCGAAGTTGGTGATATGGTTCTGTCTGGAGCGGGAGTTCCTCGTCGTGTAACGACAGTATTTCAACGTCCTATTAATGAGGAGATTGTCGGCATTCGTATAAAAGGTTCACAAGAGACTATTTGGTGTACTAAAAATCACAACTTTAACGCTGTCAAAGGTGACGAAGTCCGCTGTCACGATCATACGACATATGTGAAATGTAAACCTGATGGACAAGAGTGTTTCTGTTCTCGTTGTAAAAGACAGGATGATCCTTATGTATTCGGAAAAATCGAAGCAGGTAAACTAGAAGCGCGAGATGCGCTATATATGCCCGTTCCGAAATTGGAACCAGTTTCCGACGATCCTTTGCTTGAGAATCCAGAGGCATTGGAATTGCTGGGGTACTACGCAGCTGAGGGATCAATTTCACACAATACAGTAACTTTCTCCTTAGGCGCCCATGAAGAGAAGTTAGCCTATAGGATACAGGAACTTGCTGTACGATTGTCTTCTGAGGCAAAGGTATATGTGCGCCCAGATAGGAAAACTGAGATATATGTAAATTGTACCGACGCTAACCTAGCAAAATTTGTCCTTCGGCATTGTGGCAAGGGATCATTGACAAAACGCCTGTCGTTCGAGCTTATGTCGGTAGAACCTGGACTGTTACTCAGATTTCTGGTTGCTTGGCTGGACGGCGATGGTGGACAAGAGAAATATAACGGCGGCATTTTCTGTGGCAATACTTCTTCTGAAAATCTTGCCTGGCAAATGAGGATGCTGTGTCTGCGATGTGGGTTAGTGGCACATGTGTTTCGGGAACATAGTCAAAAAACTATGGTATCACCAAGCAATGGTAAAACATATGAAGTACACCCTCGTTACTATGTTAAAATTCGTGGAAAATCGGCATTGAAATTGGCTGAATGCTTTGTGTCAAATTTCTACAGATTTGCTACCATTAAACGTTCACATAAACGAGATGGGTGTTGTTTTTTTTATAAAGACAAAGCCATTCAATGGGTCAACACTATTGAGTATCGTCAATATGTTGGTATTGTCCATAATATTGAAGTTGAAACGGACCATACTTATACGGTAGGATATGGTGTAAGTGTTCGTAACTGTAGAAATTTTTTTGATTTACACCCCCTTGTTCGTAATGCGATTACGCTTCATGCGACCTATCCGATCTCTAAGATCAACATTAAATGCTCTGACAAAAAGGTTCAGCAGGAGTTCGAGGACATGATCGAGGAGATGGATCTTCTCGGCGCCCTTGGTGATATATCTCTTGAATTCTGGAAACTTGGCGAAGCCTTCCCATATGCTGAACTTGATGAAAATGGTCTAAAATGGAGAAGGATTGTTGTTCAGAATCCCGATTACATCCATGTGAAAAAGATGGTTATTGCAAGCGAACCAATCATTTCCATGCGTCCTGATGCTGTTCTCCAGCGTCTTGTTATGAGTAACGCTCCAGCCGACGTCCAACTGCGCAAACAGATTCCCCAGAATATCGTATACCATGTGCGCAGGGGTGAAAACATTCCATTGGACAATTTCAACGTATCACATCTAAAGATGTTGTCCAGCCCGTATGATGTACGTGGCACAAGCGTTATTGTGTCCGTATTCAAAGACCTGATGCTTTACGACAAATTAAGAGAATGTAAATTTGCCCAGGCTGATGACATGGTAAATCCTATTACCTTGGTTAAAATTGGTGGAGCTGGGGAGGGCGAGTACCATCCAGATCCGGAGGCAATTGAAACGTGGCGTCAGATAATTGAAGAAGCTCAATATGATAAGAATTTCAAAATCGTAACTCATGCTGGTGTTTCAATTGAGCGCGTTGGCGCACAAGGTGGTATTATTGATATTTCGCAGGATAATGAACTAATCATCAAGAATATTATGCATGGTCTAATGGTTCCGCAGGCGGTAATTGATACAGAGAGCGCGGTATATGCCTCTGCGTCTATTGGACTTGAGGTGTTACGCCAGAGGTATTTCAATTTTCGCAATATGTTAGCACGTTGGTTGATGAACAAGATATTTGCGCCAATTAGTGATTTGCGTGGATACTATAGGGCAGAAGGTGGATACAAAAAGCTAATAGTGCCAGAGGTAGAATGGAACCAGATGAACCTGTATGATCTACAGGACTACATCGGTAACATCTCTAGTCTTGTGACAGCTAAACAAGCTTCACTACAGACCTTGTATAAGAGTCTTGGTTTGAATTATGAGGACGAGCGTGAGAAGATGCGCGCAGAGTCTGTTAATGATGCAATACGTCAAAGAGAAGAACAGGCTCTTGCGGGCATGTCGCTTATCGAGCTTCGCGCTCTTGACCCAACGCGCGAGATCATGGAGCCTATTATTTCCGAACAGCCTGCTGGCGGAATGAGTGCAGGTATGCCTGGAATGGAGGCTGGTATGCCTCCAGCAGGCGGTTTAGGAGCACCTGGTGGAATGCCACCAATTGGTGGCGGAGGGAGTTTGCCCGGTGGGCTTCCTGAGTTAGCACCACCTCCTGGTGAAGCTTTGGGCGGTCCTGGAGGAGCTGGAGCTCCTTCCACTGGTGGTATGACACCACCATTGGGTCCAGGCGGTCCTGGGGCACCTTTGGGCGGTCCCGGTAAATAACTATGAATAATCAAGACATTATCTTCAGAAATGGTTGTAGGCAGTGGCATACACATTTGGATAGATGTATTAGGGCAAATAATGTTAATGAAGCCAAAGGGCTTTTGGCTGTCATAAGTAGATATCTTGCCCAATGGAAAGAATCGCTTGTTGCTGCTAAGATTGAGACACGGGCAGCTCAAAAGCGGATATTGGAATGTCGAGCTAAAGAGGCATCAATCCAGATGAAGTTACGGATGCTTGGACAGCTTGTAAAATTTGCCGAGACAAGCTTTGCTAAAAAAGAGAATAATGAGCGTCGAGCAGAACGACGCGAATTAACTATGAAAGAAGAGACCGTGAAGGAAGAAGAGGATAACGGAGGCGACAATGAGTAGGGAAACCGTTTTGGCCAAAATTGCGGCGATGGCGCAGATGTTGGATGACGCAGGTCTATATGACGATGCAGCTATCATGGATGGTTTACTAGAAGCTGTAGCCGATCGCGGTCTTATCAAAGAGGCTGGACTTTGGAGGAACATTCTATCCAGGCTAAGTGGCTGGGCTAGGAAAGCCCTTTTTAGCGAGTATCGTACAATGTATGGCGCTGCTAAAAAAGCCCAGGAAGCCATTAATGCCAGAATCGAAGAACTCCAATCTGCCAACGATGAGCTTGAGGAAATGCTTTCGCAACATGAACTTTCGGAATGGCGAGGAAAAGCTACACCTTTGATCACTAGTCTTGGAAAGACTGAGGCCGATATTCTTTCTGACTATGATGAACAACGTGCAAAAATGACAGCTCAGCTGCTAAAGCTGACGCCCAAAAAGGAACCAGAGAAGGGCAAACCTGTTGTCTCGCCGCTATTGCCAGAGGATAAAGGAGAGAAACCCCCTATTCCACCGCCCCCAATGGGAAAGGGAGAGGAAAGTTCTTTAGAGGAGGCTTTGAATGAGTCGCTGAAACCAGAGGTTATTCCACTGACAAATGTTAAAAAGCGTCCAGATGAAACTCCTGTGGAACCTCCTACTGTTTCTGCTCCAGAAACTAAACCGATCGAGCCAGAAGAAAAGCCTATTGAGCCAAAAATTGAAGAGCCTGTGGCTCCTGTAGAGCCAGCAAAACCAGAGGAAGCTCCACCAGTTAAGCCGGTTGCGGAGCCACTTCCAGGATGGAGGAAAGAACGTTTTGGTACCAGTGGTAAACATGGATGGGAGTGGGAGTGGGAAGTATCACCAGAGGGTGATAAATTGCGCCTTCCTAAAAGCCAGCTTGGTGCTGCATCTAGTGGCAAAGGAAAGATATTACATAGACAAGGGAAGAAGTTTAGACCAACTGGCGGAACTTCCAGTATAAAGCTGCGTAATCTTATGGGAAATGTTTTCTGGGAGGGGGAAGAAGATCCTTCTGACCCAAACATGGTAATCCTCGAGCGCACAGATGAAACGGTACCTTTCCCATTGTCGATGCGCCAAGAACCGCTTGAGCAGGCACGGAAGTTGAAAGATCTAGGCAAATCGTCTGCGTTTCGACGAGCTGGAATCATAACTTTGGCTATCGCAGATATGAGTGACGAGGAGAAGCTTGATGCTGCAGCTGAAGCCATGTTGCGAGAATATGAGGACGAAGAGATGGAGATGGACGAGGAGGAAGAATAATGTATCTGCCCATTTCTCGGCATGCCGCTGAACTCGTGCCAGTGACTCTGATGCGTCTGACTGAGGTTGACGATGCCGACGAGGTCCTGAAGGACCATCGTCGTGAAGATATTGTCGTAGAACCAAAGCTCGATGGTTGGAAGGCACAAGTTATAAAAACTGGTGGAAAAATCAGTATATACAGTCGCAGCGGTGAAGATGTCACTGGAAACTTTCCATCAATCGTCAAAGAGCTGGAAAATCTACCCGATGGCACGTTGGTCGAAGGTGAGTTGACATATTGGGACAAGGGTAAGCAGGATGTGACAAAGGTTACATCACTTGCTGGGAGTTCGGCAGATAAGGCTGTGGAGAAGGCTAAAAGTTTACCTGGAGAGATGAGGTTGTATTTGTATGACATCCTGTGGCACAAGGGAAATAATGTAGCAGGTAAACCTTTTTCCGATCGGCGTAAACTTTTGGAATCTGCCGTGAAAGTGTCAGATATAGTGAAGCTTACCGAACAGTATCCATTTTCCGAATGGCAGAATGTAATGAATAGTGCGGTTAAGAAAGGAGGCGAAGGCATCGTACTTAAACTTAAGGGTGCAAAATACCAGTGGAAACCTAAAGGTGAGAATGAGCCAAAACCTGCAGATACAATGTGGAAATACAAAGGCGGCGCTGGAAAACACGACTCTGATGACTATGTTGTTTACGGAACAACAAGAAGTAAAACTGGAAAGCTGATGGCGCAGTTTGGTCAATACCATAAAGGTAAATTGTATGCAATCAGCGAGATAGACAATTTTTCCGAAGAAAATGAAGCTGAGATCAAGAAGCATCTAGAAAAGGGACTTTTTGTCATTGAGATAGGTTTCCAGGAACGTGTTCCTGGAGGTCTTCGCCACCAAAAGTTTCTAAGATTTCGGGATGATAAAAAGCCAAAGGATGCAACCATGCATGAATTCCATGTAGAACATATTGATGAGTTCAAGCCAGCAGAAATTAGTCGTAAAGCTATGTTTGCGTTTGCGGGTATTCCCGATCCGAACGAACTTGTGACGGCACTTGAGGGAGCTGTTGATAAAAAACCACAAACAGTTGGAGGTATCGGTAATATTGGTGGCGTAGATGGCGACAAAATGTTTAGGATTATGTCCAAACTTGAATCTGGAGGGAGGACCGATACGGTCGGAGATGCTGGCACATCTTTTGGACCTACGCAGGTACATGGACCATATTTGCTATCTAAACTTTCCCGTATGCCTGGTGCGCAGGCAGCTACTACCATGTCTCCAGAGGAGATGAAGGAACTTTCAAAAATCTGGTTAGATACTATTGGAAAACTGAAGAAGGTAAATATCTGGAAAACCGTTCCAGTTAATCCCAAGGATATCCAAGGTCTTTCGCCAGTGAGGCGCATGGAAAAGACTTTCATCAGGCGTCCTGATATGGTTGTAGAGAAAAGGGGCGATGGGTTTGTGGGCAGGGTTATAGATACTTCTGTTTTGCGCAATCTTGGTTTTGACACCGATTCGGAGACTTTCAAACGTATACTTGAGCGTGTATATGAACAATACATAACAGATAATGTTGCCTTGAGTTCATTGACACAAGCTTATTTATCGCAGATGGCTCCAACAGCTTTTCAGAAATTTAGACGACAATTTAATTCTGCCAGTATACGAAAGAATAAGGCGTTGTCAAATCTATTGGAGAAGGCTTCGATGGCCGATTTTACATCCAGGATCAACGCTGTAGTTGATATGCTGCGAAAATCTGGATATGACACGTCGGCTCCTGGTGCCTTTAATCCATATCAGCTCATTGTTATTGCAAATGCAAGTGGTGTAGGTCGCGTCCAACAGTTTCTCCTCAACAGGAAACCTTTTGGAAAAGGAAATTTACACTACATACAGAGTTCAAGATATAGGCAGGCATTAGAAGCGCTGAAAAAAACTGAACCCGACCTTGCCGGGATCGCGAATGCCATGCTTGCTGGAATTCCATCCAATGGTGGAACGGGAGGCTTTCCTGGAAAAGTTGCTGATCGTATAGCTGCTTTCCTTGGCGGCAAAAAGGTTTGCCGTACTCATGCTCTCAAAATGGCACTGGCGGAAACACATCCTATCAGTTCAAAAGAACGTCCGGACTATGTAGAACGTGCATCAGGTATAATTGATCTAGTTAAGCGCTGGTTGAATTATGATATTGTTCGCCCTGATGACCTAAGGTCGGTTGGTCTGACACTTATGCGTATAGATAGGAGTCAACCACAACCAAAACTGATGCTATGGACAGTGGACGATCCCATGGAACTTGGATGGTTTCTTCCATCTGAGATGTGGGGTATGCCTATTGTTCTGAATACTGACGTGCGCAAAACGCATGAACCAGTTGGTCGTACCCAGGTGGATGTCGAGTCGCGTATGCCTCCGAACTTGTTCGGGAAATATAAGCATATGCTAAAGCAGGTTAGGGATATTCTAGAAAGCGAAGGTAGGCAAGTACCCGAAGATGATTTGCGGCGCACAGTTTTTCTTGAGGTGGCGGAGCGTGCTGGGATCCCGAAAGAAAAGCTGAAGAAAATGATAGGCGAACATGCTTGGCTACGTTTTTCACGGAGAATTGATCATTTGCGCAAGGAAGCTTCGGAAAATACAGGCACATTGGCATTCCCAGGTAATTTTGCCCAGGATATCAAGTCTGGCAAGATGGAAAGGACTATACGATTAGCTGATATGCCAGTGGCAGTGGATGAGGTTGTAAGGGCTGTTACCTATTCTGGTGGAGATATTTGTCGTATCAAGATCCTTTCAAAAGAGACAATGAGTTTACCACGTATCGAAAAAAGCTTCGGTAAACACGTTGCTAGGTCTCTTGAGCATAAGTTTGGACCAAACAGGCGCTATGTGGTAATTCGTTTTTGCCGGTTCGAAAACAAGGCTGACGATGGGGACTTGGATGAGAAGAAGCGCGGCGAGGTTTTGATCGACAAGGATGGTGTAAAGTTGACGCGTGGACAGATATATGACCATTATGCCAAGCCTATTGTTCGTAAACAGATAATGTCTCGTATTAAAAGCGTTCCTGTGCTGATCTATCTTGGGGTTGGCAAAAATGAGAAAATCCTAAAGCGTAATCATGACGACAAATCTATCGTAATTGAAAATGATGAAGAGAAAAACTCGGATTCACCAAACAACTATTGGTATTGGGTGAAACGACGAATGTTGGCAATACATGAGGTCTTTGGGACCAAAACTGATATTGGTTTTGTCGACCTAGATCTCCATGGAGGATATTCCTTAGATAAAGCAAAAGAGTATGCTAGAAAAGCTTCATCCGCCATTAAAGAGAAGTATGGTGTTCCGTCCAAGATATATCAGAGCGGTGGCACGGGTCTACATATTGAATTTAAGTTAGGCGAGAAAGTTGGGATAGATGGTTTGCGTAAAGAATTGCGCGCACTACTTGATAAACTTAATGAAGATTTTGAGGGTGCGACTACCAGTACGGTAAAGGGTAAAGGAATGCGGACCGATGTAAGTACGCTTCACAACAAGGGTAGTTTGCGTGTTCCGGGGTCGTTGGGCGAAACCTGGGGGAAGGTGAAGAAGCCGTTGTCTCAGAACACGGACGACGACTATGGGAATAACAATTTTGGCGGCAAAGACTCGGATACTGGACCATTTGGGGACGGTGGGGCAATTACACCGATGCCATACCAGTCTTCGGCGCAGGGACAGCCGGGCATAGCTGTTGCTTCTTTACGACTGGCGCTTTTCAGAGACGCTGGTAAAATCAAAAGAGGAAACGATTGATGGTTCGGCTCACAAGGCAAACATGGGAATCCATGCCGCAAGAAATGAAAAGCAAGCTGGTTTCTAGTTTACATGAGGCTGAGCGTACAGCCTTGTCAAACACTTCAGGTCCACAGGCGAACATTGCCACTTTGCGTGCGGCTGCTAGGAAACTTGTGCCAAATGTCCGTAAAGTGGTAGACCATATCGAGGATATTGTAAGCAGTAAATTGTCGGAGCAGATAAAGAAAGGGATGGATCCGCAACTGAGCGAGGCGTGGATTGAACATGCTGTAAACCAGCTTGAGAAGCGAGTTTTTCAATCTTTGGCGCTACGCACACCAGTAGGTAAACTTGTGCTCGATCCAGTTGGACCGGAGCGCTTTTTGTACAAAAAGCCAAATGTTTTCTTGTCATTCCGACCAGAGAGCTTTGGCATAAGGGGGCAAGCTCTCCCTGAATCGAACATCTATGTGTTCTTTGCATCAGCAGAAGAACTCAACGCATTGGCATCTGGAAAAGGCAATGAGGAGGCGTGGCGACAGTTTGTTGTGGAATCTGCTGCGCATGAGCTTACGCACTTTGTCCAGATGGCTTTTTATCCAGAGGCTATTGGCGAACACATTCAAGTGGAGAAGGGAGTAGAGAGTTACCGAAAACAGCCTGCCGAGCGCGAGGCTAGGGAATCATCAATGGATGCAATGCTTCGGCTATATGGTCCAACCTCCGCATTCAAAAAGTCCATGAGTAATATTTTCTTCCCAAACGAGTTGGCGGAAGCAAGACAGCAGGCAGATATGCTTATATCCACATACAGGAACCGCATCCTCAACATGTCTGGTTCAATGATGACAGCTGACGCTATCGCAAAGAAACTTGGACTTACGGAGAAGGCCATGAGGGCATTCATGGAAACTATGACACCATTCGAAGGGCAGCTTGAGACCGTTGAACAGAGCGCATCAGATGCGCACAAACATGTTCTTATGCTTGTGGCTCCAAATGAGTTTTATGAGACAGAATATTCTATTCCGCGCAAAGTGTTTTCAGAGAGGGGTATGGATGTATCTGTGGCAACTAGTGGTACTAAGGCTGTTGGCGCGCAAGGGACCACTATTGAGATTGATATTGAAATCAAAGATGTTAAGCCTACAAAATTTGATGGACTATTTGTAGTTGGTGGCAAAGGCATGATTGGTTTTTCGGACGATCTGATAGCTCAGCAACTACTTCGTGATTTTGTCGAGAGTGAAAAACCTGTGGCGCTTATTTGTCATGCTCCTCTTTTGGCTGCAAAGGCAAATCTAGTTAAAGGTCGTCAAATAACCGGTTGGTCGGAAATTCGTCCCGATATGCTAGAGGCTGGAGCAGAATGGACGGGAATGCCGGTGGAGCGTGATGGTGACCTTTTCACGGCGGTCGGACCTGACGATGCGGAATCGTTGGCGGATATTTTAGCGCGACGGCTTGATGGGGCACCAACTTTGTCAGAGGCAATGTTGGATGAAAATGCCGCAATGCGCAAACTAGCTGCGCTTTGGAAATTGGCTGATCAAGTTGGTGGGGGGCGTATGAGTGATGAAGAAGTGGCAAGACGCCTTCTTGAGTTTGAACGTCAGGAGTTTGAAGAGGATGACGAAAAAGAAATCCCACAGGCTCCTGTTCCGCCTCCAGTTCTACCAGTAGAAAAATCTACTCCTGATCTTTGGACAAAAGTTCATCGCAAACAGGAATCAAATGAATGGAATCTGTCAGTTGAACTAAATCCACCCTCAACCAACGGTACGTGGGTCGAGGTAACCGCCACTCCTCCGGGATTTCCTTTTGATGCTGAGGATTTGTCCGATGGTGCTTCTATTAGACGTTTATTTCAGAAACGCGAAACTTGGGAAGCTCTGAAAGAGATGGTTTCCAATCCTGCCAAAAAGGGAATGATACAAGAATTTATTTTGCCGAAAATAGTCCTGGCGGTTGGCAAGCGTTGGTGGGATATCAACAAACGGCGCAGAAGTGTAGGAGATGCGCCCTTTGGATTATTGACTTCTGAGGAATATAAAAAAATACGCAATGAGGATCTTGATGGAACCGATGTTGGAAGAGCCTTTATTGCATTGGTTAACTGGCACGTTGCCAAAATCCTACAATTTTATCTAGCCACCAAAACACCAGCTGGTAGTTTGGATGGATATATATATGACGCATTAAATAGGCGCATGATGGCAGATGCTGGAAAGCGTCAAGGTTTTTCGGCAAATAGAAAACCCGTATGTAGTTATTGTCGCAATAGGCGCGATATAAAGACTGCTCCACCTATTCTTTCGCAGACATCTATACATGAGACGCAGGAAGAAGGTTTGTCCCGTAGGCATCCAAAATTCAAATGTCCAACATGCGCTGAGATTCTAGATACTAAGGAGAAGGAACTACGGATTAAGGAAATGGGTGTTGCAAACGCGAATCAGACATTGGATGAAACCAAGGCTAAAAAAACAGAAGCTGAAAAAGAGCTTGCGCTCGATCCGAGCAATAGGGAACTGAAAGCAAGAATAGTTAGTCTTTCTGATACATTAAGGTCCGACGGGTACCAGGTTGAAGCTCTTGAGGCAGAAAGAAATACACTCAGGGTTGAAATAAGCAATCGTCGTAGAATGCTGGATATACCAAGTCAGCACATGTCTTGTATAAATGAAAATTGTCCAGGTCAACGAATTCCGTTGACTTTCGTGGATTGGGAAAGTCCATTCTGGCAGACGGCTGAAGGAAATGAGGCGCGGCGAAAACTTGCCAGTGTTTATGGTATTGTTGAGAATCCACAAGGACAGAAAGCTGAAGATGGTGGTAAAGAGGGTGCTGTATCGGAAACAGCTGCTAGAACTCCACCAAAGTGGTTGTGGGATGTGCCTTTCCATTGCCCATTCGATGATGCCAAATTTACACCAAGACAGGCTTTTGGGAAAGGAAAAATGGATCCTGGTGGAAGTCATATGGGTGGTCTATTTATTGATCCTCCGAGAACTACTAGATGGGAACAGCCAGCATCGTTTGAACCAGCTGATCCTGAGACAGCCAAAAACAGAGTTGAGGATACAAAGCAGCAGACTGGTATCGAACAAACGACTGGCACAAATGAGTTTCTGAATGATCAAAATGAGAAACTCTACTACATGGAACTGTCATCGTCTTTGCGGCAGGAGTTTTATCGCAGAAAACTTGAGCATGCGGAACGCACTGGTGGAATAAAGGGGAATCGCACATCAAGACTACAATCTCTACTCTATGATGCTGTTTTAGAATGGTCATATATACATCCACTACATCTTGTGGGATTTTTCACAAAACGCATGCCTGTACTAAGAAAAGTTATCGATAAGAAAACTGGGGAGATCAAGGACCACCTCGAAGTTAGATCAATGCCACGCAATGGGGCTGATCAAATAGTATCAAGTATTATACAGACATGGTTCTCAAAAGTTCTTCAGCAAGAAAATGGTTTTGTAGATCTGCGCCCATATCTAACCAATATTGACCAAGATAGGGTTCCTCCTAGATGTTATTTCCTTTCAGTCGTAAAGCGTTCTGGAGATGTTTTGTTTGCCGAATGTGGTTTACATTATGGAGAAAACTCTCCACTTGGCAAAAGGACAATGCGTGCTGAAGAAGGCAAGAGTAGCTCATATGATAAGCAGAGCAAAAATCTATACTTAGCTCTTGTGGAGGGAATTTGGGATTTTTCAGGAACGCCTAATAATATCCAGATGATGACTCCAATACTGCCAGAGGATGGACAAAAACTTGCGCAAGGTAAGGCAAGCCATTTGGACGAGATGGATACGCATGATAAATCTCGCATAATTTTTGATTCCTCAACAACTTTGACAGAAGGATCTCCTGTGTTGGTAAAAGCGCTAATGATGCCAAGCCATACAGGATGGCGTCCGAAACAGCGTATTCTTGACCTGCGTAAAGATCTTCCCGATAAGGAAGATGAGATGGCCGGTGTGATGGGAGCAATCGGACGTTTGGCTGATAATAAAGAAAACGATGTCAAGCTGTTCTCTATTTGGCGTAAAACATTAAGAAGGCTCGGCATGCCCGAACAGCTTGAAGAATTTGACAAAATCCTCAAGAAACGGCTGGAGGAAGGCAAATGACCGATCCACTTGCGAAGTATAAAAGTAAAAGAGAATTTGACGAAACATCTGAGCCCAAGGGTAAAAAGGAGAAGGGTGGAAATAGGCATCGTTTTGTCATTCAGCTACATCATGCGAAAAAAGCTCGCGATCATTATGATTTGCGATTGGAAAACGATAATGGCACATTGTCGTCATGGAGTATCCCTAAGCACAAACTACCCAAGGGTAAGGAAAAGCTTCTAGCTATAAAAACTGAAGACCATCCAGTTGAATATCTAAAGTTCAAAGGAGAGATCGCAGCAGGCTATGGTGCTGGTACTGTAGAAATCCATGATTCGGGAACATATGAGGAAATTGAGGCAAGTAGAACTAAAATCGTTTTCCGTCTAAAAGGTAAGAAAGAGAAGGGAATCTATAAACTTTTTCGCGCAGGTGGTGGAAATAAATGGATGGTAATGGAGGCTAGTAGCGAAAAAAAGGCTTCTGACGGATTGCCTATCTCAAAACGTGCAGCAAAGACTGTTATTGTACTTCAAGGTGGCAAGCAGAAAGAACCTTATGAATATGACGAAGGTGGTAATTTTCGTTCATGGAATCCAAGAAGGGGAATGAGTTTTGATGAAAAACTAGAGGGAATTCCCGTTAGCCTTAAACATTGGCCAGAAAACAAGGGTGAGTTGAATGGTCGATTTATGGTGTCCGAGTCGCAGTTACATCTGCAATTCGAATCGGAGCTAGAGGATCAGAGGACTGTTTTTGCTCCGCTTGACCAGCTTGTTTTGCCGCCAGATATGGAAATCATATGGGCGCCAGATACACTGGTGCGAGCATCTTATGTCTCGCTTTTGTCTAAAAGTGCCGCACATAGTGGAGCAATGCTTGCACTTATGGCTCCTCCAGCAATTGCCAAGAAGATGCGCAAAGCCAAGATGGTGGAGGACAAGGAGCTTTCCGATGTCCTCCACATGACCCTGCTGTACCTCGGCAAGGCGGCCGACCTGGATGACAAGACGCTCGCGGCGGTCAAGCGGGCGGTCGAGAGGGTTTGTGCGCGGCACATGCCGCTGGAGATGAGCGTTTCCGGGGCCGGCATGTTCACGCCAGAGAAGGACGGCACTCCGGTGTATGTGGTGCCGAATGCCAAGGGGTTGAGCGCGCTACAGGCGGACCTCGAGGAGGCGGTGGGCAACATCATCGAGCTGCCGTCCGAGCATGGCTGGGTGCCGCACATGACCGTGTGCTATTCCTGCGATGACAAGCCGGAGCTGCCGGACCTCACGGAGAAGCTGGAATGGACAGCCGACAAGGTGCGCATCCAGGTCGGTGGCGAGAAATTTGCCGACATCCCCATTGGCCGCAGGAAAAGGGGCGGGGACGATCCACCGCTGTCGAGGCGCGCCGACCAAGTGAAGCGGACGGTGAAACCGCTGTTCCGCGAGCCTGCGCTGGATGAGCGCATGTGGAAAGGGATCTGGGAGACATACGACGATCCCGTCAAGCATATGCGCGAGGACAAGCCGCGCGTGATCCTGCCGCAGAACATCCCGGACTGGGCTGTGGCCGCCGAGGGTCTGGAGAGACCGCAAGACCTTCCGTCGGGCGAGAGCCTGGAGCCCAGTGATCCAAATGGTCGGTACTATGTCGTCGACATGGACGACAACATCGTGGCGCGGTATGCCACCAAGGACAAAGCCGTCAGGAACGCCGAGAATCTCCAGTGGTCCTCACGGGTGTTCCACAGCGAGTACGACGATCCGTGGGATGTGTTCGTGTACATGGAAAAGGGCGACAAGCCGGTCGTGTGGGAAAGGTCGCCGGAGTCGACCAGGAAGATGCTGGCCGAGCTCCGCGCCAAACGGGGACCCTACTACCTAGTGGACTACTGGGGGCGGGTGCTCGCCTCATACGACAGCCTGGACCAGGCGATCAGGAACGCCGAGGGCAATATGTATGTCTCGCAGATCACCTTCTCCATGGTTGATGATCCGGATAGGGGCAAGGTGGTCTGGACCAAACCCGAATCGACCACCGTCCAGTCGTTGGAGGTGTTTCCCCTGTCGAAAAGAGCCGACAGTCTCCCGCTGTCGCAACGGACCAAAACCTATCAATAATACAGCATCCGTAGGGGTGATTGACACATGGGAATGGCTGAGTATTTGGCGAAACGCTTCGTGGGCAAGGAGATCTGTGTTGTTGTCGGCGAGGATGCCGAGACGATCACCTACGCCGAGGTTTGGGCGCAAAACAAGGAATACTTCCAAGGCTTTATCAGAAACGTGGACGAGGGCGTGCTCGAGTTCGAGGTGCCGGGCGTTGGCGTTGTCCACATAAACGGCGACCACATCAAGATGTCGTGGGATCCGTCTTTCAACTGGCGGAAAGCTATCAAGGTTTCCCTGACAGGCAAGCCGATCGCCCCCAGCGGGCGCTAGGGGTGCGCATGGAGAAGCAGGCCAACATAATCAAGATCGCCTTCATCCGCAAGGTGAAGGGCAAGGGGTACTGCGTCTTCGGGCACAAGAAGACCAAGGGCGGCAAGCGCCAGAATTTCGGCTGCTACAAGACCAAGGAGGAAGCCAAGAAGCGCCTTGGGCAGATCTATTTTTTCAAGGGTCGCGGCGCCTTGGATGGCATGGTCGGGGTAGCCGACGAGCTGGACAGGAAAGGCATGCTCCATTTCGCGGACGCGCTGATGGACTGCCTGGAGAAAATCGTCGCCACCAGCCTTGGGGAGCCTCCCGGCGACAAGCCAGCTTCGGTCACATTGGGCAAGGTAGCTGCGCTCCTGGAGAGGAAAGGGGAGATCGTCCTGGCGGATAGGCTTGACGCCATCCTGCCGGCGGTGCTCGACGTGGAGTGCGGCGTGACCGATTGCCCCGATTGCCCGGACATGGTCGTGTCCGCCAATCTTGGGGGATGCCATAATGTGACGCGCAATGTGCCGGCCGACAAGCTGTACGCGATGGCTGCGCGCTACCGCGGCATGTACCGCGACGGTCTAGTGGACGAAGGCAGTTTCGAGTACAGGAAATTCCGTGAGCTGCGCTACATGCTGCGCACCGGTTTCCTGTTTCCGCCTCCCGAGGGGCAGGAGATTCCGAAAGATGCCGCCAACTGGTGGGACCACTTCGAAAAGGAGACCGCGAAATGAGCAAAAGGATTCTAAGCTTGGCTAAGGCTATTGCCATAATTGATGTCAAGGAGAAGCCCGATAAGATGCTTGAATTCGCACGAGGTGGTGGTCCTGATCTTTTTCAAAAAGGTGAACCCAATGATAAAGATCTTGATCTACGGGCTGAGGATCTTGCAAACAGACTCGAGGAGGCCGTAGCAGCTATTGGTGACTGTGTTGTCATTCTAAAAGACCTTGGAATGGATGGTGAGAAAGCAGAGGAACAAATTCTTGGCATTGTCCAGAATGAAATTGGTGGATCCGAAAAAATCCCAGGCGGACTTGCGGAAGGCAAACCTGACTCGGATTTCGATCCCGCACAACTGGAAAAAGGTGTTAAAGTTGAACTTGAACACACAGATGATGTTGGAACTGCTAAGGAAATTGCCAAAGATCATCTTACTGAATTGCCTTCTGATTACTACACTCGTTTAGAGAAAATGGAAGAGAAAGCTAATAAAGAACAAAATGCCTCTGATGACGATGAAGTCGTCAAATACATAAAAGCGGCAAGACCTTTAATACATAATGTTTGGTTTGAAGCCATTGATATTGTACGTAATTTTGATAAAGCGACGAAAATTGCCGCTGCCACAAATCATCCATTACTTGCTAGTTTGGAAAGTTCTCTACAAAAGCTGAAAGAATGGCTTAGATCTACGGAGTTTGATGTAATTCATGCTTTGGAAGATGATTTATATCGTTATGAAAATCCAGAGGAAATGGAAGAAGAATGAATCTTCAGCAACGTCTTTAGTCAATTCGTCCTGACATTGCTCTCGCAGCCCAAAAAATTGTTGACGAATGGCAGCTGGACGAGGAGGGGTTCGACCCAGAACTTGGTACTGGGGGAATCTGTGACCGTGTAGCTGATGCTATAATAGAAACAATATATGATCATCTACAAAATGTTGAGGCTGTCCCCGGTGCGCCAGATGGAGAAGACCACCAATGGGTTATTACAAGTGATGGGTATTCTGCTTTTGTAATTGATATTCCACCAGGTGTGTATGAAACGGGAGCCGGCTATAACTGGAAAAAGATCGATGATGTAAAGATAACGCCCCAGGACATCGTAATAGAACCGATTGACCTGGGATTGGCACAGGACCTGATTAAGGAGGGAATACAGATGCATAGGCTTACGGTTCTAGCTCAAGCTCTTGAGGTGCTTGGCGAAGCGGATAGCGCAGCTCTTGTGCGCGTGCTTACGGATCCACGGCTTGTGAGTGAAGCAGAGGAGAATTGGGTAAACAAGTTCTTTAGTGCAAATCAGCAACTCCTTGATCGTGCTAAACAATTTGCGCAGGCTAAAGGTATTAACTTTGGACAGTATCTTGGTCAGCTTGGTCGCTTGTCTGAATCCATTGGACGTAAAACTGTTCATGAACAGCTCGGCTATGTCAATATGCCTTGGTCCCCTCCAGGAAAGTCTTCTGTTACACCTACTACTAAACCAGGCACGCCGGCAAAATCTACGCCTAAATCTGAACAGAAAATACGACCTGATACAGAATTGCGTTGGCCTTTTCCGCCACCTGATGTCCTACAAGATGAAAGAGCTTTTATTCCTGCTGCTATCGCATGGGCGATGAATGATGGTCAAGACATGTATGCTCGCATGTATGGTCCTTCATCTGGATTACAGGATGCTGGCAAGAAAGGTGAGATACAGGCTTCACGTGCATATCTGCGCTATCTAATGAAAGACACGGCACCCAGACTTGCCGCAACACTTCAGGCAAAATGGCAAAAGGCTTCGGAAAAGGGAGATGCGGAAGAACAACAGACTCTGCGAACCTGGTGGACCTCCTTATCTGATGTGTGGGAGTTGCTACAGCGCATGATCGGTATAATCAATGGCTATGAGCGGGAAAGGTAATATGCCTGGGGTAGTCGAACTTCTTAGTAAAGCTTATGTTGATGAGTGGTTTGCATTCCATCAATATTGGGCTGGGGCAAAGGCTATTCTTGGTCCAGCCCATGCGGTTGGTGAACTACTTGAACATGCCAATGATGAGAGGAGGCATGCTGACGCAATATATAGTCGCCTTGTTCAACTTGGTGCTAGACCGATAGGTGATCCGAGTAAGTGGGCGGCTAATTCTAATTGTAGATACGTAGACCCTGAAGGATTTTCTGCTGTTGAAGTATTGGAACAAAACCTGGAAGCGGAAAAATGCGCCATAGCAGTTTATCGTGAGTTGCTTCGGGTTACAGAGGAGACAGATAAAGACACCAGCAGTATAGTTGTGGCGATACTGGAGGATGAGATGGAGCATGAGCGCGATTTGAATGAGACTTTGAGGAAAATCGATTCTATTCCACTTTCATCGCGTCAGGCCGCTTTGTTGCCATTCTCCAAGCGTGCCGCAATGGAACGTTTGCCGATCCACTTGGATCCTTCCATGTGGAAACCTGAAGAACTGATGGAAGTCTTCAAAACTCCTAAACTAATGGAAATGTTGAGGAATGATTCTGCCGTAGTTAAATTTCCTGACGGAACAGAACTTTCCCGTTTTGAAGCTGGAATTCGTGCTCTCCAAAAAGCCGGTATCAAAATCAAAGATCTTATGCCACACGGTCCGGAAAACTGGCTTACCCATGGGACTTTTGCCCTAATGTGGGGAACAATTCCTATATCATTCTATCGAACGCGCAAACATGCCGAGCGGGCAAGGAATCGTGTAATTTCCAGTTTCGTCAAAGGTGTTTCACCTGTTGGATATGATCTACTCATTGGTGCTCCCGAGTTTTTGGTGTCTGAAACTACAATTGAAGAATACTGGCCAAAACATCCAGAGGAACAACATGATTCGAGTTGGGTATTTCCCGATGGTACTACAGCATCCCCAGAAGATGTTAAACGAGAAAATACAGCTTGGGAACAAACAAAACGTGAATTGGAACGGGTTAGACATCCAGTAATTGGGGCTCCCATCCGAAAAAGATGGGCGGAAAAAGTAACATCCATTATGCCGATCAAAAAGAAATTGGCTGATCATGATTATGCTGAGGGCGATGAACCAACTGTAATCGACTACGATAAAGCACAACGGACTGAATTAGATCCAGAAATAACAGAATTGCTTGGTAATAGGGAAACAGGACCAATGTCCGATTGGGAGATGGAGAAGGAAATTTTGCGTCCTGTTATAGATGCAGTAAAGAAGCGTATTAAAGCAAAAGAAGATGGTGTTGATCTAGACATGATGTCGGATGATGAGCTTCCTTTGTCTAGTAGAGCCACTAGGCTTGTTCCAATTTCTAAGAGAGCACAGGATCCAGTTCGTAGAACTGCTGAGTCTATTGTAAAGATTATCAATTTTCTTATGTTCCGTGTACCAGATAAGGACAAAGCAAGATATATGCAGCGCATTAGGGGAAAGATATTGAGGGTTCCCACGGGTCAAATGAGCCAGAAAAAGATGCCACAGACTGCCGCTATTGGACAAAGTATATCGCTAGTTAAGAATATTTTATCTGGTCTTAATCCATTCTTTGTTAAGCGCGTAATGGATGAAGTAGCAAATCTTATGCTTCATCAGATTCCTGCGCGTAAACGCACACCGATCGGGGCAAAAATATGAAACTCCCCATTAGTAAACGTGCCATGGATGTTGTGATTGAACCATTGGATCCAGCTGTCCAGCAGGCTGTGTCGCGCATAAAGATGAGGGATCCAGGACTACTTTCTCGTGTTCGTAAAATAATCGTCCATTCTGGTGGTGGGGGAGAACTCGGTCATGTCCAGTCGGGGAAGGGGCATGACCCGCAAGAAATTCATTTATTCAAAGGTCGAATAGAGCAAATGGTTCGAGAACAGTCCGCAGGAGCCAAACCCACTCTTGCTGATTTTTCTAGCGCGCTTGAACGCGCAATAGTTGAGGTTTTAGCTCATGAGAGTGGACATATTGGACCCGAACGTCCAATTTCCCCAGGTGCTACACCTTTTCTTGGAGAGTCTGAAGCAGAGGCTAAGGCTAGAGAAACTTTAAGGAAAGTGTATCCTGATGTTGTACATGCTGCCATCCAGTTAGACAGCATTAGGCAAAAATTTATGCCCAATGCTCCAATGGGTGAACCTGATCTTGCTTTTACCGCAAAGATTGCAGCAGGAAATGTAGCAGGAGCTATTCGCGACGGATTGAGAATTCTTAGGCAGGGAAGCGTACCAGTTGTATTAGCGCTTGATGTTGCGCGTAAGCATAACCTTTCTGCTGTACGACGAAGGGATGTTGCTAGATGCCTAGGTCATATTATTGGAACGATTGGGCGCATACCGTCAATGCCAGAATTTGATATGGATCTTGCCCGTTGGCAGGAAATGAATTTTCTGGAGCCTAATGGTATGTTAGATGATCCGACGATAGCATTACTTAGAGCACGCATGGATCCATATCATGAATTCCCAAGGAATTTTGCAAAAGTCTCCAATGGTCTATATCGTGGCAGACAACCAGATAATATTGAACAACTTGCTGCAATGCGTGATAAATTAGGTGTACGTCGTATCGTTACACTTAATGACGACATGCCTGAGCTTGCTGATTGGTGCCGAAAACTTGGTATACATCACGTCCATGCTCTACTGTCTGATGGACGTCCAGAAGATAAGGGTTGGGAAGTTCTTACTCCTAACATTTTTGGATTTCTACACGAGGTACCAGCTTTTGTACATTGTAGACATGGCGCAGATCGTACGGGTGGTGTGGTTGCACGATATCGCACTGAAAGTGGCTGGCCCTGTGACCTTGCTTATGCTGAAGCAAAAAGTTTCGGATTCAAAGATCGTTTTCCACATATGATTGATAGGTTTACGGAAACATGCCAGCACGATCCACATACTCATAGACACCCTCCAGTTGATACTGCCGCAATGCGTCGCATGCTTGCTGAAATTGAGCCGCATGCTGAACAGAACTTGCTTGAGCCAACTCCGTCTGACTTACATTATACCACTGACAGTATGTCCTATGACAGTGGAATTGATACTATTCTTTCTCCATTTTCTATATGCTCGATACCAACAGGATATCCTGGAGGCGGTCGATGACCGAGCTATTTGCTCTTATGCGTCTTGCAGATGAATTTGACAAGCGTGGTCTGTTACGAGAGGCTGATTTTGTCGATTGTCTTATCCGACATGCGGCGGAATGGTCGAAACTTTCTTCTTGGTTGCGCAAAAAATATGAACATCTGAAGCAACTTTTTTCCAAAAAGAAAAACGATTCTGGAGCAGCCAACAAATATGATAATGCTGCTGGTGACCGCCTGGATGATATGATTCGTCGAAAACAATCTGGTCCCGTAGATGAACGCCTTTTTCTTTGGTTTTGTAACAGGTTTCCCAATTCCTGTCAGGAATGTGGTGACCGTCAAGGACGAATGCGCACATTGCGTCAATGGAGAGAAGAGGGTCTTCCTGGTTCTGGGGTGTGTACTAATGGTAACTGCGCATGTCGTCTTCTTCCTCTTACCCCAGGGGGCGTCCTCCAGATGAATGAAGATGGCGACTTTATGGCTGGAGCTGTTGGACTCCAGGAAGACGGTCTTCTTTCCAATATGAACCAAGGTTTTGTATTGGAACCATTCTTTAGCAATTACGGAACCTTGGGTCAGTAAACCTCCCGCAATCCTATACCAAGTCCCCAAAATCTATCAATAATTCAGCATTAGCATGACATGGGATCTCCTTATCGCCAAGCATGGCAAACTCCAAGGTCTATACCCTTCTCCGAAGAGGAGAAGCAAGCGGCTAAGTCTGCCCTATCTGCTTTTGGTGGATTCCTTCAACGACTATGGGCAGCCCAGCAACATAGTGAAAGACTTATGGATATTCTGTCCAAAACGCCCGATGCCGCTCCTGAACAGTTGTTCTCCATACGTCATTTGATACGCAGATTCAGGGATGAGGTACGGCAGCATTTTACGACTCTGCTTCCAGTTTTCTCCAATGCGATTTCTACTTTGAATCCATTTGTGAAGGACACCGATACAGGGCGTATGCGCGACGGTCTTATCGACACTATGCAGCAGTTATCTGGTGTTGTTGAAGCATATATGGAAGCTTTCGAGGACTTCAATGCTCCTGATCAGATCCAAAGATTGAAGACGCTGTTTCAGAAAATTAAACAGATTTCGCAGGGCATTGAATCCGTGATCAAAGGTCGACTGCGTGATCATTTTGAAAAGAATATATTGAAACGCCAAAAAATTAGTGCCCTAGGATTAGGACTAGGTATGAGACGCCGAGCGCGCCTCATAGCAATGCTGGGAGGCTAGTATGGGATTTATTAAAAATGCTGATGGCGACGATGATTGCGCAATTGAACACGTGTTTGCTGATATGGATGAAGTTGTCAAAGAAATCATCGACCATACTGAGGAGCAAGATCTGCCGAATGTGGTCGAGATTCCAACAGATACGGAGAAAGGAAAGAATTAAGTATTTTGTGACTAAATAAGGATTGCTTTCGCGCTGATAACCACCAACGGCTTCCTGCCAAGGAGAATTTGCGAAAAGGCAAAAGTTCTGGAGGAATCAAATGGTTTTTTTGAAGTATGCTGATTCGCAGTTTACATTGGAGGAAATTCATTCGCCTGAAAAGGTTCTCTCCGATGCCGTTTTGCTTGAAAGGTTTACAAAATATGCCAAAGATCTAAAGGCTATTGCTCCAAAGGCTAATGATTTCACATATTTTAGTTGTGTGATGATGCATGCGGCAGAGTCCATATTGATTAATCAGGATACGGGAGAACCTATTCTTGGAAAAGATGGTAAACCTTTGACATCTGAGTGGGAAATTAATCCAAAAACTGGTTCTTGGAAATGGAAATGTTCTGATTCAAATATAAAACCAGCGAAAAATAACAACGGGGACATTTTCGCTGAATCTGAATTGAAGAAAGCCTATCGTCTCTGGGTTGGCAAACCTTTGTGCCAAGATCATCAAAGCAGCACAGTTGATGGTGTGCGTGGTCTTATCCTCGATACGTATTATGATAATAAACGTAAAAGAGTAATTGCACTATGTGCCTTGGATAAGAAAAACTATCCTGATTTGGCGCGCAAAGTTGAAAGTGGTTATGCGACAAATGTCAGTATGGGTACGGCAGTTGGCAAATCCATCTGTTTTGAGTGCGGAAATGTTGCTAAAGTAGAGTCTGAATACTGTCCGTGTGTGCGTAGTAGACGAACATATGGAGAGATAAATATCGAACTATCTCCGATTGAATTGAGTTTAGTTGTTACTGGAGCAGATCCGCGCGCCAAGCTTCGCCACATAATTGCCAGTCTAAACAGTTATGCGCAGCAGAAGCAAGCAAGGATCGAAGAGCTTCAGCGGGCGGGTTGTGTTACTCCAGCAGAGCTTGATAGTTTGCGTGCCGAAATTGATGCTATACGTAATCAGGTTGGCGCAGTGTCTAAGATTCACGCCATGGCAGCCATGGACCCAAGACAAGGTGCGAATTTTCGTTCGCTGATTGACCTGCTAAATGCGCCGAATGTATCTGCCGACGTAAAGAATAAGGCTAACAAGAGATTGGAGGAAATGCTTGGCGGAAATATGACGCCTGAAGAACTAACCAAGCTTGAAACGCCAGCGGCTGAAGATGGATCAAATGTTGAAGGAAAAGAAGTTGAACATGTTGAGGACAACCCTGAAGGCGGAGAAGTAGAGCCGCCCTACGGGCTTGCAGGAAATAAGAATATGACGGGGGGTCGTGGACAGACATATACGGAGGATCCGGAGTCCAGCGGACCTCCCCCATGGTCCCTTGACGGGCGAGAGACCCGTCTTGCCAGCGGAAGCCTGGAGGCGCAGATTGCGGCAGTGTCGAGCAGACTTGACGACATGCATGGCGCTCTCCTGAGCATCCAGGCGGCAGCAAACAGGACACCACAGAAGGAGGAAAAGAACATGTCCGATCTGAAGGAAAGGGCTCGCGCCCGTCGCGCGGCATTCGAGAAGAACGCTTACCACCAGGGTGGAGGCGGAGTGAACGACCCGCAGGTGTATCCGAAAGAGGACTCGGATAAGATCCGTGATACACAGGATAAGCAGATGGTAGGCGAGGGAATGGAGCCTGGTAGCGATGGTCTTGCTGGTAACGACCTCGCCATCAAGCAGAAGCTGTCTCGTGCTCAGCTAGAGGAGCGCCGACTTCGCCGACATGCGTTGCTTGTCAAGGGCGAGGCTGAGACCTTTACATTGAAGGATGGTACCAAGGTTTCTGTAACCAAGGGACCAGATGGTAAGCCTGTTGTCCAGGCTGTCGAAGACGAGGGTCTCGAGTCGATGGCATATTTCCAGGGAGGCGGTGGTGTAAATGAGCCGCAAACCTATCCGAAAGAGGACTCGGATAAGATCCGTGATACACAGGATAAGCAGATGGTAGGCGAGGGAATGGAGCCAGGAAACGACGGTCTTGCTGGTAATGACCTTGCCCTGAAGCAGAAGCTGCTTCGCGCCGAGTTCAAATTCCCGCGTACCAAGTCTGGATCCCCCGATAGACAGAAAGCCCATTGGGATGTATACGCTGGTGATAAGCTCGTTCTTAGCGCCACTGGGGATGAAATCTATGGCGAGGACCTTGCTCGTGAGGACTATTGGAATCACCTGAAGTCTGAGGACTATGGTAAGCGTATTATGGCAGAGATCAGGAACAATGGTCTCGAAAAGACGACATATATCCTCACTGGTAAAACGGTTACGGCAGCAGAGCCTCCGGTTCCACCTGCTGGACCTATGCCTCCGATTGAACCGCCAAAGGATGAGGAGAAGCCTGGAGCAGAGGCGACCACAAATAGGGTCGAGGAAGCTCTTGCTGAGACTGAAAAGGCCTTCGGCGATCTGAAGGAGATCCTCAAGGAAGAGGGCAAGACTGGTGAGGGTGGAAAGGAAGAACTTCCCCCAATCGAGGTTGGTGATGGCGAGACCAAGACCGCTTCTGTCATTTGTGCCGAACTTGATGACAGTGGTGACGAGCTTGCTATCCTTTCTGAGGTGCTCGGAAAGAGGATTGAAGCTGGGCTAGTTTCTGGGGCTGAGATGGATGAGCTGCTGAAGCTAGCTGCTGAATCGCTTGAGGCAAATGCTGAGATTCGTCGCGAAGCGGCTTTGGTCATTGAAGCTAAGAAAGGTATGCCAGAAGGGCTAAAGAAGGCTCTTGAGGAGAAGGAAGGAAAGAAGGACAAGAAAGAGAAGAAGGATAAGAAGGAAGATGAGAAGGAAGATAAAGAGGATAAGAAGGGCGACAAGAAAGATAAGAAGGGTAAGAAAGAGAAGGAAGATAAAGAAGATAAAGAGGATGAAGATGAGGGTGACGGCAAAGAGGACAAGAAGGACAAGAAAGAGAAGAAGTCCGAAGCCGAACTAGTCCTGGAGAAGATGCTGAAGGCTCGTGCTGCAAAGAGGCGCGAACTTGTTCGCCTTGCGATTGATGAGAAAGAGAAAGATATGGAGGAGAAGGAGCACGAGATCCACGAGGAAATTGAGGGTCTGGTTGAAGAGCTTGAGGATATCGACATGAAGGAACTCAATGACGGCGATGACGGTGTACAGTATGCCGATGCGGGCGACGACGAGGAGCGTTTGGTGGCAGAACTGCTCGGTCAGCTAGATGAGGAAAAGCCTGCTGAGGAACCAGTTGCTGAACCCAAGATTTCCGATGTTGCCAGCAGGCGCGCAAGGCGCGAGAAGATCGCAGCCGAAATCGGTTCCAAGTATCAGCTGAAGCTGGAGCCAGCGACTGATATGGATACCGATATGGTTCCCAAGGCGCATCCGCAGCGCGGCACGACTCTTGGAAATCTTGACACCAAGCCCTCCGACGAGGGTGCGCATGTCGAGGGAATCGACGAGATTAAAGCAAAAATTATGAGGCAGGTCGAGACCTTGCCGAAGGTTCGCGAAGCTGCTGCTAAGCTAGGTGATTTGCTCAAGTCTGGTAAGCTTTCGGTAGCCGACCTGTCTGATGATGCTAAGCTGAAGGCGCTAGCTGTTGACCCAGAAGCTGCGAAGTATTGGAAACAGTATTTCGGCGAGGGCGATCCGGCGAGCAAGCAGTTTGGTCAGGACCTGACTAAGGAATTTGCCCAGAAGAAGGCAGCTGCTGAAGCAGAGTCTTATAGACTGAAGCTTCGTCGCGCCGTTGACCTGGCACTTGACATGCAGGAGAAGGGTCTTATTAGCAGGGGACGTGACGTCATGAACAAGCAGGTCGATGACATCATGAAGTTTGACGAGCCTTCTTTTGAGGCTTTCAAACGCGCACTGTCCCGTACGACTGGTACGGTAAAGACCGCTTCTAAGTCCGAATCAGCGGTACAGGTTGGCATTAGAGAGGAAGAGCCAGAGAGGGTAGATCTTCCCGATCAGCTTAACCGCCTTTGGGTACCTAGAAGGAAGTAGTGTTCGAGGCGCCCCAGGTTTATCCCTGGGGCGCCTTTTTCCTTATGGATTCGATCATGCCAGATATTGTAAAGACGCTCCGTCAGGAGCTTGAGGCTGAGTTTGCGTGTCTTACGGAATTAGGGGTCACGGACGAAGAACTTGAAGTCATCTATGAGATGTGCGGATTGAAGCCACGACGTGTCCACATGTTGCGCGTAAGGCATATGGTACGTCAACCGCCGAGGAAAAAATGAGCCAATCATGTGTTTCTGACGAGATCACTGCTGCGATGGCTGAAAGGCTAGGCTTCCCTAGTTCTACCGATAAGGTACAAGAAGATAGGTTAGCCTTGGCTTTTGAATTTGCTGCCAAACAAGCAAATACTAAAATCGGGCAAGCTTTGAGCCAAGTAGGCGAATATTTGGTCAAGTTGTCGGACAATATGGATTCGGCTGGATTTACAGCGGTTGCCGACATGCTGGATAGTGCTATTAGGCAACTTGGCAATCTTCCAGCTCTGTTTACTATAGTAAAATCGGCGTCTGCGTATGACGATTTTACTGAAGCTCTCAAAGGAATTGAGCCTGGGGATTGCCAGGCGGTAAATGGCGTGTATAAGCGTTTTGCGCCCTTTCTGGAGGCTGAGGATTCCTTCATGAGGGCTCGGCTTGACTGTCTGGCAAAATGCCCGACTTTCAAGCCGTCAATGTAAAGAAACCCAATGGAGGACTGGTGAGATGACCACACTCAAGCATTATTGCTCAGACGAGATTGCTTCAGCCTTTAATGCCAAGCTTAAAGACGAGGATTTTGTTGGACTATACAAAAAGGCAGAAGACGCATGGTGGACAAAAGGACCTGCGTCGCAGGCTTTTAAGGCGGAAATGGATGCTGCAAAAACTCAGCCAGAGGCGGCAGCTATTCACAACAAATGGCTGGCTGCGGGTTCTGAAGGCGCAACTGCGCTCGGCAAAGAGCACAATGATTTCACGCCGATGATTGAATATTCTGAGGACAAACAAGCAGCTCTTGAGTCTGTGCCCCAGAAAGCTGAAGATGGATGCCCAGAACATGTTGAGGCTGAGGACGGATGCCCGCAGTGCGCAGATGCTGGTTTGGCGATTGCTATAGATTTTGCCATCGGACATGTAGTAAAGCTGGCTGATGCTCTTGACAGGGTTGGTTTTACGAAGGTTGCGCAGGTACTCGACGAGGCACTTCAGAAACTTTCTGGTCAGCGTCCAATTGTTGCCGAAGCGAAGAAGAAGGCCAAGAAGGGTCGTAGCCATTCTGAGTGGGTATCTTTCCTCAACAAAAAGAGTAAGAAAGAAGGGGAAAAGTTCTCTAAGACCTACAAAAGTGCTTTAGAGACCGCTAAGAAGGACAAGGGTCTTAAGGGTGACAAGGCTGAAGAATATGCCATCCGTACAGCTTTGGATAAAGTCGACAAGAAATATCTGGATGAGCCGGGTCCTGAACATGGTCCTGGAAAAAGTGGACCGCTAACCTCAAAAAGCAAGTAAGGAACAAACATGGTTCTGCAGCTGATACAGATAGGCAATGCGCTGCCAGTGTCTTATCCAGTCGACTCCTCATCGGTGTTCGAGCCTGGCTGTATTGCTCAGCTCACGCTGTTTGGTCAGGATATTGTTGCTGGACTTTCTGATGGGACAACACCTTTTGGTATTATAGATGACGCTAGAACTACGGCGTTTACAAAACCATCGCCTGATGAAATTGTGGTCATTCCAGCTACAGGAATTCTTGATGCCTATGGACGTTGGGTAAGTACGACTGATGTTAAACAGGAATTACGCTTTGCCGATGTGGTTGCATCAAGCTTTGTCGCTGACTATGAAAATCTTGTTTTGAATCCTGTTAATGGTGTACTTATGGCTCCAGCTGGAAGTGTACTCAACTACGATTCAGATGGAGACGGAAGACCTGATAGTATCAAAACTGTTGTAAGTTACGTATATAGGGTTCCAAATCTACCTGGCGAGGACACAACTGTCGGGAGCAACAGAATAACAATATGGATTACTCGCGGCATATATGCTACCGACCAGTATGACTCAACGCAGAAATATCCGCTCAATGCGGCTCTTTTTGTGAACGAGGAGGGCAAGTTGACTACAAAGCAGGCTACACCAAACCACCCTGCTATAGGACTTGTTACAGCCCCACCTTCTGCACTTATTGGTACTCTTGAGTTTCTTTGGTTGTAAATGTTATTATTCTAGGAGGATTTCGATGGCTTTTGTACCAGAGGACAAGCGTGCATGGCAGGCAAGCGAAGTAATGTCTGAGCTTGAAAAAATAGCCAAAGAGACTAACTTGCTTACAGGTACGCCTGCTGAGGCTTTCCAACCTATCCAGGAAGAGACCTGGGAAGATGAAGATATTGAGGAGCCAAAGGCTCCAGAATTGGATAACGTAGAGCCAAAGGCTTTTGCTGCAGACGTGGCGCTGGTTGAAGCTATTGAAAAGATGGCGCAAGATATCGCTGAAGCTAGGCGTACGAAAATCGCTTATCGTATAGAAAGGGCGCTTTGCGCCATCAAAGATATCGCCGGAGGAAAATAAGATGCGTCACATGAGACAAGGCGAGAGTGCAGTTATGCGCGAGTTTGAGGCCATAGCTGCCGAAAAAGGATGGATGGTAAAGCATTCCGCCCAAGAGCCAACATTTGCTCCAGAGCCAGAGCATATACCTGAGCATATGATTAATAATCAGGATCAATCAAATTCTGAAGAGAGAGTCTCCGAGCAATCTGGTGAATATGTCGAGGGTCTTGTTAAGCAGATCCAAGGGATCATGTCCAGTATAGCTCCACGATTCAGAGCTGCGTTGGCTACAAAATCCGCTCCTAATGGTGTGGATGGAAAATGGGGACCCAAGACACTTACAACTCTTTCCGAAATAGCTCTTGTTTTAGGGCAACAAAATTTGACAGACCTTGTCTCACGACTTACGAGTGTACGTCCAAATGTTAACACACTCATGAATATATTGTCGTTTCTCACAGACATTGCTCAGAAAAGGCGCATACCTGCCCCAGCAGCAGTTAAGGAGGAAATTCCAAAGGAACCCTCTGCGCCATTGGAACTGATCAAGGAGCCTCACATGACACAGCCATGGCAGTACCCTACAATAAAAGAACTTGCGCCCAAAGCCTCGGCTATAGTTACCGAACTTGTGTCGCTTGCCAACGACCTCGACGACATGGGCGAGACAAAAATTGCAGAGGCAGTAGACGAGCAGCTTAGGATCTATAAAGAGGCTATTGATAAGCTATATGATATTACTGGTGAAACTGGAGAACAGCTTATTGGTGAGGCTCATCCTGGCGGCGGACCAACTATGGCTCCCGCTAAAGAAGAGGGCGGTAAAGTAGAGACTGTGGTCGAGCAGCAGAAAAGAGACATAAAGGTGGTGGAGACAAAACCTACAGGCAAACAAGCTGTTTTTGTGGCACAGCAGCTTGTAGCTTTGGCCAACAGGCTGGATGCCGAGGGTAAGACGGAGGCCGCCCTGCTTGTCGATAAGACACTCGACGAGTTGAGGGAGGGCTCCCCCCGCCCTTTCGTCGTTAAAGTAGCACTATGGGGGATAGTCGCCCTCATAGATGCGTTACGTGAAAAAATAAATGATTGGGCTCAACACGAGCCAGAATATGTTCGCAACAAAGCTGAAACAATAGCAAAGCTGAAAAACTATCAGCGCGATCTGTATAATGCTCAGCGCGATAATAGTACAAAGACTGAAGCTAAAGTTACGGCAGCATTGGATAAGGAATTTCCAGAGATTGAGCAGTCGCTTCGGGCTGGTGCTCCTTCTGGGACTATGCTTATGATTGGGGCATATTTGCGTGGAATCAAAGCCAATTTGACTATTGCTGAACAACAGCATCCAGAGTGGTTTCACGATACATCGCCAAAAGAGCAGGCATACGAAAAACAGCTTCGTGATGTGCTAAAGCTTTCGCATAAACGATACCTTGGCACTGTCGATATGCTTCTAAATGGGCTTGTTAAAGCACTTCCGGATCCAGTAAAGGAAACTGAAGCAAACCGTATGCTTAAGGGAAAGTTGAACGAGACAATAGATTGGCTGAAGAAATTGCGCCAACAAAAAGAGCCAACTTCCCTTTCTGAAAGGGGTACACTAAACGAATACAACAAAATTCTGTGGAACAGCTATCTTAGACCCTTAAAAGGTAATCCGAAATTGGCTGACCTTTTTGCTTCTATTAAAAACGATAAAATTGTACGTGAGGCTGCTCCCCCAGTTGGAATCCCCGGCGCACCTATTGGACCGCTTGATCTGCCGGTGCCAGGAAATGCTCCAGCCAAGACTCCAAGTAAAGGCGCACCGGCTCCGCGTGGCAAAGGCGTAGCTAAGAAACAACGCCCAAATTTACAGCAGCTACAGAATGCTATGATGTCGGCAGGTATTCCTCTGCCGTCGCATCAGGCTGACGGTAAATGGGGTTCTGAGACATGGAATGCATGGAATGCTCTTCGTAATGCAATTATAGAGCGCAAAGGTCCTGGTTGGGATATCGGTCGACCGCCCGCACCAGCTGGCAATGGTCCAAGTGATCAGGCTATCAATGGTGCTCTCAATATGGCAAAGCATCTTGGACGGCTTTATTCTGCACGTGCTACTGTTAGTATCGCACCTGGAATAAAGGTTCAGGAAAAGAGTCTTTCTGATGCGCAAGCTTTTATCAAGTCGTTGTCAGCTCAGCCGAACAGCGGCATATCGGCCAAGAACTCGCCAAAAGAGAACGCAGCTATTGCACTAAAGCTAGCACAGGCATATGCGCAATCATTGGAGCGCGACGATAGTGATGAAAGCTGGGCACTTGCCAAAGAAGGTGTAGATGTTCAGGCTCGGGCAGCAATTATGGACCGACTTATTGGTCAGTTAAGAGGAATAGGTACTGGTATCCCTTCATATCGTATGCCTGACTCTAGTGAACAAGGGCGTAAACAGCATGGTGGTATTGGAGAATTTGGGACACTAGAAGGCGCACACGGTACACATGGTAATAGTCACGAATCGACTCCAGTCAAATCATCATTGGAGGACCAAGTATATAATTTGCCAGAGCTTTCTGGATTCACAAATGATCCAGCAGCTTTTGCGTCATGGGCTCAGAGGTATTGGTGGGATAAGACAAAAAGAGAAGGCGAACCATATGTTATTGCGCATGAGGTAATAGATTTTCTGCGTAAAGAGATCGCCCGGCTACAAAATACTACAATGAGGGCTCCAAGGCCAATGAGGGACGATCTACTTAGTGAACTACGCCTTAGGCAGGGCGAAATTCACGACATATACACGACACTTCCAAAGGGACGGTAGCCATGGAAAAACAGGCTCTTGACCTCCAAGGGATTGCGAACACCTTTGTACAGCAAGCGATCAAAGAGTTCGGGAACATTAGACAGATTCAGGAGCGTCCATTTGAGATACTTCTCCAATATGTTGTTCCTGGGATTTTAATGCTTAAGGGAAGGTGGATTCTATCCCTCCTATTTTCTGCTTCCAAGGAGGTTCTTGGAGTTGATGCTGGTACTATAGGTGCCTGGATAGATAGGGCAATAGGTAAAGGACCTGGGAGTGGAAATACTGGACCAGTATCGGAATCGTCCTTAGAATCAGCCTCTGGCGGGATTGTAGATCGTCTTGTTGGTGGATTATTGGGAAAATCGTCCGCATTTCGCGCCGAGCTTGAGAAACGTGGCACAATTGATAGACAATCTTTAGTTGTAGCTTGGACGCATGGTTCAGATAATATTGGCAAAGAAGCTGCGGGTAATCTTGCCTCAAAGTTTCGATCTCTCATGGGAATGGGAGGATATGCTTCAAAAGGGCTAATCAGCGGCGCATTGTACCAACTTTTGAAAGCTGTAATAATTGGTTTTGGTCTTCATGCTGGAACTGGAGCTATGCTAAATATGGTCGGTATAGGTAATGGGACAACGTCTCAGACATCAGGTAACCAAGCACCATCGGCTCCGGGTATGCGTCTTTATATGAATACAGCAAATAATGTCGAGAGATCGCTAATTATGACTCTTGATAATGCTATAAAGGATAGGGCAGGAAAACCTTTTTCGCGTATCTTTATCGATTTGAAGGGATATTCTCCGGTAGGATCCAAAGAGATGAAAAGGGTTTTGACCGAGGTTGGCGCAGCGCATGGTGGTGCCCCAATCCAGGAAATAAATAGTTACAGGACATTTGCGGCACCCCCGCTGGCTGAAATGGCCAGGATACTTTTGCCGCAAGCAACATACACGAAAGAAGCCCCAGCTGATCGAAAATCGCAAACCGAGAAGGAGCTGGAAGGCGCATTTGGAGGACCAAGATGAGCAGAGAATGGAACGGCAGCCTGGTGATGGACGAGTTCGCCAAGATCGCCGCCGAAAGCGGCCTTATCGTCTCGGACCTCGGCAAACCCGTTGTCGGAAACACCGACAAGGAGACGCCCGTAAAGGACCATAGACGGTATGAACCTGGAAAAGAATACAATGTTACTAAAGAGACGGGCGAGGATCTTGTTGGTAAGGCGCATCCAAAGGATGCTAAACCAGCTGAATCTATGGGCGATGGAGCACTTGTCGAGAATATAGTTCAACAGCAGGATAAGGATATCGAGATTGCTACATGTATGCCGACCGGTGCGCTTACTGGAAAACATGCTAGCCTTGTTGAGATCCTAGTTTCGCTAGCAAATGATCTAGAAGGCGAAGGCAAGGCAGAAGCTGCGGCAAGGGTCGATTTGACCATTGAGAGGCTAGCTTCCTTCCCTTTCGTCGATAGCCTCCATAAGGAGGCATTCCTTTCACTATTAGCCCCTGTAGCCAAGCTACTGATGTGGGGAGGACTTGGCGTTGGGGCATGGAATTGGTTTGGGTCAAAGCTTACAAGCGTGCGTGAAGGTCTTGCCACCGACATACAGGATGTTTTAGATACAGCTTCATCTGTAGGCGAAAAACCTGAGCTTGCTGGTCTTGCGAATAAGTTACAATCAATCCTTGGACCGTATATTGCAAAATTTAGGCAACCGATGCCGCTTCCAGATGATAAGGCTGGGCTTGCTAAATACAGTACAGCGCTTGATAACTTTGAAACAGACATGACTCAAGCCTCTACGATTGTCGAGGCTATGGTTGCAATGCCTGAAGAATGGTATAAACTTGGGCTTGGAGCAAAGTCTAGACTGAATGAAAAATTTTCAGACCTCAAAAAAACTTTTGAGGATACCAGACTTTCCATAAACGCTTTGTCGAATGTGGCTAATAAAGCAATGGCTAAATTCCAGGCAAAAAAGCCGCAGGCTGTAAAGCAGGAACTTCCTGGACCCGATCGCATAACGGAAATTCAGGAGCTTCTATCTGAACGTGGTTTTGGTACTTTACATAGTGGAAAACTAGATACTGCTACCATGAACGCAATCCGTCGTCTTGAAGATAAGCTCGACGCAGTTTTTAGCGGAAATCCAGAGACTGCCGAGATCATTGGTCGTCGTGGTTGGGATATCAATGGTTCAATATTGCGTCCAGACGGCACTGTAATGGAACCTGATAATCTACGTCGCTTATTGGCAGTTGCCGATCGCGTGGCTCCAAAGGGTTGGCAATAAAGGATTTTTTGGCAGTAGCGCAAAGCACCGATTTTTTTCATGAAAAACTATCAATAGTTTCGCATACTATTGACAAGGCCCATAGGGCCAGGACAAAGACAACTTCCGCAGGAGGAGTAACCTCCAGCGGCAATAGGAGACAAAAAAAAATGGCTCTCAAGATCCTTAACCCCGGCATTCAGCCGCTTGGTCAGTTCGATTTCGAGGACGGATATCTCTCTAGCGTCAAGGGCGGAGAGATCTGTACCCTGGTTGCTCTTTCGCGCACCAATACCGCTACTGAGAAGGCTGCGGCCGATGTGCTCGATGGATACACCAATTACACCCAGAGTATGCGTGTTGGTCTTACGCTGAACGTTGCAGTTTCTACTGCTCGTCCACTGTGGCTTACCGACGATGGTACTTCGGGATACGGCACCCTGTTTGGTCAGGTGATTGGAATTCCCGCTGGTCTCTCGACCACAGGAACAAACCTTGGACCTCACACTGCCTCTGGTTCTGGAAAGGTGACTGCTTGGGATAAGCCTGGTCTTTATGGCGTCACTCTTGATGCTGTTGACACCAGCGTATCTCTCGGTCTGCTCCCCAGTAACACATCGCTGGTTCCGCAGTCCAGAATCTACCCGACCATCCTAGGCGTTCTCACTCCGACCCAGGCCCGTTCCGTTGATGCCGCTGGTCCAGTTGTCGCTCGCTTCGTGGAGTTCGAGTCCACTGCCCGTTCCCTCGTCCGTACGCCAGCCTCGCTTGTTGGCGCCGCGACCGCTTGGGAGCATGCTGTGATCTCCTACTTCGTCGAGTAGTGAAAACTTTCGTCTTGCGGGAAAGTGATTTCCCGCAAGACACAGTGAAAGAGTTTTATGTAACACCGTTCCCCTTTGGGGAACTTAGGAAGAAAGGAGAGAAAGACATCCAATAGGAGGAGAAGGACAAATGTCTATGTTTAATACCCATGGCGAAATGAACGCCGGCAATGTTAAGGACGCTCTCGCTCAGATCGTAAAGTATGCCACGATTCTTGAAAACATGGAGCCCGCCAATACCGGGCTTGCCCAGCCCCCGTCGTTTAACGACGAGCAGCGTGACGAGCTTATTAAGCGCGCTCTGCTTACCCAGGAGGGCAAAATCGCCCTCGGTCAGGCGATGGCTAACCCGATCCGCCGAAACCTTGATTATCAGGGTGTAGGTCGTCGAGTTCTGGTTATTGACCCTCTGCCCCAGGGCGCCCTGCCCGTGTACGACCGCGATATTGACGTAGCGGCCGTTGTCGTGTCCTCGAACGGTGCTGCTCCTGAGAGCCGCGTGTTCGGTGACCGTGTGACCGTTCCCGAGTTCGAGCTTGTCTCGAACCCAACCGTACGTATTGCTGAAGTGCGTAGGCGCCGGTTCAACGTGATCGACAGAGCTCAGCAGAAGGCGAGGCAGGAGATCCAGGCTCAGGAAGACGCCAATATCTTCGCAGCCCTCGACTATGCAGCTGACTCGACCCTTGGTGGTGAGAACACTGCCCAGGATATCGCAGATGCTGGTCTGCTCAAGCGCGACCTGTCTGAGATCAAGGTCCAGGTTGACCGTTGGGACCTTGTAACAACTAAGTTCCTCATGAATATCATTGAGTTTAATGATATCCTGAACTGGGGTTCTGGTGGTGGTCAGGCTGCTGGAACGGGTGGAGAAGTTGATCCCGTGACGATGCGCGAGATCCTCCAGACTGGTCTCTATGCTCACATCTGGGGCGCCGACATCATCGTGTCGAAGATTGTTCCTCCGGGCACCGTCTTCGGGACCGCAGACCCTGAGTTCGTGGGCGTGATGCCTATTAGGCAGGATATCGAGGTATTGCCAGCTGATGAACCTAAACAGTTAAAGCTTGGGTGGGTGGTCAATGAGATCATCGGTATTGGTATTGTGAACCCGCGCGGTACTGCTGTTGGTCGTAAAAACGTGGCTGTTGGCTAGTTTTCAACAGTAATAGATTGAAATAAAATCGGACCGCAAAATGCGGTCCGATTTTTTTGGCTCAATATGTTCCCGACATATTGACAACCAAATAAGACGGTGATATATTGTAAATGGGAGGGCATATGAAAAAATTTACCCAAAAGGAATTAGTGGAAAAATTATTGGCTTTTTCTGATAAAGTTGGCTCTAGGAATTTATCGAAATCAATGATAGATAAAGATCCAGACATGCCTGGATCAGTCACTTTTAAACGATATTTTGGATCATGGAGTAAAGCTTTATCTGCTGCCAAACTAGAGGCTGGTATTATAACAGGTAGACCGCATGATCCACCAATATTATTGAGCAAAAAAGCATTGGATATAATTGAAGGAGAATTACTTGGTGATGGAAGTATAGAACAATCTGGTTGTTTTGCTCATTCTACAGCGAATTGGTTCTATTCGGATTTTCTGAGACAATCACTTTATAATTGCGGTGTGCCTTTGAAAAACGAAGAGTTTCTACCCGCTAGGAACAAAGGCAAACCACAGAAAAGAGTTCGAAGCTCATCAAATATCACTTTTGGAGAGTTGAGAAAACTTTGGTATCCCCAAAGTATTAAAGTCATTCCAGCCAATATTTTTTTGAATAGAACGCGATGTTTACATTGGTATTTGGGAGATGGCTATATTGAACAGAATACTGTTAAGTTTTCAACTTGTGGGTTTACAAAAGGGGAAGTAGAGAAATTAGCAAGACTGTTGACAGAACTTGGATTTCGATCCGCTAGGAATAATCATAGTGGAGGATATAATATTATCCGCATGTCAAGATTGGTTGCGCCTGCTTTTTTGGAATGGATAGGACCTTGCCCAGTATCTGGTTATGAGCACAAATGGAAAATTGTACCAAAACGACAAAGAATATCAAAAGAGCAAATAATCCAAGCTGTTGAAAATTGTATGGGAACTAATACCAACATTTCCCGTTCCTGTTTCGATAGGCAGGGAGAGTTTAGTTCCGTAACCGCCATTCGTCTTTTTGGATCATGGAATGCTGCCAAAAAGATAGTATTAGAGGCAAAACAGAATAAAGAGGATAACCGATGAGCAGAACTCAAGAATATGATAAGATATCAGCCGCAGCAGCCTTAAAAAAACTTGCCAAAAGGCTCGGGCGGACCGAGCTGGGCAAACGCGATGCTGACAACGATCCGTATACTCCAAGCTCAACCACCTGTGTACGCCTATTTGGGTCTTGGAAAAAAGCCTTAGAATATTCTGGTCTTTCGGAGGGAAAGAGAACAGGAAGACCAAAATCGGACACAAAAGCGGGTTTCAAACAGCAATTGAACAATAATCCAAATGAATTTCTTGTTGGTTGGAAAACTTTGGATGCTAACAAAACATATTCCGACAACCACGTTTTCTTCTCTAGGGAAGAGATCTGGAAGCATCATTACGAGCGCAATTTGAAAAAAACCGCCCATGCTAGTCTCGTTGTTCCATTTATAGATTTCCTACGTAGGCATATTTCTTTGTCTGGATGGATTTATCCTCCGAAACCGTCGTCTGATGAAATACGTGATTTACTATATAAAATGGAGTCGACTGATGGCACATTAAACACTTCAAGTATTGTAGGAATGGCAGAAATCAAAGGATGGTTTAAGAGCATGTGGTGCGCTTCGGTTGGACGATCCGATCCACCTATTTATGCGTTTAACAACAATCGAATAGCAGATATGGTTGTTTCATATCGTTTTGGTTTAGGAAATAGTAAAGACTATAAATATATATTTAATAATAATGAAGTGGCATGCCAAGAATTGTTTGATATTTCATTCAAACAGATTAGGCGAGGACTTGAGGTCAATAAGCAAGTAGTATCACTTTTCAAACCTTTGCTTACCAAATGGTTGTTGTTAAAGTATGGAGCCAAGGATTCTGTAGTTTGGGATCCTTGCGCTGGTTTTGGCGGAAGGTTATTGGGGTTTGCAGCAGCTTGTCCAGATGGTCGCTATGTTGCATGTGAACCAAATACAGTCACTTGTTCTGAACTTATGGAATTGTCAGATGTTTTGGGTATTAAAAATCGCACTTCAGTGGAACCGATTGCTATGGAGGATGCTAATGTAGAGGGTGAGTTTGCAGATCTTGTTTTAACCTGTCCACCTTATTTCGACAAAGAAACGTATTGTAACCTTCCAAATCAAGCTAGCTTTAGATACCGATCCAAAGCAGAATGGGAGGAAAGATTCATTAGGACCCTCATGGGTCGTATTTATAATTCGTTGAAACGTGGTGGAAAAGCCATAGTGATTTTTGATCGTGACAATGTGGAGCCCTGTTTGCGCCTGGCTGACTCTATTGGTCTTTTACACCTTGAGCAGCATGATCTATCCAATACTCCCACCCACCTAACTCGTCGTAGAAATGTTGAGATCGCCTTGATTTTTTCCAAACCTGTTTGGTAGAGTCTAATTCTTTTCTACGCCCTTTAAGCATTTTCCTATTTTAACCTGTCAATTTTTCTGTATAGTTTCAGCATTGAGTGTTTGAAATAGCCCTCAGGTGGCAAAATCTATCAATTTTCCCGCATTGGTTGGGAAGTCTGCTTCCTGGGGGTAGCGAATGAGTAAATTCAACTATTTCAATACAATTACAGTGGATGGATATTCCTTCCCACCTATACCACAGGCCAATTTTGGTCTTAATCCACAATCCTTTACTTTTCTTAATCGCAGTGGTCATGTGATCCAATATTCATTTGATGGGTTGAGACTTCATGGAGATATGAATCCTAACGATTCATCGATTGGTTTGGCGTTTGATGGACGCTGTGAATGTAAAGTGTGGTTCCGCGCCCTTGACGGATATGGAATTGTTCGAGTTGAAGCATGGAAATAATGGGAGATTATAATGAGCGGTTTTGCTAATTCGGGCAAGGTCAACATCAACGGATCTGATATTACAATCGGCGCAGTTGAAATAAAAGATGCCTATGGATCCGCGAGGGCTATTGTAGATATACCAATACATATGTCCGAGAGCAATGAACTTCTTGGGGTACAGGCTCCAGTGCTCGGAATTATAGATGATGTTGCGGTGGTTGACAACTCACCTGGTACACTTTCAGCAAAACTACGTGGTTTGGTTACTCTTCTTCTCGCGCTTAATAATTTATTAGATGGACCTGTACTTGGTACTTCGGTTTATTTGACTGTATCTGGTGTATCTGCTGAACTTGGTGCTGATATTACAGCTGGAGAATATCTAATTTTCTGTACTTGTGATGTAACTTTTGCTATTACAGCCGCAGGAGGCGGCGGCTCTGTAGTATGGGCTACTTCACCTGGAATTATACTTTCCGCTGGTGTGTTTTTGCCTTTTAGGCTGACAGCGTCACAGCGCATAGCAGCTATTACAACAGGTGGTGCAACTGGGTCTTTAATGATACTTCCAGTTGGATAGGGATAGAATATATGAGTAGCACAAGAAAATTTAAAAATTTACGACCATCTCGAGGTACATGTCTAGAGTTTCAACCTGGACTTTTTGCTGGTGTTCAGCGGTTGATTGAAACCCCTTTGATTACAGGCGCACCTGTCCCAATTACATTTGTTGGAAGTCAGGCATCAGATGATGGTTGGCCAGTATATAATGCGCCTGCTAACATTGCATCATTACAAGCTGGAACAGCGCCAACCTATCAAATTAATTCACCATTCTTAGGAACACTAGATCCCGGCGTACAGCTAAATTTAGGTGGTTTTTTTCAGTTCTCTGACACAACATATGGCAATTTTGGAACGAATGATATTGCTGTTGAGATTTTTGGAAGGACTGGGACCCTAGGTGTGTCTCAGGCTATTGCGGCAAAGCGTACTGGTGTTGGAAGCCCAGAGTGGTTACTATATATCACTTCAGGGTCTCTTTTAACATTATTTATGACGTCTGGGGTAACTGTAAGCCCAGTGACAGCCGCACTAGCTAGTAATACCTATTTCCACGCATTGGGTTTTTTCGATCGTTCTGGGTCAGGTCAGTGGTATTTACAAGGAATCGCAAGTGGTGCTGCGGTAGCTCTAACAGGATTGAATACGCTAGATAATACCAAGGCACTATCGATAGGTGCGGATAGTGCTGGAGCTGTTCCATTTGGCGGGGTTATTGACCTTCTCCAATTTTGGGTAGCCCCAGGGTTTTTGGATTCGCATCTTCAACCAATTATAGCTCCACATAGAACTCATCTACTATATGGTACCATCCCACAGAAGTATTGGGGACCTTCTGCAACTACTCCTACAAGTGGTACAACATCCTATGCTTATCAGACACAGATCGGAAATGATGGAATAACCCGTCTCCATCGTATTACTGGTGGTGTTGAACAGCGTTTTGTTAGTGTGATGGATACGACTGGTAAAACTCTCGTTGGTTTGGTAAATGAAGGAGTTGTACAGAATATTTGTCTCCAGAGTCTAACTTATGGATCCTGGACTACAAAGGCTAGACTGTCAATACCAACTACATCTATTGTATGTTCCGATGGTATAGCTCGAACAACTGTTGTTCTACACGAGGATGCAACTGCAGCCAATAACCATTTTTTACAACAGACACTTGCTATTTCCAATGCTACACCTTATGTTCTATCACTAAGGGCTAGACCTATTAATCGCACTTGGATCCTAGTCCAACTAAATGGCAAAGTCGTTAGTTTTAACTTGTCTGGCTCAGGAACAGTAGGAACAGCTGTTGGTTCTGTTGTTGGGCACATTAAAAGTTTGGGAAATAGCTGGTATCACGTTTGGATAACGCTTACATCTAGCAGCACCACTGGAAATCCTACAATATTCTTGGCAGAAGGAGACAATGATAATAGTTTTGACGGTCTCAACCAAGATTCCGTCGCACTATCTCATGTACAAGTTGAGGTTGGTAATTACCCAAGTTTGCCAGTCGATACTGTGGCAACTGCTGTAAGTAAAACAGCAGATTCTTATATAGCATCTGTGGTTGGAAACATTGGAACCATAGAACTAGCAACTAGATTCTGTTTTTGGGCTCCTACTTTCTTTCCAACAGGTCGTTTAACATTGCGTTCGTTCTATACTGATGCCGACAATCGCATCGAAGTGTTTATTGATACAGATGGAACTATAAAGGCTGAAAGTAGGAAAACTGCTGGTGTCAATGGAGACGTTTTCCTCATAGGTAGTAAATGTGATGATAGGATCCACGAAGTGCTTCTCTCTGTAAGACCCGGACAGCTTTCACTTGCTTGTGATGGAGCATGGGCTACACACGATGTAGCATGTGATATTCCATCTAATTTGACATTTGAAACAGTAGGTCAAAATTACGATGGCTCATCAAGAAGTGGACCTGTAGTTATTGGAGAGATACGCAATTATTCCCGCTACCAGAATAGTTGGTATGACAGAGGTTAGTTTGATGACGGATAATGTCATTTTTTCTGCTGTATAGGATTAATCTAAATGAGTTTCTTAACGGTAAATCCGACTTTTGAACTAATAAATCCATGGAAGGATACTGAACTACACCTATTAGGACTCACCCACTGTCATACAAATTATGGAGTGGATGATGGAGATTTAACGCGGGAGCAGGTTGAAGCGGATTACATAACTCGCGGACATTCTTTTATCGCACTCACTGGACATCACGCTCTAACTCCTGATCCAGCAGCTGGATTAATTTTCATATCTGGACAAGAGGTGGCTCAGTCTACTCCAACAACTAGTCCTTACCACATTGTAGGACTCAATCTTGCTGAAGCGGTTCCGGAAGTTTACGATGTTCAGACTAATATAAATTCCACTCTAGCTCGAACGGACATTGTTATTCTAGCTCACGCTCTTAATGATGCTGGAGCACAAGCGCTTACTGGGTATACACATATTGAATTAACACATACAACAGGGCTTTGGGATCGCAATCTTACAGCAGGGCGAAGAATTTGGGGTATTCTTGCTGACGATACACACTACCCATATATTGATGGCGTTACTCCACTTAGTGAGGATTGGTCTGGAGCCGTAGTAGTTAATGTTGACGTAGCTGATGCCACATCGATCCTGAATGCTTTGCGAATTGGGAATTTCTATTCAACATGTTCACAAGATAATATGACCAGACCTACGTGTTATATCAACCAGATTATAGCACAAGGGCGAACAATTCGTGTTGTACCAGCTCAATCTTCTACAATCGTTTGGTATAAAGCTAATGGGGTAATTGTACGAACTACTGCAGCAGTTACTACTTTTGATGAATATACCGTAGTAGGAGATGAGCAATACCTTCGAACTAAAGTTATCTGTACTGCTGACTCCACACGATATGCTTATAGTCAGCCTGTATTTATCAATAGATTTTAAAAATTAACTAATAGCCGTACATCCAGATATAGGACAACTATAATGATTCGTCGCCGTGATGGTACAACCGTCTATTCGGGACCACATGTTGGTTCGCGTGGATCGATTCGCAACATTTATGAAACTGGAGCTGATGATTTCTCGGAAGGCATTCCAGATGAAGACGTCGCATGGGAGACGGCTGCTAGGTCGGCCATGCTTACCCGCGAAGCATCTTTTGGGCAAAGATGGTCTGGAGACTGGGAATCGTGGGACGAAGATGATAATGCCACAGAACTAACTCAACTGCTCTGGGGATTGGTGCCAAAGCGCCAGGAACTTCCCGAGCCGCCTTTTGGAAGGAGATAAGAAAATGAAAGCCCCTTCGGAACAGAAGACACGCAAGCGCCTCATGGAATATGCTAAATTGATCGGCGCCCAAGAGGATCTAGAACAGCTTTTTATGAAGTGGGATGCTATTCTCCCCCTTGCTCCGCAGAACGAGAGGAATCAGATGGCGCATATGGCTATTATGGAGGTTGAGCGTCTGCTCGACATCTATTCCGCACAGCATGATGGTTTGACTATTAATGGTGAGACCGTAATCCCAGCTGCTGAAAAGAAGGATATACCATGACGCGACCAGTTGTTGATCTTCAGGATGGAAAATGGCGGATAGGCGATACAATTGGCATGGTTCCTAATGGACACGATTGTATTATTGAGGGGTTCAAAGTACGTAGTGGGAAAACTGTTAGGCGCGGCAAGGTTACCCTTGTGCCAAATAACGGGGGTCCGACAAGTTATACTATGAAAGGAAATGATATCGAATAAGTTCTGTAAGAATAGGAACTTAAAACACCGTGCCACAATGGCGCAATTTAAGGAGGAAAGAGAATGACTGATGCAGGAAAGAGACTTACTGGTAAGGTAGTATGGTTTAATGCAAGAAAAGGTTTTGGATTCGTTTCGCGCGATGATGGTGGCGGCGATATTTTCGTACATTATAGCAACGTAAATATGGAAGGATTCAAAGAACTTATCTCAGGGCAGCTTGTATCTTTTGCCATCGGAAAGAATAATCGTGGACCACAGGCTGTTGAGGTAGAAATCATCGGCGAGCCAGAGAGTGAATCAGAGTGAGGTTGTAGATGGCCAGGAATGGAAGGAAATGGACAACTCCTCCAAGCCGGAGGCCAAAATACATTTTGCGTAACATTCATCCGAAAAAGATGGATGTTATGCTCGGCGATCTGTATTACCGGATTCCTTATGGGCAGTCGCGGGACTTATTGTCTCCGACTGCCCATTTAGATCCTGCTGCTATAGAGAGATCTCGCCTTAATGGCTCAATTGCCAAACGAATTGCCCAAGGGGTAATAGTTGAGGTACAGGCGATAGTCCTTGCGACGCCTCCTACAGTATCAGTAGCTTCGCCTTCAGCCATATCTTTTCCACAACGTACAAAAACATTGGCAGTGCCTGAAAATGAAGACCTTATAGACAGTATTAGGTCTACCGTAATGGATATGGAGGACGAGGAACTTCTCCGTCAAATGGAGGAGGAGGAGAAGTCAATCTCAGATGGCGAAGCTGCAGGTCTTCCAGTTAGTATAGATCCAAATAAAGCTGCTGCTGTATTAGATAAAGTCTCCGGCAGCTGTTGCGGAAAGAAGAAAAAGAAATGACTTTTGCTAAAAAGGCATGTGAAATCTGCGGACTTGCTGATTTACATATAATCCATAGACACCACATAATCCCACGTTCCGATTCCCGTTGTACAAATAGTCAAGGCAACCTAACTTGCCTATGTCCAAATTGCCATTCCAAAGTTCATGCCGGTGAGTTCATAATCATTGGTGTATATCCGTCTACCGACGGAAGATGTCTTGTTTGGTTTAAGAGCAATGAAGAACCTCCTTTCCCCAAGGAACTTTGGTTGGTTAAAGAAAATCCCCTTGTTCGAACCCTTCCTGGCGACTCCGACGACATCGATCCATAAAACTATCAATAACGCGGCATTAGGCTGTAGATTACTGACGGGAGAACACTCCCGCTTTTTCGTATATGGTGCGAAAGGCAATCTACATACTATCACTAGGCATCGGAGGAACCATCAATGGCTTCCTGTAACACCAGGACGACTGTTCTGGGTTTGCCAGTAGACCTGGACATCCGCATATCTGATCCGTTAGGTAACCTTGTGGACGCTGACGCGATTCCCGAGGTTGGGGTCAAAAACAGTCACAATGTATTTGTGCGCACATCGTCGTCTACTGGAGTTGCTAAACTTGGCGTAGGTCTCTATCGCCTATCGTATACGCCACCAACAACCCAGGATGATGGGCTGTGGAGCGATATATGGACGGCAATGGTGGGTGGAGAGCAGGTCACAGCAACGTTGACATTCACCGTTTTGTCTGGAAGCGCTATATCAGCCGCTGGTCCACAAATTGGCGATGCTCCATGTGTTACATACTCCGATGATGAGATTTTAGGGATAAACATTCTTCTTGCCCAGCTTAAATGTCGTCTCAAAAATGATGGTATTGCCCAGACTACTGATGAGAATGGTCAGGTAACCTACACAGAATGTCCCATTTTTTCAGATGACGAGCTTGTCTGTTTCCTTGTCAATAGTCTAGCTGAATTCAATCAGACGCCGCATTGGACCAATTTTGGGTTCAATGACCAGGTTATCCATGACCGGAACGCACATGTGATAGTGGAAGGCGCCTATATAATTGCATTGGCTGCCCAGATGTTGGTTGAAGCTGGAAGAGAATATACAGTTAATGACAATGGTATTAGCATGCTTCCGCCGCCACTGTCCACCACGATGAATAATCAGTTTGGTTCACTGTTGACGGCGCATACTGAACGCCTAAAATTCATCAAATGTTCTTATAAACCAAGTCCTCAAGGTGTTGGAACTTTTCGTGTTCTCGCTGTTTCCCCAGCGTATTTGAGACTTCGCCATTTGCGGCAGCGTCAAATAATATAGTGAAGAATATTGTGGTAACGATTTTGGTTTGTGGATACAAATACTATGGTAAAGGGAAAAGTAGGTAACAGAAAATTTATGTTGGAAGCAAAATTTGGGCGCACTGGGATCGAAAAATGTCCAGTGTGCGGAAAAAGTGGAACGCGTTCAAAATTATCCAGACACATTATGAATAGCAGGGGAGAACCAAGGCATGAGGAGTTTATGGCGGAACAGGATAAAATCTTATTGGCGAATTTTGATGCCACAGATGCTATGAACTTTTCCGTAGAGGCTTTATCCTTTTTTCCTGGAATATATTGTTCCGAATCCCATGTGCGAGCACTTCTGACGACTTTTCGTTCACAATGGAAAGAAAAGGCAAAAATACATAGGTCAACGGACACCAGTAGACAATATGGTGATGGTCGCAGGAAAAGACAAACAACCTTTGGAAAAGGGTGGAAAGCTTCGAAAGACTTAGGTACTGGAAATTATATGTCAAAGGAGAAAAGGGAATCTATTCTAGCTGCTTTTGCCTCTGACAAACAGATTAATGAAATAGCCAAAGAGATCGGATGTAAAAACGAGACCGTTTCCAAAATATGGAAAGAAGAGTTTTCTGACGAGGAATACAACTCCAGACTGGACAGAACATGGCGGTTCATCAAACCGTCAAAAGAAGATGAAAATGCTATATTAAAATTGTTCAAATCCAAGGAAAGTTGTAAAGAAATCGCTAGACGGTTTGAGACGCACGTCTATCATGTAAAGAGAATCTGGGAAGAAAAATTTGGCGAAGAGGCATATGCCAAACGTGCCAAGGAAATGCGGGCACTCGGCATCTTAAAATCTCTAGAGGCAATGGGTCGTATGACAGCAAGCGGTCAAGGCTCGCGACCAGAATATGAATGTTTCCTTGAGCTTTCTTCGCGAATTGTTGGAGTTAGACATCATGATATGGATATTGCCCCTCCATATGAGGTTGACATATCTGTTCGCGATCGTAAACTTGCTATACTCTGGGATGGTCCATTACATAGGTACCCAATTTTCGGAACAGATAGACTAAAACTTGTGAAGCGTCGAGACGCTGGAAAGATTGCGCTCCTTCGTAACGCAGGATGGACAGTTGTTGTAATTGAAGATGACTGTAAAAAATTCAAATACATGGATATGAGAAAAGTTGTGTCCATGGTTCTTGCTGCTAAGAGTAGTCTTTATAAAGTAATTGTAGGCGTACATGGAGATATTAATGAAGCTTTCGCGAAAGACGATTGAGTATGCGGGCATAGTTGACCCATCGAATCCGTTTGAGATTAAAATTGAAATCCTTGGGCTTAGGAATGCAATCAGGCAAGCTGAAGAGCTTATTAGCCGACACGAACAGGCGCTTGAGATAGCTGTGCTTGTTGGACGCATGCCTATGCGTGAAGGTGCTGATGAAGAACCTAGTGAGGTTCCAGAGGATACAAAGCCTACTGTTTGCCCACCATTGATAAGATGATTTGGAGGATGGATATGTCAATGCCATCAGGCAATTTTAAGGAAATGGACCGCAAGGAACTTGTTGGCAAATTGCGTAATGCCCTGAAAGGGGAAAAGGTCATCCAAGAGATTTTGAAAAAGTACGAACTCGATGACTCCGTTCTTGATCATCTATCCATACGTTTTGAGCCTTTGGATGTTTCAGCAAAGACGGTGGACGGTAACATAATCCTTAATGAGAATCTCCTCGACTGCGAATGGCGGGACATCATGAGATATCTTGTTCATGAAACCTGTCATGTGGGTCAACAGGCTACTAGCGATGTAACCGAAACGCAGGACGGAGATTACTTGGACGACGAAAATGAAGTTGAAGCTTTCCAAACCCAAATAGATTACATGGAAGGTGATGGTCATGATGAAATGGTGTATTGTCCTGAAGAGATACAGCAGTACATCGATGATCTGATGGACCATCATGGATTGCGCGGAAAGGAGCGCAGGAAAAAGATTGAGGAACTGCTGGAGTAGCGATGGCATACTTCACGAGGTTTACGCCAGAGCCAGAACAGACGAGCGTACCAAGAACTACGATGGTTGGTTTCACCGTAGTAGCTGACTCTTATGGAGAGCAGATTGGAACGTTGTCCGTTTCACTTGATGGTACGCAGGTGATTACTGGTGGCGTTTTCGTGAATGGATTTATGGGTAACATCTTTGCTGGTACTGGAAGACATGTAGTTGGTATTTATCCGAAGGGACCATCATACCTTCCAGCTGCATCTGAGGTAGTAGTGGCGATGTCCGTACTGGACTCATATGGATCCATTGACTCATATGGGTACAGTTTTTACACATCAGGGTATGTTCCTCCACCTCCACCTCCACCAGAACCTGCCACAGGAAGAGCTTGCCTTGTTGGCAAACCTTTTTTTATGAGTAATAATGCAGGTTTACAGGCAGCCTTGGATGAAGGGACTGGGACAGAAGCTGAGTTAGAGTGGAATGAAGCAGCACCGTATGACGAGAATGATTATGTCGTCTACAATTTATATCATGCTACCAAGCGTGTTGACGTGTTTGAGGAAAAACCGCAATTTATGGTTGTCGCACAAACCGCATCGTTAGGCGGTATTGCGCCAGGGAGCACACGATATTTTGGTGTACGAGCTTCCGAGGTTGTTCCTTCCGTCTCTAGTTTAGTAGGTTTGCGTTTAGTCGGTACTAACATGTACGCATACCCTAGCACGGAACTTGATGGGCATGTCTATGACACAGATATTGAACTTCCAGTTGTATCCGTAGATGGTTTTCCAGAATTTGGTATTGTAGAGATAGGAACGGAACTAGTTAGATATCTGTCTCTGCGGCAATTTCCGCCTGCTTTTTTGACCGATGCCACTGGACGAGGTTATCTTGGAACGGTTGCCGAGTCACATGATTCAGAGTCTATAGTTGATCTATGGCGCGGAAACGAAGATGGAAACACTATCATAGCACAAACGACTCCGACGTTCGAAAAACCTAATTATGCTATGACGTGGGTTCTTGGCGATGGATATGGACCAGATGGCTACAGAGATGGATATGATGGATATGATGTAACGGGTCATGATGGTTATTTTTTCCCGCGTCAGGTTAAGCGCGATGATATCACTACAGATGGGTCGAACAACGATTCCCAAGGAAATTTTGATCGTTTCGACTATTGTGGAACGTATCGTCGTTTAGCACCCTCTGATTTTTGGCGTGGGCAGTGTGTCGGAACGTATTTCGGCGGCGTACAGAAACGCAATGGGCAAACAGTTAGAGCAAATGATGTTTTAATGCAGACCCTACAGCGAGAGGAACTTCTTCTTGAGACGACGGGTGAACCTTTTGTTTTGATGAGACGCTTGTGGACAGGTATACGCTGTAGTTGCTTTATGCTTAGACGCGAGAATCCAGATGCCCGTTGTCCAGTATGCCTGTCAACTGGTTTTGTAGGCGGTTATGAGCAATTCATCAATCCGAGACGACCCGATGGACGTATACTTGTAAGGGTCGATCCAGCGGTCGACGATCTTAAGATCGGAGATAAAGATGGATTGACGCCAGAATATAAACCAAGCAGTTGGACTATGGCATTTCCAGCAGTTAAAGATAGGGATGTATTGGTACGGTTTAACGCAGATAACACTGAAGCCTTTAGGTATGAAATTTTAGATGTAAACAGAGTGCGCGGTTTCTTTTCCCAGTCTGGTGTTCAGAAGTTTAATATGCAGAGATTTGCTCGTTCTTCTATTGTGTACCAATTTCTTGTTCAGCGTGATTTATCTCCATATGGTATAGCGGTAACAACAAGCGTTTCATTGGCTCCAGGTATTCCTCGGCATTACCATAATGTTATGGTTCCAAATGGAGATGAGATTTCTTCTATTAATGGAACTACATCAGTGAATGAAATGCATAGTCATGTAGTAAGACAAGGAGTTGTTCTGACTGTGCTTGGACATTCGCACATATTGTGAGAATTTATAATGGATCAAAAAGCAATCTCCGACGCATATATGACTGGAAAATCTCTTCTAACAGTTGCAAAAATGTTTCATACCACAACTAGAATGGTTTATAAAGCATTAAAATCTTGCGGTAAAAAATCCAGAAATAGGATTATTAATATTGATACTGCCATACTTGTTAAAATGTATTTATCTGGCAAAACTTGTAAAATGATTGGTGATGAACTCGGAATTTCGTGTAGTAGTATAGCATATAGGATAAAAAACGCAGGTGTGATGCGTAATATATCAGAAGCCGCGAGAAATAAATCTGTAAATCATTCTGCTTTTGCGTCATTTTCACCAGAAAGTTGTTATTGGGCAGGGCTTATGGCAGCTGATGGTAGCATTGTGCGCACTCAAATGAAATTGAGTTTGAAAAAATCTGATGTAGAACATGTAACTTCATTTGCTAAATGGCTTGGATGGGACAGACCTTTGCGCATGGACAGAGAATCGATTGTCCTTGTTATTGGCTCAAAACTTCTTGTTACTGACCTGGCGTATAATTTCAATGTAGTGGCTAAGAAAAGCCTTGTTTTAATGCCACCATTAAAAATTCCTGTTGATATGGTGCGGCATTTTATACGCGGATATATGGATGGAGATGGGTGGATTGGTAGCACATCAGCTGCTTTGGGTTTCGCTGGTACTGAACAAATGCTACAGTGGATTAGAAATGAACTAATAATACATTGTGCTACAAAAAGTCCAGCTGTACGGAAAAAGAGAAATGCTCAAGTGTTCGAATTGACTTTTGGTGGTAGGAAACAGACATCCAGAATAATTGAGTGGTTATATCGCGACTCCAACGAGAGTACGCGTCTAGATAGAAAATGGCGAACCGCACAATTTTATATCTAGACGCCATTTATCTAGGAGGAAAAAATGAGCACAGTTTACCCGTCGGCGATAGACGGATATTCAAATATAAGGGTTGTTCGTGATAAGATAGAAGAGGTTGTGGCTAGAGACCACAATGACAATAGAAGCGCTATAATTGCTATTGAACAAGCGCTTGGTGTCCAGCCTCAAGGTATTTTTGGAACGGTTGCAGAACGTCTTGACGACCAGGCTGACGGATATTCTGGCACCGTAATTTTTGGTGGCGTTACAATACAAATACTACATGGTCTTATAAAGGACATATACTAGGAGATAGAAATGGACGATAGATTTCTTGAGGAGTTGACTGAAGATCTTGATCATATGCGTATTCTTTTGGAAAGATGCGTTGGAAAGCTTCGATCAAGAATGCGTAGTGGCAATACACCAGTAAATATTGGACATCAGGACATTAGGGCAGAGATCGAGCGTCAAAGACAGTTAATTATGGCTCAAGCTAATCAAGCACGTGCGCAGATTATGCAAGCCGCTAATACAAAAGTTAAACCACCAATTATAGAAAAGGGGGATAAAAAATGAGTGCTCTGCCGTCCAGGAAATGGCATCTTGCATTATTGGTGGTCATACTTGCAACCATTGGAGCTTTTTTACCACCCCTTGTTAGTGCGTGGTTGTTTGCTGCGGAAAAGCCTCTTGTACTATTATCAGGTACCGAATGGGTGTCTGTCATAACACTGGTAACTGGTTTGTATATAGGCGGCAATGTTTGGCAGAAGAATGTTGAACACAACACTGAGCGCTACAAAATGTCCTTTAATCCGCTAGCAAGTGGAGTTGGAGGGACCGAAGAGGAAGATGACAGCGAAAAGGAAGCATAAGCCGGAGGAGCTGGCACAATGGTTATCAAGTACCCAACAAGCATAGATACCGATGCAGAAATACCAAGAATAGACGATAATATCTCAGAAATCGGGGGGGATGTAATTAACCTGCTTCGCAGTGCCGTATTTGCGATCGAAAAGGCTCTGGGTCGGTTACCCCAAGGCAGCGCTACCGATTTGGTTACAAGGCTGGGCGTATCTCTTGATGCTAACGGCTATATTAAAGCCTCAGCTCTAGCTGGTATAGGACTTGTGACTCTTCCGATAACCGACTCTCAGGTTGGTACAAATGCTGGGATCGAGGAGTCAAAGCTTGACCTAAACTATGGTACTACTCTGCTAAAGTTTTGGATAGACAGTCTAAGAGTTAGGGTTGATGCTCTAGAGATAGCGCTGGCACAGGATATATCGAATCTATCTCAACATGTTGCGCATCCAGCATTGTGGGGACGGCATACTTCTGGTGATGTTGATGCTTATGGTGTGTTTACTGGGAAGACAGTACAAGGGGCTCTTACTGAGCTTGATACTAGATTAATCGCGCACATAATTGATCCCATTGATGCTCACGATGGAAGTGCCATATCATTAGACCCAAATAGGTTTACAACCATAACTGCCGATAATGTACAGGATGCTACAGAACAACTAGAAAATCTTCAGCTTGTTGAGGTAATCAGACATAGGGACAGACAGCACGGAAACGGGATACTTAATTCTCAGGATGCCTTTATATCTGGTACAGATCATGGTGTAACAATTATCGCACCAGCAACAACGACTTCTGGTACAGTAGGCAGTTCTTTTATAAAGTTTGCTGTTGCTCCAACCCCAGCTGATTTTGCGCTTATATCCAGAAATGATAGAATTGATCTGATTATAGGGGGAAGAACATACCGATTTATTGTAGATAGTACACAAAGCACGAATCAGGTAAACATATTTGGGCAGCTCCCTGTTTCTGGTACTGGTGTGGCTGCCGTGTATAGAAATTCTGAGGAAACCTCAGAACCTTCTCCAGCAATAGTCTGTATGCGACGTCCATCGACCCTACAGATCGCACATCCATCAGCACCGTATGTATTGAGTAATGGTTTTCGCGGAAGCGACCTTACGGCAACAATAAAGTCTCTGCGACTCAAATACCGTGGCGGTGATACGGGAGATTTGGACGTATATACAGCTATGACGGCATTTTCCGCTACACCAAGCACATGGACTGCGGAAAATGTTGCGCGTGTAATAAATTATTCACTTCTATCTCCAGGAATTGGAAGCACAAGATATCCCATCATAGCTTTCTCACATAATGGTGAGCTTGGTTTTGCATATGACTCTCCGCAGGACAATGGATTTATAGAGGTTGCCGTTGCAGCAGTTCCAGCTAACGATGCTGCGGCAACTCTTGGCTTTTCATATGGAGTATCATATGCTGTGTCATCGCGTAACCTGTATATAGATGGATATGAAATTCCATCTCTTAGGTTGCTCATTGACGCATATGGACAAATTACGTCTGGTGATACTATAACATTCCCGAGCATAAATCCTCTTGCTTCTGCCGTCAAAGCGGGACAGGTGGCTCACGTATCCGTATTTGAAACTGGTACATATATCATAAATAGCGTTACTTCTACTGCTGTGGTTTTCGACAGTGCAAACGAGCACGATTTTAGCTCAAATATTAACAAATGGGTACAGGTACGCATCTGGGCTGATGCCTTTTCTGTAGCCGCAGCCGCAGCACCTATCCAAAGAACACTGTACGAAGTTTTTCTGGACGGATACCATGGTGGTTATGGTCCCGAAGCAGAATTGAAAGCCTCAACTAGGGTTCAATATGTTGACACTTCTGGTGGAGGCGCAGGACTTGAGGTAATATTAGATGTTACAGGCATCTCTAGAACATTTGGTTCGTCATTGCGACGTGCTTTTTATGACTTCTCAGCACGTACGCTAGTCCTTGGGACAAGAGCTGCTGGTCCTTCTATTTCAAATATTGGTGTTAAAGTTGCCCTTCCGTCGACATCTGAAGCAGGTTTTTGCTTTTCTCTATATGATGCCAACAATGTGGATTACATAAACTTTGAGATTGTTGGTTCTCTTCCTGGATCTGACGGTTATCTCGACATTACGACATATCCGCGCATAAGCGAAGAGAGATTCCTTCAATTAGCTACAGTTCTTCATAACAGGACGACTTTTGGACAGCTTATTGACACAAGGGAATTTGGAAATGTTGGCAGACAGGATGTTCGCGATGACTTTACGCGTGACTATGTATCATATCCACGTTCACTTCTGCGTGGGAATGGAGTAATCAAAGGCTTCGAGGCAAGTGGAACAGGAACTTCCGTACTTTCTGTAATAGGAGGAGAGGCTTTAGTAGATGGTCAGATAAAGTCTGTTGGCGGGGCAACATTCACTATTCCTGCTGACGGAGTAGCAACATACAATCTTCTCATGGACACTGATGGTTCTCTGCGTCTTATGAGGGATAACTATTTTGCGTCCAGTGTGCTTTCTACACCATCTATTGCGGAAATCCTGGCAGGCAGGACACAAGTTGCCTTTGCCCAGGTTGTAGTCAATAGTTCAAACGTCATAACATCTATAACCGATGTGCGTAGGTTTGTGGGAGACGTAGATGGAAAACTAGATATTCTTGTTGAAGAGGATGGTATTGACCATGGCTCATTCGCCAGTCTTGAGTCAGCTGCTGCCTATTTGTCCGCATTATCTTCTGGAAACTCCTATTCTAGGAAGATAAGGATTCGCGGTAATGTGTTACTAGCTGGGTCTGTAACTCTTCCAGATTATACCATCCTAGAAGGTGATGGCATCGGACCAAGTTCAACTGGTGCCAGAATCACCTTTACATCTGCAGCATCGACAATCGTACTTGGCACAGGAAATATTGTGCGCGATCTGTCGTTCTACAGGTCTGGTACACTTACCAGTGGTTTTATTAGTTCTGGTTCGGCTGTTGGAATCCGCATCGAAGACTGCGACTTTGCCTTCTTGGCATCTGCGGCAGGTAATAATGCCATTGTTATGACCAACCTTCAGTTTTCCCACATAAGGCAGTGCGCGCTCCATAACGTAGACGTTGGTATATCTATAACATCGACGTCTAATTACAACAATATAAAGGATAACACCATATTCCAGGTCCTAAAGAACGGAATTGTGATTAGTTCTTCTCTTTATGATACAATATCTGGAAACAACATAGTTACAACTTCAGCTACGATAGTTGCTGGTTCATCCTTCATTGGTATTGGGTCAAATATTTATACTAGGATAACCGACAACTTTATGTTGTATGGTGGCACACAGGTTGCGGCAGCCAATATGGCAATGATCGACATTAGTAGCGCATCTTCTGTGACTGCATTGCTTATAGAGCGAAATTTCCTAAAAAATGTAGCTTCGACGACTAATGGATTTGCCGTAGGCATGAGGTGTGATCCGACGACCGCCTCTAGCATTGTTGTACGCGATAATGTCTTTATAGACCTATATGTTGGAACCATAGGAAGAGGTCTTGTGCTCTCAAATTGTTCGAATGCTATGGTTTCGGGAAACACATTCTCAAGTTGTAGAAATTCAATAAGTATTGATAAGTGTCCATATGTTATGGTTCTTGATAATACAATTCTATCAAGGGATGTTGTTGGAGCAGACTCATCTGCCTTGTGGATGACTGGTAACACCACCAATATGTTTCATGTATGCGGAAACTATATAGCAAATCTTGTAGATACAAGCGGATTTGGAGACGTACAATTAGTGGATATATACACCAATGCAAGAGGGGGCGTTGTGTCTGGGAACACGTTCCAGAGTGAGGCCACAGGAGCGTCAACATATGGTCTTCTATCCGTCACACAGGATGATTGTCTTGTAACTGGAAACATATTCTCTGGCGGAACATTCAATAATAATGTTGTAGCTATAGCTTTAATATCTGATAATTGCTTAGTGGCATTTAATAATGTAGTTGATACTACAATGTCACCAGCAACCAATGCAAAAATATATTATAGTAATGCTACAACAATAGACATATTTAATAAAGGTCAGACATACTATGTTGATATTCCTCTATCAACTGCTTCTGCAGATTATCTTGGAGGTCTTGATCAAACATGTAACTTTGGTTCAGATATTGGTAAGACAGTATTATACACAACTGGGTCTTCTGGTCTAATATCTGAGGTTGAATTTTCTGGTGCTCATTTGCCTTTTGGAGCAACTTTTGTATCTGTATCCATCACGTATGGTTCTGCTGCAGTTTCTCCGAATTCATCATTTGATGCTGGATGGAATTCTACAGCTTGGAATGGTGACACATTACCAGTAACATCAGTTGTTGCGGCAACATCTTGTCCTGGAACTGGTAATATTCATTCCCTTTCAACCATTGTTTTAACTCCAGCAACAACAACTGTAATGGGTTCTGGGGAAATTCATAATGTGTACTTTACTACTACATCAGCTGATGCCACTGTTATACATGGTGTTAGGGTAGCATACAAACTATAGGTGATTAAATGGCAGAAAAGACAGGGAAGACGGGAATACAAATGATTGAGGAGCTTCTAGGGAACTTCGTTCTCATGGATCGCCGCCTACAGGTAGTGGAACAGCTTCTAAAACAGCTTCTTGCGGCAAATAATTCTAATGCTTGCTGTGCGCCAACTAATAAAGAGGAAACTAGGGCTATTATCTCCGAGCCTGCCCGAGTCGCACCCGAGCCTTTAATTAAAGCGGCGCCAAACGCTAGGGTAATTGGTAAAATAATGGACGGCGGAAAACCGGTTTCAGAGGTTGGAATTACTATATACGATGATATAAATAATGCTGTAAAGAAAACGCGTACCAACCGGTCGGGCGAATGGATGGCACAACTGCCTCCAGGAAGGTACGTAGCCGAATGTCTCTTAGAGGGAAGAATAAACGGGAATGTAGTATTTAATGTGGAAAATGGCGCAAAAATTGTGAGAGTGGGTCAGCCCCAATGAGGTGAGAGATGGCGACAAGTTTCCGTGTGTTCAGCGACCTTTTCGAGCTCGCGGACTTCGTCAGGCAGACGGAGGTCGGGCAGGGCAAAAATTTGCTGATAGATTCTCTCCGCGAGCATTTTAAGCAGGATACCATATATCGCTACAGCACGGATGCTTTTGGTTTTCCACTTACACCAGATCTGACGGATCTACCACCAGATATCGAAGAGACAAGGACGACAAGGATATTCATAGGAGATATTTTCAGGTACGATAAGCGCTATCTGCCTTCTTTGACTATAAGGCATACAGGAGGGCGGTATTTTCCGATAAGCTTTAATCAAGAGGGCACAACACGCTATAGGGTAGATTTGGTTGTGGATGGATACGGAAATAGGTCATTTGTGAAAGTTCCTACGCATAAGGTATTCGCAGGCGCCTGGGATCAGACTTTCGAGATACGCATAGCGGCAAAAAGCACACAGGATAGAGAAGAGCTTTCAGACATAGTATCTTCATACCTTATAGGTGTAGCAAGACAGCCTTTACTGGATGCTGGGCTCTTCATAAAAATGGTATCATGTGGAGGAGAACAGGAGGAAGATTTCGCCAATGACAAAATCTATATGCAGTCTATAACTGTGGAAACTTTTAGTGAGTGGAAAAGACAGATTCCAATACCAGCAAATAGCCTCCTGGAAACCATAAACTTTTGTTTTGAATTTGGTCTTCTTGGTAGCGGAAACTTCAGTGCTGTTGTAACTTCGGTAACGACTACAGATACTTAATCACCCGATTCCCATTTGCGCAGGGAACTACAATTGTGGCATAGCATTTCATACTGTCCAAGTAGTTCACTAAATCGTTCCCATGACATGTTCTTTACGACACTCAATGGCAGTGTTTTGCCATCTTTTAGAAATTCAAACACGGGAACGGGAAATGTATTTCCGCAGTCAATACACGCTCCTCCCTTCAGAGCGACAGCCTTCTCCATCTTCTCTTCTAGTTTCAAAGCTTTGACCACTTCTTGACAAATTTTACAATAGCTAAGGGGTGTTCCGCCTTTTCTATTATGGAATTCCCCACGGTCTTTTATTTTTTGGCAGCGAGCACAGAAAGCCTGTCCTGGTTCTGGTATCACCACATATGTACGTCTATTATTGCCACCCAGAGGCGAGCATTTTGGACAGAATCTGCGACTCGTTAGATCCCATATTCTGCCATTTTCTTTAACTGTTTTTGGAAACGATTTCCCGCAATTTTCGCATTCAGGCATTTTGTTCTCCTTTTCTGACCATTGTGCTCCAAAGAGATGCTTTTTTATTGATAGATTTTAATCAAGCTTTCAATCTTTTTCCTACAAACGTTGAAGATCTATCAATAAACCCACATCTGACATAGGGAAGACCAGAGCGCAAGCAAGGCAATCATTGCCAGGAGGAATTTATAAATGCCCAATATCCCTGGATTAATCGGATATAATCAGCCCGACGTGTTCTCTCGCGTTCGTACTATGCGACGCGCAGTGTCCATCCCTGGAGGATTGCGTGTACTTTCTATTATTGGCGAGGGAGAACGTGAGGAAGTCATTATCGACTCTGCCAAGGGAGGCGGACAGGATGGCTTCAATCCTGATTTCGTCACGCCATCCGATGGATATGGTAGGTTCTTCAAAACTGCAGTTTATCCACTCGTCCCAAACAGGACGACTCTTTACCTAAATGGAGGAGCCCTCCGTCTGCTTGAGGATACTATCGACATTAATGGATTCTCGGCTGAATATGACGCTAGGATCGATCCAACTACTGGAAAAATAGAACTACAGAGTGCCGCACTAGTTGACCAGGGTGGCGCTTACTATAAGGCTGGAACATCCAATACTGGAGACGGATACCTTAATGGTATTACCCTGCTTGATGCTAATGCTCCAGCTGAGACCTGGACTATTAGATGTGTTAGCGTTCTACGTGATAGCTATGGTGCTCCTAGGCGCGAGCAAGCTAGCTTTATAGCATCTGGTACCGTAAGCGGGCAACTTCTCGATGGTTATGGTCAACCTTTCATTTGGAAAAGTGATGGCGTAGCTATTGGTAATACTGTTCTACAGTTTGCCATCTGGAATCCTACTGGTAATGTTCTAGATGTTGGAGACCGTTTTACAATTCAGGTATCAAGTAAGGTTCTCCAGGAGAATGACAGTCTTGAGGCACACTATATTGGAGAGCTTGATCTAAACGACCCTGAGACTTTCACTGATCCTGCTAAGCTATATGACAAACATGGACAGCCTTCTATTACCAATACACTGTCTCTTGGCGCTCAGATGGCTTTCGAGAATGGTGCAGCATCCGTTATGGCTGTACAGGCCAAGCCGCCTCTTCCTAGGCGCACATCAGAGATCGTTCTACCAGCACGTGATGCTACAACTGGTACAGGTGGAGCTTCTGGTAATGCTACCGCTGATGATCTCATATTCTACATCACACCGCCAGGTAAACCTGACACGGAGTCGCAGGTACGCTTCTTTATCATTGGCACCGACGGAAATGAAACCCAAATCTTTCCAAACAAAATTAGTTTCTATGATCCAACGGTCACTGCTGCATATTCTGTCTATGAGGATACACAAGTTGACACGCTTCTGATGTCGGAATTTATGGATCCTGGACAGACTGGTATGCCGTTCTCATACACAGTAGTTAGCGACGATAAGATTGAACAGGATGGTACTGATGGCTCCATATCTATTTACGGGCTAAGCACTGGTACCTTCTACAGTCCGTCTGCTCAGTTCGAGGCGGCTGATGTTGGCAAGTATCTTGACTTCATAAACGCCAGTGCGCTGAATGAGGGACGTTTTGAGATCACCGCCATTATCAATGCGAATACTGTCAGGATTGTAAGGGTATCTGGAAGTTTTTCTGCCGAGACTGGTGTTAGATGGCAGCTTCTTGCAGCTAGTGGAACATCTCAGCGTGTTCTTTTCACTACAGATCTTGCTCTTGCAGCTGGTCAGGGGCTTCGCATCACCTATATAGACCAGGAGGATGCCGAATTCTACGATCCTAATTGGAGCGAGGTTCTTGCTGAGCTGGAGAAGCAGGATGTACAGATTCTAGTCCCACTGCCTTCCCAGACTGTGTCTGCTATTCAACAGGCTTTCCGCGTTCATGTTGAGCAGATGTCAACAACATACTACAAACGTGAACGTGTTTTGTTCACCGGAGCCCTTGATGGGCTTACTGTTGATAATGTTACTGGGGTCTCTGAGGCTGCTGTTGAGGATGTTGGTATTCTTGAAGGAATACAGGGGGATGATCCCGAAGAACTGCTTGATAGTAACATCGAAGATCTTGCCAATTACGATGTTGCTGTAAATTTCGGTGACACTTTCCGCGTGGTATATTTTTACCCCGATGAGATTGTCAAAGTTATAAATGGTAGCAGTGAAACCCTTCCGGGATACTATATTGCTGCCGCAGCAGGTGGGCGCGTATCAGGTACTGCGAATATTGCGGAACCACTTACCTTCAAAACCTTGGTTGGTTTCACGATCCTAAATACTAGGATTTTCACACAGGACCAGCTTAATAGACTTGGTGACCATGGAATTACCGTTCTACAGCCAGTAACGGGTGGAGCTAAGGTACTACATGGAAAAACTACTACACAGAGCGGCGCACCAGAAGAGGAAGAAATCTCTATAGTTTTCATCCGCGATCAGGTCGCCAGGGTTATGCGTCAAGGATTCCGCGCATTCATCGGACAGCCCGAGGATCCAACATTAATACCGTCCTTGACGGCTACAGCAGTTGGACTGTTGAATGCATTTGTTTCCCAGAACCTGTTGACAGCATACCAGAACCTGTCCGTGTCTAGAGATGAGGTTGAGCCTAGGCAATATAACATCAGAGTAGAAGTACAGCCTAACTATCCCGTCTCGTGGATTTTCGTAGATGTTTCGGTAGGTTTGTTCTAGAATGAAAAAAGACGCATATAGAAATGGCAAGATCCCCGGCAGGCGCGGTTATAATATTAATGATGTAGAATTGGTGCGCCTGTTCAACTCTGGACTTGAGGTTTTAAGAATTGCAGATGGGATGAATATCTCACAATGGACTGTATTGACGCATCTTAAAAAGTTGGGTCTTCGTCGCACACAGAGACATCATGTTGCTAAGTCCGATGTTTTTGCTATTCCAGTTTCTGGCAATTGTTACTGGGCTGGATTTTTAGCAGCCGATGGTTTTGTTCTCTCTGGACACAATGGTGTAGGTATAGAATTATCAGCCATTGATATTGACCATATTAAATCACTTTGTAGATTTGTAGGTAGAGATGAAAGTTTATGGTATCGCACAAGGTATAAAAATGGAAAAATACATGAATATGCTGGTGTGAATTTGCTGTCGGAACAGATTTTGGAGGATTTATTTAGATTATTCCATATTGTGCCGCGCAAATCGTTAATTCTCGAACCACCAGATTTGCCCAAAAATTTACGTCGTCATTTTATTCGGGGTTATTTTGATGGTGATGGTTCGGTTGGATGGCATAAACACAATAAAACAGTACGTCTCAATTTCTGTTCTGGTTCAGAAAAGTTCCTTGAGTGGATTTGGAATACAATGTGTGAAGAGTTAGGTGGTCTTGGGCAAAGGATGATAGGAAGGCGAAAAAATTCTAAAGTTCGTACATTAGATTTGTCTGGAGATGCTGCCATCAAGGTTTTCGAATGGATGTACTCCGATGGTGGAGATGTTTTGTGCTTAAAACGCAAACGAGAAAAATTTTTGGAATGTCAAGAACTTCTTAAAATTAAACGTATTACATGTGCTAATAAACGACAAATAACCATAGATAATATGGTCAATCTCTATGCTCAAGGGTTGTCGTATAGTGAAATCGCGAAACAATTAAACACAACAAAAGAAAATGTGTCATATTATCTCAGGCAGACTAGTATTCAGAAACGCACAAAGAAGACGGATAGTCTGGTTGGACAGCAATTAATGAAACGTGATAAAGAGATGTTGACAGCATACGAGAATGGAGAAAAGGCTGAAGACATCGCCAGACGATTTGGGATTGCGAAATCCAGTTTCTGGATTGCCATCCGACGCGCCAAGGAGGCGCCAGTTGTCCGCTGAATATCCACAGACTGGAAGCTTGATATCGAGTACGCCGCAAACTGGGCTTTCTACGCTCATTACGGTGAAAGTCCGCGGCACGCCTGTTGGAGCAATACAGGAACTTAGGATAGATCAAAACAGGGACATGAATGTGTGGGAGGAGATCGGGACAGATGGAGTGGTCGAAATCCATCCAAAGGGAGCTGCGAAGATCGGCGTAAATGTGACCAGGATAGTATTTGATCAGATGCGTCTTCCCGAAGCCTTTTCTAGGGGATTTTTGAACCTCCAGGCACAGAGGATACCTTTCGACATCCAGATTGTTGACACGTTCGCTGGTGATGGCATGCTGGCATCTATCCACACTTTGAAGGGATGCTGGTTCAAAAGATACTCGACGCCATACCGTGCCGATAATTTCCTGGTATCCGAAACAGCAGAGTTGGTGTGTGAACGTATAACCTCACTCCAAGGAAATGGTAATGTGGCTAACGGCGGTACGCGTGGAATTTCGTATGAATACGATACCATCGAACGTGCTACCGATTTCCATGGGCGTCCTGGCAAATTCGAGCCATCGTTTTAGAGAAAAGAAATGATTAGTGATTCTGAAATTGTAAATATGTATTCTAGTGGTCTTTCTACTTATAGAATATCAGCCAATACGGGGATTCCAAAGTCCACAGTTTTAAAACGGTTGCGCAAAATTGGTACCAAAATGCGGGATTTATCAGATAGGGTGCGCAGGCTTCACTTTAACCATGCGTTTTTTTCACGGTTTTCGGTTGAAACTTGCTATTGGGCTGGGATGCTTGCTGCCGACGGGAACATTTCAGCAACCCAGCATCCGAAGATTTCGCTTGGACTGAAAAACAGTGATATTGGACATCTGGAAAAGTTTTCTAAGGCATTGGAATTTGACGGTCGTATTTATAGATATGATAGACAATCTTCCATAGTTTTAACTTCAGACTATATGGCTTATGACCTTTGGAAAATGTTTGGAATAGGACCAAAGAAAAGTTTGACAATACAGCCACCTGATAGGATGCCTGTGGAGTTTGCGGCACATTTTATCAGGGGATATATTGATGGTGATGGAAGTTTTTTGCGCACACGTCCACAATTAGCTATTCTTGGAACAGAAAGTATGATGACCTGGATGCGAAACATTCTAATACCAATTGGCGGAAAAGAACCATCAGTGTGTCGGAAAAACAAGATTTTTACGGTTACATTTGGTGGAAAATTCCAAGTAGTAAAAATAGCCGAATGGTTGTATGCTGATTCTTCAGAAGCGATTAGACTTGATAGAAAATTTGAAATAGCGCGCAAATACATTGATGTGGCGCGTATTGAAAGCGGCAAAATGACCACATGTAGTTGGAGGTAAACAAATGTCGGATTATCCGAAAACTGGGAGTACACTCCAGAGCAGCGTTAGCACTGGACTTTCTACGCAGATTGTCGTAAAGGTCGGTTCAGATACGGTTGGAGCACTCCAGTCGATCGAGGTGCGGCAAAGTCGCCAGCTGACAAGGGTTGTAGAACTAGGTTTGGACGGCGTTCTTGAGATTGTCCCGACCAAATGCGCCGAAGTACAGCTTTCGGTACAGCGCGTGGTCTTTGATCGTTTGCGCCTTCCCGAAGCTTTTGAGCGTGGGTTCTTGAATATCAAGTCTCAACGGCTTCCGTTTGACATTCTTGTTATCGACCAGATGGGCGGAGATGGAGAACTGGCAGTTACACATACATACACGAACTGCTGGTTTCAGGACTATTCGACGCCATACAAGGCCGACAATTACATCATCACCGAGTCGGCAACAATTTGGGCTGAGGATATAAGCAGCAGGCTTGGGTCGAGTGCAAATGCGGCTCAGGGCGGGTCGCGCGACATGAAGCCTCAGATTGAACAGATTGAGCGCGAGGCAGACCTTGGAAATCGTCGAGGTGTTCTTGATGCACCTGGGTTAATTTCTGCAGCATTCAGTTCGTAAAATAAATATGGAAGAACTTACGCGTTATCAGAGATATTATCGCGAAAATCGTGATAAAGTGTTAAAACGAAAACACGCATACGATGAAGCGCATAGGGATGAAATAAATACCAGAGCACGCACTCGTATGCGTAAATTGCGTGAAGAAGGACCTAGTTTTAGATTAAAAGATGCTGAGCGTGCTGTTGCTTATCGTTTACTTCTTAAAAAAGAAGTGTTTGCGCACTATGGAAACAAATGTGAGTGTTGTGGGGAATCTATTTTCGAATTATTGTGTTTGGATCACATAAACGGAGGAGGGACAAGGCAGCGAAGAGAAACAGGAAAACACAGCAGTACATTTTATGCTCAGTTGCGCAGAGAAGGATATCCAGAGGGTTTTAGGATTCTTTGTTACAACTGTAATCAATCTTTTGGTGCTTATGGATATTGTCCACATCAAGCTCAGGAAATTGTTAATGAGTATAAAAACAAAAAGAAATCTAGAACAAAACAAACAGAATGTGTAGCTAGATATTGTGTACGTTTGCGATGCCAAGTAATTGAACACTATGGTGCTTGTTGTAATGAAACGAATCTCGAATTTCTATGTATTGACCATATTGATGGTGGAGGAACAAAACATCGCAAAGAAGTTGGAGGAAGTAGCATAAGGCTATATTCATGGTTGAGAAAAAACAATTATCCCATTGGTTTTAGAGTACTTTGTCAGAATTGTAATCAATCTTTTGGAATCTATGGACATTGTTTCCATAAAAACAATCAGGGAAATCAATCTTGATTTTCCCATTTCTTTCCCAACGGCGGAAAAATGGAAGGTTCCCTCCTCCGCCGACAACCCGGCTGGCATCAGCCTTTTAGACGTCAAAGGGGCATTCCATGGCAGAACTTTCTTATCCGCAGACCGAGACGGCTCAAACCGTTTTCCGTACTGATTCGTCTACGCATATTATTGTGTTGTCGGATCAGGGAGAACAAATTGGTACCATCCAGGAGATTAGATCCTATATAGAGTTCGTATCAGCTTTCCAGTTTGTGCTAAACCTTGAGAAAATTTTTGATATATTTAACTCTCCCGTTATGATGAAAACGCAGCGCATGCCATTTAGAATTGAAGTGCGCCGAGTTAAAGACGGACATCTTTTAGAGGCATTTAGGTATTGCTGGTTAACTGAGGAAATAGACATCTTTATTTCCACTGATGACCATATTATTTACAATTCAGCCAAAATTCTGGCTGAAAAAGAAGGAGCATGAACATGGTAGAGTTTTCCCATCCTATATTTGGTAATATTGGGCGTCCACAGGGCACACAGGCAAATGAGCCCATCGCTAAGGTTGAGCCGGTCGAAGAGCCAACTATTTCTACGGATGACCTGCGGTCGCTAATTGAATGTGGAAAAGTAACAGCCACTGTCGAAGTGGATGGCAAACCTTTTAGGATGTCCACTCTGGCCGACGACACCCAGGAAACCATATTTAGGAATTTTTCGTCAACAGCATCCGATGCAGCTGGGTTTGTCGAACTTCGCCGTCTAGTTGTAGCCATGTCGGTGGAGACTTTTTGTGGTCGCCCATTTGAGGATCTTTATCCAGCTGATGCGGAACCAAAGGCTAACATTCTCGAGAAAAAGCTTACACTTGTGCGGAAAATGCAGGGATCCGTGGTTGACAGGCTTTATATGTTCTACGAAGAACTTCTCAAACGCAGTAAGCAGAGAGTGGAACCGGAGCAGGTAAAAAACTAGCAGAGGGGCCGTGGGCTCGGCTGCGCTGGAAGCTATGTAAAGCTCTCCATTTGCCTGTCGACGACCCCCTTCTTGAGCGCATAAGTGTTACACAATGGTTGTGGTATGCTGCGCAATTAGCGGCGGACGACAAAGAACAGTTTGAACTTATGCGCGATATGGCTGAATATAATGCCAGTTTCTGGAACCCAGAAGGTGTCGACCAGGTTCGCAAGGCGCGCGAAAAAACCTTTAAGATAAGTGATAAGGATTTTGCGCGACAGATAGAGGAGACTTTTGGAAGAAAACTGAGCGTGCCCGAAAAGAAGGAAGGACTCGCTCTTCCGAATACTGGAAAGGTTGTTCGCAGGAAGATGCGCGAAGATTTGGATGCTAGCGCATATCTTGAGACAGAGTTGGACGATGTGAAGTTTGTTCCAATGGAGCACTAAAAAAATGGCTGATGATCCCAACACCGTGGATCCTGAACTGTTACAAGCTTCTTCGCAAGCTGCTGACAAGGCTGCTGCTTCGTATGCAAAATTGTCGAGGGAGAAGGAAGCGCTTATCGATAAGATGACGACCCTAAAAAGGGTCTATGGCGACAACTCCAAACAGGTCAAGGAACTACAAGAGGAAATTGATGGGATAAGCAAAAGTATGGCTAAGTTAACCCCATCGTTAGATGCGGCACAACTTGCTTTTATAAAGGCTAAAGAGGCAGCCCAGGCTGTTTCACGATCTGTGGCAGATATGCGCGAACGTCTCAGCGAAACCGCAGTCTCTAGCTTAGGACTTGATAAAAGTATGCTTCAACTACAGCAAAGTCTGGTTGGAGCTGGAATAGCTGGACTTATGCTTGCTTCAGATACAGGCAAGGCTCTGCTACAGCCATTTTCCGAGGCTAAAGATGTCATAGGCGCAATGAGTCCTGATCTTTTGAAGCTCAATGAAGTATTTAGTAAACATGCTCAAGCTCAGGATCTTGTTAATATTGGATACTTAGGACTAGGAAAGTCCATGGATGAAGTCAGTGGTCGGGGAAATCTCGTCATTGATTCTATACAGAAAACGGCTGCGCAGTTCTTCATCTCCGGTGAAACACAAAAGAGATTTGTAGAAGCTACCCGCATGGTTCCAGGTGCCTTGGATGCTGTTACGACGGCAGCGCGTGGAACTGGTCAAAATATGACTCAGTTGGCACAATATCTCCTGGTTGCGCGTGGAGCTGGTATTGATGCTACTGAGGCAGCAAAGCTTCTAAATACCTCGTTCAAAGATTTTGGGGAGGCTAGACTTCCAGAAGTCGCAAAAGCCCTTGTTGATTTCAAGAATGCGGCAGCAGTTGGTGGAGTATCAGTTGAGATTGCATCCAGCCAGATTCAGCAAGCAAGTGCTCCTTTGGCAATTTTTGGAAGGCACATCTCCGAAGCTCAGAATCTATGGACAACATTTAAGACTTCATTAACTGGAGTTCCAGTGTCACAGGTTGGAGAGCTTACTCGTGTAGTGTCCAGTGGAATAGCTGGTATGAGCTTAAATACACAAGCTTTTGTGGCTCAGATGTCAGGTATGGCTCGTGGCGCATCTGCTCTTGGTGGTGCCCTGCGTATGGAGCTTGAGATGCGACAGGAAGGTGGAATGGAAAAGAATCTTGAGCGCGTCCAACAGGCGATATCTAGACTTGGCGGTGGACGAATTATAACTTTACAAGAAGCCGCAAATAGTCCCGCACTAGAGATGCAATTCCAGTTACAGAGGCAATTAGCCGGTCAAATGCTAGGAGTCCAAGGTAGCGCTCAGCAATCTAGGGTTTTAGAGGTTCTACAGAATGTAGAGAAGGGTGGTATAACAAGCGCTGCTGCTTCCAAGGATATGCAAAGTCTGATGTCCGATGGACAAAAGGCTCAAAATGCTAGTACAACTGCCGCAGAAAAGACAGCCATGGGCATTGGGCGTATGAATGAATTCATGCGTCGCCTTGTGGATATAGAGAGTGCTGCTGGGTCAAAACTTGCTGGTATAGGTGAAGCCCTTGGGGCGAGATCTGTTGGTGAAAGACTCAGTCATCTTGATGTAACAAGGGCATCCAGATCCATTCCTATGGCTGGGCGTGCTATTCGTAGTGTTGCAGGAAGTGCTTTTGCGCGAATAGAGGAAGAAGGTCAGGCATATAGGCGAGGTTTTATTGGAGCGGGCAGCGCAGAAGCAAGAAGGACAGCTTGGATGGCGCGTCGAACAGTTTCTGGTGAAGCTCCAATAAATCCATCCAGACCTATGGAGCAGTTTATGGCAGAACCGTTGCGACCGGCATTGGATAATAGATCAAATTCAGCATTTGCTGGCACTGGTGCTATGCCGATTTTCTATAGGAAACCTGAGTTAGAAATACCAAAAGCAGCAGAAGGTGGAGCCGAACCAACTAGAAAGACTGGAGGGCGGGCTCAAAATACTGAAGCTGAGACATATATAGCCGAGCCGATAAAATCAGAGACGATAGATGTTCATATCATATGTAAAGACTGTTTGAGGAAAGAGGTTAGGAAAATAGTACGCGGGGCAGGTAGGGAATTTGGGGGAGAGACGGAATAGTTTTGTCTTATTGAGGACCTGATGGCTATATCAACCGTTGGTCAGCAAATAACAGTAAATCCAGCGCAGGATCCAGCAACTGATCCATTGCGTGATAAGGGAAATATACGCGAAGGGGACCCACAGCTTCCTTCAATTGTTTCTAATAATCAGCAAATGCCGAACGGCTCTCGCAAGAGACAGCTTATGCGTTGGCGCGTTCCAGACCTTGGTTATGTCGATATGTATATCAACCCACAGCAGATGAGAATACAGGAAAAAAAGGTTATCTCAAAACGCAGAACAAAGGGTGGATACATAGTTCAATACTGGGGTCTTGAGTTTCCCGCTGTAATAATCAGTGGAACAACTGGTGCATCTGGGATTGAGGGCATAAACATTCTGCGGGATGTATACCTTGCCGAACAGAAAGCATTTGAGAAAGTTGCTCAATCTCTTTCCGACCGTCTAGGTAGTTTTTCTCTTGGAAGTATTACTGGGAGTATACAAGCAGCAGTTTCAAACCCAGGTAAAGCTATTGGTAGCGCCATAGCTGGTCTTTTTGGTCCGGGTGTAAATCCTCCCCTTCTTCCTACCTTGGGTTCTCTTGCCTTGGCAGTTGAGATGTATTTTCAAGGATGGGTTTTTAAGGGATACTTTATTGATTTCTCTATAGAAGAAAGTGTACAACAAGGAGTTGGAGTTTTTACATACCAGATGTCTTTCCAGGTTACTGACAGGAGAGGTACACGTACCAATTTCGTAGGATGGCACAGGTCTCCCGCAGATATAGACCAGACGACTGGTAAGCCAATAAACTATAGGCATTCAGACTATGAGACAACCCCACTTACCTTCAAGGGGGAGGAGTAAGTGTCTATAATTATCTCCTCGGCTCAGGCCGATATATCTTCTGGGGACGGATTCGGATCACTACTTCGTGAATTTGGATCCTCTATTGGGCAACCCGACCTTTTCAACGCACCAAATGGTACAAAACTACGCGGTGGTAGCGATTTTCTAAGTTCTGTCCAAGATGCTATGGGTGGGGTTTTAGATAGATTGTATAGTGCCAATGCCGAGATTTTCGACAAGAACTTTACCGGTAGTGGTCATACTGTTATTCCAGGTGGTGGTGCTCCTTCTGGAGGTTTATTATCTCCAATGGAGGGTGCTTCTGTAATGCGCGTTACTAACCAAACGCCTATTCTAAGCGTTCTGGTGAAGAAACGAGCCTTTGCATCACTAAACCATCTATATGATCCCACTCTCATGGATGATGCTGAACAATGGCTATTTCGCGCAACCAAAAGGTTGTTTGCTAGGAAATGCGCAGAAATAGCTGATTATGAGCGTCTTTCGAAAATTAAAAAACTGGCTGAGGGAGGTTCGACCGCAGGATCTGCACTTGCCTCATTGATAAGTGGTTTCGCAGCAGAGTTGGATGATACACAATCCTCGGATTCGCAAGTGGGATTTTTTACATCTATGCGCAACCTAGAGAAAGCAATAAGAGACAGACAGCCTGTAGATGTAACGACTTGGTTCTATGATCCAGATGTTCCATTCGATCCTAAGCTTGGAGCTGGTAGTGGAGTATTCGAATTAACATTGGTGTCTGCGCTTAATACAAATCTATCTATAGGTGGCGAGGGTACATGTAGTCTAACGCTTGAAAATCCATATAATATACTTAGAATTTCAGAGAACGACATAGAAATGGCTTTGCGTGATACAGCACTTTCTAAATTAGTGAATGTTTTGGACAAAGCAGCCGGTCTAGCTTTGGCAAACGCGCAAAGACAGGATGCCCAATTAACGGAAAGTCGTCGCAGTTCCAAAAAAAGCTCAATATCATTCTCTGTAAGCGTGTCTGGACAAGGAGCCTCAGCTACACTTGATGCCGTAGGTATGACACTTACGGCGGATAATTTGGACATGGTTCCTGAACCGCACACTTTGAGTTCAAATGAGAAGAGTTTAGTAAAGCTTATTTTGAACAACCTTGAAGCTTATTCTATGTCTACTAGGCGAAATCTAATGGATGGTTTACAAGTTAGCGGTGGCGACGATGCTACAACTAGGGAATCAATGCGTTATGCCAGAAGCATGATGCGAAAGTTCTATATGGGTAAACTTGTCATACAGCCAATGGATGCCATTTATATCTTTATTGACAGTGGTTCTAGACTTTCTGGTGAGGCTGCTGATATCGGAACATCTGTTGACACAGATCCGCTTTCATCACTTGGTCAAGCTCTTGGTTTACAAGAGACATGGCAGATAGACGAACCATTGTTAAGAGTTGCATGGGAACGCAGTGGAAAATGGCTTAATTTTGATGACTTCAAAAAGTTATATTCAATAGCTGGAGCTCCGGGTGCTCCGGTTTTTGGCGGTCTCACTATGAGTGCCTCTGGGTCATACAATGCTGAGGCTGGCAAATATGAAGTTTCCGTGTCTGCTACTTCGAATATGGAGTGGTTGAAAATATCCAAATATAATCAACAACCAGCTCTACAGCAGACTGAAGGTATCATATATGACCCACTTACACCATTTAAGTTTGATACCGATCCTGCCACAGGTCTTCCTGTTGGTAGGGCTGTATTATCTGATACAAATACAAAATTGCTAAACAATGGTATTTTTGCTACACATGGTAGGAATAGGGGCGATAGCATTAGTAGTCTTGATCAAATGCAGCAGGATATACAAGTAATTGGAGGATCGCTTATTCCAATATACGAAATGCCTCCAGGGTTAAAATATCGATGGAAAGAGGGAATTGTAACAATGACATACGACATGTCTACTACTGATCCCCTTGATCCAACCAAGGCGAACGAACGTCAGCTACGTCGCGATATTGGTTTTTTTGCGGCAAATGTTGCCATGGCTAATATGGACATAGCAAATATTATAAGTTCTCTGGTAACTGGTTATCCGCACAACACTGCCACATTCGTATCTAGCGCCCTTAATTCTGGCTCTTTCTCTCTAGACACAACCTTGAATAGTGGAAGGGACTATTTTCATAGTTTGTTGGATGTCCAGAAGTCACTAAACCTTGTACAAGGAAATTTTGCTCCCTTCAAAGTTGTAAATGCGGATAGAAAAGACCTTGCTCAGGCTATATCCACTCAGCAACGTCTTACGCAAAAGTCGGCACAACTTAGGCAAACTGTTAGCCAATATGCTAAGGTTTCCGACGATATTATGAATCTTGAGAATTCTTTCGCAAACCTCAATGAAACGGGTCGTCAGCGTGATCCTCTTTATTTCCAAAGCAAAAGCGCCTTGGAACGTGAGCAAGCGAGACTCAAAAGCAAGCTTGATAGTGAAGAGAATGTTTTTAATGATCTTGTCCAGAACAATCCATCCACTTGGCGTATAGCTGGAGACGATATAGGTTTCGACTTAGTTAATCCAACCGATACGGATGATGCTAAGCTTTTTGGAGATCGGATGCTTTTCGTCAGCCAGCGTCGCCGCGAAGATGTAATGTATAACAGGGACAAGAATTTCCTCATCGTATCTGAGGAATATGATAAAGATTTCGACGTTCAGGCATTTGCGCTTAGTTTACGGGACCAGAGCCCAGAGATGTGGAAGAATACCAGAGATTCGGTGTACGAACTTTGTAAAAAGGCTGCGGATACCATGGATCTGGAATTTTTCTGTAACTCGTCGGGTCATCTTGAGCTTCGACCCCCTCAGTACAATCGTGTTCCACTTACTGTTTTGAATGCTATGCTTGCGCTAAATGCGAACTCAGGAATAAAGATTTTTCCAGATTTCCTGGAGAAGCTGGTATCAAATCGTGTTGATTCATTGATGAATGATATTAGGGCAGCCGAATATGAAATGTTGCGTCAAGCTGCGCTTCTTGGGGCAACGGATAATGAATCAGCTAAAGCTATGATATTCAAAGGTTCGCTATCTAGGAATGGTAGTGGTTCAGCCCAATTACTAATAGAAGGATCGTGGTCAGCTGCTGTAACTAAGGACCAAGCAATTAACGAAGTTGAACTCGCAAAATTACAAGAGTTGGTATCTACTGGGAGCGGAGTGTCGTCATATGGATCTGGTCTTTTTTCGGCTGTTGCTCAAGCCAATTTGGTGAAGAGCGAAGTGTCACCTACGGGTGCCGCGATTGGCAGTTCAAGTTTCTATGATGAACAGGTAGATAACCTTGTAAAGCTAACAGGTCAGCCAAAACGAAGCTTTCCAGCCTTTGATGAGGCAAAAGTTGGCGCCATAAGGAACGGCAAACAAACACCAGCTAGCGATGTTTCGTCTATTACGGATAGGATAGCTGAACAAGTTGGTATACGCTCAAAACTTCTTCGCGTTCTTGGTAAAACATTCGAGCAAAGTGTTGAAATAGCCAGCGTAAATAGTGGTGGAGCAATTCAATCAGCCCCAGGTTGGTCTAATACATCTACAAGACCTTCGGCTCTTTTTGAGAAGATGATCGAGGATGATACACAGAGTGTTCTTGGTCACCTATCAGGTAGAAGGTTTATATTGTCTGATGAGAACCTACACACATATAAAGTTGATGAGAAGCCCCCTACATTTACAGTATGCTCGGTTACTGGTACGGATGCCTTTGTTGGTCAGCCCGGTGGACTTATAGCGGGAAACTTTCCAATGTACAAAGCTGTGGGGGTAGATTTCGACCTTTGGAGGCAATATGGTTTTAGGCAGGAGCCGAATTTCGAGAAGCCCTTTTTCTGGAATGCTGAGACTCAATGCGCACCATATGCTAAAATGCTTTTGACGCGTCAATATAAAGAGATACTAAGTGGAAGTGCAGAGGTTGTTGGGAATGAGTTCTATCAGCTTGGTGATGTTGTTTATCTCCCAGACCTACAGATGTTATTCTATGTAAATGGAGTTGGACACAATTTTACATATGAGAATGGATTCTCAACCAATTTAACTCTTACATATGGTCATGCTCCTGGAGAATACATACCTACTCCTTTGGATGTTATAGGCAAAGGTTTGTCAAATAAAGCAAATGCCCAAGGCGCATTTAGAGTACGACGTAGCCGTTCTGGAACGGATACGGTGCTTGCTGCTTTAAGATTTTCTCCAAATGAGACTGGACAGACAGGTTTGCTTGGTGGGCAGGATGGAACGAGAAATTATCAGATGCTTCTAAATGTTCTTAATGTTGCTAAGAACCTATTAGACCCAAACAAGCCCGATATTAGTCCACGCATTGTGGTTATAGCTTTTGGCAGTTCTTCGAACGAATCTAGCCAAAAAGATCGCATGGCAACAGTGGCTAATTGGTTGTCGCAACCTGTAGCTCCTGGAGAAAAAAGCGACGGGTTCTCTTCGGCCGCCAGTGCTGTAATGGGTAGTCCTAATGCGGTAAATACAGCAGTACCACAGAAACTTATACAGCAGGATTGGCTACAACAGTTGGCAGCAAATGCCTCTGGTTTAAGCAAGACTGATCTTGACCTTCTGAAAGCTGGTGTGGCTGCTAGTGATCAGTCGTGGACATTAGATGATACTCTTGACAGCGTGGTTGAAGTGCGGCTTAGACAACCTCCAGTTGGTGGATGGTCGCAGGAGTCTGGAAAATGACCAGCAGGTTTCATAATCTACAGACACGTTTGGCAATTGTTACCTCAGTAGACTTTAGTACTGGGCAGGCTCAGACCAGATGGCTTGATGATGATGAGGATGGTCCCACCATTCCGCTGCCACATCCATTTTCTGGGCGTGGAGAGGGAATTTATGTGGGTCTGCGCAAAGGTTCACTTGTTGCGCTCACTAGAGCTTCAAATGCGCGCTTTATTCCGGTTGCCGTCATACCATTGCGTGGATTTTACGCTGCGGACTTGTCTGATATTGCCGAGATGTATTTTGACGATGTCAATCCTCCTTCTTTGGAGGAGGGTGAAATTGTACTACAAGGACCTACGGGTGGTCAATTCAGGTTTAGTTCGTCTGGAGATATATCGCTGAAAAATAGCGCTTGGGAGGGGTTTTTAATCGGTGATGATCAAGATGAAGCACATCGATGCGCTATTATGCGTCTACCCCCAGTATCATATACACTTTCCCAAATGGGACTAGAGGCACAAGGAATAATTAGGCGCGATATGCGACCCAATGAAGAATCTCTTGATGCTGCGGCCTATGATCTTATGTTTGATCTAGATGCTGAACATCTTCTTGAGGAGGTAGGACGTAATCCGATACAGGATGTTACACATGGTACTAGGCGAACAACAAATGGTGGTCAGAATGCTGCCGTTGCTGCATTTAGAAATCCTCCTTTTGTTGAGAATCGTCGCGTCATGTATGAATTTGGAACGGGATGGAATGTTGATACTAAACAGGAAGAAGAGAGAATGCTTCGTGAGGGAATCCTTCCTGTTCGCGTTTTCTCTGATAGGCGAGAACGACGTAGCAATATACTTAGCCTTTCTTTGTCATTCCCTAATGAACTTATGGAATCTGTTGATGGCACATTGGTTGATGTGTTTGGAAACATTCTTGACATAAATAGAAACATTATCCTTCCACCAACTGGTTCAGATCCTCATACACTTCTAGAAAGTATGATAGAGAACACCAGGCATTCTGTAGTTCTACATAGGGAGATAAACACAAGAAAAGGGTGGTCCTATCGCGGTCCTGGAATTCCAGATCTTGTTGACATACCAGATCCATCGGAATCTTCAGACAATGCGCGTGATCGTAGCCGCTGGTTTATAGATGTAGATAAAGAAGGTTTGACTAAACTAAACATACCAGCTACATCCGAAACTGGTAATGTGCCACTTCTTGTACGGCATGAAAGTTCAAGTTCTATAGAGGTGGATGAGAATGGCAATCCTGAAGTAAATGGGCGCGACGAGAACGGCACAAAGAAGTTGTTTCGTAATGACCTTGAGGCTGGTCAACAACGTCCAGATATCTTTCTTGACCAGTTTGGACCTGGAGGGATTTCCGTAACTCAGGCACCCTCCCAAACAATTCAATCACCAAACAACAGACTGGCTGGAAAGGACACAAGTTTTGTTGATAATACTAAGATTTCATTACCAGCAAAAGTACATGCTGGAACCGCATTTCACGATATTACGCGTACGGCATCCAGACTTCTTGCTTCGTCGATGAATAAAGCATCTTATGAGATTGTTGATAAGGACGCACCAACTCCATCCCCAGATGGTCCTGCCCTACATGGTGAAATAGTCCAAGGTTTTCTTTCGAATTCGGGCGAAAACGTCAAGAGAGATGTAACGGGTTGTCCAGTAAACTATCCCAATGCTGGAGGACGAAGTCTTCATGCAAACATGGATGGTAGTTTGGAAATATCCATTGGCGCAAATACTGTAGATCGCTTATCGTGGATATTAGATACGGCCGGAGGAATAGTCGCAAGGATAGGCAGAGATAGGTATGGTAGGAGTGCCCTACTACAGATGGACGGATATCTAGCCATGGATATTGGCGGATATGATTTTGTAGGTTCGGATGCTTCTGCGGTTGATCAGCGTTTCGCTAATCGCGAAATAACGTTGCCGAAAGATACAAAAGTATTTAGGGCTGGAAAAGTTGTGCTCTGTGTACGTAGAGCGAATGCCGAAAGGACAGGTCCAGACACAGATAGTGATAACCTAGACCAGCAGATCATTATAGATGAAAATGGCGTAAGTATACAGGCAACTGGTCAGTTGAGCATGAAGTCTACCATGGATATGATTTTACAGAGTGGTGGACAAATAGTACTTGACGCAAAATCGGTGGTATTCTATAAAGGCGACCAGCAGAGAATCGTTCTCAGGAAAACCACATCTAATAAGACAATGTAGAGGATATAGATGACGTCACCAAGCATTAGAACACTGTTTCCCTTGCCAACCAATGGCGGTATTGACAAGACATATCCTGAGCTTGTGCGCTCTATGTCATGTACATGTCCAGCTGGTGCTATAATAAAGCCGAGTATCCAACCAATAACGGGATTCAATATGGGCGATATAATCGCCGACCAGGCTAAACTTCTTTCTGCTTTTGCTGCTGGATATAGCATGTTGACAGTGGTTATGAAGCTGGTGACCTGTATTATTGATGTTATATGCGCTCTTACTAATCCATTTTCTTTAATTGCTGCCGTTATACGTTTATTCGGATCGTGTATACCTGATTTTATACTTATACTGCCTCAGCTAGCAATACCGGCAATGATATTGTGCCTAATAAAGATCATTCTAGCAATTGTAACATATGTTATAACGGTTATAATTCCTCTTATCCAGGATATTATATCAAATATCCAGGATCTCATTGATGCTATGTCGACTGGAAATCAGCAAGCTGTCAACGCCGTAGCATTCAAAATTGTCTCCCTTTTAAGGGAACTTATGAATGTTGTTGGCATCATGGCTGCTCTTGATGCAATTTTAGCTATGGTAAAGGCGCTTTTGGGTCTTGGTATAGGCATTCCTTGTGGAGGGAGTGGAGGATCTTGCGGAGGTTGTGGAGACGACCAGTGTCCAGAGGTGTTTGAGAATTTCACGTTAAATGGCTCCGACGGCGTTTTGACGGTTACGCCAATGTTTGGGGGAAGTAGTTTAAGCTATTTTCTGCGTTTTGCTTCAGCAGTTCATAAAGAGGATTTTCTTGCGCTCTCCTCGTTTTTCCCAGATGGGATAGATTATGCCTCTGTGACAGATTACAGGAAAATTCCTTATTATCTATATTGTGATGGATACTATGCTGTTACATCAGTTATCGTGTCTGGGGACGAAAGCGAAAACGGAACACTTGATATTATGAGGATACCTGATAGGCAACATAGTGATGGTTATCTATCAAGTATATACAGATCTTCGAATGGTGCCGCAAATGTAGATGATCTCAATCCTGGACGATATGCCCGGTTTGGAACAAGGACTCCACAGTTTTCCAGTAGTGATGGATATGACGGCATGTGGCTTGAAATAATGGATTCTGACAGCACTGGAGCTGTCAAGAATTCTGGAACTTTTCAAATTATATCTGCGTATGACGCATACAATGTAAAAATCGACCATTTAACAGCAAACTCCTGGCTAGCATCTGGGCTTTATAATCCAGCTTCTGGTCCAGGATCTAAAATGGTATGGCGCAAAATTGCTGCTCCATCAAGTGGCTCTGGGCTCTCATATGTTCTTGGTATAAATCATGAAGAACTTTTGCGCCACAATATGATTGGTGTGGGATGTCATCCAGATGTCAAGGCGGCAGTAAGGGGTGCTAAAAACAGAAGCCCTTACCTTGACATTCCAATACCAGAACTTCCAGATATAAGTGGAGCAGCTACTGCTGCAATGGCATGTATAACAGCAATAGCGCCAATAGATGCTGATACACAATATATCATAGACAACTATGGTAGTATTGCACAAGGCGCTGCTACAGCTGGTGTCTGTGTGTCAAATGTTCTAGGGACATTGGCAAACGACGTAGTTTTATATGCTGAACAAATCTATCCTCGTGTACTTAGTCGGGATAAATCTTTGCTATCAGCAAATAGATATTTTCAGACAGCGGGTGGGGACATTGTTATTAGCATCATCCCAATCGATATAAATGGAAATCGTCTTGCAGACGATCTTCCACCCGGTGTGGTTGATGTTAAGGCCTTCTCAACATTTGGGACAATTTCCTCGGTTGTAGAGGTCATGGATGCTTATGGGGCATCAACTGGGGAATTCAGGGCAACGCTTACGAGCAAAATAACAGGGGCAGCAGAAGTTACGGCAACTGTGGCTGATCAATATATTAGTGACTTTGATACGTCTATTAGTCCCCCTGATTATGTGACTCGTAAATTGACATTGGTTTTTACGGACATCAAGCCTGCCGACGCAGCGCCACAGGATTCCAGGGAGCCTCTTGGGGCAGTTGGTTCAAACAGTGGAGTGAGATAATATGGTTGCCTCTTCATCTTCAGGAACTGTCGCAAAATTGGACATTATCAAATTTGCCAGTGAAATCATGTCCGAAATCGACAGCATACGGTCATATACGCCAATGTTTGACGACGAGGTTAAATTGGTTGACCAGCGTCCCACGGAATCTAGAGTCAACGCCTTTTTCCGACTTGTGGGTTTACCGATGTTTGTATCTGTAACCCCAAAAAATGATAAGGAAAAGTCTGGAAACAATTCGGCACAAATGGTAATGACACCGGGGTTCAAAAAAAGCGGTGCTCCAAGCGGTATAGTTGTAGACAGTGGTGAAACAAAGATTCTTAGTCCAGATGGTACAAACATAGATGCTCAAACTCTTCTACAAATAAGAGAGAAAGGTCTTTTGGGCATTGAGCAGAGAATAGGAACAGCTGATATGAATAATAGGATGGCTGCCGCTTTTTACGATCCGCTTGAATTGATTCTTAACTATGATAATTCAAGAAATGGATTTGATGTTTTCAAAAGGGTATCTCCTTTTGCCGTGTCTTATAGTCAGGTGTTTCCAGCACAAAATGAACTTTCTAAGCCTTTTTTAACCGATCCAGAAGATGGTCGTCCTCCGCCTTCCTCGACTCCGATTAGGCGACCTTTTATTGAAACCGTGATTAGAATCCGCACCGTTATGCTTGATGGTGGAAACCAACAACAAGAAGACTATTTGAAAGCTACTAGAGATCGTGTTTCTCAACTGTCGTCAAGTGCTTCAGATATGATACCTCAAGAATCATCTATGTATGAAGCTTTTGTGGTTAATCAGATGCTTGGGTCGATTGACCAATTTGCTGACCGTTGGGTTATGCTACAAAATCGCAGGGAACGGTTGTCCAAAGATATTACGATTGCTCTTAAGCCAAAAACCCTATCATCACAAAGGAGTTCTTTCGGAAAGCGCGGAAATTTGGCTACGGAACTACAAGTGAAGGATAATAGTGCAACAGGTCAACGCCTTGCAGCACTTAACCGCGGAATTGCGGTATCAGAGGCGCTACTCGGACTACTGCCTACTGAGGATATTGTTGACCCCACAGGAGCAAAGGTTAGAAATGTAATGCCTAATGCTTTAACAAACTCTTTTGTAACTGTGCTAAGACAACCTTTGGAGCAGCAGAGGAAGAAGCTTGAAGAGCTGAATAACCAGATAGATACATGGACGCAACGTGCGGATAAACTTCGTCTTGAGTTGGAGATGATGACAGGAGAATTTACCGGTTTGTCGCTTCCAGACATTGTGTTTACAATATTAGGTCTTTTTCTTGTCGATCGCAGTGATCTTATCGCCATGCTTGATACAGATACATTAGGACAAATGGCAAATGACAAAATCCTTAAGACGATTGTAGACACTTATTCAGGAGGGGATCCCATTGGCGCTATAGAGAACCTTGAAAACAAGGTACTTGACCTGTATTCTACGCTTGGTGCTGCTATAGATATTCGCATGCATAGAGAAAAGCAGTCTGGCAGAAGTAGTTCTCCGCTTCCAAATGACCAGGAAGAAAGGTACCAGGATATGGATGAAATTCCAGAAGATATTTCAAAGGAGCAATAATGTCCTACGATCTGAAAATAGTTGGTAACAGCTTAGCCCTAAATCCTGATGGGTCGGTCCAGACGGTGCGGGATAATGAAAAACTGAAACAGGATTTGCTCAAAGCAATTCTGACTGCGCGCGGAAGCAATAGATTTCATCAGTGGTATGGAAGTGTAATTTCAGAACGTACTGTAGGAAAGGTTCTAGCTAACGAGCAATTGGAGGCAGAGGTTTTTGGTGCTATTCAGGAAACACTGTCGACACTTATGGCTCTACAAACGGCACAAGCTCGTGTTCAGTATGTGTCTCCTGGCGAAACTCTAGCTGGCGTAAGTGATATAAGGGTTGAGAGAGATGCTAGTGATCCAAGACAGTGGTCGATAACCATTGTGGCTCTAACACGCCAGCTTTCTCCAGTCGAAGAAACATTCCTGCTTAGGGTTTAGGAGTTTACAAATGACAAGGTTCAAAAGTTTCAATGAAGTAGTGCTTTCTATACTCGAACGTCTGCGTTTGACGCAGCCGCAATTGGATACAAAACCAAACTCTGTTGCAAGAGATGTGTTTGTCGATCCTCCAGCTTTCGAGCTTGGAGATGTATATGAAACAATGAGAAATATTGCCAGATTACAGGCATTGGCAAACTTGTCTGGTAATGATCTCACCAACTATGGTGCAAATTTTGGGGCTAGCCGAAAAACGGGAACAAGAGCTAGTGGACAGGTTGTGTTTACATTTCGAACAATTGATACAACTACAACCATATCATCTGGTACTGTCGTAAGTACTAGAAATGGTATAACATTTTCGACAATATCTAGTGTGACGGTTAAGCCTTCAGACGCAAATGCTCTTAGAGCAACAGCTACAAGATTGCGAAATGAACTAGATACCGCTGGAATAACTGACCAATATGCAATAGAAGTGTCCGTACAAGCACAAAGTGTTGGATCTGGCGGAAATATAGCAACATATTCTGTTGTATCTCATACTGCCCCTGGTGTAAATGGCGTTACTAATGTGGTGTCTTTTACTGGAGGGGCTGACCTAGAGACCGATGCGGCTTTCAGATCGCGCATTCTTTCGACTTTTGCTGGCGCTAATACTGGAACAGCTCTTGGATACAGGGGAATTATTCTATCTTTGGCTGATGCTATTGATGCACTAGTAGTGGAACCTGGTGACCCCCTAATGACTAGGGATGGTACGGTAACTACAACAGACAGTAGTGGAAACGTAATTGTAGCAGAACCAGGAACTGGAGGAAAAGTTGATATATATGTGTTTGGAGAAAATCTACAGGAGGGTACTGATAGTTTCATATACAAAGATAAAAGTGGTAAAAATGATCCCTCTGACCCAGAAAATGACTATGTGCTCGGGCAAAGTTCTCTAACACCAGATGCAAGTTTGTCTCTTAATAGTAGGCGTCTAGCCGTTCTCACTGATGGAGAACAGATGCCCACACAGCCAGTGTCCGCTATTACTTCTGTGTCTGGAAGTTCATCTGGACCAAATTTTGTTGAACAATATACCAATGATCTTGGTGAACTTGCTGGAAACTATAAACTTGTAAAAGATACAGGTTCGGCAGCAGGAAGTCCATTTGGATTGGATAAGCTCGTATGGACCAATGGACAGATAGACCTTCAAGGAGAAAATCGCACAAAAGGCGCATTCAATAGCGTAGATGGGCTTTCATTTTCAGATGTATTAAATGTTTCGGCAATCTCTCAGGATGTGCGCGTCACAAATGAAAACTCAACCGTATCAAGTGATCGTTCATACGTAACCACAAAGCATAAGCCTGTACGTACGGTTAGCAGGGTATTTAATCTTACAACTGGAGAGAGGTATACAATATCTAATCAGAATCCAGATGGTGAAAGTGGAAGTCTGAATACCACTGGGCGCATACAGATATCCGGACGAACTCTTCCTACAGCTAGTGACATACTTCAGGTTGATTACACTTGGGTTATGTCTTTTGTACCGCAAGTTGAATTTGATACGTTTGACCCAAGGGATGTTGCTGATGAAGCCCAAGATTCTGTTGACTGGGGATTTTCTAACTACATCAGGGATGAGATGTCCACGGCTATATTGGATTCCTATGGCAATTTAACTGTAACAGTGTCATATCCAATAAGCCGAATTTTGTCTGTTAATACATTCTATAATGAGACACTACTAGTATCTGGAACATCATCTAGGAGAACAGTTATAACATCAAATGTGGTAAGTAATATACATAGTATGAAAGATAGTACAAAAAACGGATCAGAAGTATATAATACCTTGGAGGCAGATGGTACATTCTCAAATAAGCTAATTGTTCTTCCAAGTGATACTTTGGCATCATTAGGGGATAGCATAAATGCCACATATAGTCTAACAGACCTTGTGGATTCGTACCAATCATGTTCGGCAGTTGGTAGGACAATAACTCTTTTTCCATCCAACATGGTTGCCTCGGGAACAAATCTTTTGGTAAGCTATGTTACAAATTTACCAAACGTACTTCCTCAGACGAACATAATATCTTTGCCGGTGTCTGGAGATGGGTATAACTCTTTTTCAGATGTTGATGGGTATCAGCCCTTTCTTGACCTTTTCTCTGGCAGTTCTGTGTTGGATAATATGCGTCGAACTCCAGCTCATCTTAAGGTCAGCCTTACGGCAATTCCGACCCAAGGTACCATTGAAGTAGTTGGAACAACTATGGTAGCTGTAACTGGTGTATTTACCACCACCTCGGCAAGTACTGGCAGTTCGAATATTATTGATCTTGCTCCTCTAATACGTACGGCAGAGGGTCTTGGAAGAACGGCGTCTATACCATCAAGTATAACGATTAGTAGGGTTGCTTCAATTGAAAAAGTATCCTTATCAATTTCTGGAAGTATTTCTGGTATTTTGACAACATATGACCTTACGAATTATGGGCTGAAAACTTCGCGATGGGATCTAGCTCATGCTGTACAGAATACAGCACTAGGAAACGCCTCCGTACAGCTTGCTTCGGTGACTGCGAATACTTCGGAACCAATAACTACTGGAACACACATAAGGGCCACATTTTACTATACGAAACAGAACGATAGTGAAAGACTGTTTTTCTCCAAAAACGGTTCACAAATTACGGACAAGGTTTTTGCAAAAGTAACTTCCATAGGTAGGATATCTGGATTTACGAATTCGGCTGGAGCTGTAAGCGGCAGAATGTCCATTGATACAGTTACACAACCAGACCAGAATGCCTCGTATTCAGTAGATTATAGCTATACGGCTCCAAAAAACAACGAAAGGATAACAATAAACTACGAATATAATAAGCTTATAGGTGATGCTACAAATTCTGTAGAGAGTGGAAGACCAATAACTGCGGATGTTCTTGTAAAAGCTTCTACCAAAGTACCTATTGATGTGACAGCTGACATAATTGTACTTCCAGCTTATGAAACATCATCTTCATCCGTTAAACAAGATGTAGCAAACAACATATCATCTAGCCTGAATGCAACAGCTCTTGGAACGACATTGGATGTAGATGATGTGTCAACTGCCGCACATAGCGTTGCTGGTTTGGATAAAATTACGATAACACATTTCAACAAACAAGGTCTGTCTGGAACGGTAACAACCATCTCTGCCAAGAAGAATGAATATCTTGCGGCAGGCGATATAAACGTGACGGTAAAGACCCGCTGAACACATGGGGTTGAAAAATGGCTAATCTGCGCGCCACAAAACTGACAGTTTTGACCAGCTCCTCCATCGAGCTAACTTTTACGGCTAGCCTTGACCAGAATATTGGTGTAGCCAATATTGTCATAAATGGAGCTGGAGGAACTACTTCTGGTATTGACGTTAAATCGGTGTCCATATCCAAATGGAATATGACCGTTTATACTCAGCCAATGGTATCAGGTTCCTTGTATGAGATGGTTTTGGGGTCGACTGACAGTCAGCCTTTCCAAGGTGCTCATGGGGAAAGGCTTGTTGAAGACGGCGCTACTAATCATCTATTTTTTGTAGGCATGGAGGAGGAAAGCGACACTTTCAAATCCATGACCGATTCGTTGCCATCTATATATGACCCATCTTCAGGATCACTGTTGCGTAATCTTATTATGCCAACAGCAGATGAAATAGAGGACGCAAAACATTCTGCCAATGAAGTCGGAGCTGCGAATTACGTTTCCATAGATGTAGTAGATGAAGAAATTGTCCGAGGTTCTGGTCCATATGACAGATTTGCCAATGAGGGGGTGTTTAAGCTACTGCGTGCTGGAGCCTCAACCACAAATGCTAATTTGGACGGATCAATACAGTATGATCAATTTCCACTAGACCCAGTAAGTCTACAGCAAACTTCTGTATCAAGTGAGATTGTGTCAAATACATCTGGAAGTGGTAACGGTTTTGATGGTTTGCTCATATCTGTTTCTAAAAGCCCAGTTATATCGGTATCTTCAATAGTGCTTGTTAGAGGTACGAACAGATATACATATGATATAAGCACATATAGGTATGGAATATCTGAAAGCAAATATGATAGTCAAAATGCTTATCCAGCACTTGATATTGATGTTAATCAGATACGTCTAAGTACTGCGGCAGTTGGACCAACTTTTCCGATGCCACAGGGTAACGATACCATAGAAGTTGGATATATATACAAAAAACTTGGTATTTCTCCTGATGCGTCAACAGTGGTTATAACATCTGTTGTATTAGTGCCAAGAGAAAGTGTTCCGGCTGTTGCAACATCTTTCTTTTTGAACCATGCGCCTATTGTCGATCAGCTTGGCAATACTGTGACATCTGGAGGAATAATATGGCTGAATCCAGCAGTTAATTTCGATCCATCTACAAAACATCCAGCCTTTTTGGTTGAAATACCATTTAGTGAATCCAGTTTGCCGACCAGCCCTGGTGAGTTTGCGGTCAACTACAGCACTGGTCAGGTTATAGTTTTTGGTGTTGATGGTACTGGTACAGACGGAACAACAGTTGTGCCACCAGTTGCTACATACTATTTTCTTCGCACATTTCAGGATGGACTTGACTACAATTTCTCCAGTGATTTGTGGGAGATAGCAGTAGTACCGGGGCGGGATTTGGATGGAGAAGCTGCTACTATATCTTTTGAATATGAAGAAGCTTTTGCTGAGGGCACAGATTTTGCGTTCTCCTCGCATGTCGAAAGTATAGATGAACGTATTGATAATAGGTTAATAGGCAATTTTGGGCTCAGGACTCTTCATGGTCCCGTAAATGAGGTTTTTCGCATCTTTAATGAGACCACGGGAGAACTCTATAATGTATCCAGGATTTCGGGGAATCAGGTCTTTTTTGAGTCCTCACAACCGCCAAGGCTTTTTTCCGTAATAAGGGAAGCTGCCACATTTGACGAACATACACAAGCTCAAATTGTTGTATCTGATGAGATAACCATTCCTTCTAAAGCCTTTGTTGCATTTAAGGTTGAACTCCAGGATGCAGACATAGCAGCTGCAACGGGTGACTACATAGGGGCTAGTTTTAACTCTTCTTTGACATTTTCTGATACTTCGACTTTTGTACGTGAAATGTACTTCGACCCAAGCGGAACAGAGGATGAAAACCTTCAGCGTCTCCAAGGGGTAGGAGACTTTATGGTCGATTATGTAAATGGCATAGCTTACGTGGCTGTACTTTCTGGAAGTGATACGGACATAGGAGACGCATCATACCGTTTTGGAACTGTAAAGACATACAATGGACATATTACAGAAGTATCAAATATATATAGGAGTGCGAGCACAAAATCTGATAACATAAAAACTTTTTCAATAGGTTCTATTGGAGATGATACGGTTGGAATTAGTGATCTAGAACATGTGGGAGAGTCAGATGTTGATGGAGATCCAATACTTGTTACAAATGGTTCGGCTGGAAATACGGTAACTGTATCGAAAAATGCTTTGCGTGTTAGACATATTTTCCAAGTTACTGATCTGCGTACCTCTGATAGCCCAGTTGATTTTGTATCGGGATCTTCAATATCGTCATCCCAGCCAACAACTATTGTAATGGATCAGGACGGAGTTCCAGTAGTTGATATTGGAAGCGGCTTAGGACTTGAGGTCCAGTCTGATGGATCCAGGAAATTTGTGGAGGTTACTAGACTTTCTGGAATAGTGTCAGGGATAACTCAGCTTGCCTTTATGGTTAATAAACCAGCTGATCCATCTTTTCTTTTACGAGAATATTGGATTATTGATATGATAACTGGGGCAAATCTATTTGCTCTTGGATCGGATGGCTATATCGATGCCAACTCCAATCGTATATACTTACCAACTGGAACACCTGATAGTGCCATAGGATCAATGGTTGAAGCGCGATATAGGGCTGCTTTGGTTCCTGGGGCAGCAGTTATTGTAGACTATACTCCTGGAGATATTTTCATAGATTACACATATTTGGCAGACGAAATCCTTGTCAGCTATGAATATGGGGACAATGTTCTTGATTGGAGCATATCCGATACGCTTTCTGAAGGATCTACATATTATGTAAGTTATAGATACGGCGCATTACGTAACTCGTTGAGGGACAATTTTGGTGTACTTACTGGTATAGATGAACTATCGACAGCCCCATTAAACCTTAATAGGGAAATATACCGCGCAGCCTTAGTTGGATCTCTTCAATCTTTTCTACAAGGTCCAACCATTCCAGCTATTAAAAGACTGGTGAGCGCATTTACATCAATTGATCCAACAATCGAAGAATCTGTATTTTTTGAATGGATACTTGGGCGTGACTATCTTAACCTTATTCCAATGGTAGCCGAAGGAACTCCTGGTGTTTCATTTGACCCCGCATTTGCTCCAGGCAAATTTGGAGATGGCATTCTTTTGGATAGTTCTGGACAAACTGCTACACTTCCAGCTACATCGAATATGCGCTTTTCCGAAGGGACATGGGAATGTCAACTTACTCCTCTTTGGTCTGGAATAGATAATGATGCATCTCTAACATTCGACATCCTTTTTGATGGATATAGGATGCCATCCAAAGTATTTGTAGGCTCTAGTTCCTACAATCCAGAAGATATACCGTTCACCTTAGATCGCACCGATCCATTGGTTTTAGGGAGACCTTTAACTTTACACAGTGAAAATGGATATTTTATTTGGTACGACAGCACGGCAAAAAAATGGCGTTTGCGCGTAAGAGCTCCAATTGATGAAGCTCGACTCTTTGATGGACAGATTACATCAACAGGACAATTCTCAGAGGTAGAGGTGGCTTCTTCGGTTGATGGAATTGCGCCCGCAGACGGCTACGGCGGGGATGAAATCAATGATTTTATCAGGTCTACCGATTCCTTGGTTGAGTTTTCATTTACGGTTGATGGGTGGGACATCGTAAATCTTCCATTTGACGCATATGGAAGTGGAACTTGGGCAGCTTTTGACGGTATAGACTTTCAGTCCGACAATGTACACTTTGTCTTCGATACTGGAGTTTCTGAGAATATTGACCGTATGTCCTTGTTTAAAGATGGACACGGATTCCTTCGCTACAAGGTTAACGACCATAATGGTAGACTTAAAACAATAAGTACAAATATTCGTGACTGGGAAGCTGGAGACACGCATGCAGTCGCAGTATCATGGAAAGTAGGAACTGTCGAACAGCGCGATGAACTACATCTTTTTGTCGATGGACGTGAAGTGCCAAACACATATAGGTTTGCTGGATACCTTCCCGTTCCATCTACTGGTGGTGTTAAATATATGGATACTGCTGGAGAGATACTTCTAGCAGATGCTTATTCAGCCACTGTCGGCGGACAAGACATGGTAACCTTTTCTGGTTCAGACATTTTTCGTTCGTCTGGAGCGACATTTGTTACAGACGGAATTGTGCCTGGGGATAGGTTCACAATATTGGACAATACAGCAGATGGAACAAATACGCGCACAGTTGTTCCTCCATATGTCCTTGTTTCAGAGGTTGTTGATGAAAACACACTAAGACTTGAGTGTGGGGGTTTACCATATTATGCCATTTCAACATTGACTGATGTTAAATATTCTGTAAATAGACTTGTTCTAGAAACTGTTTCAGATCCATTAATAGAGAAGGTAAGGGTATATTCTGTTTCTCCTACTGGTGTTGAAACTGAGCTGCGTTCTCCTAATGCCCTTGATCCAGATTATTCTTTTTTGCGCGATGGCTACCAAGATTATGTTGTTGTAAATAATGGTGTTCCAATAGGGTATGATGTTGTATTGTATTCTTATGGTTTAACTCAGCAACGTAGTAAACAACTTGCATATATTTGGCCATATAGAAGAACAAACCTGATTAAAACAATAATGCCGCAGCCAACAGCTGTTTCGAAAATCAGGATTACGAATATAATAACCAGGCGTATTAATATAGAAGCTGGCTCTTTTGCCTTGATAGCAACTGTTGTTGGAGGACACGCTGTTCAAGCACTTGTTTCAAACTTACCATTCTGTCAACCAAGCAATTTGGCTACGGGTCGAAGGTTTTCTGTGAATATCACTGGTGATAATTTTGATTTCAGCGGTTTAAATCAGGTCATCATCACTGGTGACGTCAGTAATGGGACATCTGTATCGTCTGGAGCAGAAACTCTTACATTTGCACAGGTTGGAACACAAACTACTACACAATTCTTTACATCAATAACAAGTATATCAGCAGCTTTTACACCATTGGATATTACAAAATCAGCTGGTGCTATTGAGATACGTGAAGCTTCTCCTATCACACAATCCGAAAATGGCGGTGATTATGCCCAAATCAGGCTTTCAGTCGTAGAGCAGGCTGGTTCTGACGGGATTCTTCAGATTGGAAGTACAAAAACATTCTCTGATGGATATTCGCGCTTTGGAGCGGAAGATATCAATAAACTCATATATATTGAGACTCCTTTGCCTTCTGGCTCTGGACAAGTGTTTGTTATAACAGATGTACCGCTTGATCCTTCTGGTATTGTTAAGGATTCTGATACAGTAATTCTGTCTGGTACGGCAGTGTCTGGATCTTATTCGGGTTTGAAATGGCAAATGCTTAACCTATCGTTTTCGGATTCTGGTTTTGCTAATGGATTGATAACATTGGAGATAGCCAATAGCGGCGGTCTTCCTTTTCTGTTGGGCAATTGCTGGTATGAGGTCGACTTCCCAAGCTATGCTGTAATTCTATTCGACGAGATTCCAGAGACTTTATATGTAGGTTCAGACATGAATGGAGCCAATCAAGCCTCTGCGGTAATTGATGAGATGCATATACTTGGGGAAATGCTAACAGACACCGGGATTGGCGAAGTGCTTCCAAGTTCTGGAATAAGTATAACCTCTGAAGCAAACAGTGTACGTGAACTTGTACCGACCACGCAATCTCTTGCTTTGTATCATTTCAACGGTTGCCTAGAAAATAAGGCTGGATTTTATGCTGGTTTTTCGCAATCATATTTTCAGAGTTCGAGTAGTGTCAATAGTTTATTTGGACAATCAGCTGTATTTGACAAAGCCAGTTCAATGGCTTTAGATAATAAAGGTATTTTCTTCAATAATTCTGGAACTATAGAATTTTGGGCAAATCCTATAATGGATACTTATAATGATCCTGCGCGAAGATATTTCATTGACCTTAGTACGGATCAATTTGTTTCTGGAAATGTTTTATCATCTCTAGTGGTTAGCATTCCTGTTAGAGCTCGATCTGTTAGTTCTGTGACTATACCTGGGAATGATACTAACTTTTTCACAGGTGGCTCTTTAGATTCGGATGGTGTAACCATTCATCTTGGTCAGCCAATTCCCGTAAATAGCCAACCTATTGTGACCTATGTTCCAATAACAAGCCAAGGGGACCGGTTTAGTATCTTCAAAGACGAAAATGGCTTCTTGGTTCTTCTGGTAACAGCATCTGGAACGGATTACCAGATATCTGCTCCAATATATTGGAAAAAGAACACATGGCACCGTATTTTTGTTGGATGGAGTTTAAACAACTCAGATAATCAAGATAGACTTATTCTTATGGTAGATGGATCAGAAAGAGGAACTATAAGGTATGGAACTGGGCTTAGGTATGGAACTGGAATAAGATATGGGATGTCTGGTATTTGGGGTCAGGCAATAGCAGGTACACAGGCTTCTAGGAATATTCTAGCTGATATAAACATGACTGATTTCTTTTCCACAGTGTATATTGGCGGAGATTTTACTGGACAGTTCCCAGCGATGTCCAAAATTGATAATCTACGTTTTTCAGACGAGATTAGACCAATATCATATCTCGGCGGAAGTGGTCCTGGACAGCTTATAGGTTATGATTTGTTATACACCAGTAATACGGATACAGCTCAACCAGTTATTGATGATGCGCTTACTACACTGCTTCTCGATTTTGATACAGAGGAAAGTCTTGTTGAGCATTTGGCTAATGTCCATGATGATGCCGCTGGAATTTTTGACTTTTTCGTCACTGTCATCGATTCGTTCCATCTTATACCAAATCAGGATGTCAAAGACTTGATTGTAAAACTAATTGAAAGACTTAAGCCAGCGCATACTAGAGGGTTTGTTGATTTTGGAGACAGTAGTGGCTGTTAAGGGCTACAGTTATAGCCAGGAGGATTTTTCATGAGCACGACACGTTTGCCGGTAAACCTGACAAGGGTTAATTACTACGACGGAATGCAACTTACGCGCAACGATATGCGTGATGAACAGAGCAGAAATGTCGGCATAGATGCAGCCACTGTAGCAAATTTCTTCGGCAGTGGTGTGGTTGGTGATGCTGCATCTCCACCCATAATATTTGATTCGTCAAGCTTAAACTCTCAGCAACAAGCACTTCTAGATGCATACAGTTTTGATGGACAGAATGTGTACATAGGATCCGGTCTACAGCAGGTTTCAGATGTTGTAGATGGTGTCATGTTAGCTGTTACGATATCTGGAACGGCGCTTTCTGGTTCAATGTCAACAAAAGTTTCGATAATTGGCGAGACTTTTGGTGGTTCTCTTGTACATGACGATCTTGTATTTGAAGAGAATGGCACACAGGTTACACACAATCGTTATCGTGAAATTCTTGGGATTTTATTCAACGATTTTGCGGGAAATTTGTTTGGAAGTCTAGACCCAGCTATGAATGGATATCAGCTTGTTGGGCAATGCGTCATACGCGAAACAAAACCAATGGAGGTGTCTTCTGACAGCCTAATGGCCTGGCAGACAGCTCAGCCTAACCAGTTTTTCGTAAATTTCAAAGTGGGTGATTCCACCACAACGTTGACAGAATTGCTACAAGATATAATCGGTCCATCAAGATCGGTGTCGGATCTCGATATAGAGCTTGCTTCAGTAGATCAGCGTGAGCTTGCTCCAGATGACGTAACCACTAGGATAGGACAAAAATTCCTTGCTAGTGGGACAAACATTCAGAAAATATCTGTGCTCCTGTCAGTGAAAAGGGACGACTCGGCTCTTCCAGGTAATGAGTACAATTGGTCTGGTCAGATTATTCTTGGTTTATATGCTCTTCAGACAACCGTAGACTGTCCAGTAAAACCCACCCCTGATAACTTGGAAGATTTTGACCCGGATCCAACAGTACTTGCGCAACTGTCATTGGATGCCAACGATTTTGCAAACCAAGGCATCGTTCTTGATGGCTATGCGCGTAAAATTGATTTTGTTCTTACAGAAACATCTGTGGCAGACCCATTGATTTCGCCAGTGGAAATTGGAAGATATTATGTTCTTACAATTGGGCGCGCAGGAAATGCAAATGTGGGAACAATCCTACTGGAAGAAGCTGTCCATACTGCAAGTAATGGTTACATGGTTGTTTATGATGGAACACAATGGGTTAATGTTTATGAAAGCGATATGTGGTTCGAAGTACATGGAGACTATTTGAAGGTATCAGATGGTACAGCATATCAGGACGGAATCGGGGTTGAAATTCCGCGCCTCATGGCTGACTCTAGTGGTGTTGAACAACCATATTTTGTTGCCTCGGTTCCAATGGTGACTACAGCCAGAAATACAAAGAACTTTGTGATTGTTGAAGTCCAATCAACATATAGTTCTCCGAGACAGGATCCGCGTACTGGTAATAATATATCCTCTAGGGTTGCTCCATCACCATCAATATCCACAACAGATGATACTGATTTTCAGACCCTTTTGGCTAGTGATATTGTGCCACTGGCTTTAGCTAGAGCAAAGGATACAAATCCAAGAGGTAATCCAACATCCATATCTGGAAATACAACTCTTGCTGGAGCCGTATATGGTGATAGATTATATGTTATTTCTCCTGATGCTGACCTATTATCTAATAATGCTGTAGGATCTATCCTGCTTCCAGATTCATCGTCAAGTTATGAATATAGAATTGTATCAACAGATTTATATACTGATGCATATGGGGATGTTAATGGAGATGGAGAAGTAACAGATGATGATTTAGCTATTGTAGCATCCTGGATGCCGGATGGATATGACCTTTCAGATGGAACTCCTGGCGGAACACAAGATAAACTTATCCAAGGTTTAATATCTTTGGATAAGATACTTCGTGCGGACGTGAATGGTGATGGAAAAGTAGATGCGACCGACCTCGCTTTGATTCAGGATTTTCTGGACAAAACTATTGCCACTTTTCCGGCTGGATCTTCTTTCCAAAGAATGGTTGTACAAGTGGAAAATAAGCTTGACCCACTCTCTACAACAGCAGATATACCATCAGACAATACAGCTTTCCAGACGCTACCTTTCTCAGATATAATCTGGCAGATAGATTATTTTCGAACCTGGTTGCCCGACAGAATCGACATATGCGACATGAGTAGGCTTGCTCCGACAACTTTTACTGAGAAGCCTGATGGTGACTTGTGTTATGGTGGTAGGAATGACTATTTTGTACCAGGAAACTTACTTCTCGACGGATATGTGTTGAAACCTGATAATACACCACATCCTCTTGATTTTGAGGTTTCGCATCTATCCTTGAGAATACCTGTTACAGATTCATACGGAAGTCCAACCATTCTTGATGGATATGTTGGTTTTCTGTTGTTTGATTCCTTTGTAGCTGAATCCTCTAATGGTAAAACAGCGATGGGTTTTCCAGCAATGAAATATAGTGATAGGAGTTTCGTTCAGGTGGGAGATTTTTCCTCTGGGAAAGTACGCATATCAGCATCTCTTCAATCTGTTACAAATTCATGGCCAGTACCCATGGGTGGAAATATAGATGATGTTGTTGGAATGTACTATGATCCATCAACTTCTTTACTCATGATTAAGGTAAAAGATATATTGGATGATGGATATGGTAACTTAATACCATCACAGAGTATGCGTATTCTTATTACCACATATTTAAAAAAGGCAGGTTTCGCAAATCCCACCCAGGAGATAACAGATGGGCAGATGCGTACACTGCTCGGTATATGATTGGAGGCTAGAATGGCTGCTGTTAATATCACAATTAACCAGGCTGGCAAACCTGCTGGAGTTCCTGGGCAAAGTCGTGACGATTTAGCGCTTTCGATTTTGGTAGTTTTATCAAGCCAATCTGATACAAGTTTGGTTTCGTGGAATTGGAGAATGCTGTCCAAACCAATTGGATCATCTGCAGCATTGGATTCCCATATATCTTCAACATGTGGATTTATTCCAGATAAAGCCGGATCATACCTTATACAACTTTTAGCAAATGGTAGACTGATAGCAACAGCAATAGCAGCTGTTAAAACAACATTTCTTGGATTGCGTATTCCGGCTCCGGGTGAAACTACAGAGCTTGGTGGATGGAATGTGGCCGTTGAAACATTGATTAGTCAACTCGAAGATGGAATAGAAGCTGGAGGAACGACACCCGGACATCATCACCTAACCCATCAAAATGGAGGATCTGACGAAATTAGTGTTACTGGTCTTTCTGGTGTTCTTGCCGATCCGCAGACACCATCATCTCATGCTACTTCTCATGAGAACGGTGGTGGTGACGAAATAAGCGTCACGGGTCTTTCTGGTGTTCTTGCCGATCCGCAGACGCCAGAGGCTCATGCTGCTTCGCATGAGAATGGCGGTAGTGATGAAATAAGTGTTACTGGTCTTTCTGGTCTTTTGAGTACTCCACAGACACCAGCAGCACATGCCTCTACGCATGAGGACACCGGTGATGATGAAATAAGCGTCCAAGGGCTTGATGGTTATCTTAACCAGCCTCAAAATGCTGACCAATTACAAGGTTTTCTTGTTTCTGGATCAATACCATCCAGTGAGGACTTGTTGGCTTGGGATGATGGAACTAGTCGTTGGCGTCCTTCGAGACACTCCCATGCTTCTTCACATCAAGATGAAGGTTTTGATGAAATCAGCGTAGAGAATCTTGATGGTTATCTTAACCAACCTCAAAATGCTGACCAATTACAAGGTTTTAATGTCTCCGCTTCAGCACCTACTAATGGTGATAGCCTGGTTTGGGATAGTTCAACTAATCGTTGGAGACCGAAAACAATTTCTGGCACAGCTGGAACGGTCGACAGATTTTTGGTATTTTCTGACGATTCCTATTTTTCCGAGTCTGGAGCAGTATTTGTTACAAAAAAGACTTTTCGTATCGTGAGGGATTCAGACCTTTCTCCTAGTAGATGGAGAGCTTTGGTTTCTTTATGGGCTTCTGATGCTGGAGGTTCTGCCGAATGTAAAATCAATTTTGTTGGATCTGGCGGTACGGATAGTATTTTATTAACATCATCAGCAAATTCTGAAGCGTTAGAGGCTGATTCGGTTGCAATAAATGATGGTTATGAACCTAATGATAGTTTTATAACTGCAAATATACAATTAAGACTTGCTTCTGGAACAGGAGAGGCTAGAATGCAATATACTGATATTTATGCAATGTATACATAATATTGTAAAAATTATCTGAATAGGTGATATGATGACTGTTGACCATCGGGGGGATGATTGGACTGTGTCTGGAAGTGTAATACTTTCGGACGACCACATAAACGTTGGAATTTTTACCGTATCAGCTGGTGCAACACTTAACATCAGCGGGTTAGGATATAAAATTGAATGTGTTGATGCCAACATACTTGGTGAAGTAGTTGGAGATGGAACAATAAATGGTGGAAGTGGTGGAAGTGGTGGAAGTGGTGGCACAGATACTCCAACACCTGGAGATCCTGGTAGTACAGGAACTTCAGGTGTTGGAACTGGTGGTGGTGGATCTGGAAAAGGTGCCGCTCATTCGCAAAATGGATCAAGCTGTGGAAGCACTGGTGGAATTGGTGGTTCTGGGTATTCTGGGTCACAAGCTGGTGGCGATGGTTTTTTTCCAGCAGTTGGGGTCCCATCTTTGTATGGTGATGGATATACTAATACAATAGAGGCTGGAAGTGGAGGTGGAGGAGGAGGTGGAGGTGGTGGAGGAGGCGGTAGTTCAAATAGTGGTACAAATGGTGATTCTGGTGGAGCTGGTGGAGCTGGTGGAAGTTCATTTTGGCTAGTAGCAAAACGCTCAATTAGGATAGAAAATGGCGGTTCCATATCTTGTGATGCAACTAGTGCCTCTATAGGTGGTTTTGGAGGAACGGGTGGATCAAGTACAGGAGCTGGAGGAGGTGGGGGAGGTGGAGGCTGTGGTGGGGGAGGAGGCTCTGGAGGTGGAATTCTATTATATGCGCCAGCAGTTATATATGGTACTGGATACTTGGGCGCAAAAGGAGGTACAGGTGGAGCTGGTGGTGTTGGCGGAGATGGTGGAGTTGGTGGAGATGCTGAAAATGGCGATGGGGGCGATGGCGGCGCCGGTGGAGGAGGGGGTTGTGGTGGACGTATAAAAATTTTCCATGCAAAAGGACACCTTTCCGAAGGGACATATTCTGTTGCTTTTGGGTCAGCAGGCGGAGGTGGAGCTGGTGGAAGTGGGGAAGTTGCTGGAAATTCTGGTGGAAATGGATTTTCAGGAAGCGTTGGAACATATGCTACACTCAATACTACGCCTGCCACTGCTGAAGTTAATGGATATCAGCCAAAGATTATGTACCAAAGTGGCGGCAGCTATTTAAGGCGGTTTCGTTCTATTCCCTTAGCGACATCATAGTTTATCTCAAATTTCTGTACTTTTGTGTTCAGAAATCTATCAATAGTTGAGCATTACTTAGCGCGTTTTGCGTATCTGGGCATAATTTGATGCCTTTCTAAAAACTGGAGTCTAAAATGAGAGAACCAAACAAGAATGTAGATCGCCGACAGATCAACCTGCGTCTCGAGACAGAGCTTCATGATTTTCTTGTGGAATATGCTCGTCAAAACTACAAAACTGTCACTGCGGTTGTTCGCGAGATGATAGCGACATTGTTTAGACAGAGCAAGGAAAAAAATCAAGATCCACAATAGGAAACTTTATGACAATGGAAAGATCTCCTCGCTAGACCAATAAAGGAAAATTATGAAGATTAGATGGCATGGCATGGCGGCTACACTTCATTCGTGGAGCCTTGTTACACAAGCCTTGGCTAGAGAAATGAACAATGCTGGACATAGTGTTCATATAAAATCCACAAATGGGTTAGAGCATTTTCCTGATGACCTTAGACATCTTCTGCTTCCAGGATATCACGGGCATCCTTCTCAGCCGGAACTTGTGTTTCTGGATGATGATGGATCAGAAGTATCTATAGATCGCAAGAAATGTCCTGATGATATAAATGATATAAATAGACCTTATGACTTAGAATTAGCATATACTATACTTTACCAGATTCCGCGTAGATTTTTTGGTGAATCTAGAAGTAAAATGGTTATTTGGAATTTTGAGAGTTCAGTACTTCCGTGTGGTTGGCAAGAATTTCACCGGGGGGTAGATTATATACTTCCATCTAGCCAATATTCATCAGACATCTTCTTAAACAACGGCATTCCTAGTTCCAAACTTGTTGTTGTCCCTCATGGAGTAGATCGTAGAATATTCCACCCAGGAATTGCTCCATTTCCACTACACACAAAGAAAAGGGTTAAGTTTCTCCATAACGCAATACCACATGCCAGGAAATGCCATGATCGTGTTCTTGAAGCGTATCTTGATGCTTTCACTGGTGATGATGATGTGTGTTTGGTTATGAAAACCAAATTTCTAAAGCCTGCTCCAGACAAACCTTTTGAGGTTGATGTGCGTGCTATTTTGGAAAATAAAATGAAGGGTAGGGCTAATCCTCCAGAAATAGAGATAGTCACATCTTTTGTTGACGATATAGGATCATTATATACTGCTTGTGATGCGGTAGTTAGCATGAGTTCTTGTGAAGGTTTTGCACTACCATTGCTTGAGGCTTTGGCATGTGGGAATGTGGTTATAGCACCACGACATGGTGGACAGTTAGATTTTCTAAATGATAAAAATTCAATACTTGTTAATACTGGTGAGATGAAGGCTCCACCAAGTATGCAATATTGGACACATTCAAAAGACGCTGTTGTTGGTGATCCTAGTACAAAACATTGTTCTGAGCTTATGCGTCGCGTCTATAACAATGTGGCTGAAGAAAAAGCCAGAGTATTAGATGCTGCAAACGAAACCGTTAATAAATTTTCATGGACTGCTGCTGCAAAACAGATAACGGATCTTGCGGAAGAGTGTTTAGCACAAAAACACAACCTTATTCCAAAGACACGTAAGCGCAAAATACTATATGTTATTCCATATAATATGGCTGGTGGAGGAGAGGTTTGGGTACGCGAAGCTATTTTGCGCCTTGATAGAGAGAAGTATGAACCAACGGTTGCTTTTCCTCTTGGAATGTCGAACGAATTGGTTTCCCTTTTTGGTGACCTTGGGGTTAATTTGGAGAACCTAAGTCATCGAGGTGAGGGAAATGCCCTTAAATGTCTGATAGAAGTTGAAAAATATGACATAGTTCATTTTTACAACAGTCTACAGGTTTATGCCCTGTTGCTTAGGATATTGAGTGAAGGATGGGGTGGCAAGATTGTAGAGACGGTTCACAGTGATCTAATTTGGCAAGATTCTATGGCGAAGGTTGCAACCAGACGCAATGTTTCTATGATTGTTGGCGTATCTGAGACAATCTGTACAAAGCTTGCCAAAAAGGGTAATAAAAACGTACGATATTTGCCACAGCAGATTGCATGGGAAAAATTCGGTCTTCCAAAAAACAAACAGGTTCTTACTGAAATTGGTTGTCCAACAAATCGTTTTGTTGTTGGCACAATAGCACGTCTTTCGCCTGAGAAGAATATTCCAATAGTGTTATCATGCGCTAGAGCCTTGCCTGAGGCTGTATTTGTTATAGTTGGAAGCGGTCCTCAAGAAAACGTTCTGAAGAAAATGGCTAGTAGTTTGGGGAATGTAATATTTGTCGGTCGTCGCACTGATACGGAACGATTCTACGCAGCCTTTGATGCTTTTCTTTTGCCTTCGGCAATGGAAGGTTTGCCTTTGACGATTTTGGAAGCCTTTGCCTCCGGAGTTCCTGTTGTCGCTTCCAATGTTGGAGCAATTCCTGAGGTTGTTTTGGACGGGGTTAATGGCTTTATAGTGCGAGGAGGTACTGATAGATATGTAGACGCTATAAAGAAACTGTGTAATCCTGAACAAAATACAGTTATGTCCAAACACGCATTTGATTTTGCGAAAGAATTAATGGGAAAGGATAATGCGGGAATATCAGACCTATATGACAGTATGTTTACATAGGAGGCGGTAATTATGTCAGATCCTTGCTTGTGGGGGGGAAATTTTCTACACATGGACGATGGCTGTTTTGGTCTTGATTGTGATTCCAGCCTATACGTTCCCGTAGAATTTGAGAAAAATTCTGTGTACCGTTGTAGGGTTATGGCCTCAAACCCAAATACTGATGGGCGCATTCTTTGTTTTGAGATTTGTGCGGAAAATGAACAGCAATTTGCACAGGTTTCTTTTAACTGCCCACCAAATGGGCATGTGTTTGAGATAGACGTTACAACAGGAAATGTTGCCACACCTATTAATCTGGCGTTCATCAAAATATCAAGAACTCCTGGTTCTGGTATTGTAATTATTGAACAAGTTGATGCGGTAAAGCTTCCACGCGGTGTTGGACCCATGCCAGAGCCGCGTCATATTAGTGCGTTTGATAAAAAATACTGCCTTGAGCAGATGGAGGACTGGTGGGAAATGAACAGCTTTGACCAACAGTTTTGGCGCGGCAGAAGTCTTGTAGCAAAAAGGGACGAACGTGGCGTAAAATGCCAATCAATGGAAGGCGAAAAATCTGTCTTGTTTGTGCCAGCAAAAGTGGAACCCAATTCAGTTTACCGCCTTCAACTTGATCTTAAAAGGGAAAGTGGGAATGGGAAACTCTTCTGTAACTTTTATGCAAATCGAAGTTTTGATTTTCCCCATCAACCTATGCTTTGTGAAAGCGCCGCATGGAGTACGTTTGAACTTCAATTAAAAACCAGTGATTTTCCACCAAATATACCAATTATGCTCAGACTTTGGAGATCTCCTGGTGGTACGGGATCCCTGTTAGTAAAACGAATTGCTTTTGAGGTTCTTCCGCAAGACACCCCTGTCCAAGAACCTAAAATGATTGCATCATCGTCTTCTGAACCTGTTTCGGCAGCCACAGATTCTGCTCCAGAAAAACCGCAAATGCGTTTGGTGAAGCGAAACAGACCACATATGACGACGACAGCAGCACCAATTCAAATACATAAGGCTGAACTTTCTCCTATTCCAAACAATCTTCAATATTCACGATTTTCTGGACATGATACAAAAGTACTAGTGGTATCTGAACTTGATGACGAAATTGTCACAAAAGACGCATTTATAGCGAATGGAATACGGTGCGAAGGAATACCTGTTTACGGAAATCTTATAAATCTCAGTAAAATTGCAGTTGAACGCGGTGCTAATATTGTACATTTTCATCTTGGTCGTCCGACCGCAATTACAACAACAACAATAAATGATATTAGGTTTTCTATTCCCAATGTTTTTATTACAGCCTGGCTTTCTCCGGGTTGGCCTGTTTTTGACAAAAATGCTTTAGCTGTCCTTCGAGCTGTTGATTTAGCTTTGGTGGAAAGTGAAATTGAGCTTGCTATTTATCGTTCTGCTGGATGCTTCAATGTCGAGCTTTGGGACGCTGGGGCTGTCGGATTTAACCCCCCAGATAGAGAACAGAAATGCGATGCTGTAATCTTTGCCGAAAGTTCTTCAGAAACTTATTTAGAAACAATTCGAACACACTTGCCAAATACTGCTTATATACGCCTAGCGGCACATGGTGATACGGAATGTCGCTCAGCTCTATTTGATGCCAAGTCGATCGTTTTTGTAGAAGGTCCTATGCGAAAACTCTTTGGGCTTATGGCAAGTGGTGTGCCTGTGATCGCAAAGCGATCTATGGAAATTATTGAATGGTGCGAAGATGGGCATGATCTTCTCTTGTTTGATTCTCCAGAAGAAAGTGCGTCTTTGGTTGCACAGCTTTCCGCAGATCCTACAAAGGCAAAAAAAATCGGAGACAATGGTGCTAAAACAGCCCTTTCTCACTCGCGCGTTCTACGTATTAAAGAACTAGCACTCCGTATTGGATGTTTTGAGGCAATTATGCCAAACTTTCCAAAAAACAGAATTTCCTACACATTCAAGCGGACATTGTGTATCATGAGGGATCCTCCTATGGATCTTATGTCAAAAACGACCCTACATGATATGGACTTCTTAACTATACCATTCACAGAATGTAGAGATCTTGTTGCTAAGATTTTGCGTTTTAACCCAGATATTCTATTACTTTTCCTTGATGAACAGGCTGATGGTCTTCCTTGGCGAGATCTTATGCTTGATCTGCGTAGAAAGCTTCCTAATATGCTCGCTATAGCATGGCATCCTGGAGGGGAATATGTAGATCAGAGAATGATTGATTTACGTTTTTGTGTGGATCATTTGACCGTTAGATATGATTCATTTCTACAGCCATATTTTTCAATGTCTCTTATCGGCACATGGTCTTGGGATCCTGGAGTTTTGCCTTTAGAAAATCCAGCAGCTTTTCGAAATGCTGTATTTGATCTAATGCGAAGCATGAATAGTAGAAGGGCAAATTTCCTCAATAATGCTAATGGAAAACCTGTAGATCTTACGATATTTATAGGAACTCACAATCGTCTAAACCAGCTACAACAAGCGGTTGATTCGTCATTGGTATCTTCTAATTTGCACTCGGTAGAAATAATTGTCAATGATGCTGGTTCCAATGATGGAACGCAGGAATGGTTGCGCAAACGATCTGGTGAGGACAAGCGAATAATTCCAATATTTTCTGGCAAAAGAACAAGCTTTACTCAAGCCTTCAATGAGGCTCTTGCCATAGCAAAAGGAAAATACATCTGTTGGCTAAGTGATGATATAGTTCCCCAGGGGGCGGCACTTTCAGATATGTGTCTTGTTATGGATGAATCATCACCAATAGATATGGGTGGATTTTGTGTAAAAAATTCATGGGGAGATGTATATACTGTAAGGATGGATAGTGGTATATATTTTCCAACAGTTGGTTGTATGTATACAGAGACCTTGAAAAAATTTGATGGGATTAACATGGATTATCCATATTATTCACAGGATACTGATCTTGATATGCGTATTCTAAGAACTGGTGGAAGGATAATAGCATGTACTCATTGTAATCTTATGCATAATTGTACGAATGATGAACTTAGAAGAAGCAACGGTATAGCTCATTCAAAACTTATGCATGATATGAAATATATCCTTGCAGCCTGGAAACCTGGAGAATCTTCTCGTTTTCCGTATCCTACGGTTCTATTAATTCCTGTTAAGGGCTGTGAACCCAATAGGATCATTGAAGCTGCTTTGCGTATTAGATGCCATTTTACCAATTCTCATATTTTTGTGGCAGGTGAAGGGTCAGAGCATCTTGATGTGCATGGTCAGAATTCATTTCTTAGGCGCGTTCCACTTACTGGACAAAGGTCTACTTCCGATCTTGTAATACGTGTTGGGAGGGCTGGAAATTCTCTAGTTCGTCCGATGGAAAGGTCTAATACTCCTTTTGTAAAAAAACTTCTTCAAGGATAGGTCATGGATTTCTGTACATATTTCGATTCAGCATATGCCACAAAAGCCAAAGTGTGCCATCATACTTTGACTTCGAATTCATCGGTCCGTCTTTTTGTTCTTTGTATGGATGATGTGGTTGCCGGTCTTGTATCTAAATGGCGCGGTGTAATTCCAATAATGTTGAAAGATATAGAAGAATATAGACCATCTTTATTAAACATAAAAGGATCAAGACAGCCTAAGGAATATTATGCAACAATAACGCCTATACTTCCACAATTTCTTTTTGACAAATTTGGTCTTGATACAGTATTCTACACTGATGCTGATATGGCTTTTTTTTCTTCTGTAGATGAAATATCTAGCGAAATGGGTAGCAACTCTCTATTGGTTACTCCGCACGAAAACCCGATTGCTATGGCTGGAGGGGCTGGTTTCTTCAATGTTGGAATTCTCGGATATAGAAAAAGTCCAGATGGTATTAGTTTTTTGAAATGGTGGGAGGAACGTTGTCTCGAATGGTGTGAATGGCGCGCTCTTCCTGATGGACGTTGTGCAGATCAAGGATATTTATCTATAATACATAACAATCCAAATAGATTTTCTGGTGTAAAGGTTAGCACGCATCCTGGAATAAATCTTGGACCTTGGAATTTATCCATGCATCCTACCTCGTTTTCCAATGGCAAAATAGTCCTAGATTGTCGACACAACCTAATATGTTATCATTTTCACGGATATAAGGACATTGTTGGAAAGTGTGTGAATGATACAGGATGGGAAGTTTCCCCATGGAACATGAGTAATATATATGAGCCTTATCACAATATGATGTTACTGGCAAAGAAAGGAACACTAGCATGAACTTCTGTACATATTTTGATAGCGCATATGCGGCAAAGGGTTGGACCTGTTGGAGTACTTTATTACATGAAAGTCCAAATTCAAAACTTTTTGTACTTGCATTGGATGTTAATGTTTTAGAGCAGGCCAAAAAACTTGATGGTGTTATTCCTATCTGTCTTTCTGATGTAGAAGAATATTGTCCGGATCTGTTGAAGGCAAAAGGTAATAGACAACCAAAGGAATATTATGCCACGATAACCCCTGTGCTTCCGATGTTCCTTTTTGATAAATTTGGGATCGATACAGTATTTTACACTGATGCTGATATGGCTTTTTGGTCAAGTCCTGAAGAGATTGAAAATATTATGGGGAATCATTCCCTTATGGTTACAGACCATGGGTTTGAACCCCCCAGATCTGGCGTTAGATTTAATGTTGGTATTCTTGGATATAGAAATGATGGTAACTGTAGAGAATTCTTGGAATGGTGGAAAGACCGTTGTATAGAATGGTGTTACTGGGTCACTCTTCCTGATGGACGTTGTGCAGATCAGGGGTGGTTAAACATATTACATGATCAGCCAGAAAGATTTAAGGGAGCCCTCTCTTGTCCTCATCCTGGAATAAATCTGGGACCATGGGGAATAGGACGGCACACGATATCGAAGACTATAGATGGTAAGCTAATTATTGATGGCAAATATAATCTTGTGTGTTACCATTATCATGAATTCTCTATAACTGGACCAGATTCATATTATCCCACTGGATGGAAACACACTGCGAGTGATAGACGTCTCGTCTACGATCCATATTTTGAACTGATCAAAAAATCTTCAGGAGGCCATTGTGGCAAACGAAATAACTGATTATTTTTGGTGGGCTTTGCCCGAAGTGGCTGCCGAACATGACGATATGAATCGCACTTATTTCGAGCGCGGAAATGTGGGACAATACCCATATTTCGACACTTTAGCCAAGGCTTTGAAATTAATTGATCAGAAAGATATGAAAACCAGCATGTTATCATGCCTAGACATAGGTTGCGGAGCAGGCTGGCAGGCTGTTTATATGTCTAGTTTGGGATTAGATGTAAGATTTATATACGAAGGAATGGATATATCATCGCATATGTGCGAACGAGCAAAACGAAATTATCCTTCTGGGGATTTTCATGTTGCCGATATTATGGATTTTCATCCAGAAAAACTTTGGGATGTTGTAATGGCGTGTGGATCTATAGAACATTTTGTTGATTGGAAAAGTTTCCTTTCCCGTATGGTTGAGCTTTCTTCTGATTGGATAGTTATCCATAAGGTATTTTTTCATGATGCAAATGACAAACCTACTGAGATGATTATCTGTCCCACATATGCTGGAAGGACGCAGCCGCGCATGGTTATGGATTATGCGGAATTTACAAAAACACTTTCTGATCTTGGATGTTTTATTGAGCAAAGATTCGATTGGGATAGTCGAGCTGTTAGTTGTGTTGTCGCGAGAAAGTGTCTCTAGGAGAGAAACATGACCAAGATCGATTTTGCAATTATTGCCCATAACGGACAACCTTTTTTCGGTCTTAACCTACAAGCTATTTATCCATTTGCCAATCGTATAATCGTGATTGAGGGACCGGTAGCCGCATATAGAAAAATGGGTTTTGGGCAATCAAATGATGGGACTTTAGAAACACTAGCCAAATTTTCCGATCCTGACCGAAAAATAGTTTTTGAATCTAGTCTTGGATGGGACGAGAAAGATAGTATGCTTCGTGCTACAGAAAAACATTTGTCTGGAGATTTTGTATGGTGTGTTGATTGTGACGAATTCTATCTTGAAGATGATATGAGAAAAGTTATATCATATCTTAATAATCATTCTGAATGCTATAGTATGTCATTCAAATTGTATTCATTTTTTGGAACATTGTCTAATCCACGATATATATCTGGATTTGAAGCTGAATTTGAGACACATCGCATACAAAGAATATCTCCAAAAGCCACATGGAAGACACATAGACCACCAACACTTATATGGGCACCGAATGGTAAAACATGTCGTGAGATGGGTCACGTAGATGGAGAAAAGGAACTAGGAGTTCGTATCTATCATTTTTCACACATGCCTCCAAAAAGAATGCGCCACAAAAGTGACTACTATCAGTGGCTTTCAAGTTCGATCCTTCCAAATTACTTCAATCGCGTTTATGTCCCATGGATGAGAGCTCGCACTGATGAGGAACGATTGAATGTAGAAAAACAATTTGAGGGCGTACAGGAATTCAAAAAAGAGTGTAGAAGTCCAGCCTACACGCTACCTTTTCAAGGAAAACTGCCAGATATTATCGAAAAGAACAAATCGTTAATAGAGGCGCAGATAAATCTTGAAAGAGGTGAGTTAGGTATTTGAGGAGCACTATGGTAATCAAGATATTTTCTGACAAAAGTTTTCTTCCAAAAGGTTTTTCATGTCACATAATGTTACCGTTTTGGGGGCAGGAAAAAGAGGCAGGAGACCCAGATGCCGATAGGTTCGACAAGTATATCGCAAATGGGCATGGAATTTTTCAGATGGAATCGCTTGTTGGTGCTGATTTTGCCATATATCCTGCGTCACCCACAATGAATCCAAAAGCTTTTAGAGCTTTTCAGGAGATGACTTTCCCCAAACAATTGGTGGTCTTCTTCAATGATGATTCTGATGAGATACTTGATTATAGGGATGATACAACGGTTTTTAGAACATCTTTCTATAGATCGTCCAAAAGACCAAGAGAATTTGCCGTCCCAGGGTGGAGCATGGACTATGGACAATTTCCATTGCGTCAATGGTCTTCCATTCCAACTATAGGATTCTGTGGTCAGGTATATCCTCTAGATGTTCGTAAAGCAGCTCTAGATGTGCTTGATTCTGACACAAGGATCTCTAAAAACTTTGTCAGGCGAGATAAGTTTTGGGGAGGGTGGATAGCTGGAGGAAGAAAAGAAGATGCTGGTAAACAAGTGCGTAGGGAATTCCTAAACAATATGGAAAACTCCGACTATATACTTTGTGCAAGAGGTGGTGGGAATTTCTCATATCGTATCTATGAAACTATGATGGGTGGAAGAATACCCGTTTTAGTAAATACAGATTGCGTTCTACCATATGACTTTATGATAAACTGGAGTGAATTTTTTCCAATTATTGATAAATCTGATATTCCAAATATTGGAAATCGTTTGCTTGATTTTCATTATTCACTTTCTCCAGACGAATTTGTGGAACGGCAGAATAAACTACGTAAGCTTTGGGAAGAATGGATCTCCCCATTGGGCTTCTTTTCAAACATGTATAGGCACTTTGGAGGCTAAAATGACAGGTTTTCATGGTAATCGCATATTACAACAAAAAGTAGATCAATTGATAACATGTGGAGTATCATCATTTGTTGAGACAGGTACACATTATGCTGCAACATCTTTACATATGGCGAAGAGACATCCAACACTTCCTATTTTAACGTGTGAAATAAATGACTTATACTTATCAACAAGTCGTGAAATACTAAAACCATACCAGAACGTAAAACTTTCTAATGAGTCTTCTGAGAAATTCATAGACCGCCTTATTACAGAAGGGATGCTTGGAGATCTACCTATGTTTTTCTTGGATGCTCATTGGCATGATTATTGGCCATTGCCAGATGAGGTTTCCGGTATTGCAAAACTTCCAAAATTCATAATCCTAGTTGACGATTTCGAAGTCCCGGGGCAAGGGCAATTTGAAACTTCCGCTGGTGGGGGTGGAACAATCGGCGAACACAGGACAAAACCTGATAATCGTCCTTGTAGCATGGCTTTAATTGGACCTCTTCTTCCACACGACTGTGAAGTTGCTTATCCAAAATATGGAAAAATTGAGGCCTTTGGGAATCCCAATACGCCTCATCTCGTAGGATATACAATAGTTACTAGGAATGTACAAGGAATAGATAAAACAGATCAGCTTCATTCATGGGGAAGCATAAAATGAATTCAGCAACAGAGATAATGGTTGTAACATGCTGGAAATTCCGTCAGGTATGGGATCCGTTCTTTACTCTTTTTCGCAGATATTGGCCAGATTGTCCATACAAAGTTACAATGGTAACTGATATTGGTTCACATAATGGAGCCAATTATACTATTCAGATGGGCGAGGATCGCGGTTGGGCAAGTAATTTTCTAAATGCTCTTCGTCAAACAGACTCAAAACGCGTGATTGTTTTCCAAGAGGATTTTCTTCTTACCTCTTTGGTGGACACTGAAACAGTAAAAAAACTCGTGAAATATTCATTTGATAACGACGTTGGATGCTTAAGAATTTGTCCATGCCCAGGACCCTCTGGAAAGTGGTGTGATTCGTTCCTTGGAACAATTGGTAAAAATGACGCATATCGAGTTTCTTTACAACTTGCAATTTGGGACAAAGATGTCTTGATGGGACTACTTCGTGAAGGTGAGTCAGCATGGGATCTGGAAAATTTAGGTGGTCAGAGATCACTTAGTTGTACAAAACCGTTTCTTAGCCTTTGGAGACAGCCTGACGACACTCCTGGAGGTCCTGTACGTTATTTTATCACGGCAGTAACGCGTGGAGTGTGGGAAAAAGGGGCACTCGAACTTTTGAAGCGCGAAGGCATCTCAATGGATGAAATAACTAAGAGAATCATCTAATGGCTTATACCATAGAACTACCAGGCGTTTTTGACGAACGCGGCAATCTGCGCTGGGTAGAAAGCGGCATCATAGTTCCTTTCGAGATCAAGAGGGTTTTCTATATGACGGATGTTCCTCCGCAAGGGATTTCTCGGGGAGGTCATGCGCATAGAAAGTGTCATCAATTTATAATCCTGGCTAGTGGTGGTATGAATGTAGATCTCGATTATGATGGACAGAGAAATACTGCCATATACCTACGTAGTCCAAATGTAGGTTTTCATGTTCCTCCGTTAGTTTGGTGTACTTTAACACTTTATCCTAGTACGGTATGTATTGTACTCGCATCGGAGTTATATGATGAAAATGACTACATCAGAGATTACTCCACGTTTCTGGAAGAGGTGAAGAAATGAGAGTTCCTTTTCTAAATTTAGACCGCGAGGCTGACATACTTATTGGACTTGGTTTAATGAAAGATATTGAGGATGTCATACGGTCTGGACATTTTCTATTTGGTCCAAAAGCAACAGAACTTGAAATACGTCTTTCTGAAATGTTCAATCGTCCAGTTGTCCTTGTTGGAAGTGGAACAGATGCTCTAGCTCTTTCTCTTAAAGCATTGGGTATAGGATATGGAGATAGGGTCGCAATTCCTGCTTTTTCAGCCATACCGACAGCTGTGGCTGTTAAAATGATCGGTGCTATTCCAGTATATGTTGATGTTGATTTTGGTATGACAATGTGTACAAACGCATCAACATTAAAAAATCTTGATGTTAAAGCTTTTATACCTGTACATCTGTATGGAAATCCAGCCGACATAGAAACGATAAAATATCATTGTGTTAAAAGGGGAATTTCTCTTGTTGAGGATTGTGCCCAAAGTTTTGGAGCCACATTTGATGAAAATCTTCTTGGAACTTTTGGTATGTCGGGAGCTCTAAGTTTTTATCCCACAAAAAACCTTGGATGTATGGGTGATGGTGGAGCTGTTATCGCATGTGATGAACAGATGGCAAAAGCAATACGAGAATTGAGATTTTATGGTCAAGAGACTAGGAATAGGATGGGTAGAATGATTGGCATGAATAGTCGCATGGATGAAATACAGTGTGCCATCCTAATCAAGAAGCTTCAGCTTTTTCCTGCTCAAGCAAAAAGAAGGATTCAAATGCTTGAGCAATATCGAGAAGCCCTACTTAAAACTCCATTCAGAATGGTCGCATGGAGAAAAGGAGCGTTGCCTCATCTTTTCCCCATAATGTCAAATAACCGTGATAGGGTTGTTGCCATGCTAGCCAAGCGTGAAGTTGAGACCTCAAAACATTATCCTTTTCACCTAATGGAGACCGTTGAGGGGCGCCCAGGCGCCGGCTTATTTTCAAATGCTAAAGAATTTTCCGAAACTGTAATTTCTCTTCCATTCAATCCTTGGATGACCGATGATGAAATAGACCATGTACTTAAGTCTGTTATGGAGGTTGGTGAATGCGAATCCTTGTGACTGGAAACTGCGGATTCATACCACAGAATTTCGTTCGCATGTTTTCTAGCAGTCATGAAATTGTGGGTATTGATGCTTTGAGATATGCCTCTGATCCTTCAGCACTAGGTCTTTGTCGAACTTTTGTTGGAGACATATCAGATGGATCATTTTTGGACGAAGTTTTTGATTCCATAGGAAAAATTGATGCTGTGATACATATGGCTGCAGAATCACATGTAGATAATAGTATAGCTTCTCCAAGACCATTTATGTTGAGCAATTTCATGGGTACATTTGAACTGCTTGAGCAGGCAAGAAAACGAAATATTGACCGTTTTCTTTTCGTATCTACTGATGAGGTATATGGAGATTTGAAACATGATGATCAGCCTTTCTCTAACCTGTTTCAGATAAAGCCAAGTTCGCCGTATTCTGCATCTAAAGCGGCTGCAGATGTTCTTGTACAATCTTATGGAAAAACATATGGAATGAATGTTGTAATAACTAGATCTTGTAATAATTATGGACCTTTACAGTATAAAGAGAAGTTTCTTCCAGTTGTTATTTTGAATGCTTTATCTGACAAACATATTCCTATTTATGGAAATGGTACTAATCAGAGGGAATGGATGTTTGTCGAAGATCATTGTCTCGGAATCATGGCGACACTAGAGCATGGAAAATCTGGAAGAATATATAACCTTGGTAGTGGTCATGAAGAGCGAAATATTGATATGGTATATAAGATTCTAGATATTATGGGTAAATCTAGGTCACTTGTAAAATTTGTAGAGGATAGGAAAGGACATGATTTCCGTTATTTTCTAGATTCTTCCATAGCCAATAATGAGCTTGGATGGGTAGCACAAATTCCTTTGGACAAAGGTCTAGAGAACACTATAAAATGGTATTCAGAAAATAGGAACTATTTTTGAATGTAGCGCTATTTGCGCTTTGGAGAAATGTCATGAAGGGAATTATACTTGCAGGTGGAACAGGATCTAGACTAGGCTCGCTTTCAAAAGTGACTAACAAACATCTACTTCCTGTTTGGAAAAGTCCTATGTTGTTCTATCCACTTAGTCAGTTGCTTGAGAATGGAATAACAGAAATATGTATAGTATCTGGTCTTTTTCATCTAGGGTCAGTTGTCGAACTTTTGGGTAGTGGAAAACGCTTTGGATGTAACTTTACATACAAGGTACAGGATACTGCTGGAGGAATAGCAGAAGCTTTAATGCTGTGTAAAGATTTTGCGGGTCAAGACGATATTGCTGTGATTCTTGGGGACAACATTTTTGGGGATCTCTTAGATTTTCATACAAAAACTCCTGGAAGATGTATGTTATATCTTAAGAAGGTTACTGATCCTAGTAGATTTGGTGTGGCTGAAGTTGACCATATGAAGTGTCTTATTGATATTGAAGAAAAGCCAAATAATCCAAAAAGTGATTTGGCCGTTACTGGGGCTTATCTATATTCTTCAGCGGTTTGGGATGCTATTTCAAAAATTAGAAGGTCTATAAGGGGTGAGTTGGAAATATCAGATGCCAATAGAACGCTTGTGCGTGATGGAATTGTCGACACTTTTGAGATTGGAGGATGGTGGTCTGATGCGGGGACACAAGAATCCCTTTTCAAAGCTAATGTAGAAGTTAAGGACAATCTTTGTCCTGTACTTATTTCCAGAATTGATAAGATGGCAAAGTCATATGGGGTAAAGTGATGAAAATATCGGTCGTTATTTCTGCATGCGATAACAGAACTCATCTGTTTGAAAGATCGCTTGATACTTGGGCAGCTCAGACTATGCCGAAAAAGGATTTTGAGATAATTATTGTTGACGATTCCGATAGGGAAAGTCTTCGTCAGCTTTGTTATGGTAAAAATATATCCAGTGGTTTGAATATAAGATTTGTAAAAATAGATAAGAGCAAAAGTATTATGCCTGTAAAAAGCTTTATTCCAGTATTGACTAATAATGTTGGGTTTAGGCTTTCAAGAGGTGAGGTTATTGTTGTAACAGGACCAGAAACTCTACAATCATCAAGTAATCTTGAAATAGCATGGTCTGTTAAAGATAAAATGGAATGTCTTTATGGTTTAGTCTTCAGAGCAAATGTTGCATGTACAGATTATATTGCAAAAGGATGGGGTCGACTAAAAACACTTCCTATGTCTCACCTTCTACAGATACCTGGAGCAAAAAACGAATGTGTTACAAGACCTCCTCATCCGCCGGCATATTGGTATTTTATGTGTGTGGCAAAGCGACACATAGAAAATATCGGAGGAGTTGATGAAAGGTTTTTAGGAGGTCTTTGTGGTGAAGACGATGATTTTTCAAATAGAATGAGACTTTCTGGAGTTACCCCTAGGTTTGAGCATGGAATAGTAGGAATACATCAAGACCATTCTAGAGAAGATTTTAACGATAATATTCATATAGATAGAAGGAAAGATCTTGGCTATAATCTTTGGGTACATAACTATATACTTTTACAAGATAATATAAGAAATGGTATTGTAGTAGCAAATGAAGGTCATGATTGGGGGAGTTCCGATCTTATTACATTTAATGAATATTATGGAGAAGAATAATGAAGCTTCATATTGGGTGTGGACCGGTATATCTTATTGGATATGTTAATATAGATACTGATCCGCAATATATGTCATATAACTGTCCTACTGAGATTATGGTAAGAAACTCAACTGATTATGAGCATTATTATAAAAGAGGTTTTGGTGTATTATTAAATGATTGTGTTGTTTCTGACCTAGATCATAATATGGAGGAGCCTCTTCCTTTTTCAGATGGTTCTGTTGATGAAGTTGTTATGTATCAGGTTCTTGAGCATATGCCTAAATATGATGTAGATCGTATTGTTTCTGATATATTCCGCGTACTTTCGATCGGTGGTAAATTTTTAGTTAGTGTTCCCGACATAAAGGAAACCGCAAAACTTCTAGCAAATTCTAATACAGAAGAGGAAGAGGATTGGGCTATTCGATTGATACATGGAACGCAGAAAAACAAATGGTCACATCATTTCTGTGGATATACACCTAGGACATTGAAAGCGCTTTTATCAAAAAATGGTTTCTCTAGTTTTAGAGATTTACCTAGTATTAATTTCTACCCAGTTGTACATATTGAAGCAATAAAGGAAAAATAATGAATGTACTTGTAACTGGAGGAAACGGCTTTCTTGGAAAGCATGTTGTCGAAGTTCTTAAGAATAGAGGTCATATTGTTGATGTGATTGATCAATCTGGATATGACTTGACTGACATATATGATACTATTAATGCATTTATGAGAGTTATGCATCCTGATGCTGTTATTCATCTTGCTGCAAAATGTGGTGGAATTGGGGCTAATATGAGGCGCCCTGGAGAATTCTTTAGAGATAATATGTTAATGGGAATAAATACCATAGATGTAGCGAGAACATGTTGTATAAAAAAATTCGTATGTGTTGGTACAATTTGCGCATATCCTGAGAATACTCCTGTACCTTTTATGGAAAAGGATCTTTGGAATGGATATCCTGAACCAACCAATGGCGCATATGGAATTGCAAAAAAAGCTCTTTTAGTAATGCTTCAGGCATACCGTCAACAGTATGGATTTAATGGTATATATTTACTTCCTGTAAATCTATATGGACCTGGAGATAATTTCTCTCTGGAAGATTCGCATGTTATTCCAGCAATGATAAGAAAGTTTGATACAGCCAAAGAAGAAGGGAAAGCCTCTGTCAAGCTTTGGGGTACTGGAAAGGCTTCTAGAGAGTTTCTCTACGTAAAAGATGCGGCTTGTGGAATTGTCGATGCTTTGGAACGATACGATGGTTCTGAACCGGTAAACTTGGGAAATGGTCGAGAATACACTATTCGAAAACTTGCTGAAAAAATCAAAGATACTGTTGGTTTTGATGGAAATATTGAATGGGATGTTTTCAAACCTGATGGTCAACCTCGTAGATGTTTAGATACTAGGCGAGCAAAAGAACTGTTTGGATTCGAGGCAAAAACCTTTTTCCAAGAAGGATTGATTGAAACATATGAGTGGTGGCTTAAGAATAAAGCTGATGTCCTAAACAAGGAGGAAAATCAGTGAAAAAAGTTGCTTTAGTAACAGGCGTAGCAGGACAAGATGGTTCACACATGGCTGAATTGCTTCTTGAGAAAGATTATAGAGTTATTGGCATGATTCGAAGAAATGCTACAAGAAGTCTTGGAAATGCCGCACACCTTGAGTCAGAAATTGATATAGAAGAAGGTGATATTACTGATTCAGCATCGGTTTTCAGAATCATTCAACGTGGACGTCCAAATGAGATATTCAATCTCTGTGCTCAGTCTCATGTTGGTACCAGTTTTGATCAGCCGATTGCTACAATGAATATAGATGCGGTAGGAGTACTGAATATTCTAGAAGCAATAAAAATACTAGCTCCTTCTATTAGGTTGTTTCATGCTAGTACATCTGAATTGTGGGGAGATTCTCCTCCTCCTCAGAATGAAGATACAATAATGAGACCTCGTAGTCCGTATGCTATTGCAAAATTGGCTGCTCATTGGTTTGTAAGGATGTATCGTGAAGCATATGGAATGTATTGTTGTGCTGGGATAACTCATAATCATGAAGGACCTAGGCGTGGTCCGTTGTTTGTTACAAGAAAAATATCAATGGGTGTAGCAAAAATACTTAAAGATCCTTCACATAGGATTAGGCTTGGCAACTTGGATGCGGCTAGGGATTGGGGTTATGCTCCTGACTTCGTCAAAGGATTCTGGCTTATGCTTCAAAGACCAAAGCCTGAAGATTTCGTTTTTGCAACTGGAGAAATGCATACTGTGGGAGAATTTGTTGAAAGAGCTTTCTCATATGCTGGAATACAGGATTGGGGAACATATGTTGAGATTGATAGATTCATGATGCGCCCTCTTGAAGTAGAGAGTTTATGTGGAGACCCATCAAAAGCAAAATCTATACTTGGATGGGAACCCAAAGTAAAGTTTGATGAGCTTGTTAAAATAATGGTCAATCATGACTGTAAGCTTCTTGGAGTGGAAGGAAAGCTTCCAAAGGTCGAATAATGAAAAAGTCTGTAGGAATATATATGCCTTGCCATAATGTATCAAAATATGTAGGTGAGGCAATAGACAGCCTAATTGCTCAGGATTTTCAGAATTGGCACTTAGTTGTTATTGATGATGCCTCTGATGATGATACGTTTGATACTGCAAAAAAAGCATCCGATAGTCGATGTATTGTAATACGTAAAAATGAAAGATGTGGACTCATAGGTAAATTAAAAAATGAGGCAATTTCAATTCTACAGGATCCGGATTTTATCTGTCATGTTGGTGGAGATGATATAATACCAGGAGATTGTCTTTCATCTTATCTCGAATTTATGCAAAAGAATCCTGAATTAGTTGCTGCTTGTGGAACATTTGATTGTTTTGATGACTCTGGAAAAACATGGATTATGCCACATGTAATGTCTGATAGGGGATTTGATAGATCCAAGCTTCTTAAATACATGTGCTTTTTTCCACTTAGATTTTATAGGTTTTCATCGTTTGAGGGTTATTCCAATACATTATCATCGGCAGTTGATTACGATTTAGCATTACGTCTTGATGAAAAATTTCCTGGGAGAATGGGACGTCTAGAAGGGAAGATAACATATCATTACCGTCAACATCCCGGACAAGTATCTAGAGCCGCAAGACCTGAACAAGACTTGAATGCAAAAATAGCACTACAATCTTCTCTTGATCGACGTGGTACTGGACAGAAGGTTACAAATGACAGACCCCCTTTCCAACTTGGGGAATGTGATGGACATTTTTTGTGGGGGAAGAAATGAGAAAAATTCTTGTTTGCGGCTCGGCTGGATTTCTAATGTCCAATCTTATGCGCTATATGTTATATAGGACAAAGGATTATGAGTTCGCAAGTGTAGATTGTCTTAAAAACTTTGATTTTCGCAAAGTATATCAGCACAGAAAACATTCTTTCCACATTGGTGATGCTGGTGATGCTGAATTTATGGATCGCATGATATGGATGGAAAAACCTGATATTTTAGTAATAGGAACAATGATGTCTGTTCCCCCTATTTCAAAAATTCCAGAATCTACTGATGGAATTAATGAAATAGTTCTTCCAACATCAATAGCGTGTCGATATGCGTCAAAAGGTTTTTCCAATCTACAAAAGAGACCAAAAGTCATACGGCTCGTTCCCGATACAGATGTTCCAGATATGGGGAATAGAAAGATGTGGAATTTTGTCGAATCTATGGTAGTCGAATCCGGAGGCAAAATCCTAAGACTTCCAACCTGTTTTGGAAACAGAGGCAATGGGTGGTTTGAGGATGCTTTGAGGAGAATAGCTGTAGGTAAAATGGAAGATGGATGGTCTCCGAGCTGTGAAAAAAGAAGATATGCTTATGCTGATGATGTAGCTTCTATGATTTGGTTTATGGCAGAAAATGACTGTAATAATATAATAAAGATGCCGGCTCTTTTCAATGCTAGTCCTATGGATATGCTTTTATTATCTCAGCTAACAGGAACAGAGAATACAGATGTTGTAGGATGGTGTACAGATTCAAATGATGCCATAGATGTTGTAAGGAAGACTACCAAGTGGCATATGATGAATAAATGGGTATTTGAAAGATCAGTTTCATCCCCCCTTTGGCATGGTGATGAAAAAATATCCGGTCAAAACGAAAATGTCAAGGGCGAATTTGGAGATCATTGAAATGACTGATGAAAAAAACCGTATTTTTGTGAACGAAAATGTAACAACCCCAGGAGACATTGATGATGAGGAGTTGGAGCACCAGCTACAATCTATTCCAGAGTTAGACCCAAAGATTATAGATGGTCTTCGTTCTAAAATTCAATCTAAAACTACCAATCAGGTATCCAGAGATAGAAGTTTGAATTTTGGAGTTATTGGTTTAGGTCAAGCTGGTTCAAGAATAGCTGAGACATTCTATAGTCTTGGATATGATGCTTGTGTAATGAATACAGCAACACAGGACCTTGAATTTATTGGTATGCCGGAGGAAAAGAAACTTTTTCTTCCATTTGCTCTTGGAGGAGCTGGAAAAGAACTAGATAATGGCAGACAGGCTGTTGAACAGAATGCCGAAATCATAATGAATAAACTCCAAGGAACGTTTGGAGACAAGAATGAAATGATTCTTTTAGCCGTAAGTGGAGGGGGTGGAACTGGAAGTGGAGGCGCCGAAGCAATTTTGGGACTTATTGGATCTTTAGGAAAGCCTGTTGGAGTAATTTATGTACTACCCATGGAGACCGAAGATTCATTGAGTAAACATAACGCCGTGACAACTTTGGGCAAGTTAGCAAAAATGGCAAGTTCTGATGTGATTGCGACCCTGATTGTTGTTGATAATGCAAAAATCGAACTTCTTTATCCTGGACTCAGCAAGGCTGAATTTTGGCCTGCGGCAAATAGAGCGATTGTTGAGCCTCTTCATCTTTTCAACAGCCTATCAGCCATGGCTACTCCCTATGATAGTTTAGATTCTATGGATTTTGGAAGAATCTTTGCAGCAGGGGATTGTTTGATCTATGGAATGATGGAAGTTGAGAATTACATGGAAACAACAGCAATAGCAGAAGCTGTTGTTGAACAGTTAGAGAAAAGCCTTCTATCGAGTGATTTTAATTTGAAGGAAGCAAGGTTCGGCGGTCTTCTTGTTGTTGGTAGTCACGCCGCCATGTCAAATCTTCCCGCAGAAAATATACATTATGCCTCACATATGATTAGTGAATTATGTGATTATGCTCAATTAACACGTGGTGTTTATGAAATACCAGACATTGGTGATGATAGTATAAGAGTATATATGATGTTTAGCGGTCTAGGTCTTCCAGCTGCAAGAATAGAAATGCTTAAGCAAGAGGCTGAAGAGCAGATGAAGCAAATACGAGAAAAAGAAAAGACCAGAGCCTCTAGGATGAATGTGGATTACGGCGCTGGAAATGAAACCTCCGCAAAAGCTCAGGAGATTAGACGTCTTATTCAGCAAAACAAAAGCGGATTTGGAAAATTGACCACAAATGCAAATAAACGTCCCGAAATTATAGATCGTAGGAGACGATAGGAGTCTATGTGCCAGTGAAAATTTTTGTCAGCAATGTCTGGTGTAGAATTAGCGGATTGGCGGAAACGGACATTTCTCTTGTCGATGCCATCGATAGGCAATTGTCATATTTTGTCGAGGGATACCAGTACATGAAAGCCTTTAGACAGGGCTGGTATGACAAAAAGACTGAACAATGGAAAACATGGGATGGTAAACGACATCTTCTTAGTAGCAAAATGGTTTTCCCCACAGGTTTTCTATCCAGAGTTTTAGAGTTTTTTGATAAAAACAAAGTAGAATATGAGGTTTGTGACCAACGTACAGAAATAGTATCCGGAGGCAGATTTGATCTTTCGGGATATACACCATGGCCTCATCAAAAAGCTGCTGTTGAAGCCGCACTTAGAGAGGGTAGAGGAATAATAAGGATTGGAACAGGTGGAGGAAAGACTGCTACATCCGCAATGATAATAGCAGAATATAATGTACCAACAATGATTTATGTTGTAGGAAAAGATCTTCTATATCAATTCCATAAGGAAATGGGAAAAACTCTTGGTATTGATAATGTTGGAATTGTAGGAGATGGACATTGCGACGTTAGAAAATTTACAGTATGTTCAGTTTGGACGGCTGTAACAGCTTTTGGATTAAGAACAAGTGTTTCTCTGGATGATGAAGATTGGTCTCCAGAAGTTGTATCAATGGGACCAAAAAATAAACGCGCGATTCAGACCGCTGTCGAAGGAGCAAACCTTGCTATTTTTGATGAGGCGCATTTCCTAGCTTGTGAAACGATTCAGGCAATATTTAAGGCAAGTAAAAAATGCCGTTATATGTTTGGAATGACAGGTACCGATTGGCGTGATGATGGAGCAGATCTATTACTAGAGGCAGCTTGTGGTAGACGTATTTTTAACATGCCAGCCTCCAAACTAATTGATCTAGGTTATCTTGTAGTTCCAAAAATAGCACTCATGGAAGTACCACCACTTCCAGGACCATGTCCATCAAATTGGAATTCTGTATATAGTAAATACATAACAAACAATGACATAAGGAACAAATATATTTCCGACGGGGCAAAAAAATTGGTCGAAATGGGAAGAAAGGTTTTGATTTTGGTACGTTACATACCACATGGACAAAAAATTGTCGACATGCTCGGAGATTTGCCAGTATTTTTTGTCAACGGCAGCCTTGATGGAACCGTGAGGCAAGAAGCAAAAGAAAAATTTGAGAAGGGGGAACTTAAGTGTTTGGTTGCGTCATCTGTATTTGATATAGGCGTTGACATACCAAGCCTTGATGCTCTTATACTTGCTGGCGGAGGAAAATCTACTGTACGTGTTCTTCAGCGCATTGGGCGCGTGATTCGCGGACATAAGGGAAAATCGGATGCCATAATAATGGACTTTATAGATAATGCCAAATACCTCGACAAACATTCAGCAACACGTATTGCCGTCTATGAGACGGAGCCAAGCTTTAGGATTAAGTTCCCAAAGGGGTTTGACCGTGAATCACTTAAAAAGGTCAAGAAAGTCAAAGGCAGGATTAAATAAACACATATGTGCGTGTGGGCGCACAAAAGAAGTTGTCTTTTTAGGAGACGGGGTCCAGTACCCCGTTTTTTCTTGCCAGGAATGTGGTAACGATGTGCGCAACGAATGGGAACTATGGTGGAACCAATATAGGTTTCTATGGCAAGATAATTCAAAATGGGAAGATCCAAAACATAAGCTTCCATGTTTAGTGGGATATTTTTGCGCCAAATATGCTGAACTATATGGTCATCCTTTTCGTTTTGATTACACGAATCCTAATCCATATAAGAGCAAAGATTTTATCATGGGTAGGCGTCTTCTTGCCATGTTTGATGGAGACGCCAAAGCGGCAAGAACATACATAAAATGGGCTCTTTTATTCAAGGCTGGAAAGGATTATGCTATAAGTAGTCTAGGTTTTTTTGTTTCTCAGAAGTTTGTGGCTGAGTTTATGTTAGCCAAAACTAGGTCGAAGGTCCTACGCAGATCTACACCATTGCCAACAGAATTTGTAGAATGGTGCTTAGCCAATGAGCCCGATGTATTTGAGCATCAAGAATTTGACACATGGAACGATCTCAATTTTATGGTGGCATATGTCAAATCTAGTCAAAAAGATACGCCAGAGGGGAGAGTTGTAATAGAGGCTGTTAGGCGAGGAATGTTACCACCTGGTCCAGGTTTTGTAAAGCTGGAGGATTAATATGGATTTGGCAAAAATTATGTCAAATAGTGAGGCTGTAGAGATAGGGCTTAGGAGTTGTAATGTTGTATATGGAAGAATGGAGGGAACCGCCGAAATTGGCGGAAAAGACTGGTTTATGATAAGAGATAGTGATGGGGTTATGATTATGGTTCCAGCCTCATATGATAATATATCGTACATAAAGCTTGTGTCCGCAGATCCTGATATTTGTAGAATATTAGGTGATAAAAGTGAAAACTCGGTACAGACTCCAGGAATAGCACAAGATAATGAGATTCTTGAAAATATACGTATTGATAATATAAAAGACAGATATAGGCACAATAATAGTTTTGGTACAGCCTCACAAGTAAAGCCGCTTTTTCGTCCACGTATTGATAAGGAAGGCAAATGATTCCACAGCGCAAAATTGAAACTGAAAAGAAGCGTATTGTAAATAAGTGCGCAAAATGCGGTGGAGCCAGTTGTCCCAGTTGCCAGATGTATTGTTCTTTTGTAGACCAGATGGCATCGGCAGGAATTCCAGTAGATTACTGGTTTAGAGATATGAGTCAATGGTATGGAGATGAAGAGTTTGGTAAGTGGCTGATTGATGAATATATATCTAATATCCCAGAAGTATATGCGGATGGAAAGGTTCTTTGTCTTTGCGGTCATAGGGGAGTTGGAAAAACTATGGCAGCATGTGCTATTCTCAAGAAGGCAATTTTGAAGGGTTATTCAACACACTATACATCATTTAATGACGCTGTTGATGTTATGGTATCAGAAGAATCATATGAATATAAGCGCATGTTGAAGATGACGGATTTTTTGGTTCTTGATGAGGTCGATCAGCGTTTTTTTGGCACCGTGAATAAGGGCATATTATATGGTACTCAATTTGAATCTATATTGAGAATGCGCACACAGAATAGATTGCCTATGGTGATGTGTACAAATGCTGGGGAACTTGATAAGATCTTTTCTGGTGAGTTTGAAATGTCTTTTAAGTCTCTTAGATCACAATTTTTTATTGAAAAGGTAGTACGAGGCATGGATGCCAGGAAGACCAAAGGGGTAGACGCATGAATAGGATTTTGGATTTGCGCATTCTTGCCTATTCTCTGGCTGATAAGAAGACACTTTTGTCCATGGTGTCATTAATGAATGGAGAGTATCTCCAGCCAGATTTTCGTGCTCTTTGGGAGCTTGTGTATAGGTGTTTTGGCAAATACAAGGACATACCAACAGAAAGAATGCTTGAGTATGTTGCAGGTGATGCATGGGACCAAGTTTCAGCAATATATGCTGAAGTTCTTGGTTTTGTTGCGCAAGTTGATCCACGTGAATTCCAGGTTGATTTTGAACAAATAAAGACTAGATTTAATCATCAACTCCTTCTAAAGGCTGGTCAGAATGTATTTCAGAAAAACTTGAGCGAAGGTAAATTCTCCGATCTTGGAGACGCTAACAAGGTGTTTCGTGATACAACGGCACAGATAGAGAGACTTTATAAGGTAAGCGCATACAAAGAAGGCACTTTAGCCGGAACTGTGACTGAAGCCAAGGAAAAGTATTGTAGAGTAAAAAGCGATCCAAGTAGTTCACCTGGAGTTAAAATAGGTCTAGCAGAGTTTGACCGAATAACAAATGGTCTAGGAGATGGCGATCTTCTTCTAATAGGTGGTGAGTCTGGAACAGGAAAATCTACATTATCGATGAATGCTGCTGTTAATGCGTGGTTAAATGGAAATAAGCCTCCTCTAGATCCGGGGTCAAAAATTGATTTCAACAAGGGAAGGTCAATAGTTTATTTTACAATAGAGATGCCCTATGACCAACTTGAAAGACGTCTTCATTCATGTATAGCTGGAGTGCCCCTTTATGGTATACGTGATGGAACCTTAGATAATAAAGAGGAAGCGCGATATTTTGCTGCTCTTGAATTTATAGAGAAATACAATAATCAGTTCCATATAGTTGATATACCTCGTGGTGCTACAATGAGGTATGTTGAAGCTAAATTTATGGAACTCTGTGAAAGCAATCAGGATGATAGGCCTCAATTGGTTGTGATTGACTATTTGAATCTAATGTCATTGGATGATGAACAAGGTGAAGCTGGGCAGGATTGGCTCAAGGTTGGCAAAATAGCAGAGCAAGCGCATGAATTTATTCGTGTAAACCATGTACCTGTTATTTCACCAGCGCAGCTAAACAGACCTCCAAAGGAAGAATCCTCACGTCAAGCGAGACCGGATCAGGATAGGATGGCTAGAAGTCTTATGCTTGCGCAAAATGCTAGTATAATCATAAACATAGAGAAACGAAAGGATGAACATCTTTTGAAGGACATGAGATGTCATATTGTAAAGAATAGAGACGGCGAACAAGGAATTATAGTGCTTCAGAAGCGTTTAGATCTAATGCGTTTATATGATTGCCCAAGTGATTGGGATGTTGGAGATTATACATCTGTATAATGGGAGGATATATGCCTATATATGACTACAAATGCCGTGACTGTGGAAATGAATTTGATGAACTTGCGGCGATCGGCGATCCACCACCAAAAGAATGCCCAGCTTGTCATTGTGGTAATGTATTTAGAATGATTTCAGGAACATTTGGCAAAGTAGAAATGGGTAGCAGGGAATATTTCAAAAATGTCCTGGAGCCAGAGGCTAAGAAAATTGCTGAAAAAATCAAGGGTGGCGACGAGGATGCTCTTGCTGATATTATTGGAGAAGACAAGATGGGAAAAAAGTAGGTTGAATTTTGCCGAGCCCATCCGTATAATATCTTTGTTTGGAAAACCCGACGTCTTCATGAAAAAGGATTCATATGATTGTAAACACCGGCAAGCGTAACAAAAAAGATGGCGAAGACATATTTGATATCGTCTCTATGATTGAGGAATGCGCAGCCGACGAGGATTTGGAACCTTGGACTGGTACATTGCGCGAATTCCTTCCAATGGTGCGTGATGATAACTCGTTGGCAGAATCCGCCCACGCCAGGCTCTGGCGGATGATTGAGACGGCAGGCATCAAATTTGGAGAAAAGGATGAAAAGAAAGAGAGGCCAGAATATTCCTTCTTCACTAATGAACTATTTGGCATCAATGATACGCTAAATAGTGTTATGGAATATTTCAAAGCAGCGGCGGCAGGTTCGGATGTTAGTCGACGCATTCTTTTGCTTTATGGTCCGACGAGTTCTGGAAAATCACAGTTTGCAATCCTCCTAAAGGAGGGTCTTGAACGCTTTTCTCGCACCAAGGCTGGACGAATTTTTGCACTGAAGGATTGTCCTATGCAGGAAAATCCTTTGAATGCCGTACCAAAAGCTGCACGCGCAAAATTAAAAGAGCAGCTTGGTATAGGGATCGAGGGCGATCTATGTCCACGTTGCGCATATAGACTTAAGAACGAGTTTAATGGGGATTTTATGTCCATGCCGGTTGAACGCGTATTTATGTCTGAAGCAGATAGAGTAGGTATTGGTACATTTCAGCCCGCTGATTCAAAATCGCAGAATCAGTCAGAATTGACAGGATCTGTAAATTTTGCTAAGCTAGCAGAACTTGGATCAGAGTCACACCCCCTTGCGTTTGATTTTAATGGTGAGTTGAACAAGGCAAATCGTGGAATGATGGAGTTTATAGAACTCCTAAAGGTGGATCGTAAATTTCGCCACATCCTTCTAACGCTTGCCCAGGAGAAAAGGATTAAAGCTCAGAATTTTCCACTTATTTTTGCGGATCTAGTTGTGATTTCGCACACAAATGAAACAGAATATCTCAAGTTTCTAGGTCAGAAGGAAGAGGAAGCATTACATGACCGCCTTTGGGTGATTAAGTTCCCATACAATCTTAAACTTGACGACGAGATTAAGATATATGAGAAACTTATTTCCAAAGCCCATGGGTTCAAAGATATCCATATAGCTCCACACACTCTTCGTCTGGCGGCAATGTTTGCCGTTCTAAGTCGCTTGGAGGAGCCTAAGGACGCATCGTTTACAACTTTGACTAAGATGCGCCTGTACAATGGAGAGAAGCTTGATGGAACTGGCAAGGATGATGAGAGGAAACTTCGTGAAAGCGCCGAACGCGAGGGAATGGATGGAATTAGCCCGCGTTACATTGTAAACCGTATTTCAGCTTGTTTGACAAAATGCGGCAAAAACTACATTACTCCTTTGGATATTGTTCGGAGCATCAAAGAGGGTTTTGCTACCAATGCCAAGTTGACCAAGGATGATATATCGCGGTTCGAGGATATTATAACTACGGTTATGGAGGAATATAACAAAATCGCCACCAATGAGATTCAAAAGGCATTCTTCCTCAATTTTGAACATGAGATTAAAGACCTTCTCAATAACTATCTTGATAATGTGGGGGCTTATCTAGACAAGGAAAAAGTCAAGAATGATTGGGGAGAGATGGAAGAACCCAACCATAGGCTTATGCGAAGCGTCGAAGAGAAGATTGGTGTAACAGATGGAGGTAAGGATTCGTTCCGTGAGGAAGTTTATAGGAAGATGGTAAAGAGCAAGAGCGAAACTGGTAGTTATGATTACCAGAGTCATCCTAGACTGAAGGAAGCTCTACAGAAACAGCTTTTCGAGGAACGAAGTGATATAATTAGGCTTACAGTATCTGTGCGCAATCCTGATCCTGAAGCCCTAAAGAGATTGAACGAAGTTGTAAAGACCCTAAGCGAACAATGTGGTTATACTCCTGAAAGCGCAAATGACCTTTTGCGTTATGTTAGTTCAATCCTTAGTAAAAACAATTAGTTGGAGAGGAAATGAACGACTCTTTTAAGGATATTTGGGAATTGAGACAGCCTGGAAGGCGCGATTCCCTGCGCCATAAGGAGCGTGTTAGGAAAGCTATCAAAGAAAACCTACGCGAATTGATTGCTGAGGAAAATATCATCTCTTCGGATGGAAAACGCAAAGTTAAAATTCCTGTGCGGTATCTGGATACTTGGCGTTTTAAGTTTGGGAAAAATCCCAAAGAAAGGTGGGTTGGACACGGTGAAGGAGATCCAGGTGATATAATAGCGACAGATAAAGGATCAGGAAAAGGTAATAAAGCTGGTGATCAACCTGGCGAAGAAGTCTATGATGAAGAGGTAGAGCTTTCCGAAGTAGTGGATATGATGCTTGAAGATCTTGGTCTTCCTTGGTTGGAAAGTAAAGAAAATCAAGTGGAGATAGAGACAGAAGAGATGGTTTTCCATGATATATCAGAAAGCGGTTTGCCTCCGAATGTAGACATAAGAAGGACGCTTATAGAGAATCTTCGCCGAAATTCGGCAGCAGGAAAGCCCAGATTTGGTAAAATTGTCCCAAATGATGTTAGGTATAAAGTTTGGGAGAATACTACTGAGAAACATTCAAATGCTTCGGTTACCCTGATAATGGATCGTTCTGGTAGTATGACAGACGAAAAGAAATATATCGTCAAATCATTCTTTTTTTGGCTTGTTAGCTTCCTCAGGCTAAAATATAGGAATGTAAGGGTGGTATTCATAGCTTTTGATGTCGAAGCGCATGAGGTAGAAGAGAAAAACTTTTTTTCTATTTCCGATGGTGGGGGAACAAAAATCAGTTCTGGTCTTGAACTTGCTAAGACTATAATTGAAAACAGATTTCCAACATCGATATGGAATAATTATGTTTTTTCCTTTTCTGATGGAGATAATTGGGATTCGGACGACAATCGTCGTTGTTTAGAATTATTCAAGGAACTTCTAGGAATGTGCCAGGCGGTCGGCTACGGAGAAGTGAAATATTCCGAGCATTTCTACAAATGGACGGCTTCATCCAGCGCACCGACCTGGTCAACTCTTCATGATACTATCGAGGAAAATGCTGAATTGATGGGTGAGCGTCGCTTCATAACAGCTGCAATAGCTAGACGTGAAGACGTATATGAGTGTTTGCGGCAATTCCTTGATGTTGATGGAAAAGGAACAAAATGATGGATGCGCGGATTGCCGATATTGAAGCTCTAGCTCATAAGAACGGCTTGGACTTTTTTCCAGTCGTCTTTGAGATGGTGAGTGGGAAGACCATGAATAACGTGTGTGCTTATGGTCTTCCCACAAGAGCTCGTCATTGGAGTTATGGTCGTTCCTATGAGCACCAAAGAATATATGGCGAGATGGGGTTCTCAAAAGTGTTCGAAATGATCACCAATAATGACCCATCATATGCTTTTGTTCTGGATAGCAATACAGAAACACAAAATCTTTTGATTGTTGCTCATTGTTTTGGTCACTCTAGCTTCTTCAAGACAAATGTCATGTTCAAAGACAGTGATAGGAATATGGCAAAACATGCTGCTGAGCATGCTAATAGGATAGATCAATATATAGAGCAATATGGACTAGATGCCGTTGAATGTATAATGGATATTGGTTTTTCTATGGATGATCATATAGATATTCATAAGGGTCTTTATAGACGCAAATATCCAAAACGTCATGTAGAAGAGCGAATTTTGGATGTCGGTGAGTTCGATGACCTGAATCCAAATCGGAGGGAAAAGCCCTCTCATATTCGAGAGGTTGTTAACGCTACACTTCCACCATATCCAGAAAAAGACCTTCTATGGTTTTTCATAAACTATGCTCCTTTGGAGGATTGGGAGCGTGATATTCTTGACATGATAAGGGAAGAAGCTTTCTACTTCTATCCTCAACGCATGACAAAGATTATGAACGAAGGCTGGGCAGTTTTTTGGCATGCGGAATTATTACACCAATATTCTGGTATGACTCCTGAAGAGACAATAGATTTTGCTCGAACACATGAACGCGTAGTACAACCTGGTAATCCACTTGATATAAATCCGTACTATTTGGGATATAAAATATTCAAGGATATAGAGATCAGGTGGGATAAAAAGTATAATGAAGGCGAATCGAATATAACCGGACGGCAGAAGATATTCGAGGTCATGCGAGATGAGGACGACATATCTTTTCTGAGGAATTATTTAACAGCCGACATGGCACAAGAATTGAAGCTCTTCACGTTTGGGCAAGAGAATGAATATTTTGGTCATGAAGATGGTGAAACACTATACGAGATAAAAAGTCGCATGCTTGAGGACGTTGTAGAAGCGCTGGTTCGTCCTAGATATAATAACTGGGCTCCTAAAATTGTCGTAACTGATGCAAGTTCAGAAAGAATATGTCTAAGGCATGATACTGAGGAACTTGGAACGCTAAACTTAAAATATGCTCAACATATGTTGGAGTATGTTTGGGAACTTTGGGCAGCTCCTGTAGAGCTTTATATGAAGAATGATGAGGGACGCAACATAGTTCTACTTTTTGATGAAGCGGGCCCTTCTTGGCGATTCCTTGGGGAAGATTTTGGGCTTCTTGATAATGATGAGGTGAAAAATGGTTAGAGTCTGTATCACAGGGCATAGACCTGATCCTTTCCTTGTGTCCCACTACAAAATTGACGATGTTATTGTTAAGGCGGGCGATGTGGCTTGTGTTTTGAAAAGGGAATATGGCGAGGAACTATCACTCAATCTTGGTGGAGCCATTGGTGCTGATCAATGGATGGGATCTGCCGCTATTGAGCATGGTGTTAAGTTCAAGCTCTATCTACCATTTCTTCCACAGATCCAAGCAAAGTTTTGGACCAAAGATCAACGTCATGAACTTGATAGACAAATGCGAGCCGCCACCGGAATAACAATTGTGGACTCAACGGGGTTATATAATGTGGTAAAGTATCATGAACGCGATCGTCTTATGGTAGATGAATCGGATTTCGTAGTGGCTTTTTGGGTAGGACGCAGGCGCGGCGGCACTTTTGAAACGATGAAATATGCTTTATCCAAATCCAAGTTTGTTCTAAATGCTTTAGATGGACTTCGTCCAATCTTCAGAGAGGATTTGGATATTGGTTGGACTCCTCCCCACTTGAGGGTGGAAAGTTTGGAGGGAAAAGATGGAGAGTGAGCGCCACTATATAGTTGGAAATGAAGAGATAATTCCTATCATAGATAGGTTGAAGAATACCACTGATGTAAAAAGTAGAAAAAAATTGGAGAACAAGCTTGTATCTAGGTTAACATTTCTTGTTCAATCAAGGATTAAATCACATAAGGGCTCCCCAATATATGATGATCTACTTCAAGAGGGGCGCCTAGGTATAGTCAAAGCTATAGAGGATTTTAGACCAGAACGTGGTAGGAACTTCTTTATGTTTGCTAATTGGCATATACGGACCAGAGTGCGTAGATTAATTATGCGGCAAATACGTATACACGAAGTCCCCTCAGGTGATTCGTCATTTTTTGAATGTACCCAGGAGACACAAGATACTGTTGAAACTGACGAAGATAGGAAAACAATTAAAGAAGCCCTTAGTTATCTTTCCGATAATGATAGACGGGTATTGGAAATGCGGTTTGGTTTTGACGGTCAAGAGCCTTGTACTTTCCAGCAAATAGGAAATACACTTGGTATATCAAGACAGCGCGTTCAACAAATCGAAGCAAATGCACTTAGGAGGCTGAAGGAGAATCGAAGCCTTAAGCAACAATTCTGCGAATAGGAGGGCGGCGGCGCCATGAAGATGATCTACCTAGTGGACGATATCGAATCCACAACAAAAAGAATGCTGGCTGACGAAGAACTTACTGGGCTTGGTCTCAATAAAACCAGGATTCGTCAAGCTCTTACCTCGTTTAACGGGGATGAATTTGCCGCCTCAATCTTTTTGAAAAAATATGCATTACGTAATGCCCAAAATTTTATCATGGAAACCACACTTGATGAAGCCAAGGATCGTTGGGCGAACACAATTTCTGAATGTGAAACTGTAGCTGAGTGGTCAGGAAATAAAGCGCCAGCTTCCTATTTTCGGGAATTGTACAACTACTTTTTGCCAGCGGGACGCCAGATGTTTGCCTTGGGCAATTCATTTATGAAAAATGCAACACTCTCGAATTGTTATGTTACCAAAATTGAGGAAGATAGCATAGAGGGAATTTATGGCGCTGCCCAAAGGCTAGCTAAGACTTTTTCATACGGTGGCGGTATCGGAGTATGTATCGGTCCATTACGTCCGTGTAATGCCTTGGTCTCAAATAGTGCTCGTCAGTCGACTGGTTCTGTTAGCTTCATGGATTTGTTCTCCTTGACAACGGGCTTAATTGGTCAAGCTGGTCGCCGTGGCGCTCTTATGATAACGCTTCCAATTTCTCATCCCGACGCTTTGGATTTTATTGAAGTCAAACATGGTGATACTGAAAAAGTGAAGTATGCAAATATTAGCCTAAAACTTTCTGATTCTTTCATGGAAGCTGTAGTAAACGATACCATGTTTGAGCAATTATTTGTAACAAAACATGAGACAATTAGGCGTGAAGTGCGCGCAAGGGATCTGTGGCAAAGAATTATTCAAAGTGCTCGCGATTCTGCTGAACCCGGTTTAATGTTTTGGGACAGAATGGTTAATATGTCTCCTTCAGATACATATCCAAGACTATGTGTAAATTCGACCAATCCATGTGGAGAACAGGTATTAGAGGGCGGTGGAAGTTGTGTACTCGGTTCTTTACTTCTTCACACTTTTGTGGTTGATCCATTTACTCCACGGGCTCGTTTTGATATGTGCCTTTTTAGACAAATGACGCGACGAGCAGTAAGGCATTTGGATAATGTTGTAGAGTTAAATTTAGACAAACATGCTCTTGCTGAACAAAAAGAAGCATCTAAACTTGGTAGAAGAATTGGTTTAGGTATTACAGGTTTAGCTGATATGTTGGCGTCTTTAGGCATACGATACGATTCTAATGAAGCACTATCTTTAGTGGATAGTATAATGTCTGCCAAAAGAGACAGCGAATATTGTGCTTCGATAGATTTGGCAGTTGAACGCGGAGCCTTTCCACTTTGCGATCCAGAACGACATTATGAACGCGGTTTTTGTGAAACTCTGCCCGAAAATATTAAACAGATGGGGAGGAAGAGCGGTCAGAGAAACGTAGCAATTTCAACCGTTGCCCCTTCTGGCAGTCTTAGTATAATTGCCCAGTGTTCTAGTGGAATTGAACCCATTTTCGATTTGCGTTATAGGCGTTTTGTAGAACTTGGAACGGAAAGCAAGGAGTTTTCCATACATCATCATGGACTCTCTCGCTTTATGGCAGCTACTGGCAAAGAAGAGGAAGACCCATCTGTTTGGGTAACCGCTCATGAAATAGATTATCATTTCCGAATTGCTATGCAAGCTACTATACAAAAGCATACCGATGCCTCTATATCTAGTACTATAAATTTGCCAAAAGATACTGATGTCAATACTGTGGGTGATATCTATCTTGAAGCTTGGAAATCTGGACTCAAGGGTGTGACGGTTTACCGTGAAGGTTCACGCAAGGGAATTTTAGTTACAGAGGACTTCTCAAAGAAGGCGTTTCCGGTAGACACTATAGTATATGAAGCTAGAGCTGAAGCTGGTGATAAATTTTACATACCGGTTTCGTATGAAAATGGTGATCTCAGAAAGCCTTATCAAGTATTTCTTATAAACTACAAGACCGGCGAAAATGACCGTTTTGCCAAATTAGGTAATGACCTGGTACGTCTATTGCGTGAAAAGGATGTGGATGAAACTCGTATCCAGAAATACCTTGACCGTAGTAGTACGCAACTCAACAAGGTAACGCGCTTTCTTTCTCTTGCTATGCGGACAGGTTATTTTGCTGAGGCGGTCGAAATCCTTGGAGAGCATGGAACAATTGGGACTTTGGCTGCTGAGTTACACAAAATCCTTGGTAAAAGTTTGGCAATCAAGAGTGCCGTATGTAAAAATCCTGCTTGTGGCAGCTCCAACGTCCGCATGGAAGAGGGTTGTATGCATTGTTTAGATTGCGGATGGTCGGGATGTGGATAAAATGATAGATGTAAGCATACCAATGATAGAACTACTTGCACAAATTTGTATCAATAGTGAAAAAGTAGATCCGCCAAAAGCCCTTAAAGTATTGGTGAGGCAAAAACTTCGGGACATGTTTGAACCATGTTTGGGAGTGCGTGTAGGATATGCTGTTGAACATCTTATTGTGACCGCAAAAGCATTCGACCTAGTTAGGGAAGAGGGCGAATTCTTATTGGCGATTATTAGACCAAAAGAAGGTGGGAAATGCCAAAGAATACTGATGTAGATATTATTCGTGATGAATCGGGTGAGAAGCCGAAAATCGGCTGGACAACAAATGAAGAGGTAGGTCTCAGTATTATTAATCCCATCTTTTTCTTACCTGAGGATGAGAGACAGCGCGTACTGGAAGAGAGGACAGAAAGGATGCGTTTATACCGCGAATATGGTGAGCCTGTCGTTCCAGGAGCACCATATGTTTGCCCCAATGGCTGTGCTGGACCTTTCCGCACTCATGGAAAAATGACAACTCTTCTTGGTTGGATTAGAGGTTTGGATCCAAATCATTGGACTGAGGAGTGTTCTTGTGAAGCATGCGGCGCACGTTTTATAAAAGAGTGGGTGTGGGCTAAAAATGACGGTAGACCGTGGTATTCAATTGTCGACAAAAACGGAGGTAAGCACATTGTCTATTATGGTGAACCAACTTGCTGTATCGATTCATATGTTAAGCGGGAATAATAATGACTACAATTTTGGCTAGTGTAGGAGATGAAACGAAGATAGTGGATGAAGAAAAGCGAGCTTGGCTTCAACGTGTTCTCATAGCGTTTGGGGCGGATGAAAATATCATTTCAAATAACACTCTTGGAACTAAGCGACATCTGACTCAACTTGGTCTTGACGTAGTGAGTCATTTTGATGGATCAATCGACATAGCTAGGTTTGAGACAGCAGTTGTACAAACCCCTGATGGGGAAGTGCCAGTAGAGTCAGGAAGGCGGTTAGTTGCCCAGTGGCTTCCGCCAAAATTAGTAAGGATGAGGGAAAAGCCAAAGGATTTCTATATGATAACTCTAAACGAATGGGCACTTCCATTCCAAATGGGAGAGGAGTAACGATGTCCTTTTTTATGAAGAATCGCAAGGGCGAATTGATACCCGTAGCAATTGAACAAATACTTTCTAAGGATTGGGCAGGTAAAATCGTTCTTGTGAGGGTGGGAAGTGATGAACATCCTGCTGATGAGGATGAGTTGATTGATGTTAATGACAAATTGGATACAGCCACTGTGATTGATATGCTTCCCGAAACCAGCTTTTTAGTTACATCATATGCTATGAAGTTTGATGTACTTGGAAGTATTGATGATCTTGGAAAACAATGTGTAGCTGTACGTGTGACGGGCGACGACGATCTATCCAAACTCGGAGGACTTCAGCAACATGCTCGTGAACAACTCCGTGGTCGCGCAGGAGGAGTAGCAATCTTGCCAACCCCCTTAACAGTAAAAGAATATCATGAAGTAATGGAGATAAAGCAGCGTTGTGATCTCCGTCGTTCTAGACGTGGAAGGTAAAAACAGAAAACCTATCAATATCGGAGCATTGCGTTGTAGGAAGCTTTTTCCAAGGAGGAATTACCCATTGACGAAACGGTTCTTGGTTGACACCAATGTGTTCCTGAACGATCCGAATTGTCTCGAAGCCTTTGCTGACAATGAAATCATCATACCAATGCCTGTTCTAGATGAGCTGGATAAGGCAAAAACTCGCCCAGATGAGGTTGGGCGTAATGCTAGGGCGTTAATACGCCGTCTCGACAACTTGAGAGCCCAGGGTTCATTAAATACAGGTGTATGCCTACAATCTGGGTCCGTTGTTAGGGTGGAATCTGGGCATATGATAGAAACGGCGCATTTAGCTGATAGTATAGACAATCGCCTACTTCGCATGGCTATAGGATTGACATCTGAAAATCCTGATATCCCAATTATAGTTGTGACCAAGGATATCAATTTACGTGTGAAATGTGACGCTTTTGGAATAGCCGCACAGGATTATGAGCATGATAAGGTGGCTAAAGCACCTTCCTCTATATATTCTGGACTAGATATAGTATCTGTGCCATCATCTGTTATAGATGATCTTTATGCTCGTCGTATTATTGACTTTGACACTTCTGGTAAATATCCTAATGAATTTGTACTGTTACAATCTTCAGAGCGTGAAGGACATAGCGGACTAGGTCAAGTAACCAAAGATGGAAGATTGCGTGTTACAAATCCCCCAAATGGTATTTGGGGTATAAATCCTAGAAATCTTGAACAAAAAATGGCTTTAAGTCTTCTTCTTGACCCTGCTATTAAACTTGTAACACTTATAGGTCGCGCGGGATCAGGAAAAGCACAACCATTGGATGCTGAAATTCTAACTCCTGAAGGTTTTCGTAAATTTGGAACTTTGAAAATTGGAGATGAAATTGTTGTCCCTGATGGACATTGTGCCAAAATTTCAGGTATTTTTCCACAAGGAATAAAAAAAGTTTTTCGGGTATTTTTTTCTGATGGTACATCTACAGAATGTTGTGAGGATCATCTATGGCATACAAAGACTCAGAAAGACCGTGATCAAGGCAGACCTGGTTCTGTAAAATCATTGGCAGAGATTAGAGATACACTGCGATATGGTAAAATATTAAAGAGAAATCATTCAATACCAATAGTCAAACCTTTTGAATTTTCTGAAAAAACACTGCCAATAAATCCTTATATTTTAGGTCTTTTATTGGGAGATGGTTGTTTTCGAGGGCAAACTCCTGTATTTTCTAGTATATCTGATGAATTAATTAATGCTTTACGATGCGGCGGTTATACACTACATAAAAAGTCTGGAGCAAATTGTGATTACTATATAATTTCTCCCAATTCTCATACAAAAAATCAGCTTAAAAAATCTCTAATCGATTTGGGTCTTTGGGGCAAATGCTCTTCTGATAAATTTATTCCCTATGAATATAAATTTGCCTCTATTGAAACAAGACTAGCTATACTTCGCGGTCTAATGGATACGGACGGCGAAGCTTATATGCTTAAATCAAGTAGTTCTATTTTTAATACATCATCTCCGCAATTGTGTGATGATGTTAGGTTTCTAGTAGAATCTTTAGGCGGTACTGTTAAAGTAACTTCTTGTATTCCTAAATATATATATAAAGGAGAAAAACGTAACGGTAAAAAAGCTTTTCGTTTACATTTAGCAATCAATATTAATCCTTTTAAATTATTATATAAGGCAGAAAAATGGATTCCTAGAATCAAATATAAACCAATACGATATATTGATAGAATAGAGTTGGTTGGCGAAAAAGATACGCAATGTATTATGGTTGATCATCCTGATCATTTATATATAACAAATAACTTTATTGTGACGCATAATACATTATTGGCAACTGCTGCTGCGCTTCATCAAACGATTGAAAAAGAAAGTTTTCAGCGAGCCTTACTTTCTCGTCCAGTTCAGCCACTTGGGCGAGATATAGGTTTTCTTCCAGGCTCTGTTGAAGAAAAGATGGCCCCATGGATGGCTGCTTTAAATGATAGTCTTGAACTCCTATTTGCTAAGGATATGGAGATGCTTGAGACGTATAAACGTCAAGGAATTATACAAGTTGAACCTTTGACATATATCCGAGGTCGTTCCATACCAAATCAATTCATGATACTCGATGAAGCCCAGAATTTATCCCCACATGAGGCAAAAACTATCATTACACGTTTGGGTGAGGGTAGTAAAATCGTGCTTACTGGAGATATTGAGCAGATCGATTCTGCTTATTTAGATTTTGCAAATAACGGTTTGGCATATGTTATTGAAAAGATGAAGAATTCCCACTTAACGGGTCACATTACCCTACAGAAGGGAGAACGTTCTGAATTGGCCACCTTGGCATCGGAATGCCTCTAATTCCCCAATATCTCCGCTATTTTCCTTCGACATATCAATAATCTCGCATTTGTGTGGCTGAAAATCAGCTTTTACCTCCTTAAATGGAGGTTGCCACACAAGTGCGGAGCCCTTCTATGGATTGGTTCAAAATCCGACCCAATTATTTTGATGGAACCTACGACCCATTGCTTTTGAGTAATCCGGGGAGTAGGGCCGTTTTCTCAGAATTGCCTCATGACCTTACCATACAATATAACATTGGAGGAATTTGGTGGTGGGGAAATGGGGTTGCTGCATATGAACCTGTTGTTTCGTTTTATCCATTACGTCGGCGATGGTATACAACAATAACAAGTCTTACTGGAAACAGCGGACTATACGCACCAAGATGTGGTCTAGTTCTTTTTGGGGCAACGAGCCCTCTTCCCGATTATTCTCGTGGAATGTCGGTAACAATAAATAGATTTTTATTTCATACCGCTAGAACTTTATATGTCCATGTAGATGGTATTGTTGCTTATGCGGGATATGATGTTTGGGATGATTCCGATCTCCCAATAAGCCTTATGATTGAGGAAGAGATTCCTTTTCAGGTTGGTCAGCCGGGTCATTTTAAGGCCTTTTGGAAAAAAGCCAGTGATACAGATTGGGTTGAATTATATGACCATTCTCCAATTTCAACTAGTGGTTGGGATGTCAAGTATGTAGGCTGTGTCGATTGGTATACTGCTTCTGACGAAGTTCATTTTTCTGAACTTATCACGGAGCTTTATGGTGATGACGCTAGTCCATATCTGGTAGACTTAAATCCTGCTGAAGATCAATTAGGTGTTGACCGTTCAGCTCTTATTTCTTTATCTATAGTTGATGATCTAAGCGGGGTTGATTGGACAAGAACGGACATATTGTTTGGAACCGTACCAGCGGTTTCATCTGGTGTCGCACAGGATGGATATTTGTTAACAACCACTGGAATTTCTGGTGGGCTTAAATATGATATACAACCTCCCAACCCCTTGCCACAAATGTCACCTGTTGGCATATCTGTGTCCGCATCAGATTTTGTTGGAAATCTTCTAAATCAGACATACTATTTTTACACAAGGGGTGTTCCGCTTTTTCTTGATAATCAAATACCCTTTCCTACTCAGACCGGCGTATCTGTATTTGCAAATATGTCAATGGATATTCTCGATGATGGTGTAGAACCATCATCGATTTCTTTGTATGTTAATGGGCAAAAAGTTTATGATGGTCTTTTTGGTTTCGTTTTGCCATATTCTGGGTCAGTAGAACCAACTACAGTTGATGGATATTCTGGATACCATGTCTCCTTTTCTAGTTCAGTTCCTTTCTCTCCATCTTCAGCTGTATATCTTAGAGTAGTAGCTCAAGATATATATGGGCAATGGCTTGATGAGACTTGGTGGTTTAGAACGCAGACAAAATTGCTTTCGCTCCAGCAGGGACCATATGAGATTACATTAGATGCCTTATTCAGCGGTCCAATGTCATTCTCTAGCATGTCTGATGCTTCTTTGTTCGCATTTTCCAATGGCGCTTATGTAAAATACACCGAACAGATTTCCAACGATCCAACCAAAATACGACTTTGGATGGAGGGTTTTCAGGGTACTGAGCCTTTTGTACTTACAGCATCACCATTAGATTCTTATGGAGATAGTTTAGCACCTGAAGGCAATTCGGCGACGATTGTGCCTTTTCAGTCTTCAGCTATGTTCTCTAACACAACAGGTCTTGTTTGTTCATGGCATGAAAGCAGTCAAATAAGACGTGATACTGAACGCATATATCTTAGTGGAACGCGCGGTTTAGATATTATTGGTGCCAGGGTGGGAACGACGGTTTCAAAATGGTCTCAAATCCTTGATTCTTATGGTATATCCTCATTTTGCCTTTCGGGATCGGCATATGTATTTTCAGGGACAGATTTGCCTTTCCTATCACATCGGTCACCAGCACCTGGGGAAATAAATGTTCTTCCAACAACAAACATTAGATTCTGGGTCGAAAGTGCGTCAAATGCCATCCAGATTCGTTCTTTGGTAGTAAGACTACGTAATTCTAGTATACCCACTCTTTACGAAATCGTATTTAGTGGAACTTTAGGTTGGACATATCCAGGTGTTTGTGGTGGATCAATTGTTGTATACAAAAATGCCTTGGATATAGAATTGTTTCCACGTCAAGCTCTAGATAATGGAACAGCAACGGTTATTATTCAGGTTGCCGATATGTTAGGAAATACGCTCTACTCGAGTTATAGCTTTTCTATTGGTCCCGAGCCAGATGTTTTCGGCTTTGGGGAAATTTCATTTGGTATCGACCCCTTTGGGTCGTAGCTGGAGCAAAAATGCTTTTTTTAAGTTCCCGTGATCCCGAAGCTGAAATGGGTGGAGTAACACCATCTGAAAGCTTTTCTTTTGATGTCTTAGATTCTTATGGCGTAGAATCAACCTCCTTGTCCATTTTTGTAAATGGAATACAGGCTTATGATGGAGCCTCTGGATGGATTTCTCCATTTGATGGGTATGTTGGAAATACTGTAGTTGACGGCTACAGTGGCTTCCATGTAAGGATTGACCATAGTTCATATTCAGCATCAACTAGGGTCGAATTACATATTCTAGCCTCAAGTATAGATAGTGTGACATTTTTGGATGAAACATATGGTTTTTGGATCGCAACCACAGTTACTTTTGTTTCCATAGGTCCTTTCGAGGTTTGCCTTTCGGTTGGTTTTAGTGGAGCTTTAGACACTGGAACTTTAGATGATGCCTCTTTGTTTTCCATATCAAATGGAGCATATGTAAGGAAAATAGATATAATTTCTAATGATTCCATATTATTGTGGGTTGAGGGTATGAATGGAAATCCAACTTTTACATTAACTATGTCAGATATTTTGGACATTCATGGTTTTCCTGTGGAATTTTCAGGTGCTTCAGTCTATCCTGGGTTTTCCGAAGCTTTAGTATCTGGATATAATGGTCTAGTCCGTTCTTGGCAGCAAAGTCTTATGGTGGAAAAGGATATACAACGTGCATTCCTGATGGGTATAAGAGGTCTAGACATTTTTGATATACAAAGTACAAGTCCGACAAAATGGGGACAAATATTAGATTCATATGGGATATATGCAGCATGTCTTAATGGAGATGGATATAGCTTTTCTGATTCCGACTCTCCTAGGATTTCAGATATGGTGCCAGCCAGTGGGGCAGTAGTGCTAGCTCCAGATACGATTAGATTTCTTATTTCAGACATAACATCGGTCGAAATTTCTTCCCTCATTGTTTCAGTGAATTCGGTTTTAGTGTTTGGTGGAGCCGCTGGCTGGGCAAATGGGTGGGGTGGACAAATAGAAATTTTTCCTCAAGGTCTTTCGGTTGTACTTTACCCTGTGGCAGGGTTTTTCCATTCTGGAGATAATGCGCTTATTGAGGTTAGGGCTAGCGACTTTTCTAGTAATGTGATGGATGCCGCATATTCCTTTACCATTTTATAGGAGAAAAAACGTGTCAATTGTTCTTCAGAACCTAAGCCCAGCCAACGGAGCTATGAATGTTGGTGTGCTTACCGGCATACAGGTTGATATAATTCAGACACCAGCGCCTTTGCTTTCTGCCTTGGAAATTTTTGTCGAGGGGCAATTGGCTTTTTGGGGAAATGGGTCAATATTCTATCCTCCATTTCTTGGTCCTCTTTCCTCTGTATCCGCTATTGCTGGTGGTTTTCGTATAGTTCTTGATCGCAATGTGGCGTCACGCCCTGAATTTATTAATGTTCAGGTAAGATATTATTCCAGACTTGCTGGGTGTTGGTCATATCGTGTGGGCGATGATCCTGTGAATGATTTTTACTTTTCTGATGGTTATGTAGATATTGATGGATATTACAATCCAGAACCTGGTATTCGACGCATACATGTGCGGCAACTTGTAGGTGAATGGAAACCATATAGTGTTGGGCTATCAGATGGATATTTAATGCCAATCATACTTTCTAGAGCTGTAACACCAAGCTGGCCGAATGATATTGTAAACTCTTTATCAAGTCAAGTGTTAGACGGATATCTTTTCTTAGTTGCTAGCACAGAAAGTGGAACCGTTATTACGAAGAATGAAACTGCTGATCCGCGAACGTACTCCGATGGGTATAACACACGTAATGGACATATGACTTCTGATGGAACATTGTATCTGATAAACATGTCTCTTAATGGAGGTCTAGGCGGTATTGAGGTATATTATGGATCAGATTGGAGACCCGGAATTAGAAGTCCAGATTTTGTGTACGACAGTTCTACCGGAACTCCAGAGGCAGTTAGATTATTAGATGGGCAGCTTACAACCTTATATGTAGCTGATGGACAATCGACACTATTACCAGGAGGATCTCGTCTTTATGTGGGATGCTCAAATGGTTTGACGAAAATCGAAGCATACGACAGTGGAACAGATGGATATTGTGATGGATACGATGGATATGGTAGATCATATACATATGGTATAGATGGAAGTAGTACAGATTTTCCCGTGCTCGGAGGAACCATTTCTAATGTTGTAGCCATTTCGTCCGACGAAGCGGACGGTATTATTTTTGTAGCAACCAATGATGGTACCGAACTCGGCGGAGGTCTTTCGCAAATTTCTATATCGCGCAATGCGAGACTCATTTTTATGACGAAAGAGGGGGGATACTTACCATCTAACGTTATCCGAGACATCGCCAGCCCTTAAAAATGTCGACATGTTTTCATTTTCAGCATTATTGTTCCTCGGGAGAGAAAAAATGTTGCTGGATATGGATCAAGCGAGCAAGTTAGCAGAAAAAATTTTGGAAAGAAAAAATGAATTGGAACAACGGGGTTTGAAGCCGCGTTTGGTCCTTCTTGGCAAAGATCCTTTCGAACTTCTTGAGGGTAGTTGGCTTGAAGACATTAAAGCTTTACCTTGGGGTGATTCTTTATCCTATGAGTTGAAGATGCGTAGGGCACAGCGCGGTACGATTTTTCTTGGGGATGGTTCTCTTTTTGGTCTTTGGGTCGTACGGGTTGAAACAATAGATGGTTTTGAGGTATTTTAATGATCGTAAGGTTGAAGAGTCCCGAGGAGATCGAAAAGTTTAGGATTGCTGGAAAGTGGGCAGCCATTATAATGCGTCAACTTATCGAAGCTGCCCGCCCAGGAATTTTGACGCAGGAGTTGGATAAGATTGCTAAGGAGGCATGTATAGCTTCTGGTCTTAAACCTGCCTTTCTCGGATATCATGGTTTTCCGTCTGCTATTTGCTCCTCAATTAATGAGGAGCTTGTACACGGTATTCCTGGTGTTCGTGTATTGAAGGAAGGAGATATTCTCAAATTAGACGTAGGAATTGATGTTGATGGTTTTATTGGAGATATTGCTAGAACAGTTGTAGTAGGCAAAGGTTTGAATAAGATGGTTACCGATTGCCATTTTGCCCTTTTGCGCGCTATTGCTGTGGCTAAAGCTGGTAATGATATTGGCGATATCGGTGAAGAAATAAGTCGTACAGCTAAAGAGGGTGGTTGGAGTGTCATTACAAACTATGGTGGACACGGCTTAGACCGGCATATTCTTCATGCCGATCCATTTGTATCGAATACAAGAACAATTCAACGTCTAAAATTACGTCCAGGAATGGTATTTGCTATAGAGCCAATGTTTGTTGATGGACCGAATAAAACAGAAACTGGAAAAGATGGCTGGGTTGTGCGTACACAAGGTATTTCAGCACATTGGGAACATACTATAGCCATAACAGAAATTGGGGACCCTATAGTCCTCACAGGAATGGAGGAAGAATGAGTAAACCTTTGTTCATGAGTTTTGAGGGAGGCGAAGGTGCTGGCAAGACAACACAGATTGAACTTGTCTCGCAATGGATGTCAAAACTGAACATTCAACACATTCTTACAAAAGAACCGGGTTCTCCGCATTTGTCAGAGTGCGTAAAAATTAGAGAGCTTCTACTTGATCCATCAAAAGATTTAGCGCCCACGACTGAACTTATGCTATTCCTTGCAGATCGGGCTCAACATGTGGAAAAGCTTATAAGACCAAGTCTAACAAAGGGTCTTCATGTAGTATGTGATCGGTATGTTGACTCAACCAGAGTTTACCAAGGGGTAAGTCGTGGCATAGGTCGAAGTAAACTAGATCCTATGCTTGAATTCGTTACTGGTGGACTTATGCCTGATCTTACTTTTATTTTTGATATTCCTCCAGAGGTAGGGCTAGAGCGTGCCAAAGCAAAGACGGGTGGGGGTGATCGTTTGGAGCGTGAAGCTATGGATTTCCACCTACGTGTTAGACAAGGATTTTTGAAATTGGCTGGAAGTTTGGCTGAACAAGGGCGTATTGTTCTAATAGATGCCGCACCTCCAAAGACGAAAGAAAGTATTCATGCTGAAGTTATAAACCATATTTCTAAGCGTTTGTGGACTAATGGAATAGAGCAAGATGTGGGGGAAGATGATGTCTAGTAATACATGTATTGTTGTATGTGATAAGAAATATGACATTGGAACGCGCGTTGTTTTGTGGAATGAGCCCGGAGGCTTTAGCGCTTACGATACTACTGCGTATGAAACTCAAAATCGAAAAACAGGTAAGATGGAGGTGGTAAAAGGAAAGCGCTATAAATCCAGATTAGCATTGGGTGGAACTCCAGATCTAGCAAAGCTTAAGAAAATCGTATGGCAATTTGGTCTACACCATTCTGGACTGTATAGGTCTAAGGATACATTTGAGACTCTACAACAACGCGGTCTTTCTGTACATTTTATATGTGATGATGACGGAACCATCTACCAATGTCTTGATGTTCGCGAACGCGCATTTCACATTGGTGGCAATAATGCCATGTCTGTAGGTATAGAGATTGATTCACGCGCTGCCGCTGGTCAATATCCCGATGCTTATGATGAGGCTCATCAGAAAAAATATAAAGTGGGTCCGCGTAAAGTTAAGTTGGACACAATACATGGAATGAAACTTAAGGGTTTTGACTATTCTGACGCCCAATACAATGCTTTGATAAAATTGGCAAAAGGGCTTGTTGAGATTTTTCCGCTAATTAAACCTGATTTTGCAAGAGAAAAAGGCGAAATTATTAAGACACAACTTGCGGAACCAAAAAAACATCAGGGTTTTATTTGTCATTTTCAAGTAACAACGGATAAGATTGATCCAATTGCTTTTGATTTTGATCGCTTTCTTAAAGGAATTGGAACTGTTGTTGTTAACAAAGAAATAGCGGAAAATATAGACGAGCAGGAACTTGGAACTTGGCTGGAACGCCAAAATGCTTTGAAAAAGCTCGGATACGATCCCGGTCCTCTTGATGGAGATTTTGGTCCGAAGACTAGATATGCGCTACAGACTTTCCAGAAAGAGCATGGTTTGGTACCTGATGGGATTTGGGGACCTAAAACTGAAGCAGTTATGAGGGATGCCCTAAATGGTGATTGGAGGAGAACGACAAATGAAGATTAAGCTGGCTGGCTTCAATGCCGACATCGACATTCTCGAAGATGCTAAATTTTTCATGACCGAAGGGGGTCCTGATAGTCGCGCTGATGCTATGACTCCTGAAACCATTTCAGCCGCATATGCAAGAATAAGTCGTGATCCAAGACCGGTTGACGAATTGCGCGCAGCTGCCATAGAAGATGTGGCTAAAGCACGCGCCTCAAATAAACAAATAGTGTTTGGTATGGGTCATGAGTCAATTGCCGAACATGCGGCTCTCAATTTTGATATTATGGGCGTTTCGCGTCTAGTGATTGAAGCTATAGAACATGCTCGCCTTTGTAGCTATACTGAAAAAAGTCAAAGATATACGCAACTTGGTGAGGAATTTGTAGTTCCTAGGGAAATTGTTGAAGCTGGTTTTGAGGTTGAATTTAGAGCTTTGATGGCAGAGCAATATGCTGCTTATTGTGAAATATATGAAGGAATCCTTGCCTATCTTCTTGCTAAGAATCCAAATGCCGACAAGGATATGCGAAAAGCTTTTGAAGGAAAGGCGAAAGAAGACGCAAGGTATGTTACATCATTAGCGGTCGAGGGTCAATTGGGCATGACTTGTAATGCTCGCAATCTCGAACATATGATTAAACGTTTGCTTATACACCCTCTGGACGAAGCCAAATCAGTAGCTAAGTTGCTTCGTGATGAGGGGCGTAATGTAACCCCATCTTTGCTTAGGTATCTTGATCCAACAATTGAACAATTGACTGCTGTTTCAGAACTTAGAAAATTGTCCGAAGAAAGTTTTGATATGGCAAAATACAGTACAAAACCAAATAAAGAACCCGTATGTCTTTTGAATTGGGATAAAGATGCTGAAAAGAAAGTTATGGGAGCTCTATTGTATGAGCATTGTGGCATGGATTCTAAACAATGCGAGAAAATTTGGGTGCGTAATAATTACAAACAGAAAAATAGGATTCTTAAAGCGTTATTTGGTCCTATGCAGGAATGGGACGCTGTGCCAAGGGCTTTCGAATTGGCAGAATTTCGTTTTGAATTGATAGTTTCTGCTTCCTGTTTTGCACAATTAAAACGGCATAGAATGGCAACTATTTTGCCGCAGGATTATAATATTTCTCTTGGTTTTACAGTACCTCCAACCGTGCTTGAAGCTGGATTTGGTCAAAAATTCAAAGAAATAATGGATCGTAGCTCTGTTTTTTATGGAAAACTTTTAACACATGGGCTACGAGATGCTGCCACATATGTGTTGACGCAAGCCCATAGGCGTCGTGTTTTGGTAAAAATGAATGCTAGAGAGCTTTATCACTTTAGTAGACTGCGCCAAGACTCTCATGCACAATGGGACATCCGTAATGTAGCTGATAAAATGGTGGCTGCCGCTCGTAAAACTTGTCCACTTGTCATGCTAATGGCGTGTGGAAAGTATGATTTCCAAAAGAGGAAACAGGCTATTCTATGAAAATAACATATTTTATCAATAAAACTGTTCAGGAATTTATGAAGACACCATATGCTATTTGGTTTATGGAAAATTGCCCCGTAATTGTCGACCAGTTTTCAAACTTCAGCATATTGTTTTTAGGAGGCTAGAATGGAAAATACGCTGGAATTCGAGTTTGAAGGCGGCGGTCAGCTTTTTTTGGAACTCCTTGAGGGAGGTGAGCTTCACATACGTCTTCAAGCAATGCACCCATCGGGTTCAAAAATAACCTCTACAAATGTGGTAATAGATCAAGGAAAAGTTCAAGCCATCAAAAATTGGCTCACTAAAGGAGATCTTAAATGAGTTGGCTTTCAGACAAGGAAAGGTTACAGGCAGAGGCACGTAAGATTGATAAATCCGTAAAGCTTGTTTCCAAAGATGGTAAATTTTGGAAAATTATCGCCTGGTTCCTTTTCATTGTTAGTTTTGGTGCCTTCAAGCGTGAAAATTTTCTAACTAGATTTGCCACTACAATTGGCAATATCCAAGCCTATCCTGCCACATGGAGTGTGGCAACTGTAGAACGCGTTATTGTTCATGAAAGCAGACATAGCCGACAGGCTCGTTTTTGTGGTTTTGGTATTCACCCTCTTGTCGGTTTGCCTATTATGATGCTTATATATGTTCTTTTCCCATTTCCAGTATTGTTTGCTTTCCCAAGAGCCCTATTAGAAATGGATGCTGATAGGGCATCTTGGAGGGCACTTCTAGCATCTGGAACTCCATCTTCAGTGATTATTGCCCGTGCGCAAAATTTTGCAGAGACGATTTCAAGTTCAGAATATATGTGGTCGATTCCAAAAAGTTTGGCTGTAAAGCTTTTTGTATGGGCGGCCAATAGGACAATTGCGGAAAAGTGCCAATGAAGATTTATGATCTTGCCGTGGTGGGAACTGGAATGGCTGGTACGCTGGCTACCATAGCTGCTGCCGAAGGCGGATTGGATGTACTTGCGCTAGAACGCGGACATGGTCTAAAAGATCGCCGCAGTCTGGTGTCGGGTTGGTTTGGGCGTGCCATGTTTTCCATGGCTAGGGCGGATTCTGAAAAAGATGATTTTTCCGATCCCCATGCTTTTGCCGCAATATTTGACATGTGTCGCAAAGCTAACGGTGGAATGCTAGAACAGCATATATCAGCATCATTAGAAGGCTTGCCACTTCGTACGGTTCCATTGCCATTTTACCAACTTAATCATGGATGTGGATATGAACTATCACAACATTTACAAAAAAGGCTTGGAAAAGCCGATGTACTTTTTGGCACCAATGTTAATCGTCTAAGCTATAATGATGGAAAATTTGTTCTTCATACTAATCGTGGTAGGATGGAAGCAAAGAAATGTATAATATCAACGGGGAGCCATTCTGTAGAATGGATACGCACAATAAGTACAACGTTTGGCATTCCAATTTCAAATTCTAAGGCAAAATTAGGAGTTCGTGTTGAGGTTCCCAGCAAACTTGTTAAACCGTTTCTCAAAATAGCTGGAGACCTCAGACTAGAATCTGACAATGTTCTTTTTGATGATATGCGTATTAATTCTCTTATTGGAGACCGTGAAGATGGGGGTTTGATGACAGTTTTTGCCTATTCAGCACCAGGAAAACCCTCCGAACGTACGACTTTTATGGCAAGTGTTCCGATACAAGATTTTACAGATGCGGCTAGATTAATTCGCATAGTGAATACGCTATCTAATGATAAAGTAAAACGGGAAAGGGGAATTGATTTTGTAAAGGGGCACAGCGTCCTCGAACATATTGATCAATTTCATCCAATTTGCGATGCTTTGTTAAAACTAGACAAAATGTTACCATCGTTAATTGGATGTGCAACAATTCACATACCAGAAATGCGTGTAGAAGGTTCTATTGAAGTTAATTCATATATGGGAACAGATTTCTGTGGACTTTATGGTGCTGGGGAATGTGTTTCAAGAGTAAAAAGTCCTTTTGGAGCTATGGCGTCAGCTTTGGTGGCTGTTCGTCACATCATGGAGGAGAAAAATGGTTGATAAAGAAAAAATTCTAGGGTTCCTACAAAAGCACAAATTTGATTTGATGCGCGAAGTGCCAGGTTTTGTCAATGCGGTCATAGCTGATACTGAAGACAAATTACTCTTGCGGGTTTTTGCACCTTTGGCAAATCCACTTAATCTCATGTTTGAAGATGAGCAAATTCCTGTTGAAGTAATTGTGGATTTCCCTGATGCAAAACCCACAGATAAAATTGTGGTTTTGACAAATTCAAAAAAGCCATTGGTTGTTACAGCTCAACCTGAAAATATTGCCGCAGTTGTGCCAGAGGAAGTTGCCATTGGTCCGCATGAACAAGGTGGTCGCGATTCGAAAGCTTTCGAAGATTGGAAGCAGCGCCACAAGCATATAAAGTTGGGATAGCAATGGTTTCTTTCACCACTCTTGTCAAAAGAGCGCAGCGCAGATTTGTCGATAAGACTTTATCACGTCGGAATTTTGGTGTATGCGATAGCTGCGGCTCCTGGAGGCTTCTTGTCCGTTTTATACAACATGACGGATCCGATTCCTGCCAATGGGACCTATGTGAATCCTGCTATAACAAGATGATCGAAGAAGAGGTCAAGTAGGGGTCAATATGAAACTTATGAATACTAATGATTTAAGGCGTTTGCTTGAAGAAGGTATTATGGAGCTTCCTGATCCTTTCGAAGAGCATGATGAAACAGCTGGTCCTTGTCGGGAAATTAAGATAGACCGAGAAGCAGGAAAAGTGATTTTTTTCGTAGACCGCAGAGAAATTATGAGTCAAGATCTTGATAAGACCGCATGCGGATTTTCGATGGAGGAAATAAACGCACTAATGGCTATGTGGCGATCTGGAAAAATGGATGAACTTAGAAGGCATCTTTGTCTTGGAGAAATGGAATGAGAGTAAAGATACTACTTATCCTTGGTGCTTTGCTATTTGCTATTGTTACATCTTGGTTTTCATATAAAGCTGGAACTGATGCGGGGTATAAGGAGGAGTTACTTACTTCTGTCGAGAATTTTGAACAGGGCAAAAGTTCTTTCTGTGATTTGAATGAAGATGCCCGGTTAGCTGTATGTCCAACATTACGGCGCACATTAAGATTTCAGAACGGAGCAATCATGATATATGATTGCGGTAATGGCGAAGGTTTCGTATCTTTCGTAAATGCGCCTAAGGAGATTTACGAACAGATTGTAAGTAAACTTGATGCGAGTTTTCTAGGTCACAGTGCGCATTGTAAAAATAACAAGGAGGAGATCCTTTGGATACGAAAAATGGGGAAAGTGGCGGTCCGTTAAGCCAATTTCCACAGCTTATCGAAGGTCTTCTAACGCGTATTGAGGACATGCTGGCAGGGCAACCTCGCAATGAGGCTTCCGAAAAGCTATTTGGCAAATTACGAAAGCAATTAGAAGCTATGCGTGCTATAGCGAAATCAAGTACTGGAGAAAATCTGACGCCCGAACAGGTGTCAAAGATTTCTAATGTCCAGGTTCCGCAAGCGGGACTTTTTCCGCAGTGGGCAAACAGGAAGGAGGACAATAAGTAAGAGCAAGATCCGGAGGTCACGGAGCTGCTTTTTCCTATTCACGAACCGAGACAAATTGAATTCATACAGCAACGTAAAAAATGGGACTGTGGAGTGGCTTGTGCCGCTATGCTCACGGGGCTATTGTATGATGACATTTTGCCATTTTTCTCAAAATGCGACCATAGGGGAGGTCTTTTCCCCGATGACGTTATTGATGTTATCGAAAGCCTGGGCATAACGTGTCACAAAATACAGAAATTGCCAAAAAGACAACCGGCGCTTGTTGCTATAGAATGGTCGGAAAAAGTTTTCGGTGGGCATTTTATAGTTTGGGACCCAAAACGCAAACAATTTATTGATCCCACGCATGGTTTGGTTGGGTGTCGCAAGATGTTGCGCACATGTAGGATAGAGCATATTTGGTCAATCGGAAAAAAGGGAATGAAAGAGCTTATAAAAGCTAGAATGGCAAAAGTTGTTGCTGAAAAATATTTTCAATCATTTAACCCAGAGGCAATTAACCTCGGCAGAACAACAGATGGTAGATTTGTAATCAATGTTCGATTTGTTTATGAACCTCCTATTGAGGCTCAACAAATTCTCAATGTTGAAGGTTTTGCGACTAGGTTGTTTGTAAAAGGAGAATTGAAATGAAGGAAATTCCAAGTAAAGGCTGGTATATAACTAAGGCAAATGATTCTTCAGATGTGAATAATGTTCGTGTATATCTAGATGGTAAGATTTTAGGTGGAATTCGCAACTTATCTATAAAACTTGATGGAGAAGAACTTTTTCCAATAATTGAACTTGAGATTATACCTACAAATGGTCTAAAGGTTGATACATCTTTTGGTAAAATGTTTGATCAACCTGATGTCGAAATGTTCCGTTCCACTAAAGCACCTGAGGAAGTGTTGAAAGCCACAGAAAAGGAATGCGAACCCCCAAAGACTGAGATTTTGTAGAATCTTTATATCAATAATGCCAGATTTGTTTGAGGATTCTTCCTTTGGGGCAAAACTAATGACAAAACCCTTTTCATTTGAACCTGAATTGGTGAAACAACCAGCACCTTTTGAACAGGCACAGCTTGGAAGCCAAAGAGCAAGTGAGGTCTATCGTCAGCTTCAAATAGCAGCCAAAGGGTTTGATTTTCGACGATTTATGGAAGATTTTGCTGATCCACTCATTAACGCTTATAATGTTGAAGCTAAAAAGCTAGGCTATCCGACAGCTAGTAGAGAGTGGTTCAAAATCCTACAGACTGCTGATGGGGGCGCAATGGCGCCCAAAGACTTTTTTGTTAAGCATCGTGCTCTTCTACAACCTCGTCTATTCCCAGGGGATCCCGCCAAGGCAAATGAGGCTTTTGATCTTCTTTTAACACGTCTTGGAGATTTACCAAAAATTACTAGTGGACCAATAAGTGGAGAATTAGCACATGAGTTTGGTCATGTTGGCACTTATCAGAATGATCCTAATGTGCCAGCTGGGGGATACGGTCGTCTTGGGGCTGGAAAAGAAAGCAGGCCTGTTGTGGGCACAGCAATATCTGAAGCTGTAGCAAGTTATCGTGGATTCAAAGATGCTTGGAAAGCATGGGAAAGATTCGGTATGCCTCATAAAGCTTGGGGAGCATGGTTTGGTTTTCCTACATATATGGGAAATATGACTAAAGAACAGCTTGATGAGGTTTTTAATCGCCTCAAAAGTATGGAAGGAAGTTATCCAGGCATAGTTGATCAAGCATATAAGGCTCTATATGAGTATCACAAGTTTGTGGAACCTGTCATGTATAATGTACCAGGATCTGATTGGACCAACGAAGAGAAAGAGGCGCTTAAACGGTTTCTTGAAGATCGTGGCGGGCATTATATCGAAACCTTACCTGAAGAAAGTGTGGATAGGTTAAAGCACCTTCGAAAACAGCCCTTTGTGATGAAACAAGATAGTGGTAATGCTGGTAAGAGATTGGCATCTTTGCCACTACCATTGTCAAAACGAGTTACAATTCCCATTTCTTCGCGGAGTAAATAATGAATACAACATATCATATTAACTATATATGCCCAACTTGTGGAAACCAATGTCAAATATTTGGTTTTTGTCCTATTTGTGGTTGGTGGAAAATGGCATCTCCATGGTGTAACAATATTCGTTCTCCTTGGAGGTGTCCTGGTTGTGGCAGGTATCATGGTCCACATGTTGACACATGTCCTTTTTGCCAGGCTATAGGTGTACAATGGTCACAGATTGTATATGTTGGTGATATTTGTCCAACATATACTGGAGATTCTCCGGAATTTAACGCAAAAATTACTTGTTAGGTTACGAATGAGAATATTTAATACTGGATCCGATTTTTGGCGAAGTGAAATAGGTAAGCAATTACGTCTTATTAAAGCAATATATCCACAATATGCTAATTCATCCATAAAGGTACAAAAGTTTGCGGAACAGATTTCTCGTTCTATACTACCAGAATGTAAAAGATTGGAACTCTGGCCAAAACTCGACATACGTCAAAAATTTCTTGTTTTCGAATGGGCGGAACGCGGTGAGCTAAATTTAGCGCTTGATGGTAAAGAATTAATATACGTATCATATTCTATTGGGAAATTGGGTACATTTTCGTTAGATTTAACTTCCCCCAATACTACGTCGGTAGCGGAAATTTTTATCCAAGATTGTCTTTGGGATTAGGAGCGTCATGAGGCTTTGGAGTACAGGTTCCGCAAAATACCGCATGCGTGTACTTTCGGCTATAAATCTCGCTGGGCTTCCAAAACCAACAATCGCCTTGGCAGATGGTGCATTTGGTATTTCATGGAGCCATAATAGGCGTCTAGTTACCATCGTACAAATGGCAGATAGACCATCATATTTTGTCTGTCAGACATTTAATCGTCTGAAACCAATATCAAAATCTGAAATCGATCTAGAAACCTTGGAAGGTCCGCTTGCTTTCCTGGAGTTTCTTAATGTCGTGGAGTCCTGGCTAACATGATTGTCTTCAACACTTGTGCTAATTTCCATGTTCATGCTTGGTGTTTATGCGGATTTCATACAATAAAAAGTGGAAATGATCTCGATGTAGCAAAGAAAAGGCGCAAGACTCTTAAGAGGGAAGGTTGTCCCAAATGCGGCGGGGCCTGGATGTCTTTCGATATAAGGGAAAATAGATGAAAGTTTTTAACACATCATCGAAAAGTTCTGGAAATTACATTACTAATGTTCTAAACAAGATACAAAAGGCAGGAGTAAAACCTGCTGCAATTTCTCTTTTCCGCAAGATTGCTCCTCAATTGATGCGTCTTCTTGCCTTAGGAAAACCCTCATTACAGATTTTTGGACGACCTTTCGACTACGATTCTCATCTGTTTTCATTTGGAATATCGTGGACATATCCAGATTGGGCAAGTGATGGTATTGATATAAGCTTCATGATTGAGGAAAATGGTAAGGGTTTTCATTTCATGCTTTTAGATCATCAGCTACCCATCTCAATAAATGATATGTTCCTGACACTTCCCACCAGTATATCCGATGCTGTTGACACAGTTTTGGCATACGTTAACTCATCTAATTCTTTGCGTACACCATTGGTTCCATAGTATAAAAACTATCAATAGTTAAGCATTATTGTTGCTGATTCTCAAATTACCTCCGCATTTTGCGGGAAAGGAGAGGAAAATGAACGATCTGATGAGCCTATATGAAGAAATGAAGAAGGTCCTGGAAAATGCGGGTGGCTATGAAGCTTTGGATGATGAGCAACGCGACCTTTTCAACAAAGCTGTGGATAAGTTGATGGGTGCTAAATTTGAACATGTTGGTATGGAAGAAACCGAAACGGCAGTAAGAGCATTCTTAGACAAAATGGCTCCAGAAACTGAGCTAACTGAGGAAGAACCAGATATTCATGATGAATTACAAGGGCGATATACTTCCTCTTTACACACCGCATCAATCCTCATTCGCGCTGCCGACGCCCTTGATAAGGCTGGTCTGCGTGATTTGTCCAACGAGATCGATGCGCTTTTGGGCAGAATAGCAAAGAGGAAATAAATGACTGTAATCGTTAGACAAGATGCGAATGGTGAGACAAGAATTGATTTAACTCCAGTGGAAAAATATGAAAGGCTTTTAGAGGAAGCTTGTGAAAGTGGGCAACAGCCTGCTGAGGATCTTTATGCGATAGCAGCATCTATGGACCAAGAGCAGCTGCGGCATCTTACCTCTACGTTGACATACCACGTAAAACGCCTAGCTCGTCTTTGGCGACATTCTTTTACAGAGGAACATACTAAATTCGTTAGTGATATTAATGGTCTAAAGAAAGCGGCTGAGAAACAAGGTTTTAAGCTTTGGTCAGAATTGGACGGTTAGGAGATCTGTTCGAGACGTCTTTTGAAAAAGATGTCCATTCGAATGGGTGTGAGGCATAAAAACTTTCTAAAAGAGGGCTGGTTTAATGATAAAGGCTCTTTCAGTCAAGCAACCTTGGGCAAACATGATTGCCAATGGGGAAAAGACTATTGAGACACGTAAATGGGGGACCAAATATCGTGGTCCTTTGCTTATTGTCTCAACCGCTAAGCCAGATATACAACCGGCTGGAAAAGCCCTTGCTATAGCGAATCTTATAGATTGCCGTCCAATGACAAAGGCTGATGAGTCAGAAGCAAAATGCGAAATATACCCATCCGCATTTGCCTGGAAACTGTCTAATATTTGTAAAATTGATCCTTTTCCAGTTAAGGGCTCATTAGGAATATATGAGGTAGAACTACCAGATATGATACCACCAAAACTGGCGGGACTTTTTGAACCCCCGCCCGTCTTCACTGAGGCACTTCAAAAATTCTTAGTTCAGCATTATGCTGCTTTGGTGAAAAATGGGGAAGCTCCTGAGGATGTGCGAGTTGCCGCCGCCAAGTTTGCCAAAATTTCTGATTCTCATGAAGTAGAGTTGGATTTATCGAATTGGAAGTATTTGGAAATGTTACCCCCACATATGAGGGGTTCCGAAACAGTAGGTCCTCTTGGCGATATTGTAACTCCCTTCCCAGCTATAGAGATTCATATACGCACTATTCCTGACCAAGATGTTAAATACACTGGCAAATGGATTAGGAAAAATTGGGTTTTAGATTTTATTATTCCAGAATCGTGGCTTGTGCCAACTGATATGAACAGTTTTGTTTTGTATGTGCGGAGAGTGTTGATGCTTGCGCGTCACGAGGCCACACATGTTGCTCAAACAATTTTGGATGAGATAAAACTGGCTGGATATGGTGATATTGGTGAACCTTCTCGCAAGCATAAGATTCCAGGAAGTCATTACACTGGAGTCGTACCTGTGGAAAATATACCAATGACGGGTCTTTCAAAAGATCAATTAGAGAGGATTGATGAGGAACGAGTTGCGCTTCCGCATCATCTGCGTGATATTGAATTTTATCCGCGATTGAATGAAATCGTCATGCTTTATACCTCCAAATTGGCTGACATGCCCTCACAAGATCGTCGCGAAGGTCTTAAGAAAATGATTTTAGATTCGCCTGCCCTTAATCGGCTTCGTACTGATAATCCATCTCGTTGGCGCGAAACTGTGCGAAAAATTGTTTCTCTCATCTTTGCTGATAATGTTTTCAAACCTTCGACAATAGAATATTCTGAGCCTTTGTCCAAACGAGCAAAGGATCATGCTTATGTAGAGAAAAAGAAAGAGGAATCTGGCAATATTACTTATCTCTATGATAAAAAGCATATTGCTGCGCGTAATCGTAAAAAAGAACAACGTCTAAAGAGGCTTAATAGTTCCCTCAAGAAGATGCGCGCTAAGGTCAAGAAAGATCTTTCGTCCGATGATGAGCGAACTCGCCTTTCGGCATTGGCGATTGCTCTCATTGATGAAACTTATGAACGTATCGGAAATGAAGAATCGGCAAGCGAACTAAAACATTATGGAGTAACTGGCTGGCTGCTTCGCCATGTAACGTTTGGTAAGGGCAAAGCGACTATTAAATATGTGGGCAAAGCTGGAGTGAAACAAAGCAAGGAAGTTAAGACCAAGCAGGTTCTTAATGCGCTAAAACGCGCCTGTAAGGATAAAAAGAAAAGTGATCGCGTTCTGGCTGGTATTACGGCTAAAGACGTAAATTCATATCTTGCCCCATTTAAGGTGACTGCCAAGGATATAAGAGGTTTCCATGCCAACAAGGAAATGCTTCGTTCCCTAAAAGAGAATGGCAAAGGCAAGCTTCCTAAAGAAGGCAAGGAAAGGGATAAGGCGCTCAAAGAACGCTTTAAGAAAGCCCTGGCTGACGCAGCTAAGAAAGTTGGGCATGAACCTGGTACCTTGAAGAACCAATATCTTATCCCACGTATCGAGCAGTACTATATGGAAGGCAAGAGTGTACGCGGCATCTTGGCATCGTTGGAGCCACCAATCTCCAAGCGTGCGGAATTTATAGATGATTCTGATTTAGAGCCACACATGATAGAAGAGGAAGAAAAAGCTTTTGAGGATTATTGGGATAAGCTAGATAAAAAAATCAAAGAAGAACAAAAAGACCGTCCGAAAAGGAAACGCTCCCAAATGACAGCAGAAGAGATTGAACTTCTGGCAGAAATGGATCCTAATGAGCGTGAGGAATTCCTCGAGCAATTTGAAAATGATATTCCCATATCCAGGCATGCTGGGCGTCGCCTAGGTGTCCTAGATGAATTTATCTGGATTTGGGATGCCAATGCGCTAAAGCTAGTCTATAGACGAAATGTCCATGATGGAATTGAGATTCCAGGTGTTGATCATCGATCCCTTATTGATGAGTTGGGAATACCCTCAGAGGCTGCCAAGAAGGCGCCTAGGGGTTTTGTGACGTTCTACGAAGATGGCAAGACGGAGGTCACAACTTATGGCACCCCCTTTGCTAAGCTTTTGGACACCGAACCTGAAGCCTATAATGCTGTTGAGCGTAGATTTGACCTGATGCCCGGTGCCTATCGTCAAATTACTCTTCCGATGCCGCGAGGATCCCATAAGGAGATGCTCGGATTACCAAAATTGGAACGGCAAGCTGCTGCTTTAATGGATATTCCACCAAAAATGATACATGAAGCTTGGGACTGGCTTAAGAAAATGTATGCTAGTACTTGGCTTTCTATTCTTCCGGAAAATGATCCAAAATATGAAAAATTAGAAAAGAAACTTGTAGAATTATCTAAAGATTATTCATATTTTAGCAATGGTGTTCTAACAACTCAGGAAAGAAAGCTTCCAATTGATATTTCTGGTTGGAAATATGAAAATCTAATAACAAAATTGCCATGGTCGCATTACTATCTTCGAGCGGTACCGAAAATCCCAAAAGATGTAGGTGCAGCATATTTTGCCGGCTTTGCTCCAACTGAAAATAGTGGAGGCTTTTGGCCAGCAATTGAAGTTCTAACAGGATTACCTCCAACAATTGAAAATTTACACTTTAGACTTACAACTTTGGAAACAGCTTTGCGACACGAAATGGTACATTTGTCACAAGACCTCTTAAAAGCAGCTTTGAAATTGAAAATGCAAGCAGGATTGCCTCCAATGTCTGTTCGGAATCGCAAAATATCTCCTAGCGGAGAGGCATGGGCACTTTCTAGAAATCAACGAAGACGTTTGAATAAACAAGAACCCGGTTCATATACAAGCACAAAAGGTGATAGAATAAACCATGTACTCCGAGATGTTGAATTTCAATCTAATTTGCGCAACTCGATAGAAAAATGGCGGGAAATAGCCGCACCTATGACTATAGAAGAACGTCTTATTTTCCTAAAATATTGGATTAAGGGAGATTTTTTTGGTTATATTGATGCCAAAAATAAAAATCCTAATCTTAATCTTTCAACAGTTTCTTTTGAATATTCTAGAATATTCAAAATTCTCTACAAAATTGGTTCAAAGAAGATTAATAAAAAGAATCGTTGGATCGCAGCTGTTCGTTTAATGGTAAATTCTGTAAAAGATATGCTTGATAAATCAAATTCTAATATATCATGGGATGATCGTCCTCCACATTTTCCATCATCTTTAGATGTAAAAACAAAAAATCTAGGTGCTCCGCCCGGTTAGAAATTTTTCTTTTGGAGGCATGTCAATGACCGAATTCAAAAATTCTTCTCCACAGACCAATAAACCATGGCATGCTCCAACCGATCCTAAACAGATATTCCCCCGCCTAATGATTGCTTTTGGACGTAGACGTTTCTCCCAGCGAGTCTTAGGAACGCTACCTTCTGGCGATGAAATCCTTGCTTTCCAGCGTCCCGCGCCACCGGGTGCCCCAGCCGTGCTGGTCGCCGCAGGTTTTCATGGCGAAGAACCCGGCGGTCCGCTCGGCATCCTACATATGCTTGAAACAGCTGCCGATCCTTGGCTGGACGGCATTTCGCTCTCCATAATACCTGTTCTAAACCCAACAGGCTTGCGCGTTGCTCAAAGACGTAACCAATGGGGTGAAAATCCCAATGATGGCTTCTGCCATCCTGATATTGATCCCACACCGCCTTCCAAAGAAGGACGAATACTTCTAGAAAATCTCTCACTCCTCAAACAGATGTCAGGAGATCTATTCCTGTCACTTCATGAGGATGGCTTTCCTACAGCTCATGCTTATGCCTATGGTGCCCGTCCCGTTTCGGCAGCCAATGCTGCCTTGGCGGAAATGGTCACCTTTGGGATAACACAAGACCGTACTATATCTGAAAATAGTGCCCAGCTCCATGGGGGTTTATCATTGAATCATCATGATGGTTCATTTGAGGACCGACTTCATCATGAGGGGGTTCCAATATGCCTTGTTACAGAGACCCCAAGAGGAGCCAACATCAATGTCAGAGCAGAGGTGAATGATAGAATCATTCGTGCTTTGTTGCTTCATGTAAGGCTTCAAAAGGCGGCAAAAGCAAAAATTGAGAACTCCAAAATACATGGATTAGGAACGATGGCGCCTCGCGTTATCAAAACAGGAGAAGCTATTGCGGCATTTTCTTGTGATTCCATGAATCATTCCTGTGAGCCCAATGTAACTTTAATGCGGGCAGGTGGTCTTTCTGTGCCAATTGCCGTCCGTGACATTGGCGCTGGTGAGGAAATATGCCACGATTATTCTATTACAGGCGCCTCAGTGCCGACCCGATGTTGCTGCGGTTCGCGTCATTGTAGATCACGTAATCCCTAAAAACTATTAATATGTTTATATCCATATGCCCATATTTTGTAAAAACTGGGAGGGCTTGGGAGGAAATAATAGATGGCGCTTCGTATTCTTCAGCCAGGAATCCAACCCGTTGGACAGTTTGATTTAATGGATTCCTATGCTAGTACAATTATGGGTGGTGAGATAGGTACTGTATGGAGAGGTCCTAGATCTAATACATCTTCAGAAGTGGCTGCTTTTGATGCTAGACAGAGTATGGATAACACTAGCGATCAACGCAGATTGATGGTTGCTCCATATCTTGGTCAGAATGGACTCAGACCTCTTTGGTTATTGGATGATGGAAGTTCTGGATATGGTATTCTTTTTGGGCAAATTGTCGGTTCAGTTCTTGGTCGTACCAATTCTAATCTAGGTCCGCAAACCAACAGCGGAAGTGGTAAGGTAACGGTTTGGAACAAACCTGGAACTTATGGAGTAACACTTGATGCGGTAGATACCGATGCTACGTTGGGATTAGTACCAACCAACACTTCTCTGTTTCCAGGGGACCCAATTTTCCCCATGTCAAATGGCAAACTTACACCTACACCTAGCAGAGCTCCAGGTGGTGCTGTGGGAGCTGATGTAGTTGCTAGATTTCTGGAGTTTCGTCTTACAAGTAATACACTTGTCACAACTCCAAGGTCATTAGTAGACGCCTCAAGCTATGCGTTTGACCATATAGTCATGGAATATGGTGTGGAAGGCTGACGGAGGGTTTCTTCTATGGCAATTGGACCAAAAGTTTGGCCAGGCTCTTATGGTTTACGAGACCAAATAGTGGGTTTGGATGGAAGAGTTTCAAGTATTGAACTTTTATCTGGAAATGTACCAACTGATGGACAAAAAGCAGCATTAGCTGGTTCGTCCGGAACACCCTCAGCTACAAATCGCTATTTAACGGAAAATGATCCAATCCTTAGTGAACGGTATCATACTATAACCGTAGCTCCTACGGGAGAATATACATCGATCAAATCGGCTATAGATTCTGTAACAGCCTCAGCTCTCGATCAATATGCGATTTATGTTGCTCCTGGGGTATATTTCGAACAGCCCTTCACATTAAAACCTTACGTCTCCCTTATAGGTAAGGGCGGGCATGGGCATTCTGTTGTAGTAGCAACTCTTGATAATTATGACAATTTTATAACTGGATCACATTCTTCAGGAATAACCGATATTGATATTGTGGGTCCTACTGGCAACGGATGTGCGGCAATAGTATATAATGATATCAATCCCACACCTTTTCGTGTTGATAATTCTATTATATTAGATGGATATTATGGCATAACATGTAATACTGTTTCAGGAAATCTACAGGTTACTGAAGTATCTACAAACAACAGTAATCCTATGCAGACTTTTCTACAAATTAATAGTGGAACTGTTTTAGCTACAAATTGTATTATACCTTATGGAGTGGTTTGTAGGAACGGCTTTGAAGTACAAGGAGACGATTCCGTTCTATATTTGACAGATAGTCTATATGGAGCAGGCGGTACCAATGGTATTTTTGTTGATAATGGCGCCTTTGTTGTTTTGATTTCTTGTGCTTTTACTTTAGGGACAAATGCTATCCATATTGGTCCAACAAGTATTGATACAGAAGCATATCTAGCTTCTTGCTTTATTTTTGAAGATGTTTTTACTTGGGATATACTTTCTGATACGGATACGTGTATTATTTCTGTATCTGGTGGATTTTTACGTCGTGATCTTATTTCAGTTCCAGAAGGTACACGTTTTGTTGCTTCATTTGTGGATGATAATCACACATTAGATTATGGAAATGTGGTTCGTGGTGAAATTTGGTGTGGTCCTATTTCTGCAACCATTCCTCTTGTCAGTTATACAAAAGCGAATGGCAACACTGGTGTTGTCCAAGGTGGTGAAGTTACAAGGGTTTCTGGTCTTACCGTAAATATTTCGGAAGGCTATGGTTTTATTAATGATGGGCGTCTTCTAAGTAGACTTGTCTGGCCTTCAACCAACCTGACATTGGATCCAAATATGCCCATCGCCTTCGTAATTTGTGATGTCAATGGTGTATTTTCTGCCAGCCCTTTTGTGACGTCTCCATACAATAGCATATCTTTTGCAGTCGCCTCTACAGACGGCGGAAATGTAACTATCCTAGGTTCAAGACATGCTATTTTAGCTCAGCCAACTCCAGCTAGTTTTATCTATGCTCGTGATGTTGTGGGTCCGATTTCTGTATCAGGAACAGCAGTCACTAAATATGGTTCGCCTTCTTTACAAATAAGCGTTGATGCTGGTAGTTATTATATATACAACGTACCTAAAACAGCGGATGCCCATTCTCCAATAACGTTCACTTATTGGAATCGTACAGCTTCTGGGGGCTGGATGGCAACACCAGGACAAACTGCTATAAATCCTGATGGTTATGATGCATATAATTTTATAGGTTCTGGTACTATTCAACTAGTCCCTAGTGGTAAATTCAAACGTGATCTTGTTTATTTGACCTCAAATGACGGTGGTACAGAATATCATGTAGTATATGGGCAGCAAGTATACGATTCTGCCATTTTAGCATTAAACAATCCTAACCCACCAAATGTATTTAATAATGTGGCGCTTCGTCTTGCGGGAATTATAGTACAGAGAGGAGCTATAGATATTACAACAATTGATGATCAGCGCCCCAAACTCGGACAACTAGCGGCAGCAGGAACAATCATTACTGACCATGGTTCTCTTTCTGGACTCGCTGATAATGACCACCAACAATATCAATTAAGGGCAGAAAAGAATCTTGCTAATGGATTTTGTGGGCTTAATGCTATGACGCAAGTTGCCACTGCGCAACTTCCATTTACATCGACTCCACCCCTACCTGTTGAACGTTCGTTGGCATCGGTTGGAACAACTAATGAGATAGCAAAATCTGATCATAAGCACGACATTTCAACAGCTGCCCCTTCACCCTTGGCTATCGGTAACACGACTGATGAGGGAGTTGCTACTAGCTTGGCTCGATCAGATCATCAGCATGCCTTATTGGCAGGCAGTCCCGTTGCTGTCTCTACAGATAATGCTACAGGATCAGCTTCAACCTTCTCTAGGTCCGATCATGTCCATTCTGGATTGACAAGAGGGGCAGGTGATTTTACTACTTTTACTCAGAAAACAATTCCAGTATCTGCAGATGTTCTTTTGATGGAAGACAGTGCCGCTGGTCAAGTAAAAGTTTATGCTACTTTGGGAAATATACTTTCAATGTTTGGTAGGGATTTTACAAATGCTGCTTCAGAAGGCGCTTCTACAACTACAAATGCTGCTTTCCAGACAAAATTAACCCTCACAACGGCAGCACTTGCTGGAACTTATAGAGTTGGTTGTCATGCCGAACTCGCAGTTATAGTGGGTGGTACTGGATCAAGAGATGTCTCTGCCAGACTTTATAATTCTACTGATGCGGTAGAACTTTGTTTCATACAAGGTAGATTGACGACACTGACCACTGATAGACAACAACTTGATGGATTTCAGTATGTCGTATTTACTGGAACCCCAAAAACTTTCCTAATTCAATTTGCATCACCTACGGGCGGCACCGTTAGCATTACTAGAGCCCGCATAGAAATTTGGAGAGTTAGCTAAAACAGGAGAAAAAGACCATGAAAACTTTCGATATTCCAATCTCGAAAAGGGCAGCGGAGTTTCATGAGGTGGGAAAACATGTCGAGATAAGGGGTTTTGGAAAAGTCAAATTTGAGATTGTAGGAAGAGACACTGTGGATGAGCAAGTATATTACAAGGTAAAACCAATATCTATGGTTTATGCCGTTCCAGAAGATATGCTTGTCGAAACTAGGCATAGTACTTTGGCTCCTTTGGAGGCGGCTCTTCCGCTTTCTACAAGAGCATAAATCATAAGGAGGTCCGCATGAATGCCGTATTCTCCTATCGAACGCAATCCACAAGGATGTTTTATCCTGGATGAAAAGAAGATAGTTGATAACGATAAACTAGAGATTAAATGGCCTGATGGCGGCATCTCCACGGTTATTGTTCGGTTGGTTGGTGGCGAACTCCGCATTGCTGGATCTGTCCATGGTGTAAAATGTTGGATAGTGCTTGACTATGGTATCAAAAAACATGAAGTGCTTGCTTGCCGGACTTCCTCTTAGCAAAACTCCCCTTCAAAAACATTTCCTTCATCTAAATATCTCCCTCTTGAAAAATCCCGTAATCTGTGAAAATTTCCCTAGCAACTATCAATAATCAGATATATAATAGACAGGAGGTAGAAAAGATGACCATTGGATCTAAAATCTTGGAAACACTTAAAAAGATCTGGACTAAACCCGGAAATCAAAAGATGGCCCTTTCAGACCTTCTAATAAGAAAGGAAAAGTATGAAGGTCATAAACACTACTAACCCCATAGCCGCAGCACGCGACCGCATACGTAAGGCTATCGCTACCGACCCCGGCTATATGGAGGCATGGATAGCCAATCTTGCCATGTTCATGTATGACAACCTCGACGACGACCGCCTCAAAGATCCAGCGTTCCGCAATGAAAAGGCAGAACGTCTATTGGAACTTGTTTTTGGATAATATCCCATAATCATTGATTTTTTACCCCCTTAAAAATGGGGGAATTTTTGAATAGGAGAAAGATATGATCAGGAAATTGTTGGAGAAAATCCTAGAGAGATTGCTCGCTTTTATTGCTGAGCCTCAACCCGAAAAATCTGAAATCAAACAAAGCTGCCTCGAAGAAGAAATAGAAATGTCTCAAGATTATTGGCCCAAGGGATATGCGACTCAGTTGAGAGAATTGGCAGACAAAGTCGATCCCCCGCCAGCCGCAGTTATGCCCTCAATCTATAAACAATACGCTCCAACTTATGAGCAAATGGAGAACATCAAAAAAACCATCCTCGAAATGCGTAAAACTTCTGCCGATAAAATGTCTCCAGATGAAATGAGGTATTTTATCAAAGAATGTATGGCCGCAAAAAACAAGGAGTAATCAATGATCACGGAATTATTGAAAAAAATCGTTAACGCTATTCTCGACCGCGTGGTTGGTCCGCTTCCCGTAACCAAAGAACCCCCACGACCCCCTAAGCCTATTCGGGTTCCAATTCAAGAGGTGGCTGATGATTTGCGTGAGTTTGCGACAATGCTTCATCAGCAAGCTGATAAGCTCAATCCTATGGTTTGGCCTAACTCAATTCCAAACCTACCTTATCCTAATTGGAACCATATCCTTGATGCTTCAGGTGAAAAAGGAATTATTAAGCGCAAAGATTTGACCAAGAAGAGTTCAGAGGAACCCATCCTAAAAACCCTTAAAGAGTTGGAAGAACAAGATCTTCTTGATCCAGTTGATCCCCTCTTCCCTCTTACATGTTGTAGTAAAAATCGTTGTGGAAAAAATTGTAATGAGTGTTGTGGTCCAAAATTCAGCTGTCAGACTAATGAATGGCTAGATGAGGAGTTTACTCACGATAAAGAAATGATAAACGTTTTTAAGAAAGCCTTTAGGAAAGCGCTTGAGAAGAAATGCTGCCATTCTTGTTGTGAAGAAAAGGAATTAGATCAGGCAACGATGCCGAATTGTTGTGGCGGCGGAGATTGTGGCAAAGAATGCCGTTGTACTAAAACCAACGAATCCAAGGATTTAGAAGCCGGGGCAAAATTTGCTCAAGAGATCGCTGATGTTCTTTCTAAACGCTGGGGGCTGGGGTAGGAAGATTACCAGATCCAAGGTCATAGGTTGTATTTGGGGTAGTTGATGGATAAATTCGAACAAAATTTTGTCGATGAGATGCGACAACCAATACCACATGAAACTTCCCTTGATCATTGGAATGATATTTGTATAGGTATCCGTACCCGAGGAGCTTCTGGCAATATTTCTAATTGGTGGGAATGGCCGGAAATAAGTCGCGGCGGTCTATGGTCTGGACCAAGAGGCTAATTCGGTACGCTTACCCCCATTACAAGCTGATCCAGATTGGCTCTCTCGCTGGCTTCCTGTCCTGGCAGATGGTCTTACTTCATCTATAGATTTAGAAGGCGCTTCTAGTACTGCCATTGGACACGCTCACCAAATGCTCGTTCTAGAACGTATGACCGGTCATCGTATTTCTGATTTTAATTTCGTTTTCGAATTCGGCGGAGGTTATGGTAGTTTTGCTAGGATTGCTCATTCTTTAGGTTTTCGCGGACAATGGATAATCCATGACCTTCCTGAACTTTCTGCCCTACAACGAATGTATCTCGGTCAGCGCGGCGTTCCTATATCGCATTCGTCTAGTCCTATCCTAAAACCACCACCAAATGATCTTTCTCTAGCTATCTCTATGCATGCCGCTGATGAAGCTGGTCCAACTAAACTTGCTGCTTTTGTATCTCTACTTCCTATTTATTCCCATGTTTTTGTTACATCAGGAGGCGGACCATTATATTGGCAATCAGTAATGGGGAATAATTCCAAAATAGAGCCTATCGAAATTCCTCCTGGTAATTGGTATATATGTAGATAACAATTTTGGTGTATACACACCCAAGTAAAAACTATCAATTATAGGACATCTAGACGACAGGAGGGTTAATCTTGTCAAATCAATATGATGTTCCAATGGGACCACAGGACCTTCCAGAAAAAGGGGCGCTCCTTGCTGAGCTTCCAGAAATCCTTAACGGACAAGATAAAAGACTACTGTATGTCGGTGCCTCCGTCCAACGAGCATATATGCTCCATGACTTGATTCAACTTGGATGGAATACCGCCGTTATCGAAATCTGGCCGGAAAACGCCAAATTTATTCAACATACCTATGGCGTCCCCGTAATCTGTGGCGATGTGGTTTCTTCATTTTTGCCGGCTCCCTATGACCTTGGACTCTGGTGGCATGGTCCTGAACACGTCCATAAGGAATATTTTACAAAAGCTCTCGCTAATCTAGAAAATGCTTGTTCACTCGTGGTCCTAGGTTGTCCCAACGGCGAAGCTCCACAGGATTTGTGCTACGATAACGTGTTCGAACGTCACCTCTGGAATGTATACCCAGAAGACCTAACTTCCCTCGGATATAAAGTGCGTATAGATCCACGACCAGGTCACCCCGATAATATACTCGCCTGGAAGAGGGTTAGATGAACTTTCCTAAAATCTTCTCGGTCGAAACCGTGCGCGGCTGCAACCTGCGCTGCCCACTCTGTGCCGTCGGTTGCGGCAAAACAATACTTCCTAAAAAACATATGACCATCGGCGAATATGATACTATCGCCAATAAAATCTCTCCCTATGCCTCACATGTCGCCCTCCATATCTGGGGCGAACCTATGCTTAATCGAGATATTTTTTCAATAATATCAAGAACTTTACAGTTTGCTTCCGCAGGCATACATACCAACGCTAATTGTCTTTCTGATGAAGACGCCGCTAAGCTCGCTGTCTCTGGTGCTAGCGTCTCTGTTTCTCTAGATGGAATGACCCAAGAAACTTACGGCGCTTATAGAATCGGTGGCTCACTCGATAAAGCTATTAATGTCTTGAAAATCCTCAAAAAACACCACGCCGCCGCTAAAATGACTACTTCATTGGGCGCACAGTTTCTTGTTTTCGCCCATAACGTCCATGAAGTTCCCAAATTCCTAGCCTTTTGTAAATCTATCGGCGTGCCAGGTACAACTAAAGTCCCACATTTCAAATTGAATCCAGTTATTCAACCCCATGTCCAACGCCCTCCATTCGATTTGAATCAGGTTCTTTCTTGTCGTGACCCCTATGACGTCTGTACAATCCTGGCGGACGGCTCCATAGTCCTATGTTGTTACGACTATGACGCCTCTATCCCCCTAGGTAACTTGTTCTCACAAAGCCTTGAAGATATTTGGCAAGGTCCTATTCGTGCTAAACTTCTCCAAGATTTTGCGAATAAACAACCTCCTAAACTCTGCCTCGAAGGTTGCCTGCTGTTTAGCTAAAACTATCAATTTGTTGATATTAAGGCATGTGCGGATCAATTCTTCCTTTCAAAATAGATGTCCTCTCTACTAATCTAGCTATAGTGGGATCTAGCGATATCTTGCTTAATCAACAGTTCGGACCTCATATCGATACCTATACCGATGTAATCAGATTTAATAGAGCACCAACTGTGGGTTTTGAAACCTCCGTCGGATCACGCACAACCCTAAGGGTCATGAATGTTAATACTTTCAAATGTAAACCTTCTGATCCTCCAGATGACGATATGTTCGCCTCTAGATTGATGTCTAGCCGCATTTGCGTTTATCCCTGGGATCCTAAAGAAAATCCCTTACATCCTAGTAATCAGATTTATCTGTTGAATTTATCTTCGCTTTCTTTACCTCCATCCCCAATGCCAACTAGTGGAATGGCAATTATCCATGTCTGTGTATCTGCTGGTCTCATTCCTCATATCTTTGGGTTTGAAACAAATGTCCAAAGAATTCGCAGACATTATTGGAATCATTACATTATTCCACCTTCAACCTGTCATAGTTTCCAGGACGAGGCTTCAACCCTTCTACGCCTCGCCCAAGAGGGAAAAATCATCCTACACGGAGCCTAAATGGTCGAAATTCTTGATTGTACCCTTAGAGATGGCGGCTATCAGAATGCCTGGAATTTTCCAAAAGATCTTATCGATGACTATATCATCGCTATGAATAGCCTCCCAGTTGATTACCTGGAAATAGGCTTCCGGACCCCAAGGAACGTCCTTCCGAGCTGTGCTAATGCTACTGATGACTTTGTCCGTACACTCCCAAAAAACCAGAAGAAACTCTGCGTTATGGTGAATGCCTCGGAACTTAATCCCTCTAGCTTGGAAATTATGTTCCCCCAAAATTCCCTCATCTCAGTGGTGCGTATAGCATTCCATTACCATGAAATCCTAACCGCCGCACCCCTTATAAAACAACTACATAATAAAGGCCTCGAAATCATGGTCAATATTATGCAGGCTTCCCTGCGTTCCTATTCCGAACTCGCGGATGCTGCTATGTTCTTTTCTACCCTACCTATCTCTGTAATCTATATTGCCGATAGCTTGGGCGGTATGTCCCCTAAAGATGTCTCAAATGCCCTGTCCGCCCTTCGTTCACAATGGCAAGGTAAAATAGGCGTCCATGCCCATAATAGTAGAGGTCTGGCTCTGGCTAACTCAATTCAAGCTCTTTCCGAAAACACAATTGTCGATTGTACAATCTTGGGTATGGGACGCGGTCCAGGTAATACAAGAACAGAACAATTGCTCCCAGATTTGTTCCCTAACTTGAATACCCAACCCCTTCTTACTATTATGAAACGCTTCGCAATCCTCCAAGAAAAACTGGGCTGGGGACCGAATCCAATCTATCACCTGGCTGCCCTTCATAATATACATCCTACATATGTCTATGAAATGATTGGTTCAGGACTCTCATTGTCCGATATCGCCCGCATTCTCCCAAAACTCAATGGGCTTAATCAGTTCGATAGGAATCGCCTATGATCGTCATCGTCCCAGCCCGCTTCGATTCATCACGTTTGCCGGGGAAACCCTTAATTCTCCTTAACGGTATCCCTATGATCATTAGAACTTGTCTCCAATGCCTTAAAGTGGTGCCTAAACAAAATCTCTGGGTCGCTACTAATGACGTCAAAATCGCCGGCATCTGTGCCCTCTATGGTATCCAATATATCATGACCCCACAATGCCCTACAGGAACAGATAGAGTCGCTTTCGCACTCAATTCTCTTAATGCTGATCGCTGTATCAATGTCCAAGGCGATGAACCCTTGCTTAATCCCAATGACCTCTTAACCCTTATCGCACAATCTGATCTCTACCCAGATAGAGTGCTCAATGGCTTCTGTCCCCTTTCTGAACAAACTTTCACTAGCCCCTCTATGCCAAAGGTTGTCGTGCGCCCAGATGGGCGCCTCCTCTATGCTTCTCGTGCCCCTATCCCAACTACAAAAACTCTCTCATTCTCCGGCGCTCATAGACAGGTCTGCCTCTATGCCTTCCCTAAAACTTCCCTCGAAATCTTCGCAAAATCGGGCAAAACACCTTTGGAATCTATAGAGGATATCGAAATACTCCGCTTCCTTGAATTGGGTATGGATGTCCATATGATCCCTATGTCTTCCGATTCTATCCCAGTCGATACCTTTGACGATATCCTAATCGCCGAAACCGCCCTGCGTAGGAGAGGCCTGTGAAAACTTTAATCCTTGACTGCGATGGAACTATATTTAACTCTAACCCCCTAAAAACTGAAGCCTTTAGGCAAACAACAGCCCCCTTTGGAAAAGTTCCCTCACAGGCTCTAGTTAACTACCATCTCCAAAATGGCGGAATGACGCGCTATGCTAAATTTGAGCACTTCCTGCGTAATATCATAAAAAGTCAAGAACCAATAGAACCCCTCGTTGCTTCCTATGCTTCTTATGTGCGCGCATCCCTCCTGTCCGCTCCCTGCGCCCCATTACGCCAACTTAAAAATCTCCTTCCCAATACAACATGGATCGTTGTCTCGGGAGGGGATCCTAATGAAATATCTGAAGCTCTAGACCATAAAGGTCTTCTTAACTTGTTTGATGATATCCTTGGTGCCCCTGAACCTAAACACAATATCCTACGTAAACTCAATGTCCAACACCCAGCACTCTATATAGGTGATTCCCGCTTAGATCATCAGGCTGCCCAATCCGCTAATATCGGCTTTGTCTTTGTATATGCCTGGTCTGACTTCGCCGGCTGGAATGATTACTGCTCTATACATAATATCCCAACTCTTGCTGGATTATACAACCTCCTTGATCCCCAAAACCTCAAAATTGCCATGGAGGCGGCAATATGACAATTCATACAATGGGCGACTCCCACTGCTTCATCCCCTTTGAAAAAACTCCAGGTTTTACCACTCATTGGCTCGGTCCAGTTACCCTTAAACGTATAGGACACCCTAATGAAACACTACTCCTTGATTCCGTCGCCTCTATACAATTCGCCCCGGAGGATTCCCTCCTTCTTTGCTTTGGCGAAATAGACATGCGTTGTTGGGTCGATGTCCATGTGAAAAATAGAGGAAGACAACCTCAACCCCTCCTTCAAGAGTGGATTGACCTGTATTTGGATAAGGCATCTCAACTTACCCCTAAACCAGCAATCCTTGGCATAGTTCCACCTGCCCCAAAATTGCGCATTGACCGTGATGAATTCCCCGTAGCAGGTTCTGACCAAGAACGTGCCGCCTATACAATCCTCGCTAATCACATTCTTTCCCAAGGATGTGCTCAAAGAAATCTCCCCTTCGTGGATATCTCCGTTTATGCTGATCCTCAAGGAATGCTCCGCTATGAACTCTCCGATGGCATAGTCCATATAGCCAGTAATACCCTTCTGCTTAAAGCAATCTTTGATACAATTGGAAAACCTTAGTTTTTCATTTTTGTAAAACCTACCCATAAAATACCCCATTACTCCGTACAAGAATCCTTTTCCAACTATCCCTAAACGTTCAAGGAAGACCTGGGAATCATTGAGTTTTTTTTAGAGCTATTTTTAATAGCGTAACTATGCTAAAACATTGGTGTTTTTATGTACTTATATTTTGTACACTAACCCTGTCTTTTAGTACGTTTTACTATGTTCTTCCCACTGTGTTCCACTTTTCTCCACTCTTTTCCACTATCCCCCACCTTTTTATAGGAGACGGGGGAGCTGTGACGCCGCAGTCATAGCCGAGCTCGCGCGCAGTGGCGTGCATGTCATAGGGCAATGACAAAAATGTCATAGCCATAGCTACGTTGTTAGCATTTGGTACAAGTCGGTGTATTGTTATCCCCGGAGTCCGACTTGCTACAATCCGTGGTACTAGGGACCGCAGGTCCCGGCACGTAGCGCTTTCGGCTTAGCAAAAATCTTGCCAAAAATTTTTTTGCAGCGGAAAAATTCCGCGGATGTTTTGAACCTTGCCAGCCTTGCGCCTTGAGGCAAGGCAGCGGAAAGGGGAGCGAGATGCTACGGTATGTCATCCTGAACCAGGCAATCCTGCTTTGCCATGCCCTTCGGTTCCCCACCAAGGTGGTAGGGATGGTGGAGGCGGAGAACGAGACCCAGGCGCTAGGAAGGGTGGCGCGCTGGGTAGCGGGCCTGGGACGCAAGTTTGTCGCGAAGTGGGAGGGCAGCGTGGATGGGCGTCTGGCCAAACAGGCACGCGAGATGGGAGCGCCCACGCGCGTAGGTAATGGTTCGCGCGAAGGCTATGCCATCACAGCCATAGCGGACCAGATGGTGTTCCGCTCTGATTGGTTGGAGATGATACAGCCCGTAGTGCCGGAACGATATATCAAGACTCCGGCTGACATAGTGTACCCGCCTTCCATACCGTCCCGCGCCATCATCACCCCAGTCGCACTGGCGCTAAGGGCGACGAGCAGCGAGCAGTGGTACGGCTACGGGTTCTGCTGCGGCGAGATCTTGGACCAAGCGGGTATGAGCCACAAGGCTCAGCAGAACCGCAAGGAGCGCAAGGCGGCTCGAGCGGCGGAGATGGGGGAGAAGTGGCGGCGTACCGATCCGAATGGGTACGCCGATCGCAACGCCAGGGCGGAGCGCCGGGCTGCCAAGGAGGCGCGGCGCGTCATGATGGCGAGGCGGGAGGCGTGCCGAGCGGCTTTCGCCAAGGAGGAGATCGATGGCTGACGTCAAGGTGGTGTTCGGGTACGTGGAGCAGCAGCAAATCCGCCCGAGGGGCGGGCGCTCTGCGACGAGGGCGAGCAACATCAAGAACCAGAGCGCCGAGCGGCTGGAGGAGCTAGTGGGTGGTAGGGCGGTAGGGCGTGGCGTGGAGAACACGGATGACCTCAAGGCGGGGAATTTAACGCCTGAGAGGCGAGTGACTTCGCTGATGGCGACAGCCCGCGTGCTTCATGCGAGACTGGAACGTGTGAAGGCGGACGAGGACATGACGCCCCTGAAGCGTGGTCTCCAGTTGGTCAAGTTGGAGCAGCGGCTGGCGGAAGTGCTAGCTGAGGTGGACAGCATTCAGCGCGACCTGCTGGATGCGGACAAGGACGCTTAGCGTCCTAATCGACCGAGCTTTAGGCTCGGTAAGTGCCTGAAATCGTTCAGGTGCTTACCCAACCCAAGGAGGTCGAGACATGAGAGTGACGTGCCCTTTCAGGACGCAGGCGTACAGGTTCATCAACCGCCTCGAGCGTGCGGGTCTCAAGGACACCATGGTGTACCGCATGATTGCGGGTGAGTTTGACCGTGATCTGCTGACCGCTCGGTCGCGTCTTCACCTGGCGCTTCCCAAGGCGGCGCCGCTCATGGAGGCGCTTCAGGCTGCGGGTCGCTCGCGACCTTTGCGCCGCGCTGCGATCGCGGCCATCCTCGCCGCCAAGACGAGGGTGCGCTAGCAAAACCGATCGAAAATCCCAACAAAGACCCAGGTTTCATAGGGGGGGTCGCAACAACTCGGGAGGGTTCTCATGGAGCCCGGAAAAGCGTACGCCACGGTGTTGTACATCAACCTGCTTCGCCGTTATCTGCGTGACGGCGACAGCGAGATGTACAGCAGGACGTTGGTCCTGGCTGCGAAGGAGTCGGGTATCGACTCGGCCAGGATTCACGAGATGGTCGTACTCGACAGGAAGCCGGTGTCTTTCTAGCAAGGAGGCCTCTGATGCGGTGCGCAAAGTGCGGTCGTCTGCTGGGCGTAGCGCGTCCCTCCTGGGCGCTTCCCTGCATGTGCGGCAGTGTAAGCCAGACCGAGCGGTTCCACGTTCAGGGTACGCCGATGGAGTGTCCGACGTGTGGCGCTCCTGAGGTTCATCCGACCCTGAAGAACCAGGTCGTCATCCGTGGCTGGAAGGTTCAGCAGAATGGCGCGTGGTGGAGTCAGTGCCTGCGCTGCTCTGGTGGCTACACTGCCGACCTCTCCGAGTTCCGGAAGGAGACCCACAACCCGGATGCGGGTTGGTTCGCGACCCGCGAGGTGAAGCAAGTAGTACACCCCTGCGCGAAGTGCGCCAAGTGCGATGAGTGCCTGTGGCAGCGGACGGTTGACTGCGCGGCGCTGACCGCCTGGAAAGCTGCGGTCAACATGCCCGCTCTGGTGGAAGCCATCAGGTTGGACCCGAAGGTGGGGCGCGGCTCCTGTTCCAGCATCGACGAGTGCTGGGATAGTGACGAAATCGGTACCGCCTTGGTAAGAGCGAGCATCTCTAATGCCACCAAGGCGATCGAATGGGCGCATCTCCAGGAGGAGTTGTTCCTGGAGCGGGGTCTGAACCAGCGGTGGGGCGAGGACAACGACCCCCAGCTCAAGAACTACGAGGAGTTCAACCGCAAGTAGGGGACCGCAGGTCCCTCAAGGAGAGAACCAATGACCAAGAACATGGTGTCCCCCAGCAGGAGATACGTGGCTGTCCTGAACAAGAGCAACTTCGACGGCTACTTCTTTCGCCGGTTCGAGCTCCCCGAGACGGCTCCGTCGTACCTCGGGTTCCGCCCCATGCTGAACGACGCTGACCAGGCTGCCTGGTATTTCCTGAACGTTCTCGACCATGTCAGCTGCATGGAGTCCTGCTGCCCTTTGGAGGACTTCGGCGACGCCGGTCAGTACCTCCCTCGCCAGCCCAACTACGAGGAGAAGATGGCGCGGTACCGCCAGATCGACCTGGAGGCGCGCCAGGATTTCGCCGAGGGACCCGTCCAGCCGTAGGAGAAGCCATGGACAACAGACACACCTGTAACTTCTGTGCTCACTGGTAGTACATGGGTATGGAAACCTCGTGCATGGGAGTTCGCATCGAGGGGAAATGCGACATCTCCAGGAAGCTGCGGCTGGAGCACTATGGCAGCTCCTGTATGTTTTTCCTGTTCTACGGACACCAGAAAGGAATGACCATCATGAAACGCTTCCTGGTCACCATCAAGATGGAAATGAACGCGCCCACCAAAGGAGACGCCGAAAGCCTGGCGTACGCTCTCTTTGCCGAAAGCGTCCGTCCTCAGGTGAAGCAGATTAATGCCGAGCACATCCTCCCGGTCATGGAGAAAGTATCCATGGCAGTCTGGAACCGAGTCGTCCAGTACGGCACCTTCACCGGCAAGGATGAGCTTGGAATGTATATTACCCTCGAAGGGCGCACCTACTGCTGGCGCACGGCAAAGGACCACGAGGGACCCCACATCGTGCAGGAATGACAAGCCTTCCTGCCATCGGCTCCATGGTCATCTGGCGTTCGACCGATGGGAAACGTACAAAGGTGGGACGGGTCGTCGCCCATACGGGTAACACGTTCGTTCCGGTTCAGGTCAAGTTCGAGTCAGTCTGCGGGAACTGGAACACCATCGCTGCCTGGGAGCGCGGAGAACGAGTCATGGACGCTTCCGGTTTCCTGAGGTCCAACTTTAACTTCCACACACTTTCCGTCTCCATCGGAGAGCTAGAACAGGTGGAATAACATGGTGCGTCAAGAGGTCCTACTCCCAGATGCCCCAGAATGGGTAGCACAGCTCATCACGGATACGGGTGTCCGCCGAATCGTGGAAGCGCACCCGTTCTCCCGCTGGCTGGGCGAAGGTGGGTACAAGCTGGTCTACGCCAGTGGCGACCGGGCGGTCGCGCTGACCGAGCACGCAGTCCAACTGAAGAAGGAACACAACTGCCTGGATAGGATGCGCCCCTTCGTGCCGACCGTCGAAATCCTGGACGCCTTCTATGGATGGAATGCGGCTGCCGCCGTCATGCCCCTGCTAAACGCAATAGGAGGTTGGGAGCCGATTCTGAGTGACATGAAGGTCATAGCCAAAACTCTCCTGGACCACGACATGGAGCCACAAGACCTTCAGGTCATGCTGAACAATGACGGAAAACCGGTCCTTATGGACCCATTCAGCATTGATCCCGTCATAGACCATTGTATTAGGTTCTATGCCCCAGGAACATGGTCTATGTTTCGTGAAGTCCTCATCCTTCCCTAGGAGGCTCAAATGAGGTAATTGCCACAGGAGTTTCCCGGAACAGTAAGATCCTGCGCGATGGATGAAAAATTTTTGCAGCGAAAAATTTCCGCGGATGTTTTGAACCCGCGAGGGAAAATCGCTGCCAAGGATGAAGGCGATGAAAGCCAAGAATGTCCGCATCGAGGTGATTGATGGGCAAACGGTGGAGGTGGAGATCTGTCCGCCAAGCCGTAGGAGGGCTGCTGGGGACATCAATAAATGCCGCCCCCTCCACTACAGGACCAGGAACACGAGGAAGGCCGAGCAGTTGATGGGAATCACGCGATAGACATCTCATCTGGCGGGACGCCGCCAGTGGTTGGAAGGGGGCGCATAGCCTGGCCCAACCCCGGAGCCCGGAGGGGGCTCTGATACTCAACCCCTCCAGCGCCAATGCGGCCGCCTCAATGGTGAGGCGCCGGTCCCAAGCCCGGACGAACGCAGAGGGGCGCAACCCTAACATGGGACCAAAGGTCCCGAAGGAGAATGTACCATGTCGAAGAAGCAGACCGAGGGGTTCAAGAGCGACGTCCTGACCATGGGCAGCATCAGCCTCAAGCAGCTGGGCGTCGGTGCCATGGAGCCCCGCACCAACTCCACCGGCTCGGTGGGGTTCAACCACAACGGCAAGGTCACCCTCGACGTCGCCGGAGAGCCCAAGACCTTCCAGGTCTCCCTCAACGTCACCCTCGCCCACTCCAAGCCCGATGACCCCAAACGCCTCAAGGACGAGGATATCCAGAAGTTCCTCGCCCTCGAGCCCCAGACCCTCAAGTCCCTCAAAATCGACCAGACCGTCGCCACCGCCCGTATCTTCGCCTCCGGCAAGTGCGGCTTCTACGCCAACGGCAAAGCCACTGTCGCCGGTCTCGCCCTCCAGCTCAGCTGCTCCGTCGTCGCCATCGGCTCCGATACCTGGGACGACGACCGCCCCGCCGAGCGCCCCACCACCGACTAAGAGCTAGAAGCTCTACAACTCCCCTACCAAGGACCGGAGGTCCTACATAAAGGGGCGCCTCGCGCCCCTCCCATAACGCAGCCGTCCCTTCGGGACGACGGTCCCAAGCCCGTGCAAATGCGGAGGGGTGGGGAAATGTAGGTGAAAGGACAACGCCATGACCAAAGAGCAGAGGGAAAGCGTCGCTACCATGATGGCGGAGACGTGGACAATCGCCGAGCTGGAACTTGATCGCGTAACACGAACCCTCCTCGAAGCAGCAGGCAACCTCCTGGAGGCAGCCTTGGAGAATATGACCCCGACCCAGCTCAGCAAAAGGATCTCCCGAGCCCTCAATGAGGCTGCGGAAACGGCGGGGACGTAGAAAAGCATGGATGGGTCCGCAGGACCCGGAGCCATAGAGCCCCCAGAATACCTCCTGGGGGGCTTTTAATGCGTGGCTGAAAAATAGCCAAAAGGTGTTAAAGCCATGGCTGACAAGGTAAGACGTGTCAAACCGAAACCGCTCGTGGTTTGCTGGATAGGCGGCTCATACAGTTCACCCGAGCTGTTGGGTGTGGTGCCAGAGGGGACAAAGCCAGAGAACATAATTCGTCCCTTCGGGCTGCCGGAGTATATCCAAGTGTGGGTAGGTTCCATTCAGGAGTTTGTGGAGGATGTGGTTAACTACCGCACAAAGGAGCACTCTGACTTCTGAGCCTTAGCGTTTTTCCCAAAACTCAGATCGGCATTTCGGTCCAGGAGAAATTTTCCTGGAAAGGTGTACAACCCTAGGAGGAACGACATGAAAGTCATGGTTCCGGTAAACAGGGATCTCATAGCTGGACTGGTAGTGTCTCTCCGGCTTTGGGTCAGCAATAACGTGACCGATGATGCCATGGAATCGCACATGGAACAGGTCCTCAGCGGTCTGGAGATGCTGCTGAAGCTCAGCGACACGGACAACAATTCCCTGTCCAGCGCCAGGAGCATTCCCATGGAGCTGCTGACGATGGACCTGGCCAAGCAGGAGGGGTGGTGTGCGGTTCTGGCGTTCGCGATGACGAGGGACGAATTCTCAGCGCGGCTTCTCTCGGAACGGTTCATGGGCTCCGTAGGAGCCGAAGTTCCGCGCTGGAAATGCATGGAGGCTGGATTCAAAGTGCGCTAGAGATCGTGGGAGAGTCCACCTCATCATACAAGGGGAGACGACCATGAAGATTTACAGGACGGAAGAGGCGATATTCGGGTATCAGACAATGAGGAGCCAGGTTCTGGAGGCTTTCCTGTTCGGATTGGTGGAGGGCAGGAAAGCGCCTTTCTCGTTCGAGGTGCTCTGCGACATGTGCTCGGACGATCTCGGACGGTCACAGATGCTGTATGCGGTTGTGGAGCTGATGGACGACGGCATTCTGGTGGAGATGCCCAACAGGGACTTGGTCCTAGCCTCTCCGAACCGCGCCAAGGTCGAGGCTGGGTTCTTCACTGAGGAGGACCTGGACCTAGTGCCGGAGGGTGTCAATGTCATGTGTCTGTCTGACAGCGCCCAAGAGATGATCGATGAGATGGGGATCGACAAGGCGGTAGAGGAGATGGCGGCAGATGTTGTTGCCGCCATGGACGCCAAGATGAACTAACGAAAAAATAGGTGCTGATAGCTACAGCATCAGAAGGGATGAGGGAATGAGATTCCCGTCACTATTTGAGCATACTTGGTCCGCTGGCATTTGCGCCCCAGCTAGCGGACAGTCTACATGGGGCGGTCCGCATGGGACAGAGCTTCCCCGCTAAGCGAGAGGAAGACATTCCCCGACATGCGGATCATACAATTGGGGAGCGCACAAGGCACATATCCGTGCCGCCCGCCGATGCGCATCCAGGCGCTAGGCGGGCTCCATCAATGCGGCCGTCCCAAAGGGACGACGGTCCCAAGCCCGTGAAAACGCAGAGGGATGGAAAGGGACGTGAGGATTACAGCCCGATAAGGAGATGAGCGATGGGTTCGAATTCGAGTTCGGTCACGGAGCGTCTGGATGCGGTATCAACGGTATCATCGATGGCCGAGGAGATGATGGATCTTCTGAAGAAGGCTCACGTGAAGAACGAGAAGCTTCTTTCGTGCGTCAACCGTCTGCGGCACGAGGCGGCGAAGCATGAGAAGGAGCTGGACCACATCCTTGCGAAGAAGGGTGATCGCAGGGAGATCGTGCTCGAGGAGTGTAGTATCGAGGAAATGAGGAAAATCCTCCTGGACAATGGTGTCTCGGAGGATGAAATCGAGGAAATCGACGCAATGCTTCAGGAAGAGGAGGACGGAGATGCCGACGATCAACCAGCTGGTGAGGCAAGGTAGGAAGCGTTTGGCGAACAAATCCAAGGCGCCAGCGCTTCAGGGATGTCCGCAGCGCAAGGGTGTGTGCCTGAGGGTGTACACCGTCGGTCCGAAGAAGCCGAACTCCGCGAACCGCAAGGTGGCGGTGGTGAGGCTGTCGAACGGGATCACGGTGATCGCGTACATCCCGGGAATCGGGCACAACCTGCAGGAGCACTCGACGGTGCTGATCAGGGGCGGCAGGGTGAAGGACCTGCCCGGTGTGAAGTATCACATCGTGCGTGGTGCCAAGGGGACGGATGCTGCGGGAGACACGGTCCGCAACGGTGGTGAGAAGAACCCCCGGAACCAGAGCAGGAGCAAGTACGGGGTGAAGCGGGCGAAGAAGTAGGGAAGTGTTGAGCAGCACGGTGGGACCATAGCTTAACGAGGGTTATGGTCCCACCGTTTCGGCACCACCGCCACAGGGGCGGGCAACCGGGGCTCCGGTCCCGAGTATCCGACTCTCGGACAGAGAGGGCTGGTGGTTCAAACCCACTTGGTGCCACTGAGGGGGAGGCAGCAGGCAGGACCCGAGGGGAAGTTTGTATATCGAAGTCATAGGCAGTTGGGCACTAATGCCCGTAAGGAAAAACCAAATGCCGTGGCGAGAGCACCCGAAGTAACCTGTGGTTTCTTGTCTTTGTTTAGCATCAAAGATTGCGAGAAGCGCATGGGCGAATGGAGAGACCCCAAAATCCACGCTAACGAGGGAAAAGGTATGACCTGGCCCTAGGTTATAACTCCAAATTCATGTTTAAAACATATAAGCGTATGTGTGTACCATATAGGTGTATATGGTATGAGTTGTAAAGCCTGCTAACGAGGGAAAAGGTATGACCTGGCCCTAGGTTATAACTCCAAATTCATGTTTAAAACTTATATAAGCGTATGTGTGTACCATATAGGTGTATATGGTATGAGTTGTAAAGCCTGCTAACGAGGGAAAGAGTATGACCTGGCCCTAGGTTGTAGCTTCAAAAATTCACGTCTAGAACTGCGAGAAGCGCATGTGCGAATAGGAAAAACCTAACCTGAAGAGGAATGGTATGACCTGGCACTAAGCGGTGACTCCAAAATACGATAGTGAATTTAAGCAGCCCTTCGGGGGCTGCCCTTGAGACCCACAGAGTATTGAGGTTTTCAAGGGCAACGCCCGAAGATTCCAAGGAGGAAACGATGGGGCGATCTGACGTTCTGAGGTCCAGACTTGCTGCCACGATGGCGAAGCTGGCGGAAACAGGGGCGGCGATCGACCGAATCATGGGCAAGGAGCCGAAGGCTCCTAAGCCCGAAGCTCCCGCCGGGCTTGGGACGGGGAGCAGGGCATACCGCGTCTCTGACTGGCATCCGACGTGCCACGGATGCCTGAAAAACGGAAGGTGTAGCGAGGACAAGAGGGAGTGCGGATGGGTGAAGTGGTTTCCCATCATGCATTACGTGTCCTTGTCATACAAGGATGGTGTGGTAGTATCCTCGATGTGCTGTGATGGCAGGAAGCCGGGCGGACCGCCTTGTTCCGAAGACGAGTGTAAGCATGTTGATCGAGTGCTGGACTTCATGGGCGGCAAGGAGGATAGGGGGATAGAGATGGTGATGGTATCGGGACCTCCGTCTGAGACGATGCCGAAGTGTCCGAACTGCCGTCAGAGGTGGTCGGTCAGCAGGTCTGCGGATGGCTTCGAGTGTCGTAACCCGACGTGTTCGCGAGACGGCAAGGCATGGAAGTTCTCAGCTGGTGACAAGTCCAGGCCTGAGCCGATGAGGCGAGGTCTTGTGGTTCTGGATAGGGAGCCGGGCAGGACGACAGTGAAGCGTCAGGGGTAGCTGGGGGATCAACCTTTTCGGGTCCTTCGGACCCCATGGAGAAAAAGATGCGCCAAGTAGTGTCCGGCTACGATGTTCGCGACGAGCTTCATGACCGAGCCCATGTCGAGGCACCGGAGAGGTGGGACATGGATGCCTACGGTCCTGCCCTATCTGATGAGGTTGACGAGCAGGCGTGGTTGACCGACCGCAGCCTCACGGTTCCGCAGGGGAAAGTCCGGGAGCCGGCTACGGCTCCCTGCTGGGGATACAAGGACTACGTGGAGATGTCCTGCGGGAACGGGAAGGTGTGTGTGGCATCTGGGAACTCTGGGGAGTTCAGGATGCCCAAGGCCTCCGCCCCGATCGATGTTCGCAACACGCCCGATCCGTGGAACCTGAGGGGCGGGCGCATGGCGCCCGAGGCTACTGTGAGGTCCGTGGAGGCGGTCCTGTCGGTTGCGAATGTTGGGGAGCTTCTGGCGGTATCGGATGCAAACCTGGGGGCAGCCAGGTCGGTTCTGGAGGCATCCGATGGGGTGCTGGACCGGCTGGAGATGGCAGCAGGGTGGAGGTCGGGTCGCAAGTTCGACCCAGAGGATGAAGAGGACGAGAAGGCTCCGCCTCCGCTGGTGAGAAAACCGGGCGAGCCTCCGTTCCGACCAAACTACGATGACTGGGGTTTTCCGATCAACAACCCTCCTCCGCCCAAGCCCGCCGCCGGCTCCGAGCCCTCGCAGCCGAATGCGGAGCCGGCGCCGAAGGAACCCGGCGCATCCCCCCTGTCTGGTGAGCTCGAGCTAGATGGGAGTGCCGCCGCGGTCAGCCAAGGCGCCGGCTCCGCACCTATCAAGGAAGGCGGAATGAACACGAGGGTACAGCTGACCGAGTACTTCAACGGCGACTATGTGTACGCCGGTAACTGCGAGGTGGACGGAGCCTCGCCCGATGATGTATTCGCCGTTCTATCCGTGATCAGGGATGTTGCTGGAACGAAGCATCGGTCGGCTGTCGAGAGAGGGTCTGCTCGTCCGAAGGGCGGCAGGAAGGTGAGGATTCAGCTACAGCCCAAGCCCACGCTTCTTGTGGATGGAAAGAAAGTCAAGGGGGAACCGGAGAAGGGTGCCGGGTACAGGAACCTGAGCATCCCCGGCATGGAGCTAAGCTGCGTGAAACTGTTGGTTCTCCGGCAGTTGAAGCTGAACTTCGGTGTATCCGAAGGGGAGCCCGCGAAGCTGGCGAAAGCGTGGGATAATTTCATGAAGGACGAGGTCGTGGTCAAGGAGCCTTCGGCTCCTGCCGAAGAGATCAAGGAGCCTTCGGCTCTGGAGAAAGGGACCTGCGGTCCCATCGGAGGACTTCCGGCGAGAGGGGACTTCCGAGGTCTGGTCGGAAGGACATACTCCCGACGCCTACATCTGGGTCTCTTCGCCGTGGTGTCGGACAACCTAAGGGTGGAGAGCCTGTGGGAGGATGAGGCTTCCGCCATCGGGGCGGCGTCTGGAAGACGCATCGTGGACAAGGACGGCTACATGGTCACAACGGAGCAGCCGAGAGCATAAGGAGGGGAGAACATGAAGATCAACGAAATCTCCAAGGTGTGTGTGTATCACATTCATAATGATGTGCCGGGGACCATCTGTGAGTTATCCATGCGTCCGGGGAGCGAAAGACAGAGTTTTATGGACGTAGCTCACACTATCTTTCGGCACATCGTGTCTCTCCTGTGTGGGGAATACGTATACAGCGAGAAATGGGATCACGAAGCTCGTGAGTATATCGAGCGGAATGAGTTCTGTGTCGTCGTTCCGTTCTTCGATGGCATGGGAAACGAGATCGCGACCGGGACGGTCGTTCGGTTCAGCCACAAGAACTGGGACAAAGATAGGATCACTGGTTTCCTCAACATCCTGAAGGCTGTGGCGGCACTGAACGGGTGGGAGGTAGAGGATAAGAGAAACCTATCACTATCTCCTTGTGAAAGCTGTTATCAGAAGGACTCATGTGAAGGTTTTTCCATTCAACGGGGTACTATCTGTTGTTATGATCCAAATCGAGTACCATAAAGGAGTAGAGAATGTACAACAAAAGGATTCAGGAGGCTTACAACAAGCTGTGTCAGATTCGCGCCGAATGTAAGAAATCTGCCGACGATGCCAACAAGCTCTATGCTACGGCAAACCATATGTATGTCGAGGCCACCAAAAACAAAGCCGTCAAAGCTTCGACACTCAAACTACATGCTCATGCCAATAGGCTCTTTGCCCAAGCCAATAAGATTTATGCCGAAAACAACAACTTGAGGAATGAGGGCTTGATTCTGTTATACGAAGCGGTCATCTCCGTATTTGGATCGGAAAAGGAAGTTGGTTGGGACGGAGACGATCCCATAGTGGACGGTTGGAAATACGAGGAAAACTTCCAGGAACCGCCCACCTGTGAAGGGAAGACGGTCGAGATCGACGGCATCAAGTACAAGCTGACCAAGGTCTAAAGGAACGACCATGGGGAAGGCGAGATGTAGCAATAGTCAAAAAAACGCTACCAGAAATCAAAAACCAAAGACCAATGAGGACTTAATATACAAATTCCTCATTGGTCTTGTCAATACGCGTATCCGTGTCAGGTGTGACACATGGGGCTCCAGTTACGTGATCGGCTGGCTTCGTAGTTTCGACCGTTCATGTATTGTGATCACACCTGAGGGTCCTGGTGGAAAGAAACTACCTGATGCGCTGCTGTACACTGGACCTGGATTGTTCATCCAAAGCGAACATGAAATTCAGGAGTCTGGTTGTGTGGGATAAAGACATGACAAAAGAAGAGGCGCTACACAGAGCGATCAGATGGGAGAGTTGGGATTGTAATATCGACATGCTGTCAGAGCTTGGCGATATCATATTCTCAACAGTTCCCATATCTTTGTATTCGGCTCTCAGAAAAGTCAAATACTGGGACCTTCAGGTCGCTGCCGATCTTCTCTCAGAGAAATACAGAAAGATGGCTGAGGTTTAGCCATAAGCTGTCCAACACATTCGATACAGGAGATATCATGGAAGCCCTGTTTACGATCTTTATTGCGTTGATTGCCTTGCTTCGCAAGGTGGATAACAATCTCGCCAACGCTTTCGAAGTGGTGAGGGATAGGATGTGGAGCACAATCCAGACTCTCACAAAGGATCTGGAGTACTGTAAAGATCGTGCTGAAGCTCTTGATAAAGCTCTCTGCGAACGGGTTAAGAACGTCAAGGAACTCAAACAACGCATCGGCGAGTTGGAGTTGTCTGAGAAATGTAGTGATATGGTCCCTCTGAGAAGTCTGCTGGTGTGTTGGTATGTTGAAGTTCCGATCGAATGGATGGCTCAAAACAGGATTAGTGCTGTTCATGCACTGCGTGAAGTAACCGGATTGGGACAGAGAGAATCTATGGATGTAGTAGAGGAGAGAGTTACTCATAGCAAACAATTGTTTGATTTTCCGCTAACAGCATCACAGATGCTGATAGCGTCGTATCATCTGACCGAATGTCCTGGCTACAATCGATGTTGTGATATCAAGATCACAAAGCAAGTTCTACCACTGGCTGAGGAACAAGCAAAAACCGAATAGCGACTGGAGACGACAATGACCGTCCATGAAGCTTCCAAGGTTCTTGGTATCATCCTTCCGGTAACGACTGTCATTCTCAAATCAGCGTTCAGGAGAAGGAGTCATGAAACCCACCCTGATCTCAACAAAAGCGAAAATGCTTCTGCTGAGTTCATCAAGGTAAAGGAAGCATACGACTACCTCCTGACTCAGGGAGATGTTATTCTGGACGTGTCGGACGATTCTTCAAACGCTATGCTATACACAACGGACGGCAAATCCCTAAAAGATTTGGGGAATGGTCTTCCGCACACGAAAGCAGGAGTTCCGTGCGACAATTGTTTCGGTAAGGGATATAACGAAGCCAACTCAACAGCGGGTTGGGTCGTGTGTCCCGAGTGTCATGGGCACTGGAAACAGGAGATGGTTTGTAGAAAATGTGGTGGCAGTGGGGAGTTCAAGAGGGGAGGTAAGGTTGTTGGGAAATGTAACAACTGTAACGGGAAAGGGATGATCGTTCGCTATTGTAGCGAATGTAATCCCAAAAACAAAAACGGCACTTTTCAGCGGGAGTTGTCAAAACTTCCGTTGGAAGTTCAGCTCATACTGATGCGCCAGAAAAGCCAAAGATACTACGATACTTGGGATTTGTTCGCCGGTCTCTTTGGTTATCGTTCCGATGACCTAAAGGGAATGGTTCCTCGAGTGCGGAGAATCTTTCACACCTGTACCAAGTGTAAAGGTGTTGGTGAAATAGAACTTTTCAACCCCGTTCTGAGGAGATGTACCCTCGGATAAGGAGAGTGTCATGAGTATGCGTAAACGCTTCCTGAAAGCAGCACAAAAGCTCCTTGGAAAACGTCCCAAGGGGTTTGTTGTCGAGAATCACAAAGATGGGGTTCTCCTAAATTACACATTGAACAATGATGCTCACAGGAAGTGGGGAGAAGCCTGCGAGGAAAAAATGGGGACATCATTCCCGATTTGGGTAACAACCTACTAACCATTTTCAGTCCATAAAGGACTTTGTCATAAGGAGAATCTAAATGATCATGATGAGAAGGGAAAATGTCCAGAAAATCATCAAGAATTTGGAGAAGGATTTGGACCTGCCATTTTATCCCACTACCAGAGAGGCTATCGAGGTAGCGATGGCTCAAGTCGTGAAGCAAGCACTGGACGATCTCAAAGTGGATTACGGCAGTTGGTCAGAGACGATCTCCTCGGCGGAAGACAAGGTGGAAAAACGTACAGCCGAGGATGAAGCTGCGCGTCAACGTGACGAAGATGATGCGGCAGCTTTTACACGTGAAGAAGAAAGGGAATGGGAGAAAAGCTGGTAAACTAATCCGTTTGATGGAGTTAACAAAATGAGATTCCAAAAAATGCCGGTGATATGGTCACGTCGTTGGAGGAAACTCTGGTTTTCTGGAGCAATACCGTATGATGTCGTATTCTTCAACAAGCTTGCCGATGAGCTACAAAGGTACAAAAACGAAGGAGATAAATCTCCAGAGCAGGCTTATTTCCACAACAACGACAGCATGGACGATGTTTCTCTGGTGCGTTCAGGAAGCAGATTGCCAGCATTTTCGCGAGGATTGATGGATCTCGCAGCCAGAGTATCCCAAGATCTTCGGCTGCCGTGGAAAGCATATCTCAGGTTAACAGAACAGTTGTTTGGAAAACCTTCTCCGGAGATAGAAAGAACGAGAAGTTTATATCTCCAAGGACACTCTTGAAGATAAGCGAGGCTGGCGGAACAGGTAGACGCGCGGGACTTAGGATCCCGTGTCGAAAGACGTAAGGGTTCAATTCCCTTGCCTCGCACAAAAAGTTTAGCCGTGTGCTACAAGCGGATTGGCGGGAACGCCAGAGATCTAGGTTGAATCTGGTAAACCAGTAAGACCTAGTTATTGTAGCGATGCGGGGGTGGCGAAATGGTAGACGCAAGGGACTTAAAATCCCCAGCCTAATGGCGTGCGGGTTCGACTCCCGCTCCCTGCACCAATGAAAGGTTAATTATCATGACGCTATCAAAAGCCGACAAGACAAGCTTTGATCTTTCCGCAGCGGGATTTCCATATGTTGTCAACTCAAGTGGTAGTGATCCCATACACAATGTTGATGGTCATCTTTTCCTAATGGTGGATGAGAACGGAGTCGTCCACATGGTGACGTTACATGCGTCTGGGTGGCGTGATGCCAGCCTTTTCGAGATTCCTGCCAGACTTGAAGACTTGTGGATTAACCGTTCGGTGAAGGTTAAACTTCTTCTCGGTAATGGAACCAAGGAGAGGTTAAGACGCGATGCCCTGAAGGCACTAAATCAGGCGAAAGGGGCAATAACGCGCCTTGGAATGGCGGAGGGAGGCATCCCGCACACAAGAAAGTTGGATCGCCTGATCGACCTCATATCAGGAGAGGGTAGGCTGTCCAAATACAAGGTGTGCTGGAAAGATGGCACAATAGAGATAGTAGAAGGAACAGACATTGTTGACGCTATACGCAATTCTGAGCATGGCGCCGACCCCATAGATGTTTCATGGTCCGAACTTGTATAATATAGTTTCTTCGGATTAAACGATGGTTGGTTGAGTTGATTGTTTCTCCAGATATGTAATAAGCTGTGTTAATTGTGTAATATCATCTTCAACAAAACCGAGGATAAGATTATGTCGCCAACATAGTAATCCGCGAATTTTGTTGGTTACATGATTATGATCGACACATAGTGGTTTTCCATTTTCGCTAATGGTTCTATCACATACGGCACAATGTCCTCCTTGATTTATGAGAATTGTGTTATAGCAGGACTGAGTTATGCCGTATTTTCTAATTAGCATTTGTTCTTTTATAATATCGGCGTGTCTTAGACGGTAGCGCTTGCTGACTTCTGAACGGTTTTTAGCTGACTCGCGGGGATATCGTCGTCCATGTTTACCTGGAGAAGGAAGACGTTCACCCATAATAGAATCTATATCAATGGTGGGTTGGTTTAAATACCATATTAGTTTGTATAATTGACTAATATCATCATTGATGTGACCTAATAATGAGTTGTGTTGCCAACATAAAAGACCACGAATTCTACCAGTCTTATGATCGTGGTCAATTGCCAAAGCAGCTTTACCGTTGGAGCTTCGATCACATATGGCACAATGCCCACCTTGATTATCCAGTAAACGTAAGTATTCGTCGTGGGTTATTCCATATGTCGACTTTAAATCGCTATTCCTGACGCTATTTGGATATTTAATCCTGTATCGACGAACGGATTCTTTTTGTCGATCAGGATGTCGTTCTTTATAGCGTCGGATATTATCCCTAACTCGCTCAGGGTATTTGTTCCTGTAACGGCGAGAAGCTTCTCTGTTTTTGGCTTTTCTCTCATCATTGGTCATCATATTTTAATTCTAGAATATTAATAGATAACAACCATTCAAACAAGGAGAAAATATCTTGGTTCTTTCAGCTGCTTATGGACGATCATATAACTCAAAGAAAGATGTAATTACGGATTTCGATGCGAATAAAGATTTCGTGATCCAGAGTATCGGTCCCGACATGGGCAGATACGTCAACAAGGAGCAGCTGGTGAAGGCTGGGATCAAGGAAGTCAACATCAGATACGCCCGGTTGACCAAGGTCGCCGTGATCAAAGTAAGATAAAACTAGGAGAGAGACATGGATAAGCTGATCGAAATCGCCTGGAAGCTTCGCATGGCATTCGAGAGGGTGTCAAAGGCAAAGGGCTGGTCAGATGATCTCTATGGCATGTGCTACTGCGCATCATGCCTTCTCCACAAAATCGCAGCCGACAATAGAATCACCACGGAAATCGGCAGAGGCAGCGGTCACTACTTTATTCTATACGATGGAAACATCGTGGTTGACATCACGTCGACCCAGTTTGGTCAGCCTGACAGGGTTGCCGTAATGCCGCTGGAGAAAGCCGAAAAGATCGGTGACTGGTGGAAACTGCTGTCGAAAACTCTCTTCATTCCTCAGAACAGCATGGCGATGAAATGGGCGGAAGATGAGTTTGACAAGATCTCCTTCGACATGGAGAATCTGATCGCCTTGGCGTATCAGGTTCGCACAGCTTTCGAACGTACAGCTGAGAGGGACTCATGGAACAAAGATCTTACCGGTCTATGCTACCATGCCTCCAAGTTCCTCCATGCTGTTGCGGTCGAGCGCGGGATCGATACACAAGTCTGCGGAGGTGTGGGACATTATTTCGTAATGTATGGTGACTTCGTGATCGACGTAACATCCACCCAATTTGGTCAACCCGATAGGGTGGCTGTCAAGCCGCTGGTGGAAGCTGGAAAAATCGGACCGTGGTGGGAAAAGATGTACATCAGTGATTCTCCGTCAAATCTCCACGACAAAACAACAAATATCGCCAAGGAGGAGTTCGAGAAGATCCTGGCGGAGCAACAGCAGACGGAGGAGGCTCGTCCATGAACGACCTCAAGAGGCTGGAGAAGTTGGCGTGGAGGGCTCGAAGGGCCTTCGAACGTGTGGCGGAAGAGGACAGATGGCCGTCAGATCTCGGCGGACTATGCCTCGATGCTTCGGAATTTCTGTGGAAGCTGGCGAAGGAAAACGGAATCACCACAGAGATTGGCGAAGGTCTTGGGCACTGGTTCGTTCTTTTCGGTGACATGATCATCGACATCACGTCAACCCAATTCGGGCAGCCTGAAAAGGTTGCCATAATCCACTACGCAGAAGCTGGTAATATCGGCGACTGGTGGAAACTGATCAAAAGGCACAAGAAACCGTCTATTGAGGGGGATAGATATCTGGTCCAGATGGCGGAGCGTTTTCTGGAGGCGGAATGAGAATCGACATCAACTTGGGACGATATGGTCCCTTCCACGACGTCAAGCTAAGTGGGAGGGCGGACAGACCTACGCTAAGCATGGAGGTGCCTGGGCGTGCAATGCTCAGCCTTACGGCTGAAGATGCCGAGAAGTTTGCGAAAGCAATTCTTGGCGCCTTGGCGGAGGCTGGAATCGGAAAGATCGACTGTGTTTCCACCGAAGCAAAGATGGTAACCGCCGCTTTGATTGGGAGAACTCTTGAGGTTGTTGAGAGTGGACTAGCAATCGCAGGAGAAGGAACCATATCTGTGGATCCTAGCGATATGTACCCATGCTCATCCTCCAATACCGCACATGGAAAAGTAGATAGGGTCACAAACCGCAAAGAATTGGCATCTTTGTGTGAAGTATGTAAGGTGAACAAATGTAGGATCAGCGTTGTGTCAGGTGGACGCCTGATGCGTCTTTCATATTCGCAGATGGCAGAGAAGCTGAGATCTGGTGGGGATGGCAGTCCATTTGACCTAGGCATTCTTCGCGGTGCCGACATGATCCTAGGGAACCCGTAGGAGCAGCAAATGTCTGATGTCGAACTGAAAGCGCTAGCCGATCTTCTTGAGAAGCTAGTGCGTAGAGAGAACCTTACGGAAAGCGAACGGCTAGCAGCAATGAAGTTAGTCAATGCGACCGATTTGCTGGTAGCAGAGAGGAAGAAGTTGTAGGGGCGTAGCTCAGCGGATAGAGCGACGGACTTCTAATCCGTCGGTCGTGGGTTCGATTCCCTCCGCCCCTAGTGGGTCGTGGTGTAATGGCGACTTGTAGGTTGCCTATGGCAACATAACCAGCTAGAGCTGGAATCCCGTGAACTCGGGCAGGCACATAAGCCTGAAAGATCCAGGTTCGAGTCCTGGCGACCCAACCAATGCGATGTGGTCGGAAACAATTTCTCCAAGGGGATAGTTATGACCGATCTCGAAAAGCTCACGTCCATGGTATGTAAAATCTGAACGTGTAGCTAATAAACGCAGCCATCCCAGCAACCTTAGAGGGTGGTGTAAAGACGCGACATCGTTCATCTTCAAACATGCTCGGGCAGCTGGAATCAAGGTGGACATTGGACATGTTCCAGGTCATTGGTTCATACTACTCGATGACATGGTTGTGGATATTACCTCCACCCAGTTCGGTGTAGCAAATGCCGTCTCTATTCTGTCCTTAGATGAGGCAATGAAAATTGGGCGGTGGTGGCGCCTTCGGCGAGACGGTCGGATATCTGATCCTATCGAACCATGGGATGCCAGCCTGGCGGAATCCGTAGCAAAGGAAATGGAATATCTCCTGTAACTTATCATAATTATAGGGGAAAACAACCAGCCGAAAGGGAGAAAATATGGCAAAGAAGCGCGGAACATTCGGGAAGCTATTGATCCTGGCAGTTCTGGCACTGGCGGTCGTCGGCGGATACACTCTCTGGCATTCGAAGCCTGCGGAGGACGGGGTTTCGGCAGCCAAGCGAACGGCTGAGAAGGCAGCGAAGGCTGTCCAAGCAGCAGAGAAGGCTTGGAAATAGGGGTAAGATGCAGAGATTGGTGATTTTGACGGCAGAGGAATTCGAGAAGATCAAGATTGAGCTTATACATATCAAGCTCTCCGTCAACAATGCCTTGGATTTTCAGCCGTACAACGAGACTCTGGCAAAGGGAGCTCTCGAAGATGCCGCCACGGGGGTGGAAAAAATTGAGAAGATCCTCTGCCCCAGCGGTAGTATTACGAAAGCGTAGAGCATCTAACTAAAAGTATAACAGAAACCTGCGGGCCTTCGGGGCTCGCCCAAGTAACCTGGAGGCGGGTTGCTTGGGGGAATCCTGATGTCGGACAAAGGAGAGGGAAATGGCGAAGAGGGAAGGATACAAAAGCGATGTCCTGGAGACCCAACCCATCAACCTAAATAAGGTGTTGGGGAATACCGTTCTGGAGCCGAAAACGTTCGGCACCGGCAAGGTCGGCTTCTTTGCCCAAGGATCTGTCCCGATCAGGTGTGGTAATACCAGCTATGATTTCCAGCTGGGGATAAACCTGATAGCGATCGAGAACGACAGGCAGTATGTCGACTCCGGCATCAAATCGGCCATCATGTCCGCAAGTCCGCTGATGGCGTCCGATGTTCTCAGGAGGTGTGTGGTCAGGGGTAAACAGTTCAAAACTGGATCGGTCGGGTTTCATCACGGCGACAAGGTTCAGATCGAGGTCGATGGGAAGGTCCTGACCTTCCAGCTCAACGTCTTGCTGACGGCCCACGGAAGCAAGGAATGGAAGGAGTGTCGCGAGAAGGAAACGGAGATCCGCCCAAACGCCGAATGAGTCGGCATAGTCCAATCCGCAAATAAAAGGAGATGACGATGGATAAGATGCTAAGAAAACTGGTGATGGTCCTGTCAGGTCTCGTGGTTGGTCTGGGTGGGAAGCGCCGAAAGGCTCTCGATGCTATAATCGGCGATATGGAGAAGGAAATCGAGATCCTCGGTAATAGGGTTCGAGATTAACAAGCTACAGATGGAACGCGATGGTCTCCTGAAGGAGGTTGCCGACAACAATAGACGTGAAGACGAGCTCAACCAGTTGCGTCATGAACTTGGCATAACTCTTGGGACCAGTTGGACACTAATGGTCAGCAGGCGAGTTCTGGATGATTTCAGAATTCTGGCAGTTAAGGCATTTCGTGAAGTAACCGGCATGGGGCTCAAGGACGCATATGGTTGGATCAACGCCCAGAAAGTTGGTCTATCATGCGATCTAGCAACAATGTCAACTTGTGTAACAGCAGGTGGACTAATCATGGCTCTGAACACGTTGTTAAACGATTGCGTCAGTTATAAAGATAAGCCTGCCATTAAGTTAGGAGAGGATGTTGTATTTTGTATGAATAAAAAGGTGCCATAAATGGCGCCATATTTCAGGATTCCGTTGGTTCTTGCGCCATTGAAGTGGCACAGGGCTTCACATGCTGCTGGGTTCGGCACATGGTTCGCAGAAGTGACTCCGCAGAGGGCGTCATTTCTGGTTAGAAGGTTTCGTCAGTCCGTGGCAGGATTGGGAGCCCCAGTAATAAGAATGCCGACTCTCGGCAGGGAGATGCTTCTGCTTGGTCTCGGTGACATCGGCACACGCTTCTGGCTTGTCAACAGGAGCGGAAGATATTCTGTCGAAGCAAGATAGGAGGTCATGATGGTTCGTTCCGTGGTACACGACTCCAATTGGAAACGCGAGTGGGAGGAAGAGGAGTTCGATGGGCTTAAGGAACAAGCCAAGATCGACCGCAAGATGCTCGAGGAGCTAAAGGAACAAGAAAAAGTCGAACGCGAATATAAGGAATCATGGCGCAGGCAAATGCGTGAGAACTTGATGGACCTAATCCTCGATGACGAATGGCTCCTCGACGAGCCGGATTGGGAGTCTTTCGATCTGTTGTAGACATGATGTCATAAACAAACCTGCGGCAAACGTGCCGCAGGTTTGTGCCGCTATCGCCAAGAGGTATGGCAACGGACTTGTAATCCGTCCTCCAAAAGAGATCGGGGGTTCGAATCCCTCTAGCGGCTCGATGCCCGACGGGAGAGACCCTGAAGGCGTTTTGCGGGCACCAAATATCTGGAGCGACAAAAATCTTGGGCACAGCAATGTCCATGGTACAAATCGCTCGCCCCTTGCTGGGGGAAACCGTGGAGATTATATTCTCGAGAATCCTCGGTTGGTGCTCGCTTTTATGGGAGAGAAGTAAGTGGAACGAGAAGAGATAATTATAGAAGTAAACAAACTAAAGCAGAGTAAGGTTGGTGGTGGAAGAATAGCTGTCTATGTTCCAGACCATGTCGGAGCAAATTGTAGAGGCTATATACTACGTTCTAGATATGTAATGGAACAAAAGTTAGGTCGAATATTAGGACCAAATGAATGTGTTCATCACAAAGATAAGAATAAGCTGAATGATGACCCCGATAATTTGGAACTAAAAAGCAGAGGAGGACATACAAAACATCACTGGGAAGATGGAACTTTTTCTAGTATTATAGATTACGAATGGATAAGAGAGTTGATTGAGGAGGGATATGGGTACAAAAGAATATCCAAAATAACTGGATATAATGTTAATTCAACTCAGAGCGCTTGTAGAAAAATACGATTAGGACATTTTTAACTAACGGGCGTGAATTTGGTATCGACGTGGTATTGAGAGACTGGAGTGCATGCTGGCAGGTGTTCCAGGCTGCCATGAAAAAACTGGGACAGACAACAAACGCGAACAACAACGCGAACCAGATGCTGGCAGCTGCCTAGCATCCGCTGACCTCGGGCTCCGGCCCTGTGACTCTGGGGATCGGCGTCATCGGACAGGGATTGTAGGGAGAGGCTACTAAGGAAGCTACTCAAACCCTGAGACTTCCACCGAAAATGCCTCAATGGGTCTTTTCAGTATGGGCGCGTTTCCCGCCTGCTGGAATAGTAAATGGAAACCAAGCATGTGGATGACTTCACGATCAAGATGTTGCGGACCCGGATTCGACTTCCGGCACGTCCAACTAGTCAGACCACGGGTGATACTGAAAGTAACATGGCAGATAGACTATGTGAAAAGTATCACCCGTGGTCTGACCGTCTAATAAACTTACACTGATACCTTCTGGTCGTCTAACGAGGACGCCGTGTCGCGAACGGAAATGTTGGTTCGTACCCAATCCAGAAGACCAAAGGGAGAAGAGAATGTTCTGGTACAATATGAAGAGTTGGATTTATGATCATTGGCAGGAATTTTGTCTATGGCTAATCGAGAAGTCTTTTGGCTATAAAGACAATCGGCTCTCGACTCGTTTACATAGACTTGCCGATCATTATGATACCAGACCAACTGGTCAGTGGGAATAGTAACAGTGGTATAACATCATCAAAACGAGATAAAGATGTTTCGTCTTCTAATGGAAGTGCCGAAAGATGTTTATGTAGCTGTAAGTGGTGGTCCTGATTCAATGGCTGCTCTTGACTTCCTCCGTCGCGCTCATAATGTGACTGCTCTACACTTTAATCATGGTACAAAACACGGAGCAGATGCGGAGGAATTTGTCGTTGATATGATGCGACGAATGGGAGTTCCTCTAATCACTGGTATGATTCAAACCGAAATGCCAGAAGGTGAGAGCAAAGAAAACTTTTGGCGACAAGCAAGGTATGAGTTTTTCAAAAAGGTGGCGCCGAGCAAAACGCTTGTAATGGCTCACACTCTAGACGATGCTATGGAGACTTGGATTTTTACAAGTCTTCATGGTGAAGGACAGTTGATTCCACGCGACAGATATCTGTGGACAAAAGATCTGTCAAAACCAGCACTAAAAGATCTAGGTATGACAACATCAGAATACGAGGCAAAGTATTCGGTTCATATTATTCGACCGTTTCTTCTCAGTCGCAAAGCAGACATGGTCGATTGGTGTAAGCGAAAACAGGTTCCATATGTGATGGACCCCGGCAATCATGATGTCTCTTATCCAAGAGTTAGGATTAGACAAGTGATTATGCCAGAAGTGTTGAAAATCAATCCAGGATTTCCAAAGGTCATCAGCAAAATGTATCAGGGAGAACAAGAATGAGCCCAGACGCTTTCGGCGAGACAATTCGAGATTTGACCTTTGTAAAGGAATAGGTCGTCTTAGTAGTCGAATGCAAGCCAACAGTTTTTGGCTTAGTAGGCGAATGTAAGGCGACATTGGGCCTGTAGCTCAATTAGGTTAGAGCGGCGGTCTTGATTAAGTAGTTGAAATCTAAACGCTTTTTTGGCGCATGATTCACTACTTGGGACTCTAACATATTATGTGCGGGCAACCGAGGCAAGTGTGTTAGTGAATTCTGTCAAAGTCGGGGAAAGCTAAAAGAGGAAACTCTCATGCCAATCCCGAGCCAAGCGGGAGAAATCCTGAAGGTGTAGAGACTAGACGGCAGACCCGAAAGGGAAGGGATAGTCCAGACTACAAACGCTGAAAAGCGGCGTGGAAACACGTAGATAGTTTGCATAAACCGCGGGTTTCCGGTTCGAGTCCGGACAGGCCCACCAAAAACAAAACAGGAGACAAAGCAATGGTAAACATTCCTGAAAATCCTTATGATCGCATACTCACTTCTGCTGAAGTGAAAGAACTTCTCGAAGACGGATGGCGCCAAGGAAACATGAGCGAATGTCAGGATTGCTTTGGCTCTGGCTGCGACAAATGCCATAAGGCTGGAATTATTGGGCATTATTACAAAGGCGGGAAATTCGCCTTTGGTGCTCCGTATTTTCAGTCTTCAGACAGTGTTGGAGCCACGTGTCACGTCAATCACTTTGGTCTTTACGATCAACGAATCCATTTCTTCGCACGTGGTTGTGGCGGGCAGGCTGAAATCATCTTCACAGTTCCACAAATGGTTAGGCTGATGAAGATGACGGTCAACATTCTTGATGCTGTCCGCGCCAATCATGAAGAGGAGTTTGGAGTCGAGGCGAAGTTTCGTGGTCCGCCCTCGATGTCTTTGGCTTCTTTGTCAAAAGATAGAGTGACAATTGCTATGATCCCAAGTGAGAATCAGAGAAAGGCTTTGGAGCTTCTTAATGAAGCTGGGCTAAAGGAAGAAGCCCGCTTGCTTCATTCTGCTTTTGAACATGAGATTTTCCGTGGTGACGAAGAAGAGAATCGGAAAGCAAGAGAAGCAGTTGGAGAGATTGAACCAGGAACGATTTTCAGTCGCAAGGGAGACAAAGCAGTTGTCGGAGGAGTTGAAGTAAGTATCGATCCCGACCAAACACTACTTGGTCAACTGGCAACGATGAAAAAGTGAATTGGTTTGTCCGTTCCTAAAACGGACTGGTGGAGGCGCCGAAGGGCGCCCCTGGAACCATATCGGTTCCGTTTGGTTTGGGTCTTTGCCAGCTTTATCCAAGCCAAAGAGTTCTAGAAGTTGGCATCGGGGTGTAGCTCAGCCTGGTTAGAGCGCTCGGCCTGGGACCGAGAGGTCGCTGGTTCAAATCCAGTTACCCCGACCAGTGAGGAGATCAAGATGATTGATGCTATGTGTTCGGAATGTGTCTACTTCGGATCAAGTCTATTTTCACGGCGTCCGGGATGGCGTTGTGGGCGAGATATAAAGAACCAACTGGAGCACGATCCAACCGACCAAGCGTGCGGAAAATTTCGGCGAAACGGTGGGTTGTTCCTCGATGGTACAACTGTCCCAGTGCTAGTTGTCCACAAAGAAGGTAACTCGTACGATGTGGAACCAGTAGCCGAATGTTGGCGTGGAAAAACCATCAAGGTTGGCATTGATATGCTTGTTGCCAGTGATAATTACCACGTTGGAGTCGAAGAGGTAGATTCCATCATTCGGTGGGAAACAGCAGTTCGCCAAACAGAAATTGTGCTGTCAAAGAAGCTTGCTTCTATTGAGATGGTGAACATTCCCATCAAGACCGTGCGATCGGTGTCAGAGTGTTTGGTAGAAACAGTTGAAGACATATTTACCCTCGGTTTTTCCATTAGCGACATCTATGATATCGTAGAATCAGCTAATTCCAAAGAGATCGCAACAATGATGTTAAATCCCGTAGCATTCTTGAAGGAAAGCACGATCAAGGACCTGGTCGGCAAAAACAGCAAGGGAGAAGACCGATGACGTGGATATTGGTCGGAATTTTGGTGTGGTCCTTGGGGGCTGGATACACTGCTGGGATGTTGCGATCGAAAGCTGCCTGGAGCGAATCGGGCGAATCTTGGTTGTGTTTTGTGTTTCTTTGGATTTTTCTGCTCCCGGGAGCGTACGGCTGGCTAGCGGCCAAGAAATTGGCGGCAAGAAGCGAAGATCCGATACGGATATCCAAGGGAGCAAAGGTTGTTGGGTGGGAGAAATACAAAGAGCTTTCCAACCTCTGTACCGAGTTTGAGTTAGCAAACGGTATAGACAATCGCAGCCTGTTCGGAAAGAATTGAGGAGTGAATCATGAACGACCAATGGCCGAAGTCAACCTCTCCTGGGATATATGATGACGTCTGCGAAGACGGGAAGTCTGTAGCTGATGACAGCTTCGTGAAGGTATCTGTCGTTTCTGTCAGGAATGATGGAACAATCAGGCTGGTCGAGATGACTGTATCAGAGTACATGGAGACTAAGGGTAAGATGGGTGAGCACATGGTTTTCCGTGGTCAAATTAATCGAGTCTCGGTGCGCGCCAGCTATACGCTAGAGGTGGTGAAATGATCCCGTGGTCTGGGGATATGGTGAGGCTGAATCCTGAGGGTTCAAAACATTCCTACCTTGGGGAAGCGAGACGGAATATAAAAGATGTTGTCAGGGTTGATGAGGTTCACGTAGTCACAAGCAATAAAACCTTCGTCAATGTAAAACTGGCTAATCTTATGTCATTTGATCTAGCTTTCCCAGGTGGTCAGTTCTACGCAGATTACAATAATGTAGCTCCTATGTTCGAGTTTATCTCTGGGGACGACAAACGACAGGTCGAGAGTTGTTCCCTTGATCCTGTTCCAGTTCCTGGAAACATTTTCGAATATAATGGATACAAAGGAAAAGTCCTACCATGTTCCTGCGGCGGAGATTTTGAAAACAACTGGCCTAACGGAGACATGGATTGCGGTGCGCATTTGGAGAACCATGGGAACCTATGCTATCGTCAGGAAGCAGGGTGGCTGTTTGACGGAACACTGTTCCGCATGAACGAAGCTGCCATCGATGAGATTTCCCTTAAGGCAGCAAATACAATGCCAGAGGCGACTGTGTGCGCCAGATGCGGTGGCAGGCTTCGCGATCCGCATATGGGTCCGATGTTCAAGTACTGCCCAAAATGTGAGCCCTGAAAGTTTGTCGCTAAATGTCAAAAAACCAGTGAGGTGATGGATGAAGTCCGAACTGAAAACCATCCTGGATGCCGCAATTAAGGATGCAGCCAAAAGAAGGTTTAGAATAGCCAACATCGACAATCTCCTGTGCGCAATGGTGCGCAACAAAGATGGCAAAGCATTCCTTGCTGGATATGGATGCGATACCGATGCCATCCTAAAGGTAACCGAGGAGCGGATTTCCAAAAGATCACCTGTGCTGACGAAAGGTCCTGTCCGCGCAACTCTTAGCGTCAAAATCAAGAGCATGTCACTCTCCGTCGACATCAGTGGGGATGCTGGAATAAAGGAGTTTATGACTGCCCTTGCCATGGATTACGAGTTCGGCTTCATCTTGAAGAAGTCTGGGATTTCCCCAAGCAAATTCGGGATGGAGACCAGTCCGCAAACCGCTGTGGAAAAGAAAGAGGTTCCTCTGCCCGAGCCTCCATCGCCGCCACCAGCGGTTGATCCAATTTTTGCGCCAGTGGTCACTGCCTTGTCCGAATTTTCGACAGACCTCAACGTACTGGCGCGGCGCGGAAAGATCGATCCATTCGTAGGCAGGGACACCGAGGTGGACAGAGTCATACATATCCTTGCTCGACGCAGGAAAAATAACCCCATTCTCATTGGGGAGTCTGGCGTGGGAAAGACAGCGATAGTTGAGGGTCTTGCCCTCCGCATAGAGTCTGGGAATGTGCCAGAATTCCTATCGAGAACAAAAGTCATCAGCCTGAACATAGGGTCTGTTGTCGCAGGCACAAGATATCGTGGTGAGTTCGAGGAAAGGATGAAGAAGATACTGGAGGAGGTTAAGGGTAGAAACATCATCCTTTTCATGGATGAGGTCCACACTATCATGGGTGCTGGAGGAACATCTGAAGGTGGGCTAGATATGTCGAACATCATGAAGCCTGCACTTGCGTCAGGCGAATTACGCTGTATTGGTACCACAACGAATGACGAGTACCGTAAACGCATAGAGAAAGATACAGCTCTAGCGCGTAGATTCCAGACAGTAAACCTTGTCGAGCCTTCGGCGGAGGTTTCTGTCCTAATACTAGAGGCTTTGGCTACAAAGTACGAATGGCATCATGGGATAAAGTACGATAAGAAAGCGCTAGAGGTTGCGGTCGAGCTTGCCGGTCAGCACATGCGCGAAAGAAAGCTGCCCGGAAGTGCCGTAGATGTGATCGACGAGGCTGGGGCAAAGGTCAGGCTAGCAAAAAAGGATGTCGTGAGTGAGTCTGATATTGAGGACACGGTATCCGCTATGGCGAACGTACAGGTCAGGAGGCTGTCAAAGTCCGATTCTGTGCGTAGTCTTCCTGATACATTGCGCAAGGAGATCTTCGGACAGGATGAAGCCATAGACAAGGTGTCCGCAGCCATTCTAGCATCTGCTGTTGGGCTCTCTCCGAAAGAGCGTCCAATCTGCTCATTCCTACTTGATGGACCCACTGGAGTGGGAAAAACGGAGCTTGCGAAGCAGATCGCTTCCGCATTGGGGATGAGGCTTGTAAGAATCGACATGAGTGAGTACATGGAGCAGCATTCCGTGTCTCGACTTGTGGGAGCCCCTCCAGGATATGTAGGGTTCGAGCAGCAGGGCATTCTGGTAAACGCTCTGCGTGAGAGTCCACATTCCGTAGTTCTATTCGACGAGATCGAGAAGGCGCACCCTGACGTGTTCAACCTGCTTCTTCAGGTGATGGACTATGGTTCTATGACTGGGGCGTCGGGTCTCCGTGCTGACTTCAGACATGCGATCGTCCTCATGACGACGAATGTCGGCGCTGGAGAAAAGTCAAGACGAGTGCCTGGATTCGGTGGTAAAGTGGAGGAGCCGAAAGGTGATTCATACCTGAGAGCCTTCTCTCCTGAGTTCCGCAATAGGCTAGACGGGATCGTCAAGTTCAATCGCCTGTCTCCTAGTATTATGCTGATGGTTGCGGACAAGTTTATCAGCCAGCTGAATTCGCAACTGGCTGATAGAGGGCTTAGTCTCGAGGCGTCTGATCAAGCAAGAGAGTGGCTTGCAGAACACGGATACGATGAAGTATACGGAGCAAGACCAATGGACCGCCTCGTGAGGGAACGAATAACCCAACCAGTGGCTGCCATGGTCCTATCTGGAAAGGAATTCTCTGGCGGGAAGATATTCGTTCGTGTGGGTGGCGACGATCTCGTCATTTCAGCTGTAAAGACCATCAAGAAACGGCAGCCAGCCTAAAGGAGGCTACATGCTGAGGATTGCTAAGGTATTCGCCTTCTTGAATGCCGCCGTGTTCATGGGCGCATTCAGGTTTATGGTGGTCAAGCGGGGAGGTAGCTTACCGCAAGGATGGGACTGGGCGCATCATGAGATCGAAGGACGGAACGGAGGTCTGATTCTGGTTCCAAGGGAACGTCTTGTCATATGGCCAGCGTTCATCGGGAAACATTTCAGGCTAGCTGTAAAGCCTGTGTAGGAGGATAACATGCTTGTGTGGCTTGATGACCAGGACTGCCGTGATCCAACGTCTGGATGGACGGTTGTTCGCACGGCTGATGAGGCAATTGCGCTCTTGTCCACGGGTGAGGTGGAGGCGATTTCGCTCGACCATGACCTCAAAGATTTCCGCCAGAGTCCATACCCGTGTGAGATTACGGGAATGGATGTGGTCAAGTGGATGATTGCCAATAGCGTGTTCCCAAAGGTAGTAAACGTACACAGCATGAATGGCGACAGGGCGAAATGGATGGCGCAGGATCTTATGACACATGCGCCAGAAGGTACGATCGTAAAAAGGTGGCAATTCGACATCGACAGAAGTGTGGCAAAGGAACTTGAAGATCTTCTCTCAACCACTAAATAAAGGAGCCACTGTGAATAGGCGCGAAGCCATCATCGATATGCTGGCGAAAGGCCGATCCGGGGGCGACGAGGCGGAGTACAAAAGGATATTCAAAGAGATCGGAAAACTGTCCACCAGCCTACTACTGTGTCTACTTAGCGATCAGCAGTTGGCTTTGCTCAAGAGCATGGAGGCAAAATGAGGATCGACCTTATCAAGGGGCTGATTGTCTACCAGCTCTCAACAAATCGTCTGGACAGGCGTGGACCGATCTGCGACCTGATCCTAAAGGATATCCAGAACGAAAGACATTCCATAGACGTGGCTATGCGCATCGTTCAACGGATTTGCTCTCTGCTTGACGATGGGTATTTCTGGAACGACAACCGGGATCGTGGAGTCTCGGGCTTTTCCGAACAGTTCGAGTGCTGGATCTCATCGGAGGATGATGCTGGCGTCGTCAGTGTCAGGCACAAATACTGGGACGATAGCAAGATCGAGACGTTCATTGGAACAATGCTCCTTCTTGCGAGGCTCCATAAGTGGGATGTTGACGACAGGCGCAAAGAAGATTCAGAGTTCTCGAAGGTAGTGAATGTGGTGGCGAAGAAGTATTCCAACCTGATTGGAACTCATGACGAAGGTGGCAGTCTGTATGCTGAATACATGGAAAGGGCGAAGATCGAGAACTCCAGCCCTTGGCGTCTGCTTGCGTTGGACCTTGCCGAGGGTTTTCCTGAATTCGGTCCAGAGCTCGAAGGCATGGATCAGATACAGCCCGGAGTCTACGTGATGAGGGATAAATGATGATTGTGAGAGATGGTTGTGTGTTTGCCGACCTCGCAGTTGCGGAAGTCACGAGATCCGTTGCGGATATTGATGACAACTTAATCATTGGACGCAGCGGCAAAAAAACTCAGGAAAGTAAACGATGAGAACGGCACATCCTGGTCCTGGGATGATGGCAAGGTCAACATTGTCCCAGCATATGGACAGGACGGCTACAGAAAGAGCTACTGCTGGGACCGTAATCTCGGGGTGCCTAGGATGGCTGGATCTGGAAGGATTTCTGCGTATATGGCGGTTGCCGATTGGCTGCAGACCATTGGTATAAAGTCCGTATGCGGACAGGTCCTCAGTGGCGCGCAGATGGCTTTTGCGGTATCCCTATGTTCGGAAGGCTTTTGTGCCAAAAGACGGCTATAAACCAAGGAAGCATTGCGGAGGCTTCTTCGTCAGCACTCCATATGCAGTAATCGACGATATCGTCAGCGGAGGAAATGCGCTCGGAGAAGTAATAACAATGGCTATGAAGGAGACCTACGAACTCCCTCGTGTAATTCTGGCAAGCACATGGTCTGAGGAAAGAATCCCCCTCTTGGAGCAGGTGTGGGACCGCATGTATGCGGTAATCGTGAAATAGGAGATCAACATGTCGTCCGTCCTTCTGTCGATAGATTGGGACTGGGTCACTGGGGACTGTTCTGTTGGTCAACATGGATGCTGTGGATGGTGTTCACATCCACATAATAAAATGTCCCGAGGATCGGAAAGACATCTTAATCCAAATTGGAGCAGACGACTTGAGTTGCTACTCAAGCTCAAACCAAGTGGATCGGAGGCGCGTCTCTGGGTTGCGGAATGCCATGCTGACATTCTCTCGATTGTCGAACCAGAGAGGATGTTGGGCATTATCCATAAAGATTCCCACACGGATAACGAATCATGGTTTGGACTGTGCTGTGGTTCGTGGCGCACATTCCTTCCCTCGCGTGTAAAGTCGTATGACTGCTCTGACGATGAGCTTAAGGGGGCGGCGTTCCACGACGTTTTTGTATGCTTGTCGTCACCTTGGACCCCACCATCGTTTGATGTGGAGTTCTGGTGCCTAATTCGCAGTCTATCTGATGCATGCGGTCGAGATCCCGTATTCATCGGACATCGGCATACGGCTCTAGAACGCTCATGGGAGCAGGTTTCGCGTAGAATTGAACCAGAGGAGCGACCAGGAGCTTGAAAAGATCTTTTGCAGCGAAAAAATTCCGCGGATGTTTTTTCCTGTGGACAATCGACCTTTTGGTCGGCGGAGGATGTCATGGTTCTCAAGCGCCCAGTTCCGTCTCTTGGTGTGGAGATCGTGTGCGATGGTCGAACCCTTCAGGTTGTCGGCGTCGATGGAAATACGATCGAGGAGCATGAGGTCGAAGCTTCGTCGTACGTCGAAATCTTCAATGAGATCGGTAAGATGGAAGATGAGCTGGTTGCTGCTGCAACGGCAATGGAGGGGACATGTACCGATACCGATTCACCGTAGAGAATGAAGGGGAGTTGGATTCTCTCAGGTGGATTGCTGGGAGGTACGACTCCGCGCAACTGCTTCTGGATTGTATTGAAGACCCTGATGGTAGTTTCCCCATGAAGGTTGAAGTTCCTGAACATGTGGCATGGAATGTTTTGGACGCCACAGAATCAGATGGTGCTGATCGTGGAACTATACCTTGCCTTGGGGGAAGGTTGGGGGATGAGATTCATGCGATGCTGTACAACGTAATATAAAGAATTAGTCAGTTAGAGACATTACTGTGTGAGAACTTTGTTTCAGGCAAAGTCCCTAGTCTTTTTTTGATATGTTTACGAACACAGTTGTCGCTAACTCCTAGTTGTTTTCCTACAGCTAAATAGGACGATTTCTCCACCATAACAACAAGTTCGTCCAAAGGCGGCCAGACGATTTTTGTAGGTGACGGCTTAGTTAATTGGTTGTATTTGTTCGAACAATCCAAACATCTAAAGGAACCAGGAGATACTTTTGAGCCGCAGTCCAGGCAGAACAGATTTTTTGGTTCGTCGGATAACGGAACCAAAAGAGACATTGGTGATTCTTTGTTTGTTTTTCGTTTCTTGCCCCAATTTTCTGTTTGCGAATGACAATTTGGGCAGAGTAGACGAAGATTTTCTAGACGGTTGTCGCGATTGTTTCCATTAATGTGATCAAGCTGAAGTGAAAGGTTTGAACCGTTCCAAGTTGAGATGCCGCATTGAGCACATAAATATGGCATAATGCCTTTTTTAATAATTCTTAATCTTATGAAACGGTTAGACCAATCGCTGTTAAGAATAAATACTTCTTTATCACACGGATTTGGAACATGGCGATGACTATGGTAAAAACGTCTCCAATGAGAAGTGTCAATATTTAGTTGGGATATGTATTGTTGAATTGTTTTATACATATCTCCGGACTTAGAGAAACCCAATTTGTCTATTACTTGTGATAGATTATAACTTTCTTTTACAAGTAAGGGCAACTGTGGTAGATACCACTTCGGTTTCTTGTCTAGATTTCTCATTGTTGCTCCTTTCGATCCCCTGTTGGATAAAGTATGCTTACGATCTTATGTGAATTTATTGATAGAAATGGATAATAAATCTATTCTGTGGGTTCGAATCCGGCTAGGAGCACCAAAACCCATAAGAAGATAGAGAAATGAAACATGTTTTTCGTATCCACATGGTACTGGACAGCAGCAATGTTGACGATTCTTTTTACTTCAACGACTTGCCGTCGAAGGCTGATGTTATCAAGGCAATCAGCGCACACGGAGAGCTGGCTCCAGAATATTCTTGGTTCTACGAAAAACTGAAAAGGGCAACCGAGCTGTTCTCTTGGCCAACGGTTTGGTCAAATGGGCTCAGCGAGACAGGCAAAGGGGTTTGGTTTGACAATGCGGAAAAGTTGAAGAGACCCCCTGACGTCTACATCAGGATCGGAAGGTTCAATGTGATCGAAGTGGTGGAGTAGACGATCCCCCCATTTTGATACAGGGAGTGAACCATGGATACCGCAAACATGAAGGATGAATATGTTAATTTCGGGGATGTTGCCAGACAGCAACTAGGTATGCAGTGTCAATATGCTAGTCATTACCTCTACCCCGATAACGATCCTTTTCTAGGTAAGGGGCTTCGATTTCTATGGGGTATTGAAGGTGACTACCATAGTATTCGTATTCACAAAGACGACGTAGAAGAGTTCATTCGTCGAGTGAAAGAAGTCCGTAACGGTTAAAACACGGGGAGGACAAAGGCTAATGAGTAAGTGGGCGGATTACGCACATAAACTCTTGAGAGAAGCGAAGAAGTGTCGAAGCTATTCCGAGGCGAGAGTTCTCCATGAAGAAATGAACATCGTTCTCGAAAAGCTGAGATGCGGATGGCGACGAGGTCCGTAGAGAAAGGCTAAGAGAATCCCGCACAATGTTGTGTCGCAAGTTCAGTTTTCCGAAATGTGGATCAGTCGGTTAGGGGCGTGAAGTTTGCCAGTGTTCTCTCCGAAAGCCGACTATAAATAAGTTCCGGAAAGGTCACACGATCCAGGAGGCACAAGAACACATGATGTTCTTGATGGCAAGTGTGACGGCAAGATCGGAGCCTTCCTGACTCTTGCGGGCGACAGTTACAGCTTGTCTGTGCTGTCGCATTCGGGCCCATAGCTCAGTTGGCAGAGCAACTGGCTTCGATTGGAGCGTTCATATAGTAATATATGAAATGAATTCTGCGATATGCGGGAACGTCCTTAGAGCTTTAACTACTCACTATGAGTAAAAATGTTAAAGATTGGATAATCCGCAGGCAACCCAGAATATTTTGGGAGTCCTCAGAGGCCATGAGCAGAACACCCGACCAAGTAATGTTGAGGGTGAAGATATGGTCCAGACCACAACAACTCCGAAAAGTTGGCTTGTGAAAGCAAGTGTGGCAGGTTAACCAGTTGGTCGCAGGTTCGAATCCTGCTGGGCTCACTAATTCTAATCCTAGCCAACAGGGGTGTGTTGGCTGGCTGCGACTGATACCCAAGGTCGGTCAGTGATGGAGAGACAAACTAGGCATTGAGTCAAGGCTCTCGAGCACAACCTTTGCCATGATGGAATGTGATCCGTCCGCAGCGACGGGCGACCCTTATCTGGAACACGGTCTAGACAAGGGTGTCTCCGTATTGATTGCCGTGTTGGGTTCGAATGACGGCGGACCTTAGTGTAGTAAAAAAGTCCAGGAGAAGGGATCCGTCCTTGGGGAAATCCCAATCCTGGCAAACACAGGAGATAGGCATGGAAAACAAGGAACGGAAAATGCCACATTGTGGTAATCCGAATTGTAGTGTGTCCACTGGGATCCATGATGGTCTGACATTTGGTAGTGGGGAACTGGATGAAAACGGTTTTTGGGAACACCCTTGTCCCATCTGCGCCAGGGAATGTGAAAAGAAACATCCTGAGTATGCGCCTTGTTGGCCATTCTCAGACAAACCAACTCGGAAAGAGATGCTGACTGCTGAGTATTTCATGCTTGAGGATGCGGTCGAGTACCTAGACAAATGTATGGTGGTTCTCAAAAGCGTGGTTGGAACAATGCGGGATCGGAAAGCTGCTGAGGACGGGACGGAGTCATACCGTAAAGAGTTTTCTGCGCGGTACGACGAGACGTTTATCGAGAAAGAAGTGGCGAATGCCATTGCATGTGCTCGTTCCGAGCTGGTAAAAGTCAAAGTTCCTGAGGAATAAAATGTACAACCAAAAGATCCAAAATGCCTATAATGAACGGTGTAGACTTTACACCGAAGGCGAAAAAAAATTCGTGTCGAAGGTGACAAACTTCGTGCCGAAGGCATTAGGCTCTGTAATGAGGGTAATAAACTAACTATCGAAAAAGAAAGGCTCTACACCGAAGGCGATAAGTTATGGGCTAAAGGTCGCAAGCTTCGTGAACAAGGTGGAGACTTTCGTGTCGAAAGGTGTAAGCTTTTTGCTGAAGGCAATAAACTTTGTGCCGAAGGCAGCGGCTTTCTTGCTGAGGGCGACAAAGTTCGTGCTGAGTGTGACAAGCTTTGTGCTGAAGGTCGCAGATTCTTCGCTGAGGGTGAAAAACTTTATGCCGAAAGCAATAAGCTTTGGGCTGAAGGGATAATCCTATTCTACGAAGTGGTGATCTCGGAATTTGGAAAAGAAGCTGAGATTAGGTGGGAAGGGAACAATCCCATTGTGGATGACTGGAAGTACGAAGAAAACGGTCAAGGGCCGTCCACCTGCGAAGGGAAAGTGGTCGAGATCGAAGGAGTCAAGTACAAGTTGACTAAGATCTGAGAGAAACAATGATCACAGTAATTGTAGCTTGTGTGGTTTCTGTAGTTTGGATTGGATGTGGTTTTCTAAGTGCTATGATGGTTAACGCCTGTCATCCAAATGGCGCACCATTGTGGCAAAAGGCGCTGGCAGTAGTCATGGGACCGATTCCAACACTGCTTCTTGGGCTTATGCTCAAGAAATAAAGGAGAAAAACATGAGTAGAATCCAGCAGATGAGAGCGTTTGTTTCCAACCACAAGGGCGAGGAGTTCACGGCATCAGGTCTCGCCAAGATGCTCGGGTGGAGCAAAAAGCAGATGGTGAAGGTCATGGGCGAAGACGGCACGTCAACCACTGATGTTGCCAGGATCAGCCACGATGCCAAGGCGGCACTGCGCCTTGCTCGTAAGTGCGGAGCTAAGGTGTCTCGTTCTGAGGTCAACAAGTCCGTCGGTCGCTTCACAATCACGCTATAGGTGAGCCGTGACGACGTTTCATTGTTCCATCTGTGACAAGGAAAAACCAGAAAGTAAATCTAGCGGTACTGGATATGCCGAGTATCATAACGGCAGTCGAGTATGCTATGATTGCTGTGCCATCTTGGATCGGCACAAGATGGTTGTTTCTGAAACAGGAGATAAGCTCTCGCTTTATCTAACGGAGCGGAAGAAAGGTTCTTGGTTTGTATCCAATTGGCCAGGTACGCTAAGGTTTGCCTGCTCGAAACCTAAAATCGGCAGGCATAATATCGCAGGACGTAGGTACGACGTATGGTTTGATGGACCTGATGGTCATAGGTGGCATGGAGTACAATACGGTGAATGGACACAAGTCCTACATTGTAGGAAATTGGGACGCCGAAAAGGATGAAAAATGGACAACAAAGCAGCATTGGAATGTTGGCACAAAATGCATCCACTGGAGGACACAGGATGTTTACCAACTGAAACGAGTGCCGCCATACTAAGCATGTATGATAGGGCGGTTATGGACGGTATCGATGATTGTAGGCACTGTGGTGATGGGCTTTGGGCAATTCAGGAGATCGACAGACTCAACTGGTTCATAATGGGGTGGAAGAAGGAAATCCCAGATGCGGTAAAGAATGAAACAATCCGGATGAACAGGGAGAAAGATCCCGAATGGGTTCTTTACCAAAAGCTGCGTAAGAAGTTTGCGAATTGCGAATAGGGGTTGTGCTGTAAAAACAATGCCTAGCGGAGTTGTGTACCGAAGGCTTCTGAGGAGGAAAAGATGATCGGAATCATGCTGTGTGGTGTTCTGCTGATTTTGATGTCAGCTTTCTTCATGTGGCGGCAGCTGAGTAACGGAGAGCTGAACTTTGGTTCGCTGATCTTTGCTATTTGGCTTCCTGGGGTTGCGGGGAGCCTCATGGTGGCGGTCTCGATCATTCTTCTGCTAGCCAAGCTAGTCAAAGCGATGTGATAGACCGTCTTGGAGGCTTCGATGAATTGGTTACAGTACACACTTGCGCGCGGGGACGGTCTTTCTCGTGAGGCAGCTGAGAGAGAAGCGGAGGAACTTCCTAGTATCCAACATATGAATTGGATTGGTCGGTTTGAAAACCACTGCCTGGAAACACTTCAGCTGGAGTTTAATCACCGACGGCACATGTATGAGCTGTCTCTAGCAATTGAGCGGGCGCGCAAGGAAGATATGAAGCATCAGCCTAAGCTTGAGAATATCACTCCTAGTGCTATCTGCTCATTGCCAAATCCTGTACTTCCTGTTTCTAAGCCCACCACAAATGTAGAAGATGTGCGTCGTAAAACTATCAAGAGAGCACTTGATAGTTATTATCCGACACTTGAGGGTGTTTTAGGATATGCTCGAACAAGTGATGTGAATATTCCATTAGGAGCAAATCGCGATGTAGTTGTTGAACTGATCCTGAGGAAGATGATCAAGGATCTGTAAACCAAAGAAAAGAGAGAAAGATGGCTTGGAAAGCTTGGAGAAAAGTTCACGTAGGAACTGCGATTTGGGAATGGCGTGTCGGTGGAAGGATGTTGGCGATGGAAGATCACTATGTCCTCATACGTTCGCCTTCAAAAGTCGTTAGACGCGTTAGCAATTACGCTCTATTCAGATCATGTGATATGGGTGTGGTTACACCAGGAATCGTGAAGGAGTACATTGTTCGCAATAGGTCTGCGCTAATGCGCGGCTGATGCGGGGAGATAAATGAAAGCGATCATTTTGGTACTCATTTTGACCTTTTCAACAAGCGCAATGGCAGATGTGAACAAAAAGAATCTAGGGATCGCTCTTGGTTTGGTGCCAGTTGCGTTTTTTCACGAGACACTTCATCATGAACTGGCACACATGACTACCAGTTTTGCGGTAGTTCCTGGTCTTAAAGTTGGGAAATTTGCCCCATATCCTTGTAGTATTGAAGGAAAGTTTCATTTTGGTTACTATTACTACAACTATCCTGACAACATAAGGCTTGGTGACAATACGCATGTGGCGATTTCCATTGCGCCATATGCGCTTGGAACAACAGCTTTCGTTGTATCAGATATCCTTATGTCAACAGGGGTTGTGAAAACGGACAGATCGTCTGGTGCTGTTCTTTATGTCCTTGGAATGTTGGCTCCGTTCGTGGATTTTGCCGTGGGCTTTTTCGGTCGCAGTGACTGGAAAGAGATCAGGGAAAAGTCTGGGTATGCGTTCGATGCGGTGGGCGCCGTCCTTATAGCAGTCGGAGCATACAGGCTAGTTAAGCACGGAGTAGATGTCTTCTCGAAGTAAACGGGAGGAAAAGACAATGGAGAACACGTTTCCACGCTTTGTGCGTCACACCACGGTCGTCGGACTTGGCGTCGTAAATAGCATTACTTTCGTTACGTTGGACCCCAAGGGTAACGAAATCGAAATGACCATGTGGGAGCTAGTGAATAAATACGGAGCTTCTGCCGTACTGGAAATGCGAGCAAAGTATCCTGAAGTTAAGGATAAGAGATGATACTGCAAAAAGGTATGGAAGTATTAGTGAATGCATCAATGATAGGGCATCCTCCTGTTCGTCCATATCTGGTAACTGAGATATGGGATGATACGGTATTTCTCGAGGGCTTGTGGGATCTGACAAACAATCATCCGTTACATATTCCAAAAATCTGGCTATGGCCGATTCTAAATCCAGGAGAACGAGTTCAAGTAGTTCCTGCTCCATTATCCCCATTGGCAAAAAGCCACAAGATTTCAGCAATATGGACGGTACAAGGTACTTTGTTTCACAATTCTTTGTGGGCAAAGTACGCTGGGTTGTATACAAAAGAAGAACTTCCTTGTGCTATTGCTATGGCAGAGCGAGAGGTAGAGGCGCGCGACAATCTATTTGATCCTCGTTTTCTGGAAAGCGTAGATGTATTTTCGACCGATGGTCTGAGTCCTGTTGAGCTCAGGGATTCTAACACAAAACTTGGCGCAACGATCTGCGCCAAATGCGGTGGTCCGCTGAAGATCCCTATCGGTCTCGGTCCAAAATATCAGCATTGCCCAAAGTGCGAGCCATAGTGGGAGAAAAAATCATGGCATACATTCCAAAGGTTGGGGATGTGGTGGACATAAATCCGGCAGCTGAAGCTTTAGATTGGGAGTATAGACCATCTCCAGGAGTCATTAAAAATGAGACTGTTGTTGAGGTACATGACCATACACATAATCCTGGTCATATTGTTGTGGTCTTGGAGAATGGTAGAGGCATATCCATATGTCGCAATACCGGTGCTTATTGGAATGCCGCAAGACATATGTCTAATCCTCCCTCGCTCTTTCTTTTTTCTGCTGGCGAAAAATCAAGTTCCAACAAGAACTTGAAATCCCTGAACACGGATGGGCGGACGGTATGCGCAGCCTGCGGCTGCCAGCTTAAGGACCCCGGAATGGGTTTGATGTATCGTTACTGTCCAAAATGTGAACCATAGAATGATGGGTTCTGGGATCCTATGGGGAGAATAACATGAACTACATTCCCAAAGTCGGGGATAGTGTTGTTGTGAATCCTGAGGCAAAAGCGAAAGAAGAATATGCGCCCGAGCTAAGGTATCTATTCAATCACGAAGGAACCTTTGCTGTAAAGAATATAAAAGAGCACGAGGAAGATAAGGGAAGTATCTTGGTTGTTTTGGAACCAAAGCTTCAATATCTTGCTGGCATAGCCATCAAAGAAGTCTCTGGGGCATATTGGAAAATGGCGGATAATATGTTCAATGCGCCGTCGCTTTTCCTCCAGGTCAGCAAATCTGGTATAACCAAAGACTTAAAGTTTTTGAACACGGACGGGAGAGCAACATGCGCAGCCTGCGGCTGCCAGCTTAAAGACCCTGGAATGGGTTTGATGTATCGATACTGCCCCAAGTGCGAACCTTGAGGTTGGTTCAATAGGAGAAGAATAATGTATGCGTTTCTAATTGGTTTCCTCTTTTCAGTGATCTACTCGGTCATTGCCATTGTGATGTATAATGTCGAGAAAAGGGTTCTTAAAGCTGAGTTTCCTGCATTTTGGGGAACTCTTTGGCCCATTACTATGACTTGTTATGCGATACTTGCCGCATTCATCTGCCCCTTTGCCATTTATAATGGATTTGTTTGGCTGATTGATACTATGTCAAAGAAATTGTTGGAAAAAACCGACACCATGACTGATCAGCTTATCTTCAAGACAAAAAGGCTATTCTCGAAAGGTAACACAAAGGTCGAAGTAAACAAGTTTAGGACACAACAACCAATTATATCTATACCATGTGGAGCCGCAATCAGATCTGAGGATTACCGTAGGCTAAAGCCTATGTTAGAGCAATATGAGGCAACTCTCCCAGTGACCGAAAGGGAATAGCTACCGTGGAGAAATCATGATCCGCATAGCACTCATTGTTCTTCTAGCTATATTGCCTGGTGGGATCTTGTTTGCATCTGCGGCTATCTTCATTTTCCGCATCTGGAAAAGAGGCAAACGATGAATCCACCATGTGATATCTGCTTGGAGAGGAAATGCCTAGCACCTGGTGGACCAGGCACATGTAAGTGCGATTCCTGTGATAAAAAGGACATGTGCCCAAGACGTCTGAAACCAACAATCAGGATCACGACAAAGTGTACGCAGAAATGCGCCCATTGCTGTTTCGAATGCGACCCTAGAAAAAATGATCACATGACGCCAGCTATGGCTGGTGATGTGGCAAAGTTTGTCGTCGCAAACGAAATTAGTCGCCTGAATGTTATGGGCGGGGAGTTCTTCTGTAATCCTGACTGGGAAGATGTTCTTAACACCTTGGCTAGTACAGTGGGACCAGTTGCTATGCGACTTGTGTCCAACGGCGATTGGGCTGGCGGATCAAAGCTGAGAAGAAGGGTTATTGATTTCCTAAAGAGTCATGATTCCATATATTTGGCACTGTCATACGATAAATGGCACACAAATAAGCATGTCGATAAAGCTAAAGAGGCATGTGATAAAGCTGAGGTGCCGTATGTCGTAGCGACAAAGGAGCGGTCCGAGTCACCTCCCATTCCAGTTGGCAGGCATAGTCTTGCTATGGATTCAGTTTTTGGGATGTTTAGCTGCTACTGTCATGCTCCTGATAGGATGTATGAGTTCCTAATTGACGAAGGTGGATTGATTTCAAAATGCCCATTTGGTATCTGGACATATGATAAGGTGGGAAACTACCTTAACGGAGGGTTTAGATCCAGATTCAAACAGTTTCATGGGGCGTTTAGGGATATGTTTGTGCCAAGTTGTCATAGGTGCTCTATGTCATGGGAGAGTGTGCGTGAAGAGATGGTGCGTGAAGCCAAGGAGTAGATATGCTGACGACGATCGCCCTTATGTCACTCTGCCTGGTATTTGGTGGGGTAATTGGAGTAAGCATCAAAAATCGGGATAGAGACGAAAAAGAACCGCTCGACGAACTTCTGGAGCAAACAAAGTGGCTCCCAATTTCCGGAATAGTTCACAGAAGATGTGATGAAAGAGGTTTTCCTTCCCGATCACCGATTGTTGGAACCGTTGTTCCAATTCTTGAATTGGATGGAGGAATCCGCTTAATTGCTGAAGATAAACCAATCAATTCGGCCTTCTTGGAATATAGGGGAACGAGAATTGGGCTGTCGCCAGATGAGCGTGTGAAGCTTGGATCTGTATTCAGAAACAGAGTTGCGGAGTTGGCACTTTCTAGTGCGGAAACCAAGCTGCTTAATCCCTAAGGAGTTGAAAAATGTCTTTCCTGGTGGCGTCAATCTGTGTCTGCCTTGGTTTTACGGCAGGAGCTTTAGTATTTGCAAAAAAACCCATGCGTTCTCAGATAGACCAGCTCATAGACCAAGTGTCCTGGTTACCAATACGTCAGGTACATCTACAGCATAGGGGTGGTGCTGACTATCCTGTGATTGAATTTGACGGAGGTGTCAGGCTTGTAAAGGGTAGAAGCGAAGCGTGGATTGAGATCAATGATACTATCGCGGTCGGTATAGAATCAAACAAGACGTGGAATACGTTTTCGTTGTCAACACGTCAGAAGAAAAAGATAGCCAAGGTGATGATGGAACGGTTGGCTGAAAGCGCCATAGGATCATCAACCTCGAAGCTTCTAGAGTGTGTGGATGTGGATTAAGAATAGGTGGCCAGATCGTGAAGGATGGTGGTGGTTCTACGGTAGAACAGAATACGAGACACGTTTTGGTATGGCTAGGTCAATTGGTATGGTACGTGTTCGTCAATGTGCCAATGGCATTGCTGTAGCCAGAAACGGCGCTTTTATTTGGGAGAGGGAGATTGATCGACCATTCTGGTTCATGTCGATAGATGAGCCTGAAATTCCACATGACGAGGAGAGTCAACATGAAAGTTGAATGGACCGATGGATGGCCGAGTAGTCCGGGCGACTATTGGGTCTATTTGTTCTGGAATAATGAGACAAAGGTGCGACGCCTACAGGTATGGTGTTCTGGTACAATGGTTGTCGAGCTTAAGCTTGGCTGGGATTTCCTGTACAAATCGCAGGTAAAAGGTCAGGTCTGGCACGCACAGCGCATAGAGCCGACCCCAGAACCTCCTGAGGTCGAAAATGGCAATCAAGCGTAGATGGAGACAGTTTCTGCGTGCCCGTAGGTTAGCGATTGCGGATGAATTGGATGAAGCACATGATCAAGAATTCCTTAGATTAGCCGAGGAGATATTACTGAACGACGAATTTGAAGCGACGATCGACCGTCGAGGGAGGCGTACAGAAGCATTCATGGAACGCACATATCGAGAATATATCGACTCTCGAAGGAAACCTGGATTTCTGGAACCACGGAGAACCAACAATGATTGAAGCATTGGTTGCGTTTGTAGAAGCTATTGAATCATTCGGGGGTGTAAAGTCGATCAGGCTTCCTAGTACGAAAGTCAACTTGGCGGCTCCAGTTGCCTAACCTAGATTCGATCTTGCTATCGGAGATGTATATTTGATGGCATGTAAAGCCCTTGAACATAAGCCCAAGATTAGGAATTGTGAAGAATGAGACGGCGTCTAATAGCTGAGATTTTTGAAGCTCTGGGCAATATATGTTCAGACGGACAGACGGTTTTTACAACAAAGGAAATTGCCGAAAAGATTGGAATTAAAGCATGGCGCGTTAGGAGATCTTTGAAATCTGTAGCTTCAGATGTTCTTGCGCCATGGTGGTCGGAGGGCGATGATAAGTGGCACATTGATCCAAAACTTGTGTCGCTTTTTGCACTTCTATCAGGAAAGTATTGACGGCCACGTGGGTCAAAGGACGACCACCAATTTCCTAAATTGGCTTTCATGCAGGTTCGAGTCCTGCCGTGGTCACCCACAACAAGGAGCGGTACAATGGTTAATGAGCAGCGAGTGTCGGAAATCAAGGTCAGCTTCCTAGCTCCAGATGTCGTGCGTCTATTTTCGCTCGACAGGCGCGGGAAGGCTATTCCACAACCTGGGGTGATCGTACACATGATCGGAAATGGGAGATTTTCGGCCGTGCGCCACTTGGAGTCGGGGGGAAAGGTCACGGTCGTGCTTGAGATCGCAGAGGGAAAGTTGAAGCCAGCGGCTAACTAACCAAAGGAGATGATAATGAAAATCGCAATCATGCTGTCAATGTTGGTGTTTGTATCCTGTGCGGCGCACGTCAAGACCCAAAATCCAGTTCCTACTCCCACACCTCTTGTTACAACCGTTCCAGATACACCAGCTGTAGCTCCAACGTCTCAACCAACATGTTTCATGGAACCTGGTATGTACCTTCTGGTTCGAGAGTTGAGAAAAACGACATGCCAAGACAAGGCACCGTTGGACAACTTTGCCGCACCCACCTTTGTTGCCGAGAAATCGGTCAAGTGTGGAATGAACGAGACAAATCAAATCAACGCCCAACTGAAAGCTAACGTCAGGATTGTTATGGCGTTTGCTACTAATGGTGGAAGGGGCATCATGACCGTCCATTTCCAGGATTGCTACGCCATTTACGAAATCCTTCTTCTGAAGCTCCAGCATAAGAAATCTGGAGGCTGACATAGTAGGTTCTTGATTACATTCAAACCCATAGGGTGTAATAACAATGGACATTTCTGACTTCCCAATTGGATGTAAAGTCGTCCCTTTGAATGAAAAAGAAGCATATAATATGCATGTTGGCGCCAATACTATTGGTGTCGTAGTGTATCACGACACTAATGAACTTTGGCTACACATAAAATGGGAACAAAAAGAAGATAGAGAGATAGGACACTGGCATTTCAGTAGGTTTCGATTAGCTTCTGCCGAGAATGAAAAAAAGGATCCAGAGATTGCCAAGAATCTAAAGTTCCTGAACACGGACGGGAGGGTTACATGTGCGGTCTGCGGCTGTCAACTTAAAGACCCTGGAATGGGTATAACGTATCGCTACTGTCCAAAGTGCGAACCGTAGAAAAGCGGGCGACCTTGTACCGCTGCAGCTAGTGCTTGGGCTAGCACATTATATAGCATTAGTTTTTGGCTCGCAGGTTGTCGCAAACCGTGCTAGCGACAATTTGCCACCACAAATAAGATGCTATTGTATGATATGAGACTGTGCGCGGTCAATCGTCTCAACCAAGAATTGTTTCCGCCATGGAAGAACCTGACGTACGCAGTTGTACTCTATGGAAAAACGGAAACCTTCCAGCGTCGTCTAGAGGTTAGGATCCTGGTCAACCGACTGGGGACGCAGGTTCGAATCCTGTCGCTGGTCCAAGGAGATAATATGAAGGCGTTGGTATTTTGTGTATTATTCTTGTCAGCATGCCTTGGGAATGGGACAAAAGATATTAATACAGTTGTTCCAAACCCCGAAGCTGGGTGCTTCGCCAAGGCTGGCACATACAAATCGCTGGCGTCGATCAGAAAACATGACTGCTCGACCGAACCGCCGAGAACGATTCTTGGCAATATCGAGACAGTAGACAATAGAGAACTAGCCTGTGGTCATTTCCGTGTTGAAGGAGCATTCATCAACAGACCTTCTGTGCTAGTGATTCGGGTTTCTGATAAGAAAATCGTAGGCAGTCTTACAGTGTTTTTCCAAGGCTGTCGCGCAAACTATCGGATCGCATTCACTCTAATGTAGGTATTGGTGGTTAAATGTATGTTCAGGTAACCTCTAGATGCCAGATGACATGCGCACATTGCCTCTATTCGTGTTCTAAAAGAGGCAAGGATATGTCAATTGAGACTTTTCGCAAAGCAGTTGATGCGTCTTTGATGTACGATTCTCCGATTGCTATAGGCGGAGGAGAACCCACTCTACATCCTGATCTTCTGGTAATGCTTGGGATTGCGTCGTTCGTATCCAGAGAACCACTATTCATGGTGACGAATGGCACATGCCAGGAGAGGTTGTGGCATGTTCTGATGGATGCTCGCTCAGCAGATAGAATTAATGTGCGCGTATCTAGTGACATCTGGCATGATATGTGTATGGTCCAGCCTTGGGTTTGGCGCGATGCTGACAAGTTTGGGTTGTGGTGGGGTAGAAAAACAGCCACAAGGATATTGGTAAGGGGAGGTCGAGCCAAGAAGAATTGGGAAAAGCTTCTTTGGGAATGTGAACAAAGCGGCATGGAAGTTGTTGAGGATAAATTCGGATGTGGCGAACCAAGAGTATCGCCCGACGGTCGTGTGTGGACAGACATTCCTGGACAGAAATCTGTAGGAACAATCAATGATCCGTATGTTTTCGATCGCGTGTTTGGAAAAATCAGGGAATATGAAGAAAGGGGAAACGAATGAGAAAAGCTCTGGCGGTAATCTTGGTATGCTGTGCTATCGCAGTATCTAGATGTGGGTATATGGTTGATGAAGATCATGCTGTACGCGCCGTAACAAACCTTGGGTTCACGGAAGTCAAGATCGAAGGCAAGGCTGTGTTTTTTCTAGAGTACCGTGGCTGTAGCAAAAGCGATGATGCGGGTTTCACCGTGAGCGGAAAAAACCCTCAAGGCAGACGTGTGACGTTGCTTGTTTGTGTGGGTTGGCCGTTCAAGGGCGCTACAGTCAGGAGCCTATAAATGCTTCCTGTAAAGGGGTAGAAGGTTCGCGTAAATCCCGTATTCATTAACCATTTGACTCTTTTTTCCACTCCTTCGCCTTGGATGTCAATATTATATGACTTGGTAAAGTCTGGTAACACGGTAGAAGTCATTGATATTTGTAATCATCCTAGCATAATGAGCGTGTCTAGATTAAAGATTGGCAAACCCCTTAATCAGGAGTTTGATGTTTGGAGCAAAACGGGATCTCTTATCTGGTTTGACGAAAGTGATCCTCCCGTATTTTTGCCAGGAGCAACCATGGTTCCAAAAAAGGATGATTATGTATTGATTAATCCCGATTTCATATTGGCTATGGACTCTTTCCTTCCTAATACATGGTGGGTGAATGTTCTTTTGCGCGATATGGCAAAGAACATAACTCTTATTCATGTGGATGATGTAGAGGTATATTCAGGTGAGCCCTCGGCGGAAGTGAAGTTAGGTGCGCCGGTAAACAAAACATTTGGTATTCGGAAAAACGGAACTTTCTACCGTCTTCCAGAGAATAGTGCTCAGATGTTCCTATTTGAGAATAAAAAGGGATACTCAATTGGGACGACTAGTTTGAAGTCATTGAACACGGACGGGAGAGCGACATGCGCAGCCTGTGGCTGCCAGATCAAAGATCCTGGAATGGGTCCAACGTATCGCTACTGTCCAAAGTGTGAACCATAGTTTTGTAATTGGAGATACAATGTGGCTGTTTGTAGAGTGCTTCGCCCTTTTTGTTATTTACTGGCGTCTTGGGGTTGTGCTACATGAATTATCGCATTGCGTAGCCGTATGGGTACAAGGAGGGAAAGTTACCAAGTTCCGCCCATGGCCTCATGTAGTTGAAGGGACGCGGGCAGATGGGTCGATTTCGTACATCGGCAGCATGGTAGATGACCGCATTGTCAGTATAGCTCCCATTATAAAGTCTATTGTTCTCATAGCTTTGTGGATTTTCTTGGGGTTCTCGCATGGTCCAGTTCTAGCATTTGCTGTTCTAGAATTTGTGGAAATAGGGAACTGGATACTGGATTATATTGATGGACCAATCAACTCAGATGGGCGGCAATTCAGGATGAAATCAAACGCATGGTGGGTGTATTTGGCACTTGGAATTAATGGTCATCTGTACTGTGGTATATCGACAGATCCTGAACGACGTGTGGTGGAGCACAACACATCAAAGAGGGGATCAAAATGGGCACGGGCTCATCGTCCTTTGCGCCTTGTATATAAAGAATTAGTTGGGACAAAGGGGGATGCTCTACGCAGGGAACATCAAATAAAGGGCATGACTGCTGAAAATAAGAGAAAACTTGCTGGATTGGAGGAAAATGGATGAGAATCATTTGTTTGATTCTATTAGTTGTCGCATTGCTTTGCTCCTGCGACAATGACAATGATTGGCTACGCAAGGAAGTCCCAAATATGGCAGAGAAGATGGTGTTTTTTAAGCATCCGCGTTCTGGGTTGTGCTTTGCCATAATGATCTATGACGGAAGCGCATCGATCGCTAATGTGCCATGTAACAATGTTGAAAACCTTCTTGTGCCAGCGGAAAAGGTTCCCTTTTGTGGATGTAGCAGCCAAAAGGATTTCCGATGACAGACAAAGAGAATGCCATCCGACTGCTCGAGAACGTGAGGAATGGTGGTTCTGCCAAGCCTTTTGTGGAATATATTCGAACGGTCGTAGAATGCGCAAAAGCAGCTGTTGAGAAAGCAGCATTAATATTGGATGGAGGCGGCGACTTAAACAACGCAGCATTCATGGACGTTGTAATTGCTACAAGAGAGCATGGATCAATGGTCCTGCTTTGTTGGTCGTTTGCGAACGATCCATCGGATGTTGTTCGAGCGGCTTGCGCAATGGGAGAGATGACTCTGGCTGACGCCGTGAAGGTTTCGGATCGTAGTACAGCAGTTGTATTAGCAGTAAAGAAAAGGCTTTCAAACATGTCATAGCGGCAAAATGTCGCAAGGAGAACGAAATGGCAAAAACCGCGAAGGAAAGAAATCTGGATCACATCATCGAGGAAACCAAGGCTGCCAAGGATCATTTGGAGGAGGCGCGCCGTATTGCTGAAGATTCTGGAGACAAGGACGGCGCCAAGGAGTTGGCGGACGAAGCTGATACAGTCGACAAGACCCACAACAAGTTCAAATCTGTGCGCGACAAAAAGACTGGCTAGAAACCAGTTTCATATGGTGGAGGCGAATCAATGAAAATCGACAAACTAAAGCCTGGATCATGGGCAGTCGTCCTGTTTGCTGGCTATAAAACACATTTTTGTCCAAGCGAGCTTGCGGGAGATTTGATTGCCGACATCGAAGCCAGAGGCGGCGAAACGGTCGAGATGAAAGAGACCAAAGAAGGTAGAGCGGATTTGCCTGGTATCGTGTCTACCAATAGGGTGTGGGAGGACATTGAGATCGGCGAATTCAAATTAGGATTCCCTTCCTTGGATTTTGAGTACTTCATGGAAGAGTTGGGGCGGACGCCTTTGCGGAAATTCGGATCAGGTAAGGAGTACTACAAAATTCACGGTTGGCTTCATTGTGTAGTCCTAACTCCAGAACAGCGTATAGCAGTTCTTGCCAAAATGGCAGAGATGTTGCCTGATGTTCGAAAACATGCGGAAAAGGAAGACAAGGAATTTCTTGAAGCAATGGAGCAAATCAACAAAGGCAAGTTGCGCGTTGTATCATGCCGTGAAGCTGAGCTGCGCGGCGAGGCAATGCGCGTCACTATTCCGCCAAAAGGCGAAAAGAACTGAGGAGTTGATGCTCGGAAAACCTAGGAGATTCAAGAGAGCACGGAAAGTTTTTCGTGCCATTTTCCCAGCATTTGCTGGCTCGCTTATTGTATGGTTGGCATGGTTTATATTTTCAATTCTTCTTGTGCGCATGTTAGCCTGCTGAAAGGTGGAGAGAAATGTCCAGATACGACAATGCCGTTAAGAAAATCGGCGACGGGATATACAGAATAACCATCGAGAACGACCAGCTTGAGGTCACTGGTACAGGAACACTGATTGGAGTTCTACCAGATATTGCCAGTGTGAAGGAAGTCGTATTGACATTTCCGCAGACTTCGCTCAATTGGCGCCAAAGGCATGGAGGACCAGCCCTTTTGGTGGTTCCCGAGTATGCGATTCCGTGTATCATTGAAAGCATACTATGGTTTGCGGAAAACAACATCAAGGTGTCCGTAGAGATGCCGGAAATTGATGGAATGTTGAGATGTTAGCGTGTCTGATTATTCTAGTCATTATCTCCATTATATCTCTACGGATGTTGATAACGATCAATGATAATCTTGTAACAATGAATCATAATACCAAGATGCACATTCGTTCTATCTTGGATGCCGTCCAAAGATTGGAGGAAAAGAAATGACAAAGAATGCGTGGATCCTTGCGTTTCTGCTTTGTGGTTGTGCCAGCTTGGATAGGGGATGTACAAGCTGTATGGCAACAGAGTTCGGTTCTGACTGGGTGGTTGTTCAGATATCAGCTATGGATGGCAAGCCTCTGAGATGCTGGAAACTCAATAATGCTTCGGTTGTCAGTGAAGAGAATTCCGATGGAATTCGCTGGAAAGATACGGACAATGGTAATATGGTCCATATTGCTGGATCGTACAACTATGTCCAGGTCAGGGATAAACATTGGTCTTCTGCTTTTGTACAGCTGGGTATGACAGAGAAGTTCTGCGATAAGTTAGCAATGGAGGCGTGGGGCGTCGAGAAAAACACCGTAGGATGACAAACATGGAAAACCTCGAGCTAAAATGGTTACATAAGGAGCATGCGTCCCTATCCGAATATAATGGGATGTGCGATTCATTGGCAGAACATGTAAGTCGATGGCTATCCAAGACTGGAAAAAAACATACCACACTTCATATCGAACCTGTTTCCGGCAGCTCCATAATGCTTGCCAAATATGGAACTGAGACATTTGAATGGTTCTATCATGTCGTGATCGTATCTAATAGACTGGTTCATGATGCGTGGTTCGGAGACCCAGTTCCGCTAAGCAAATATCTTTCCAGCACATTTGGTACACAGTTCCTTAGGCTAGCGCATTACACAGATCGAGGACTTTTCTTGACGGAAACAAGAAGAAACGGACACCTTATCTGGTCGAAAAGAGAGGGGTAATCATGCTTGGAACAATTGTTTTCCTGACCGTGGCATGCTTCTTCATGTTCTTCCTAGGAATCTACAGAGAGTCGACGTTCGTGTACCGCTCTGATGATTCCACATATCGCGGATGGGCTGTTTTTGGTGTAATAAAGACGCTTGTCGCAGCTTTTACAATCGTCATGTTCCTGATTTTCATGGCTGGACATGTAAGTTGTAACAAGAACACAGGCAATCTTACTGTCTTACCGCACTGCGACGTGGAAAAGCTCCCAGAAAAGGTGAAGTGATGGGCATCAGGGTCGTAAAATGTATCGGTTATGGTTTAACCGATCTAGCCTTCGAGAAAAAAGAGTATCATCAAACAATGGTGGACCCGCGCATCAATTGGAAAAAGCTCCAAAAGAGGCAGGAGAAGATGTATGAGATGGGCGCAAAGTCTTTCCTGACGTGGGTTAAAAGGAACTGGAGTGCTATCCTACAGCTGGAGGCTCACGAGCACAAGATCTCACTGGAAAAGGTCAAAGAGTTCCCACAATTCTGTCCATATCTACTAAAGGAATTCTTCGGTCGCCATAAACATTGGGATCTTAGCAACTGTCTTGTCCACGATTCGGAATTCGGTCTTCCCAATGTGATGGTACTTATTCCTCCCCTACACGCCTATTTTGGCGAATGTGGATGGAAAAGATATGATGATACCATAGATTGGGTAGAAGAGACATGGTCATATGGTCAGTCATATAGAGTTGTCGAACCAAATAGTTGTGGCATATGGCCATATGATCAGAACATGGTAAGATTCAAAGATCCAAAGCCTGGTCTGTGGTCAGATGACAACGTGAAACAAAGGCTAATCAACTGTAAAGTTGATACTGATGGTGCGCCAATCAAGATTGGCTCCGCAGATTACAACATGTTGGTTGGAAGGTGGAGCCCAAATATGCCACCAACAGTGGAAGGGGACCTACTTGAGCATCTCGTTAACGACTGGCGTCCCCAATTGCCGACCGAACTTCTTGCGGTAATGTGGTGGATGCGTGATTGTTTTCCAGACTTTGGCGTTATTCGTGATGCGCTCAGACCAGTTCTCTATGTGTATTGGGGGTGACATATGGGGAAGAAATGGCCATCGGTATTCTTGCGTGACAAAGTCGTGGAAGACCTAACTCTTTTGTCTCTTGATGGTAAATCTCTCCAAAATCTAAAGACTCATGTTGAACTGAATACAGCATTTGTCTATATGGTTTTGAGAGATAACGGTGACGATCTGGAGTTTCAGATGCTGTCTCAAATTCCATCAGGAACATGGTTGGCTGTCGAAATGTATGATGAATACATGTTGTGGGAGATAGCCTTCGGCAAATGGAATTGGCGTTCGGAAATGCCCGTTGCCGATTGGGCACTACAACATGGGATCTGTCCAGGTCAATGGTTTGTTGTAAAGCTTATCCCACGCTATGAGGGTGGTTATAATGCGTGGGGTGAGAACGACTTCGACTTCAATTGTAAAACTTCCATTATTGGTCGAGAGAACCTTTCGCCAAAAGAGCATGCTCGACGGTGGATGAAGTTTCTAACCGCCATACATGCCGCAGACGGGTTACCTAGACTAACAAAATCGACAATTAAGGGAACAGCAGCAGCCTTGTCCTTGTCATGGGTGAAAGGTGATGCATGAAGATCTTTACGCAAGAATGTAAATGCTGTGTTTGTGGAGGACCGGCATTGGCGCCAGCTTATGATACATCGTGGTATGTGTCTCACATCGACCCTAGAGTGTGCGCGATGTATCTAGAAGAGCGTAGAAGAAAGCTAGAAGAACGCGAAAAGGTCTTGTTGGCGAAGGAAGGTTCTTCTTTGAATAAGGGGGAGGGGTAATATGAACATTGGAAGTAAATGTTACTTTGCCAAAAAAATTGCGCCCATCAAGACTGTTCCAGAGACAACATCTCAAATAAGGTTTGAAGAAGTTGGCGATAGAGTAACCATTCTATATGACGAGTGGGAAACAAATCCCATAGGCACGATCATAATCGGAGCTGATGGAATCGTCATCAAGCTAGAGAAGGGAATTGAGGATCTTCCCGTAACCATTGTAAGGAAGACTGTGGTTACGGGGTAACCCAAAAAACCTGAAGCAAAGGAGGACGGAAATGTCAACCAAGAAGGAAGACAAGCGCAGGCGAGCAATCGAGAGACAGGATGAACGCGCAAAACGGACGCCGCAAGAGCAGTTGAAGCGACTTGACGATATGTTTGGGGAAGGTAAAGGAGCCGCCAAGGAACGAGCCAGGCTCGCTGTCTACATGTTGGCGCCAAAAGTTTCCCCCGCACCAGAGGTTTTGACCAAAATGCGTGAGGCTGGCGAGCAAGTGCCGAAGCCCGCACATGGAATGGGGGCGATGCCGCCTGCCGATCTAACCGCAAAAGTCGAACGGTTTTCCAAGAATCATGTGGATGGGAAGATTGTCCAGTTTGCTGGGCTTGGAGCAGGAATCAAAGGGCAGGCGATTCTCGCCTATGTGCCAAATCCCAAAAAAGCCAGCTTGCCAGAGGAATTCGAGGGCATGGAGGTTTTGGTGATCAAGGGATCGCGCCCAAAGCCTGTTGGAGAATAGTAGCTTCTGGTGTATCGTAGCAACCTAGGAAGTGAGGCCCTCATGAGGATTGAGTTATCAATTAAAACTACATATCTGCCAGATTGGCGCGCACAGGATGGAATTCGGGAATTCATCCAGAATGCCAAGGATGCTGAAACCGAGTTCAACACTCCTATGAAGGTATGGCATAATAATCACGTGCTGAGGATAGAGAATAAGGGCGCTATTCTTCCTCACGAAATGCTGCTGTTAGGTTATACGACAAAGGCTGATAACCCGAGCTTGGCGGGTCAATGGGGAGAGGGGGCCAAAATCTCAGCCTTGGTTCTGACGCGCCTTGGTCATAAGGTTCGCATTTTCTCTGGCAGCGAGATCTGGAAACCAATCCTCGTTAAATCCGTGAACTTTCAAGCAGATGTTCTTGCATTCGACATCTCAAAAGGTAAGGATTGTGGCGGGGTCGTCGTGGAGGTGGAAGGAATCACCTACGATGAATGGCTTGGCATGAAAAAGAATTTCCTTTTCCTTATGGATAAGGTCGAATCGATAGGGATTCCTGGTTATGGAGACATACTTCTTGACCCGTCGATGACTGGTCGAATCTATGTCAAGGGAATTTTTGTTCAGCACTCTCCAAAGCTCATGGCTGGATACAACCTTTTGAACGCTCCAACTGATCGCGATAGGAGGGTAATATCCAGTTATGAGCTTGGTTGGCGGCTTTCAGTCATGTGGACACGTGGAGCTAGCGATCATCCAGAACTTGCTGAAAAACTGTATGAGATGCTATCATCAGGGAAAGAGGACGTAGATAATATCAGTAAGTACGATGTCAATAGCATGACAGATGATCTGAAAGATCGCATACTTAGGATCTTCAAACGGACATTTGGGGATGCCATACCTGTAGCAAACATCATGGAGTCCAGAGACCTAGAACACATGGGAAGGAAAGGCGTTGTTCTTCCATCAAAACTTGCTGTCGTATTACAGCAGATCATGGGTCTTGAAGATGGTCTAGAGACTCTAAGGATACAGCTTAGTGAGGAGATAATTACGCAGCATTCCTGGTGTGATCTGTCTGATACAGAGCGCCAAAATCTCGAAGATGCCATTTCCATTCTGGAAAAAGCGGGCGAAAAGATTCCGATGGCAAACTTGGAGATTGCAACAATTCGTTCGGAGAACGTTCTTGGTCTTTGGGCTAAGGGTAGGATTGTATTGTCCAAAGCAATTCTTACTGATAGGACGAAAACCCTCACCGTCCTAATTCATGAATATGCGCACCATCTAAGCGAAAAAGGAGATGGGGATAAGTCACATGTAAACCACATAGAGAGGGTATGGGCAGCCATCTTTGATTCAATAAGGGGCTGAATATGAACAATGTAACAGCGGCATATCGCCGCAATGGGGCAGTCCTTATAATGGAGAGCGATGATGCCAAAATTATCATGGCACGCAATCTGGGAATAGGGATGTGCCAATCTGGCGACTTGGTCTGTATAGAGGTTCCAGGAGAGGCAGTTGATCATCTTATTCCAGGCGAACCTCCTATGCTGTATCTTGTCGGCGGACTTAGAATCTCACGGGAAGAAGTCGACAGGATTACATCAATCAGGGAAATCGACATCGATAACCTGTTCAAGGAGGACACCGATGCCTGAAGAAAACAAGGAAAACAAAAGCACGGATAGCGGAACGCCGAGATGGGGAGTTGCAGGGCACGATGAGAATGGTGAGGTCCGTTTGGTAGGAAACCATATCTACTATTATGCTCCGATCATCAACAAGCATATTGCAACGCTGGTTGACAATCTGCACTCCCTGTCGAATAAGATTCGCGCACAAGCTATCGAGAATGGTTGTGATGTGTCCCCAATCGTCCTACACATCAACAGTGGAGGGGGAAGCGTCATTGCGGGGATTGCCGCTATGGATGCGGTACGGAGAAGTCCAGTTCCAGTTCACGCGATCGTGGATGGGATCTGTGCTTCGGCTGCCACACTTCCATTTATGGTGGCATCGAAACGAATCATGGGTGCTGGGTCGTACATGCTGATTCACCAGCTTTCCTCCATCTATTTCGGAACGTATGAACAGTTGAAGGATTGCTTGGTTAATAGCAAGGAGCTTATGCGACTCATCAGAAAGGTTTACTTGAAACGCACATCTATTCCGAAAAAGAAACTCGACAGGATCCTGAGGCATGATCTGGTATTCAATGCCAAAAAGTGCCTAAAACTCGGAATGGCAGATGAGGTTGCTTGATGTTCCCCAAAGTCGGAGACCATGTAAAAATAAATCCTGAATGGGTTCGTCGGTATGATAACGGAGACATCAGTTCGACATCTTCTTTTGGACTGATGAAATCCGCCGGACTTGTTGGGGAGGAACTTGTTGTAAAGGATGTAAGTAACGGCGAAGGAGAGGTTGTAGTGAAGGGAGATTTCAGGGTCTTTCTTAATCAGGATGGGACTTATATGGGACGGTCAAATGATGGGATATCTTTCTTTGTCACAACTGACATGGAAAAGTCTGTGGCAACATCCCATTGTCCAATGTGTGGAAGTAATGGATGGGAAGGGTTCAATATGTTCCACTGCCAAAATCCGTCGTGTATAAATTCGAGGTAGAGCGTTTGTCCGATACCTAAAACTAGGAGCGAATGTGGAAAACCAAAAAAGATATGCGGTTGATCTGTGGGGATCGCACCCAGATGAGGGTAATGACGACTGCTGGACAGGTCACGATTGTGATACTATGAAGGAAGCTCTAGCGGCATTCGAAGATATAGAATCGTGGTGTTCGTTCGGTGATTTGAGTTCTACACAATGGATTATTCTATCGGAGCGGACGGGAGAGGTGGAATTAACAATCCTTCGTGAACGTCGCAATCCAAACTACCATAGGCAAGTCCATGGTGATGAATGGCGAATGGAGCAAGCCATACAGGCAGGGATGGCTTTTGGATGCGATGGGTACAACGACATAATGGGGTGGTGAAATGTCTGGAAAAAAGCACAAGAAAAAGGTAAATACCCAAGCGTCAAGTGGACAACAGCCAACAAAAAGTCTGCGCGGCAAAACACAATATGTAGTAATCCTGGATTACAGTTGGCGGGAGAAGTAAGGATGAAAAGGTTCATGTTGTATGTGTTTGCCCAAGACGGAGCTGACGTGGATGGTGCTCTTGTAACCGTTGGAAAAAATTTGGCACAGTTGTGGTTGAAATTCCGTGGTGCTTTTTGGGCAACAAAATCAATCTGTGGTGATAGGCTTTGTAGCCTAACCTTGTGCGATTTTACGCCAGATTTTTTTAGCGGACCGCCAGAAGATTTTGAAGATGAAGTTCTAAATCTATTAGACAGTTTGTGTATAGAGGTACCAGAAGACATTGGTTTTCCAGAAGAGGAGAGGTTTGTTTACAGGATGCCAAAGCCTCGGGTGGCTGTATTTGGTGGTAGTTTTAATCCTCCCCACTTTGCGCACATGGCTGTTGTCTTCTGGCTTCTTGGCGCAAGACTTGCTGATTACGTATGGATCATTCCTTGTTGGAGACATATGTTTGGCAAACGTCTTGCGCCATTTAAACATAGGTTTTCTATGTGCCAAATGGCATTTAGTGTTTTTAACAACTGTTCAGTGCTTGATACTGAGAAAAAGTTAGGCGGTCCTAGTCTCACATTGCGCACAATTCAGACGCTGAAAAAGACCTATCCTGATTTTGACATTAGCTTAGTCATCGGATATGATAATTGGCTAGTACGCGACAAATGGGAAGGGTTCGAACAGCTTGAGAAAGAATGTGGGATAATTGTTGTAGAAGAAAATGCGCCGATCCCTGTGATTAGATCTACAGCAATTAGGAAAAAGATTAAGGCTTGCGAGGACATATCTAATATGGCACCAAAATGTGTAGCGGACACCATAATAAAACATGGTCTTTATGGCTACAAAAGGAGATAAAAGATGCCTATCACTACACCAGAAACCGATAAGCAGTTCAGGATGTATGGATCAAGTCTTGAGGTCAAAGAGGCGGCAAAGGGTTCTGTCGCACTTCTTGGAACAGCGTTGGAGCATGGTGATGCCCTTGATGATAATCTGCGTGCCGAGCTAACAGCTGTTATCGAGACTGTCAAACACCTCTTGGATTCGGCGTCTGATGCGGTTTCAAAGTTGCGCCCTACAAAAATAGAAGATCGTGGCTACTCAATTGCTGACAGGGGTATGGGTGGATTCTCTAAGTGTGGTGGAGGGGGATGTGGTGACGGATGTGGTGGAGGCAGTGGCGGTGGATGTGGAGGTTGTGGTGGCAGCGGTGGCTGTGGAAACCCCTAAAAGGATATAGAAAATGATGCTCCTCATTCTGTTGGCTATTCCGCTCTTGGTAGCAGCGGTTGGATTTTTCCTCTCAAAAGGGAAACTTAACTGGCTGGAAGCATTAGTTCAGGCGGCGGCAGGCATGCTTTTAATGGGCGGCGGATACATGGCAGCCCGATATGTCAAAACTACAGACGTCGAGATATGGAATGGCAGGATAGCCTCAAAGGACTTTGGGGAGCAGGGCTGTTGCCACAGTTATAGTTGTAATTGTATTCCGGTTTGTTCTAGTGACGGGAAAGGGAATACGTCATGTCATGATGTTTGTTCGACATGCTATAGACACAGTCATGATTTGTACTGGTCTGCAAAAACAACTAATGGAGAAGTTGTAGTCAATGATACATGTAATCCCCCTTCTTCTTTTCCACCAGAAGAATGGAAGCGGATCTCCATAGGTGATCCAACAGCTATTGAGCATATGTATATCAACTACATCAAAGGTCTGCCTGGAAAGTTCTTCCGACGACCTTGGTTGGTAGACAAATATCGCTCTAAGCTTCCTGCTTATCCACGTGTACATGGTCATTCTGTAAATCGTTTTCTGATGACGGTACTTGGTGAATCTATTCCCGATGTAACAAATTTGGAGAAAAGGCTTGCGGAACTGAATGCCGATCTTGGTAGAGTCCGCCAGGTAAACATTATCGTTGTTGTAACTGGGGAGAAGTCTTCAGAATATGTCGACGCATTGGCAGAGGCTTGGCTTGGTGGCAAAAAGAACGACCTCATTGTGGTGGTTGGTGTCCCAACCTTCCCCAATATTGAATGGGTCAAGGTAATTAGTTGGACTGATGTGCGTGAAGTTAGAGACGGCATTGAACAACGTGTTGCTAGAATGGGAGACTTTAACGGTGACAGACTTCTGTCAATCGTTAGAGATGAAGCTGGATCGAAGTTTCAACGAAGGCACATGGGGGATTTCCGCTATCTCCTTAAAGAGATAGAACCACCAATGTGGGCATTTCTACTACTAGCTACTCTCGGTCTTCTTGTATCTGGTGGACTACAGGCATGGTTTTGGTCTAGAAATCCATTTGGTAGGAGGTTTCGATGAGGACGCGCACGATAACAGTCAGGGAAGGCGAATGGTTCGAGCCCGTAGACAGGTTGTACGATTTCCGTTCGCATGGTTGGGACTGCGGCGGTTCGGTAAACCCCAGCGTCGTTAAGGAGGGTACCAGGACAATATTGGAACTCGACCGTAAATTTTGTTCCGCAAGATGGGTGTACGTCCCATGCCTAACGGAACGTGAGATCGTTCACGTTGGCATGTGGGATGGATGGCCATTCTGGAAACCAACTCCAGCGATCGGTTACATTGGTCCAATGGGTTCGGTCGAGATAGCTTTCTTCTATAACCTGAAGTCAAGCAATGTCATCCGATCCGAAAAGATATACACAATGTAATTGTTTGTTTTTCCGATCAAAGGAGAAAGAAAACATGTGGTTCCTACTTTTCACTGGCGTGTGGTTCTGGATCTTGACGGTAGCGATTATCCTTCTCATTGTCCTAGAGGTGGCTAAGGAACGGGCTTTTCTAACGGGTTTTACGATCGTCATGTATCTAATGGTGATTCATTTGTTTGGGGACGCGTCTCTGTTCTCTACCATTGGAAAGCATCCAGCTCTGGTGTATGCCGGGGTTCCAGGATTCTTTTTGGCAGGTGCTTTTTGGGCACTGGCTAAATGGTGGTTCTTTGTCAAGCGGAAAGCGTTAGAGTTCCGCCAGAGAAGGATGAAGTACCTCGAAAGGCGTGGTGTTGTTGGGGCAACTCTCGATACGCCCATGCCAAAAGAAATGGTGGAATCATTTGGAACAGTTCCTGTAAAACCCCTTGCGCACAAGAATAAAGGAAAAATAATCACCTGGATGGTATACTGGCCGTTCTCCATGGTCTGGACTCTTCTTGAAGAGCCTTGGAGATTGATTTACGAAGCCTTGTCCAGGATTTTCCAGAAAGTGGCCGACAAGGTATGGGGGGATCTAAGTTAAGGTGCGAAAAATTGTTTTGCAGCGGAAAAATTCCGCGGACGTTTTTTCATCGGCAGCTAATGCCGCAAAAGGAGCTAAATGAAAACCATCATCACCGATGTGGAAGTGCCAGAACAGCTGGAAGGATTGACCGAGAACCAGCTAAGAATCTTGCGTGATAAGATTGTTAGGGCGGGGGTACGTATTGGTGGTGTAGATGAGCGCCTTTCTCGTGTAGTAAAGGCATTCCAGGCGGCAATGAGAAAAAAATAGAAAGAATAAACATGTTTGATCCAAATGTAATCGGTCTCAAAGCTTATATATTGTCTGTCGTAGCTGGGAAGAGTCTAGAGATTGAGGCAACATCTCTTGCAGCATCGCCATTAGATATGGTTGAAGGTATTCTGATAGCAGCGGAGATCTTGACTAGTGCGCAGATAACATTGGGTTTTATGAACGTAGATGAAATCTCCGCAATTAAATCTAGAGTCACCGAATACGTCTCAAAATTGTCCAAAGAACTTGAAGATAGTGGTAAAGCAGCTGCTCTCAGAGCACGCTTTGCCAACGTTCTACAAAACAAGCCAAAGAGTGGCTCCAACTAACAATGGATATGGAGAAATGAAAGACAAGCATCTTGAGAGGATAAAGTCGATCAAGCGGGCTAGCAGGATCGAAATGGGCGGCATTGGTGGAAGGGCTGGAACTCATGTCGACAAAAGTGAACGTCGAATCCAACACATGGGCACAAGAGATTGGATAGAGGAAGCTGAAGAGGACATCGCGATTTCTGAGGAAATCGAGAAGGTCGCCAATGAATCTCACAAAACGGACACGGAAGAAGATGAAGAGGGATAGTCATGCCCATTGAGATCTCAAGGGAGAACGGCAACCTTATTGTAAAGGGCGGGGGCGATATCGCCTCCGTAACCGAAGCCATTCGCGCTTTTGTTACCGTTGAACTTTCCCATCTACCAGCCTGTCTCAAGCCAGACGCAATCTCTCCAAATTGTAAGTTGACTTGGCATCCTGGATACACGAGGTCGGCTTGGCCGGATAAGGATCATCTGGAAATCATTGAAGTATGGCGATCCAATATGCTTGGAAAGAATGTCGTTGTACTATATAGATGCGAAGATTCAGGATGTCCAAGATGTCGAAATCCAGAAATGCCATTGTCGTGTCATCTAAAAATGATCCGCGATGACGGTTTTGACGCCGTAGGCGCAGGTTTGGATGTTGAAGTAAGGCGCGGAAAGAAAAGAGAAACCATTACGATTCTCGTTGACCAGCCTGTGTTTATGTTGGTTGGAGATCCATGATGCGTATATGCGATCTCCAAGAAGACCAGGTTGTTGTGGGTCTACAAATTCGATCGCTGGTCGATCCGATGAGAATCGGAACTATTGTCGATATCGATTATGTCGACGATGCCTCAGCATGGATAAGATGGGAAGGGGAGACAGATGTCTACTCTTCTTTTTATGGTAACAATTGTAAGTGTGAAGTCGTCTGCGACCAGTTCGGAAAGCTCATTGTAGTGGAGGGTAAAGAAATGATCCGTTGGATTATTGGCATATTGGCAATCATGGTCTTGGCAGCTATTGTCGGAGCTGACTGTCTGACCTGTGGTCAAGGCGATCAGATTAGGAGTAACATCAAGCATCTGTTCAATTCAAATGGTAAAAGTGAGCCGATGCGCGGAGTACGACCATGAAACGACCAGAAATACTTCTATGTCTTGATTCCGACGATCCTGATACTGTAGACTGTGACTGGGGGTGTGAATCTTCAGCTGCTCTTGAGGCATGCTTGCCACGATCTATTATGGATTTCGAGGCATTGGTGGATGATAACAGAGTAGATCGCGCTGTAAGGATAGTTGAAAGAACTCATGTGGCAAGAATAGGAGTATACCGCGGATGGATGCTTAAGGCAACGGAATATACTTCGCTATATAGCGCTTTGGAGAAGCGAGGACTTGTACTCATAAACTCTCCAGACCAATATATCCACTGCCATCATCTTCCTGAGAGTTGGCCTCTGATGGCAGAGCGGACTCCAAAAACAATTTGGATGCCTAGGGAACATGACCACGATAACATTATGACGGCATTGTCTGTGTTTAAGGGAGCACCAATCATACTAAAGGATTACGTGAAGTCGCAAAAGCATTATTGGAATGAGGCTTGCTTTATTCCAGATTCTGCGGATAGCGAATCCGTACGCCGTGTTGTGGCAAAGTTCTTGGAACTTCAAGGTGATATCCAAGGAGGACTTGTCTTCAGGGAGTTTTTGGATCTTGAGCCGGTGGGAATCCATCAGGCAAGCGGTATGCCTATGTCATTGGAATTTCGCGTCTTCGTCCTAGATGGGAAACCCTTTTTTACATGTCCTTACTGGGAAGAAGGAGACTATCCACCTGGAATCGAGCTTCCGCTTGGTGAGTTTTCAGAGATCTTTCGCGCAATAAAAAGCCGGTTTTTCGCAGCCGACTTAGCACGAACGCGGACTGGACAATGGGTCATTGTCGAACTTGGCGATGGTCAAGTATCTGGACTTCCAAAGTCAATGGCTAGAGATTTCTACCGCGCCCTAACTGGCGCCTGGAGTCAGTGATGCCTAAAATCTGGACAAGGGACAAATTACTTGCTGCTCTCCTAAAGAAGAAGTTTGATCCTGATGAGCATCAACCATCGGATTGGGTAATAACGGAGAAAGAAGCTGAGGTTAGGAATAAATCCATCAAAGAGGCTGATGAGATCATAGCGCAAGGTGTTGCCGCCCAGCTCGACTATTTGATTTCCAGGGGAGTATCTCTTGATGAGATCGCCAGCGAATTCGTGAATTTTGGCAAGGATCCTGGACCATATGATGACGGACTCAGTCGATGTGGAAGTTGTCAATGGGAGGGTGAAACCGCTGATTGCGATCCGATCAAAAATCTGTATGAGCGCGTATCTCCAGGAGAACCTATGCCCTCTGGTCAGTGTCCAGAATGTAGTGGTTTGTGTTACATATATGAGGGAGAATAATGGAGACAGAACTTCCCGTCAGCGCTCCTCGTATCGATGACCTTACATACAACTACTTCAAAAATGGACAACAGCTCCGTAGGGAACTTAATCGCAAAGTTCTATCGAACACGGGAGTCTGGGCAGATGTGGCATTCCTACATCAGGATCGCGATCTCATCACAGACGGATGGAAACCGCCAAGGGTGACCATTGCCAGGTTCAAAAAGATCAATGGCATCTGGAAAAAGCAAAGCGGATTAAATATCAACAACGCATCGCGGGTTGATAGCATCGTGAGCTTTCTTATGGAGTCTCGCAATAGGATTGGAGTGGAAGATGAAGAAGGTTAAGATTCGACTAGTGTTCAAGTCTGGTCATGTTCAAGATGTGTGGGTCGAGACGCTGAAGGTAAAAACCAATGGTGGTCGCCTTTCGGAAATAACCTGGACTAATATGCGTCCACGCCCATTGTACATTTCATGCGATGATCTTTCTGCCGTACTGGTTCTGAAATAATTTGAGCGATCCCCAAAGGAGCCTGGAATGTTAGCTATAGCTAAAATTGTAATGATGCCTATGTGGATAGCTAAGGTCATAGTAGAAGTCACCTGGGCACATTTAGAGTTTGCTATTGACAATAGGTATATGGGAATGCTGTGTAAATTTCCATATGATGTAGTAGATATGGGACAACAAGTAGTGGAACGTTTATGGAGTCACTACTGATGAAGATCTGTATCAGATGTATGTCGAAGATTCCATCGCTTGCTAGTCGTTGTCCAAACTGCCTTGACCAGAACCAAAACACCTGGGGAAGGATTATCCTGCTTATTCTTTTAGCAGCTTCGGCTTTTTGGCTCCTTGACCGTTGTGCCGATGGTAGGTGGCCATTCGAAAAAGGGAAGGGAAACTATGGGGTTCGTTCCAAAGGATGGTGATCAAGTTATTGTAAATCCGGAGGCTATGAAGCTGCCTCCAGATTTTCATCCTTACTTCATTACATGGAATGGAAGGATATTTGTTGTTAGGGTACATGATCACTTCCAGTATCCAGGGAATCTTATGGTAGAATTAAGTAGTTTACATTCTGTAGCAATTGACCGTAATTCTGGGGCATATTGGTATGCCGCAGAACATATGGAAAATGCTCCTTCTTTATTTTTTCCCGCATCAACCACAGCATCTTTGTTTGACAAAGACGATCTTAAGCGCAGGAATACCGAGCCAGGAAGGACCGAGTGCGTACAGTGTGGTACTCCACTACATAATGTTGGCTGGTATTCGATGCAGTATTGTCCGAAATGTGAGCCCTAGGGGGAGGTGATTCTATGGTGATTGGTCTGACAAGCGGATGTTTTGATCTCATCCATTTCGGACACGTCCATTATCTCCAGCGATGTCGTAAGCTCTGCGAGCGTCTAATTGTCGCTATTGATTCGGATGAAATGATCAGAACGGCAAAAGGGCACGATCGACCCGTCATTCCTGAAGGGGAAAGATTGGACCTTGTGAACAGTTTAGAATGCGTAGGGGCAGCTTTCATAATGCGCAACCTTGTCGATTTGACACGCGCTGCGAGAGATTTTAAGGTGACAAAACTGTTCAAGCATCAGGGTTATAGGCTAGTTGGAAATGCGGATAGGATCTTTGGATTGGAGTCTGGGGCAAAGCTTGTTATTGTGCCAGATGTCGAGGGGTTGACGAGCACAACAGCCATCATTAGAAAAGTTAGGGAGACAAAGTCATGAAATATCTTAACAAATCTTTCTCGAGCCAGCCTACGAACAATGACTATCGCAAGAGTTTTCCGAACAGTTTTCCGGGCGACGAGCCTATGGGATCTAGTTTGGCTAAGTGTCCAACATGTGGCACATACTATGCCAGACGCGACGCAAATATCTGTCCCAGATGTGGTGTGATGTGGGTGGAAACAAGGAAGAACGAAACCTCAAATGGGACAAAAATTCTCCCAACAGATTATGTCGCTCTTGGCGGAGAACCGTCCGTTGTAGTAGTTGGCAGTACTGCGACAGATGCTTATAACCGCGCTGTTGCCTCGGGGATAATGAACCCAGTTGTGGTTCGAGGCAGCGATTATATGGAGAAAAACAATGACAAAAATCGCATGGGCAAGTGATATCCATCTAGATCATGCCGAACCCGAAGATCTTGAGCGCTTTTTTTCAGAGGTGCGCGAATCGGGAGCTGACATGTTGGTTCTGTGTGGAGATATCTCTGGTGGGCGCACTCTACTAAAGTGGCTTGAAAGGTTGGAGGTCGAGATCCCCTTTCCAGTAAGCTTTGTGCTTGGCAACCATGACTACTATAGTAGTTCTTTTGTCAAGACAACAGAAGACGTCAGGAATGCTGTAGATGGAAATGACAAGATGATATGGCTTTCTGATAAGATAATCCAATGTTTGTCTGGTGGAACTACCGCTCTTATGGGTCATGAGGGATGGTATGATGCCAAAGCTGGGTTGCGCGGCAGAGTAATCATGAACGACTTCAGGTACATAGAGGAGATGAAGATTCCATATTTCACCTCACCAGTAATGCTCCATGAAAAGATCGCAGAAATTGCGGAAAAAGCTGTACAGTATATTGACGACACTTTGCCTGAAGCTCTTATCCATGGTAACCGAGTTGTTCTTGTCACACATGTTCCTCCATTTAGACGAGCATCTAAACACGAGGGTAGAGAATCAAGCGAATACTACCTCCCGTATTTCTGCTCAGTGTCAGCTGGTGAAGTCATGGTTAAGCACATGAAAGCTCATCCTGACAAGGAACTCATTGTTTTGTGTGGACACACTCATGACAAATGTGATGTACAGATACTGCCGAATCTAAAGGTTTTTGTAGCTGGAGCTGAATATGGTTATCCGCATTTGGAGGGGGTGTTGGAGGTTTGATGCCAAGAAAAATAGACCGGGAGAAAATGGATCTCTCGTATGAGTTAGAGAGATTAGCGCGTGGGCGCCTAGAGCATTTTATCTTCGAACTAGGAGGACACAATCTACGAGGTAGCGTTTCTGACTACTACCGTAAAGATAAAGTTGCCGATTTATGGATGGCTGATCGTAATAACTCTGTAGAGGACATCCGTCTAGTGACTGAGGCGACAAGAAACGCAGAGCGCGCAGAGAAACCTCTTCGCTTTGGCAAAACTTGTTTAGATATATGCTACATATGTGGCAGAAAAATCGGCATTACCTTTGATGGCAAGGTTTTCGGATCCGAAACTGTATGTCCTTATCCTGATGGATTGCCAGAATATTCTATGCGGTTTGCTGTTCCGTCTGGAAAGATTGTTGCTGGTAATGACTTTCGTGATGAATATGAGCCAGAAGCTCCAGATAGTATTTCTGATGGTTTTTCATTCGGAAAGAAACTTGAATCATTCAAATTCAACGTGAATACAGAATGGGGGCAGCGCCAAGTATTCATGTTTTACGCAAAACGTGGAATGGCACATGGTTTTGTGGGCAATACATGTCCAGGTGTATTCAGGCTTGCTGATGGCAGGTTGACGATTTCGCAATGTCGTTACGACAAAAAGACCTATGAAAATAAAGATCCTCCTGGAGAGCGTGTTGGCGGAATTGGAACTGATCTTTGGTGGTATTCACTTGCCGATCACGATGATCTGGCAAGGCGACGCAATGGAGAAGCGGTCACAAGGTTTGATTGTGTAATTAATGTCGAACCTGGTATCTATCGTGTAACACATAGATACCATAAAGTTGACAACCGTTCAAATATCACTGACCATTATGCCATAATAAAGAAAGTTAGGTAGACAAGCACCATTCGACTAAACTTCGAGGAAAACTATGAAAAAGATGAGTGGGCGTAAAGATTATCTGTGTAAAATATCAAAGACCCCAGACGAATGGGTAAGGATGACAGACGTAAGAGCATATGCAGTACGCCAAGCCCAGTCGTGTAGATATTTGCGCCAACTTTTTTCTGAGATCAAGATGGAGGCTTTACATCTATATAATCTTGATCCAATCTTTGTACCGCTACTAAATGTACATAATAGACAGTACAATGACCTTGCTTCTGTAGTAGATGTGCCAGAAACAAACAGGAGATCGTTCTATTTCGACTCTATGTATAATTCGGCTGGGATAAGTCTTGTCCTTGTTGGCAATATGAAAAAGGAAGATCTTCTAAAGATCCTGTGTGTACAGGCTGTATCCTATGCGCGTGGAAAAGATAGGTACAGACTTCTAATGAATCATAGAACCGCTGAAAATGCGGACCTACTGCCGGTGTGGACAAAGTTTTTCAGCGACGCTGGATCCAACGAAAGACTTGTGTTGTCATTTGTACATGAACGTTGGTCCGAAAATGAGATTTTTGATTGCCTTGAAATGGTATGCGAATCTGAGGGCAAGGTCATGAATTCAATTTTGGCGCAGAGAGGGATCTAGGATGAGTAAAGCAAGCATTACAGATTGGCTCACCAAGGAGCTGGAGCTTTGGGACGGTCTTGATGAATTGCCCAGCATACAATACATCAGGCTATTTAAACGTCTGCGTCGCTGTAATCCTGGTACAAAGTTGTACAATAATATATTGGACAAGATGACAAAACTTGACAATATAGCGTGCGAAATAAGATCGAGAATTGTGACAAAGCTGATAACTATACTGGAACGGAGCGATCGAAACTCCTAGAGTTGATGCGTATAAAATTGGAGTATAGATTCAAATGAGCGAGATCTACGTTAGTACAGACATAGAGTCAGATGGGCCGATCCCAGGACCCAATTCTATGCTAAGTATTGGGTCAGCTGCCTTCTCTGAAGATGGAAAACTAGTATCGACATTTTCCGCCAACCTAGAGACACTTGAAGGAGCGGTAGGCGATCCTGATACTATGAAGTGGTGGGCTACTCAAGGTAAAGCTTGGGAAGCTTGTCGTGAGAATATTTTGCCACCATCACTCGCAATGGAACTTTATTCTAAATGGATTAGAGGTTTATCTGGTAGGGTTGTGTGTGTTTGTTATCCAGTTGGATATGATTTCATGTTTCTTTATTGGTACTTAATTAAGTTTACAGGACAAAGTCCGTTTTCGTTTTCGGCAATTGATGTGAAGACATATGCCATGGCTATGTTGAAAATCCCTTATCGGGATTCTACCAAACGACGTATGCCGAAACGATGGTTTGGTCAGTCGCGCCACACACATATAGCTCTCGATGATGCTATCGAACAAGGCGAATTATTCTGTGCGATGCTTAGAGAGAACTTGGCAAAATAGAAATAGAGTATATCACTTGTTTTTGTATAGACGAGATTCTGGCGGTAGTTCAGGATTTGGCAAACTGCTAACATCATGGGGATACCAGCCCTGTTGCTGTGCCACAAGCAGACACACTTGTTTGAAACAGTTGATACTGAAAGCATTTCGCATTGCGTTCACAATTTTGTGAACCCATTGTACATTGTCAGGAATATAGCCTTTAGTAGGATCAATCCTGTCTAGAGATGCTGTAATCTTACGTCTAGAACCGCAAGTGACAAGTTGGACTCCAGTAAAGGCACACCGACCTTTCTGCTTTTCAAATAGATTACATAAATATTGGAGATCAATAGTAAATTCCAAGTTGTGCTTTTTTGCATTTTGTTTAGAAAGACCTATCAAAGTGCCACTGATTTTTCCAGATCCAGTAAAGAAGTTACTGTTTGCTCCAGAGGTCAGCCCATAATTGTGGTCGCATCCGCACGAATGTACATTTCTATGTAGTAGACTAGATAGATATGACATTGTCGTTTTGCCGCAATCGCATTGACATTTTGCTATTCGATGAATATGTCCATTACAATCTTGCCTTGAGGAAAGTTCTAGGACAACCAATTTTCCAAATTTGCGACCAATCAGATCATCGTATTTGTGTAGGCGGCAGCAACCACACGAAGGGATTTTCTTTCCAGAAGATAGACTGTATTTCCTAATGGTTATGATGTTGCCGCAGTCGCATTGACACTTGACCATTCGAGCTTTTCCTTTACCTCCTGGAATCTCCTCGATAATAATTAATGATCCGTATCTATGTCCAACTAGGTTCATTAGTTCACACTCCGTAAACCACAGATTGTATCAATGATGCTATGTACAAATATCTGATTATTGATATAGTGTCAAGGGTTTTTAGAATTTTTTCTGGTGACTGGTGACAGTTTATAGAGAAACATGGAGAATGAAGCTATGAAATGGCAAGAGTCGATTTTTACACGGCTTTCTGATGCTTTCGCCGTACATGGTTGTAAACTATATCTAGTAGGAGGCTGTGTTCGTGACCAGGTTATGGGGCTAGAACCCAAGGATTTTGATTTTACAACGAACGCAAGACCACAGGAAACAACTGAAATACTCAATAGTGTAAGTGATTTGGTCACTGTAGTTTGGCCTCTTGGGGAGAAGTTTGGAACTATTGCAGCCAAGTTAGTTGACGGGCAGCAGGTAGAAATCACTACGTTCCGCAGAGATCTTACTGATGGCAGACATCCTGATGTGGTATTCACAGATGATCTTGTCACTGATCTGCAGAGGCGCGACTTTAGATTCAATTCAATGGCATTGTCGGCAGATGGACAGCTAATCGATCCATTCGACGGTCAAGGAGATCTAAAAGCAAAGCGTATTGCTTGTACTGGTAATCCACATGCCAGGTTGTCGGAAGACCCTCTTCGTATGCTAAGGGCTGTCAGATTTGCGTCCAAATTTGGATTTGAACTTGACAGGGACACGGGTGATACAATAGTGGAGCTTAGGAATAACATCCTATCTGTTAGCCGAGAAAGATGGCTGGATGAGATGGATAAGCTACTAGTTGGCAATCATGTTCAGAATGGAATAGAACTACTTGCGAAAACTGGTCTTATGTGGTTGATGATCCCAGAGATGCTTGCTGTATGGCAGGTAAGCCAGCTGCGCACTAAAGCACATAAGGATCTTTGGTATCATACAAAAGTGGTTGTGGATAGGATTCCACCGCGACCTAATGCCAGATGGGCTGCACTCCTACACGATATCGCGAAGCCACAAACAGAGGGAGTGCGAGACGGCAAACTCCATTTCCTTGGACATGATTCGATTGGTTCCGAGGTCGCCAATGAAATTGCCCGAAGATTTAAGATGTCTAATGAACGTCGGCGTTCAATACGAGGTCTGGTATTCCTACACCAGCGTGTGTCAGCTGCAATGGAGGATAACAGGACAGTGAGTATGCGTGTTCTACGTCGCCTTGCTCGCGAATGCGAGGAGCGTGATTGCCGTATCGAAGATCTAATTGACCTATTCGGCGCCGACTGTTCATCCGCAAAGGAGACTAGGCGCGGTCTTGTAGCAGCACAACATACTGCGCTTGTTGAGGCTCTTGGTCAAATGCGTGAAGAAGACCTAAGACCCAAACTGCCAGCAGGAATTGGAAACGCAATCATCGTTCGGTTTGGTCTCAAGCCAGGACCAGAGGTTGGCGAATTGCGCCAAAAGCTGGATAAAATGCTAGTTGAGGGTGAGATTAACCATGATGACAACATCGATTCGATGCTTGACAAATTGGAGGGGAAATGAAGAGATTCGTGCGAAGGCAAGAGGATGTCCCATATGTCAAGCCGCCCAAACCATCAGAGGTTGTTAAGGCTATCGAAGATGCCTGGAAGGATATTAAAGGCGTCGATATCAGGATGAAGGATGGTATTCTAGTACAATGTGGTAACAGATATGTGACATATAAGGACAAGCCGAGTCTGAGGTTCGCAGATGGAAAATGTTTCTGGACTGTCTTCGCATATAGTTGCGATAGTATTCCGGTGACAGTGGAAAATCCAATTGTAATTGGACCAAAGATTTCTTATCCACTAGCAAAATGCTATATTTTAGATATGGGAGAATTCCTTGGGCATGTGGATGACATCAAGGAACTCGAGGCTGCGGCAGAGGAGTTAAAGAGGGCTTATACAAAAGTCCAAGAGTTGCTTAAAAGTGAAGCATGCGAGGCACCAAGCAATGTGGACAATGTCTGATTTGTTGAAAAAAATAAGGAATGAAATTAAAGAAGTATCGCCCAAAATAGATGTTGAGTCGGTCCAAGAGGTTGTTGACAACCCACTTCAGCACCATTATGTAACGCGCATAATTGATCATGATGGTGCTTTTGATATTCATACTTTGACCTCATTTGATTATGATGATCCTTGCTGTTCAACAAGAATTGTGAATGATATATCAGGTGGGACAGAAAGATCTTGTCCTCATAGCAAAGATTGGTGGAGAGTACCAATACATATGGTAAAACAAAATTCCAAATGTCCAATCTGCGGATCATCTGGTGAGGACCTGGTCTTCAAGTTCTATTGTGTTAACAAGGCGTGTAGGAACTACCATCTATGAAAGAACTAACTGAAACCGAAAAAACTGCCTTCAAGGCGCTCAGGCGCTTATGGATTGGTTACCGTTACCGTTACGCTTGGCGTATGTCAATAGGTTCCACATGGTATGAACGCAAAATCCAGGAAGCGAAATCGGCTAGTGATTTTTGGAAGACATTCGATCTTGCTTGTAAATTGCCGCTTTCTGGTCAAGTTGTTCATGTCATGGTCGCTACTATTGATACACCTTTTGACCGCCTTGAAGAAGAGTTTCTAGACCAGGATGGCAATAGGGCATACGCATTGGCGGATTGGAGAATGAGATGAAAAGGTTTGTACGAAAGCAGGAAGATGTCCTTCAAATGTGTCCTCCCAAACTATCTGAGATAGCAAAGGCGATTGAGGATGCCTGGAGTAATGATTTTCCGAACGCTCCAATCACAATAAAGAATGGAGACATTCGTGTTAAGTATGATGAGGATAGATGTGCATCATACAAATGCGAACCTAAACTCCATTTCTCGGATGAATCTTGTTACTGGACCGTAGAAGCGTGGGGCGCCCCGGGGGGGAGGCACAGTATTGTGGTCGGCGCAAAAATGCCATCCCCTGTTTCCACTTGTACTATTCCTCATATGGGGAGTTTCCATGGGCGACCTGAGGACATTAAAGAGCTAGAGGCTGCCGCTGAGAATGTGCGTAATGCATATGATAGGGTCCTAGATCTCCTCAATAAGGAAATTGATCAATGATCATTATGCTTGAAAGGATCCGCAGCGACCGTATCAAAGCTATGAGAGCCCTTCGGACGCTAGACTTTTGGGCAGCCGAGGATGATGAGACCTACGGAAAATCTTTTCATCCAGGGGTCAAGGAAGTTTTGGGCATGATTAACGCTCTACCGATCCGCATCGGGATCTGGCCAGATAATTTGCCCAAATTCGAAGAGGATTTTCACGTCAAGATTCTGTCAAATCCACCATCTGATTATAGATGTGAATGTCAGATTTTTCATAGCAGACATCCGTGGGCTGCTGTCCATTTTCCAGGTGGAATACTATCAATCGTAGGTAGTGTTAAGGAATTGGCAGATACAATATATAAATTACTTGGAGATGGTCATCCAGAGAATAGGATAACTATCGAGTTTCTTGGTGGTGGACCTATAACACCACTTCCTGGATGTTGATTTATATCTAATTATAGATCGCGCGTTAATGCAGCGAAAAATTTCCGCGGACGTTTTTTTCGTTCGCGGTAGGAGAAAGCTATGAAATGGAACCCCTGCGGGCGCCCTGGATTTTTCGGACGAAGACGGGATGAGAAAGTCCGCGAACTAAATGAGAAGTTTGGCAAGGAGAATTGGCGCCTTGCTTGGACGGATGGTTTGAGGGAGCTGGAGTTTGTGGACGCATGCCGTGAGTTCTATGAAGAGGCGTACTTCAGGTACCTATCGGTACATCCAGATGACGTTGACTTCATATGTTCCTTCGGAGAATGTATCGATAATGCTCCGACAAATGTGACATGCGGATGCGACTATTCTATCCAGGAAGCTTTTTCGACCCACATCCAGGATATTGCTGTACGAAACGTTCTGAGACGTCTAGGGAGACGGTTCGAGGGAACGGAGGACAACATCCTTGTCATCAGGACTAAAGACGACAACGGATATAGGTTTGGTCCTGGAAATATCCTATTCCATGAACCTTCGGTAATTATCCAGCCATCGATGCGACCATGGTGGGCAAACGAGGGAAGTGTGGAAGATTTTTGGCAGTCAAACAAGGTTCTACAGGTTTTGGAGAAAGACACATGATCCCATGGAAGGGCGACATAGTAAAACCTAATCCTAAAAACGTTCTTTCAGAAAGTGATCCGTACACAAGTTTGAGAGAATCATTGGTTGAGGATGTTATACTATCGGAAAAAGAGTGTATATGTTATGTAAAATTAAATACATATGACTACCAATTCGTAATCCTTTTGTCGGACGGAAGAGCCTATGGTCAACCTGAAGGCAATCCCCCACTATTTGTTCTTGTTCGAGGTCCAAAAACTATAGAAGTTAAACGGGGAGATAAGTTCCCATTGCCCGAAATTGGAAACGAATATGAAACAATTGATCTTAAAATGCCAAAAGGATTACATACAATAGAACAGTGTAAATGTTATAATAACAAAGAAGGTTGGCCGTTTGAATCCTCTTGTGGCGCTCATCTTTCTGGAACAAATAGAATCTGTTTCAAAAACAATGAGGGCTGGATATTCGATGGTACATTGTACAGGAATATTGGACAGGAGGTTGGACAAGTGAACCTCAAAGTCGCAAATACGCGTCCAGATGCAATGATTTGCGCAGCTTGTGGCTGTCCATTAAAAGATCCTGGGATGGGACCAGTGTATAAGCACTGTCCAAAGTGCGAGCCCTGAAAGAAGAACGATGGAACTACTTGATATTATTGGAGATCTCCACGGATGTTGGCAAGAGCTATCTACTTTGATGGATCTCCTCGGTCATAAATGGGATGATTCTGGAGCAGTTCATAAGCCGAGTGATGGACGTAAAATAGTATTTCTTGGAGATATTACTGACCGTGGTCCGTATTCTCTAGCATGCTATGCTTATACTAAGTTGATGGTGGAAAAAGGCTATGCATTCTGGGTGCTTGGGAATCATTGTGATAAATTGCGCCGTTGGGCAATGGGTCGTGACGTACGGCAAAGTCACGGTCTCTCTAAAACTGTTCGAGAATTTGAGCAGTCAGGTATCAACAAAAAGCAGGTTGCCGAATTTCTCAATTCGCTGCCCCAATACCTTATCCTAGATGAAGGTAAACTAATTTGTGTCCATGCCGCTTGGAAAGATGGTTTGGAGACTGAGAAATCGGGCAGCGGTCTTTTGAGGTCATGGTGTCTATACGGACCTACAACTGGGAAAATTTTGCCGAATGGTCTTCCAGACAGGATTGACTGGGCAGTACAGCGGAAACCTTCCAGTAATTCCCCATGGATCGTCTATGGTCATCAACCCATCAAAGAAGTTCGTATTGAACATCGCACAGTTGGCATCGATACATCCTGTGTGTTTGGTGGAAAACTTACAGCTCTACGATGGCCTGAAATGGAAACTGTCGAGGTTAAGGCATTGCTCCAGTATTCAGAACATCCGACTATGAAAAGGAAACAAAATGACGGTGCGTGAACTTATGGAGCATCTTGATACCATTGAGGATAAGGAACAAATCGTTGTTGTTTTCGGGAGAAGGAAACTGTTTGCTTTGGCAGCTAAGCCAACTGGCGCACTGATGACCCCTGGATACAATTGGGATGGACCAGAAGAGTGTCCAGCCATCCTAATTGAACCAGTGGAAGATAAGGTTTGATATGAGATGGATTAACGGTTTACGCGATTTTGTACATAACAATAGTATAAAAACAGTGCGGTATGATGACGAAGATTATTTTGTCATGTATAAAGCTGTTAGAAAAGATTTTGGATCGTGGCATGTTGGATCGTCGTCAAAAGGAGCATATCGTCCGGGAACACTAGTAGAATGTAGCGTGTTTGATACCAGTCGATACAAAGATTGTGGCAAAGGACTTCATGTGTCTACCTTGCGTTTTGCCTCACAATTTGCAGGGAAACGAGCACCTTTGATTGTGGAGATATTGGTTAGACCTAGAGATATTGTGTGCGTTCCTTTTGCTGGAGGAAAAGTAAGGTGTCGCAGGTTGATTGTTAGCAGACTGATTGGTAGAAAAGCAATTAGCTGGAATGGTGGTACGTCTTTTTACAAATGGAGTGGTAAGTCATGGCTTCGTAAAGAGATTACCGACTCTTCCCAACTTCTGGATAATGTATGGACAACACAAACACAAGACTGAAAAAATTCATTGAAAAGTATCATATCGAAACGCGCATTGTCAACGGGAATGAATGTCTCGTTATGTATAAGGCGGTTAGATGGGATTTTGGAAGCTGGTATTACCGTGATAGACCCGAATATGATATGGGGGCATATAAGCCGGGAACTGTTGTAAAATGTAACAAGTATGATAGGTCAACACACATGGATTGCGGTGAGGGTCTACATGTTGGGTCGTTGCGTTTTGCCAACAGTTTTAGGCGTGCTTTTTGCGACCCAGTTAATCGCATGCGCATTGTTGAGGTACTTGTTTATCCAAGGGATGTCGTATGCGTACCAAGTGCCTCGCTGATTATGAGGAACGAGGGTAAAGTTAGATGTAAGAAGCTGATTGTGCTACGCACAATACCGAGGAAACGATGAACATACGCTGGGCTGTTCAGGATAAACTAAAGGTCGATGGTGCCCATGAGGCAATCCGCAGCGCATGTGAATCCTTAGGAATTTCATGTATTCTTTTTCAGAGGATTCCTTTTTCCAAAGAACTTCCAGACATTCCGACGGATATGCCAACGGTTTTCTATGGATCTGTGCGTATGGTTGACCTGGTTTTGAAGTCTGGCAAATGGTCACCTTGTGCTTTCTTTGATCCCGAAATGTTCATGACTACGACGTGGGGAACAGCCTACGGAGAAAACTGGATCAATCACGGCTCGAAAGTTACAACTTTGTCGGAGTTTGTATGGGAACCCCATGACCCAGATAGGATGTTTTTTGTCCGTCCAGTTAAAGATGCCAAGGAGTTTACCGGAGGAGTGTGGTCTTTCGGTCAACTTCAACGGTGGAATGCTGGACTCATACAGACAGATCTTGGAGATGAGCAACTATCTACGACAAAGATAATCGTGGGAGAGCCTTGGGGTATATCCAAGGAATGGCGATTGTTTATGGTGGATGGACATGTATCCACTGCTAGTCAGTACAAAGTTAGAGGCGTATTGGCTGAGGACGCAAACGTTCCGCGCGAGGTCCTGGACTTTGGTGAACGTATGGCTAAGGTCTTTAGTCCACACAGAATTTTCGTGCTTGATATCTGTGAGTCGGCAGGGAATCTTTATGTTTTGGAACTTGGGTGCGTAAATAGCGCAGGTCCATATGCGTCAGACATCAAAAAGCTGGTGTCAGACATATCGAATATCGTGGCAAAGGAAAGCACATGAATACTGGAATAAGGGAGTTGAATGCTGTAGAGCGGTCAATGATCTATGGATCCATCCAGTCTGCTTTCGCAGCTGTAAAAAATCTGCCGATTCGCGAAGCGTGTTCACCAGAGTCGCTTGATGGTGAGGTGTATACACGGATCAGAGCAGACCTTGGAACGCTACCTGCGGATAGTCCATTGAGGACTTTATTCCAAGGCAGGAGAAGAAATCTACGTCTTCGACTCGACCACCTCAGGCAAGGGGACAAGGAGATGATCGCAACTATGTATATGGAGCTCAGAAAACAGCACCTTGAAATGGAGAAGGATGAGGGCACCCGCCTGCGCGAGCTGGAGACACTTCTAGCAGGCATGGCTGCTAGCACAGAACAGATGAGAAAGGTTGCCGTCGAATCCGAGGCGGTGCGTGACAGAATTGACGAACTCGAGGAGATGCTCGAGGGGAGATAGAAAGGAGAATGCATGTCAAATAATACCGAAAAGCTTTTGCAGATCACGGGTTTTGACCCCGCAAAGAAGCCCTCGATCACAAACAACATCCTCAAGAAGGCAATGGCGGAGTTGGAGGCGGCACGCGAGAACGAGGCTTTGGACAGGGCTCGCGATATTCTCAAGAAGGCAGTAGAGTTGCGCCAGCAAGCTTTCAAAGCTGAGCAGGACTTCAACAGGAATAAGAAGAAGTTCGAGGACGAGCTGGGTAAGCTAATCAGCCAGCTTCATGCCGCTTTGGAGCCTGGGCAGGAAGTTGCTCCTGAAACAGAAGAGACAAAATCCGAATAACAGGGACGGAGGTGTTTGCGCACCTCCGTTTCACCAAGGTGATAAATGTATAAAGGTTTTGAATACAGGAAAAGACTTTTCCTTTCATTGTGCGATAAAGTTGGCGCTCCATGCCCAATTACAATCAGACCATCTCTACTTGGAGAGCCTTGCGATACAACAGATATTGGTATGATGGAGGTTCGTTTTAATCTTACCGCTGCTGCTAATTGTGATCCAGAATGGCATGTTGCTCATGTTTTTGGACATTGGCTTGCTGATCTCCACATGGATGAATCTAAGTCAGATATGGTTGCCGATATCATAGGCAGTATTACCTTAGGATATATGGAATATAAAGCATCATTTTTTGAATCATTGCGGCAGCTTGCTACGACATGGTTTGAATAGGAGGCGATATGAAATGGACATTGTCAATTGTAGCAGTTTTATTTATAACCATGCTTTTTGGGTGTTATCCCCATAAATCCTCTAAAAGTGAGAGTTGTGCTATCACAGTGATTTGTACTGAACTGTGTACCAAATATGGAGGAAGCAGCTCATTCTCATACACAACAGAGACAAATATGTTTGGTAATATTGTGTTAAGCTATAGTTGTATATGCTATCCCAAAAGCGGTTTTGGTGAACCTGTCGAGATCAAAATTCCAAAGGACAAAGTTGACAGAGTGGCTCAAACCGTTGCGTTCGTAGGTTCATGTAATGCTCCAGTGGAGTCAAAATGAGCTTCGTAACGGGAGATCAAATAGTGGCCCATCTGGTCGGTGATTTCTTTCTTCAGTCCGACTTCATGGCTGTCAATAAGAAGGAAAGAATTCTGCCTTGTCTCGCTCATGTTCTTTCCTATGCTGTGCCATTTATTTTTCTGGCACCTTCTTTGCTTGCTATGCTGGTGATCATTGGATCACATTTTGTGATAGACCATTGGGACTTGCCACAACGAGCCATATGGGCGAAGAATTGGCTTCTGTCTCCCCCAAGTGAACGGAAGACATGGGAGTCGTGTTCGTTCACTGGAATGTCACCAGATAGACAAGTGTGGCTTACCATGTGGATAATGATAATTGTGGATAATACTTTTCATATTATCATAAATGCTTTAGCCTTGAAGTGGCTATGAGAAAAAAATAATGAAATACCTCACTCTTAATGCGCTTGTCAATATACAAGCTTGCCATTTCTCCAGAGACAGATTCAAAAAGTTGTTCGGGAATAAAGCTAGGATTACATTGTCAAATGTTCGGCGTTTTGCTGGATCTAATATGACGTTTTATAATTTCGGATTTTGTTCCTGGATGATAAGGTATCTTCTCGGACATGCTGTTGATGCTGAAACCGCCGCTGCGTTTCGGAAACATGCAAACTCGGAGGATTACGGTTCTACAAGTTTCGACAAGCGTAGGGTTAAGGCGCTTTTTCAATTGCTGCTAGTGGCAAAAGAAATCGGCTAGGAGGAATCCGATGGCAAGCAAAGGTGTTGATTTCTATGAGGTATTGGAAGTATCCCCGCGCGCTAGGCGAGAGGTCATTGACGCTGCGCATAAGGCTCTCATGCTAGTGTATCACCCTGATAAAATTGGTGATGACCGTGTAGCCAAATCTCTTGGCGAAGCCCACCAAACACTTGTAGATGATAAGGCTCGCAAGAAATATGATCGCGAACGTGGTAAGGGGGTAGGTAAAGTCCTCGGGAGCTATCGCATCCTTGAGGAAATTGCTGAAGGAGGATTTGGAAAGACCTATCGCGGCGAACATGTCATGCTTGGTACTCCTGTCTGTATCAAGCATGCTTCGCATGTGTCTCCTCAGGATGAGATGATCCTGATCGAGGAAGCGAAAGCTATCTGGGATCTCCGTCATTATGCTATTCCGTCCGTCAGAGAGATAATCAAACTCGATGACGGAAGCCTTGCCTTGGTTATGAGTTTCATTCCTGGACCCACCTTGGATCAGATAGTCGAGAAAAATGGGACACTTGATGCCGAGACTGTTTGCTGGATTACGGAACGTGTCCTGAATGCTTTGCGATATCTCCATTTTCATGGAGTCGTCCATGGTGATGTGAAACCTCAAAATATCATTGTCCAGCCAGAGAAGCATATGGTTGTTTTGGTAGACTATGGTCTTTCCCTTATCCGACCATCTGCAGACTCTATGGCAAAGGGATATACCCCTCACTATGCTCCACCTGAGCAGGTGGCTGGTATGACCCTATTGCCTGAGTCAGACTTCTATTCTCTCGGTATGACAATGATAGCTTCGCTAGGAGGAGATCTTGGTCGCAAGCGGGTTCCAGAAGACCTACCAGATCATGTCTGTAAGTTCATCCGTAGACTGGTAGCTCACGATATTTTGGATAGACCGCGATGGGATAATGAGGATCTGGTCGAGGAGCTTAGAACAGTAAGGAAGAAGGCTTTTGGTCGAACCAGCTCTTTTGGCAAGAAAATAGAGGGGTTGCGATGAAAATTGGTAAGATAGATTATGGATCAAAAGATCCACCTACGGGCTACCGTTGCTCCAAATGCCTTGCTCATGGCGTCAAACTTTGGCGGCAATACCAAACAATTGCCGATTCTATCGATCTGCTTTGCGCCGATTGTGCGTGTAAAGACCAAGGCAAGATTGGAAACGTGGGAGAAGATGGCAGGTATACTGATGCTTTTGGTGAAAGCGACCAAATAGGCTGGCTTGTTCCAGCTGTGCCAAAGGAAGATGGTAATACATATTGGGGATATACATCTGTTCCATCGGCAGGATGTATGTGGTGGTTCCTTCTGCCGTTAAGGGAAAGATCAGGAGGTCCTAGCCACGACATGCTTATTAATAAATTAAGGCGAACCGCTAGAGATTCCGATACAGTTCGTGAATTGGACCGCAGCTACATACGCAAACTACAAGACGAGATTGCCGAACTGGAGCGCACAAATGATGAACGAAAAGGATAGGCTTGTTGGTCTGGTTCGGATGGCATCCGAAGCTTTCGATCATCATCAAATTGTGTCAAAAAAAGTTGACAGATGGTGTCTGGCAGAAGTAAAGAATGGTCATGTTCAAGGAACATACTTTACAGAAGTAGTATCCTTATCGGGTGGTCGCTTGTTCGTTGGCGGGGATATAGATGATTGTGTCTTTGCCTATGCGGATACAGTAGACCCACGGGAAAAAGTAAAATGGATCGCAAGTTCCAGTCTTGACTACGCCTGTAAAAAAGCCTCCATCGGCTTGACTGATAATGGCAAATTGACCAAGGAAGGGCGCAGCAAACTTCCGAGTCCACGTGTTGTATATGCCTGGTGTGCCGTCAGAAGACTTGACCTGTTGCTCAATTCTGAATTTCCAAAAAGGACCAGGATTGAGCCAGGATTTGTTGGAACAAGCGGCAAAGCATGGCATCCATGGATAGGAAGCTGTGAGGTTGATGTGGAGGTGTCAGTTGACAATCGTTTGGTCTATCTGGTAGATCAGAAAAATGCCATGCGGATTCCGCAGGATGTTGAGACAATAGGACCGCTACTTTATGTTCCTAGTGAAGATCAGGCATATGCTTTGGATGTTGCCTTGGCAAATGGTCACGCAAAAATTAAAGGAGAATGAGGAGCACTAAATTGGTAAGCATATATGAGAACCTGAGTCACCAAGAACTTTACTCCGCCATTATTGGTATGGTGCTTGGGGATTTTAATCTCCAAATCCATGGAATCAATGCGCGAATACAGGCTGCTCATACTCCTGCCGTACGTGATTATGTTGCTATAAAGGGTATTATACTTAGTCAGATTCCAGGTATTATATTTTCTGTTAGGGATATAGTTCATAATAATAGGAAACTTGGTAAGTTGTATCCACAGATAAGAATCAGAACAAATACACATTCTTTTCTAACAGAGATTAGAAAAGAGATATATAATCCACATAAGCGAGTAACATTAGAACTATTAGAGAGACTTACACCAATGGGATTGGCGCTATGGTATATGGATGATGGGAATTTGGAACTCCACTATAACAAGGTGCGTTTCAAACCAGATTTTTATAGGGAACGCCGAGAACGTAGTATTGGTGGTAGGAACATTCGATTAAGTACACATTCATTCTCATTAGCAGAGAATGAGATAATTTGTACTTGGCTGCGTTTTCGGTGGGGAATTTTGGCACAGACTAAGCCTTCGAAGGGGTTGTTTTTTATACATATAAATACAACAAATGCCAAAAAGTTTATAGATTTGGTGCGCCCATTTGTCCTGGAAGTTCCATCAATGTACCATAAAATTGATTTCAAATATAGGGATCTTTCATTTGAACATCAAAGGTTCAATATTGAATATTGGATTTCACAAACAAAGGAGATAAACAATGTCAGAGACAAGCGATTATGATCCTGGAGTGTGGAAGGGACATGACTTTGGTGCGGCGCGCAAGAAGTATGACGTTCACGTTGGTCGTAGTTATGGAGATGCCAAGGCTTCTGGAAAGAAGGCGGCAGATATGTCGCCAGACAGAATCAAGACGAAAAGTAAATCGCCGCTCGCAATTCTGTGCGACGTGACGGGTTCTATGGGGAAGTGGCCAGCGGCCATCTTCTCGAAGCTTCCATACCTGGAGATCGAAGGTAAGGAATACCTCGGCGATGACATGGAGATTTCTTTCTGCGCATTTGGGGATGTGTATTCTGACAAGTACCCCCTACAGGTTCGGCAGTTTTCCAAGAGCACCGACCTAAAGATTCAGTTGGAGGCTCTGGTGATCGAGGGTGGTGGTGGTGGTCAGGTCAAGGAGAGCCCTGAAGTCGCGGCACTCTACTATGCCAGAAATGTTGATATGCCGGTGGCTTCCAAGCCTATTTGTATCATCATCACTGATGAGTCTCTCTATGAGACGATCAATCAGGAAGATGCCAAGATTCATGCCAAGGTGGACATCGAGGCGAGGATCAAGACCAAGGACGTGTTCGACGAGCTTAAGCGACGATATGCTGTGTATCTTGTGCGAAAGCCCTACAGTCCGACGGGAACTGATGGCATCAGTTCCACGGACAAGGGTATCGTAAATGAGTGGCTACAGTACGTCGATGAGGAGCACATCGTCACGCTTCCGAATGAGGAGCGCGTGCTGGATATCATCTTCGGTATCCTAGCTAAGGAAACCGACCGAATCGAGTACTTCCGTGATGAGCTGAAAGATAGGCAGCTCAAGGACAAGGGCGGCGACAAGAAGGTCGAAGTCGCCCTGAAGGCTCTGGAGACGATCCACAAGATCGAGGCGGTCGACCCAGACCGCAAGCTCCTGAAGTCGGGGCGCTCCGTTATGAAGAGTTCTGGGGGAAAGAAAACCAAGTCGCTGCTTTAGGAGGAAGCGATGGGAAGTCTCCTTGATAGGTTTTTCGGAAAAAAAGATATGGACAGGAAATGTCTGCCAATACCGGATAAGATGGAGTTGATGGTTACCATGTGGCCATCTTTTCCACACTTTGACAAGTTTGCTCTAGACAAGCGACTTTCTGGTGTTAGGCTAAATACGGCCATGGTGGATGTTGGGGAAATGGCAGGTGAACTACTGAAAGCCAGTCATGTTGGTGGAGTTCCTCTATGGGTGGATGTCAAGGGTAGACAGTTGCGGGTTGTTGAGAGCAGACCATATAAAGACCATCTGGAATTGATCCTTAACCATCCCGTCAAGGTACAGACTCCCACCATCGTTATCTTCAAAGCTGGTGAAGACCAGGCACTGTTGAAGGATGTGGTAGACCATGGTTATCGTTTGGTGTTCGATGGAGGTCCAGACTTCATGGTGAAGGCTGGTGAATCTCTTCACATTAGGCATCCAAGCCTAGAGGTGGGGGGAAACCAGTTCTCCGAAGCTGAGCTGGCAAAGATCGAAGCATCAAAGAGGGCTGGAATCACAAAGTTTTTCTTGTCATATGTACAGAACCAACGTGATGTTGACGAGTTCCGTTCCTTGGTTGGAAAGGATGCGGATGTTATTCTGAAGATCGAGGATAGGCGCGGTCTACAATATGCTTCTGATGAGTACAAGAAAACACCTAGGACATCTCTTATGGCTGCCCGTGGTGACCTGTATGTGGAGATTGACAAGCCTCACAGAATTCCCGAAGCGTTGAGGTTGATTATAGGGAAAGATCCAGAGGCTTCTGTTGGTTCGCGCATTCTATTGTCGGTTGTCCACAGCCCAGTGCCATCATGTGCTGATTTTCTTGAGATGGCGTGGCTTTACGATATCGGCTATCGCAAGTACCTCCTATGTGATGAACTTTGTCTGAAAGAGCCTCTCCTTTCGTCGGCAGTGGATGCGTTCGACCAGTTCCGTCTGGACTATGGGCAATAATAAGAAAAGTCAACTGGCTTTGCTGATAAGTTGACGCAAAGCCAGTTGACTTTTCGAGAAGGAGAACCTATGGCTGACGAGAATAAAGAACCACGACATGTTCCAGGAAGTGAAACCTGGGGCGAAACAGTCAAGGCACGCGGTGGAAAAAGACAAGCAAGGGCATATTGGTTGAGGGATAAGGCTGAAAATAGATTGCTTATCCTACTTGCCAAGGGAGAAGATGGCGATAGACTTGCCAGTGAATTTCCTCATATTCATTGGCGAGACGTTAAACCAGTTTCTGACATGGTAGAGTTTGGAAAACTTCCAGACAGAATCAGGCTGGCAGTGTTACGCGGAGAGCGCAAGGAGCTTGAGAAAGAACTGGATAGGCTAATGGCAACTGGAAACTTTGTAAAGCAGAGAATGTTAGCCCCAGCAATCGCCAAACAGATCGAAGAGCTAGATGACAGTATAGGGTACATAGCAAAAAAGAATGGTGAACCGGAGGAAGAAAAATGAGAATCGTATTGGTTCTCTTGGCACTTGGAACTGGTGATCTTGGTCCTCAGAAAGGTGATAGGCTTTGCTGGGCAACAAGCATTAGTAAGCCTGAATGTGGCACATATGGCTGGCACAAAAGTGAATCAGCTGCCTTAAAGGCTGCTATGGACCTATGTATCAAAACTTGTGGTCATGATTGTGAAAAGGACTATTGCGAAACAGTGGAATAGGAGAGCATACATGTCGTGGGACCAATCGTACTTCGTTGAGTCTAAGCAACAATTCCTAGCTCGCCTGGTAGATATTGATATCGAGAAACTCGTCTCGGATGAAATCGCACGTCGTATGTCTGAACGAGGGATTGAGGTACTCAACGCAGAGGAGAGCGGTAGAATTGACGACATGTTTGGACCTCCCGATCCTCTTATGCGCATTACGCTAAAAGATGGGCGTACATTCGTACATAAGAAGGTTAGGTGTATTATGGGTGATGATTACGGACATGAGGATTGGGAGCTTCGCCCAGAGGGCGAGGAGATAGTCGTTGAGCGGACATATTATGATTCTGATGTACCAGATACCGAACTTGATTTTTGTCCGATTCACGGCATGCTGAATGAAACTCCTTGTCAAGAATGCGAAGGTTTACACCGTCTCAGACAGAAGGGCGACATACCTTAGAGGGTGAGTCATGAAAGAGTACCCATCTATTCAAACTGGTTGTGTACAACGGTTTCGCGCCCACATATTCGATAAACTCGATGGCAGCAATCTGCGGTTCGAATGGACAAAGAAACGCGGCTGGTTCAAATATGGTACCCGCACGCGCCTATTCGACGAGACCGATCCAGTATTTGGTGGCGCTATTGCTATGTTTGATAACGGGCTGGCGGCGCCCATTGCAGATGTTGCCAAGCGGGAACGGTGGGAGAAGGTCGTGGTGTTCGCCGAGTTCCACGGTCAACACAGTTTCGCTGGCATCCACCTGCCGGAGGATCCCAAATCCCTGACGCTATTCGATGTATCACCGCTCCGGAAAGGGATCTTGCCTCCAGCGGAATTTATGAAACTATTCGAGAACTTGGAGATCCCGAAGTTCCTAGGGATTGAGAACTGGAACCGCGAGTATGCGGACAAGGTACGGAACGGCGAAGTTGAGGGCGTAACATTTGAGGGGGTTGTTGCTAAAGGAGTTGTTAACCGCAAACTTATAATGGAGAAAGCAAAAACTCGCGCATGGATCGAGAAAGTCAAAGCGCTTCATTCACCTGAAATAGCGAAGGCGATATTGGAGAGCTAATGATAGAAAATAGAAATCTAAAAAAACTGGGAACTGTCCGCAGATTGATTTGATAGAATTACAAAAGTTGATCCATTTTCATAAGCACTTTGCGCATATGGGCAAACCACTGTTCTTTTGTAAGAGTACTTTTCATCATATTACAGGTGGAACAACATGGGATACAATTTTCCAGGATGTAATCTTTATTACTATCTACTCTATCGATACCAATAGTATCAATAGAGTCATTACAGTATGAGCATGGTTGCTGCCAGAAAGTCATAAACTGTTCAAATGTTAAATGAAACGGTCGATTGTTGGTGTTGTATTTGTAGGCATTAAATCTACCTTTTGGACTTGACTGATATTTTTTGACTGATTTTTGGTATGACTCTGGGTGTTGGTGTCGCTGTATTGTTAGCGTTGTATTCCGACATTTTTTACATTCATATGTCATGCCATCGCAATTTCCTCTACAGACATTGAAGTACTCTCGAGTTGCTGGTTTTTCTTGACCGCAACGCGGACATCTTTTGCGGCGTTCTGGATCCTCCTGTGGTGGGAATCGTCTATTTCTGTTATACTCTAATTTACACTTCTTACACATGGCTTGTAGACCATCGGGGGATTTATTGTGTTTACAAAAACATTCGTTGGAAAGAATTTCCTGACATTTTGAACATTTTTTCATCATACTTCTCCTTCATTGTAGTATTTGCTTCTATTATGATGGTAAAGTATTAATAGAATTCTCGATAAGGAGACCAAAAATGAGCAATAACATTAAAAAAGTTCATTTGCTAGTAATTGATCCACAACACGATTTCTGCGATCCAAAAGGGGCACTACCTGTACAAGGAGCATGGGAGGATATGAATGTTCGACTACCAGCTCTTATTCGGAGATTGGGTAGCAAACTTGATGATATCCATGTTACTTTGGATTGTCATCATCTCGTGGATGTGGCACATCCAGTTATGTGGAAAGATTCCAAAGGTAATTATCCTGCGCCCTTTACGATTATCACTAGTACTGAAATTGAAAACGGTCGGTGGTCTCCCGTGATGCCGAGTTTAACCAGACGCATGATTGTATACACCAAGTCTCTGGAGAGTAGTGGCAAGTATCCACTATGTATCTGGCCACCCCACTGTCTAATTGGTAGTCCTGGAAATGCCGTTGTTCCAGAACTCTTTTCTGCCTTGTGTGAGTGGAAGAGGAAGAATTTTGCCGTTGTGGACTTTGTGTCTAAGGGTTCTAACATCTACACAGAGCATTATTCGGCAATCAAGGCTGAGGTTCCAGACCCCGACGATCCATCGACCCATGTTAATACGCGCCTAATTCAGACGCTGATGGAAGCTGACGTCCTTGCTATCGCTGGTGAAGCTGGTTCGCATTGTCTTGCGAATACTGTTCGCGATATCGCTACTGAGTTCGGCGACGATAAGTTTGTGGCAAAGATGGTGCTGCTCACGGATGCCACCAGTCCAGTCACTGGATTTGAGCATTTCCAGGATGCTTTCGTCAAGGAGATGACAAGTCGCGGAATGCAGCTGTCGACAACGAAAGATTTCCTAGTTTAGAATATGATAACAGTACGTGTTGTCACTAAATTCGGGGGATCTGTTATAGTAGAAAAAAGCTGGATGGGTAATCATTGATGGACCAGACAGTGTGATGAAGGCTATTGAAATCGCGCTGAAAACCGCTGGATTTATACCGGACATCGATGGAATGTATATGGATGATTCACTCATGGTGCTTCATTTCAATAAGGAGAATGGCAATGCCAAAACTGAAGAATGATCTTGAGGAACATGCGCTACCAACCGGTAGCTTTGGATATTCGGCGGCGAAACTAGAGGACTTGGGTGCGACGGAATACACCCTTGTTGATTTGGTTGTTGACGTCAGCGGTTCGGTGGCAACGTATAAAGATGACCTGGAGAAGGCTATTCAGCAGATTGTTCAGGCTTGTAAGATGTCGCCACGTGCTGACAATCTGATGATTCGGCTTGTGACGTTTGCTGATGGTCTGGATGAAATCCATGGATACAAGCTCCTGGAGAGTTGTAATATTGGAGATTACAACGGTGTTCTTAGAGTTGGGGGTATGACAGCTCTATATGATGCTGCCGAGAATTCTATTCTTGCTCAAACGGACTACGCCAAAAAGCTATCAGAGAATGACTTTGGTGTGAACTCCGTGTGCTTTTTCCTGACCGATGGATGTGATAATCAATCCAAGGGTACTGAGAAGGATGTTGGTAAGGCGCTCAAAGCAGCCTTGAAGACCGAGTCTTTGGAGAGCTTGGTTACAGTTCTGATTGGTGTGGGCACTAAGGGTGATCCTCAGGTGTCGTCATATCTTGATAAGTTCAAGAACGGTGCTGGTCTAACCCAGTTTGTTGAGGTAGAGAAAACCGATGCGAAGACACTTGCTAAGCTGGCGGAATTCGTAAGCAAATCCATCTCCGCACAGAGCCAGTCGCTCGGAACAGGCGGCGGTTCTGCTCCAGTTTCCCTAAACATCTAATGAAGCCCATAATCACGAGTGCTCCCCCTATAGGCTTCTGGATTGAAGATGGGCGAGGTGGGTGGATGGGACCATTTGAATCGGAGACGTCGGCAATCCATACTGGTCGGATGCTGTGTCCTACGGACACAAAATCTCTACAGCTTATAGTGCTTGGGAAATTTGAAATACGGCAGGTAACCTTGCTCCAATCGCCGCCCCCGCAAACTCGCAAAAAAAGAAACAAACGGAGTTAAGCAATGCCTCCTATGAAGGGTACAACTTTCCTTGGGTGGTTGCGTTGGCTTTGGCAACATGGTCCACGTCATTGGTGGTACATGTCCACAAACAAATGGTATAGGGAAGCGCAGAGAATAGACCTTTCTTTTTTGGACGAGTATGAGGATATACAAAAAATGAAAACCTTTAGGCTAAAACCCAACCATCCCGCCCGCAAACGCCTCGAGGAGATGTTTGCCCTTATGGAGGAGCGTGGAATCCGTTTCGAGTTCGATCAAGGAACCATATTTGTTATAGTTGATGGGGAGCGTTTTCATCTACGAGATGTTGAATTCCAGACATTCGAAGGATCTGGAATCTATGAACTTCCTCCAATGATGGAATACGTCATATTGACCGATAAGGAATAGAATAATGATGTCAACTATTCAGGAGGTAATGTCTGTATACATCGTTCGTGAAGCGCGCGTACAGGTATACAAATCATTCTCTGGGTCAGACTCATTCGAACTCCTGTTGATTAGACAACCTCCTTTCCGTCTTAAAACCGACCCACCTGCCCAAAATCCCAAACCTTTTGCTAAACTTCTCGTAGCTAGACCAGTAAATCGGTTTGGAGATTATCGTACTGATGCTATTGCTCATTGTCATTTGCTAGGTCCAGGTGGTCGCCCTATTGGTCCACCTTTCGGTTTTCGTATTCATCTTGATGAATCTTTGGTACCAAAAGAGTTAATTGACGCAATTATTGAGTTGCGCGGAGATGAAAAACCAGGTGATTAAGACCAGATATTGGAATTTTGGAGACACAAATGACGAGACTATCAGTACGGTGGCGCCAAAATCCTAGCTTAAAAAGTGTTCAGAATCCATCTTATCCGTTCGGATGTCTTGGTCATTGCGACGGATGTGTTTATCATTCCAGTGACGAATGGTGCCACAAGCTTATAAAGCCGACGAAGAAGACGGGCTGGTGTGAATTTTGGATGACGAACGTGGAGGAAGGCATGGGAAAGGATATTCCAAAACCGTTGGTTGAATCCCTTCGGGCTTGGTTGGGTGATAACGGAATTGCGTTTTTCACCAAATGTCTATTAGAATATGGTACAGTGTCTCCTGTGTTTCACACACGTGTTCCTCATCCTGTTCATTGGAGGGAGGGAATGTCGGTCAGGAATTTTATGCGACGATCTGGCTTTTGCGATAACTGGACGGACAACGATCTTGATGAAGCATGGAGTAGGGCTGTTGAAATGGTGATCACTGACAACCAGGAAAACAATGAGAAATGAAATAGTTAACGGCGCAGAGTTCCTTATTATCACTAGTGTTTTAGTATTTCTTACATACTGTAGTGGTGGTGATGCGATTGTGACAGCAGCAGATACATCTGTAGAGGTATCGGATTCAATGAAGAAATGTCTTGCCATGGGTTCATTGTGGCAGATAAAATGTTTCTGCTATGGGCGCGATGCATGCGAGGGAAGTGGGGGATTCCCTTGTTTCTGGGACCCTGCTGATAATGGTTTGAAAAAGAATCCAGAGATGGCAGATTTGTATGAATTATTCAAGAAAGACAGAATCAAATGTCGTGAGAATATGAATCTTAACGACATTCCGCCTTGTGATGAAAGGGCGTTAGCACAGGCTCTCCTGAGGTGTGAGAAACGATTGGAGGGAAAATGAGGAACGAATTCGGGTACCTCGGCAAATCAAGATGTGGTGGAATGTCATTCGGCGATCCTGGTTCTGTACCAGATGACGAACAGAAAATGTGTGGCGTATGTGGTGCCATATGTTTAGTTACTAGGGGACATAATGGTCCAACCAGTTGGGCTGAATCGGTGGCTGGGCGAGGGCATCCTCATGATACTTTTGCTTGTCCATATTATGGGTTGGAATGGCATAGACGCGCTACCAAGTTAATCAATGAGATGCGTGGAACTGAAAGCAAACGACTACGAGCTCTAATTGAAGCAGATCTTGACGAGCTTGTAGATGATAGCTTAAATACATGTTCGAATTGTGGAACTGTATTTGACATTGTATATGAGCAGATATGTCCTAATTGTGGCAAGGAGGAATGTGCGTCTTATAAACCTTGGAGAAGCGGATGTAATAGTAAAGAACCTTGCTCTCACAAGTCAACATGTAAGTGGGTGAAAAGATCATGATCACAGAAAAAGTAACAATGAGAAAGGATTACGGAGCATTCTTTGCCGAGAATGTACGCACCATTGTAACCATGACTCGTGATGAAGCTGTGGGTTTAATTCGACGTTTGGCGTCAGCCCTAGGTACTCCCAATCGCCACGACTTGTCAAATGATTTTTTTGTAGATGGTCTGAACATGGAAAAAGAACTCTCATTCCAGGTTCTGGATGACAAGCAGTTCCTGGAATATTGTAAAAAACTTCGAGATACAGAGGAGAAGTAGAATGCCCGAACTGGATTACGATACATTCTTTCGTCGCCCAGGAGAAATCGAGATACGCCTGTGCGAGGTGTGCGATTCCGAATGTGTTGTAGAACGCAGCATTCATGATATAGATGGTCTAGTATATGATAAGTTTTCATGTCCTCATGCTAAAGAAGCATGGCACATTGAAGCATATATACTAGACAAGCGTTCCGATATGGAACATGAGAAAGAAGCCTACAGTACTTGGTGTGAAATCCAGCAGCTTATACGTAGAAATCGTGGTCCAAAATGGCATTCGCGAAAACGCAAAATGGAACCTGGCTGTATGGAACTTAGATATGAAAAGCAGGTGAAAAATGAGTCATCCAAATCATGATTTCATGAAGCATTATCTTAAGCCACTAATTGGTTGTGTGGTCATAGAGATCAAGGATGACGGTGAAGGATTTACTGCCATTGTCTTTGAGAAGGATGGTAGGCGGTACGAGTGCGCATTGTCTTCTGATGAAGAGGGCAACAATCCAGGTTTTCTTTTTGGGTTGCCCGAGCCACCAAAATAAAGGAGCGCCGATGTTTTTGTTTTGTCGGAATTGTGGTTGGGAACAAGATGATTACTGGAGCAAGGACTATAATCCATTAAAATCATTGAGAGACTGGGAACATGTCTTGTTGGATTTTGCTAAGCTAGATATTGTAGAAGTAGAATCTCATAAAGGCAAAATCTCTTGGCGTGAAGTCATTGCGCAAGCTTGTGAGAATGCTGCTGAGGAAATTAGGGGGATGAAGTTTATGCGTCATGAAGATGTGAGGGGCGCATGTTGTCCCAGATGTGGAAGCGATCACCTGGACGAGGATTGAGTATGGGAACTTTGCGTGGATTGATTGATGAGCTGATCAGGGCAGAAGATTGTGTTGGCAATCACGAAGCTAAAGTTTCCTTCAACATGACTAAAGGTGTAATAGAAATTGAAGTTAAGGACGACAATCCCATACATGTGGGTTTGGAAATCAAAGAAAAGATTGAACCAATTCTGACTGACGTCGAAATCGAGCATATAATTCGCCATGTCGAGGGATTTGGTGGCATTTTTCCAGATAGAGGATTCTGGGTCGTTGGCGATCAAGCCAAAGCAAATAGGATTGTCGCAGGGCTTTACACAAGGCTTTGTAAACGTACTGGATTGGATCCATACAAACACAAAGGAAAATAACATGGGACATTGTTTTGTAAGGCAGCCAAACGGCAAATGGGCTGTATGGAGTACATATGTGGATGAATTCATTGCTTTGGATTGCGATGAATCTGATTTGTTTGCCGTTGAGGTCATTGATGCTGCGCACAAATGTTCCGATACGGTAGAACGATCCAAAGCGACTCGTACTCCAAAATCTTGGGACGAATGTCTAAAACAACGAAAAGATTTATATGGCACGGGGTCTTATTTTAAGGAAGACCCTTTTGAGTTTGTCCAGAAACCTATCGGAGATTGGCTCTCCTTTTTCGAGACTAAGCTTGCTGAATTGTGTGGGGCATATTATTCCTATCGTATGGAACTCAGGAAAGGCAATATTAAAGATCCTCCGTTGGGAGTAGATCTGCGTTCATACTATGAGGAAACTCTGGCTAATCTAATTGCTGAGAGGAAGGGACGATCATAATGGGAACGCCAATGCAAAACCAGGCAAACGCCGTACTAGATGCGTTACGTGAGGGAGAATTTGCTGGAATGTTCCGTGGTATAAAAGCAATGTGTCCAAGCAGCAGCAATGCGTGGATAATCGGAGAGATGCGCAAGTTGGCGCCAGACATCAATCAGGAGGAGTTCGACTATTGGATTGAATGGCTTGGAGAAAGCGTAGGGAATACGGACCAACTTGATCCGCCAGTAGATTAAGTAACCTTGCGCATAATTGTCCGCGAGGTTGCAACTAGGCAGGCGTCGTGATCCATTGGATGGCTGCGCGCTACCTCGTTACAGAATGCTACGAACTCCTCATCCGTAAGGTAACTTTTCATCTGGTTGACGACCTTGTGGACGATTTGGATGTTCCCCTTGACATAGCCAAGGCTGCTATCGATACGGTCGAGCGAGGCGGTCTGGCGGTACATTTGGTTGGAATCGGGAAAGAATCCTACAAGAAGATTGGTGAGGGCGCATCGCTTTCCCTGCTGCTCATAGATGCCCCAGACATCTTCCGGTGTCACACTGAACTCGTATCCACGCATAGCGGCATTCTTGACCATCCTGCGCCACCAAGCGCGAGATATATCTTTGTATCCGCCTCGCCTACATAGTTCAATCTTGCGGCACCCGCAGGAGGTCGTGAGACCATATGCCAAAGACGAATAGTTGATCTCGACCGTCCTGCCACAATCACAGGCGCAATGCCAGCGACTTTTGCCGAATCTGTCGGGGGATGCTGGGTGTAGAGCCACCAAGCGGTCGAATCTATATCCTGTAATATCTTTGGGCTGGGCCGGGTTGTCCCTGAATGGGATGTTGTGGAATTTGAGATATTTCCTAACCGTAGTCGTTGTGGTGTGAAGTTTCCTAGCAACCGCAGCAACCGAAAGTTTCTCGATCACATAGAGTTGGTCCAGGGTTTCCTTGGTCATGATGTGTCCTAGCATGGCAACCTCCATTGCTATAATGCTAGGATATTGATAGAAAATATCCGACGGAGAATAAAAAATGGGATACATGGATATTCCTTTGCTGTACAAGGCTCAAGAAATTCTTTTGTTCAAGAGGTGTTACGCAATGGAGAAGTGTCACGGAACTAGTGCACACCTCTCCTGGAATAACGGGCAGTTGGGATTCTTCTCTGGCGGCGAGAAGCACGAGAAGTTCGTATCCTTGTTCGATCAGGAGAAGCTTACTGCGATTTTCACAGACAACTTTGGTGACATGAAGGTCCGCATCCACGGCGAGGCCTATGGCGGTAAACAGCAGGGAATGTCCCATACCTACGGTCCGAACCTTAAGTTTATTGTGTTCGATGTTCGGGTTGAGGAATCCTGGCTCTCTGTTCCCAAGGCAGAAAAGGTCGCAAGCGACCTTGGTTTAGAGTTTGTTCACTATGTCGAGATCCCAACGGACCTCGCTGCCATAGACGCCGAGCGCGACTCCGATTCCGTTCAAGCTGTGCGTAATGGCATGGGACCCGGTCACAAACGTGAGGGCGTTGTTCTTCGACCACCTATTGAAGTGGTAATGAATAACGGTGAGCGTATTATATGTAAGCACAAGCGAGAAGAGTTTTCAGAACGCGCACATGTACCAAAGGTATCAGATCCTGCGAAACTGGAAGTAATGACGAAGGCTCAGGAAATTGCCGATGAATGGGTAGTGCCAATGAGGTTGGCGCACATACTTCAAGATCTGCCTTATGCTAATGGAATAGAGCATACTGGTGAAATCGTGAAAGCTATGATTAAGGACATAAGAAAAGAAGCAAAGGGAGAGATTACAGAAGGTCGTGATATCGATACTGTGATTGGTAGAAAATCTGCCCAGTTGTGGAAGCAGTACATCAAAACAAAAAAAGGAATGTAGATTAGTGGACATATGGATAATTGTAGTGTAGAAGGTTGTGACAATAAGGTATTTGAGAATGGACTGTGTTCTAAACATTACAATAGACAAAGAAGACACGGCTCAACAGCAAAGCCGCTCAAACGTAGAGAACGGCTAATCAAAGAAGGCAAATCATATTGCCCTAAATGCGATAAGATAAAAACAATCGGAGAATTCCTAAAAGATACACATACCAAATATGGAATTTCAATTTATTGTGCGATATGCCATAAAGAGAAAGCAAAGGCTCGATATTACAGAAATCCAGACTACTACAAAGATGCCGATCTGCGAAAGAAATTTGGCATAAGTTTGGAACAATATCGCGAACTAGAAAGAAAGCAAGATTACAAATGTGCCGTATGTCACAAGGAACCAGGATCCAAGAAACTTGCTGTGGATCACAACCATAAAACGGGCGAGAATCGTGGACTTCTTTGTGGTCGCTGTAATCTAGGTCTTGGCTGGTTTGAGGACTCAATAGAATTGCTGGAGATGGCTATTCAATATCTAAAAATCCACAGTCAGAAAGCAGAAATGTGATGTCAAAAAACATAGAACCACTTGTTAGTGTCCATACCTACAAAAGGTATCTTGTGATTACCGGACCAGTAGACCTAGAGCATAAGGATTGGATACCAGCTGGCAATGGGAAAATCGGATGTGTTCTTCTACATTCAAAAAAGCATTTGGAGATCTCCAAAGAAGCCTTGGCGGTCCTTCAGAAAGTAAAGAGGAATCGCGATTCTATTGGAGATCTTATGTGGAATAAATCCGACGAAGCGGGTTGGGTATTTGCATGGCTTGGAACACCAAGAGTTCTAAAGAGTATCTCGGAAATCGAGGATGGAACACTAACGGGTGATAGGGATTTTCAAATTCCCGATTCAGAGCACTACATCCTTGTTAAGAACAATCCGCCTCAGGCAGCTTGTGAGGTAATAGATAATCATGAAAATCTCCTATAAACCAATTATACAAAAGCCAGACGCATACCGCGATAATCTTGCTGCCGCTTTAGAGCGTCTAGAGACGCTGGAGCCGGTTTCGACAAATGTTCCTAGTCCTCCCTTCCATCAAAGAAGAATATGTTTGAGCGCCTAAAGGCATCTATTATATCGAATCCACAAGATTGGATAAAAACAAATATCGGATGGTTGTTTATTATAACAAAAGAGAAGAAAGGTCTGGATGGGTTCTCAAACATGGTCAAAGAACATTGGGGTTCTATCTGACTGGACTTTTCTGGATAAGAGTGGGATCTGTTGAGCTTGGCAGGACTCGTGCCACTTACTATGATCGCATTCATTCGGTCGACTGGGTGTATATTTTTTGCCCAAGGTTTAGGAAGGCACTCAAAAATTATAGAAATTGGATGATCCTCAAGGGACTGGATTAACGGAGAATACAATGGATAGAAAATCTTTGGATAAGATGTCCGAGATCGAGGAGTTCCTTGATAGCATTCTAGACTGGAAGGAAAGAGGCGCGTTACATTTTGACATGGAGAATGTGACAGCAATGCATGCTTATGCCTCTGCGCTTGCTCATTGGGAGGAAAACGACTTCAATAGTGATAGTTTCATGTCTACAGATAATGAACTATTACTTGTATATAGTGATGCGTTGGTAGAACGCTTCGGGTTACCCATCCTAAACAAGGAGGATGGAGAGATGCTTGAACGCATTTTGATGGAGAGGAAGCGCGTCATGAGACGCGATGTATCGAAAGACTTTCTGAATTAGGGTGGGCTATGAATCATTACGAATATAAAATCGTATGGGGGTCGGAGAACTCTCCTGAAGCAGCAAAACAGATAGCCCAATGGGCTGCTGAAGGATTCCGTGTAGTTTTTTGCGCTGCTGCTGGCAATCAAATAGTAAGAAGTTGGTGCTGGACCATGGAACGTGAAGTGTCTTCTGGTCCTTACAGGTGATCAATGGATATAAATTATGTGACAGTTCCATTTTTTACATGTGATAACCTGTTCGACATTGTTTGTCGTATTTGCGCTGCCGCAGTCAGTGGAACTACAATACCTGCTGATAGAACATATGAGGTTATCATGTGTGCAAGAGTCTACTTACCACGTTGGGGTGAATGGGTTCTTGCAAGTTCTGGAAGCGAACAGAGCCTAATTAAAGCGAACATGTGTGCTTGGATGGATGCTCACAAACTACCAAGAATGCTTAAGAATTTGCTAGAAGACGCACAGGTGCGCATTAATCTAAGTGGTAATTGGAAGATGGATCAGTTGAAAATGCTGGTAGACAATATGGGCGAACAGGTAAAGATGGAGCTAAATCCATGAACGCAGACAGCGCATTCGCTATAGGAAAACGTCACGAAGTATGCCAAGATTATGCAAAAGCGGAGGTTGATGGTGAATGGGGAAAGGCTTGGGTATCGGATGGATGCTCATCTAGCCCAGACTCAGACATCGGAGCTAGGCTGATGGTTCTTTCCGCAAGGCAATCTTTCCGCGCCATGCTTGAGACTGGATGGAATCTGAAGACATCCTCTCCAGAAGAAATCGGAATGATGACCATGTGTAGCGCGAGAACTTCAGCTAATGGTCTTGGTTTATCTCCAGAAGTATTGGATGCCACTCTACTTTCCATTATGTGTGATGGAGAATATGTTTGTTTGTCAGCATTTGGAGATGGCGTTCTATTTCTGAAATGGGAACATGGAAGCACTAAGTGCCTAGACATCGAGTTGACGAATGGTTATCCAGATTACCTATCATATCGTTTCGACAAAGAGCGACGAAATAAATATGATTCTGTATGGGTAGATACCAAAGCAAATAAACTTGTGCGCGATATGAGTTGGCTTGATGGAAAACTTGAAAATTACCAAGAGCGCGGATTTGATCCACACAATGGATATGGCGAGATACATCAAATTAAACAAGGCGTAGCAAAGCTTGAGCTTGCTGCCGTAATGTCTGATGGCGTAAAGTCGTTCTACAGGCGAAGCAAGAATGGAGCAAACGAAGTAGTTCCATTGAGCGAAGTACTTGAAAGCCTTATGAATTTTAGACTTCACAGTGGACGATTTGTACAGAGGCGGCTTAATGCTTTCTTGAAGGATGCCGCAGTCAAGGGGTGGGAACACCACGACGATATTTCAATCGCAGCGATCCACTTCAGTGAAGTTTCCTGATTGGAGGAATAATGCCATCTCTTGTCTATCTTGAACGTCAAAACATGCTGGCTGAGCTTGCCGAGGCGGAAAAGGAAGTTGCCAGACTCCGTGCGGCAATCTCTAAAATAGAGAAGAATTGTCGCCACAATTGGAGTGATCCTATTTATGACCCAATTCACCATTCTGGATATCACGACCCCGGCGATCCACCAGGAACAATGGGTGTTGACCGTCGTCTACCATGCGATATTCCTCCGCATACCGAGAAGAGATGGAAACGCATCTGTAAGACTTGTGGCTATGTTGAAATAACAACACACTTGCGTCAGGAGTCTGTAGACAGACCGGTTTTTCCGGGGGATAAATTTTAGTAATTAATATTTTCCATTTGGTAGTAATTGATATATCATTGGAGTTTAGAATGGATATTCAGCAGATAGGTCAGTCAATAGGTGTTATCCTAGAAAATGTGGACAGGTTATCTAAGAGGCTATCATCAGTTCCAGAAAGACTGTCCAAACTTCTTGACGCACTTCAGGTTTCTCTGATGTCGTGTAAAAAACTGCCAACTGAAGCTTGTCCAATGATGGCAAGCCAAGATGACTTTGGTGCGGTCATCATCGAATGGTCACTAGGAAAGCGCAGAAGAATTGGCTTTTCTATTGAGCAAGATCCCAAAGATGACGGCTGGTTCCTTATTGACCTGGATAAGCCAAAAAGCTGCCAATGTGGATATTTGAAAAATCTGAATCTCACCCTTATGCTTGATAAGTTTCTGGAGGAATAGTCTAATGGCAAATCGCCAGAGTGACTTACAAATATGTAAGGAAGCTGACCGCACTTTGCGCCGTTACCACAGGCGTTTAATATCGGAAGCTGCCGAGGCAGTCAAACTGTCCAAAACTTTGTTTGGAGAGAAAAGAGTGGATAAGAAGAAAAAGCCAACAGTTTTTGAGCTTCATCCGTGTTTCGCTATGGGGCATGCCCTCTATGCGGTTGCCTTCGAGGATATTGGATTGTGGCCGATTGTCGAGGTACATCTTGAATCGCAACATTGGATGGGTGGATTTAAGCGCAAGGAGAAAATGAATCTTGCCACCAAATTATTTGTTCAGACGCCTTATCCATATGATAAAAAAGTCTCCAATCGTCTTGCGGGAAGGTTGTTGAAAGAGGAGCCGTGTCGTGGGAGAAAGATCAACAAAAGACCATTATCTCATTGGGAACAGGAAGCGGAACGGGTCATTGTTGAAACTCTGGTAAGGGGCGCCATAGGATACGGTTGGCAGCCTGGTGATGGACCTAATGATGAGCGACAATCCATCATACATATGATTGCCGCCGATAGGCTTATGGCACTTGCGGAAGCTGAGAATTCTGAGTTGGTCAAAGAACTATTGGTGGAACGAGATGGGTGCCTAGAAGCTATTTCTTCGATTATGGGATCATATTTAGATACAACCAAACCTACCGGCAAAAGGAAAGAAAAATGAGGATCAAAAAAATCAGAGAGATCAAGTGGACTAGATCTTTGTGTTTTCACCCAGAACATAACCCTCCAGGTCACATTGCCCTTCAGCCAGGTACGTATAAACACACTTGCCCAGGATGTGGAAAAGTTGTGACATTCCATATTGGTACAGTGTCATGGTAAACAATTTTGAAGTCTTGACGGACTTATATCTAGTTGGCAAGACACCCTGCGGAGGAAAGATTGTTTGGAGGATTCCAAAGATATGTAGATATCTTCGATCTCCTGTTGCCACACTTCATATGACATGTCCTTCATGGAATCCTCCGCGTTGGCACATGATGCTTGATCTAGATAAATCCGCATTCGTTAATTGTCCTCCTGTTCTGTTTGAGGATAAGGACGTTGTTGAATTGGCGAATGAGGTTAGGAGAGCGGTAGGATATCATCGCGTTCTCCCAGCCATAAAGTATGAGCTTAGGGAATGGTTAGCTTTGAGGTTGAATTATCTAGTATCACTTTCTTCCCATAGATATGTTGAACCCGTCATCGTAGACAAGGTTGATAAGTTCCTCGCACCATATGGTGTGAAAATTTCTTCTGAGAAAGTTGCCGAACTTTGTAGTATACTAGCAAATGACAAAGAAGAAACCAGTTTTCCTGCTGGTACATTTCTTGTCCCAGCTGTTTCTGGACACAGAATTGAAGAGGGCGATATATGCTTTGTTGTTGATGGCGTCCATGGTTTTGGTAGTAATGTGTTCGACAAGTATACTGTCATGAAATCAGATGGTACATTGGGAAGCATCTCGGATAATTTCAACCAATGTAGGGCAGCCTCGCATGAAGAGATTCTACGTTTTCTGTCATCAGCAAGTGTCCGTTCTTTGCTTATACTGTCTGAGATACTTGAGGAAGGAGGCGTTCCGCCTCCAGGGAGCGTTGAATAGAAATGAAGGAATATTATTCCGTAAAGCTTACGGCAGACGAACTTATCCAACTGGATGGAAAAGTAAGACCTGAAGTACAGGCTGAGGTGAATGAGGCAAAGGAAGCCAAGTCGTTGGAGACGGTTGTTAACAATGCCTCTGAAGCACGATTTATAGCCGAGGTTGTGCGGGAAGCAGAAACAAAAGGCAGACTTGTATTCAAATACATATCCATTCACCGATGCGACTACTCTGGAAAATCTGCTGGCTACGCCAAGCACAAAAGAAGTGGAAGATATCATCGCAAAGGGGAATTGAATTTTGAAAAACCACTGACCATGACTGGGGTAGATCTTGCTCATAGATGTATCACAATCAATGGATACGCTACCCTTGGATGTTGTTTAGAGTTTTGGGATGCTGTTCGTTCAAAACTCGCAGCTCGTCTAGAGGGAGTAAAGGCTGAGATCCCGGAAGAGATTACTGGTCATTCGCCCTTATGGAAGTGGTTTCAGAAATTCCATTGTACCGAGTGTGGGTGGGAAGGAAGAGAAGACCAGCTGGGTAAACTCCCAGGAGTTCTTGGCGGATATTATGCCGGCGAATGTCCTAACTGCTTTGCCCAAAATCTGATTTTTTATCCTGATAAAATTAAGATTATCCCAGATCAGTTTGAGCTTTTGCCACTGGAGGGCAAGGATGAAACCGCTTGAATCCATTGGATTCTATACACTATCAGATAGCCGTGTAATGAAGGCATCGTGGAAATCTCCTCTTTATCGATGCGAAATGGTTATCACAGGGCGCTGTAATCTTAGGTGTCCGTATTGTCGAGGCTTGCCGAACGGATTTGATAAAGACATGGATCTGAAGTCGGCAGAAAAAACTCTTGCCATATGGGCTAACGAGGGTATGAGAAACGTCAGGTTTAGCGGCGGAGAGCCGATGCTCCACCCGAACATTGGCGAGTTTGTAAAGATTGCCAAGGACTTCGGAGCGGAGCATGTGGCTATCTCAACAAATGGAACCATGTCGATTAGTAGGTACATGAAGCTTATAAAACTAGGGGTGAATGACTTCTCTATATCTCTTGATGCTGGCTGTTGCTCTGTCGGAGACGTGATGTCTGGTGTTCCTGGTGCCTGGAAGAAAGCTGCCAAGACAATAAAAGAATTGGCAAAACTTACCTATGTAAGTGTGGGAACAGTATTCACAGAAGCTAATGCCGGAACAGCAATGGAGACTGTTCTATTTATTGACAGCCTTGGACCCGATGATATAAGGGTCATTCCTTCGGCGCAATGGAACAAGGCAGTTGGAAGCCTGGTTAAACTACCACAAAATATTATGGACAAATATCCTATTCTAAAGTATAGGATAGGAAATATGTTATCTGGAAGAAACATAAGGGGAATAGGATCAGAAGACTCTAGACGGTGTCCTATTGCTTTGGACGATGTAGCTGTAGCTGGAAGTTTTCATTTTCCTTGTATCATATACCTGCGAGAGCAGGGCAAACCTATTGGTTCTATGGATGAATCTATGCGCAGGGCTAGACTGGAGTGGTTTAATGCGCATGATACTTATAACGATCCAATTTGTAAAGGAAACTGTATCGACTGTGTTGTTGACTACAATAATAAATGGGAAGATCTACATGGACCTTCCAAGACTTCCGAGGGATAGTTTCTCATGGAGTCGATGGCGACGCTTTGGATTATTTGCCGCATTAGGTAGGGCGTGCCGCACTGGTGATATTGTCCGCAGCTCAGAAGAATTGCGCAGACATGCTGTTGGGTGGCTAGAGGGTGAAAAGCTTCCATGCCGTCCAAAGGAAAATACGGTAGCAGTTATGTGGTTGGAGGACGGTTATTTTACATGGTGTCATCTGTCAAATCTTGAGTTTTTCTCAGTATTTGGAATTGACACATACAAGATTTCTGACTTGGGGTGAACTATGTTTGGAGAATGTGAACATTGTACCGATCCAAACTTCTGTATGATATGCTCTGTGCGAAGGCGCGATGAAGCATTGAAGCAGGAGGGTAAAGACGAGGAAAAGAGATCTAGAGCTGCTAAGGTTGCCAAGTTGAGTAAAAAAACATATAAAGAAACAATTTCATCATGTAAAAATTGTCCTTTGCTCTTTGCCCATGATGGATGCTTTGACTGTAATCATCCAGCTGTTAAAGGTCGTCATATACTTTTGCGTAAAATGCCGCCGAAGTGGTGTCCTTTCTTTACAAAACCAAGACTTGAGCTTGTGTTTAAGGAAGAGAAATGAAAGTCAGGCTCAAAAACAAAGGTACAACAGTTGAGCTGTCTAAACGTCATTTTCTAGCACAAGGTGGTGAGGCTTCTGTATATGTTAAGGATGGCATCTCATACAAGATCTATACCGATCGGCTTCATATGATTCCCTTAGCTAAAGTCGAGGAGCTTGCTAAGATTTCGCGTCCCGAGGTAATGCGACCAGAAGATGTGCTGCTCGATGAGCGCGGAGTACCAGTTGGATGTTCGATGCGATTTGTAGATAATGCTACGGCACTATGTCAAGTTTTTACGCTAGCATTCAAACAACGCAATGGTGTTTCGATCGACATGATTACCGACATGGTTCGGAATATGCAAGAAGTTCTTGTTCATGTTCATGAGAAAGACATTCTGGTTGTAGATCTGAATGAGATGAACCTCCTAGCGGATAAGTCTTTCAGGAAAGTATCATGGATTGATGTAGATAGCTGGCAGACTCCGAGTTTTCCAGCAACAGCAATCATGGACAGCGTCCGCGATTGGAACGCTAAGTCTTTCTCAGATCTGACAGACTGGTTTTCATTTGCTGTCGTTACTTTCCAGCTATGGATGGGAATACATCCATATAAGGGGACTCATCCTAATGTAAAAGGAATGGTTGAGCGTATGAGGGCGGGGCTTTCGGTGTTCAACAACGGGGTCACAATTCCAAAGATGTGTCCACCATTGGATTCTATACCCGATCGCCTTCGCGCTTGGTACAAAGCGGTTCTTGAGGATGGGAAAAGAATCCTGCCCCCTGATGCCGTTGGGATTTCTGCAGCCATAGCACCAAAGACGCAGATTCTAGCTGGATCTGGACAGATCTCTATAGCTGAATTTTTGTCGTTTGAACGAGATGTTATTCGTTTCCTAGCTCTTGGTCCTCACAGATTAGCGTTCACTGCTGATGGTTTACAAATGGATAGGACACTATTTAAGGGGATCAAGCCTTCGGCACACGTCGGCTTGGGTCCCAGACAGCAAGTGATTGTTGCAGAGGTTACTGGAGGAAAGGTTGAACTGCGAGATCTACAGCTAAACAAATCAATAGATCTACATATGAAAGCCGAATCAATGATGGCTCATGATGGAAGGATCTATTTCAAATCTGGCGACCATGTATACGAAATCTCTTTTCTTGGAATGCCGGATGGATCCTCCAAAGCTTCAGCGAAACCAGTGGCAAATGTGATGCCTAGTGCCACTATGGTATTGGACGGAGTGGTTGTCCAAGATATGCTTGGGGCATGGTATGCTTCGGTATTTCCATTGCCGGGGAGAAGCTACCAGTTCCATCTAAAAGAACTTGATGGATGGAAACTGGTTGATGCCAAATATGACAATGGCATTCTTATGACCGTTGGAACAAAAAAGGGATCCTATCGCAGGTGGGTGTTTGTCCTACAAACGGATTTCTCAAGCTATGTTGTTCGCGAGGCAAAGGACATTGCGTCCTACACAGGTCTTAACTTCACCGTACTTGAATCTGGAATTTGCGCCCATATTGATGAAGAGGAGCGACTTGAACTATTCCAGAATAAGCCTGGTGGATCCCAAACAAAGATAATAGATGATCCTGCCGTACCAAGCGGAAGAATGCTTTGCCGATGCGGCACAAATGTGTTGTTTGCCCAAGGCAGCAAGTTGTATAAACTGTCCACGAGGAAATGATGAATAAATTCCTACATAAAGTTGTAATGGCAGTAAGGCATAGTAAATCTCCAAGATTGACTATGGTTGGCATGATCCTGAAACTACACGGATGGAAGCAGGATTCTTGGTGGAAGAAAACGGCCTCCTGGTATCCTCCTGGGGAGAGGATATTTTGCTAAACGAAATGTCACAGCATGTAAACAGTGTGCCAAATTCTACGAGACCGAAAAACCAAAGGGTGTAATATGAAAGTTCTCTACTCGATCGACTATCGTACTCCGATGACACATGATACTCTTTGGCCGTCAGTATTCTTAGCCGGACCAACTCCAAGAGACTCAAGCGTGCTAAGTTGGCGACAAGAGGCGATCAGATTGTTCGAATCCATGGGACACAAGGGATGGATTTTCGTTCCAGAGCCAGCAGCTGGATTGGACGCCTGGAATTGGAACGGCAAAGCGCAAATGGACTGGGAACGGTGTTATTTGGCTCAAGCCAGCGTTATCTTGTTCTGGATTCCGCGTTCTGAAGATAAGTTGCCTGGGCTAACGACAAACCTCGAGTTTGGTATGTGGATTTGCCGAGATCCGCGCAAGGTGGTGTTTGGAGCTCCTGAGGACGCATGGAAAATGGATTCATTGGATTACTATGGACGTATTCATGGAGTGGATAGGTATGTAACTCTATCAGATACGGTAAAATCTGCCATGACCCTATTGGAAAAACAAGGGAAACTAAGAGGTCTGCTTGATCAGATTGGGAGGGAGTGATGAAATTTTTGCTCTGTTTGCTAGTCGTTTTTGTTCTTGGATGTAATGGAAATAGTAGCAATCTATCAACTCCGTCCGTTCCCCCTATAGCGACGACGTCTATGCGCATTGTGGAATATAGTGATGTGTCAGATCCAATATTTTCCAGTCCACGACTACACGTATGGGTGGTTGCCGATGCTAAACGCAATTTATGCTTTGTCGTTTTCAGAAGCGGTGAGGGGGGCGTTACGGTGGTAAAATTTGATTGCGATGGCGTCAAACCTCAAGTGGAAAAGATAGTTCAATAATGTTTGAGTTCACCAATAAGGAGGTCGCAATGAAGTTTCCATATATTCGTGGTGTACGTGTACGAGCTTGCAAGGTAATAACCGAAGGCGGTGGCGACACTCCAGATAGATCTCTGAAAACTTTCCACAATAATGAGACTGGTGAGTTTTATCACAACTATGTCCATGCTGAAGTTGGTGAGTTGGGTACGGTGGTTGAGACCGATTATCCTGAAGAAATTACTGATCCCGAAACGGGTGAAATAATCGAGCGAGATACTGTCCCGACAGTAGCATTTGACCGTACATGTACAGCCACCATTGTTCGCGAAGATGAAATCGAATTGGTGGAACCTTTGACGTTTCTGAATTGCGATCGGTGCGGAAACTTTATAGAAGGTAAATGTCGATACCACGTTGAGGTAGCTGGACCTGGACATCGATGCCTGGAGTGGTCGGGACATGCCGACTGTGGGAAAGGGTTGAGCTAATGGACAAGCTTATTGAAGCACTTCAGATTTTTTTGAAGTATGGTAATCCTGAATATCCCACGCATTGTGAACATGATGTGCTCCACATCTGCGGAATTTATCCAGAGAAAGTGTCGGAAGAGGACAAGAAAAAACTGGACGAATTGGGCTTTTTTGTAGGCGAAGAATGGTCAGATCACTTCATTTCATTTAGATTTGGATCTGCGTAAAGGAAAAATTTGATGTTATTGAATAGGTTAAACACATTGCGTCTGATTCACCCTCCTCCATGGCTTCCTAGTACAACACATTATTTGTGTACAATGGGCAGTGTTGCTTATGGTGTGGCTGGAGATGACAGCGATTGCGATGTCTATGGGTTCTGTATTCCACCAAAAGAAATGATTTTCCCACATCTAACTGGTGAGATTGCTGGATTTGGTCGACAGATAAAACGGTTCGAACAATGGCAAGAGCATCATATTAATGACCATGAAGCTGGAAAAGAGTACGACTTACAAATCTATAATATTATTAAGTACTTCCAGTTATGTATGGAAAATAATCCAAACATGGTAGACGCATTGTTCGTTCCAGAGAGGTGTGTTATACACTGTAGTGCGGTTGGAAATATTGTTCGTGAGAACCGAAAATTGTTTCTCCATAGGGGATGTTGGCACAAATTCCGCGGCTATGCATACTCACAACTTCACAAAATGTCGATTAAGACGCCAGACGTGGGGAGCAAACGCGCTGAGTATGTAGATAAATATGGTTTCGACGTTAAATTTGCTTATCATGTGGTTAGGTTAATCTACGAGGTTGAGCAGATCCTAACAACTGGAGATCTAAACATCGAGAGCAATAGCGAGACTTTGAAAGCCATTCGTCGTGGTGAGTGGACAGAACAGAGGGTGATAGAATTTTTCCAACAGAAAGAGTCTGCTCTCAATAAGGCCTATGAGGAATCGAAACTTCCATATTCTCCGGACGAAACGAAAATCAAAAAGATTCTGCTCCAAGCATTAGAGCATCACTTTGGAACTTTGGATGGAGCATATGTTGAGCCCGATCGATACAGGAAGGCGCTTGTGGAAATCCAGAATATTTGTATCGGACTACAACTACACAAATCGTGAGGACAATGGAATACGGATACGTTGAACTTGAGTTAAAGGAACTCACAAATGAGCAGCTGATCAAACAAGTTCTCAAATTACAATCTACACTTGCGGCACGATCTGATGCCGAGTTACGCAAAATGCTAAATGCTTTAGAGGATGAATGCTATACACAAGGATATGTTCTCGATAAGATTTGCGGATATATCCAATATCGTGGCTATGAAACACCAGAAACTAAAAGTATACATAAGGTAGTTCTTAAAGCATTGATTGACCGTGAGCAGCAGATTGCAGAACTATCAAGACAGAAAGGGTAATATGAGAAAGCTGGTATTTGCCACAAGGAATCATGGAAAACTTCGTGAGATGCGCCAGATTGTAGATCTACCAGACGTAGAACTTATGTGTCTGGATGACCTATCTGGGATACCAGAAATTGAGGAGACGGGTTTAACCTTCTCCGAAAACGCTACTTTGAAAGCACGTGCTGCCATGGAATGGAGCGGCTTACCTGCGTTTGCTGACGATAGCGGTTTGGAAGTTGACGCACTAGGTGGAGATCCTGGTGTATATTCTGCTCGCTATGGTGGATGTAGATTAAGTGGTATTGATCTTTTGTTGAAGAACCTTGCGGGCGTTCCTCTCTGCGAAAGAACGGCGCGTTTTCGTTGCGTTGTAGCATTCATGGAACCTCTTGATATCAGACCTAAACTGTTCCAAGGGACATGTGAAGGACTGATAATTAACGCACCGCGTGGATCAAATGGATTCGGTTTCGATCCAGTTTTCTATACAGATGAACTTGGTTGTACGTTAGCCGAGGCATCGGCAGAGGACAAAAACCGAATCAGTCATCGCGGTAAAGCTTTGCGCGAAATGGTTGACTTCTTACGTAATAGCGCCTAGGAGGGAAAATGGAAAACAAAGATCATGTCACTGCCGAGGATGTGGAGAGGGAAGTTAATGCCGAGTCGGAAAAGATCCTAAAGCTCGCTGAAGAACACAATTGTCCGCGTTGGCTTCTACCTCTTTTCCAAGCTGGGGAATGGATTGGTAAAGCAGTTGAACGTTCAGGTGGTTCCATTAAGGAAGGCGAGGATATGAGTTTTGCCATGGGTCAAATTGTACGCATGCGCGGAGTCGAAAAGTCATTCGAGGTCGCCGCAGAGTGCTTTAACCGGTGGTTGGATGGAAATCCATACAAACCTGGCATCGACCTTGCTAAGGAATTGATTGCTGGCAAAAGGTAATTTCTATGGGATATTCTGAGAAATACAACCCATATTCTGTAGGTCATATTGAACCAGTAGACTATGGAGCGCATAGACTTTGGCGTATTACTGAGTCAGGTAAGAGCGATGAAGGATGTATTCCTACACTAATTGCCATGGGTTACAGGCAAACTGATATTGGAGATGGTTTGTGGGAATACCAAAGCGACCAGACAGAACAGAAAAAACAAGAATTGGTTGCTTTGGTAGACATGGATGGAACCGTTGCTGATTTTGATGGAGCCATGCTTCATGAGTTAGAACGGATTGCATCACCAAGTGAACCTCCAGTATTAGGGTTGGATGGACGATATATTGACTCTCCATACATTAGGGCGCGTCGCAAACTGATTAGAAGTCAGCCGGGTTTTTGGCGTTCACTTCCAACGTATCCGCCTGGGTTTGAAATTATTAAGGAACTAAAATCCTTGGGATTTAAGTGTCATGTTCTAACAAAAGGTCCTCGCCAGGAGCCGGCCGGCTGGGCTGAAAAGGTAGAGTGGTGTCGAATCCATCTACCTGAAATGCCCGTTATTATAACAGAAGACAAAAGTCTCATGTATGGTAAGACTCTTGTAGATGATTGGCCTGAATATTATCTAGCGTGGTTAGAACATAGACCACGAGGTCTTGTAATTGTTCCAGCGCATCCATGGAACGATGGTGAATCTCATCCTCAAACAGTTAGATATGATGGAACCAATATTGATGAGGTACGCAGAAGGTTACATCAAGTCATTGGAGTTCAGGAGGAACCATGAAATTCTTGGTTACTGGTGGTCCTGTTCATGCCCATTTAGACGATGTTAAGATTATCACTAATAAGTTCCGTGGCGGTCGTATGGAAGCATTAGCAGAAGAGCTAGTTCGCCTAGGTCATGAGGTTATATATCTTACAGCTCGACACACACCACCAAAACAAAAATTTTGTACTGTATGGTTACATGATGGATTCAATGACTATAGGGAAAAGATATTCAGAGCCGGCGAGTTGGGAATGGATGCATTTGTTCTAGGGGCAGCGGTTGCCAACCTTATTCCAGCTAGTCCGTGGAAAGGTAAATTTCCATCGCATCAGTATAAGCCTGGTGATAAAGTTGATATTCCTTTTCTGGTGGCTCCTAGAATTATTAACGATGTAAGGAACAAGTTCCCGGAATCTAAGCTGTTTGGATTTAAATTGCTATCTGGTGCTCCCTATACAGAACTTATTAATGCAGCATACGAAGTTGCTTTAGACAGCCGCGCTACTGTAATCTTTGCAAATGATGCAAAGAATCTTGATAGAAAATATGCTGTAACAAAAGATATGGTTGTACAGTCACTACGGTCAGATGAACTTTCAGAGTTTATTATCAAATATACTGATGATGTATATTATCGCACTGAGATTGGAAGTGTATTGTCTGGTACTAATACTGCTATTACATATGCTGAACAAATGATTGCCAAGTTTTCCGATAAGTTCCAGCCAGCTGGTTCAAGCGGACTTGTTTTTGGAACGGTAGCTTGTCGCATTCCGGGACATGGGCTTTCATTTGTTACAACGCGTCGTGGCAAAACAGAAATTGGTGGAGGGTGGGAAACTGTCTCAGCGGTATGGCATGAAGACATGGTTGTGAAGTCATCCGGTAAATCTTCTTTGAATGCTCCGCTATTACATTGGATTTTCGCACATATGCCTGAAACCAAAGCTATTGTACACTATCATCAGATAGAATGTCCAGAACTTCATGTGCTTCCATATGCGCCTCCTGGCACTAGGAGGGATTCACAAAGGGATATTCGTGGTAGTTTCTCGATCCAAGGACATGGGGCATTTCTGCTTTTTGGAGAAAATGGACAGATTCCATGGAAATGAAATACTGTAGCAAAAGTGTATATGAAGCTCTATATGGTTCATATTTGCGTAGCGATCCAAATGTACTTCTGGATGCTGCTGGAATTGAACCTTCCACATGGCTTAACCTTCCTGTACTAGACCTTTGTGGTGGTAATGGTAGGCTGTCTATAGCCGCTAGGAAACGTGGGGCTATGGTAAGAATGGTTGATGCTGATAGTAATATGTCAGACATATACGAGCTTGGTAAATATGGAATAGATATTAGAATAGGTCGTGTAGAGAATATGTTACAGGAACGTTTTTGGCAAGCGCATCCTCCTCTTTTTGCGGCAATATTTTGTCAACAAGCTATTAACTACTGGCTGACAAAATATAATGCCATAGATGTAAAACACAACATGACCCTAGGTGGTGTGTTTGTTTTCAATACATTCAATACTTTACCTCCTACAATACCCGTTCTCCGCACAAGAGATATGGGGGATCATAATGAATATGAAGTATTCTACTCAACAAACAATATGGTACACCACGTACAAATGCGTGAAGGATTTGCCCCACATCAGACATCGTTCTCTTGGATCTCTCCCGAAGGTTTTATGAGCATATTGGAGCCTCATTTCGATGTTGAAAGACGCACAGATGGGCGAACGGATATATATGTGTGCCGCAAGGAGATGGAATGACTGTTGCCGACAAAATAGCAGATGAGCTTCTAAGAACTAACTTTTGGAATTGGAATTCGAAAGGTGGCGACTGGGTGCTTAAGATGGGCACAAGTACATTTGTTGTTTGTCGTACTCAGACAGGATTTACGTTATCTGTAAACAATATCCTTGTGAAGCCGACTAAAAGTCGACAGTTTGCACTTGGTAGAATGCTTGCGGAATATGATAAAGAAAACCGCAGCCGAGATCTAAAACATGCGCTTCGGGATCTACAGAGGGAAAGAGAGAAGAACAATGGCTGAAGAAGCAAGGACAATAAAGTTCATCACTGGTGATGTAACAAGTCCTCAGGGTGAAGGTCTTAAAATCGTAGCACATGTTTGTAATGATGTCAACGGTTTCGGAAGTGGTGTAGCAGGAGCAATAGCCAAGAAGTGGTATGGAGTGAAACTTGCCTATCATGATTGGCACTCAAGGGGTGAAAACTTTGCTCTTGGAATGGTACAATTTGTCACGATATGCGATGATATAATTGTCGCAAATATGATAGCACAACATGGCTATTCATATGCCGGTCATCCAGCTGTCCAATATCCTGCACTACGTATGTGTCTATCGAAAGTGGCAAAAAAAGCTAAAGAGTTGGAAGCAAGTATTCATATGCCAAGAATTTGTTGCGGTCTTGGAGGAATGATTTGGGATAATATCGAACCAATTATTACAGACACTGTAGGAGAAATTGCTGTAATAGTTTATGATTTACCAGATGTTTTAATCGATTAGCTCTACTGTCCAACCATCTGGAGTTGGTCTTTTGAAGCAGTGACTGCTGCGCATAACTTCAAATCTACGATTGTGTGTTTCGCACCATAAGCGTAGATTTCTGACAATTGTGGAATTACCTTCTGGATCCGTTATACGAAATAGTTTTCCAATTTTTGTTCTATCATGCGTTTTACCATAAAAGGGGTTTCCTTCCCCAGAAAATTTGGCAGATAATTTCTGTTTCATTTCTTTCAACCCATTAGCAAGTTCGGGTTCTGTCCAACTGCGCCCCTTGAATGGGTTTGTTTCCCTCTGCGAAGCGGCTGAACTAATTTTTGCTCGCGTTTCTGCTGTATGTTTTTTGCCATAGAAAGAATTATCTGATCCTGTCCGTTTTCCCTTACGAATGGTACTGAAGTGTTTACGACATTCTTTAGTATGTCTATGTCCATAAAATGGATTATTGGGACCTCGTACCCGTTCGCTTCTTCGTTTTTTTTGTTCTTCTGTAGCCTTCCATCCGCGAGAACTGCCTGTTTCTGGCAAAATATTAAAACCAGCTGCTACAGTATTCAATATATTGATCCAATATTGTTCTCTTGTTAGAAGTTGATTAATATCGCAAACCTCTTCAATTACACTTACGGAAAATGAAGATGCTCCATACTTGTTGTAATAGGCTTGTAAAATAGGATTTGGATGATTGCCGCGTGCTAATAGACTTTTATGTGAACGCAATCGTGTTAATACCTTATGGGAGCTTCCAATATATTTTCGCCCAGTGGGTATAAATTCGATACAATAAACTCCAGAGATTTGTAAAATTCCTGTGAGAGTTAACATATTTTTATACAAGAAAATTGATAGATTAATTCTATTTTGTGAAGAAAAAGATGGCAGTTTGGATATAACGGTATATGATTTCAAAGAAGGAGAATAGGTATGGGAGTTATTGGAGAGCTTTGGAGCGATCTTAAACCAAAAGGGAAGTTTTGCCTTGTGTTGTTTGTCCCATTAGCCATATGTTGTGTCGCGATTTTTGCACACAAGCTCCTTGCTGAAAACGGCTGTGTTGCTCATGTTGGTTTTTGGGGACATACGGAGCTTGGTATTAAGGCGCTTGCTGTTGGATCAATGGTATCACTTATTTCTATTCTCCTTATTCGTGCCCTGATTGGAATTCCTGAACTGGGTGAAAAGATAAGGAAAAGACGCGAACATAAGAAATATATTCTTGAACTATATGGTTCAGACAGTCAGGTGGTCCAGGATATGAGATGGATCCATAAGTTTGGCATACTTGCTTTGGTTTTTGCTACAATCATTGTTGTACCTGTAATGGTTGGTGGATTTATTGGATACATCGCATGGCTTCTGTTTTGTTAGATAGGAGAATATTATGCAGATTCACAATGTGCGCCTAGGCTTTGCCACAAATAGTAGTTCGCAGCATTCCATGGTCTTCCTGGATGGTCAGCGCGATCGCGATATTGAAGATGGTGATTTTGGATGGCAAAGGTTTACCGCTGCCTCGAAAGAGGCAAAGGGGGAATATTTCGGCGTTCTTGTTATGATGGCTTTGAGCAGGATGTGCGATGAGCATACTGCTAGGTTGATTGTGTCCGATCTTCTTGGTCACAAAGCTCCTGGTGAAAATTCCTATATAGACCATCAATCTGCATACGATCTTCCAGTATCTTGGGAAGGCAATGGATTAGATCTAGAATTTGCCAAGGAATTTAGAGATTTCCTTCTCCAGGATGGGCTGGTTATTCTTGGAGGAAATGATAACTCCGAAGAATGCCATCCTTTATTGTCGAAAGCAGAAGGTTTCAGCTTAGCTATGAACCAGGATGCTGGATACGATCACCTTGTTGCGCGAAAGGATCCGTCTGGATTTTGGACAATTTTTAGCCGAAAAACGGGAGCTAAGATGCGTTTCAGGTTCCCAAAACGTGGTGAAGAGGTGTCCAAATCAACATATGGATCAGCACCAGATGGGAAAGTTGTGCCGACGAAGACTTTTGCTCCAGAACTTGTGGATATCAAAATCACAAACTACTGCCCGCGCAAATGTAGTTTCTGTTACCAAAATTCAGGACCTGGTGGACAGCATGCTGAATGGCGGCATTATGGTTATCATATTTCTAGTATTCTTGGTAGTTTGCGCGTATTTGAAGTCGCAATTGGAGGAGGTGAGCCGACGTCACATCCTGACTTTGCTGATATCTTGCGCGAGTTTCGTAGGCATGGGGTCGTGCCAAGTTTTTCAACACGAGATCTGTCGTGGCTAAAGGATCCAACGAAGTGGCACCCCATACTTGAGTCTACTGGTGCATTTGCATATTCTGTAGACGAGCCTGGACAATCTATTGAAGAATTTGCAGCTGTGCTAAACGCAAACGGATTTAGGCACGAGCTTGAGAAACTTGTTCCACAGCCGACTGTACATCACGTTATGATTGGTGATTGGATGGGGGATTTCAAAGGATTCCTCAGGTCAGCCTTCAACCATGGTATCCATGTTGTTTTGCTTGGGCACAAGTTAGCTGGTCGCGGAGGAATGGCAAATCCTATCAAGAGTGATGACTGGATTAAGACTTTGTCAGAACTTCAGAAGGCTGATGAGTGTCCACGTATATCGATCGATACGACATTGGCTAAGACATTCTCCAAACAGCTAAAGAAATCTGGAATTCCAGATTGGCTCCTGGAGAAAAAAGAAGGTGCTTTTAGCATGTATGTTGACCTAGTAGAACGTCAGATTGGACCTTCATCATTTTGTAATAATGAAGAAAAGGTTAACCTAGACCTAACCCAGGGGAACAAGGTTGCGGAAAAACAAATATTGGATGCCTTCTCGTCATGGTAAGGATCGCGCGTTGATGCAGCGAAAAAATTCCGCGGATGTTTTCCACGCAAAAAAGGACAAAAGATGAGAATCTTCATTATGATGGTTGGGCTCCCTGGGGCAGGAAAAACCTGGCTGCGTCAAAAGGCATTCTATGATGCCAAGGTTATTTGCCCTGACGATAGGATTGGCTACACAAAAGACCATCCTTGGACTCCGAGAGCAGCATCTGCCGCATGGCGGGATGCCGACGAAAGGTTCGAAGCTGCGCTTACCGACAAGCAAGATGATAATCTTGTAGTTTTTGATGCTACGAATGTTGCGGCAAAGAGACGACGTAAGTATTTGGTTCGTGCTGTTAAGGCTGGATTTCAGACTGTTGCCGTATATTGTTATGCGAAAAAAACAGTCTGTCTTAGTAGAAATGCTGCGCGTAATGAGCATCGTCAAGTTCCAGATGATGTAATTACCAGAATGTGTAACCAGCTTGAACCTCCTGATATCAATGAAGGTTTCCATATGGTGGCCAGGATCGACATGGTTGACGAAGCTTATAGTTTCCATGAGTCGGACGGTTGCGAATGTGGCGATACTATCCGCGAACGATTCAAGTTCCTATGGGGGAATGGCAGTCACAAATCCCTAACAGTTGTGAAGAATTAGATTGTATTATTGGAAAACGGTGGTGAAAAATGACAAAAGGCGTTCGGCTCCCCCCAGATCTTGAGTTTAGGAGTTTCGAGTATAGATGTTCAATCAATCTTCAAACAGTTTGTGATTCTTGGACAGATGAAATGGTAGCAGGATGGGAAGCCCAAAGCAAGGCTGTTGATGAAGTCAACAAGGCGACCTGGACTCATAACAATGATGTTGAGCGAGCATGGACAGCCTTCTTTGTAGCAAAGGGTTACAAAAACAAGAGTTCGCTTAAGAAAGTGATGGAAATGCTCGGAAAGCCAACATATTTTCCATCAAGTGGTAATGTGTGGGAAAACCAGACTTTACTGATTGATGGAAAGCAATTTTCCCCATACCAAATTGTTGGATTTTCTCCATATACGCTAACCGATGTCGTAAAGAAATATAGAGATCGCAAAGCGTATTTGGAAAAATGCGAGAAGGGTTCTGAGACTCTAAGACTAAAGCTTGTCTCTATGGCTCCAGAGTTTGGGCTATCTGCCTCATCGTTTGATTCAATGGATACGTTCCTTGCGGCAGTCGATGAAAAGGCTCGAGAGAAATGGATCTCTGAGAACTTCCCAGATGGGACAGTTCTTAATCTAAACGGATGCTCGGAATGTAATATGTGGACCGTAGGTGACCACAGGTGCTCATGTGGAAATAGACGCGTATATCTTGGCATCGAAGGAGATGTTTTGTCTGGATTCTACGCATTCCCAGAATGCTATTAACTATTAAACTGGAGACAGACTATGAATTTTGGATTCATCATGTGGATAATGTTTATCTTAATCCTTGTCTTTGTTGGTGGTTTGCTTGAGTTCCTAGATGCGCGACAACTACAGAAGTTTGCGCATGAGCAAGAGATGGCTAAGATTAAAGCGAACATTTCGCGCCAGGATGACAATGAAGATTAACTGCTTATCGTTTGATTCCGCGCCACGATTTAGACTATGTCCTAATGATCGCGCAGACATGGGTCCATGTTATATTAGAGGGCTTCGAGAAACGGTAACTGCTAATACAAAAGGTGTAGTTGAATTCACCATAGAATTCGCAGATGCGACGTTCTACCGAGTCCTTTGGGAACCGACTCAGAAACAAAAATGTGAAGGATGGATCCAAATTATTGGTGATCATTCGCCCGATGATATCGGCTATCTATTGAGTAAGTAAATGAGCGATAAAGAACTTCAACTCCGCCTCTTGTATGCTGTGATTGTAGCAGGGAAGTCAGCAAAATTTGCCGAACAAGCAATGGTTAGACTGTTCTCTGGTTTGGGAGATGACCTTCCATTTACAAAGCTTCGTACATGGATTTCTGATGGCAGTTTGAACACGAGGTTGCGCGAGGCGCGAACAGGAAACTATGATAAGGTGTCAAAGGCTTTTTCGGACATAGCTAAAGCGGAAATGGATCTACACATAGTGGACCCAATGGAACTTGAAAAAATTCATGGTATTGGTCCAAAGACTGCTAGATTCTTTATCATATGGACTCGTCCTAATGCTCGTGTTGCTGCTTTGGATGTACATATTCTAAGATGGTTACGTGGTCTAGGATATAATGCTCCGCGTCAAACACCTCAAGGTAAGAAGTATACAGAACTTGAACAGGTCTTCCTGGTGGAGGCAGACAAGCGTGGAGTTTCTCCACGGGTTCTTGATGCACAGGTATGGTCGACAGGATCGCGTTACGATCAGAATGCATCATTTAACCTCGTATCAGATATGGTGGGACATGTATCCAGAAACCAAGGAAGCAATCAGAAGAACTCTTAAAGTATGTCGTATTTTATGGAGCATGGACCAGGACGAATATAACAGACTACTTGCCGCCACAGATACAATTACCTTTCCTAATAGGGATGATATTTCCGAGCGTCTTCGTGAGCGTTTTAGAGATGAATCACTTAATGATGACGAACTCTCATCCTTGGTTGATGCCGAGCTTGTCGAGGAGCTTCGCATTCTGTATTCTGATGCCGCAGAAAACGCTGGACTAGATCCTGAACAAGGTTTAGCCATGCTTGAGTACGCTGCAATTTTGCGCGATCTTGATGACGGATATGGGGAGTTATGAGAATTCCAACGCAAAATCAATGGAGATTTGAAGGGCTAGCTGAATCAATCGCACAAGTTGTCAGGAGAGATCCCGATATTTTGTCACAGCCTGGGATGCTTGAGGAATTTCTACTTCATGCTTTCGACAAAGTTTATGACATGGGTAAAAATGATCCAGAATCGCTACACAAGAATGTCGAAATGGGTGTTGAAATTGGCATCAGGATTGCTAGACCGATTGTTCCGGTGACAGATTTGTCGGACATTCCTGAAGTTTTTGAGCATGCAAAGGAAAGATGGAGGGAAGGCATATGCCATTGACACGTAGTCGTCTGGCTTGGGTGCTTGCTTCAGTTACTATTCTGTTGGCGGTAACTGATGTTGTTACTACGGAATACATTATTCGTCATTTGGGTGGGGCTGAAGGACAACCGCTAATAGCATGGTTGATGAAGCATTTGGGAATTTGGTGGATCTTTCCGAAACTTCTGGCCAATTTTGCTATGACTGTAATACTTCTTTTCTCATGGAAACATAGACTTGCCAAGATTGGTATGGGGATCTATGTGGTTATGTACTCTTTGGTAATGATCTACCATTCGGTGATCATTCTAATGAACTGATTGGAATAGAAATGCCAAAAATCCTGGTGCTTTTGTCCATGGTTGTGTGCTGTGGCGGGTCTAGAACCACTTTGCCAGTTGACGAATGTATCAGGACCGTACGATTAGAAATCGACAGTCTATTTTCTGATGTTGAGCGTAAGGAAATAATCAAAGCCATACATGAATGGGAAAGCGCATCTGAAGGTAGACTTTGCCTAAAAACTACATGGCGAGATACATCCAAGGATGTATTTACATTTAGACATGATGGCAAATATATTCTGTATAGTCGACATAGAAAATGGCAAATTGATGCGGTAACCTCAACAAAAGGGAGCCCGTGTCCCAAACGCGACAGTTGCCTTGGGGCAACAATATGGGAACATGGGGGTTTTGGGTCGGACATTTTTGTACTCACTGCGAAAGTAGAATTTATCCGAGCAACAGTTATCCATGAGCTTGGTCATGTATTTGGTCTTAAACATACTTATATATATGATAGTATTATGTTTGAGACAATACGTAAAGACAAAGTTATCGGAGAAGTTGACAAGAAAAAACTTAACTGTCTAATCAAGACATCGTCGCTACTCAAAAGCGAAAACAGTTGCGTCAGAGAGGACCACCATGTGGAAAACTGAGAAAGGTATTGCGTTCCTTGACCTGTCCGCTGTTGATAGGACGGAGTTCAAAGTTATATCCGATGGCGACTTATTTCTTGTGTTCCCGAAGAAAAACAAGTTTGATTGGACAGCTGAGGAGAAATGGCTCCGGTCTGTTATGGTTGATGGTGCTGGTCGTATTGTGTCGTGCTCGTGGCCGAAATTTGGGAACTTTGGTGAATTTAGAACAGATACGGACATTTTAAAAGGGGAACTTGCCAACAGTGGTGTTGTGCGTTGGACTTCCAAAGAAGATGGAAGTCTATGTATTCGGAGTGTTGTAAACGGCTCTGTTATCATGCGTACTCGTGGAACTATGTTTGGAGGAGAATGGGGCGATAGCCAGGCTGTTCCATATGGCGAAAGGTTCCATAAAGTTGCGGCAGAGAAATATCCAAGACTTCTTGATCCGTCGTGGATGCCTAACGTTTCTCTCTTGCTTGAATATGTTGCCCCAGATAATGCGGTTGTAGTTCGGTATAAAAATCAGGACCTAGTGTTTCTTGGTGGAGTAGAACATTGTGGTCCTTCCATAATTCCATGGGAGCGTGTGATTGAGATTGCTGTAGATGGAGGTCTTAAGCTTGTTGATTTGAAAGAGCTTCCATCGGATCCTATTGAATTGCTTAATGAAGTGAAAGATTGGAGAACAGAGGGGGTTGTTGCCAGGTGTAATGGTGATCAGGTATTTGTGAAGGTAAAGAGCGCTTGGTATTTGGCAAATCATCGCATGAAGTTCTCCATGAAATACAAGACGATTGTAGAGTTTGTCGACCTATCTGGGGTGTCTACCGAGGATGAACTAGTCACCAAGTTGCGTGAATATGATTATGATTTCGAGGTCGTAGAGGGTGGCAGAGAGTTCTATAGGAAATATGTGGCGGTGCGGAATGAAGCATTGGCATTCAGGACTGAGGCTGAAAATCTTTATTCCTCGTCAAATATTGGCATAATGCTATTTGATACTGAGACAGCAAGACGTAAATATTTTGCCAAAATAGCGTGCGCACAATCGCAGATAGTCAAAAGCATGATGTTTGCAATCTACGATAGCAGACCAGAACGTATTGATGCTTTGATTCGCAAACTGATTTTGACAGAAGGCGGCAAACACAAATGAAGCAATCCCATTGTATGCGCTGTGAGATCGTAGAAGTTTGTGCATCTCGCACAAGCGGATGTACATATAAATTACATAGGGAAGTACAAGAAAAACTCGACCAAGGGTGGACGCTTAGAGCTGCACCAGCTACGGATGGAATAATCTACTTAATCTTCGTGCGCAAAGAGGCACGATAATTGCGGAGGAGAAATGACAATCGGTTTCGATTTCGGCTCTTATGTAGCAAATAATGCCGCCGACCTCGACCGCAGGGCTCAGTCAAACAAAAATGCGCGCCGGGTTAAGGTTCGCAAGGCTATGCGTATAGTGTCCAAGGTAGCTTCTGTATCTAGGGAAGTACTTGATATTTATACGGCAGTAAAGCGCAAGGATCCGATATCGGTAGCCCTTGGTGCGATTTCAACATATGGCTGTATAAGTTCAATGTTTGAGGGAGAGTCTCCACAGGCTCATGAGCGCCTAAAGGAGATGGGTGCTTTGAAAGTGTTTCCGATGATGTCTACCTTTCTATTTCATACCCTGCGGCAGATGGATATTCCCGTTAGGCGTATATGGAATTCCGGAAAAGACAAAGACGACGGAGAAAACTCTCAGGAAGGTATTGATGAGTTTGACCTTGGTAGTGGTGTAAAAGTCTGGTTTGTAGAATCTGGTTCTGCGGGTACGGATCAGGATGGACCTTTTGTGCTCGACCAAAAAGCTTTTGTACGACAGTTTTCACAAACGGTCGAGGAAAAGCTTGGACGTGTTTTGACTATAAATACCATTCCAAAAGGCTGGAATGAATTTTTCTACCTAGGTCCATTGGACATTCCGACTTCACTATATGTGTCGCACATTGATGAGGATGCGCTCATGGCGCGTATCTCTAATCTTCAAAAGCTGGGCTTCAATCGCTCCCTCCTGTTTTTCGGTCCTCCTGGCATTGGCAAAACAACCTTGGCTGCCCGATTTGCCGAGAAGATCGGTGGTAGACTTCTTGTTGCATCTTGTGCTACACTTGACAGCACAAGAGGAAGGAATATCCTTGAGGACCTAATCGATATCATTGATCCTACAGTACTTCTTCTGGATGATCTGGATAAGATGTGGCGACCCAGTGAAATGCTGGAGAACATGGAGAGAATCAACAGGAAGGTTGGCGAACGTCGACGCCTATTGATTGGAACTGTAAACTCTTTGGCTGAAGTCCCAGAACCTCTAAGGCGACCTGGTAGGTTCGATGAGATTGTTGAGTTTGAACCACTTACCAAAAACCAGAGGAAAAGTATCCTTATGACGTATGCCAAGGAATTCCATGTTCAGTATACGGACCGTGAATTCGATAGAATTGCGGTTAAGACTGAAGGGATGACTGGAGCATACCTTAAGGAAATCGCAAAACGTGCTTCTGTAGTTCCTTTTGAGTCTATGCTTGAGCAGATACAACAGATGAAGAGAATCTGTAACATGATTAGTGAAGAGGAGGCTGCCAAGGAAAAGAGGAAAGCTGAGGCGAAAACAAACCCATCAAGACGAAGAGTGAGATAATGGAAGCAATCAAACTGCCCTTTATAGCCCTCAACGGGCAAAGCTTCATCCTTTTCCCAAAACAATCAAACTCTATAGATCTAACGCGCCAATTGTCTTTGTCAACCCTCAAAGAGTCTGTAGAAGTGGGGAATCATGTGGTTATTGGATTCTTTAGGAATCCTGAAGTTCCACACATTTCTAGAGTCAACATATGGGATGTGGGTTGTGAGGCCATTGTAAAAAGCATATCGCCACTACAAGGGGAGTCGAAACGTATTTTTGTAGAGGGCGTTAGGCGCGTTCTTGTGTGTAATGTATCTGTGCGCAATGGGTCTGTATCATGTGCGTGTATTCCTATTGAGGAACCAAAGTTCGAAATGACTGAATATTTGGGCGAAATGGCTATGGATATTCAGAATCAAGCGCTATCGCTTGAGTCTACCTCTACATTTGCCCCAATGATGAGACCCAAGTATGACCACGAATTTGGAAATTTTATTGACGCGGTTGCTAATAGGATTTCTTTGGATGGCAATGGCAAGATCCTGATGCTACGTGAGTCTGATGTAAAAAAGCGGGCTGAAATGCTGAGAATGCATATTGCTGGTCTTGTCTTGAGGGAGAGCGAGCGAATGGCAGAACAGGCTGCCAAGGATGTTAAGGAATCCACCAATACACAACCTGAGAATCCCACTACGGAAAAGCAGGTTATATTGGATCCAAAAAACCTGGAAATCAAACGCCTTAGGCGATTAATTGGTGAAGCTGGGATGCCTGATGAGGCTAGAAATGTAGCTCTAAATGAACTTTCTAGACTACAAATGATGTCGCCAAGTACTGCGGATTTTTCCCTGACAGTGACGTATTTGGATGTCATGGCTTCATTACCGTGGAATAAAGCTAGCACAGATAAGGCAGATATTAAAGAGGCAGCAAGAATCTTGGATGAAGACCATTATGGTCTAAAGGTTCCTAAAGAAAGAATCCTAGAGTTTTTGGCTGTCAGACAGCTTACTGGAAAGAGCGGTGGGGCAATATTGTGTTTTGTCGGTCCTCCGGGAGTGGGAAAAACAAGCCTTGGTCAGAGTATCGCACGTGCTATGGGACGCATATTTATACGAACATCTCTTGGTGGTATGCGTGATGAGGCTGAAATGCGTGGTCATAGACGCACGTATATTGGTGCTCTTCCTGGACGTATACTACAGGAGATGCGTAAAGCCAAGGTTAAAAATCCCGTTTTCATGCTTGACGAGATTGACAAGTTGATGCGAGACAACCATGGTGATCCAGCTGCCGCTCTTCTTGAAATACTTGATCCAGAACAGAACCATTCGTTCAAGGATAACTATCTAGACATTCCTTTTGACTTGTCTCAAGTGTTCTTTATTAGTACAGCAAATGACGCTCATCTTCTACCACCAGCGTTGCGAGATAGGTTGGATATTGTAGAACTTCCAGGATACTCGTTGTTTGATAAAGTCAGGATAGCTAGAAAGCATCTTGTCCCAAAACAGAAAACGAAAAATGGTCTAACCAATCACAATGTGGACATATCTGATGATGGACTTGTGCGCATTGTTGAAGCTTATACCAATGAAGCTGGAGTTCGCAATCTAGAGAGACATTGTGGATCTGTGTTCAGAAAGTTGGCAGTTGATGCGGCAGCAGGTCAATCGCTATCTGTATCTGTTGACCAACAAATGGTTAGCAGACTCCTCGGTCCTCCAAAGCTATTTGCCGAACGTATGGCCAAGGAAAGCGCGGTGGGGATTAGTACAGGATTGGCATGGTCCTCGTGTGGAGGATCCATACTATTCGTGGAGTCAGTTGAGGTTCCTGGCGGAGGTGGAAAAATAGAACTAATGACAGGAAACTTGGGTCAGGTTCTCCAAGAATCCGCAAAGATAGCGCATACATGGATTAAATCTAATGCTTCGGCAATAGGTATTCCAGATGATGTGGCTACAAAGACATCTATACACGTACACATTCCATCTGGGTCTACTCCAAAGGATGGTCCAAGTGCTGGTGTGGCTCTTGTTGTGTCCGTAGCTTCTCTTTTGTCAAAGCTTCCAGTTCGTAACGATATAGCAATGACTGGAGAGATCTCATTGCGTGGTCGTGTAATGCCAGTTGGAGGAGTTGTTGAAAAGCTTCTTGCAGCTCATCGTTCTGGAATCAGAGAGGTTATGATTCCAAAAGCGAATGAGGATTCTCTCATGGATGTTCCAAAAGAGGTCCTTGAGGAAATGAAGATCCATCTTATTGACCATCTTGCTGAAGCTCTTGACATAGCTCTTGTTGGGCGGAAGACTTAACATGGAAGTCTGGAGCAGTGTAGTGGATATTGCTACTTCATGGGCTTTACCTGTTCCATGTCAATATCCATTGGGTGACGCACTGGAGATGTTTTCGAACCCATCAAAAAAGCCCATGGCGCTTCTTGTTGGCGCCATGGGCATGTATGGATCAGATCATCCTTGGGAAATTCCATACAATCTATCAGTCAGACTTGGGATTGAATGTTTGGACGCAAAATCTATAAAAGATGTTGGCGAAAATGGATTGCGTCGAGCACTTTGTGGACGACCAGCACTTCATGTAAGTCCACCAAAAATGGGGACATGGATAAGTAGAGCGGCTGATTTTGTGGTTGGTCAGTATGATGGCGATCCAGCTTTGATATGGAATCGTGGCAGTGGAATTGAAGCACAAAGGCTAATTCGTAGATTGGTAGATGTGCCTGGTATTGGAAATGTAAAAGCATTAGCATTTACATTCCTTTTAGGTAGAGATTGGGATGTTGATATTAATGAATGGGATAGAGTTGACATTGAGTCTAACTCGGATATCAATAGGGTGCTTATCAGATTGGGTATTGTTAATCCACCGCGCCCTATTGATCCAAAAACAGTTGTTGCGATTTGGGAAGGTTTGCGCAGAATAGGAAAAACATATTGTGTACTGGACAATCCGCGATGTGCGGAGTGCCCGATGATTGGATGTAGAAAAAAAGGAGTTTAAGGACAAATGGATAAAAGAAACAGGAACCATGACAAGCGCCATCACGATGGGAAAAGCCAGAGGGGCAGTAGGGACCTTTTTGGAACTTTGGGCGATCTACATAGGCGCAAACGTGAGTCTCAGCGTGAACAGAAGAAGGGTGACGGGAAGACAAGATGTGCTCATTGTGGGGGTCAGCTAAAGCCGCGCGGGGCTGTTGGAAACGCTGGACATTTAAGGTCGAAATGCCGCAAATGTGGACGAACGGTGTGGACGCGTCCAGAATATAAAATCCCTACCCCTTTGGTTCCAACAAGTAAGGTTGCGCGATATCATGGACGTGATGATCGCATTCATCGCGTACGGGATAGTGTCCAAGCAGATACCGGTAAGCAGGGAACGGACAATCCGCAGGCGTGAACAACACCGCTGCTGGTTGTGGGGTGGAAAATGTGTCAGGATGGTATCCAGCTTGGTTGTGCGCAGGCATTAATGTTGGAAGGTTGTGTAAAATGATTAAGAAACAATTTGAGGCGGAGATTACAACACGCCTACAGAAGCAAGTAACCGACCTCGAGTCGGCTGTAGAATGTGCAAAGCGCGAAGCGTTCCAGCTATTCAGGGAATTAAATATGAGGATGAAGAAAGCTAAGAATATAGCATCCGAACTTGATAGCGGTGGAAATGTTTGGGCAAGGAAGGTATCGAAACTTATGGATATTCTAGGGAGCTGCCGCGACACAATGGACGGCATGACAGCCATTGGTCTTGTGCGCGACTCTGGTTCTGTTTGGGATTTGGAAAGGGTCTTTGATGGGGCGGAAAACAATTAGGGTTTTGTTTTGGGTGTTTTCGCTCCTTTCGATCGGATTCGGATGCCTTTCTTTATTTGCCTTCTTTTCTGCCTGGGCAAAGCCTATCCTTAGCATAGCTTTAGCTAATATGACTTTGACTGCAGCAATGGCTGCCATGAACAGCGTTTTGCTGGACCGTATGGAGGGAAAGAAATGACATCCATTGTCGGGAAGTTAAGCAAGAAAATTGAGCTTCTTTCTTCGGTAGAAAACAGATCACTTGGACCACATGAGCGCATCTGTAGCAGCAATGCTAAGACTGGATTTTCTATAAATTTTCCCTTGGGGCCAAGTGGAACATGTAGACCTAGTCCAGTTTGTTCTGAGACCTGTTATGGCGCAATGCCTGGTAAACCAATAACTTGGGAAAAATCTATACTAAAGTATTGGAGAGTATATAGATACTTCTTAGAAGCTAATCCAGATGAAATAGCCGAACGCATACATGAAGAATATATCAAGAGGGGAATGACTTTTTTGAGATGGAATGGAGTTGGTGACCTTTTTCCTGAATCTGCTGCAGTTATATCCAGTCTCTCTAGAAGACATCCCGATGATGTTCTGCTTGTTGTGACACGTAAACCTGAGATGGTATCACTTGTACCAAGTCACGATGCTGAAAATCTTTACCTTATGTTTTCTTTGGATGGATCTAACGATAGCAAAAGAAGAAAGGCTATCGTATCTAGGTATAAATACCCTCGTCTATACTTTAGCTTTCTTAGAAGATTCGCGAATGAGGATACACTTGGTGCAAGGATAGTGTTTAATGCACAGCAATCGAAGAAGATTCTTCCATATGATGATCCTATTACTGTATGTCCTGTCGATGCAGACAAGGTGCCAGTAAAGGGAGCATGTACCAAGTGCCGCAAATGTTTTCGTCCTGATGTACTTGATGGCAGTCGTCACAAGTGTGTAAGGTGAAAAAGTGACAAAAGAACTTAGGAAATTTGTGAGGATATACCATATTAGAACACGCAATGGGAAACTTGTTCTATACAAAGCTGTGACAAAAGAATATGGTTCCTTATATGTAGTAGATATTAATATTGGCAGTCCTGGTCCGGTTCGCGGATGTGTCAATGTTTATCTACCCGGAACGGAAGTTAAAGTTAGGGATGATGATATAGACACAAATCCTATGGTTTTGTGCGCCAAAGGTCTACATGCTGGAACATGGCGTTGTGCAAAGTTATTTGCGGGTTCTACCTTCTTTTATTCGAATTATGGAAGTTCTTGTAGACCCAAACGATGTCATATGTGTTCCAAATTTGTCGCTTGAGACTACGACATTGGACGGCGTTACTTTCTTGCCCAAGGCAAGTAATCAAAAAATTCGCTGTAAACGACTAATTGTGGTAAGGGAAATTATTGAAAAAGGAGAAATTAAATGAGTCAAGTTAGCAAAAGTGAACATACGTATCTGGTGTATGCTAAGAGGAATTCGTCGCAGTTTGGTCAAAAGCTACAGGAGATTAGGTGTCGCGTCCTGGATGCTAGAACAAATTATGTCCTGGTCGAATCTCTGAAGAGGTATAACAAGAAGAAGTATTCGGGAGCTTCGAGAACAAAGAATGGAATTTATAGCGGCATGCCGGTTCGTCGTGTGAATAAGGATCAGGTCCTAAAGATCATTGATGAAACTACTGGTAAGGAAGTCAAGTGGGAGACCATGAGGCGGAGAGAAGGATCTCAGCGACGCCCAGGTCGTTCGCGTGGAGGTAAGTAATGGCACTACGTTCTAGATCAAAATACATCGAGGCTGTTACTGATGCGTTGCTTAACCACAACGGAGCATTAAAGTTTTCGATGATCGCAAACGAGACGGCAGAAATGCTTGGTCTAAAGCAGGATGAACTTAGAAGAGTTCGCCCAAATGGCTATCGCACCACGAACAAGCACCGTTCGGATGTGTCGTCCACTCTTTACCACATGAGGATCAAGGGTCTTGTTGTGGCATCTGGGGAGGGTAGACAGAGGCGATATAGTCTATATCAGCCCACGCACAATGAGATCGAGCAGCTTGCCTTCAAGAAGTATGCTGGTCGTGGTTATGTTGATGGGAATGCTGAGCAAGATTGGCTGGAGGCCGAAAAGGAACTTCGAAAGAGGAAGTGAATGATACAATTCAAAATCGGAGTAGACATTGAAAAAACATGCTCAACTACGATTGTGGTGGGTGTGAAAGCAGAAACGCGTGAAGAAGCTGAGCAAAAGGTCCTAAGTGAGATCAGAAAAAGATGTAGAGAGGCGTCTATCAATCCTAGCATAGATATTGAGGAAGTCTTGGGTCTTAACCATCTACATGAAAGTGACTGGTCTGATTGTGACAACATAAATCCAATAGACATAAACCATGATGAGGACTGGGGTTCTGGTCTGTGGGATGCCGACTTCGAGGTGTGATAATGTTGACGTTCTACGATGCCTTTGCCGGGATGGGCGGAATCAGGCTAGGAATGGAACGGGCTGGATTCAGTTGTGTTGGATCGTGCGAAATAGATGATGCGGCACGAACAACATACGCAGATAATTTCGGGGAACAGCCAAAAGGATCAAACATAAGTAATGTACCTTGGTTGCCTTGTCACACGTCCGTTTTGTGTGGAGGTTTTCCTTGCCAGCCTTTCTCTCATCTTGGTAAGCGGAAAGGTTTCCGTGATCCGAGAGGCAACATGTTCTTTGAGCTTGCTCGCCTTATGGATGTATCTAAGCCTTCCGCATGCTTGTTCGAGAACGTAAAAGGTCTCGTAAGCCACGATGGTGGTCGGACTTTGGACATCATCATGAGCACATTGAAAGACCTTGGCTATTGCGCATCATGGCAGGTGCTTGGAGCTGAGGAATTTGGATTGCCGCAGCGTCGCAAACGCGTATTCATAGTTGGTTTCAGGAACAAAAAAGCGTGGTCGTCATTTAGGTTTCCGGAAGGATATTCTGGGCTTATGAGACCTTTATCCTCAATTATGCAAAAAGGTGTTGATAGTGAGTTCAACGCTTCGAATTCCGTCCTGGTTGGGTATCTTCGTAAGTTGCATGAAAGAGGACCCAATAGGGGGGGGCGTTTTCTTCCAGCACTTCACACTCCAGATGAGATTGGGAATACATTGGTAACAAGTGGTGATCGTATTCTGGTGTTTGATGGTACGATCATAAGAAGGTTAACGCCTCGCGAATGGGCAAGGATGCAGGGTTTTCCAGATAGTTTTAAGCTGCCAAAAACAAAGACACAGGCATACAGACAGATTGGCAATTCTGTACCAGTGCCAGTTGTGACAGCCATCGGAGAAGCGATGGCAAAAGTCATGGAATAAGGAGAGGAATAATGGATATTGGTAATATTTTGGGAAACATGGTTTCACTACATCCTGAGTTTAGCCTAAAGATTGGTCGCCAAAGCGGTGTGTTTATTGCAGAGGTGCGCATTGATGGTGGAACTCCTGCAACAGTAACTGGTAATGATCCGAAGACGGTAATTATTCAAGCCCATGCTGCTGCTCTACGAAATATTATGGACAAGGTCCTGGCAGAAAGTCGTCTCAGCGATACAGCATTCGACCGCGCAGTTGAGAAGGAAGAGGTCGGATGTTGTACTGGATGTTGCGGATGTAGTAGCAAATGCTCAGATAATGATTACGAAGACGACGACTTCGAGGACGAAGACGAAGATTACGATTACTAAGGGAGACTATTATGGAAAAGAGAAAATACACATATGGAAATCTCGAAGTTATGATGGATGCTTCTTTGACTCCTGAGCAGGTACAGGAACTCTGGTCTGCAATCTATCCAGAGCTTGCGCATGCCAGGATAGTTAACAGGGACAATGGCGCTGTCGAGTTTTTACAGCAGGCGGCTGACAAGGGAAACTAATGGATGTTGTTAGGGTTTTTGACGAGATAAAGCAGTGGAATAATGAGCTTAATGCCCATCAGCTTGAGATTTTGAACAAGCTGATGGGCGCAGCTAATACTTCACACTTTGCTGATATTCCTGTTGAAGAGATCCTCCGCATTCAGGAACACATGTTTTTGGCGATTAGCGACGCAGAACGTCAGGTAGGTATATATGATATTCTGCGTTATCTTAAGCCTGTAGTTTCTGATACAGACTTTATATGAGTGTCTAATGGATTTTAATGATTTGCGAACACACCAACAGATAGAGTTTTTTCTTCTACACAACCTCCTAATTAACGATTTGAAGTTGTTGAAGCGCACGAAACGAATTGCCCCTATGGCTATAGAAACAGGAACACCTAAACAAAGAGAAGCAACAATATCAAGATTGTTTAGGTCGTTTTTGACAAATGTTTTTCCTAAATCAGATTTCGTAGTGAAAAAGACAGCGCGCCGCGAGGAGTTTGTAGTTTGTTTCTCACCTAAGATTTGTAACAAAATATCTGATGTAGTTAGAACAGCAATACAGGCGGATGAAACAGAAAAGAATTTTCTCGATCTCAGGGGAGTTTTAGTTGTTCGCATAGGTCGTGGAGATTTTTACTACCGCCCATCCCTTAAAGAGTTTGGTATTGGAAAACACTGTGCTGCTGTAAATGCTGTTCTGTCATGGAAAAAGCGATTTGATACAGTTCTTACGGCGACTGATGTCCCTAAGGTTGTTGTTCCAAATCGTGCGCAGGAGGAAATAGACGCCCTATTTGAGGTAGCTAGGAGGGAAGGAAGAATATGAAAGCATCTATGGCTATTGAAATAGATGAGGAATATAGCGGAGCAGTAGTTAGACTCAAAGGGGCAGATGGTAAGGTGTCTACAAAAACTGTTTCGGTAGACGACTTGATTTTTAGGTTGGCTAAAGAAGTGGAGATGACAACGGGAATCCTTCCAGCTGGGACAAAATTCTATTCTGGGACCAAGAATTCATACAAGATTGGTATACAGGTTCCATCAAAAGTTAGGACAATTCAAGCTCGCCTCGATGATATTCTTTGTGAGAAGACAATACCATTTCCAGAAACACTTTTTGTGTTCTCAGTAAATGATACAAAAGTATTAGATTCTCTACTGTTTGCGTGTATTCCTCCATTGGGGCGCATGGATGATAGGCTATATGCATTTCCTTTAGGTAATGTATATGATGATGGACCAATATGCTGGGGGAATAATTACGTTTTTCCAAGTATAACAGATCCAATAATTCTAGATGGAGTTGTTGGAAGATTCTTTTCGTCAGCATTTAGTGGGCACATGGTAGAGAGAGGTTTGTTTAATGCGCCAGCTGGCGTTGTCAATTTTCGCACATTGCTAGACCACCTATCTGGAAAAGAATACTTTCCAGATAGTATTTTGAAAAAGTCAAAAACGCTTAGTGAGGCAATGTCCAGGAGCAATAGATGAGTAATACATTTGGGAACAGTATGCTTGTTGGTCATTTTATAGGGGAGATTCCACAGAAATGCGACAAGCCTGTTGTGTTTGTTATGTGTGGGGATGGTCTTTGGGAAATACGTAGAAACTCAATAGGTATATTTAGACGGCGCATGACTGACGTAAAGGTTCCCGGTTTGCCTTGCGGACTTTCTGAAGGTTTTGACTTAGCTGTCCCAAAAATGCCTCTGTCCCTTTTGTGGCAAGCAGTTGCATTTTTCCGTGAGGTATTTTCACTTCATAGAAGTGAAGCTGCTGTGCGTGCTATCTATGATCGTCGGCGTAAGAAATATTTTCTTGACTGCCCGCAGCAAGAGGTATGTGCCGCGCATTGTCATTTTGATAGGTCGCAAACCTTTGAAGACTCTGTAATTGTTATGGAAATCCATAGTCATGGTTTGTTTTCTGCCACATTTTCTCAAACAGATGATAGGGATGAGATTGCCGATCGTTTCTATGGCATCGTTGGGAAAGTTGAGCAGCTTTTTCCTGAGACATGTTTTAGACTATCTATGGGGGGAGAGCACATTACTGTTGGAATCCATGAGATTTTTAACACAAAAGATGACCCCATGCTTTGCGCCAAGTTCCCAAAAGATTGGATGGACAGAGTTAGCAAGTCTGATCCAACGGCAAAAATCCATGAACTTCTATTGGAAAGGGAAATGGACAAAGGGGAGGAGGAAGAGTATGAAGATGACGTGGATGATGAAGGTGAACCTTACCCGTGGATTAGGACATGGAAACGATAACCCTTCCTGATATTAGAAAAATGAGCGGATTCTCCCCTTCACGGAGAATCCTTGTTCTTGGGTGTGGAGGAACTGGAGCATATGTAGCTGGGCATCTAGCCAGATTAATCATGTCGCTTAATAGCGAACGCTCATCATATGATTCAATTTCTCTAGTGTTAGCCGATGGAGATAAAGTAGAACGAAAGAATCTAGAGCGCCAGCATTTTGTACAAAGGGACCTCGATACAAATAAGGCGGAAGCACTTGCTAGAAGGTACTCTTCGGCGTTTGGACTCCAGATAGATGTGATACCGTCCTATCTGGAGGATGAAGATTCAATACGAAAAACTGATATAGACATGGTTATAGGATGCGTAGATAATAATGCATCTAGAAAAATTGTTCATGAATGGATGCTTAATTCGCGTTCTCGTGAAAAATTTTGGGTAGATTGCGGAAATGAGGAGAGTTCTGGTCAGGTAGTTTGTGGCTTTTCTCCAAACCGACACATCTATGGTTCTTCACGTAGTAACAGTTTTAGTCTTCCAATGGTCACAGAAATATATCCAGGTCTTCTTTCTTCGGATGGAAAATTCAATTCACAATTAAGTTGTGCCGAACTTGCCCAGTCAGCTCCTCAAAATATGATGGCAAATATAACAGCTGCCTCTATAGCTCTTAACTTTGTACAGTGCGTATTAAGAGGTAAGCCGCTTATGAGCCATGGGGTTGTTTTCTCCGTGGATAATTCATTCAGGACCATATTGAATACGCCAGAAAATCTAGCAAAAGTAAACAAGGAAAGGTTGCGCTCATGGGAAACTACGGAGATTTGACAAGGAGTGATCAGATGGATAGTGAAAATAAGACTCAGGGGTTACCCTTTGCCTCGGATGATGAATGTGTGGAGATTCGCAAGCATCTCATCGAGATTGGAAGGATTACTCCGACTGTAAAAGATATTACACCAGCAAAGAGGACTGAAGAGTTGGAAACTATTCGGTCCATGAGACGCAGAAATGCCTCTGAAATCCCCGATGAAGGGACGTATAGGGTCCGTAGAATTCGTAGCGACAGCGAATATACAATTCGCAAAAGAAACTATCTTGTTATGCTACAGTCTGTTTTGCGTTCCCGAGAAGAGCTTGGACTACAATTCGATGATAGGGATGAAGCGGAGCATATCGATGTCTAGTTATCCCATGCAGCCTCTTGTCGTGGATAAATCTGGTACTATCAGATTTCAGGAAAATAAGGTGGTTCGTTTTCTCCTTGACAATGGCGGACATGACCTAAACAAACTTTGGATCATGCTTCATTCCAAAAACTTCTCATTGGATGATATGGAACAGTTCTACCAACTAATAGGATATTCTGTAAGCGGTTTTGGAGAGATCAGCGACTTTCGAGACGAAACTGTTGCCAAAGCCGACGAGCTTGCTAAAAATCTATATAGGCAGTGGTGTAAAAAATGGATTATGATTAAGTGTTTCGCATGTGGGGCTGATAACTGGGTGGATGGAAATAAATATCGCCTAGGAGGAGCTTGCCTGGAATGCCATGCGTGTCTTGAGTCTACGATGATTTCTGAAAATGACCATGTCGAAACACGGATCCCACTTCGTGGATTTGTAAAACCGGAGCAGTATTGATGTATTCCTTAAAAACCGACCTGTACCAGATAGCCATGATGGCGGGATATTTCCATGGTGGAATGGTTAACAAAACTGTGACATGTGAAGCATTTGCCCGCAAGCTTCCTAAAAAATGGCGCTTCTTTGTTATGGCTGGCACAGAAGAGATCCGCAACACTTTGGAAAAATTGTCCTTTGCTGGAGAGGATATAGAATTTCTCAAGTCCATTCCTGCGTTGCGTGATGTCATGACCCCCGCTTTTGAGGAATGGCTATCTGAGTTCCGATTTACTGGGGATATGTGGGCTATGGCTGAGGGTGAGGTTGTGTTTCCAGGTGAACCTCTTGTCAGGATAACAGCTCCTCTTCCACAGGCACAACTTGCTGAAACGATAATTCTCTCTATCCTAAATCATGATATGCGTGTCGCTTCTAAGGCTGCCAGGATTGTGCTTGCGGCTAAGGGTAAGCCTGTTGTTGAATTTGGAACACGGAGAACACATCACGAGGCAGCTGTACGTTCTGCACGAGCAGCATATCTTGCTGGATTCTCTGGAACCTCAAACATGCGCGCTGGAATGCTGTTTGGTATACCTGTAATGGGAACCGTTGCTCACATGTGGACGATGGTACATAAAACAGAACAGGAATCTTTTGACAAGTGGTCGAAAATATGGAACAATCCATCATTCCTAATCGATACGTATGACACCATGCGCGGTGCTAGCTTAGCAGCAAAAATAAAGAATGCCGTAGCTGTACGCATCGATTCTGGGGATTTGGGAATGGATTCCAAATTTGTCAGACATATCCTTGATGAATCGGGGTCTAAAGCGAAGATTATGGTCTCTGGTGATCTAGATGAATACTCTGTCGCAAATCTTATTGCGTCAGGGTCACCAATTGACAGTTTTGGTATAGGAACAAAACTTGTTTCTCCAGATGATGCTCCGTCGCTTGGAATAGTATACAAGGCTGTATATGATGAAGATGATAAGCGTCCGCTTATGAAAACTTCTGGTGGTGGTAAAGCAACCATGCCTGGACGAAAACAGGTATTCCTAGACCAAAGGGGAAGTGGCTGGATACACCTTGTTGCTTTGGACGGTGAGATAGAAAGTTCTGAACTACTAACGCCACTTATGGACAGACATATAGCAAATGGAAAAATCGAGGACGAATCTGAAATGCCGCTTGATGTATCAAGGAGATACTGTAATGCTATTCTGTCGTCCTTGTCCGATCTTCCAATTGGATATGACCTTTCATCCATAGCAGAACCGAGCGTTGGCGTTCCAGTTATGGCACATGATAGTTTGACAAGGATGTTTGTTTCCGCCAGGCGCGGCATGGAGAAGTAAATGGATTTGATTTTCGGCAGGTTTGGCGGGCATGCGATGTTTGATCCGTATTCTTTACAGCATGTTGTATGGTTTTTTGCCATCACGGTAGCGCTTGCAGCTCTACGATTTAAGCACCTATGGGTATGGGTTTTGTGTCTGGCAGCTATCTGGGAAGTAGCAGAGTGGTGGATAGCTGATAATATAGCAAACTTCCCATTCGTTGGGCGCGAAGATATGATAAACAAAGTCGTCGGTGACCCAATCAGCGACCTTGCTGGATTTTTTCTTGGGCTTGCCGCCATACATGCTGTCTATTCTGTAATGAGCAAAAGAAGACTTGGTGGTTTTCCAGAACTACTTGAAAAAGCAAAAAGCACAGCAGAAAAAGCACATATGGGACAACGGTATGGTAAATTTCCGTATACGCATCACCTTTTTGGAACATGGGATGTATTGACGAAATTCGGTTTTTCGGAAAGTGATCCTAACAAGGAAAAACGGGAGAGAAGCCAAAGGCTAATTCTTGGTGCAATCCTCCATGATACTTTGGAGGATACCGACATGACTTATGGTGACCTGCGCAATGGGTTCGGAAAAGAAGTCGCTGATTTAGTATTCGCGGTGACTAACGAATCAGGAAAAAATAGGGCGGAGAGATTTGCGAAGACGTACCCTAAAATACGCTCCCATCCTGATGCTACGATACTCAAGTTGGCTGACAGAATAGCAAATGTTATCCATGCGTTACAGTTTAATCACGATATTCTAGACATGTACCGGCGCGAATGGAAGAAGTTTAAGCAGAACTTGTATGTGCCTGGAGAGAACGATTTGATGTGGGAGCATTTGGAATCGATTTTGGTAAAGCAGATAAGCAGATGTATAAAGCTACCAAATGGACGTGAATGCTTTTGGCCTCTTAGCGAGAAAATACAGTTTGGGACCAAGGTGCGAACGACCAACGATTCTGGTCTATCTGACTGGACTGATGAGGGTAGATTGGTCAGGAAATGGGGTGTAGAAGGTATCGTGTCCGATAGATCTGATTCACATGGACTTTGTTATATGGTTATATATCTGGATGGATCATATGGATGGTTTGATCCATTAGAACTTGAGATTATCTAGGCGAATGAACACAAGGAGAATAGAAAAAATGGACGAGAAAAAGCCTCAGCCGGCGTGGAAGAAGCAGGATGAACAGCACCGTTCTGACCATAGAGGGTGGAACAAGAATCAAAGACGCGACAACGATAATAGGGACAGTCGCAAGAAAGAGCCCCTTCCTGAACAGAAGGCTCCAAATGTTGGACCGCTCGAAGTTGAAGTATACAACAATGATGTCAATCAAGCGCTAAAGGTCCTGAAGACAAAAATCGCTAGAGATGGTATTATGGCCGAGCTTAGGAGGCGAAAGCATGCCGAAAAGCCGTCTGAGAAGAAGCGTCGTAAGCATCGTGAGGCCCTGAAGAGGATGCGTAAATCGAAAGGTAAGTCGAGGCGCACGGGTAACTGGAAGGGTGGCAAGGAAAGAAAGACGTCAGAGCCTATGCCAAAACAGGAAAATACAACCAATCAGGCTCCGCAGGACGGCGCCGAATAGCTGGAGGCTACATGTTTCGCGAATTCCACAAGGAGACAGGTCGGAATGCCCGCGCTAATATCTGGTTTATAGGTATTGACCAGGACGATCCTGAAGTAGTTGTAACAAAATGGGGGTTGCTTGGAGGAGCTCTACAGGAGACAAGGGACCGTCCTGGACCGTGCGGAACCGAAGGAAACGCCGACTTTCAGGATGCGAGAAAATACGCTATCTTCTGTATGGATCGCGACATACGCAAAAAGAAAGAGCACGGTTATGTTGAATGGATTAACGGCAAGCCTATCTCTGAGGTTGCCGTTTCCATCAACTTTACGAAACCGTTGCCGAAGAATCTTTCGTTTTTCAAGCCCCAGACTGAAATTGACGAAAAGAAGTTGGCAAAACTCCATTCGGCAGGACGCGCGATTTGGACACTAAAGCGTGATGGGATGATGCATGTGGCTGTCCGCAGTGGTGGAAAGTGGGAGATCTATTCTAGGCGTATGGATGTTGCCACTAGTAGATTTCCACACATTATTGAATCCCTCGACAGACTTGGACTGGATGACAATACAATTCTACTTGGTGAAATGACGCTACTGAAGATGGATGGGCGTGATGACTTCAAAGGGACAAGTAGAATTTGCCGCAGCGATACTGACTTAGCTCTTGCATATCAAGGTCTTGGTCCATTCCCGAATGGATATGTTGGATCACCTGTTCTTGGAAAGATATCCTATTATGTGTTTGATATCGCTTTTACAGGTGGTCAAGACAATATAACTGGGATGGAAGTGGGGAAACGTTTAGAACTTCTGCGTAATATATTCAGCAGGTTTGATCCACAGCTTTCTGTAAATGCAACAGGTCTTGGGCTAAATCAGAAAGAACTTATGGCAGAAAGTAAAAAGCGCGAACGAATGTTGCGCACCCATCATGTGGCTCCACTTAAGATTTTCAGTGTGTCTCCAGATACAGATTTGGATACTGCGCGTGAACTGAGAGTGGAAGGGTTTGTTGTGCTTGACTCCAAAGCAACATATGGAGACAAGGCATATTCATTCGACGGTAAAGCTCAACGTCCAAATGGTATATGGAAACGAAAACCCAAACTGGAGGAAGAGTTTATAGTTGTTGATATGTATGAGGGGACTGGACGGAACATGGGCAAGATGGGTGGTCTATATCTTGAACAGATTCATCCTGAAACAGGCAAGAGGATAGGTTGTGGAAAATGCGGCGGCGGGTTTACTGATGAACAGCGTTCCCAATTTTGGATTAGTCGCGTCCTGGTTGGAGCAACGGTCAAAGTCGAGTTTGACTCCAGGCAACAGGGAAAGGATGGAGCTTATGCTCTAAGATTCCCAGTCTATAAAGGTCTATCGGATAAGACTCAGAACGAATGTATTGCTCAATATTTCTCAGATGACGCCGAATAGCGCGTAAGACAGGTTTGACATATGGACGAAAATAAGTCGCAGGTTGTGTATCTTCCAGCACCAAGTACATTTAGAACAGCACTTTTGGCAATTGGTGTCATTGTATCCATTCTTCTCGTCATCGCTGTGGGTGGTATTCTAAAGAATCTCATGGACGAGAATACAAAGCTTCGAACTGAGGTTACAGAATTTAAGCAACTTACGGAAAATTTGGTTCGAGCAAGTACTAAATGGGCAACAAAAGATGATTTGGATGCCAAACTAAAGAATATGCTAACAAAAGAGGATCGCGATGCCCTACAAAGAGATCTTGATTCTCTAAAAGCATCCTTGGTAGCCGTAGGTAAGACCATAGGGTCTCTAGGTAAAAAGGTATCTGAACTGGAAGCCAGTACTTCTGAGGGACCACAGAACCCAGATATTGTCGAATGTGATGACGGACGACTTGTAGATGTCCATGGATATACGAAAGCCGCACAAGTCAAGGAGATCACAGATGCTAATACAGCTCCGTTAGCATCTGTGTCTTTTGATGCATCTAAGGAAAAACCTTGGAAATACAGTGTATACGAGAGGAAGTTCCACCTTTCTACGGCCGTAGGTAAGCAAGAGAATGGTCAGTTTGCATTCTATCATACTCTGGATTATGAGGTTCCCGAAAAGTCTGGATCCAAATATAGAATTAGCTTAACATCTTCGGAATATCTACAGCTACCACAAGAAAGGCGTATGTTCTGGTGGAATCCCGTCTTGGATGCTGGTTTATTTGCCGGAGCTAATATTCATTCATTCGCTTTTGGACCTGGTAGATCTGATGGAGTTTTCTCGTTCGGGGCGGAACTTGGACTGTCTTTTTCGTCATATGGGTACACTAAAGTCGACAGTTTGTGGCGTTTTTTCCGTGTAGGTTTAGGGTATGATGCCGAACGTAGAACTGGTCACTTGTCATTTGCTCCTGCGCTTTTCAATGTTGGGGATCCGTTGCCTCTACTCACAAATCTGTGGTTGTATCCATATGTTGGTCTTGATAGTGGAGGTGGAGTTCTAGTTGGAGCTGGGATTGGTTTTCAGCTGTAGTTTGCCTTTTGGCAATTAACTTTAACGACGCAAAGCGTCACAACAGAGAGGAAAGAAAATGAGATTTTATCACATCATCAATAGCAAAAAGGGTGCTGGCATCACTATCGCTACCGAGCTTGACGAATCCAATAATCCTGAAATTATTGTGAATTGTGCCGTGTCGTATTGTGCTCCGAGCGAAAAGGAGTTCTCGCGACCAAGGGGTAGGCTTATCGCTCAGTCAAGGATGCTAAATAACAACAATAGAGAGATGCCTCCATTCAAGCGTTTCTCCTTTCAAACCAATACTTTGGATGGGTTGAAGGCACAGGTTCTACAGCAGCTTTGGAAGAAGCTGAATATCACTTGGGCACGCTCCATTGTTTCTCGTGAACTGGAACGGCTCGAGATGCTCCATCTTCCGCAGATTGAAGCTTAAAAAGATCTTGACATCCTGTCTAGCATGATTATCTTGTCTTTTAGCCAATGAAGGCAAGGAGGTGTAAAATGTTTAGATGGTCTTTGTTTGATGATGTCTTTTCCCCGCTTCTGTCAGAGAAGCCCTTAGATGTTTTTGAGGATGAAAAAGCTTTCAGGATTGAGGTTGATCTTCCTGGAGTCGAGCTTTCTGATATTGATATTGGCGTAACTGCGGATAAACTCTCAATAAAAGCAGAACGTAAATGGGGTAAAAGCGGAAAAGCAGCTTTCCATAAAAGCTTTTCGGAAAGCTTTATCCTTCCGCCATCTGTTGATTCAAGCGGTATATCGGCCACATTGTCCAATGGGGTTTTGAAAGTAGAGATCCCTAAACGGGCTGCTCCATCATCTAGGAAGATTGAGGTCAAGGCGCAGTAGTTTTTTTCCCAAATAAGATCAAATGGATAGGGTCGGCAAATAGCCGACCCTATCCATTTTCGGGCATTATTATAGGAAGTCCTGATGCCCGGAGGTGCCAAATGGCGCTTTCTTCAAGGGAAAGAATTGACGGAATACGAAAGATCCTAAGGGTTTGGGACAAGCTGACAAAGCGTCTACCTTCCACATACCCTAGGGCCTCTATAGTTATGCATATGAGCGAAGGCGAACTTGAGGAATATTTCTTCGAGTTTTATGAATGTTCTCAAAAGGATAGGGAAAGTCCACCTTATGCCTTCTGTGACCCTAACCTTGACACAATACATGTGCATGCCAATATGGCATGCGAAACCTCTAAGCAGATAGCTTGGTACCTCCTACATGAGGAGGGTCACCTGTATGCATACAAAAAGTATGGTCAGGACGATCCTCGTGCCCATGATAAGGAAAACAAAATAGATGAGAGATTCGCCAACCGATTTGCGTCGCGTTGGATTAGGCGCTTATGCGCCGATGGATGGTTTTGATGGATCGCGCGCATTGATGCAGCGAAAAAATTCCGCGGATGTTTAATTCGGGGCGCACCTTTTGGTTGCGCCCTTTTTCGTAAGGGGTTATCATGGGTTCTTCAACAAAAGCTAGGGCGTGGGGAGATAATGAGGCTGGTCAGCCTTCATTTCCATCAGGATATAAAGTTACTAAGCGCTGGGAAGGTAATTGTACGAACTTAGCAAAAAACAGCAACAAATACTTCCACATAGAGATACAGGTTGCTGGGAACGGACAGGCTCGCATCCATACCGTCTACGGTCGTGTTGGAAAGCCTGGTGCCAAGGAGTTTAGATATTACAGTTCTGAATCAGCTTGTATTTCAGATTACGAAGATTTGATTAGGAAGAAGCGTGATCGAAAGAAAGAACCTTATCGTGAAGTAGATCTCGCTATTACATCTGTAGGCTCCGAAGGAGCCAAAGCAATTACCAAAGCTATGACTGGCATTTCTGCCAAAAATGATGGGCAGAAAAGTACTTTACATACTGAGGTACAACGTCTTGTTGGTAAGTGGTTCGGTGACACTGGTCATTTTGTTGAGATGAACCTTAAATGTCCACTAGGACAACTTAGTGTAGAACAAATAGATAAAGGACGGGCAATTCTGGATGAATGCCGTAACAGGATTAATGCTAAAAGAACAACAGGCGAATCTGAATGGGATGTGGTCACATCACAATTTTACAGTTTGATTCCACATGTTTTACCGCACAGAATAGACCCGGTAACTCTCAGGCTTAATACAATTGACAGAATCATGGAGAAGTCCCAGACTCTAGACACTTTTCTGGATGCAAAAAATGTTGCGGCAGTTCTAGCAAAGGGATCTTCTGTAGATGCGCAATATACTAAGTTAAGAGCACAAATGGAATGGTTAGATCCAGTTGATCCTGTACGTCAGTGGGTTGAGAAATTGGTTCATGAAACCAGAGCCAAGAATCACCAAGGGTTGGGTAAGATAAAAATCTTTAATGTATTCAGACTATTGCGCGATGGAGAGCTTGGCTATTTTTCAGATTCACTAAAAAAAATAGGAAAAGATGTCAATGGCTGTGGAGAGAAACCAAGATTTACTTCTTTAGAACGTCCTGATCTAAACAAAGATGAAAGACAATTATTTATTGCTGCCAATGTATGGCCTCTGTGGCATGGAACACGACCAGAAAATATGGTTGGTATTATATCAAACGGACTAAAAATTAGACCTTCGGGAGCAGTTTTTACGGGCGCGGCTTTTGGATCGGGATCATATTTCGCAGAAAACTCAACGAAATCCATAGGTTATTGCGGAGCGCGCGGATCAGTGTGGAGTGGTAATAGTAATTCTGATCGTGTTTATATGTTTTTGAACGATGTAATTATTGGACATCCACACATTGTTTATACCTCCAAATTTTTTCACGAACCCCCTAATGGTTCACATAGTGTATATGCTTTACCAGGAAAAGGTTTGTATAATTCGGAAAATATAGTCTATAAACAGTCAGGTCCTGGTCAGCAAAATCGTTTGCGCTATATTGTGGAGTTTCAGTCGAATATGTAATAGGAAGGGTTTTTGACTTCACATAATAAGCATACATAGATCTATCAATTCTTTAGCATATAGTTATGGCAAAAAAACCATTCACCATAGAACAAGTTTCTTCTTTTGTGGTAGCAAAAGGGTTTGTCCTGCTATCTAAAACATATGCTGGTAATAGAACCCGGCTGAAAATTGGATGCGACAAAGGTCATACTTGGGAAACTACTTGGAAAGAACTTCAAAATGGGCAGCAATGTCCTACCTGTAACTGGCCACCATGCCCGAAAAAGTATGATAACAAATTTAGGCGCGGACAATTAGAAACAGCTCATAAAATTGCTATTGAACATGGCGGAAAATGTCTGTCGATAACCTACGGAAACAACAGGGATATGTTAGAATTCTGTTGTGCTAAGGGTCATGAATGGAAAACCACCTACAAAAATGTAGTAAATTGCGGCTCTTGGTGCCCACAATGTCTTGAAAATAGTTATCTTAAAATCGAAGACCTGAAAACTATCGCCATCGAGCGAGGAGGTCTCTGCTTATCAGATGATCGAAAAGTGGGAAAACTGCGTTGGCAATGCTGCTTTGGTCACGAGTGGGAGGCATCTGTTGGAAATATAGTAAGCAACAATTCATGGTGTCCGATTTGCGCATCTGGTCTAAATGAGGAAGTGTGTCGCTATTGTCTAGAACTTATGGTTGGACATAAATTCCCCAAATCAAATCCTCCTTGGCTGAAGAATAGACATAGAAATCAACTTCACCTCGACGGATTCTGTGAGGAGTTAATGCTCGCCTTTGAGTATCAAGGAGAGCAACATTTCCGACAAGTGGATTATTTCCATCACGATTTCCAACGCACAAAGGATAATGATGTAGATAAGGCTATCGCTTGTGTTAATTACGGGGTATCTCTGATTTGCATACCTTCTCTTGGTACACGCTTGAAAGTTTGTGATCTAGCTGTTTTCTTTGAGGATTATCTAAAGCATATAGGAATAGAACCAGTAATTTGTTCTAGGCACATAGTTATTGGTGATGTGTTTTCTGTGGTAAGGAGAACACAACATATGAGACTCCAGGAGGAACTTGAAAAAAGAGCCAAAAAGAAAGCTGGGTTACATGGTGGTCGGTTTCTTGGTATGCGTAACGACAAATTTGCTTTCGAATGTGCTTCCTGTGGGCACGAATGGGAAATCTGTAATATCTGCGAGAACAGTTGGTGTCCAAATTGTGCTACTAAGTACAGAAGAAAAACTTTGGATGATGCCAGAGAATTAGCTACCTCTAAAAAAGGACTATGTTTATCAACAGAATACGTAAATAATCACACAAAAATGCTATGGCAATGTTCTACAGGACATACTTGGGAATCAACATACAATAACACACAATACCATTGGTGTCCGGTTTGCTCCAATCATATAAAGCATTCTTTGGATGATGCTAAGAATTGTGCTATCCAAAAAGGCGGAAAATGTTTGAGCGAGACCTATGTAAATAGTCGCACTCGAATGCTGTGGCAATGTGCTTCTGGTCATAAATGGTTAGCAAATTACAGTAATATTAAAAACAATCATTGGTGCCCAGTCTGTAGTGGACGAGTGAAATCTGGACTGCCTTAGAGTTTTTTTGATAACAAACAAAACCTATTACATTCCATCACATACCCAATCAAAACCAGTAGGAGAAAATATGAATCCGACTGAGAAATTTCTCGACAAATCAGGCAGGCAAATTTTTCCTGGAGACTACATCATCTATGGACACGCTCTTGGTCGATGTGCTGGACTCCAGTATGGACGTGTACTTGAGGTTATTCCAGCGGTACGTGGTGATAGATATGCCCATAGTTTTGGTATTTGTGCGAAGATCAAGGTGCGTGGCGTCAATGCCCACGATAATTGGTTTGGCTATACAAAACAAGCCAATGGATATATGGTCGGGAAAGTCGAACTCCTAAAACCTGGGACGCTTGCCTTCCCATCCCGCGTATTGAAAATTGAGATGTATCAGATTCCCGAAGCGGTGCTTCTAGAGCTTGAGAAAATCGAGGTTCCAAAATGTTGAAAATTATCCAGGTAAGTATGGCTCTTCCAATATCTTATCCTGTTGACCCAGATCCAGCTGTTCACTTCCATCGAGGTATGTTTGGTCAAGTGATTGTATCTGGAAAATCCAGATACATTACTGTATCAGATGGTAGTATGCCGATTGGTCCTATTGATGATGTGCGTGATGGCGTTTTTTATGACACAACATCTTGTGGTATGGTAACATTATGGACTGCTCCTGGAATATATGCTACCGATCAGTTTGAAGCTGATAAACTGTATCCAGATAAAGTTTCACTATGTGTAAATAACAAGGGACTTCTTACCTCGCGACATATAGATGGTCACTGCTCTATTGGTTACGCATGTGCTCCATTTGGTTCTACTGATGCTGTACTTGCTGATGGTTGTCTACAATTTAATTTGAGATCTTTTTACGATGCCAAATTGTATTGACTGTGGTGCGCCTATGCCAATAGTGCGTATTGGTGTAGCAGTAGTCATCAGGAAAGGAAACCAAGTGCTTTTGGGTAAATGTCTAAAGTCACATGGTATTGGCACATGGCATACACCAGGTGGTCATATTGAATTTGGTGAAACTCCTGAGCAGACTGCGCGTCGTGAGGTTATCGAGGAGACTGGGCTTGAACTTGGTTTGATTAGAAAGTTATACTACCTTCCGTATGTGAACACGGTTTTCGAGGGTGATAGAAAACATTACATTACCTTGTTCATGGAAGCAAAATATATCGGAGGGGAACCTGTGGCTAAAGAGCCTGAAAAATGCTCAGAATGGCTATGGTTTGATAAAGACAATCTTCCCTCTCCGCTATTTACAGATATGAAGTCTGCTTTGGCTCCTGCTGTATATTTAGACTTTAGCGATAATGCCGCATGTGCGCAGGACTTTGAATCAGCGGCAAAGAGCTGGGAAGATATGGGATTGCCAGCTCTTCCAGTGAATGTGTATATGGATAAAGGTGATGCTGAATGGCATGTTCCAAGTGTTTTGCGCGCTGCGGCAGATTGTGTTATGTCGCGGTCCATAAGCATTTTTTCACTTGTCTATCCAACACGTGGACAGAAACCCAAGCCCCCGCCTATGCGTATAGTTCGTGATCCAAAAGGATGTTGGAGCACTCTCAAGGACATTATTGCGTGAAACAAAGGTAACAAATAAGAGGGAGAGATTTTATGGAAGATGTGTTTAACAAACCTCGTCCAGTGTATGATGCGGTAAAGAGACTATTATCTGATGCTGGTTTTGACAAAGATGGGTCAATTTTCACCAGGCGCGTAGCTGAGGGTTTAGTAAAGCTTGCTGATCTATTTGACAGTCAGAACTATTCAGTTTTATGCGGTCGTCTTATTGTTGCCTTATTTTCAAGAATTGCCCGTGGTAGTCCACCAACTGTAGAGTTTCTGAAAGAAGTCTGTGCGGAGATTGAAAAAGTTGCTGAAGATTTTCCCTATAGTGAAGATGATGAACGTATGCGATGGTTGCGCCAAAGGTATCCCGTTCTAAATTGGGCTGGAGATCTACACAAGCATGTTAGGGATATGGCACCTTCACTCAAGAAGATTTGTGAAAAAAAGGATGTAGAGACGTTTTGCGGTGCGCCTCTCTATAGAGAAAATACTTCTACATTTTTTGATGGATATGGTTTCGGAAAGTCAAAATGTGATGAGGTCATTAGACCAGATTCATCTGTTGATGATATTCTTATTCCACCGAGAAAGGTTACAGTGTCTGAGTTAAAGAAACTAATATCTGAAGGTAAGAAAATTGCAGCCATAAAGTTGTACAAAGATGTCACAGGAAATGGACTAAAAGAGTCCCGTGATTTTGTTTATGCGTTGGTTGACAAGATGAAGCCTATAGTTTTTGAGGACGATTGTTGTTCTAAAACAGAATGTGCGCCAATTGTTGACGCAGCCAAGAATGACAGAAAAGAGGAAAACATGGACATTGGTAGCAAGACTTGTTCGGTTGTGAAGGATTTCTGTAGAGGACTTGAGTCGTTTACAAGTCTTGATGTGAGTAATAAAATGAAGTCGGACGGCGTGGTTGCTAGACATCGCGAGATTGCAGAGAATGTTCGCCTATGCTTTGCAAATGGTGAAATGAAAGTCTATGGATACGTCAGAGATCTAATAGACGTGACGGTGTCGAATGGTGTAAATGCTCAGACATACTTGTATCACCATGTGACGGTTCCATCTGGTGACTATCAAAATCGTTCACAGGTTGCTCTACGACCACAGCGTCAGGCTCCTGTTAATGATAATAGTCAGCCGCAACAGCAAGCTGCTCCTATCGTTGTCCAGAATAATGTACAAACTACTCCGCACGCCGTTGATGTGTCATCTATGACTAGAACACAGAAGGGTGATGGAAGACTTGAAGTTCCTCATTCTTGGATGTCTAGTCTTGGATGGAATATTGGTGACAATGTTGATGCCGTAAAGTGTGGAAATTGTCTGGTTCTGAAGACGGACACAGTTCCTGGTGAAACTGTCGTGAGATCGTTTACTGTCGATAAGTGGCATCGTATTCGTATCACAACTAAAGTTCTCAATGAGGCTGGAATTCATTTTGGAACCGGCGGGCAGCATGTTATGACGCTGCGCACAAACGACATCAAGATTGATTAGGAGAATATATGGGAGAAGCCAGAAGAAGGAAGGAATGGTTTGAAAAACATCCAAATGCCGACCGTGGACCCAAGTTTAATAGAGAATTGGAGCCAGAGAGCAAAGGCACACTAATTGTAGCTCCGCGAGGTTCCACAAAACCAAGAGGTAGGAAGTTCACAACCGATCTTCTGGAGGGTTTGAGGAACAAGCGTCAAGCTGATATGGACGTGTCCAAGGCTCCTCCAGCTGATACTGAAGAAGGAAAGAAGTTTCGCAATTCTAGGCGAAACAAAAGGCGGAAAATGAGACTCAAGGAAGAGAAGAGAAATATTGCTGCCGGAAAGCAACTGTCGCACAAGCCGCCAAAAAAGAATACATGTCGCAGAAGAAGATTAGCTTTAGAGCACTCGGGACAAGCATGAAACCTATTCGATGTGGCAGCAAAACACCAACACCGTATCTGCGCAAATATTTGCCCAGTATACCTTTACCGTCGGCAAAACCACTTGCACTTGACCTAGGAGCTGGCAACTTGCGCAATACAGAATTTGCCGAATCACTTGGTTGGACTGTGATGCCTATCGATGCTGCTGGTGACAATGGCAGTTTTTGTATGGATCTCGGCAACGAACATCTTCCATGCTACGATGGAACAATAAACCTGTTCCTATGTGATTATCTAATGTGTTTTCTCCCTGAGGATCAGCGCATACATCTTGTGTCTGAGATTAAACGCACTGCTGCTGAAGGAGCATACATAATTGTTGAAATGTTTCGCGCAAAAAATGGTTTCCCATATAACACAAAAACCTTAGTTAATATGCTTGGATGGAACATCATTAGGATCTCAAAAGATAGGTTTATTGCAAAGGCTCCAACTAGGAAAGACCAATGGGTAAGAGAACAGCTATAACTAGATTTACAAAACTTTCTCCTTTCAGTAATACCCCAACATATGCCACTGATGGATCGGCTGGTGTTGATCTGTATAGTTCTGAAGATGCTACTCTAATGCCGGGAGAACGCAAACTTGTTGGTACAGGCATAGCTGTTGAGTTCCATGAGGGGTTCACACTTTTTATTTGTCCGCGTTCTGGGCTTGCTAAAAACAGTGGTGTAACTGTTCTAAACTCTCCTGGCATTGTAGACTCAGATTATAGGGGTGAAGTCAAGGTCCTCCTAGTAAATATGGGAAATATGCCTTATAGTATTAAATGTGGAGATAGGATAGCCCAAGGTGTTCTTGTGAACATATCCCGTGGAACATGGAAGGAAGAACCTTCCTTGTCGGACGGCACTGGTCGCGGAAGCGGTGGATTTGGATCGACTGGAAAGTAAAGGTTGTAATGGAAAAGACAGAAGAAAGTAACGTTAGGACCTCACTGGTCCTTGGCGTCATATGTTTGGTAGCATTCGGCTTCGCACTGATTCTTGGTGCCATGTCATAAACTGGAGAACCATGTGGCTACATATTCCCCAAGGATTTTGTCCCTCTGCTCAGGAATTGGAGGGCTCGAACTCGGACTTAAGCTCGCCGAGCCCAGATCCAGAACTGTTTGTTATGTCGAGCTTGAAACTTACGCCGCATCGGTCCTCGTGGCCAGGATGGAAGAAAAGATCTTGGATGAAGCGCCTATCTGGGATAGCGTGTTCACCTTCGATGGCCGCCCTTGGCGTGGAAAAGTGGATTGTATCACTGGAGGGTTCCCCTGCTTCGCTGCTGGAACATTGGTGCTTACCGAATCTGGGTATAGACCTATTGAAGAATTGTGTGTGGGAGATTGTGTCCTTACACATCTGGGAAGATGGAAACCCATTACATCCATTATGTGTAGAGAAAACGCCCAACTCATGCGTGTGCGGGCACAGGGTTCAGATGTCATCACAACACATGAGCATCCCTTCTACGCAAGAGATGTGTCTAAAATATGGGACAATACAACCAGAAAGTATAGAAAAATATACAGCAAACCGGGATTCGTTTCCGCAGAATCTTTGTGCGGGAAGATGGTGTGCCAGGTTGTTCCTGAAGCCATTATCGATGACAACCACAGTGTTGAATTTTGGTGGGTTGTTGGAAGATATATCGCCGATGGATATCTTTGCGACAGGAAAGGATTGCGCAAAACTAGGAAGCCGATGGGACGCACAATCATTACCTGTGGGCATAAGGAAGCTGATGATCTTGCCTCCAGAATCGCGTTCGCAGGTTTTCATGCCTATCGTGAAGAAGGGCGAACAGCAACAAAATTCCATATTACAGATACATCCTTGTATAAATTCCTTCTTCCTTTTGGGAGATTGGCCCATGGAAAACGGATTCCAAGGTGTGCTTTGGAACTTCCTTGGCGCAAAGCAAATGCCTTGTTGCAAGGCTATTTGTCTGGAGATGGATACGACTCGTACAAGTTGCGCGAGTCAAGTAGCACCAGTAGGGCACTATCTATGGGAATGTCGCTTATCGCACAAAGCGTTAGAGGAGTTGTCTGTTCTGTTATCAAAAGTCATAGAAAAAGTGACACCTGTATTATTGAAGGAAGAACAGTCCGACAGCGTGATGCCTGGAAACTCAACATCCGCTCAAGAAACCGTGAACCTTTTATCGACGGAATATACGGATGGAAGCCGGTCAGATACATGGAACAGTGTGGTTTCGGCACTGTATGGAACATTTCTGTATTGGAAGATGAATCATACATTGCCGAAGGAATGGCGGTACACAATTGTACCCCTCACTCTGTTGCAGGAAAACGGCGCGGAAAAGAAGACGACCGAAACCTCTGGCCGCAGTTCGCAAGGATTGTCGGAGAAGTGTCACCTACTGTATGCTTCTTCGAAAATGTCCCAAACCTGCTCAACACAATGTTCAGAGACGTATGTGAAGACCTTTGGGGAATGGATTACCGAATTGAAGCGGGAATATTCAGCGCGGCAGAAGTCGGTGCTCCTCATCTCAGAAAACGACTCTTCATCATGGCCAACCGCGAGAGCGACAGATGGAACAAAAGGGGGTCCGAATCAGCACGGAACGAAGGGAGATCTGACACTTCCATCTGCGGCTGCACAATGGCCGACGCCAGCAAGCAGGGATCACAAGGGCGGTGCGGACTGGAGGAAAAGAACGAGGGATGGGAAGCCGAGACCAGAATCGGACAGGACGCTACCAGATGTGGCAGAATTTTGGCCGACTCCATCGGCAGCTCAGTACGGATCGAACCAAGGCGGTTCGGCGGGGAGGGTTGGTCGGATTCGCCCTTCCCTCCAACGCCTGGCGACGCAGAAGGGTGGGCGCGGATGTCGGATGATGCTAAACCCGCTATTCGTGGAAATGCTAATGGGTCTGCCCCCACACTGGACATGCGTATGTCAGCATTCAGAAACTGGCAGTCAACCTGTAAAACAGGAAAAGGGACGGGAAAAATAACGACTAGCCTACCACATATGTGCTCTAGAAGTGATAGATTAAGAACATTGGGGAATGCCGTAGTGCCTCTTACTGCGGCTATGGCATGGCAAACACTCGGCAGGAAAATTGGTCTATTGCCGAAGGAGGAAGAAAAATGACGATTATTACTGAGAAATCTACAATTGCGGAGATTGCAAACTTTTTTGGTTGCTCTACGGCAACGGTAGTTCTAAAGGCAAAGACTCTTGGCATCAAGCTTCGTGGTCGCAGTGATGTTGAACACGCAACACTTGTGAGTGCTCTAACACTTGTGACGCCGAGACCGCGCAAAGAAAAGTCGAAGAAGACCGGCTCTCTCCAAGAGAGGATTGGTGCCCATTTCCTGGCCGGGAAAGCACTTATCGAGGAAATTAAAAAAGAACTTGGCAACATGACAAAGCAAGAAGTTGACATCGAAGTATCCAAGAAAGAAATGGGAGCTGCCCTTGCCTCTCTAGAGCGCGAACAGGAAAAGGGAATCTGCGAGTAATCCCATGGGGTTGAATGTGTATGGAAACATCATAATTGGCGTGCCTGTAGCACGGGAGGACTTTTTCATAGAGATGGGTTCTTCCTATGGATGTAAGAACGGTCATGTCAAAATTAAAAAGACTGGGAAATTAGCTGTCAAATTCTGTGACCAATGTGGATCAGAACTTTGTCTAAAGCCTATCGAGAAGCCCACTTCAGAGTTCAAAGCATGGGCTGACGAACTTGAAATTTCGGCTGATGACTTGTGGCACTCATTGAGGGATCAATATCCATATGGTTCTGATTCAGATTCCAGTGGTATATTTTGTATTGATTCGATATCATCGAGTGAAAACGGTAGTAGTAATCTAGCCTTAGGATTCCGCGTTGCTCAAACTAGTGATGCCTGCCACGGGTGTGGAAATAGTATATTGCCTATTTCTCCTGAATTTATCCTTGTAAAAATAGAGGATGCCGAGAGTATAGCTCGAAGTGTTGGAATTGACCGCAAAGCCCAAGTGTTTCTTACAGTCCATATGTCATACTAAAGCTGTCAGCTTGTATGTACGCACAATTGTGGAGAAATGATGGCAGACTACATTGACGACGTATTTGGACCCGGCGGTATTTTATCAGGGGCATTTTGTGGATACGAACCGAGGGTAGGTCAGGTCGCCATGGCTCGTGCTGTCGATCGGGCGATTGCTGATGGTAAACATCTTGTATCCGAAGCACCTTGTGGGGTGGGTAAAAGTATAGCGTATTCAGTTCCTGCTATATGGCATGCTACACAGCATAAAAAGAAGGCAGCAATTGTAACTGCAAACATAGCTTTACAAGAGCAGCTACATATAAAAGATCTTCCAATGCTTGAGAAAGTTTTGCCATGGAAATTTAGACATTCCCTTATCAAAGGAAGGTCGAACTATCTTTGTATATCAAAGTGGCAAGATGAACAGACAAGTAGTAGTCTAAAGAGCCGTAGGTTAAAAAAAGATCGCGATCAATACAGGTCCATTTTGTCATGGGCTAAGCGCACCAGAACTGGGGATATGTCGGACCTTGACTTTACTCCATCGTCTGCTATATGGCACTTGTTTTCATCAAGTAGTGATGAGTGTAAAGGAAATGACTGTAAGTGTTGTATGGACTGTTTTGCAGAAAAAGCGCATCAAGAAGCTTCAGGGGCTGATGTTTTTGTCACAAATTATCATCTCCTGTTTGCCCACCTACAAGTACGCATAGCTACTGGCAAGGACCTTATTCTTCCTGAATTCGATGTTGTAATATGTGATGAGGCACACAAAGCTGCCGATATAGCAAGAGATTTTTTTGGATTCAAGATCACAGAAGGCAGTGTTAGGTTTGCTTCGCGCCTAATGGGCAGGCTTCAAATGCAGGATGAATATGAGGAACTTGATGACCTTGCTAGAAAATTCTTCGCTGATTTGAAAAAAGTGCGTAAATCCGGAGCCTACAAAATAAGGTTTAAGAGTCCGCCGAACATTGAATGGAAAAAGCTTCATCTAGCCCTTCTGGAACTTAAAGATAGCCTCCTTTCCTCTGCTTTTGCGATTGATGATCCGATGCGCAGGGATGAGAAGACATCATTAATTAAGGCATCTGGAACAGCTGGAAGGCTATCAGCTAACTTGGAGAGGGCAATGACCTTGTCCGATCAGGACATGGTATATTTTATTGAAGATAATTCTGAATCTGTTGCTCTTGTGGCAAAACCAATAAATGTAGCTCAGATTTTAGCATCTGAATTATTTTCTAAGACGCACAGTGTCATATCCACTTCTGCTACTTTGGCTGTTGATGGTAGTTTCTCACACATAGTTGGTGAGCTTGGAATTCCTGATCCAATAACATCTGTGGTGGGAAGCCCATTTGATTTCCAAAATCAGGCTATCCTGGTTATACCTGAAGATATGCCTGCGGCAACAGATAAGGGATTTCCTGATGCGGTTGCCGAAGCGGTTGAAAAAATAGTCATTCTGGCTGACGGAAGAACGCTTGGTTTATTTACCTCGTATAAGAATTTGGAAACAGCATGGGCAAAAGTGGTTTGTTTGGGTAAGTACAAAATCCTAAGGCAGGGAGATAAGCCTAGGACAACACTTGTGGAAGAATTTAGAAATGATGTTCATTCTGTACTACTTGGTACAGAGTCATTTTGGACTGGAGTTGATGTTCCTGGGGAGTCTTTGTCGTGTGTAGTGATTGACCGTTTACCTTTCCAGACCCCAGATGATCCTGTGCTTAATGCTATCTCTGAACGCGATAAAGACTGGTTTATGTCATATAGCGTACCTAAAGCTGTAATAGCATTCAAACAAGGATTTGGAAGACTAATAAGGAAATCTGGAGACAGGGGAGTTGTTGTGCTTTTGGATCGTAGAATTGTAACAAAGCCATACGGCAGAAAATTTCTGTCTAGCATACCTTGTGTACTCAAAAGTAAATTACTGGAAAGCATAAGGAAATTCCTAGGAGAATAGGTCGTATCATCTGTTACTTGACATATAACAGATGTGTGGCTATATTGTTCTGTATACTTTTTCCGATGGAGGGAATACATATGACTAAGATTGTGAAGTATAATGATGAAGCTCGACAGTCAATCAAAAAAGGTGTTGATAAGCTTGCTAATGCTGTAAAGGTAACACTTGGTCCAAAGGGTCGCAATGTCCTTCTTAGAAGAGAATATGGGATCTCCCATGTTACTAAAGATGGTGTTACGATTGCCAAGGAGATAAACCTCAAGGATCAATTTGAAGACATGGGTGCCCAGATGGTTAGGCATGCCGCCCAAACCACATGTGATGAGGCTGGTGATGGAACTACTACAGCAGTTGTTCTAGGACAGACAATATATGCTGAGGGTCTCAAACTTATGGCAGCTGGACATAATCCCATGGATATCAAGCGTGGAATTGATAAAGCAACGTCCAAAGTTGTTGAAACCCTTGATAGTCTCTCCCAAGAGACGCGCGATCCCGCACTTATTGCTCAGGTAGGAACAATCAGTGCGAACGGTGACACAGTTATCGGAAATCTAATTGCCGAGGCAATGGAGAAGGTTGGTCGTGATGGCGTAGTAACTATTGAGGAAGCAAAGGGATTTGATACCACTCTTGAAGTTACCGAGGGAATGCGGTTTGATAGGGGATATCTATCTTCCTATTTTGTAAATGTGCCCGAACGAGCAGAGACAGTTCTTGATAATTGTCTCGTATTTGTTAGCGCAAACAGGATAGATAATGTACAGGATATTGTTGACCTTCTAAATTCCGTGGCTCAGGCTCAGGATTCTTTGCTAATTATTGCGGATGATATTGGTGGCACAGCGCTTCCTGCTTTGGTAATCAACAAGATGAGAGGTCTTCTAAAGGTTTGTGCCGTAAAAGCTCCTGGATTTGGGGATAGGCGTCTAGATATGCTTAAGGATATCTCAGTGCTTACTGGGGCAACCTTGTTCTCCGAAGAGACAGGCGTGAAAGTTCAGTCTGCAACAATTGGTATGCTTGGTAGGGCTGATAAGATTGTTGTAACAAGAAATTATACAACTATTATTGGTGGAGCGGGGACCAAGGATGCGATTAAAGAGCGCATCGAACAGGTTAAACTGGATGTAGAACAGGCCAATAGTGATTGGGACAAAAGTAAGGCGCGAGAGCGCCTAGCTAAGCTTCTTGGTGGTGTTGCTGTAGTACGTGTTGGAGCACCCACTGAAGCTGAAATGAAGGAAAAGAAGGACCGTGTTGAGGATGCAATGCATGCGACAAAAGCAGCTGTTGATGAGGGTATTGTCCCTGGCGGCGGCGTAGCCCTTCTTCGTTGTACAAAAGCAGTAGAAGAGTTTGCCAGCAGTCTGCCTTCTGGTGAGAAAGCTGGAGCCTCAGTTATCCTTGAAGCTCTAAGAGCTCCACTTCAACAAATTGCTAAGAATGCTGGTGATAGTCCAGATATGGTTGTAGCGAAGGTTCTTGAGGGTTGTACAAATTTCGGTTGGGACGCATCAACAAACGTATATTGTGATATGATGGAAAGAGGTATCATTGACCCCAAGAAAGTGGTACGGTGTGCAATTCAGAATGCTGCTTCTGTAGCAAGTATGCTACTAACCACGGAAGCCATGGTTGCTGATGATCCAGATGAGGAGAAACCGAAAAGCAATCAACAGATGGGTATGTGATTTGGAGAAATAAAATGAATTCCGATTCCTTGGGAAATAGGATGAAGCAATATGAATCACTTTCCGACATCTCATTAATGAGACGCGTACCCGTTGTGGTCCGTCTTGACGGAAAGAATTTCTCCAACTTAACAAAACGTCTTAAGTTGGAGAAACCTTTTGATATGCGTTTTCTCGGAGCGATGTCCGATACGATGTTACATGTTGCTTCAGATGTAGAAGGGTGTGTCATAGGATATACTCAATCTGATGAGATAACCCTTATCCTTGTGAATAATCAGTCTCTTGACTCTCAGCCTTATTTTGGAAATAGAGTACAGAAAATATCCAGTATTACCGCCAGCATGGCTACCGCAAGATTTAACAAGAAAATTACAGAATTAGTTGGATGCCAAGATGTAGAGGCGTGTTTTGATTCTAGGGTATTTTCTGTTCCTTATCCAGTCGAGGCAATGAACGCTCTAATATGGCGTCAGCAGGACTGCGTTAGGAATTCTATACTATCATCTGCCTATTATGAAATAGGCAAAGTTAAAGGTCGAAAAACAGCGCAGAAGATGATGCATGGATTAAATGTGTCGGAGCTTCAAGAACTTATGTTTAAGGAAGTTGGCATAAATTGGAGCAAAAAGTATGAGCTGTCGCTGAAGAATGGAACTACTGCCTACCGAAAACCTGTGGAAGTGTCCACTCCAAATGGAAATACAATACGTAACAAATGGGTTCTTGAGCCGGCCCCAATTTTCCAGTCCGACACAGGAAAGAAATGGCTTCTAAATCTTCTTGATCCAAAGGATACGGAGAATGTAAATGCAGAATAACGTGGCGGGAATACTATCCAACCTTATCACACGAAGGTCTGGAACACCCGTACATGTAAAAGGAGATGGTCGCATAGAGATTCCACATAGGATTGTGCGACTTATGGGGTGGAAAGATAAACAGGTGATTACAGTTTGTTGTGACACCTGCTCATTGGTGCTATCTGAATCGTGTAAGAATCCAATAGGCAAGGTCTCTATTAGTGCGGGCAGGTTACGTGTGCCGATGTCCATGCTTAAGAAAGCCGGTCTGAATGGTCATCTGACGTTTGTTGTGTCGACAAACTTAAATGACTCTTCAATATGCGTTATGCCTTATGTCCTGGATAAGAATGAAAAGATATTTGATATCATAGGATCAATTGACAACAATATCCTAGAGATGATCCATGATATATTAGTAAATCCGGTTCGACTCATAGCTGTAAAATCTGTACTAAGTAAGCCGCAGCTTTTCCTACCAAGCTGTGATGGTCCAACAATTGTAAGGATTATAGGACCTTCCCTCTTATTCAATGCGCATTGGGTCAATCTTAAAGGAGATGGTAGGGGTGGTACAATAGTTCCACACAAAGATGGATGTAAAATTTGTGAGCATAGGACTCCTGACATTCTTTCCATAATACCAGTGATAAGAAAACAAAGAGGAGAGCTTGATGTAGGCTTTCTTCTAGTTAAGGAAGGACTGAGGAGAAAAATTGGATCGGTACTTCTTGGAACAAAATCAGATCCAAGTTGCGCTGACGTTTTGATATATTATGTACCATATGATGATGGCATGTTCAGGGTTTATATGAATCCACATGAGGTTATGCCTGAGGATATCATCAATAAGGCAAAGGAAACCTGTGGAGATCCGAACGCTTTTGTTGCCTCATGTTTCCAAGAACCAGATGAACCTTTTCAAGTACATATGATTCCAGTGGTATTGGCGAAGAAACATTTTGACAGCAGTGCGGGTCCCCGCAATTTTGGAAAGTGAGAAGAATGCGAGATTTTGGTAATAGAAACCAAAGAACGGAGCGTGCAATAAAGTCAAGGACTGTTCTTCTAATTGATAAGGATGGATCCAATCTTGGTGTGCTAGACACATTGGATGCATACCGAATGGCTGAATCGTCTGGTCTTGATCTTGTTCAGGTTGGGGAAGGAAAAAATGGTATTCCTACATGTAAAATTATGGACCTAGGCAAATGGAAATATGAACAGTCGAAAAGGCATAAGGCTTCAAAAGCTACACAACAGTTGACAAAAGAAATTAAGATCCGCCCAAATACAGATGATCATGATCTTGAGTATAGGGCAAAACAAGCACTCGAGTTCATAGGAGAGGGCGATCGCGTAAAAATCGTTGTGAGATTTAAGGGTAGGGAAAAAAATCATATGACCGAAACGGGCAGAGATGTTCTTGAAAGATTTGTCAAACTGCTTGACGAAACAAAATATAAAGTCGAAAAAGCAGCTGAAATAGGCGATAAGGACATATCAATCATGCTTGTTCCAGCAAAGTGACAAATAATGATAGTCACAGATGTTTCAATTCTAAGACTTCCAAGTACACAAGTTTCAGATTTTGAAGTCGAAGAAATACTTAAACTGCTTGAAAAAGAGCTTTTGTTATTTGATAGACATGGTGTTGGTCTAGCTGCACCACAAATAGGAATATTGAAACAAGTAGCAATAATAAGAACTAAAGAACATTCCATAGACCTTGTTAATCCAACTATATTAGAGATGGATAATCCCATAATAGCAAGGGGAGAGGGATGCTTAAGCATCCCAAATGTTTCCATCGACACACTTAGATTTGGAGAGGTTTTTGTAAAATGCGACAAGAATCCGTCTGGGATTGTAGCCACGGGGCTTGAAGCTATAGCTATACAACATGAGATAGACCATCTTGGCGGAATCCTAATGACTGATAGAATATTATCAAGTCGTATTGGTAGAAATAGTCCGTGCCCATGTGGTCGAAAAATTGACGGAAAAGTTCCTAAGTTCAAAAGATGTCATGGGAGGTAAAAGATGGCGAAGGGAAGAAAATGTTCGTTCTCATGTCCAGTTGCATATCAGGTAGCTTGGGATTGGGGTTTCATATTCAAAACTTGCCCATTGGTTCCATGTGAACGCGATATGGAGGAATGTAGGGCATGTCGACTAAGAGGTATGACTGAAGCAAAAAGAAAAAAGGACCGCTCGGACAGAAAAAGAAAAAGTGAACACACCGAAAAAGAAAAGACATACGTCGGCTAGAAAAGGGGACGGAAATGAAAATTACCGATATTAAACCTGGACAGGTTGTGAAGTTTATCGCCCGCATTGACAACTCAAGCAAGGGGCAGTCAATCCAAGAGATCCTTCTTCGTGTGTCAGAGGTTTCTGATACACATATTAAAGGTGTCAATGTTAATAGGATTCTAGACGGTTCTCAGGATACACTTCCATACAGGTCGTATAAGGTAGCTAATATTTGTGCGGATACAATCTGGCTCAAGCTAGATGATTAGAACCGACTATCAATAAACAAACATATCTCCTGTCCCAAGTATATTCACGGGACGATTGGAGGCTATATAAAATGGATACTATTCTTGTGCGTTTTTTTGCGCCCTGGTGTAGCCCTTGTAAAGCCATGGCTCCGGCTCTAGAATCGGCTTTGAAGGGATTTGGCGATATAAAACTTGAGAATGTAAACATTGATCAAGATCCTAATAGGGCTGCCGTAATGAATGTCCGATCGATACCCACTTTAATCCTAATCAAGGATGGAGAAGCGGTTGGGCGCCTTGTTGGCGCACATTCCCAGGAGGAGATTGAGGCATTCCTCTCTAGTTAGAAGGAATAATATATTGTTGTAGAAATATTTGATTAGGTCGATCCTTATGTCAAAAAAACCAAAATATCCAAAGAGTCTTATAATTGATATTCTAAAAAAAAGATATTCAGATAGTAAAGGACTCGATTCATCATCATTGTCTGCCGACGATGCTAGTTTGTATAACGCTTGCTATAATATGTTTGGAAGTCTACGTAAAGCTATCATAGCAGCTGGATTAGATCCATCTATAATTCTAAAAAGGCGAAAATGGACAAAAGATGATATCATTACAGAATTGAAAAAGATTCCGCATGAGGATCTCTTTGATGTTAATCTAAAGAAAAATCATTACGGGTTGTGGACAGCAATAATGCGTCTTTTTGGGTCTAGACGCGCCGCACTTAATGTAGCTGGTTTAATAAACGATTCCTTGATCTCCAAACCTTGGACAAAAGAAACGATCGAAAGTGAAATACAACGTTTACATTTTGAAGGACAACCTTTGAATTTCAAATTTATACATAAACACCATTCAAGACTACTAAAAAGGGCAAAATTTTTCTTTGGGTCATGGGGGGGGGCTGTTCAAGCTGCTGGATTTGATTACAATCATATTATGAAAAACAAAGGTTGGGCTAAACCTTCGCTATCATGCGACGGTCGTATATATTGTTCACAACTAGAATGTCTTGTTGCAAATAAACTTTTCGAACTAAAAAATAGAAACATTATATTAGATTACAAACCGCAATCTATTGTTACAAATCATAGAGATTGGACATGTGATTTTGTAGTATTGTTAACATCTGGATCAAAACTGTGGGTTGAAGCAGATGGGCTTGGAAAAAAAAGAAAAAAAAGTGAACAATTTTTTGAGAAATTAACATTCTATAAAGAGATGGGCTACATATATTGCGTAGTTACTGATCCAGATCAGATTGAATCTTCCATTTGCGAAGCGACGGAAGATTCAACAATTCCAAAGAAAGATTCAATCATAACTGCCCATATTTGTCCAGATGGAGATGCCTTATCATCAATAGTAGCAATGTACAGACATATGATTAATATTGGTGTAAAGTCTGCCATCATCATTAAGGGCGATGTTCCTGAGAACCTGTTGTGGATTATTGAGGGCGTAGAAAAACTTGACGAGTTTCCCGAATGGGCTGAACAGGTAATAGTTTTAGATAGTGGATTCTCGTATGAAAGAATAGGATGGAATATTCCTAATGGAATAAATATTGTAAATATAGACCATCATATAAGTAGACTTAGTAAACATGATCCAAAAAATAAGATATTTATATATGATATGTGTAGTACGGCAAGTGTATTATTGTGGAAATTTGGAATCAAAGATGACATTTTAGCAATTGGAATGTATACAGACACATTACTATCTAGAAGGATGAAAGAAGTGTTTAATTCTATAATAGAATTAGGTATTTCTGAAGAGAAATTTCGTCGGTTGCTTGATTCTATAAACAATCTTCCGATGGAACTTGTATGGAGAGTTATTAGGAACTCCAAAGTTTCCAGGTTACCGAATGGTTTTGTTATAGTTGAAACGGATGAGGATAGCTTAGTAATTATTGATTATGCAATACATATATTAAATAAATTAAATCCATATATTTGTTTAATATATGGAAAAATCGAAAAGCGTACAGTAAAGTTGAGAGTACCTGAGCATTCTCAATGTGATGTATCCAAAGTCGCTAAGATTTTTAATGGTGGCGGACACAGGTTTGCAGCAGTTTGCCCCTTAGTAGATGGAAATATAGATGCTTTGAAAAAAGAACTTGAACTTTTGGAATTTATTGACAATACAGATAAGCAGAAAGACAAAAAGATATGCGAGGAACGTGGTATATAGGGATTAGTCCCTTTGGGATACCAATACTAATAAACTGGTCATTTTTACTATGGACACTATTTGTATTGCCAATGGGGATATGGAAGGGAACATGCTTTATTATGACGATGGTTATTTCCCTTCTTGTACATGAATTTTCACATGCTCTTGTGGCAAAAAAGCTTGGGTATTTGACACAGTCCATAACATTGTATATGTTTGGTGGAGTAGCTAGGGGAGTAGCTAGGATTTTTGGTTTGCCAGATGCCGATCAAAAACATGAGATCCCCATAGCATTTGCTGGACCAGCGTCATCATTGGCACTCGCACTGTTTGGTTTTCTAGTTTCCCAACAATTTAGTAATCCGCCTTGGGGTATTTGTTTTTTTGCCACGGTTAACGCAATGCTAGGGGTTTTTAATATGCTTCCACTCTTCCCCATGGATGGAGGCAGAATCCTCAGGGCAGTTTTATCGGTAGCAGTTGGTATGGAGAAGGCAACAACCATATCGTCTACAATTACGATTGTTGTTGGTGCCTCGCTCGGCATTCTATCATTTGCTATTGGATATTTCTGGGTTGCATTAGTCCTATTCTCTATTTCTGCCGAAGCAATTATTGAACGTAGGATTATGCGTAGAGGTAGATAATATATTATTATGGCACATAATAAATTATAATAGTATATATAAATAGTGTTATGCTATTGCATCTTCCCTTCCTTTTGTGCCCTTGAAAAAATATCCTTCGGTCGTTTCAATGTCAAATGAAAAAAACGCAGCGGCGAAAAAATTTCAGATTTTCCAACATGCCCACTTTGTGGGCGTCAGGTTCTAGATAAGAATCTAATATCAGACCATCATCTTATACCAAGGTGTCGTGGCGGTAAAGAGACCGAAGCAATATGTGTGGACTGTCATCGTCAAATACACGCGATGTATAGTAATAAAAAACTTGAGGAATTTAGCACCGTAGATTCCCTACTTGCTGATGAGGCTTTTGCGCGTTTTGTAATTTGGGTATCTAGACGTCCATTTGGTGCTACTATAAAAGCTTGTCGGTCTCGTAGGAGTCGTAGAAGAGGAAGGAGTGGATAATGACTGTAAGGGATTTTGACCTTCTTAAGGGCATTCTTGTAAATGCCATGCTTGAACAGGCTTCTGAAGCTAAAACCTCAAAAGCTGAAGTTGATATTTCTGGAGGAGTAGATAGCGCTGTCGTTGCGGCACTAGCTTGTCTAGCATTTGGTAAAGAAAATGTGATTGGAGTCTATAGTTCAATAGATTCTTCTAAAGAGTCTTCTAGATTAGCAAAGCTTGTTTCAGACAGGTTTGGTTTTAGACTTGTTGAACTTGACCTATCTGGAGTCTATAGGGAAATAGTTAGAGCTGTGTCGTCTGAATTTGTAAGGCTTGGGATTCAATTTCCTGATGTAGAAAAGCCCTGTAATAGAACAATATTTGGAGGATTGCGTAGTTGTTTACGCGCTCCGGTGGGGCGTTTTGTGAATAGAGCATTTGGAGGAGGTATACGAGAAGGAACGGGCAATAGAGACGAAGACGAACTCATACGTTTTTATCAGAAGGGCGGAGATGGTGAAGTAGACAGTAATTGGGTTGAAGGTTTATTCAAAGGTGAAATATGGGAGCTTGCCGCAAATCTCGGTGTTCCACAGGAAGTTATTGATGCATCACCAACTCCAGATCTATGGGGAGGAGAAAATCATACTGACGAATCGGAGCTTCTCAATCTTACCGGAACTCGCCTAACATATACCCTTCCAGGTAAATCTATGGGATCTATAGAATGGGCAAGTAGGGAAAATGAGAAGAATGGATGTGTTCTCAATGATGTTCCGCCAGAGTCGCTTGGGTATGATTCTGTAGACTCAGCCGTCATCATGGCTCTTAGAAAGCTTGAGAGGTCAAGTAGACACAAGGCATGCGTGCCCCCTCATGTTTCCAGAATAACACTTGTAAACGCTGGAGCTGTTGAGTAACTGCGGCGGTAACCGCCATTTCAATGTGGAGGAGAAAAAAGTGACGACATTTTTGGTTGGTCTTGGAATCGGTCTTGTTGGAGGTCCAGTTGTGGTGTATTTCGTTAAGCTTGGGTACAAGAAGCTCAAGGAGAAGTTTGGTTCGGTAGAGTAAGATAGCGTTATAGGAAAAATGTTACAAAATCCAACATGTTGTCTAGATAATGACATAAAAAGTCGACATGTTGGATTTTGGATAATATTGTTCTTCTGAGAGGAAGAACTTGCTCCCGTGGGCAAACTGGAAAAGCCAACAGACATTAAATCTGATCACAAAAAGCAACCCAGCTTGACCTCTCGACTTTTAGGAGTCACCCGGAACAAGCGAACAAGCAAATGATGGTTCGAGTCCATCCGGGAGCACGGAAGAAGATTAAATTGTAGCCGAATTGTAATATGTAAAGTCTGTAGTTTTGTGAAAATAGTAGTTTGGTTCTGTAGAAATTTGTAAGCATAAACGGAATACTAATCAGCTGGGAATTCAGTAATTCCACCATGTACCTCACGATGACAGTTGGCACAAAGAAGGATACATTTATCTAGTTCTTCTTTGAGTTGGTCGAAAGAAAGACTTCTGTGACTTGATATGGTGAAATCTTTTTGACTCCTATCCAAGTGGTGAAATTCCAGCGAGCCGAAGTATTTGTTGTATCCACATAAGATACAGCAGCCTCCTTTGTAATCAACGCACTGTTTTTTGATGGAATGTTGCCAATCAAGGAACCATTTTCGGGCGCATTCTCTACAATATGAAATAGGACTACCGTTTGCCCGTTTGTAGAAATCGTCTTTGCTAAAAAGATTGTGATACTTAGCGCAAATTTTCTGATCAGAGAGTTTTTGTTTTATATCTGCGCAGGTATTATGCTTCCCGAAAGTAGAGCATTTGAGACAGAATTTTCTGTGTTGTAGGTTTCGCACTTTCCCATTTACGATAATGCTGTAGGGAAAAGGTTGGTTACAGTTACGACAAATTAGCATACTAAGTTCCTCCTTAACTAGTTTAATTATTATGCTGTAAAATTGATAGATTAGGCTAGTTTGTTTTTTATCTGCCCGTGGCCGAATTGGAGCGGCAAAAGCATTTGGAGCTTTCAAAAAGCATCTAGTTCCTTTACTCGGCTCCTTTGGAGCTAATATACTGAACCTACACGCGAAAATCATCTGGGTTCGAATCCCAGCGGGCAGACGGGTATGCGCAAAGGAAAGAAGTCCACAAGCGAATCAGCTCAATGGTAGAGCGTCTGACCTATAATCAGAAGGTTGAGGGTTCAATCCCCTCATCCGCTAACACAAAAGACTTCCTCGCTCGCGCATTCCTAATTTTGGGGAGTTTTGGCACCTGGGGTGCCAACTGGAGCCAAACCAGAATAACCTGCTTCATTTCTCGGTCGTAAACGACCAACTCCTGTGAAGCCCACAAGCTTTCCGTTCGAATCGGAAACTCCCCGCCGCGCCAGACTAGGTCTAGTATGCCATTAAAGCAACTAAACCCTCTGGTGCTGTTTTTGGAGATATAAAAAATGATGCGTTCATTAACACACAAAGTAGCTTTCCAGAAAGCCCAAAATGGGCTACTGGATACGTGTGTGTGGAATCAGCCATCCAGTATTCTGCCCGAGCGTTCTTATTCTTTTAATGGAAACGTCCGCTTTGGTAGTAACTTAATAGGAGACTTGGGCGCATAAACCAAAGCGGAAAATAAACAGCAAAACCGGCGCCCAAGTTAAAAGCTTGGGCGTTTTTGTTTTTAAGGGGAATAGAATGGCGCAAGATAACGAGCTTAGGGAATGCCATGTTTCTTTGACGGAGACAGCATATCGTATGGATGCGTTGCGTGAGCGAAGTGGTAATGTTGGGTCCGATGATCCGCTTGTGTCTTTCCTATATCAGCTTATGCGCGACCATATGACCATAGGCATGGTTGAGGATATGATGGGCGAAGTTGAAAAGCAGCCAAGCCGTTTCACAAAAAGGCTGGCTAGCCAACTATGCCAAAGACCTGGCAGAACGGTTGAGAAAAAGAGACTAATATGGCAAAAAAGAAGAAAATTGGGGAGTTAGAGAAGTCGTGCAAAGAAAACACATCTTGGTGTAACGATGCGTTGGTTTTGTTTCTATATGATCTTATACAAAATCATTTGCCAATTGGAGTTATCGAAAACCTAATTGGCAATATTAATACGTATCCTTATCCTCGTCAAATTTGTAAAGGTCCACTGTTTACATATGCGACTAATTTAGCTAATTCACTGAGAGAAGATAAATAGATGAGTAGTAAGAAAACTCCAACTGGTACAAGAGAATGGGCTGCTAGTTCTGCAAATTGTATGGATGGTTGTACCAACGGTTGTCTTTATTGTTATGCAAAGGCACAAGCTATTAGGTTTGGCAAGGAAACAGCAAAGAGTTGGGAAATAGAACGACCAAGGGAGATAGCAAAAAGGTTTGGAAAGAGACAAGGAACAGTAATGTTTCCAACATCTCACGATATTACGACCAGTAATTTTAAGTACTGTCGTGAGATGTTATGGAAGCTCTTGGAGGCTGGAAATAAAGTTCTTGTAGTATCTAAGCCGAGTCCGTATATTATTAAACAATTGTGTGGAGATATGCCTTGGGTAAAGGGAAATATCTTATTTCGTTTCACAATTGGATCAATGGATCCTAGTACGTTGCGTTTTTGGGAGCCAAAGGCTCCCACATTTGCTGAAAGACTATATTCTCTCATGTGGGCGCATGATAACGGCTGGCAGACCAGCGTATCAATGGAGCCAATGCTGGATACCAATCACGATAATGTTATTAGGCTAGTTAAGACTGTAGTGCCATATGTAACTGACGCAATTTGGATTGGGAAGGCTAATAAGCTAAGTCAGCGCTGTTTAATAAATGCCGGTGGTTATATGGATCAGCATACGAGTGATATGATTCTTGCTTTGGAAGAATCTCAAAGCGACGCAGCAATTATTAGACTTTATGATAGAGTTATGTCAGATCCCGTTCTAGCACCAAAAGTTAAGTGGAAGGAGAGTATAAAGAAAGTTGTCGGAATCAAAACCCCCGATGATATTGGGCTTGACATCTGAAAGGTGGCGATAATGTGTGAATGTTCTGGCAAATGTGCTGAGAAGAAGAATGAACAAGAATGTTGTGAAGTTCCACAGCTAAGGGCTCCAGTGTACACATATGTGCGTATCGGTATTGGTATTTTGGCGATTGTTGCTTTTACGGCACTGATGGTGTATCTGTGGGCACAGGCTGCGATTTAATAACGTTATGCTAAAACAAAGAAATAGCAAAAAGCAGGGAGATGTTGGTCTCGGGATTGCTATCGGATGGTTTTCTGTACAAGGTTGTACTGTATGCGTACCACTTACTGATAGTCAAGAGTATGACTTAGTAATAGACGACGGCACTCTCAAGAAAGTACAAGTTCGTACATCTCGATACAAGAGGAGCGGCAGTAGTTATCAAGTCGAAATGCGTACAAAGGGCGGAAACAAAACAGGAAATACGGTTAAATTTTTTGATTCGACAAAAGTGGATCTGGTATTTATAGTCACCGACGATGGTAGGAAATTCCTTATTCCTTCGCATGAATGCCCAAATCGATCAGTGACAGTATGTGTTGGATCCAAATACGAGGTAACATAATAGAATTTTGATAACATGATTGTTAAAATTATTACATTTGGTTGATTATTTTAATGACATATATCTAGACTAGTTAAACCTGTTGTAGATAATCTTTTTTGTAGTGAAATGTACACGCCCAACAAATTGGGGCGGTCATTCGGTTGTGAACGCCAGCAATCTGTTATCTCACGTGTTGGAGAACACTGATGGGAGGCGCAACTCAACGTATGAGGCGTGACAGCTGGAGAGACAGCACCACTCCGGAGTGGTCCAATGGCAAGGGCACAACACCTTGGATGTTGCTGATCTAGGTTCGAATCCTAGCTCCGGAATAAAGGAGAAAAAGGATGGGCATTTTCGCAAGATTTTTTGGAGACAAGCAACAAACGGTGGATTGGCTTAACCATCCATATACAAAAGGTCTTACTAAGCACTTTGCGTATTTGCTTTGGGAAGCCAAAAATTTGAAGCGCAATCGTGAGCGAGTTGGTAGATCGGCAGATTATTGGCAAGGTAGGATAGACCTTTGCGAGGAGCTTATGAGAGATGCTAGTCGTATCGGTTGGCCATACACCTCGAATGCCGTGAAATGTTTTCGCGGCTGGTGTCCAATTTGTCACGCAGCAGCGGAACAAGAATGTGACAAAGAAAAGCATGGTAAATAAAATGTGGTATAAAAACGATCCACGTCATAGTATTGGAAAGCGCGCTAATATTGTAATAGTTGATCTTGCGATCAACAAAGTGTTCTTTGCATTAGTGGACACAAAAGAAGCTTTTGTGGTAATTACAGCTTTTTCGGAGAAGCCAATAATTTGTGAGGACGAAGAATGGCCAGCTAGTTGGATATGGGCATTTCGTCCTACAAGAGATTCGGCTATAGCTAGAATGCCAGATTGGAAAAGTAGTCCAAACGAAACAAAAGACCCTATCGGCTAATGGTAGGCCGCGTGATTCTCAGTCATGAAACAGGGGTTCAATTCCCCTTAGGGTCAATGTAGTATGTTCGTTGACAATAGAATAGTTGCAATTGTTACAGATTATTATCTGTGGTACTATAGTGTAAAATTATAGTACCAATAAGGAGCCGTGGTGTAATCAGTAGCACATAAATCTGAAGAATTTAGAGTTCCCGCGCACCTCGGGACGGCTCCACAAAGGAGAAAAAGTAATGGGAATATCCGCTGATGGTGTTTTGTTTTATGGTTGGTTATTTGAGGAAGGTTATAATCTCCCTTGGGGAGAGGATGTTGATAAGTGGTGGATGAAAATTAATGGGTACAAATTACCTGATAATATTGATGAAGATACACAGTATCATTATAGGATGAAATGGAGAAGTGGGAATCCAATTCCATTTGTGGTAGGAAATTATTATTCTATGGGTCGTCCAATATACGCCTTAGCGGCAAAGGTATTATTAACTGGTAGAAAAGGTGTAGTTGAAATTGATGATATGGAAATTGATTATAAAGTTATACTAAAAATAAGGAAAATCTGTGAAGATCATGGTGTAAATCTTTGCGGCGAGCCCAAGTGGTGGCTGGCATCGTATTGGGATAAAAAATGACGGATGATTGGAAAAACGACAGCGATTTTATAGCATGGATGGACGGTTGGTTATATGCGCAAACAGGAGTGCCATTTTGCGCACTGGATGACAGAACAATAGAACTTATGTGGAAGGCCTGGTTAGCAGGGCTGCGTCATCGCAGTTCCGAGAAACATACATAAAAGCTAGCATAACTAGCCCAGTCACAAGGATCGCGCGTTGATGCAGCGAAAAAAATCCGCGGACGTTTTCGCGGAAAGGGGGCAACATGTGTAGGGAAATCTCCGATACCAGCATTCAGTTTGAACATGAATATACAGAGGAACAGAAAGCTTTTGAGGCAGAATGTTATGCGGAGGTTATGGAGGACGAGATGCGTTCATTCTGGAGATGGATGCAGCGCTCGTCATGGCCGACAGACGACCCAGGGGGTCGATGCGCAAACTGCGGTATTGAGGCAAAATTTGCGAAGGGATGTATTGTTGGTTCTGCATGCTATGATGGAGAGTGGTGTTGTTCATACGAATGTGATAGGCAACTAGCTGAAGAAGGTTGTCCATTGGAATAGTCAGTTTTGTAAGGGCGGGATGTAGCTCAGCCTGGTTAGAGCGCTCGGCCTGGGCCCGAGAGGTCGCAAGTTCAAATCTTGCTATCCCGACAAGAAAGGAAAATAATGGATATAAGCAAACTTAGGAGAGGAGATGTTGTCGTGGCAGCCAAGAGATTATATGCTGCTGATGTTATCCCCGGAACTATGGGCGTCGTATTTGAGGAAAAAGACGCACATGGTGGACCAATGGTTAGGTGGATGAACCTATGTGCCTGTAATATATATGATGGAGATGTTATTGTTGTGCGCTCCAGTGGGCTAAAGGGGACAAATTTGGAACTTGATCCAACATTTGATGGCATTGATAATAGTGTGTTCGAGATTCTACGTAATTTGTCAGATGATGATAGAACTGATATATTCAATATGGCCATGGAGAGATCAAAACAAATAAAGTCTGGCAAGATATAATCTAGTTTTTAGGATATGAGGACAATATGAAGTTGGAATCTTGGGAAGTACGCATTGCAAAGCGTGAAGGAATCCATTGTCGAAAAGATTGGATTGGTATAACTCCTGGAATAGGAAAAATAGTACGACGGAATATTGGAGAGAGGTTTTGGAAGGTAGCGTGCGGTACTGATTTGATTGGTTTTTCGGACAAGGGAAAAGTTCGTTGGATACTCCTTTTTGAAGGAGGGCAAATTCTTAATCTTGAGCGAAAACAAGCACTTAGTCTTCTTCACCAGTAAGGGAAATATGATGCGTAAAGATAAGAGAAAAGCAATCCGTTTTGAACCTATTGTAATGGAAACTTTTTCTGAGCCTCATCAGTATGCCATTAAAAACATGAAACAGGATTGCCCATCATGTTTTAATGGCATAGTTGAAGTGCGAAAATATCGCATTACGGTAGAACTTATAGATGAGCCAAATGAAGTTATAGCAGCAAGAATACAAGCGCTTTGGGACAATTGTGACAATCATCACCATTGGGATCCGTTGCGATTTGCTGCAAAAGAAATCGGATATGAACTACAAGGAAACCATGGAAATAAACTTCGTGAGGCTAAGTAATGAAGTTGAAGAAATTTAGGGAAATTGGAGCGTGAGATCGACGCTAAGCAGAAAAACCTCCAGAACGTGAAGCTTGGACTGTTTCCCGAAAATGAGGCTTGACAATTTTCTTCAGGAGGATATGTTTTATCAGTTCGGGTCAGTAGCCAAATTGGAAAAGGCAACAGCATTTGGAGCTGCGATACAAAAGCAATTAGCTTCTCTTCTCGGCTCCTAAGGAGTTCTACGATTTAGGAGCCATCCGGTACAAGCTCACACGCAATTGAAGGTTCGAGTCCTTCCTGGGGCGCTCTGTAAGGAGAAACGTGTTAACAAGATATCTAGTGTATAAACAGGATGACGGTTTTCTTCTTACTACTGAAGAGAATTCTTTAATTCTAATAACGCACGGTCTGATTTCGAAATCAGAATTTCCATCTTACGAGTTCGACGCACATACGCCAGAGGAAGCTTCAGCTATTTTCAATCTTCGGCAGGGTCATGGACCATATGTGCCAATGGGTGAGCCCAGCGAATGCCCAAAATGTAGTGCTGTATATTATCCAAGTGGTAGTGGTGTTTGCTGGCGATGTGGAAAAATCTGTTAGGAGAAAGACAATGAAAGTTGTGATTAATAAGTGTTTTGGTGGGTTTGGTCTTTCGGACAAAGCGGTCGAAGCATGTATAGCGTTGGGAATGACGGTTGGGAACGAGGGTGATATCGAAAACAAAGATTTTATTAGGCGTAAAAAGGCTGGTTTTGGGTGTAATTATTATATTTATTCTGAAAATGATAAGAAATTTCGTTGCGATCTTCGTTTGGTACAAGTAGTGGAACAGCTTGGTAATGAAGCAAATAGCAATTTCTCCTATCTTAAGGTAGTGGATATTCCATTTGAAGATTGTGAGGGTTGGTATATCCATGACTACGACGGTATGGAGAGTATAGAAGAAGAGCATTGTAGTTGGGGTTAATCCAATAAACTCGAGCCTATGGCTCAAAAACATGAAGGAGAACGACAATGGTAGTTAATCAGCAAGCAGATAGGCAACGTATTGAAGCTCTCGGTCCAGCTGAAAAAATTATTCAGACTCTTACAGGTTATCTTGATCATCTATATCATGGTAGACCAGGTGCTCTATTTGTGGACAGGAACGCCAAGACCGGCGTGCGTTGGGAACCCGTAACTTGGAAGGAGGAAGGCGGTCAGAAGGTCGTTTACAGGCTTGAGAAGGTCGGCAACAAGCAAAGAAGGATTCGCCTTGGCATCCTAAACGGCAATGCTATTATGGATGGCGCTAGGCAGGTTGCTGAGTACAGAAAGCCTGGTCTTTTTCCGGAGGTTGCGACTTGGATGTACAGGCAGGTTGCTGATGTTTATAAACTGGATAATGAGTTTGCCGCAAGGTGGGCATCCTGGGCATTTTCTAAGGAACATCGCGATATGAAGGTTGTGCTTGCGGCTTTCATGCTTGTTCAGGGCAGATGCGGAGAACCTATTATGGAAGATGGCAAGGTCCTTTTCCATGATGAGGACTACAGGGACGTCGGTGAGGCCATGTGTCTCATTCGAGCCAAGGATGACATTGATCCGAAGTTGCTTCTTAGGATTGGCGATATCCTTGCTCTTCCAGGCGTGGCTGCGATTAATCGCGAACTTGGTTTTGGCAAATCAGCCCGCACTCCAGCTAAGGGTAGGTATACCAAAGTAGTTGAGAAGTATCTGCGTTATCGTGAAGACAACCCTAAGATGCTTGAGGGTCTTGTCAAGGCAGGTTTTCGTACATCCGTAATGGAGCTTGCTCGAAGGGTGGGATACAAGCCTTCTTCGCCGAAGTTCTTCGAAATCCTGCGCTGGAAGCAGAAGCAGGCCGAAGATGGTCGGAGGGAGATTGCCATCGGCGCTGAGGTCAAGAAAGCGGAAAGTTGGAAGGGTCTGACCGAAAGGCAAATCTGTGAACGCATTGTGGAGACAAAGCCAAACTATAAGCGTATTGTTGGTTTGCTTCCGTCCGAAGTAGGTCTTACCAGAGCTGTTATGGCAGCAGCTATTGAAGCGGGGTCCGTTTCCAATACGGATATGATTATCCTTACACCAACTTTAGAAGAGCTTGGGCTTCTTAAGGTGAAGGATGTATCCGACCGCTGGAAGAGGGCAACTGAGACTGCTGAGAATCAGCGTGCCGCGAATGTTGCGCGACGCGTTAAGTCTCAGGAGACAAGGGAAGCTCTACAGGATGCTGCCGACACAGCTACCAAGAAAGCTATGGAAGAGGTGACCAAGGACCTGAGGATTTATGCCATTGTGGATAAGTCCGGATCTATGCAGGGTGCGATAGAACAGGCGAAGATGTACTTGTCCAAGCTCCTTGTTGGATTTCCACTTGAAAGGCTACATGTTAGCGTCTTCAATACGATGGGTGGTGAGGTACAGATCAAACATCCATCTGCCAAGGGTATTGAGGCGGCTTTTAGGGGACATTTTGCTGGTGGTGGAACAAGTTATGCGCAAGGTGTTCGCGCTCTTGCTCATCGTAGACCGAAGGATGGTGAGGATGCTATTATGTTGTTTGTGGGCGATGAGCTCGATACTGGATTAGCTCAGTTACTGGTGGCTGTCCAGGAATCGGGAATTAACCCAGTGGCTTTCGGTCTTCTGAGGGTTGTAAGCGGGCAGTATGGCAGTGGCTCGATTGTTAGGGATGCCGCAGTAAGACTTGGAATCCCCTGTTTTGCGATTGAGGAAGGCATTTTTGCCGACCCATATGCTGTAACTCGTGTGATTCGTAATCTGATTGCTACAACGCCAATTGTGGCTCAAGTACGTAAGGCTACAAAGGTTACCCTGGTTGAGGAGGTTCTCAAGACTGATCTGCTGAAGAAGCCGGTGTGGGCATGAGCACGGGAGATGAGGGATATAAACCTTGTACAACTCCATACCTATGTGAGGATTGTCTAAAACTTCATTGGACACATCCAAGCAGGGTCGATGTATGTCCTTGGTGTAAAGGAAACAACATTAAGGAAATAACAAAGGAGGAAGCAGTAAAGCGGGGTGGTAAAATGGCTGCCCTACTAAATACAATGGGCGAGGGTAGGGCAGCCTTCATTAATGCTTGTAAGAAACAGAAGAGAAAGGGATGCGGCGATGTTTGATTCATGTTTTGTGATCAAACAAGGAGAAAAGGTTGTCGCTTGTGTTAAAAAAGTGGGACAGCTGGTTAGCGTCCTTGTCTCTCCAAAAGCTTCAAGGAGTGGGATTGTACAACAGGATGATGGTAGCCTGAAGGTATTTGTTTCATCTCCAGCCGTGGATGGAAAAGCTAACAAGGAGGCAATTAAGCTTGTTGCAAAGTGGTTTGGTGTTCCTAAGTCAAATGTTTCTATTCGAAGTGGACGGCGAAGTCGTAGAAAGGTTTTCGTAATAGAACGTTGAAATAGGAAACAATGATTTGGGCGTTGTCCACCAAGTAAAACGGGACGTGTGCGATAGTTTAATGGCAAAACAGTGGGGGAACCCACTATCTTCGTTCGATTCGGAGTCGCACTCGGGTGTAAATCCATAGGAGAAAAAATGAGGTATTGTTCACCAAAACAAGGGAAAATGATACAAGTATTGCTATTACATATTGGATCCAAGATTGCTTGGGAAACAGATGTTGTTGGTAATTCGCAATATGGATGGCTTGGTAGAGTCATAGAAAGCAAGACAATTACAAGTATATGTGACAAAGATTCTGTACGCCAAGTTGTGTTTGACGATGGCAGCAAGTGTGAGCTTTCGAAATATGATCTTGTATGTGTTGTGGCGTCAGATGATGAATTAGTTCTACCAGGTTGAATCTGTTTAGGAGAATATATGGGTTGGCAGGATTTATTGGCATTAGAAGGCGACAAAAGAACACTTCCATGGACCGGAGGTAGACAAATTCATGATAGGGAGCGCACTTTAACGATTGAAGGAAAGTTGCCCAATGAACATGGATGGTACATTTTCAAAATCTCTGGAGGTCGTAAAGCAGAGTTAGAGGGTCCTGCTGATCCAAATCCAGATTTTGAGAATGGTCATAAACTTATCAAGGGATATGTTGTTGGTGATAGGCTAATTCCTGATGATGTAAGGATTGATCCCGATCCAGAAAAACTAGTTGACCAGACCATTCCAGTGTTCGTTGTCGAGCCAGGTCTTGACAGATTTGCTAGAGCTGTCGCCGCCAATACACGCGGAGGACTGGTATATGTAAGGCAGGAGTTTCCACAAGGTCCTGAGGCAGCTGTACAGATGGCTTACCAGGATCGCAGAGGATCTGTCGACCACGTAATTGGAGTTACCCCAGCTCTGGATTTAGCTTTTCGTTGGGTGTCGCGTCAGAGGATTCTTGCTGAGGAACGCGAACGAGAGATGGAACGCATTAGACTCGAAGAAGAGAAAAAACGGGCTGAGGCAGAACGGTTCAGACAAGCGTTAAAAGATGCTGGAACTGGAGCCGGACGGCGCGCATTGGCACAAAGGGATTTTGGTGCGGCAGCAAAAGCTGCCCTAAGGCTAAGCGGTGCCGAACTACTTGATGCTAGACCATCGCGTAATAAGAAGGAAATGGTCGTACAGTATAGATTCCGAAACCGTCGTCTTGAATGCGTGGTAGACAAAGATACATTACGTGTAATCGACTCAGGAATATGTTTAACCGATCACCACACTGGTGTAAAAGGCGATGCACGATTCACGCTAGAAAGCCTTCCCGCTGTTGTGGGAGAGGCCATGAATACAGGTAAATTGGTAGTCTACAGACATGCAGATGGCGATCGTGACGATGACGATTGGGATGATTAATATGATTGAGACAGCTTTAGTTTTTGATTTGGATGGAAATGTCATACATTGGCACCTCCCCCCAGGTCGATCTGGAGGCTGGATACCAGATTCTAGAAATCTGTGGGATATCCTGTGGGAAAATCGCGAACGATTGGGTGGAGTTGCTCATACGCATCCTTGGAATGGATCCGCAAGCCCATCTGGGACTGATATTACGACGTTTGCGGCGTGCGAAGCCGCACTTGGACGAAGGCTTGTGTGGCCTATTGTGACTATGAGTGAAGTGGCAACATTTATTTGGAGCGGTCCAGGAAAACATGATTACCGGAGAATACCGTTCTTAAAATCGGACGACATCCACGATCTGCGTAGGCTGTCGCAAAAGGAGGAATAACATGGAAGAGATCAATGCTAGAATGGCTAGACTGAACATTACATTTGGTGGGTATAACGGGGACCTAAACGACCCAGTGTCGTATGATTCGTCCGACGAAGTAATCAAGCAGATGGCAATCGAGGCCGTACGCACAGGCTATGTGGCTGGAATTCCAGCTAATGAAAATGTGGATTTCACTGACTTCGTAGTTGATAGGTTCGCGGCAACAGCTGAGCTTCCTGGACGAATTATGCTGCGACCAAAGACGCCTTTTGGCAGAAAGTAATAAATAATCATGGAAGGCAAGGTAGTTATTGTTGGCGTTGGCGCCCTCGGTTCACATGTGGCGCTTTTGGCGCGCAACTGGAAAAACTCTACGCGTGTGGTTGACCATGATTATATTGAAACTAAAAACGTCCAGTCGCAATTCCACAGCAAAATGGGTTTGCGCCAAAACAAGGCTAAGGCAATTCAGCAAGCTCTAAATGGTCTTTTCGGGACTAAGGTTGATGCTACTCCGTATAGACTTACAGAAGACAACGCCGATGCCATCCTAGGCGGTGCCGCACTTGTCCTAGACTGTACAGATAACGCAAAAGCTCGAAGGACAATACAAGACTATGTGCGGAAGCACAAGATTCCATGCCTCCATGGAGCTCTATCTGCTGATGGAATATTTGGTCGGGTTGTTTGGGACGAATATTTTGTTCTCGATGATGAGGGCAAAGAAGGACAGGCAACATGTGAGGACGGCGAACAGCTTCCGATGTTTGCCCTTACAGCTGCACAAATTGCCGTAACCGCCCAAAGATTTCTTAAGGATGGAATAAAGCAGAGCCTTCAGGTAACTCCTGTTGGTATTCTTAGGTTAACCTAAAGCGAGGGACTATGGCAAATAAAAAGATCAATAAAACTAATACGTTGGAAAAATGTAAACGTACATTGTTGCGATTAAAAGAAGAATATATAAAATCTAATAATAGCGAAGGTACAAACCTGGTTAACGAAGCTCTTAATGGTATAGAGACTCTTTTTAATCTTAATAATGATGAAAAGAGCAAGACTTAAATCATATATGATATAAGTCTTGCTATAGATGTTTACAACTTTTCGGATTAAGGAGAAGCCGTGGGTAAGACATTTGTTTTTGACGCAAACCTCGGCGAGCTTGCCAAGGAGCTGAGGGAATCGGTAGCCTCTGGAAGAATGCGTATCCAGGATGCCATGGATGTTATGAAAGCTGCGATCAGGAAAGCATTCCAAGAAAAGGCACAGGTTATAAAGGACGATTCGGTTAATTGACTCTTCCGCGCCCCAGAGGCGCGAGACCCTTGTCGCCAGGGTTTTGGAAAGGCGGACAGAAGGGCGATCCTCGCCAATCGCCCATACCATGTGCGTCGCGCGCATGGATAAACAAAGCGCGGCTTCTGCTCCCATCTGCCAGCGGCCAGGCAACCTGACTTTCACTCAGGAAACAGGGGTTCGATTCCCCTTGGGAGTACGATGCGGGAAGTAGGCTATCCTTCCTTTTTCTCCGCAGATGCCTGCCGATTAGGATAGGATCGGCAGGCGCTGTAGTTTTATATGGGGCTGTTCACCTAACGGAATGGTACCTCTTTTACAAGGAGGAATAATATAGGTTCAACTCCTATACAGCTCACTAGGAGGTGTGACATGTTTGGAAAACCTCAGGACGTCGATGGCGAGTGTAACAGTCACTTCTATATAGCTGATGATTTTGGCGACAATTCTGCCACAATGCGGTACCAATTGCCCAAAGGGCATGAAGGCGCTCATCGTGAAGAGTTTGAAAGATGTGGTGGAAAAGTTGTTGTGACCTGGGAAAAAGATGAACGTGAAGCAGCTGAGAGAGAAGAGGCATATATAGAAGCTATCGGAGAACTTTGTAGAACAACAACTGGTATGTGGCATAGTCTGGGTTGGGGTGAATGTTTATCGTGTAAATATTGGGAAGGCGATAGACGTAGTAATATGGGTACATGCTCTCTTAGCAACAATTCGATTTTAGACTATAATAAATGTGATCAATGGTCGTCTTGTGATCCGGAGACGGCTCAAAAATTTAGGGAACTGGATAAGAAGTTTGGCAAGGATTGGCATAAGTGAGAATCAATTGGTAATACCTTTGCCCTATAATAAAACGAATGACTCCTGGTTCAAATCCAGGCGGGCGGACAAGGAGATAATGTGAACATTTTCGTTGTCGATTTTGATCCTGTAGTTTCCGCCAAATCACTTGTTGATCGACATGTGGTAAAGATGATTCTGGAGTCAGTTCAATTATTGTGTGTTGCTCATGCTGTTAATGGATTAGTTCCAGAGGGGATCTGGAGCAGTTTGGGGTGGCGGCACCACCCATGTGCGAAATGGACGGTCGCCTCCATATCTAACTATCATTGGTTGCTTAAACATGTTAATGGTTTATGTGCCGAATATCGACACAGATATGGTAAGACACACAAGCTAGAAGCAGATGGAATGATTTCTAAACTTGCTTTATTTTGTCCAGCAATTGCTGACATAGGTCTGACGCCATTTGCTGAAGCAACAGGTAATATACACGCTGGTGATTCGGTAGCGACATATAGGCAATACTATATTGAAAACAAGAGTCATCTGATGGTGTGGACACGACGTGAGCCTCCAGATTGGGTTGCTGAGAAGATGATTGTCACAAGACATGGTGACAAATGGTTTGCTAAAAAAGAGATAGATCATGGACAAGGAACTTGACGAACAGTTGTGCCAAAAATGCCCAAACCTATATGCTGATAGAAACCTCTCCATAATGGAAAGTTGTATGGCTTGGGGGTTTGATTGTATGAAGGGCTGGTTTCCGATAATATGGGATCTATCTCTGAAGCTTGAGGCTATAATTTCCTCTTTACCAGAGGCGGAGCGGACAAAATATAAAGCTGCGCAAGTTAAGGAAAAGTATGGAACTTTACGCTTTTACATGACAGCTGAGACCGACGAGATGGATAAGCTTATTGGTGAAGCAGAAAAGGTCAGCACCATTACGTGTGAATACTGCGGACAGCCAGGCAAATTGCGCAATACCGGATGGTTGTTTACTTTGTGTGACAAGTGCGATATGGAGCGACCATGGAGAAAGCAAAAGTAAAGCGCAGCGTTGTAAAAGAAGATGGTAATAATTTCGAAAATAGATCAAAATTTTATTGATGAAATCAGAGAAATGTCCGACGAGGAATTGAATGAAGAAGAACAGCATTCTAAGCAAGAAATTGATAACCTAAGGAAGTCCATTTCAGACATTAACATTAAAATCAATACTTTTAGACACAGTGCTGACTTAATTGCTAATGAGAAGAAAGACAGAGCCCAGAGGAACGGACAATCAGTCACGGAGATGACTGGTATGTATATTCACGGCGTCGTTCTACATGACCGTAACGGGTTTGGTTTTAGGCGTGAAGATTTTGAGAAATGGCTTCTATCGCGTCCAGGGGTTTTGAAAGTGAATCTTTTTGACGCACAATTGGAGCCTTGGGATGGTGATGATCCATTTCCGGAGGATGAATGAAAATTGATATTGTTCTGGATATGGAGACAGGCGATCCTGACGATTTCCTGACGCTTCTACTACTGCTTGGACATCCTAGGTCTAATCTAAAGGCTGTGACAGTGACACCGGGTACAAGAGAACAAGTAGGTTTTGTAAGATGGGCATGTCAACAGTTAGCTCCTGGGCGGTATATTCCAGTTGGAGCTTTTCGATCCCACACGAGATAAGAACTGTGTCTCACAGTGGCATTACGAGGTTTACGGGCAAATTCCGCCCAAGGATCCAGATGATCGTGGAGGTTTCGTACTTAGGCGATGTTGTGATGAGAATACTACTTTGGTAACTGGTGCGCCGCTGAGGAATGTTGGTGTTGCGATGGATCTGGGGTTCAAAGTTGGTCGATGGGTGGCACAGGGCGGATTTGCTGGTGAGGGTGTTGTACCAACGGAAAAGCAACTAGAGAAGTTCCGAGGTAAGGAAATCTGTCCAACTTACAATCTAAATGGTGATCCAAAGGCGGCTTTACGGGCTCTTGAATATGAGGGAATTGGACATCGTAGGTTTGTATCTAAGAATGTTTGCCACGGTGTTTTCTGCGACAAGGGTTTAAGTGCTAGAATTGGCCTGGCTAAGGCACCGCATATGGAGCTTATTCATAGGGGAACCGAGGCATATTTAGCTAAGCATCCTGGCGGAAAGAAGTTCCATGATCCATTAGCAGCTTGTTGTGCGCTGGCTCCAGAGATTGGTGAATGGGCAGAAGTTGAACTATTTCGTAAAGTTGGACAATGGGGAAGTAGGCTAAAGCCAGGATCTGGGACGTTAATCATAGTGGGTTATGATCACGAGATGTTCGTGAAAACTTTGACGGAGGTCGAATAATGAAAGTGTTGATACATATAACTATTGTTGATGACAATGGTGAAGTTTTTACACAGGAATTTAAGGGGGAAAACTGTTCCTCTGAGCAGGAGCGTGGAATTGAGAAGGAATATGACATTCATGGTAATCTTAAAAAACTCGGTCCAAATGGTCATCAACGTACGCTGATAAAACTCTGGTCGGGTTGCCCTGATTGGGATAGTTTTCGCAAATAGGTAGAATATGTTGAGACGCAAGAGTGATATTGATATTGTATTGAACAACTGGGGATGTAATGGAAACTATGAGTGGTACATATCTAAGCCTTTGCCAGGACCTTGGTTAAAGGATATTTTTGGACGCATCACTGATGCCTTGGCTGTGCTATTTGGCAAGGCTTTTGCCGTGGAGTGGAAATGAGCGAGAAAGACGATCCAATGTGCTTTTGCGGTGATGAGCTGTCCAAGCATTCAGGTTTTAGTAATCATATGTTTACTGAGATTACAGAGCCAACGTACAAAGTTTGGATGACACAAGGGCAAGGGTGTAGAAAGCCAGACGCTGAATGCGGCACTCTTTCTGAAGCTCTCGATATTGCTGCTTCAATGTTTGGTGAGGGATCAGTTGGGATCGAGCTACCAAATGGTTCATGGCATGAGTTTGGAGAAGAGTGGAAGAAACCAGCAAAAGTGACGCTCCTACGGATGCGCAAGAATGAATTGAATCCGAAACAAAAAAGGCTCATAAAAGAATGGTACTCAGCAATTGGCTATGGAGTAGTTAAGAGTCTTCAACGAAGTGCGCATTCTTTTCAGGATATTTTCAGCTGGCTAGATGAGGAAAGCGAATTAAAGCACGGAGAGGCTCAGAGCCTTTTCTTCAATTCGTTGGCTTGGGGTTGTTTTGATATTTTTGAAGTTTCTACTGGCGTAAGTATCACCGATGAACAGATAGACTGGTTAATTGGGAAAAGATAATAGTTGTACGCCCCTGTCGTCTAACGGATCAGGACATTCGGCTACGAACCGAGAAATTGTAGGTTCAAATCCTACCAGGGGTATAAGGGGAAGATTATGAATGATATAAAACGGCTTACGATTGGTAGGAGTTCGTCAAAGACAGTTAGGGTTTTTGCTAGGTTAGGAGATAGTGAAGTCCATTGGGTCAATGACGATGGTCGTTTTAGGCGCACTTCTTGTTCTGGTCACGGCTGTGAAAATTGTGCTGATAGTCGTCCACAAACTAGGTGGACACTTGGCGTAATCGACATGGAAGATGGTGAGGCGAAACTGTTAGAAGTTGGAGCACAGATAATGTCTGAAATTATCGAGTTCACAACAGGTCATCCTTTGTATTCGTTTTCTATTGGTGTGCCGAGGAGACAACCAAGGCGGCTAGATCATTATGACATTCTGATTCAGAACAATGGGACGTTTGGTGGATATAAAGTTACATTCTACAAAGCAAAACCTTTGAAGAAGTCGGAGACGGACAAGGTAATTGTTTTTCTCTCTGATCTGGCGGAACGCGCCATATCAGTGCATGCTTAATGTATCATATGGTATTATAAAATGTTCCTATAACCATATAACGTACAATACAATGATCTTTGGAGTTTAGATGAATTTCATAAACTATTATTTTATGCCGAGCGGTGAGCCATTAATACAATTGCCTCCAGGAACTTATAGATTGTGCTAGCCTGTCTGCACAGCTTGGTACTAGAGCTACTGTGGTAGATGGTAAGAAGTATTTTCCTGACCGTTGGAATTCATTTAGTGGTTTTATATGGGTTGTATGGGACCGCAAAGATAATAGACGTTTTGGACAAGTAGACGGAGGTTATGAGAGATATAGGTTTCAGGAAATATCGACTCAAGAACCAAAATTAGAACCAAAAAACAACGATGGGCGTGCGGAATGTTTCTGGTGCGGGGCAATGACAAAAAGAGTACTTGGAATAACAAGTATGTATGATATTTGTACAAAATGTGGGAGATAGTAAATGCCAAACATAACTGTTCTCGGCGCAGGTTTAGTTGGTAGGATTATGGCATTGGACCTTATCCGTGATAAGGGTATGAATGTAACTGTTGCCGATTGTAATGCTAGCGCATTACATAAGCTGAAACAGGATATTACATTAGTTTTGGAGCCCACGGTTTATTGTAGCTTGGACACTATTTGTGATGATCTTTCAGATCAGGATGTTCTTCGTGATGTGATCAAAAACGCAGATGTTGTTATTGGCGCTATGCCAGGTTTTCTTGGCTATCGTACATTGCGTACAGTTATTGAAGCTAGAAAATCTTTTGCCGACATTTCCTTCATGCCAGAGAATGCTATGGAGCTTGATGGGTTAGCAAAACAGAATGGTGTTACAGCAATTGTTGATTGTGGTGTCGCACCAGGTTTATCGAATCTGTTTTGTGGTCGAGCGACACATATGCTAGACCATGTTGAGCGTATGCTTATACTTGTCGGTGGTCTTCCAAAGAGGCGAGTGTGGCCATTTGAGTATCGGATTGTTTTTTCTCCTGCTGATGTAATAGAAGAATATACGCGTCCAGCTAGGTGGATTGAAGGAGGTCAATGGGTTAATAAGCCTGCATTGACTGATGTAGAACTTATAGATCTACCAGGGGTTGGAACATTAGAAGCATTTAATACGGACGGACTTCGTTCAATAGGAGATAATCTCAATGCTCCTTTTATGAAAGAGAAAACATTACGCTTTCCTGGTCATGCGGAAAAAATGCGGATGCTCAGGGAAACTGGATTTTTTTCGACTGATTCAATTAACATTGGTGGACAGAATATTAGACCTTTTGATGTTACTACAAAATTGCTTTTTGATGCTTGGAAAATGCCCAAGGACGAAGAAGATTTTACAGTTATGCGTGTCATAGTTGAGGGGACAAACGGAGGAATTAAGAAGTCATATGTATGGGACCTATATGATGAATATGATCCACTGACAGGTTTTTCATCTATGGCGCGCACTACAGGTTTTCCTTGTGCTATTATTGCCAGAATGCTGGCTAAGGGCGAGCTTGTACAGCTTGGTGTTGTTCCGCCCGAACTACTTGGTAGTAATGATGTATTTTTTAAGAGGATGATTGATGGTCTGTCCATGCGCGGGATAGACATAAGACTGAATGAGAAATAATAAGATGCAGGGGTGGCGAAACAGGTAGACGCGTAGGACTTAAAATCCTGTGTCCTCGGACGTGAGGGTTCGATTCCCTCCCTCTGTATTATTGCCCCTGTAGCCAAACAGGTATAGGCACCAGTTTCAAAAACTGGACAGTATCGGTTCGAATCCGATTAGGGGCATTAGGTAATATGGCATGAGAATAAGACGTTATACAGATCAAGAACTGGCAGAAGCTATTAGAAACTCTTTTTCTTGGGGCTCCGTTATTCGTAAACTCGGACTATGCGCAGCCGGTGGAACCTATGTTCATATTCAGAGACTTGCCAATAAACTTGGTTTTGATTCAAGTCATTTTCGAGGTAAAACTTGGAATAAAGAACAAAGGTTTCCGCAACAGATTGCTAGACGTCTAGATAAATATCTTGTCCTGAATGGACCATATATCTCTACAACTAAACTGAAAGAAAAGTTATGGCACAGCGGTCTCAAAGAAAAACGATGCGAGATGTGCGGATTAACAGTCTGGTGCGGACAACCAGCTCCTCTAGAGCTACATCATAATGATCAAAATTCTAAGAACAACAGTTTTGAGAATTTGAGTATACTCTGCGCTAATTGTCATGCATTAATAAGAGTAGATAGAAAAAAGGATTGCTAGCTGTTGGGGAAAGGCTCCTCAGCGCCCTTGTACAGCGCCTTTTGCAGTTCGATTCTGCCAGCTAGCTTTTGGAGGAAGATATGAAAGATGATGGGGTTGAGTGGCCAAAATATCGTATCGGACAACCAATTGTAGATAAGGTATTAACATATTGGATATGTGACATGGATATGGCTGGAAAATATAAAGCGTTTGATATGCTGAGATGGTGTCCCGATGTCCAAAAGGCATTAGATGTGTTTTCCAGAGGTTTCTCAAGCGAAGCGATTGTATTAAAAGAATTGGATAAAGCACTAGCTACTGCTAGAGAATCACTTAATATTCTTTGTAATAAATATTTGAGGGACTAATAATGAGTGTCAATGATGAGATGGCAAATCAGCGCAATTCTGAGATAGCTAACGACAATTATTATCGCCTTAAGTGGATGCGCAAAGCTGTTGTCGAATTTCTTGCTTTTTTAGACAAAAAGAGGGCAGATACTCCTGAGGAAGCAAAGATTTTAGTTGAATTTTATGCTGAAACTTTAAAGCTTCGCAAGGAGGTAAACAGGGATGATTAATATTACACATAGTGTGGGAGAATCTCTAAGGATATCGTTGGGTTTTTCGCTTGTATATTTGTTTGGCACGGTTGGTTTCATTCTGGCATTTATCGCATTTTTGAAATTGCTTGTCTGGATTCTTACTAGGAGAGTTTGTGCGCATTGCTGTTTAGCCGCTCATGATTTCTGTAATATGTGTAAAAGGTGTTCTCTTTGTTGTAATTGTGAAAGGTTTAATCATGAGGTCACTGATCGAAAAGATTAAGAACCCTATCTCCGATTTGGATGCTTTGGAAGCTATTGATGGTATTAGTCGTGTTGCCTCGGTAAATTTTGATTATTGTATTAGAGTAATTCAAGAGATAATACGCAAACGTAAAGTGGCAAAAAGGAGACGTCCTAAACGAGGTAGAATAAATAAAGAGCGGGTATTGAATGTCATGAGTAAATATGATTGTTCAAAATGGATAAATGATTTTGAACTAGCCAAGGAGTTAAGAGCCACAGTTTGTACCATTAGACGTTGTTGGTTGGAGTTGCTGGATTACAAAATGATCAGATTCCACAAGACTGATTGGGCTGCTAAGTTAACAAAGTTAGGAAGAGAAAATGTAGTACGATAAAGTTTTTTCGCAGGATGGTGAAACGACATCATACTGGGCCCAAGTCCCAGAGTTCCAGGTTTAACTCCTGGTCCTGCAACTGCGGGATAGCCTAGTGGTCAGGTTCCAGGCTCATAACCTGGATACATCAGTTCGATTCTGATTCCCGCTTCAAGGATAATTATGTGGATAAATAGAAAAGAAATTGCGGCACTTAGGGAATATGTTGAGTCCGTGTACAAGGATGCTGTAGAATCTGGTAACAGAGTTCTTCTAAACTATGGCGATCCCAAGGCTTTACAAAATTTGATGGAATCAAACATCCATCTTAGGCTAAGGCTTGCCACGCTTATTGGTAGGCTAGAAGCAATTACCACGAGGTGGTGAATGAGTAAAGAACCGATGGAGGACAAATTGTCCAAACTAGATAGGATTATTCGCAAGCCTTTTTGGGGCGTAATTCTAAGAATTCCAAAGGTGGCAATATATCGTGTTCAAACGGCTCTAGGGATATCAGAAATTGATGCTATACACTTTATTGTTGGTAGATATGCCAATATAGATATAAATAAGATGCCAGATAGTCTACATATGTCTCATAGTGTAGATTTTACATCACAGACGTTTCTTCTTTGTATCACATCCACAGAGGAACGCGAAGGTCTATTCGAAATAGGTTTTAATTGCGAATATCCTCATAAAAATTTGTTTTGGTGTGTTAGCGATGCCCAAATCTAGCGATGATATAAGGGAAGGTTACAGGCAACGACTGATTTTGCCCGAGTTTCCACCTGAAGGCGAGTTGGTGAGTTTTTATACCAAAAGTAATCTCATTGTTGCAAAGGGATATGAACGGGTTGTTATAGGGGACCGTGGTCCGTATGTCGAGTTTAGTGAAGACCAAATTGTCCACGACAGCCTGGAAATTCCCAAAGATCAGCTTTGGCGGCTTCATTGGCTCCAACCAGATCCAAAAAGGCGCTGTTATTATTGGGAATTTCGGTCAACTGATGAATCCTTTGTGAAGGTATATTTCCAGAAAAGGATAGTTAATTATGCCGATTACAAAATCGACATGTGGTATATTTCACCATTTGACCTTGTGACAGATAGATGGTCAGTTTTGGTGAAGCCCTTGGAAGTAAAATAATGTCCAGTTTTTTAGAAGTGAGAAATGAATGAGGAAACTTACATCACAGGAAAGGCTTCAAAATTGGCAAGGTTGTCGTTATGTTACCGATTGGGAATGCGATCAATGTCCAGATTTTCTAAAGTTTACTAGTTTAGAAGAAGAAATAGCATATAAGGATGATGAAAATGGTAATGGACCAATTGGAGTATGTGGTGACAGCTTAAATGGGGTTAGAGATCCAATTTATCCTTGCCAAGATAAAAGATGCTATTGTCGTATTTGTGAATTGTGTACTAGTAATGAAAAATGTGCTATTCAGGCAAGAGCTGCCAGATTTATTGAGGAATTTGATCATCTTTGGACTCATACTGAATTCGAAGATATTCCATTGCTTCAGTCACTTGTCCTTAAAGAAATCTTGTGTGTAATTGCGAAACGGTGCCCATATTTCAAACACAAAGTTTTTGAACCCAAGGTGTAGCCATGAAGACAGAAACTGTTGTCTATCCAGCAAAAGCTCTTGATCAGGAACTACCGCATGTTGAGATGCGTTTGTATATTACTGAAGAAGAGATGCTGACATTGGTCTCTTCACTTACTTCTAGTATGTACGAGTATCGCACCAAGGGAATCGAGTATGAGGTGCGTATCAAAACAGAAGTTAGACATAAAGAAGTTGGTGATGAAGGATTTTCTGGCAAAGGTGAATTAGTCATCAGATTTGATAGACCGAAGAAGTAGTATGAAAGGAAAGCCATGTCAGTTATAGCGGTTGTTGGGCTACAATATGGCGACGAAGCCAAGAGTCGTGTCGCGGATCATTTGATTCATTTGTGGAATATTAGGATTGGCGTAAGGAGTAATGGTGGGGCAAATGCTGGGCATACAGTAGTTGCCAATGGCAAAAAGTCGGTACTTCACCACCTACCTGCGACAGTTTTGCGTGAGGGAACAGTTTCCGTACTTTCTCCAGGCGTTCTTATTGATCTCGCGGAACTGGAATCGGAAATCGGTATGTTTCTTGCCAATGGAAGTAAGGTAATGGTAGATCCGCGCTGTCCAGCAGTTCTTCCAGAACACAAGGAACGAGACAAAGCTACTGGTTCGCGCATCGGTACAACTTGTCGAGGAATTGGTCCATGTATGGAAGATAGAGTTACCAGAATTGGACAGACCGTGGGAGACCTTGTTGATAAATACCCATTTATCCAGCGTCATCTTTGTGATACTGTCGATTTTCTTTATTCAGTTGTTCATAAGGAGCGGGTAATTGTTGAGGGAGCACAAGCTTTTGGATTGGATCTATGGCATGGAACTTATCCATATGTGACATCCTCATCATGTACTACGGGTGGCATTTGTGCTTATACTGGTCTGTCTCCCAAACAAATAAATATTGTGTGCGGAGTCTGTAAACCCTATTCCACAAGGGTAGGAAAAGGACCTTTTCTAGAAATGCCTGATCTTGAAGCCGAAGAATATAGAACTAGAGGAAATGAATATGGCTCAACAACTGGGCGCCCAAGAAGGATTGGGTATCTTGACCTTGATGAGGCAAAGAGAGCGGCTAAGGTAAACGGTGTTGATTTTGTTGCCTTGACGAAAACAGATGTTGTCAAATACCCTTTGGTAGTATATTTTGAGGGCAAATTTCGTCAGGTTTTTGGTCTGTCTGATTTATTACATATGATGCATGAGGCTTCGGTCCGTGTCAAGTTTGTTTCTTATGGTGCTGACAGATCGGATATCAGAGAAATACCCTGGTAGATATATTATATACAGGAAAATATAATGAGTATTAAAGGTGACAAAACTATAGATGGGATAGATATTTCTACCCTATCACTTCATAGTCATATGAAAGTGATTAGGATTTGTGATGACTGTGGATCAGAAGATGAAGTTGTCATAAGAGATGTGTATAAACGACGCATAAGGAGTAAAAATAAAGATAACAAAGATTATTGTTGGAGATGTGCTAGAAAACGCGCTGGTTTTTTGAGAAGAAAAGGAAAATTGCTATTAGCTGATGGATATTTCAGGGAATACAAGGGAGATAAGAGGGTATTTCTACATAGACTTATTATGGAAAAATCCATTGGACGCGATTTATTAGACAATGAGATAGTCCATCATATCGATGGAGATAAGAAGAATAATTCTATATCAAATCTTGTCATAGCGGAAAATGAATCTGATCATCAAAAAATACATGGAAGTTTACAGAGGCAGGCTTTCAAACTAGTACAAAGTGGTTTAATTAAGTTTGATAAAACATCTCACATGTATTTTCTTGATAATAATTTGACATCTGATCGTATACCCATTAGTTTAGGTTTTGATGAAGTAGCTATACTTCAGAATAAAAATATATGTAGATCTCGTCTAGATGTGGATATTTCATCTGAAGTTTTTAGGGGCATTTCTTTAGCCGTTCCAATAATGGCTTCTAACATGTCTGCGGTTGTTGATGCCGAATTTTGTATACAATTATATAAACTCGGAGCATTAGGTGTTATGCATAGGGCTTTACCGGATGAACGATTAGTATCTTCGGTAAAGCAAATAGCAGCACAGTGTTCAATTGTGTGCGCATCAGTAGGTCTAGGAGACAATCAATTTGATCTAGCCAGGAAACTTTTTGATGCTGGAGCAAATGTGATTTTTATAGACGTTGCTCATGGTTATAGCGATTTTGTAATTGAAATGGGGAGAAAATTAAAAAAAGAATTTTCTGGTGTTAAAGTAGTACTAGGGAATACAATTAATACTGACATGATGTTTGAAGTTAATGATTTTGCTGATGCTGTCAAAGTTGGTATAGCCAACGGTCTTGCTTGTAAAACAAAAAATACAGCCGCCTGTAATGAGAAACAATTTACTTCTGTTTCGAAATTTAAGGACATATCTGTTCAGCTAGGTTTACCCATCATTAGTGATGGCAGTATCAGAGAACCTGCAGATTTTACGAAAGCAATAGCAGCTGGAGCAAATTCTGTTATGGCTGGTAGCATTTTTGCTCGTTGTTCTGACAGTCCAGCAGAAACGATACTTATTGACGGTATTAGAAAGAAAATATATGCTGGGATGGCTAGTCGTGAAGTTCAGGAACAATGGAGAAATGGTGTAAAGAAGGGCACTTGTACTGAAGGTATTATTAAATATTTGGATGTTGGAGAATCCTCAGATGAACTTATAGATAGATATATTGGGGCTTTACGGTCAGGAATCACTTATGCTGGGGCAAAAGATATAAAAGGTTTCCAGCAATTAGCTAAATTTGTGAGAGTAAAATAACCGGTTTTCCTGTTTCAGATGCCCCGCGAGGGTGGCAATTCGGCTCCAGTTCGCGGCTGACCGAAGGGTTCAAATCCCACACTGGAACAGGTTTTGCGACCAAGAGGTTATGGTAGCCTGCCTCCTTGCCATGGAGGACGCGTCGGTTCAATTCCGACTGGTCGCTTATTGGAAAGTCCGTCTCGCGTCGGTGCCGAGTGCTGGTCCTGAAAACCAGTGAGGTTAACGCCTCCAGGAGTTCAACTCTCTTACTTTCCACAGTTACACTTTCCGTAGCTATAACCTGATGCGCCATCCATTCCAGCATTTTTTGCTTACGAATGTGTTTTGATGGCGTGTTTTTTGTTTGGAGGTTTATATGGATTCTTTGTATGGTAAAGTACCTAGAGATAGGCTAACCCTGAATTCTTGGATTAGGAGTTTTTATTTATTGAACCCTATTGTACATAATGCTGTCTTATTCCATGCAATCTGTTCCATCTCAAGATTTCGCATTATACCAAAGGACTCTTCTTGTTTTAGTGCTCTCCGCAGACTTGACTTGGTTGAGCCGGCTGAGGACGAGTGGCTTAAGCCAGGTTCCAAATTATTAGATTTGGCTAAGGAGTATTGGAAACTTGGTGAAGTTTTTCCACATCTAGAGTTTGGGACTGACCAGAATTACTGGAGTTGTTTGACGATTTTGAATCCAGATTATGTGTTCGTAAAGCGTTCTTTGAGTGGTAATTGTACTCTTCATCTGCGTCCAGATGCTGTGCTGCGTAAAATTGCCACAAGTACTGATCCGGCTGATGATGAGTTGAAACGAGGTATACCAGAACATGTGTTATTACATGTTATTAAGGATAAGTATATTCCATTAGATGAAAGATGTGTATCCCATATTTTGTGTTCAGAAGATCCATATGACATCCGAGGCACTAGTATGATTGTAAGTGTAATCAATGATCTTCTAGCATATGATGCTATGCGGGAACGATCGGAAGTTGACATTAATAAATTAGAGATGGTAAAAGATTCAATTCGTGCTGGAATGTTGTTTTCTCCGAAACTCCTTAAGTTGGCAAAGGAACGGCATGCTATATTTAGAACACAAATTTCGAACTGGATAACCGGAAGAATTTTTGTTCCGCTTGAGAAAACTATACCAGCTGTTGTCTGGAAGCCGACGGATGATCGCGAGATGCTTGAAATTATGGAGGGCAAATAAGCTCTAAGGAGCAGATATGGATTTGAAAAAATCTGAGGAATTTGTTGTTTTATTGCGTCGAGAAGGTTGGCACGGTCCAATAAAGGCAATTGCTATTACCACTAAATCTCTATCCATTGGGAAGAATGACACATGAAGACTAAACCGGGAGAGGTTATTGAGATTTGGCCTATAACTTTCCTCGGTTCAATTAGTGAAATGATGAAGTGGCAGGATTGTCAAGTTGATTATTGGGGAGTTCCAAAGTAACAATATAAGTACTAGGAGATAGAATGATCGGCACATTTATCCATAAGAAAACAGGCAACAGGTATATGGTTATTGGTGAATGCCTAAATTGTACAAATGCTAATGATGGACAAGAAATGGTAATATACACAAATTCAGATTACAAAGTATTTGTACGTGAGAGGGCGGAGTTCCTGGAGAAATTTATTCGTGAGGAATCTAAGTTAGACGAAGAGTAAGGCATTTATCAAGAGCGCGTCGCCTAGTGGTATGGCACCTGGCTTCCACCCAGGAATGAGGCGAGTTCGATTCTCGCCGCGCGCACATTGAATTATTCCATATGGACCGCCACGGTACCATTATATAAAGGATTTCATGAAGAATAAAGAACCTTGTTCTATATGTGGTGAATTGAGATGGGTTACTACTCGCGATCCAGAAGGAAAACCGATATGTAAAACTTGTCATGTAGAGAATTGTTCTATTTGCGGTAAATTAAGACAAGTTGCTACCCGTGATATCGATGGAAAATCGATATGTAGTAATTGTAACCAAAAAACACATTCTGAATTTTGTTCTATTTGTGGTAAGCTTAGACGCGTACAAATGCGTAGTAGTGAGGGGGCAATCTGTAAAAATTGTTCTATTTACCTTGATCCGCTAAAAATATTCAAAAAGTACAAGGGAGATGCCAAAGGGCGCAAGTTGATTTTTACTTTGTCCAATGATCAATTTTTTGCGCTGATATCTTCAAACTGTTATTATTGTGGTCAAACTAGAAAAAAATTTAATGGAATTGATCGCATAGATAATAACCTTGGTTATATTGAAGGTAACTGTGTATCCTGTTGTCATACATGTAATACTATGAAGTATACTATTAATAAGGATGAATTTATTAGGCAATGCCATTTGATTAGCACACACTGTAGTATAAATCAGCCCCAGGCGCCAGCGGGTGTATAGAGTAAGGGAGACAAAAGATGGGACATGACAAACGTTCATGTTGTTGCGTAGATTGTTGTTGGGAACGAGAAAATAAAGTAAAGACAAAACGCAAAGGCTGGGCGGATGAGGCAATTGAGGGTCTTAAGGCTGGCAATACTGTTCAAATTTGCCCAAAGGGCAATTCAATGCGTGGATTAATTAAGAGTGGTCAATTGGTTACGGTTGCCCCATGTTTGCCAGAAGACATAGTAAATGGGGACATTGTGCTAGCAAAGGTTAAGGGTAGGATTTTTCTTCACCTTGTGGCAGGGATTGCGCTTGCTAAAAAACGGCGCATGTTTTTGATTAAGAATAATCGCGGTCGAACCAACGGTTGGACGGGGATTATATATGGCAAAGTCATAAAGGTAGAGTAATGGACAATATCAAGAAAGTGAAACATTTGTGGCTTGAAGGCACAGACCTTCATATTGTGTTTAATGATGGTACGCACGCCCTTTTTTCTGATGTTGTAATTATTGCTCATAGTATACGCGGTGAACTGTATAACTCTGATGGATGCGTTGTGGCTACAGTTAGTGACGTAACAGCTCAATCTGGAGAGTGAGATGGCATGTATCGAAAAGATATACAGCGTGTCCGTTCTTGTTGGAAATGGAGCATGTAATGGTAACTGCGCCTTCTGTGCTGGAAAGTATTTACGACAGCAGGCTGCTGAGTCAAAAACATATGAGGCATGGAAACGCAATTTTGGTGCGGCAATTAGGTTATCCGCACGTTATGGTGGATGGTCGTTATCTTTAACTGGGAGCGGTGAACCAACATGTGATCCGGAGGAGGTAACTGAGGCTCTGGAGATATATAATTCATGCGCAAAAAATGGGGCATTTTTTCCGAATGTAAACCTATTTACAAACGGGATACTTTTTGGCGACAGGGAATTTGCTGATAAATGGCTGCCTCTTTGGAAACATCTTGGACTCACTAATGTAGCTGTTTCAATTCACCACCCAGAAAGATGGGGACAGGCTGCCGCATATGGTCTTAAAACATATCCTAAGCTTGAGGATATATTTCGAAATATAAATCGACATGTTGGTTTGCGTTGTACATTACTCCTACGTAAAGGAGGTATAGATAACGCCAAGATGTATGAGTCTGCTATACGCGAACTACGTTTGCTTGGATGCGACAATATTACCTCATGGCCTGTCGGAAATCCAGATGGAACGAGAAATGAGTTCACTCCATCTAGGTTTGGTTTGATGGGTATAAGATTGTGGCTTAAGAGGAATGCCAAATTATGTCATGGGCACGTATGGGGAGGAGGAGTCTATGACTGGGATGGGGCTATTTTGCGCATAACCGATTATGTATCGCGTCATGATCCAGATGCGGATTTCGTGCGGCAGTTGGTAGTTTTCCAGGATGGAACCGTTGCGTATTCCTGGATCAGAGAAGGCGCTCTTTGTATGAAGTGAAAGGAATAAAAATGAAAAAAAAGCGTACTTTCTTTATTTGGTATTGTGGTCAGGATAGGTGCTGTTCTTGGTGTGAAGATGATACTTATTGTAATAGTCGTTCTAAGGTTCTATTTTCTACCAAAGAAAAAGCTCTAGCAGCTGCTATGAGACATGAAAGACGCATGGATCATTTTTATAAAACATATATAAAGCAGGTCAACAGAAAAGATTTTCCACATTTAAGGGTTGTGTAATGGACTCAGCTATTTATGGTAAGACAAATACAAAGGTCGGAGTAGTTCCTTCAATAATTCTTATAAATCCCAAATTTCCACATAATGTAGGAGCGGCGGTTAGAGCAGCTTCTTGTTTTGGTGTGCGACAAGTATGGTATACTGGAGAGAGAGTCGCCATGGAGTTGGAGAAAAAGCGCAGACTGCCTAGAGAAGAGAGACTTAAGGGATACAAAGATGTGGAGTTGCGCCAGTTTGATTATCCATTTGATGCTTTTAGTGGTGCTATTCCTGTAGCGGTAGAGCTTCGCCCAAATTCTGAACTATTGCCACAGTTTGTTCATCCAGAAAATGCTGTATATGTATTTGGTCCTGAAGATGGAAGTATTCCGCAAGTTCATCTAAGGCATTGTCATAGGTTTGTTGTTATCCCCACTCATCATTGCGTAAATCTGTCGGCTGCTGTTTACATGGTGTTGTATGATCGCCTTGTTAAACGCCAAACTCTGGGTTTGGATCCAGTATTGCCAATGGATGAGGTTTTAAATGAACAGCGAGGAATGGTGTGTGGCGGTAAGTTATATGGGCATGGTACAGAGTCTGAAGTTGAAATTTGATATTAATTCGCCAAAAGGCGAATGGGTCGGAGGCTAAGGTAGCCGGTCGGTCTCCAAAATCGACGTCGAGAAGGTCCGATTCCTTACCGGCCCGCATGGAAAAACTAATTATAGTACACAAGAGTGAACATGATATGATCGTTAGATGGGTCATGTCTGCCGAAAATTATTCTGGTATTTGGGCTGACGCAGAAGGTGATGGACATACCCTTAAAGTTGGGGGTCGTAGAAGGGCAGTTACTTGGAGTGGTATTGATAATTTCGCATATGAAGATGGGCGTCCAGAAGAAATGGTTTATATGGTAGATGAGCGTTTATATAATGAATGGATTGGGAGCGGAAAACCATGCCGGTGACTATTATTGGTCCAAAAGATCGTAGTCCATTACCAGATGGCGCCATTTTTATTAATACTACATCGCAATCTAAAGATTGGGGTCGGGGGTTTAGCCCATTTATTCTTGGTCCGTGCGAACTCTATGGTGGGCAGATTGCACAAAATGTTGAGAATGCATGGCAATTTGCTAAAGTGTATAAATGTCATACAGATTCAAATGGGAATCCAACTGAAGAATATTGGCAATGGGCTAAAGCTGGCTGGAATTCACACAGAGCAGAACGATACCCTATGGGCAAAGGAACTATACCAGAATATACTTGGTGGGATGGAGAAAAGCTATCATATATTGAAGCTCGTAAGAAAGTATATGCTCCATTGTATTACACTGCTGTTTTAAACACTGTTGTATATAATAAATTGCGTGATCTTTACTGTAATGGTGCCAATATATTTCTTTGGGATTTTGACGGTTATGATAATGAGAAAAAAGGAATGTCTTTGGAGGATGTTTTAAATTGTCCAACCATGACGATGGGACATTCTTTTGTTTTGGCAGCAATGTTGAGAAAGGGGATATGATGCCAAGGTATATTAGACAAAGAGATAACTATTCTTGTGGACCAGTGGCGCTAATGAATGCTATAAAATGGACGGGAGTTACAAAAACTACATCATATGCTATGTTACCATCTTGGCGTTTAATTTGTCGTACAAGAAAAGTAGAAGGAACAAGTTTTAGTGATTTATTTCGTGCAGTTAAGATAGCCAGATTGTTTGCTCCTCTCTTTGTTAAGAAGGCAAAACCTAAGGTGAAGTTAGGTGACATTGACGCTCATTTGAAGCATGGTGGTGCCGTAATTCTAGGAAGTGTTTCAGAACCAATGGGAGGTTTTCATTGGTTCTTGATTACGGAGAAACTAAATCAGGCTGGTGAGGCAAGTTACAAAGTTGTCAATTTTGACCGTCGAGCAACACAGCGTTTTGTATCTGTAAAGACAATTAAACGTAGTATGCGTTTGGCAAGGAGTTTAAAAGGATATCCTAGAGCTCTATTTATTAAAGGGGCAGCCTGATGAGAGTTATGATTGTTTTTGAGGTAATTCCTGAGAGCACATCAATTTATTTACTTGATCTCGATGGCAAGGATTTAAAGAAAGTAAAGAAGGCACACGGTGTTTATGTCAATATTTCCCAAAATGATAAACCTGCCATCTGGCTTGATAAATTCCTTGATGACAAAAACTCGCTCAAAAAAGAAAAAGGTGAGCCTTTTGACATCACTGATGTTAAATTGCTAATTCATTCCGGTTTTAAACTTTGATGTTTTTATCTTGACGCGTTGGAAGTTTTGATATAATTGGAGACCGAAATGAATTTATTGGATCAGATGAATGAGGCTGCGTCTCGTTTCGGGAATTGTAATGAGACGTCTACACTTGGGGATTTAATACGCTCATGGATTTATGAATATGAGCGCGAGGTTAGAGAAGCATCAAAACGTATGGATAACAAGTTGGATGAAATTAGTCAGCTTGATGATGAGCTTGATGATGTACAGCGTCAAGCTAATGATTTAGCATTTGATAACGACAGACTTAGAGCTGAGAATGAAAAGCTGAAGTCTGAAATTGTTGATACAAATAAGAGACTTGAGAGTTTTATTGCTAGGACTGTAGGGTGTGTTCGTATTCTATAACAACAAGGAGAAGGAATGAGTGAAAATGCTTGGCATCGCTTGAGGCGCGATGGTGAGATAATTGGAGCTTCTGGGTCCTGCGGTTGGGGGTTTACAGAACCAGAGCCTGGAAAATCCATGCCAGCCTTGGATTGTTATATACCCGTTAGGAATATGGCTAAGATGTGTGGAAAGCTTGAGGTTTGGTTGTTTAGAGGTAAGGACGGAAAGGAACTTTTCTGTGAGGAGAAGATTGGTGAGATAACAATTGAACCAGGTCACCTTTGTCACGAGGAATGGGTTAATGGCGAAAGGCATCTTATACTCAAGGCTTTTTTGGATGGGCACGGTCCAGATTTGGTGGATGGGGAATAATCATGTCGAAGCACGAAAGTTTCTATAGGCAATGTGAGCTTGTTCGACCAGTTGAGAATGGGTATGAGGTAATGGTTTCCTGGATTCCTGAGGAAATTGCCAGCATTAGCGCCATAGTTCGGCTCAAAGACGGAAAGGGTGAATGGACCAAAGGTTGGTCTGTACGGGCTATTTATGGACGGATGCCCTTTTCTTACCTAAAAAAGCGTGACCGCGATCATATTAATCAGAGGAAACAGAGCGATGTCTGATCGAACTCTTCATGATGAACTTATGGATCTCTACTCCAGATGGACGTTTTCTGAAAAGATCATATCCAGAATTCCGACTTTTGAACAAGTATGCGATAGTTTGAAGTCGGAACTACGCTGGCGAGCCAGGTCTGGATGCTCTACATATACCGCACATATGACGACGGGCACGCCTTGTGGAACAGGTTGTTTTGGTACAACTGGAGATCCAGACAAAGACGAAGCCATTATGGAACAAGTAGCTACATGGTTGCGTTCTCAAGGTCTAGAAGCAAAGGTTATAAGGCATAACGAATTGCCGTATCTCAATTTGTGGGATGAGCTTGAGCCAGGATATTCCACAATTTATTTGGAAGTTCGTTGGAGATGAACAATGTTTGAAATCCCAAAGATCACTGATGAAAAACTACAAGAATTGCTTCTGCGGATCCGCCCTGTTCTTAGTTTTGGTGGAAAACTTAGTTATATAAAATCCGTTGATCCACGTCATATTGCTTTTTTGTGGGATCCAAAACCAGACGGAGAAGCAGAAGATCTTGTAATTCTGAGGTCGATCAGGACATATCATGATTATGGACATCCTTCTCTATTCAAGCCTAGCATTGCCGAAGTTTTAGCTCAGATTCCAGAGGATATTTTAGACAAGGTTGTTGCTTTTGAAACTATGAGAGATGCTGTTTTTGACCAAGATCGCGATTGTCATGAGGCGGTCACAGTACTCTATAGGATACGAGATAAAGTTGAAAATCCAATACTGGCGCTTGAAAGATATATATTTTTGAAGCAGGAGTTAGTTCGCGTGCGTGACAAGTGGCAGCTTTATGAATGCGATAAAGTATGTCATGAAGAAGACTCAATTTTGGACGAAATGGATAGTGTATGGAATGAATTATCGGACCAAGATAAGAAGGAGCTCGACAATAGATGGGATTGCTGTGGAGGTTCCCTAAACTATCTGGCAAATAGGATTGCCGAGTGGAGCGAATCTAAAGGTTGGGAGACCAATTGGTGGAATGTGCCAGAGAAGTTAATGTTAGTTGTTACAGAACTTGCCGAGGCAATGGAGGAGTACCGAGAACTCGGTGATGCTGAACGCCAGCGCCTAGAGAATGTGCGCAAACGTATAGTTACATCAGAACAACATCCATTAAATTATGATGTAGTGCGAATGGAGCATTATCCCAAATTCCGTGTCGAGATTGCTGACACTGTTATTCGGCTCCTGAATCTGTCTGCTTCGCTAGGAATTGATATCGAGGCGGAAATTGCCGACAAGATGAAGAAGAATGAAAAGCGCCCTTTTAAGCATGGGGGAAAGAATTGTTAAGAGAAGTAACATTGACACCTATGGAGTCGTTTATAGCTCCAGAAGATGGGTTAATGCTTCGATATCCACACACAAAAGATGGTTCCATGCGCAAGTTGGTATGGGAACCTGTGTCTTGTGGCACAGTTATGCGAATGCTGTTTTGGGGAGAATCTAATATTACTCAGTTGCGGGACAATGTGCTAAAATGTGCTTCAGATATGGAAGCTGATTTTGTAGTATGGCAAGTTGGACCAACTATGGTTGGTTCCCATGTTCCCAGACATCCTGCTTGGTCCTGGGTAAGAATGTATAAAGTATATGATTCTTTTTGTCCTCGTAATAATGATGGCAGAAAAACCTGTTTCTGGTGTGGCGCTCCAACAAAAAGAGTACCTGGTATTGTAACCAATGTTTATGACATTTGTACAAAATGTGGTAGGTAAATTAGAACTCTAGATATGGGGCGAATTACTAGGAGACATTATGGAGACAAAGGAAAAGGTTTTGGCGTCTGGGGAACTTATGGTCCTGCGCGAAGATGGTGAGACGCTTGATTCAAGTATGAATTGGCGTCCGATATCGAAAAATGGTGCTGTCCATGAAATGATGTGGACAGGCGACAGCGAAGAAGATGTGCGCAATGAGGTCCTTGACGCTGCCCATAGGCTAGGAGCATCTCTGGTTGTATGGCGAGTTGAACCATGTGTAGATCTGTCCGTGGGCGCCTATGCAATTGCTGGTCTTTGGCGACCACGCACGATGCCAATTCCACGAAATAATAACGGTCGTTCGGAGTGTTTTTGGTGTGGTAAAAAGACAGAAAAGATTCAAGGTTTTACAGAAATGTACGACATGTGTAGGAGTTGCGGAAAGTAGATATGGAAAAAAGCAAAGCTTATATGGAGACAGAGAAACTATTGCGTAGACTTGCCGTGTTAATGGATGATGGAAAAAGTGAATCATTAGAGGTTGATACAGTACGGGACGAGATGGAGATATGGTGGTATAAACTTACTCCAGAAGAAGAAAAGAGTATTCGTCAGCTTTCTGTTGATCTCTATAATGAAAGTGAGAATAAAGATGGCCAAGCGAACAAAGATTAAAATCGGTTTCTGTCTTGTTGTTACATATAAAAGCTGGTATATGAGCATGGAAAAAGATAAGCGTATTGTTAGGCTTGTTGGTCGTCCAGAGCAAGGAAGTGGATTTTGTCTTATGAGTGATGAGCGAGATCTTAATTTCGGCTTTGCTACTATGCGTGGGGCAGAAGGAGCAAAGAAACGCGTTAAAGAAGGTTTTGGTGGACGCGTTAAATGTAAAATATACAGAGATGATGAATAGCATGAAAGTTATTTATCCTGGGTCGTTTGATCCAATAACCAATGGTCATATTGACGTAATACGTAGAGCTATGGGGCTTTTTGACCACGTTGTTGTGGCAGTAGCTCATAATCCCCGTAAAACGTGTCTTTTCTCGCAAGATGAACGCGTCAAGCTTATTTGTCACTCCCTCTTTGATACAAAGTTGGATGATCCATATAAGGTGAGCGTTGGTTTGTTTGAGGGTTTGCTTACAGATTATGCAAAGAGTCAAAAGTCGTCGGTAATTGTTCGTGGACTTAGAGCGGTAGCAGATTTCGAATTTGAGTTCCAGTTTGCCATGGCTAATAGGGATATGAGCCCTGGGCTCGAATTTGTCCATCTTATGACGGGCAAAGATCATTTGTATACCAGTTCGAGTCTCGTGAGAGAGGTTGCCCTTTTTGGAGGAGACGTATCCAAACTAGTTCCAGCTACAGTTGTAGAGGCTTTGAAGATTAAGTTTGAGCAGTAATATTTGGACCAGAGAGGAAAACATGACTTCTGGAATTTATGGCATAATAAATATCAATAATGGCAAGATGTATATAGGAAGTGCTATTGATTTCGAAAAAAGACGGTGTGAACATTTAAGAAAACTGCGTAGAAATTGCCATCATTCCAGATATCTTCAAAATGCTTGGAATAAGTATGGAGAAGACCATTTCAAATTTTCTCTATTGGAAAGAGTCGAACCATCTGAATTAATTACAGCCGAACAGAGATTTATAGATGGTTATGGAATGGTTAATTTATATAATGTTAATCCAACAGCTGGAAGTAATCTTGGGCGTCATTGGACAGAAGAAACTAAAGAAAAATTGCGCAAAGCTGTTTTGGGTCGGTATGTTTCACAGGAGACTCGTAAGAAAATGAGTCGAGCTTCCCTTGGTCGTCGACTATCTTTAGAGGCAAAGAAGAAAATAAGTGATGCCAATCATGGTAGAAAACCATCTGAGGAGACGAGGGCTCGCATATCAGAGGCATTGAAAAAAGTTTTCAGTAATCCAGAAATTAAAGAGAAATTGCGTAACAGACCACCAAATTTTAGTATGCTCGGAAAACATCATACCCAAGAGACATGTCAAAAACTTAGTGAACAACGGCGCGGGGAACAGAACAGTATGTTTGGTAGACATCATACTGAAGAAACTAAAAATAAAATCAGATATGCCAACGCAAAGTTGACTTGGACAGAAGTTGATGAAATAAGGAGACTTTGGGATACTGGAGAAGTATCACAGGCAATGCTTGCCAGGCAATATGGTGTTTCAAAAGGATGTATACAAGGAATTGTAGATGGTGTAAATTGGAAAAAGCAACCTTAATAATTGTAACTATTTTATGCCTATTATTTATGGGGATTGGCACTATTCCAAAAAAACAATACGTAAAAATGGAAATATTTAATCCATATAAGGCACATTTTAGCGCAGAAGTTAAATGTGATTGGAACAATAACACTAATAGTTTTGATTTTCAAAAACGTATTTACCTATCAGGAAAGACAAGCGTAGTGCTATCTGTGGCAAATCATTATAGAAATTGTCAGATTTGGCCAAAACTTGAGCGTTTGTTTTGATGTTTATATAAAAATGTTGTAGTTGATATTTTTATGTCATCCGCCGATAGTTCAACAGAAGAACTTTTGCCCGATGAGCGAAAAACACAGGCGCAACTCCTGTTCGGCGGACGGCGACAGTAGTGTAGAGGTTCGCATGGGTGGCCGTGAACCACTCGGTGTCAGTTCAATTCTGGCCTGTCGCCCAATGTTGGAGCTTAGGCTCGCAACAGCGCATGCTATGTATGCGGCCATTTAAGTGCCAATGAGATGTTGTATGGTTGTGCCGGTTACCATATAATGTACGACGCTTTCTTGGTTGAAAAATCGGCAATTTAATTTTCTATTTGAGGGATTGTGGAATTATGTTCTATTAGTTCTATTTTGTGTTTCGTATTCCATTTTCCTGTTTTGGTGAGAAAATGATGTTCTTCATGGCATGTGGGACATAGGAATTCAAGATTCTCGAGATTGTTATTTTTGTGGTTATTATCTTTATGATGTACTTCTAGAATTTCTGGATGTTTTTGTAGCCACATCTTATACATTGGAGTTCCAAATTTCTAAGGGCTTTTGTTCTATAGTCAGAATTACCATTTCCATAATGAGATGGTTGTATTGCTATAAAACCACTTTCTACTTGTTGTGCCGTATCTTTACAAATACGGCAACAAAATAATAGTCCACTACGTGATTTTCTACAGGATGAGATTTTACGGTAGAATGATGCTCCACAGAAAGCACAAATACTGTTTGGTTGTGGTTTAAGTTTTGTGGTAGTGCGATAATATCCAGAGCAGTTTCGAGAACAGAATTTGGCATTTCCTCGTTTCAGTTCACTCAATAAAGCATCAAAATCTTTACCACAATATAGACAAATTCGTTTCTCCTTTTTTGTTGGTGAAAGTCTTGGATTGGATGGACTTGTGTTATGTTTACCAAAAGGTGAACAATTCAAACAGAATTTTCTGGAAGATAGGTTGTGAGTTTTTCCATCAATAATTGTTCGATTTGGGAATTTTTCATTACATTTTCTACAAAAAGGCATATTTAACCTCCACTAATGTGGCATTGTAATTTGTAGCTATGTTAGATTATTGATAGAATTGCGCAAGAAAGGAATGCCCAAGTAAACGACACTGTTCAAAACTAGTGGTTATAACTTAATTTTGTGCTGATAATAATACTGAAAGGAAAATAAATGAGTCGTGGAAAGAAGATAGCCGCACACAACCTCTGGCTCTGGCTTCCGTCTCATCGAGCAGCGCAGGTCGTTCATGGAAGCAAAAGTCAGGATATGAGACCACGATTATCCGTAATAATGAATGAAGCCAAAAAATATATAGAATTTCTGAAAGGTTGGGGCAACGGGAAAGATGAAGTTTTTGAATGTCCTTGTAGTCTATGCCAAGGACCGTCTTTCTGTTTTCTTTGCGACATGTATGACAACAAAAAAAGATGTATTGCTATAGATGATACACCAGATATTGTTGACGGAAAACCAGATGTGCGGTGTCCGTTTATCAGAGGGAATGGAGGTTTTTGTGGAAAACAAAACGACGCATGAGGTTCGTGTTACAAAGGAAGATCTACCATTGGTTCAGGAAATTTATGATGCTATTGTGGGCGCACTTGGAAAGATGCCCATGGAACTCATGGGAAATGAGAAATTTGGCGTTCTTACCGTGACGGCTCTTCTCAACATGGTTTGTCGGTTATCGCATGCGAGTGGTGCGCAAAAGGATGAGATTGTTGGAGCCCTACAGAAAATCTGGGATGATATGTCGTCGCAGAGTAAGGAACTTTTGAATTAGATGTTTAACTAAAAAGGAATAATATCATGGCTATCAGCAAAAATAACCCTGCAGTCCGAGATAATCAGAGGCTTTTTGTATATTGCTCAACTTGTGAAGATAAGAACAAACCAGTTGCTATGGATATTGTAAAGCGCGTACCTGGTGGCATGTTTTACGTATGTCCAAAATGTGGTGGAGCACATCCAATATCAAAGAAATCGTATATGAATTTTCAACACGAATGGAAGAACAAGAAATGAGTCAACAATCAATCACAGAACTTCTATACAGCAGAGGAATAGAAGATCCAGCTGCTCATGCTGTTGCTGATGAGGCGGACTATAGAATACAGTGCTTAGAAAGCAGATTGCGAGATTTGGAGGAGAAGCACTCAGCAACTAGGCGCGCTTTGCGTCAATTTGCGGAAAGTTTACGTTTAGGTACTTGTCCAAGAATATGTTTTATATGTGGAGCGATTGGTGACGAACCTTGTGACGCAGGATTACATGGGTGATAGTATGGAAGATAGAAAAAAGCTAGATCCTAAGTATCTTGAGATTCTGGCGGAGGAAGAGTTTCACAGACTAAAAGGAAGTCTGGTTAGGGTACGTGCCATTAATGGATATGCGAATGATATCGCATCTGACACATTCTATCCCGACACAGTTGGTGAACCAACTATAGTGCGTATTGGTGAAGCTGATATTAGAGAGGACATTCATCGTTGGATGGATGAATGGCTAGATCCAGTATACCCAGTAGAAATAGTCTCATACGGCAATTTGCCACAGACTCTCCACTCATGTTGGATATGTGGTAATTCACGCAGTCTTTATGGCGGATTTGAACCTGGTGACATCTGGGCAATTGATCATTCTTTGTCAAAGATAGAGGATATTGCCAGCAGGCTTGGTGGCAAGATTTGTGATCCGCCTCCGAACCGCAAGCATATGATAAAATTCCTGGCAGATCGTGACAGGGAAGGTATATATGAGTATGCCAAAGAAGTTTCAAACCAGTTTGTTGGAAGGTCTGTTATAAATCAGGATGCGGATTCGGTCATGTGTGAACATGCGAACGAATGTCCATTGACATGTTGTTGCCCGTCAAACTGTACGTGCCGCGAAACAATGTGTCGACCTAATACGAGATATCATATAGAGCCAGAGGATCCAACCATTAATAGTTTCTTCGCTAAAAAGCTAATAAAGCTTGTTAACAGGGCTAAAGGAACTTCTGAGACAATCGATGAGGTATCTTGTAGTGATACTTGGAAACTGTTTATTAGTGCTCACAACCTAGATGGTTCTTTGGAGCGAGATTTTCGACACTGGTGTCGTGGGCAGGGTATAGATCTAGATAGGGTAACGTCCGTCAGGTTGGATGGTGAGTATATCGAATGGATGATGGGTCGTATGATGAGTCCGCTCATCGAAAAAATTTGCGTTCTTGAGGATCGCATAGAGGCACTGGAGAAACGGCGCATATTCCATGGGCGTAAGGGAGAGTTGAAATGAATAAGTTTTGGAGTTATAAAAGAATGTTCTGGAAAACATTTATAGCGCTATTGGGGATTGTTGTTTCTATTTTGTGTATCTCCATGTCTGTAGGTGGTTTCCATGGAACACTTTCGCCAGCATTGTCTGGTTTGGGATGGTTGCTTTATGCTTGGCTAGTTTTATGTATGGCTGTAACTGATACTATTGAAGCAATTTTTCTCATAAAGATGTGGCGCAAGATCAAAGTGGAAGAGCAAAATGTACCTTGATGATTGGGAAATCTGCGATTGCGATTGTCATAAGTGGCCTGATCTTGTGAGTCACATCGCTCCATGTTGTCATACATGTCGCATATGTGGGGCGCATGTAAATTTTGGTTTCGAGGAGAGTCACAGAGAAAAATGTAAGGAACCCACGGCGATGTCGGGAATTCTTTCTGTACTGAGGAAGATTTTTGGGTGATGAACATGAGTGAATTAATGTCTGTCGGGTTCGTATTTAGCGAAGATTTGAAGAACGTCTTGCTTCTTAGGAAAGCAAGACCGGCTTGGCAATCGGGTCTGCTTAATGGTATAGGCGGTCATTGTGAGCATGATGATCTCACTTTTGCCAGCACTATGCGGCGGGAATGTTTTGAGGAAGCCGGGCTTGACATACCAGTAGACAAGTGGGTAATGTTTGCTCAGTTGTATGATTTTAATGAAGGGGATTGGATGGTTGTGGCATTCTGTGCTATCGCTCCATATTTGGATCTTGAACATGCTGTAAAGTTTACCAAAGATAAGGATGAGCGGATAGAAATCATCTCAGTCGATTCCCTACAGGTACAAGATAGGATACTGAGCAATGCCCGTTGGCTTGTACCAATGGCTATAGACAAGCTTTCTAATCCCAGGACCTTCAAAATGGGAGATATAAGGTATTAATAATGGATGATAAGTTTGGCACGTATGTGTTAATTATAAATTCAGGTTTTGTAGATATTTCACTAAGTGCCAATCAGATTGTAATCGATACGGAGACAGGCGCATGGATGCCTGTCACCAAATTGGTTGTTGGTCAAAAGATTGTACTACCAGATCCAATTCTTACAAAATATCGGGTATTTTTCGGCGGAGAATTGCGTAATTGCGGTAGTATTTTCTGTATGCGTGTTGGAGATTCATCAACAGTACTTTGTTATACTTGTGAAGAATGTGGCTACAAATATGATATTACTGGCGGCGGTTTAGACCATAAATGCCCAAGATGTTTTTTGAATTGGGAAAAAGTAGCTATGACATAAGGATTGGGAGCACTTATGGAAAAATGTCCTCTTTGCGGAGCGCCCGGTTGTGCTCTGTTTGTTGGATTTTGTTGTAACAATATTAAATGTACCAATTATGTTCCAGATAAGAGTAAGAAAGATCGTTTATTGCCTATTGTTAAGATTTTCAAAATGGAACCCGAATCTTATTTGAACCAAATCCAGGCAGAATGGTCCAAGATGTTTAAATCTCTGTTAACAGAGAGCATTAATTCCTTTCGCATAATTGAATAATAGTATAGGAGGCAATGATGAAATGTCCATTGTGTAATTCGTCCGGCGACGACCTTGTTTTTAGGTTCTACTGTTCCAATCCACTATGTAAGAATTTTATACCAAAGTGTGACCCCGAAGCTGACACAAAAGTCACATCTAGGGTCGACAGAAGCTTTAATCTTTTTGGAAATGTACCTTTAGATATTATTGGTCCATATAAACTTATTCCCATTGAGTTAATGAAGGCACGGGGAGAGCCTTGTCTGAATTCCAGTGAGTTTTTAAATGCCCCTTTTATGGAAAAAGTAATTCCTGAATTTGCCATTGTCGAAGCTCTCGATCCGCACAAATGGAGATTCACATGGAGAGACAAGGTCCCCCAAATGCTGGCAATTTTAGTAGCTTCGTATTTGGAAAAGTACATTGGGGAACGCATGTGTGATTCCACATATGACGCTATATCTGATGATATTTCAGTATATCTTCATCATCTAAAGTCGTGTGGGAATCTAGTATGGAATGATTGGTGTAAAAAATGGGAGCTTCATTTTACGGATTAATTTTGGAGGTTAAATATGGGCAGGGGTGTAACTGTTAGACTTTGGGATACTGGAATTGAGCGTCGTGGCAGAAATCTTGAAGTCATGTTTGGTGGTGTTGTAATTGAGCACGTTTCCCCAAAAACCAATGAGGTCGTATGTTTCCTTGACACAAAGACTACGGAAGCTATTCAAGACATGTGGAAGACGCACCGTCCACACCTTGACGATGATGGTAGAGTTGTAATGGAGCCGATTCAGGACGAGGAGCATTTCATAGCAATTGATACCAAAGATCCACGTTCACCTTTTGCGTCTAGGCTGATTGATGGTTTGGCGAATCACGGACCCACGATAAAGCTGAGTCGAGAGCCTGTCCAAAATGGGGAGCATTTCAGTAGTTCCGAGATGGTTGTTTTGAAGGATGTTTTCCATTTTCTCAATGAACGTTTTGCTGTTGAAAATTATGTCAGGTATGGTAATCAGCCGCCGCCAGACTTTAACAAGGGAAGATTAACACAGGACGAGGAGAAGGCTTTCTGGAGAAAGCTTGGATTCAAGGAGTGACCAATGGCATTAAGGGAAGTTGTTACAATTGACGATACTATTGAGTTTTTAAATCATCTACTTCAGGTGGATCCAACGGCTTTGTACGCATTAGTTGAGTCAAGAGTTCATTGTAATGAAGCTCTTGCTTTACATCCAACAGTTCAGGTTTGTGACTATGGGTCAGAGTCTGGTCCAAAAGTTGGGCTCTTAGGGTTGTTGAATGGTATTTTTGGGACAGAGTCTGATGGAGGAGGACCCATTGCTGCCGTTTTTGGTGTTGTATGTCCAAATTGCGGTAAACAGGATGGAAGGGTAGATGATCTATGCCCAAAAGGTTGTGGAAACAAGCTTGAATTTGGTGACCTGGAGAAGTTCACACGAAGATTAGTTTAGTTGGAGGACACATGGCACTAGACAGGTTTATTTCGTGGCTTGAGAAGAAACCCACAAAAAAGGTGCTTGGTGAGCATTTGTCAGAGTTCTTCGGTTTCGGCTTAGATATGACATGGGAAGCAGGACGATGGATTATATCCATTCCCGGTGCGCCTTATCCATTGGTAAAATGGGGTGAAGATGTGCGCCCATCACCATTTCGCAAAGAGCGATTTATAGAGGTAATTCCAGGAAAGCGACTTGATGTCTTGACAAGACAAGCTGATCCCTTAGTCAATGCCATTGCAAATGGTCTGGTTAGATGGCTTTGTTTCCGCCTACAGGGCGATTTTGAGGACTAAGATGGTAAAGAAGAAGAAGACAAAGGTTGTTCCGCATGATGCGCCAGAGTTTCTGAAGGCTCTTGTGATGGCGCCGGGTCCGTCCGGTTTCGAAGATTCAGCAGCCGCATGCTGGCGAAAATATCTTGAGCAATACGGTTTACAGGTATCGACAGATACATACGGCAACTCTATGACTACAATAAATCCAGGTGGACAGACGAGTGTAATGCTTGTAGCTCATATTGATACAATTGGTTTAATGGTCAGGCATGTGGACGAAGATGGACTTATATGCGTCGCCGAAATCGGCGGGCTTGATCCACTAGCGCTTATTGGTCAACATGTTATGGTTATGTCTGATCCACCAATTGATGGAGTAATTGGACGTCGCCCTGTACATCTTGAGGAAGATGATGACGAACCTCCATTAATACATGATTTGCGAGTTGATGTTGGAGCATGCGACCTTTCTGATATTGCTGAATTGGTTACGGTTGGAACTCCAATAATCTTCTCACCACAGTTTAAGTCTTTCATGGGAAATAGAGTATGCGCGCCTGGAATGGACGATAGAATTGGCGCTTGGTGTCTTGCTGAGGCGGCATTGCGATTGCTTAAATCGGACAAGCTGAAAGCTCGCGTACATATGGTAGCAAGTGTCCAAGAGGAGACCGGTCTTCATGGAGCACATATGGCTGTTGAACAATTAAGCCCACGTCTAGCACTGGGAATAGATGGTACTTTTGCTATTGATACACCAGATTTATCAAAGGATAAATATGGGTCTGTACGGCTTGGAGGGGGACCCGTCATTGGCATAGGGGGCTCATCGCATCCTATGATGGTACGAGAATTGTTAGACACCGCGCATGACAAGGGAATAATGGTTCAAAGGGAAGCAACACCAAACTCCGATGGATGCGTCGAGGCTGATGCCATATTCCGTTCCTGTGGTGGAGTCCTAACCGGGACTTTGATGGTTCCAATGCGGTACATGCATACGTCTGTAGAAATGGTACAGCTTGATGATGCCGAAGCAGTGGTCGATCTTGCTGTTGCATGGTGTGAAAGGGTAATGTAAATGAGGTTGGCGGTCATATTGTGTCTTCTTTGTCTTTCTGGAGTCTCGCTCGCTTCACCTTCAGATTTTGCCGTAAGTTTGTGTAGAGACCAGCCACAGATATATTCTTGTGAAAAAATTAGAGTTCCAAAAGAATCTTCGAAACAATATGTTGAGTGGGATGAGAGGTTTCCTGATGTGCAGAAAAGACAAATTGCTATGTTGATCAACAGGCGCAATACTCTTCTGTGGAATGGGCATATTATTGCATTGCCTAAAGTTTTTTACTCCAATCCGTTTATATATTCTCCATTTCCTCGGGAGAAGGCGTGGTTTGGTCCCAAGCATATTGTGGTCGACCTCAACAAGCTTGCTTGGGCAGCATATGAGCCAATTCCGTGGCAGAACCTGCGTGCCAGGTTGGTGCGCTGGGGAATCGCCAATGGCGGAGCCAAGGTATGTAAGGAGACCGGCAGGCTGGAGTGTAAGACGCATCCAGGAACGCATGCTGTCATGAAGCTCTACAATGCCGGCAAACGGTCGGACCTGTATCCGGTCGATTGCGCCAACAAGAAGTCATGCGGGCATCCGATGCCGTACTACATGCCGTTCCATCGCGACGGAACAGGGGCACATGGAAATAAATGGTTGGTTGGACGAAATGCTAGCCATGGATGCGTCAGGATGATGGTCGAAGACGCCAGGTGGTTGAACAGGCAGTTCGCCTACGTTGGTATGCCGGTGGTCGTGGAGGATTATTGATGACCAACAAGAAAAGGAAAGAGGAGCGTCGCGCGATCATGGGGCGCCATCCTGAGCAGATCAGGCGGTTTGAGCTGCCATATGTCGAATGTCGCTGGTGCGAGCATTTGAAGACCAAGGATGATGGCGATGGCGCTTTCTGGAAGCGCGAATGGCGCTGTGCCGCCTTGGATGCCCTGCTTCACATCCAGATCCCCGGCGAGACATTGCCAACCGGCATAGGCGCTCCGGCGGAGTGTCCAAAACGTGAGCGCAAAAAGGATAATGCGCCAATGCCGCTGCCATAGGAGATGGCGATGATTATGAACATCTATCCATACGGTAGCCGCGTCTACGGTACTGCCGACGAGAAGTCGGACACCGACCTAATCCTGGTTGCCGATTCCGCCGACGAACCGGATGCCCAGATTCACTGGTCGGGTGTTGACCTGACCATTTGGACCGCAGCCGAGTTCCAGTGGCTGCTTAATGAGCACGATCCGGCTGCTTTGGAATGTTGGTTTCTTCCAAATGATATGGCTGTCCGCTCTAGTGAGTTTGAATTTAAGCTAGATCTGAGCAAGCTTCGCAGATCATTTTCAGCAAAATCCAGCAACTCTTGGGTTAAGGCCAAGAAGAAGATTGAAGTACATAATGAATTTCGTTTGGGTCTGAAATCATTATTTCATTCGCTTCGCATCCTGGATTTTGGTCTACAGATTGCTAATACTGGAAAAATTGTAGACTATTCTGCCTCCAATGACCGCTGGCGGACAATTCTACAGCAACGTGATGGAGTTGCTGGTTGGAATCGTTGCTTTACTTCATGGCAATGCTACAAAGAATATTGGCAGCCGCACTACAATAGATTGCGCACAGAATTTAGACTCGTGGCTCCATTGGCAGAGGGGGAAAAAGAATGAGTTGTAAAAGATGTAGTAGCAATAGAATTGTTAGTATGACTGCAAAATGTAGTGATATGTGTAGTTGTTCTATTGTAGGTGATAGTAGGAAAGAAAGTAATGGATATGTTCCATGTGACATGGGAATTGGTAGAGGGGATTATGTGGAGTTTTCCTTCTGTCTTGACTGTGGACAGATCCAAGCAGATTTTCCAGTGCCAGAGACGGAGTTAGAACAATATGTTCCCGCCTCCATAGAATTGTGTCCGAAATGTGAAAGTGAATCTGTTTTCGAATATAGAAAGGGACAGTGGCTTTGCCATTGTTGTGGAAAAACTTTCACAACATTTATAAAGGATTGAGAATGAGTTCACGAGGCTGTGTGGCAGTTGGAGTACCCCTTAAATGGGAGGGCGTTTATAATCATTGTGATTCATATCCTGGTGGTCTTGGATCTGACCTGTGGCGAATTCTTTCTCATGAAAGGAATGTTGAGAAGTTTTGTAAAATGCTTCTAGAGCATGAGAGCTGGGCGGGGTTCCTGGCAGCAGCACTTGGCAATGAATATGAGCATTGGCAGGATAAGCTACACATAACCAGTGAAGCCCCAGATCCTCTATTTACTGAGTGGGTATATGTTGTGGATGCTGAAAGACGCATGATTCATATTTTGGTAAATAAGGAAGTTGGTGAAGAAGATTGGTCAAAACCAAGGATTGATCCCCCACAGATGAGACAGGGCCGTATTGTCGATTATGGCAGGTTCTGTTACAAACACATGTTAGCAGCTTCGGTAAGTTTAGATGATCCTGAACCCGATTGGGCAAAAATATCGCGTGAGAAATATCGAGACGACGAGGAAGACTAAATGGAGACCCAATATCTAGAATGTAGTTGTACATCTGCTAGACACATGCTTAGGTTTATCTTGGACGACGGAAGCTCCGATGACTGTCCCGAAATCTATGTCGAGTTTCAGTTAAATCGTCCGCGCAGCTTCTGGAGACGCATCTGGATTGGGATAACGTATATCTTTGGATACAGGTGTCGGTTTAATCATTGGGATGAGGTTCTTTTACTGAAGGACCAGGTTGTGAAATTGCGGTCAATCTGCGACAACCATCTGGAAGCATGGGATAGATGGGAGAAAGTTAATGGATTTTCTAAAAAAGGTTCTAGAAATCCTTGAGAGGCGTCATGTAGCTTATGCGAAAACATGGCGCAGACTTAGGCGACCCGAAAAGATTGTCGTTGTTCTTCTGTTTATTTTTGGTCTAGTTTTGCTTGCGGCTGGAAACCTGATTACTTGTTTTGTGAAATAGGATCAAAAATGAGGATTGATATCCTGATGCTTTTTCTGCTTCCGTTTTTGGCTGCCATAGGTGCTTGGTTCAGCAGACAACTAAAATCTGGGCGTAAAGGCTTCTTTTTCCTGATACCATTGAACGCAGTACTCACTTCAACGACATGGGCGATAATAGCCAATACTACCAAAATGTCTCTTTCTGTAGCAAGTGCTATTTTTGACATTATATGTAGCCTGTCGTATTTTTTTGCCTTTGTTTTGATGGGCGAGACATGTACGCTTTGGCAAGGTATCGGGGTATTTTTTGCAGTAGTTGCTCTTGTCCTACTGAGTTTATAGTTGACATCGGCGTCATCTAAGGATATTTTTTCCTAGGAGGAAAATATGGGAGATAAGATTTCTACCACTATGGTCAAGGAATTGCGCAGCAAAACAGGCGCAGGAGTGGTTGACTGTTATTCTATTCTGAGGAGTTGTGGGGGTGATTTGGCGGTTGCTGAAGGCATAATCAGAAAACGTCGAATTGATAATCCAACCGAATCTACTGCCGAAGGTACTAGGACTGGATATGTACATTCATATGTACATATTGGGGATCGCATAGGCGTAATGGTTGAAGTAGAGTGCGGCACAGATTTTGCGGCAAGGACAGATGAATTCAAAACATTTGTTCATGATCTGGCAATACACATTGCTGCAATGAAGCCGTCATGGGTGTCGCCAGAAGATGTTCCATGGGAGGATTCTGGCAGTGGTGAGATTGATAGTGCGCGCTATTTGTTGCTACAGCCATTTATCAAAGATCCAAGTCGTACTATTGGAGAACTTCTTACGGAGCTCTCCGACCGAATCGGCGAACCTTGTATAGTGAGACGTTTTGTTCGATGGGAAGCGGGGGAGGAAATCCCAGAAGAGACCTCGCAACCATTGGAGAAGTCGAAGGGAATCAAAATTGCTTTTTCGGTTATTATCCTATTGGCTTTGGTAGCAAGTCTTATATTGGGATTCTGTCAATGAAGGGTTTGGTTGTAGGTCTTACTGGAGGAATTGCTACAGGAAAAAGTTCTGTTGCTACAATGTTTGAGAAACTTGGTAGCAACCTGATTGATTCTGATAAACTGTCTCATGCTGAGCTTTTTTGCTTTTGGGAGAAAACGAAGGGGTCCGAGTTATCTAATCTGATTGGTGTTCCAAAATCTGAAATTTCTGATTCGGTTGGAAGACTTGACCATAAAAAACTTGCTAGAATTGTGTTCGGAGATACAGAACGTCGAAAGCGCCTTGAGGAAAAGATTCACCCAATGGTGGCTTCTGATTCGCGGGAATTGATCGATCTAATGAGACGTTTAGATCCATCTAGGCATATTGTATATGAGTCGGCTTTGCTTGTTGAAACTGGTCGTTACAATGAGATGGACCGTCTTGTGGTAGTTTTTACAGATGACCAAATACGAATTGAGCGACTTATGCGGCGAAATTCACTAACAAAAGAAGAAGCTTTGGCGCGTATTACAGCACAGATGTCGCAGGAGGAGAAGGTAAAACTAGCTGATTTTGTGATTGACAACTCCAAAAGTTTAAGCGAAACCGAATACCAGGTTGCTAAGGTCTGGGAGGCGTTAAATGTTGAAGTGGAAACGCGTCCGTAAGTATGTGAACAAATTGGAAGATGCTATTTGTAACAGGTGCGGTTACACGTGTATGAAAGCCGGAGAATATTATGGATTATCTGCTGAGGTTTCTGGCGGATACGAATCAACGCACCTAGGTGACATGATTTCCTATAAATTTGATCTCTGTGAAAAATGCTTGTCCGAATTGTTCGATACTTTTAAGATTAAGCCAGATATATCATCTGGAGGAATTTGATGAACGAAATTACAATTACCGTACGTGGAGAATCTGGTTCTGGCAAATCAACACTGGCATACATTATTTACAAGCTTTTACGTAGGCGCGGTTTTGATACAATTTTGGAAGATGAAACCAATCATCTAATTCCTGATGAGCGCCTAGCGGCATCTATGGCTTCTCTACCAGAACACACCAAGGTCAAGGTAGTGACCAAATTGACCAAAAGGCAGAAATGACTGTTGTTTTGAGGCGTGCTCAGATTGGACACGTCAAAACTGGCAATACGATTGATATTACGGTTAAATCAGCCGTAGGTTGGGCAAGGGCTTTTGCCCCCACTTGGGATATGGTCTCTGCATATAAGAGCGGTATTATGGGGGAATCAGAGTACCGCAATAAATATGAAGTTTTGCTCGACGCCGTTGGCGAGGAACCATTTCGTAGACTTTGGGAATTTGGAGATGGCGGGATTGTTAAGCTACTCTGCTATTGCCCGAATGGTAAATTTTGTCATTCTCATTTGATGATAGATTTTGCAGTTAAGCGATACCCACAATGGTTTTCTGACGGGCGTATTAGCTCTCGACATCCGAAAGCGAAAACAAAGGTGAATGGAATGAAGTTTCTGCTTGCCGTAGACCTTGAGACTACCGGTTTGAAGCCCTCATATCATGAGATAACGCAGGTGGCCGCAATCATCCTGGACAAAAATCTTAATGAACTTGGAACATTTGAAACATTAGTTCAAATAGATAATCCTGAACGTGGCATAGAAGGTGGTTTCAACGTATTTGAATATACTGGACTTAAGCTAGAGGATATACAAAAAGGGATGTCAAAGAAGGATATGATTCGTGCGCTTGAAACGTTTGCGCGTTCGAAAATCGGAGGTATGGACCTAAGGCAAGTTGTTATGTTTGGTCAGAATCCGACATTCGATAAAGGATTCCTTGAGGCAGCTTTTGAACAGCAGGGTTGGAAATTTCCGTTTGATTTTCATGTTTTGGCTCTTGAGAGTATGTATGCGCAATATCATCTAATGCGTTCGGGAGAACTTCCATGTTACATAACGCTAAAAGATATTTGTAAAGTTGCTGGAGTCGAGAACAAAAAGAAGCATAATGCTATGTCGGATATTAGAGCAACAGTGGATGCACTTCATAAGTTGTGTCCGTCAAAAGATACTAAAGTGGTTAAGTCGACGCCAGATGAGCAGGTAATTTATCAGGCGCGCGTTGGTGAAGATGCGTGGTTGAATCGCCCGGGTCCAGTTCCAAGGAGGAGAAATGTCGGAAGAAAATAGGGGAGCGGCACAAATTTCCGATGATGCGGAAGTTTCGGTATCTGAGGCTCTTGCCGATCTGGAAAAGGTAGCTGGGCTGCTTGAGAAATGGGACAGACAGCCGAATTTACTTTCTGAGGTCGAAACTTTGAAAAAAAAGCTTGAAGGTTTATTGTCTACGCTTAAGGACTTTAGGCTCTTAATTGGGAAGGAAACATAATGGCACAGGAAAAAGGAAGACACATTGGGCGTGAAAAGAGTGAACAACTTGATATCATAAAGGCGCATGTAAAAAACTTCATCGAGACGATGAATAAATGGGTTATCTATGTTGACGATGCTATTGCAAAGGCTAAAGCTTCATGTGGTGAAAAGAGCGTATCTAGGTCGCAGTAATCGAAAGGACTAAACTATGGATAGGACATTGCTGCTCAGCCAATCATATGAACCAATCATGGCTGTGTCCTGGAAAAAGGCTTTGTGCCTGCTAATACTTGGTAAGGCAGAGGTTGTTGAGGAATATGACAGGCAGGTCAGGTCCATGAAGTCTATTTTCTATATGCCAGCTGTTGTCCGTCTTGTGTCATCGTTTAGGCGACATAGAAGACAGGTAAAGTATTCAAAACAAAACGTGTTTGCCCGTGATCGCTATAGATGTCTATATTGTGGGACCGTTGGCACAAATGATACTTTGACTTGCGATCATATAGTTCCGCGTTCTAAGGGTGGTCTCACTGCTTTCTCAAATATAGCAACATCATGTAAGGAATGTAATGCCAGGAAGGCGGACAGGACACCTCAAGAGGCTGGTATGTCCCTCAAATCTATTCCATATGCTCCCGATTGGGTGCCTTTTGTTTTCCGTTGTGGGGAAATGCCCAAACTATGGGAACCTTATGTTCTTGTTAAGCATTCGCATAAGGAGAGTGGTTAATGGACGAAAAGACTAAGAAGATACAGGATATGTATGAGAATTTGGGTAAGAGGGTAAATGAAGGTCTTGCCCGTCTTGTGAGAGGTTTCCTAAAAGAGATGGATGACGGACCTAGAAAGCAGCTTTTACGTGATTTGTGTTGTGAATGGTTATAGGTGATTATATGGAAGCAGTAAAAGGCTTTTGCGAAAAGAAGGAAGAGGTCAAGGAAAATCAGGATCCGCTTCAGGAAATTAAGGCAGTCTTTGACGATGAACTCCTTAATTCTAGTTATGCCCACATTGTTATGTGCTATTTGGAGAAGATGGACCCTTGTTCTAGAAAGAAGCTTCTGTGTGAGTTGTGTAAAAAATACAATTAAGTTAGCCGATGGGCTTGACGGCTGGTAAGTCGGCGCCTATTATTATTTAAGGAGGAAGAAATGGGAAAGTTACATGAAGTGTTGGCAGTTGAGCCCGACCTAAAGGGGGCCGCCGAAAAGATCACGGCTGAGACAATTAGCACATTCTCGAAGAAAGCTGGGCATTTCCAATCGCAAATTAGACGTTATCAGGCAATTGATGAAAACGGTGAGTCTCTACCTGATGAGAACCAGGAGATGGTAACAACCGTCCCCAAGAAGTTGGAATGGACACAGAAAGTTGTAGCTAAATACTTGGATGCTTTAGCTTCCAAGGAAATTTCGAACACAACAGCTAGTGCGGTTGTAGAAATTGATGGTAAGCCCCTGATTGATAAGGCTCTTCCAGCTACACTTCTACTTGCCCTTGAGGGTAAATTGAAACAGCTTCGTGAGGTATATAACGCCATTCCTACACTAGATCCCGGTGAGCAATGGAACTGGGATGATAAGACGAGAACCTATGAGTCGGCGCCAACTAAGAGCTTCAGGACAAAAAAGGTAATGAAGAATCATGTGAAGGCTCCAGCCACGGATAAGCATCCAGCTCAAGTTGAGGTGTACACAGAAGATGTCCAAGTGGGGTCCTGGACCACTAGAAAGTGGAGTGGTGCGCTGACGCCTTCAGAGAAGGCTGATCTTCTAGAGCGTGTGGATGAACTTATCCAGGCTGTAAAGCGAGCCCGTCAACGGGCGAATGACTGCGAGGCAGCAAAGGTCAATATTGCTGATACACTTTTCCAGTATATCCATGGTTCTCTTAGGAGATAATATATGCCTTCAGTCAAGGACTTTAGGAAATATGCTCCAGATGATGCTGGATCATGGAGTATTTTTGTCGAAGGCATAAGTTGCCCAAAGCTTGTCAAGAGAGCTTTTGGGCGTTATGATGCAGTTGTTCGGTGGACGGTAAGGAACATACCAATGGTGTCTGAAATAGTTTTGGAAAGCATACCTGTGGTTGTTCCAGATAATTATGGAAAAAGAAAACGCGCATTATAGCGCGAAAGGTTGCAGGACAGCCTCAAGTTTGTATTTGTTGTCAGTTTGAGAACCCTGTGTTTTCCATAGCAAAAGACGGTGGTGAGACTCCATCCTTCTCCACAAATATGCCAGTTCGGTTGCCGTAAGGCACTGGCTGGCGCCTATGGGGAAGTAGCTTAACATTAGAGCGTTTGCTGGACGGAAATCACGGGGATGAGCGTTTTGCCCTGCCAGCCTTAACCGTTGCTTGATGGCAAGTACCCAGAAGGGACGCAATTAAGCCGAGATTCCGGCGCAACTCCGGACATCTGGACCGTGAGAAAAGAACAAATACCCAGATGTAGCTCAAGAGAAGAGCGCGGCCCTGAGCATAAAATCCTTTCTTGGGGAAAGCGGCAATAGGCGACAAATCAATGGTCGGGCATAGGCAGGTGAGCCTATGCTCGACTTTTTTATGGAGACAATTGTGGAAAATAAACAAATAGTGGAAGGATTTTGTAAATTTGCGCTTCGTCTGTATGGCACATTTGATAGAACCAAAAACCTTTTCTTTTCTCCACACAGTGTGTCGTCAGCTTTATCCCTTGCGTATTTGGGCGCACGCGGTGAGACAGCTAATCAGATGGCCTTAGCGCTTGGATATCCAACATCTCCAGATGGGATTGTTAAAGCAATTATGGATTTAGCATCAACAGGTTGTACAGATATCAATCTTGCCTCAGCAAATTCTGCCTGGCTTCAGAATGGGTATGAAATACTTTCTGATTATAGACAGAAACTTGGGGATTTTGTGCGTGAAGTAGATTTCGCCAATCCAGAAACAGCTCGACAGAAAATCAATAAGTGGGTTGAGGAGAACACAAACAACCTGATTAAAGATTTGATTCCTTCAGATTCTTTGACTCGCGTCGTGTTAGCCAATGCTATTCATTTTAAAGCTCCATGGAGTAGGCCATTTGAAGCTGGTATTACACGTAAGGCAGATTTTTACGCTTTAGATGGTACCACAAGCTCTGTCGATATGATGGTATCTAATGATGTCCGTGTTCCGTATGGGAGTAATGGGGATTATGAAGCTGTTCGTTTACCATATGCGGACGGTTCTATGGATATGTTAGTAATTGTGCCACGCGACTTCAAGAATTTCAGCGATTCTTTTGATGATAATAAACTCGCATATGTTTATAATAGTTTGAGTAAGCGCGAAATCGATTTGCGTTTTCCCAAGTTTAAGCTCGAAAGTACGTTGACTCTTAATGATAGCATGCGATCCCTTGGAATGGTTGACGCATTCGAATTACCTAGGGCTGATTTTTCTGGAATTTCTGGAAAGCGAGATCTTTTCATTTCGGCAATCCTTCACAAAGCTGTGGTAGATGTGTATGAAGAAGGTACCGAAGCAGCAGCAGCAATGGTTATGCGTTGTTTGTGTTTCAAAGAGACGCCGCGCATGGTTGTTAATCGCCCATTTATTTTTGCCATTTGTCTGAATGATGGTACTCCTATTTTCATTGGTCAAATGGTGTTGCCATGAAATTTCTAGCATTGCTGCTATTGATTGTCCTGTTTTTTTGTATAGGATGTGAGACGTCATCGGAACAAAGATTAGCTAACGCTACCAAATTTGTAGCTGAAAGAACCAGGAATTGTGAACAAACATTGATATATATTAATCATAAGGGCACTAGGAACTGGTGTTTAGCTGGATGTGTTGATGGATTAGAGCCTACAGCTCGTTATCACGTGTTGGTTGTACCATGCCAAACTACTAAAAATGGAGAATGAATATGACTAGGGGGTGTCTTTGACGCCGCGCTTGTGGAGATTCGGAGCGCAGAAGGCGGAGATGATTCTAAACTACTGGTAAACGACCTTTTCCAGATTTATTGCCGATGGTGCCAACGGCGTGGTTTTGAGGTTGAGATCCTAGACTCTATACCAGTAAAAGGTGGATTTTCTAGGCTGGAGTTTTCCGTTGAAGGCAAGGGCGCATATGAAGCTTTCCTTTTCGAGTCGGGCGGTCACAGAGTGCAAAGGGTCCCACCGACGGAGAAGCGTGGACGTAGACAAACATCTACGGTGACCGTAGCTGTCTTGCCTATGGTTGGGGAAGCTGAATTTGCCATTAGCGAGTCGGATATAAAATGGGAAACAAAAAGAAGCGGCGGACACGGCGGACAGAATGCTCAAAAGAACGAAACTGCTGTGGTGATACGCCATATCCCTACTGGAATATCTGTATCATGCCAGGATGAAAGGTCCCAGAAACGAAATAAGGAGCGTGCTTTGGAGGTACTTAGGGCAAGATTATATGCTCTCATGATACAGGAATCATCAGATGTTGAAAATAGGCAACGGAAATCACAGGTTGGGTCAGGTCAACGTGGTGACAAAATAAGGACGTATAGATTCCAGGATGATAGGGTTGTAGATCATAGAACTGGAAAAAAGGTCAGACTTGCTGATGTTCTTTCTGGGGATCTTGATATCCTAAGGTAAGTAGTCTCTCTAGGCGGCTTGCTTTAATTTCTGGTACGGCTACAGCTTTTGCTTTTTCGTTAGCCATAGCCCGCTCATGGAGTTTAGCAGCCTCCTCTTCTAGTGCTAGTTCTATCTTTGCCCTTTCGTCACCTAGGGTTTTTAGCTCCTCATTCTTTTTGCGATAAGCTAACATATCTTGATATTTCATGGTCTGGGATTTAGCAGCAGCAATGTCGCGTTCGATCCTTTGGATCTTTTCTTCGATTTGATGAGCTCTCGTCTCGAGGTCCCTGACATGTCTGAGGGCTTCTACATCAGATAGGCGCCATGCTTTTTGTTCTGGTTTATCACCGAAAGACCCTGCTGGTTTAACTCCAAAATCGGTTGCCAGTTCAACAAACTCTATGACGCTAGCCATGCCAAGTTTATGCGCCGCATCAATTGAAGAAAGCACGTTTCCTGGTTCCTTTTCTACAAGAGCTCCTGCGGAAAGATCAGCTTGTCTTTCACGGTTAAGATCAATTATATCAGTTAAAGACCATACAGCATAATGTTCTTTCCAGTCGGCAGACATGAGAGATTTAACACCATGGTCGGTTGCAAAATTCACAAAATCGTCTTTGCTATCGAAATTAAGCTGTTTAGCGGCTGCGAAGGTGGTTGTAACCAACCTTCCTTCGCTCCTCATGCGGTCGATGAAAAACTGTAGACGGTTTTTGAATGTTGGACGCACATAAACTGTGTCTTCCGGAAGGTTAAATGGTTTTTGCTCAAGAAGTGCCAAATCTTCTGGCTTTACCTTAATGTCAAGCAATCCTTGGTGTTTATTTAGGAATTCCATCTCATCTTTGGAGAGCTTCTCTCCAGCCGTTTGGCGTTCCTTCAAAGCTCTAGTCTTTAGAATGGTTTCCGTTCTCTTGGCCCTCTTGGCACAGCGTTTACAGGTGGTGTCATGTATGGATTGTGGCAATTGACACCTTGAGCAGACCTTTAGCATAATGTTGCTTTCTCCGCCAAGGGGTTCAACGGCGGCAATTATTTTCATTAGCCTACTAGGCATGGTTTTCCTCCAAAGAGTTGATTTGTGTCATATTTATTCTCGATTATTGATAGTTTTAGGAGGTGCTGATTGGCGATCCATTGGATTGTTTTTCTGGCGGCATTACTTCCATTTTGGCTACTTCAGAATGTGCTTCATGAGTTAGCGCATGGTTTAGCTCTCAAACTAGGTTGGGGTTGGAAGTTTAGTATTTGGCCTTTTCCGTCTAAGAGGCTTGGAAGATTTACATTTGCTAATGTAGTATATGAACCGACATGTGTCTCAAAAGTTCCAACATCAAAAGGTTGGGCTTTCATATCGGCAATGCCAAAGATTATGAATCTGTTTTTCTTTTTTGCGTCAATCATTGTTGGTTTAATGATATCTCGTTCGCACAAGGTTGTCGCTTTTTTGTGTGAAGTTTTTGGCATATGTAATATGGTCGATTTCAGTTTTGGTATGGCGAGTATTTTTAGGAGAGAGCCAAACCAAAGCGACATGTGGCGTTTTCAATCTAATCTAAACCTTGATTTATACAATTTCCGTTGGTTTTCGGCATGGCTGATTTTTGCGGTCTGTTCTATCATGGGAATGTCGACGTACTTTTTGGTGACGCAATGAATGTAAAAGTGAGGTCCAGAGTTCGTGGAGCTATTGTGGGGACGGCAATAGGCGATTCGCTTGGTATGCCGATCGAGGGTTGGAGTTCAGAGAAAATAGCTGAAACGTTTGGGACGGTAAAATCCCTTGTTAATCCAAAACCAGGCTCATTTGCTCAGCAGACACACAAGCTGCGCCGTGGACAATGGACGGATGATACTCAGCTTATGCTTGCGGTGGGCGAATCTTTTGTATCAAAAAAATCATTAGATTACGATGACATAGCTAAACGCCATGCGCTTTGTATGAATGATCCGCGCGGTTGGGGAAAATCTACTCTGGTAGGAGTGGGTAGGATTAAATCTGGGGTAAGCTGGTGGAATTCTGCTGCCATAGATGGAGCTGGAAATGGAACGCCAATGAAGATTGCGCCAATTGGTGTCCTTCTAGCTTTGAAGCGACTTAGTGTATTTGAGGCAAGGACTGCTATTATCAATATTTCCCGTATGACGCATGGTGATTTGCGCCCAGCTATAGCTGGTATAATTCAGGCAAATGCCGTTTCTCAGGCTATTACATGTGGTGTTAATGGATTGTGTGGTTCAATATTATCATCTCCATTCCTTGCCGAAATGCTTGAGAATTCATTAGATGAACCGCATGATATTTTCTATGCTTCGTTATCAAGAGCTCTGACTAAGGCAATAAATATGGTCCAATCTGGGGATAGTTTATCCAATATAAGGAAGGAAATTGGTGCCCAGAGTTTTGTGGTTGAGTCATTTCCTCTCACATTTGCTGCTGTGCTTAAGCTTTGTAACAATCCAGAGGAATGCCTAATAGATTTAGCAAACCAAGGTGGAGATGCTGATACCACTTGTGCAATGGCTGGTGCCCTAATAGGGGCAGCTTATGGCTTATCAGCATTCCCCAAACGTTGGAGGGAACCTTTGGAAGGATATTCTCGTCTGATTTCCATGGCGGATGGATTATATGGGCTAGAAAAACCCGTTGATGGATCTTGGCAGTGTCCGCGCATTTCTTTTGGTCATAAACCCGGACAAAGCAACACGCAGTCTAGTATTTTTGGAGGAAAAGATGGCAACTCACCATGAGGTACAGCTGCGCCGTAAGGGGAAGCTCGTCCGCATGGAATGGAACAATGATATTGAAAAATTCGAAGAATATGAGATACCTACAGATGAGTTGGCATTTCATTTACATAGTTCCATATGTTTTGCGGAAGATGTAACGTTGCGGGATCTTTTTGATTTAATCGATCTTGATCAGGATTTGTTTACAACGCTGACCGCTTGTGATTGTCTACCTGAGATAATCTCTGAAGCCGAACAGGAAAATCGTTCGGAAGACATTGTAGCTTTGGAAATGGGCTGGTCTTTTGAGACTGAGACTATTGGCGATATGACGCTTGTAGTTGGCGGAACAGAATTATATGGTCTCGGTTCTAAGATTGACGATAATCAAACAGCTCTGGAATTCATGTCCATGGATAAAATCGCAGGTCTTCCCCTCTTGTTAAATGAGACATTTAATATAAGGGATGGATTGGATCCAGAAAAGGTAATATTCTCAAGTTCTAAAAGGTTTACTCTACTCTCTGTTATATGCGGAGTCATTGAGGAGGTAACTTTTTTGGGCTCGCCATCAGAACGTAATGAGGCACTGTCTGATGTACGTAATTGTATAGCCGAAGCCAACGATGATGAATTCCATACCATGGATGACATAAAGAATGAAATGAACAAAAGGGAAGAGGAGGGCAGGAAAAGGTTTCCTTGTCGTTTATGTTTGTCGGATAGTCGCTGCCCGTGTTTTGGAAAGCCCTCCGATATTTGTCATGATTGTTTCCGCAAAATTAGGGAGAATTAATATGTCTATAAAAGAACAGCTTGCCAATACACTAAAAGTTGCTTTACGGGCAAATGATACAGCACATAAGAATATTGTGCGATGTCTGCGTGCGAAGGCTGAAGAATATTTATGTGCGAAAAATATGCCGAGAGATCTTGATGATGATGATATATATGTAAAAGTTATCCAAACATATAGGAAGGCTTTAGCTAATGCACTTAGTATCATGGACAAGAATCCAAAGGCAAAGGCTTCCGAATTGGCTGAATCGTATAGGTTTGAAATCTCCTTCTGTGATGGTCTATTGCCGCAAGATGCGGGCGAGGGAGAGGTTCTTCCTATTGTCGAAGCCAAAATGTCCGAATTGGGAATTTCTGATCCAAAACAAATTGGTAAGCTTGTTGGCGCAATAATGAAGGATGGACACAAGGGTGTATCTGCTTCCATGGTAAAGCGTCTGGCAACACAGCTCCTATCTGATAAGGGTGAATAATGGATCGTGTTGTAGCACGACCGTCTACTGGATTAACAGCACATGAAAGAAAAGCTGGTAAGGTTTTCACCAAGGCAGTACGAAAGTGGTACAGAAAATTGTTGATCGATCCAGTGTGGACCGTAAATGTTGTTATCGTTGACGATGGAGATATGTTACATGGTGCCGCCTGCGTTGATATTGGAGCTGCTGAGCATTATACAGCAGACATATATGTCTCAAGATCACTTTTATCACTTCCCGAAAATGAATTAAAAAAGGTTGCTTGCGAAACAGCATGTCATGAGATTTTACATCTGCTTACAGCAGATTTCCAGAGGGGAATAATTGTTGCCACCGGGGATAATGATAAATTGAGAGACGAACTGCGCTATCGTTATGAGCAGGTTGTATCAAGACTTTCTATGATCCTTGTGGATCTTACCGAAAAGGATAAGCATGTACCAAATAAAGGAAAAGATCCTGGAACTACAGAGGAAGTGCTACGAATGCCAGAGATGCCCATTGGGGACAGGAACGATTGATGGTTTTGACCCACATGTCTTTGCGTCAGGAAATCCTTATGCCGATATAATGTTTCTTGGAGAAGCACCTGGGGCGGACGAGGTGGTGCGTCGCATTCCTTTGATCGGTAGGGCTGGACAATTCTTTGAAAACAATATACTTGGTCCAGCTGGATTGGACAGGAACCACGTATATATTTTGTGTCGCCCTAAAAAGAATCGAACACCATTCTTGGGTGAGATTGAAGAGTGTCTTGAGCACCTCGATACACAAATCCTTTTGGTATCGCCTAAGCTGATTGTTGCATTGGGAAGCACACCACTATATGCCAGTTGTGATATACAAGGTATAACAAAAGCGCGCGGAAAGCTCGTATGGTCTCGCCAATGGTCTGATGGGAGAAAAGTACCTGTTTTTCCGATGTTCCATCCAGCCTATTGCCTAAGAAATTCTGGTCTAAAAGAAACTAGGCAAGATGTTATAACACTTACAGATTTGGCAAAAGATATTGCTGCTGGAAAAGAGATTTCTCCATGACAAAAGTGCTTGCGGTCGGAGATCTACATGGTCGCCTAGGAATGTTGGAAAACTTGATCCTACAGAATCCGGGTGCCGATTTTGTTTTACAAGCTGGTGATTTTGGAGCATACAATGACAACGGGGCATGTTGTGGAATGCCACCACGTCGACGTCACTGGAGTGAATTTTCGGCATACGCTAATGGAAAACGGCGTTTTTCGAAACCAGTATTTTTTGTGAAGGGTAATCATGAACATTTTCGCTTATTAGATGACGCAGAAGCGGGTGCTCCAAGATCTGAACCTGTCAAAATAGCTGAAAACCTGTTCTATATTCCTAATGGTAGAATATTTAATATTCAAGGCATAGTTGTAGCTGGACTAGGGGGAAACTATTCTGAAGCATGTCACAAAAGACCACGGGGCGGTCTTCGAAGAAGACATTTTAGTGAAGGTGAGATTACAACCATTCTAAGGTATCGTGGGAAAGTGGATATACTTTTGACACATGATATCGGGGAAGGGATGATCCCAAGTTTTCGTGGGTTGAGTCAAGAGTTGCTCGACCTTGGAATTAGGCTACGTCCTACATGGTGGATACATGGGCATTTTCATTGTTACCATGAGGCAGATCTGGGATTTACTAAAGTTATGGGTCTTGACGCAATCCATGGACAAGAAACGTCATCCAGAATGATAGAGTTTCCTTGACATATTTTAGCTATGCGCTATATTTTCTCAGGAGAAAGTAATGGAAAAAGATTATCAAGTTAAAGTGTCTGGAGAAACACAAGAATTTGCTTCAGGTGCGCATCGCGACAAGCGGACAGGGAAGGGGCGCTATGACCTGATCAGCATGTTTGCGTTGCGCGAAATAGCACGTGTTTATGAAGATGGAGCACTTGCATATGGCGACCGGAATTGGGAGCGTGGATTTCCCCTTTCTAGGCTTCTCGATAGCGCTATGCGGCATCTATGCCAATGTATTGAGGGTAAAGATGACGAGAATCATGCTGCACAAGCAGCTTGGAACATGATGGCTTTCATTCATACGAGAGAGCTTATCAATCGGGGTATTTTACCACGGGAGCTAAATGATCTTCCAAACTATTCTCCAGTTTTAGTAACTCCAGAGGAAAAATGAAATACGTTCAGTATATCATAGTCCGCAAGGATTTAGTACCAATTATGGGCATAGGAAAGACAGCCGCACAAGTTGCGCATGCCTCCCTTGGGGCAATTCTAGACAAAGGGCAATTGCTCGATACGCCGGAGGTAAAAGGCTGGCTAGCTGGTCCATTTACTAAGCTTGTGGTATATGTTAAGACTAAACAAAAACTTTTGAATTTGATTGAGAAGTTGGGCGAATTGGGTATACGGACGAAATCAATTTATGATGCTTGTCGGACAAAATTGGAACCTGAAGAGGCGAATGGTTCTACATTGACATGTGTTGGAGTTACACCTATTTTGGCAGAAGAAACACCAAAATGCCTTAGGACATTGCGATTGCTGGAGGGAGATGATGGAGGAGACGACTAGACCAACATGGGATCAGACATTTTTGGCGTTGGCTAAAGAAGTAGCCAAGCGGTCGAAGGATCCATCTACCAAGGTGGGAGCGGTAATTGTTGGACCAGATCATGAAATCAGATCTATGGGATACAACTGTTTTCCGCGTGGCGTGAATGATAGTGCGCCAAAAAGGCTTGAGCGTCCATTGAAATACAAATGGGTAGAACATTCGGAGAGGAATGCTATCTTCAATGCTGCGCGTGTCGGAATTCCCTTAAAAGGATGTAGCATGGTTATTTCTTGGCTACCGTGTTCCGATTGCGTACGTGCAATAATACAATCAGGAATTGTCAGTATAGTTGTAGATGATATCTCAATTCCCAGTAGGTGGAGAGAGGATTTTGTGGTATCAATGACAATGCTACGTGAGGCTGGAATTAAAATCTGTCGTCCGGATTCTGTAAATAATTACTTGGACCCTTTTGATATATTATGGAAAGGCATGGTGTCAAAACGTGACGATGGATTAGAAAGCACTATTCTGTGGGTTAGGTCCGAAAAAGACGGTTTTGTCAAAGTCGCATTTATGAGAGACGAATACGTCCAACTTCCAATAGTGATAAAGCCTGACATTCTTGAAGCCTCCTTGGTGAATGTTGGATAGGAGACCATGAAAATTGTTCTTGTTCTTGGATGCTGGGGACGCAAACACGGTGAGTTCCAGATGTGCAGCGGCGTCGAGAACGAGATCCTCGACATCTCCGACAGTACAGAAAGGAACGCCGCCATCTCCAAGCACATTGATGAAGTGTACCATTTATTTGACAGACCTATGTATAACAATGTTCATACGGCACTTTTTGGTATACAAGAAAACTTCAGCCAGGTAGGAAAACCCGTATTTAAGGCTGAATTATATGCGCAACTTGAGGCTTTTTGTGCTACGCATTCAAAATGCGGGCTTTTTCTGCGCCTCAAACTAAAGGAGCCATAAATGAGGCGAAGAAAAAAGATAGCTTACCTTGCTGGTGCGATAGATCGCGTAGCTGATCGCGGTCTTGGGTGGCGCAGGATTTTTGCTGCCGCATTGGCGGAAATTGGCATCGGTACTGTTATTCCCAATGACATAGAGGAACAGAAACTGTCTTCGGCTCAGATTGCTGAGCTGAAATCTAAGAATGATCTTGAAGAATTCAAACGCATGTTTCGAAAGCACATTATTGTTCCAGACCTTGCTGCAGTCGAAGCCTGTGATTTGGTTATTGCCAGGTGGGACGGTGAGTCTATTGCTGGAACTGCCCATGAGTGTGGAGAAGCTCATCTTCGTGGACAGAAGGTACTTCTTGTGACTCCACGTCCATTTGTCGAGGTGCCAAATTGGCTACTTGCTTCAGTGGATAAAGAATTTCATACGCTTGATGAGCTGCTAGCATATTTGACGGAAACCAGAGGAAGGAGATTGGGACAATGAAACCGCTTTTTATAGTGGATATAGACGGAACAGTATGTGATAGTGCTGATTTTGTTAGTAGATTAAGCGTACGATTTAAGACACATGTAGACTTTTGGACTGATGAACAGGTGAAGCTATTCATGGAGGAAGTATCTAGAAGACATGTGCTTCCAGGAGCTGAAGTCCTGAAGACTATGGTTCTACAAGGTTTTTGTGACGTGGTCTTTCTTACTGGTAGATCCGAGAAGATAGGTAAGTCAAGAAATCTAGGACGTAGACTAACCACAGGCTGGTTGTGTGAAAAATTGGGAATGCCTAAGGATATTCCGCTTTTTATGCGCCCACCGGGCGATCAACGTACACCTAGCACAATTAAGCTTGACGTTTTTGAACATATGGTGCTGCCGAAATATCGTAAACGCAGTTTTGTTTTTCTTGATGATGATACTAAGGCGCTAGCAGTATATGCTAAACATGGGCTCGCTTTGAAGTCTCCAGAATGCTGGGCAGCATTAGCTCATTTTTTGCCTGAATGATGCCAATAGTTTGTCATTAGGTATGAGGTGACAAATGACAAATTTTGCGGAGTTTCTAGTTTCCCTTGCAGATCAACTTGATTATGAAGGGAAGAATGAACAGGCGGATATTTTGGATAATGATTTTGAGGAGTTTCTAGAGATGCTAGAGAATGGGGAATTGGAGTTCGACAACCTTTTCTCTGGCGGTCAACGACCTCCTCACGACAATCGTGGAACTGAAATGCCCATTTTTGGTATACCAGGTCCCCAATAGGCAAATATATGGAAAAACAGGAAGCAATTGGCAAGTGCCCCATATGCGGGGGCGAACGTGTATCCTTTGACGTAAGCGGAAAAGGCTTTTTTCCATTCTGCTCGGCTCGTTGTAAGATGGTTGACCTTGGTCGCTGGCTTGGGGAGGAGTATTGTATTCCCGAGGAGTTGCCTCAGCAGGTTGTTGATGAGGACTAAACATGAGCAAGCGCTTTGTGAGCCTGTTTACTGGGGCAGGAGGAATGGATCAGGGGTTTATTGATGCTGGTTGGGAACCAGCACTTATGGTAGATAATTGGAAGCCCGCTATTGATACTCTTGTAGCAAATCATTGTGGAGTAGAGATTGCCGAGTCAGATCTCTCTAAAATTGATCCATCATTGTTAACGTCTCGTGTTGGCGACATAGTATGTATTATAGGGGGTCCTCCTTGTCAAGCTTTTTCGCGCCTTAATCAAAACAAGCTTTTTTCGGGCGGTTGCGAAAATGAAGACAACCTTAATGATCCTAGGCGCAGCCTGTTCATGGATTTTTTGCGCGTTGTGCGTTATCTAAAACCCCCATTTGTTGTGATGGAGAATGTTGCTGATCTTAAAGTAAGGAGACTTGGTGGTAATGGAGCCAGCAGGAATAGGCAAGTTATTGATGTAATATTTGAAGAATTTGGATCTGCTGGCTATAATGTAGTAGCTGGTGTACTTAAGGCTTCCGACTTCAATGTGCCACAGATGCGTAGGCGCATTGTATTCATTGGTGTACGTAAAGATCTTGGTATTGTGCCATCTATGCCTTGTCCTGTTCCCTTGTCTGTGTCGGTTATGTCCGAATTTGCCAAGATCAAAAATAAACATCCAAACCAGCACAGAAAAACAAAATCACAAGCTTGGATTGATTTGGTTTCCCATATTCCTCAAGGAGGATACTACAACGATCTACCTCTGGAACATAAAGTTCTGTTACCAGTCGACAAGACCATGTTATCAGGAGTTGACCTTTTTAAGAGAACAGCACGTATATCTGACGGTTACTGTCTGAGAACAGTAAACGGCACATTGCTTGAGGGTGAGGTTTCTGCTGTAGTTCTTGCTTCAGGTGTACAGTTCTACAAGGTGATGCCCCGTATGGGCACATACCTGCGTAGAATCAAAGAAACTGTATCTCATACCGTTACACGTAATCCTCTTATCCATCCTACGGAGAATCGGGAAATAACTGTCCGTGAAAAGGCTGCAATACAGACGTTTCCGCCAGAGTATTGTTTTTCTGGTACAATCCAGGATCAACATATTTTGGTAGGGAATGCTGTTCCATGTAACCTTGGTAGGGCGATAGCTGAGCATATTGGGAGTCTATATGGCTAATGCTGCAACAAATATCCTTGTGGCGGCGCGCAATTTTATAATGGGTGAGCGCGGCTGGAAAGGTAGGTTGAAGAAGAAGGGTAACAAGGTTTCGGGAAGGGGAAGCAGTTTTGAAAATTCCATGTTTGGACTCCTTACACCCGTTGGGGCAAAGTTCAATGATGTGTTTGTAACTAGTAGAGATGATTCACCTCCTGAGGGTTTTATATGGATGGGTCCTGCAGCTGAATTTAAGCACGATATGGACTATGCATCAAAGATTCAATTAAGTAGTTCTGACCCATTTGCTCGCTTGAAGAGGGATGATTTAAGGCTATCTTCCCTAATGCGTGATTCTAATGATTGGCCAGAGAGCGGAGAGCGTGAAATAATTTATGTTGTTGGAAATTTGGAATCTCCAAAAGTGTATAAACATGATAGTAAAACTGGTGGAAAAAAGGGAGAGCGCAAGACAGGATCTGGTATAGTCATCATGGTTTATGGAGACTTATTGACTGGTGAAGATTTTCGTGCTCGCATGGAATGGGAACGAAGTTCCAGAGCTTTTATGGAAGCCAAAGCAATAGAGTTGGGTTTACCTTATACCCTTGATACCAATGAGCTTTTCTGTCTAAAAGATACTGATGGCATGGGTGCTCAGCAGCGTTCGCGTCGTATGCAATCTATGTGGCATCCTTTGAAACGTTTTTACCAAATATTGTCACAGGATCCAGATTTCCTAAAACCCGTTCCACTTTTGTTTGGAATACTTCGAACGGAGACATATGATGCTCTACCGCAAGCAGACAAGGATATTCTTGAGCAGCATGTTGCTACGGGTGATTTCTACATTAAAGATGCCGAAACAGAAATAGTTTTGGCTAATCCTGAAGACACCGTTTGTCCACCATATACAAGGATTACAAAAACTGTACAAATTAAAGTCTTTCGAGCTAGGCGCCGTCTTGACATCTAGAACCTTTTGAATACCTTATATCCGAGGAGATTTGAAATGCGAATTGTGTCATTGTTCGCCGGAGCCGGCGGACTGGACCTCGGTTTTGTCAATGCTGGTTTTCGTATTACATGGGCTAATGAGTATGATAAGGCTATTTGGGCAACATTCGAGGGCAATTTCCAAGACACGATTTTGGAAAAACGTAGTATAGTTAATGTGCCATCTTCGGATATACCTGATGCCGATGGAATCATAGGAGGTCCCCCCTGCCAATCGTGGAGCGAATTTGGGACTAAACGCGGTATTGATGATAAGCGAGGACAGCTTTTTTGGGAATATGCTCGTATTCTTGCGGACAAGGGTCCAAAGTTTTTCCTAGCGGAGAATGTATCGGGCATATTGGCGTCACGGCATTCTGAGGCTCTATATGAGATCCTACGTCGTCTGGAGAGTGCTGGTCCAGGATATGTCGTGAAGCATAGGTTACTTAATGCTAGTTTATTTGGTATTCCGCAGGATCGTGAGCGCGTCATCTTTGTTGGATATCGTAAAGATATTGGAAAAGAATTCTCTTTTCCAGAGGAATGCCTACACAAGAAAACGTTGAATGATGCTATTTGGGATTTGCGTAATTCAGCAGTACCAGCACTACCAGGTAATAGAGCGAATCCAAATCTTGAGATTCCAAATCATGAATATTTCATAGGCGATTTCTCTCCACACTATATGTCACGCAATCGTGTTCGATGTTGGTATGAGCCTTCGTTTACTATACAAGCTGGAGCTCGGCATGCGCCCATGCATCCACAGGCTAGTAGGATGATCAAGGTTAAGAAGGATCTATTTAGATTAGATGAATTGACGCCTGCGCCCTATCGCAGACTTTCTGTTCGCGAATGTGCAAGAGTCCAAACATTCCCTGACAATTTTTTATTTGTGTACAAGAATGTGGCAGATGGGTACAAAATGGTGGGTAATGCGGTCCCAGTGATTTTTGCTGAGAAACTTGCCCACGCTATCTTGAGGGATTTTGACTAGCTCAAAACCTGTAACCTTTGTAGGAAGATGATGGCGAAAACATATAATAAAATCAAAGTGTTAAAAGGTCTTGATGCCGTGCGTCAAAGGCCTGGTATGTATCTGGGAAATACTGATGATGGAACAGCTTATCACCATGTGTTAATGGAAGTGCTAGATAATAGCATAGATGAACACATGGAAGGGTGTTGTGATAAAATTGCTGTAACTATTCATAAAGATGGTTCAGCATCTGTTGAGGACAATGGTCGTGGTGTGCCACTTGATTGGATGCCTTCAGAAAGGAAAACTTCATTTGAAGTAGCTTTTACAACACTACATGCTGGTGGAAAATTCGATAAAGAGGCATACAAGTATGCTGGTGGTTTACATGGAGTTGGCGTATCAGCCGTCAATGCTGTGTCTACGTGGATGGATGCCACTGTTCGGCGTGATGGGAAGGAATGCCATCTTCGATTTGAACGTGGCAAAAAAATCGGAGAGCTTGGCGAGAAGCGCATCAAGGACAAGGGAACAGGTACTGTTGTACGTTTTTTGCCTGATGACTCAATATTCAAAAATGTTACGGAATTTTCATTTGATAAGATTGCTACAAGGCTAAAAGAACTTTCACATCTATGCCATGGACTCACTATAGAGCTTTTTGATGAGCGAACCGGTGACAGTAGGCGTTTTGATGGGCTTGAGGGTATACGAGGTCTTGCTCGAGATTTGGCAACTGGAACGTTTGTTGGAGAACCTATATCATTTTCGGATAGTGAAGGGGAAATTCTTGTAGATATTTCTTTCCAATGGACATCTGATGATAAAGAGACATGGCGTTGTTTTACGAACAACATTCCTAATACTGATGGAGGAACACATCTAATAGGGTTTAGAGCAGCTCTTACTCGTACTTTGAATGCATATATATCTGGAGCAGACCTAGCAAAATCTTTGAAAAAGAGCCTTTCTGGGGATGATGTCAGGGAAGGTCTTGTGTCTGTTATAAGTATTAGACATCCCGATGCTAAATTCAGTTCACAGACAAAAGAAAAGTTAGTTTCGGAGGATGCTAGAACAGCTGTTGAGTCAATTTTTTCCAAATTATTTTCCGCATATCTTGAGGAACATCCTGCAGAAGCGAAAAGTATAGTTCAGCGTTGTGTTTTGGCATCTCAGGCGCGTGAGGCTGCAAAGAGGGCGAGGGAACTTACAAAACGTAAAAGCGACCTCGGCGATTCGTTTTCTCTTCCAGGAAAACTAGCCGATTGCCAGGAACGAGATCCAGCACTTTGTGAAATATTTATTGTAGAAGGCGACAGTGCAGGAGGATCAGCCAAACAAGGACGCGACCGTAGAACTCAGGCTATATTGCCCCTACGTGGTAAGGTGCTGAATGTGGAAAAGGGAGAATGGAAAAAGCTGCTTGCGAACGAAGAATTGATGGCTTTGGTTACAGCCCTTGGAACTGGCATAGGGAAGAATTTTGATGTTACAGGGTTGCGTTACCATAAGATAATCCTGTTTACGGATGCTGATGTTGACGGTTCTCATATACGCACTCTGCTTCTTACTTTTTTCTTCAGACAGATGCCACAGCTTATAATGGATGGTAGGATATATATTGCACAGCCTCCACTCTATAAGGTTACCTATAGAGGGACGCAGTATTATTTGAAAGATGATAAAGCTCTTGCTGTTTTCAGAAAAGAAAGGAAGATTTCTCCTGATACTACATTAAACAAACAGCGTTTTAAGGGGCTCGGGGAAATGTGCCCAACTCAACTATGGGAAACTACTATGAATTCTGAGACCCGCATTCTTCTCCAAGTTAAGATAGATAATATTCTAGAGGCAGACAGTTTGTTTGGTTTACTTATGGGAGACCAAGTAGAGCCTAGGCGTCTTTTTATAGAAGAGAAAGCTTTGAGCGCTAAGCTTGACATATAGGAGATAACGATGCCTACTGCAGCTATTGTTATAGGTCAGAGAGGAAAACCTCAAGGATTGCCTGGTAGAAACAGGGATGATCTTTCTTTGGGCTCTAAAGTTGTCTTAACAAACAACAACAATGCTGGAGTAGAGTCGTGGTCCTGGGAATTATTTCCTCCGGTTGGGTCGAAAGCTGTTTTATATGGAGCAAAAAATCCCACTGCCACTTTTGATCCTGATATTACAGGTTCGTATGAAGTCAAATTGACAGTGGGAGGAACTGAAGGTTCTTTTTCCGATACGCGCGTGGCTGCTATTGGTACGGGGTTTCTAAAACTCAGAAAACCTGTTATGCGTGGACCTGATGCTTTGGATGATAAGTGGATTGCTATTGCTGATGCGTTTGATAAGCTTGATGCGGATGCATTAAAGAATATGAAAGTTGATGGTTCGAATGCGCCAAAGTCGGACGTGTCATGGGGGGGTCACAGGATTGTTGATCTTTCTGGTTTAGAGCTTGATGGACCTGTTTGCTTTGGAAAAACCAATGATCCTGAGGCTCTTCCCGATAAGGGTTTTTTGTATCTTCGGGAGGTCGAAGAAGGGGCAGATCTTTTCTATTGCCCTCCGAAAGGATCACCTGTAAGGTTGACTAGGAATGGTAGATTGAATATTCCTGTGATAGGAGATGAGGGTCAGGCATATTGTGATGATAAAGATCTCTTTTCCAGGCTTTCTGAGATGGTAATGGTGTCGAGCGGTTTGACAAAATCCGTATCGGAAGGCTCCTTGACCATCTCAGCAGCTTTTGGGTCAGAGCCTGGTACAGTTTGTGCTGGTGATGATCCACGATTGGAGAAAAGGGCTTTTGTAAAACATGCCAATGATCATATGTGTGGTGACGATAGGATTGGTACCAAGGAACCGTCTCCTGATACGATTCCGCGCTCCAATTCAGACAGCAGGCTTGATGATTGGATTTCTGCGGCTACAAGAAATAGTAGAGGAACAATAAAACTATGTCATGATGTAGATGGCAATGCCAATAGACCTATGGTTGTTGGTTTAAGAGGGTGTAGACTTCCAGACAAAGTTTCTGGATGTTTTTTGAAATGGAATGATGAAGGTACATGCTTAGAATCTATACCATATGGGAATTCCACAGGAACTGTTTGTAGTGGAGATGATAAACGTTTAAGTGATGCGCGATCTCCTATTGGAAAAGCTAGAGGACAGCTCTCTGGCGAGTTTCCTGAACCAAATGTAATTGGAATTACTGAATCTGGTGGAGAGAAACTCAAGATGGGTCCAGTCCCTGATGGATGTGCCCTTGTGCGTAGAGACGACAGTATTGTTGGTCTAGATATATCAAGTAGGCAGACAATTGCGTTGGTACTCAATGAAAAGATAGGTTCGATTACACCAGAATTAGTTGGATGCTATATTTTTGATGGTAGTCAATCTGGATTAGTCTCTTTCATGGTTGTTGGGAAGGTCAATCGTCTTGGTTTGACGGGAATTGTTGAGTTAAGGAATGCCACGGATTCATGTTCTGTGGCTGAGATTAAATTTGGAGAAACCTCCTTCGCAAACAAGAGGAAATGCGAGATTCATTTGCCACCTGGCAAGAAAGTGTATGAAATCTATATAAACCTTGCTAATGGAAAAGGTCGTGACGACAGAATGGTGTGTATGTGGGCTGGTATGATTATTGGAGCTTGAGCATCTAGGTATCAGAATGGTGCTATGCGTATTCTATCAATTATTACGCATAGAAAATGACTTAGCCATTCTGGAGGTACGTTTTGTATGGCAGCTTCAATCATCATAAATCAAGCAGGAAAGCCCGCTGGTCTTCCAAGCGTCAGTAGAGATGACCTTGCTATAGGCGTTACCGTAGTGTTGACAAATTATGACAATACTGGAGTGACAACATGGACATGGGAAATGCTTTCACGTCCTGTAGGGTCATCAGCTACAATATCTGGTTCAGCTCTACCCACTGCCTCCTTTGTTCCTGATGTTACAGGGTCTTACCTTATCAAACTCACGCTTGATGAGGATCCTGCTACAGATACTAGGATTGGAGCTGTTAAGACCTCTTTCCTAGGCATACGCAAACCTGCAACCTCTGAAAGGAAGGAATTCGATTCCTTAGATGGTTGGTCTGCTGCGCAGCAGGCAATGATAGATTCTGTAGATACAGATGCTTCTCTAAATTTGAAGAGAAATGGTACAAACCAACCAACTTCGGACATAAATTGGGGCACCCGCAAAATTACGAACCTTGGAGGACTGGATAACGAAGGGGCTCTACGACTTGGGGAAATTACTAATCCGACACTAGTATCTGATAAGGGTTTTGTGTACGCCAAGGATGATGGTGGAGACACGGAGCTTTTCTGGATGGATGATAGTGGAGCTGTCGTACAGATAACGAAAGATGGAAATCTTGACGTATCTGTGCTTCAGGGGGATGCGCTCCCAGCGAAGACGGGTGATGGTTTTCTAAAACGCAATACTGGAAATACAGGTTGGGAAGAAACCTCATATGGCGTTTCGGCAAATACCGTTTGTGAAGGTAATGATTCAAGACTTTCAGATGATAGATATCCTACTGCTCATCAAAGTTCACATGTGAGTGGATCTGATCAAATTCCGACAACTAGCATTTCAGCAAGGGGTCTTTGTCCACAGCTTGATGGATATAGTACGCATTATCTTAATGGGGATGGATATTTCAGTACTCCCGCTGGTGCTGGCGGTTTTGTGACAATATTAGATGTAAACTTTAGTGCTCAGCCTAGTCAAACTCTTAACGTTGATGGTGATTATACTATTGCTGGAGTAACATGGACGAAGATAAATTCAGCAAATGATCGTGTAGCGATGGCTTTAACAAGTGGTTCTGGTTTGATTATTCAACCAGCTCAAACGACAGCATATCTTGGAGTAACCAGAACGCTTCCTGCTATATTAACCAACATATCTGTGCTAGATCCAAGTTTTAGTCTCGGGTCTCATCTTAGAGCTTGGTTCTATATATCAGATGGAAATTGGACTGCTGCTTATGATGGAACTGTACTTGGTGTAGAGAATGTTGCAATATTAAATTGTTGGTATGATATTGGTAAAGCATATTCTGGTGGTGTTAAGCCATTTATTGGGAGCACTTTTAACAATATTGATCGTACAGGTGTATTTGGATCAACTGGAGTTGGCGCAAGAGATGTTTATATGATTGAGATTTCTAGCTTACCAGCATATCATGCTAATGTTTATGCTGGTACTTGGGGAGGAACTTGGCCAGATCTGAAGGATATGGTTTGCCTTGGTTTTGTGAACTCTGGTACATCTAATAATCTGGCAACAGAAGCTGTTGGCTCTCCAGCAAACTGGTCTTTTTTACTTGGAGCTCAAAGGAACGGATCTGGGACAATAACATTTTCTACAACTATAGCTAATGCTAGACTAGACGTATGGGATCTATAATTTGACTACTAGACCAATCTATTTAGACAATCATGCCACAACAATGATTGATCCACGTGTGCTTGAGGCGATGGATCCATGGTTGCGCGAAGAATATGGAAATCCAGCCAGCCGATCCCATCAGCACGGCTGGCGAGCTGAAGAAGCTGTTGAAACCGCTCGTACACAAGTTGCTTCTCTTGTGGGAGCTTGTCATTCAGAAATTATATTTACATCTGGAGCTACTGAATCAAACAATATGGTCCTTAAGGGGCTTGATAGTGGAATTATAACCACATCTATTGAGCACAAGTCTATTATTGTACCATGTACATGGCTAGGCGCCAAATCAAAGCGGCGCATATCAGTTGTCGAACCAGATGTCAATGGAGTTATTGATCCTAGAGAAATTGCTGATTTCATCATGTCAGCTGATGATCTTGTATCGATTATGTTGGCAAATAATGAAGTCGGTACGATCCAACCTGTTGCCGATGTTGTAAGACATATACAGCATAAGTATGGCAGTGGTTTCATTCATTCTGACATGGCGCAGGCCCTTGGAAAAATCCCAGTAAACCTTGAGGCACTTGGTGTACATTTTGCCTCATTCTCATCACATAAAATGTACGGTCCCAAAGGTATTGGAGCATTGTATATACGCGATGATGTATCACGACTTTTGACGCCTCTTCTACATGGTGGTGGTCAAGAACGGGGAATTCGCAGTGGAACATTAAATGTGCCAGCTATTGTTGGGTTTGGAAAAGCTTGCGCCATTGCGAAGGATGAAATATGTTTGGAGACGGTGCGAATTTCGTCCCTGAGGGATATATTTGAGCAGCGCTTGTCTAGCGCCATATGTGGAGTTGGTTTCCATGGTGGAAAAAATAGGTTACCTGGTACATCTAGTTTTTACCTACCTTGTAAAGATATGAATGCATTTATGGCATTTATATCCGATAATGTGTCACTTTCTCTTGGAAGTGCTTGTATGTCTAACAGTGGAAAATCCCATGTACTTTCTGCCATGGGAATAGATGATGATACAGCGTTACGGACTGTGAGAGTTTGTGTAGGAAGGTTTAATACCGAGGATGAAATAGTCAGGGCTGTAGAGGCGATAGAGCATGCGCTTGACAAAGCAAACAATGGAGGGTAAAATGAAGAGGTTGTTTTTTGTTGTGTTTATGACTGTACTATTTGTTTGTTCCGCATGTGGATCAAAAACTCCCATTGCGACAGACCAAACTCCAATTATTCAGGTTGAGCCAAAGAAACCGCAGACCATGAAATCTCCAAAGGTTTTACCCCCTGTAACGAAGATTGTTCCGCTAGATACAACACCCAAGGCGAACGAACCCAAAGTTGAGCCAAAAGTGGAACCTAAGATTGAGGCAAAACCTCAGGTTGAGCCAAAGGTTAGTAACACTCCGATACAGCAAGGTCAGGTAATAATTGTAGACTTTTGGGCTGTTCAGAAACCATCTGGTAATGTTCCAGATCTTTTTGCCTTGACTTTTGTTGTGCGCAACACATCATGTAAAGATACCAAAATTAAGGTGGTGTGTCATTTTTCCGATGGTCCTCTTTTTGGTGAAAGCATACCACAGATAATTAAGTCAAAGTCGGAAGCTAAGCTAATGGTTCGTGGTTTTAGACGCTGTTCTGGTGGTTGTAACGAAACTTTCGATTGTAAAGTAGAGCCTGTGAGGTGAAAGTATGTGCTGGAGCAGAAAAGTGAAAACTTCCTCTGGTCTTGTTATTAAGCCAAACAATGTTCCAAGTCTTCCTAGTCTTGAAACATATAATCGCGCACTTACCTTTTTTATCGAGGAATGCGCAAAGGTTTTTGATAAAGCTGCAGTGGAGAAATCATTATCTACAATAACTGTAGAATGGTGGGATAAAATCGCACCACGCCCTTCCACCGGCGAATTGAATACAGTAGTTGTGTATGATGATGTAATATATAGCGGGTTGACCATTGGGACATTGTGCCTTGTTGCCTGGCGCGGAAAATTGTCTCGTAGTGCGTTTATTCATGAGTTACTTCATGTGATAGGATGTGATATTATTGGTGAGGCAGATCCTGAACACTTGAATGATCTCCTATGGAAGCAATTGGAGAGAGACATTAATGCCAGATTGTCCGCTAATCAGATCTAAAAACGAAAGGTTTCCAAAATGGCGCGCAAGAAAAAATTGCCGTGGTCTAAGGCGCAGCTGACTGTATTACATGAATGCTGGAAAGCTTCTGCCAATCGCCGAGAGTTCCTGACTACAATATCTAAACGATTGCCTGATATACCGCCCCCAATCGCATGGTCATTGGTGCGTAAGCTTTCGCGCACCGATAGAGAATGGCAGATGACTGCCAGACAAAAAGAGCGTGAGCGAGAGGAGCGTAGAGCGGCAAAGGAACGTCTTCATCAGGACCGTCTAAGAAGAAGAACCGAGCGTCAGCAGGTTCAAGAATGGCGTGAGCAGAGGACTACTCTTAAAGAGGCTTTGGATGAATCTTATGCTGCCAAGATATCGGATAAGATAGGGGCTGATTTTTTCTTTTGCTCGGACATGCGGCAACATGTCTGTCGTCTTGCCTGTATATTCCGTGTTTTCTCAGATAGCCATATGTATGGATTTTCGCACGGAGGACCATGCGACAAATGTGAACGAATGGATGAGCATATTCCAGTATTACAGGAAATAGTTGGGAGGTCGCCAAATGAGAAACAAAAGTCTTGACGAGATTAGACCAGCAAGAGGTGTAAAGACAACACGTAAAACTGTTGCTCCTGCGCCAGCTGGACCTACAAGAATTGTAAAGGATGTACTTCCTCCATGGCAAGATATTCCCCCGCCATCTGAAGATGCGGCAAAAATTGTTATCGAAAATAGTCGAGCAAAAGAAAAACTTATAGAAGCGATAAAGGGAATAAATCGTCTTATGAATTACCAGGTTCTGCCCGAGAACAGATCGATGAAAGATGATGAGGAGGAGCGTTCAATTGTCTCTAATCTTGTCACGGCAGCTATTGCAATGGAAGCTCTTAGTCCTGGAGAGGGACTTCTCGGCATGGCAGTGCTGGCTGTTCGCCAAGGTTTATCGTTACGTGATGCTGGAAATCGCCTTGCCTATGAGATTGATCAATTAAGACGCGAACTTAAAGCCTTACGTGAGGTTGTGGAAAAGCATGGCTGATGCAGTATCTGTCATCTCATCCGTGCTGGAGGAGATGGACAAGGAATATGCTACATATCAGGAGCTTTACAGAAAATATCACAGAACTGATGATGAGGTAGCGAAACTCATCCATAGGCATTTAGTGGATCTGTGTAGAAGACTTCTGAAAGACATTCCTAGGAGTAGTGAATGACCGACCCCGGAGTCACCCTAGATGGCATATTGCGCCAGCTTAAGATAAAGGCAAAAGTTAAGAAGTACAAACGCGAAGGCGCATTTCTTGTATGCGATATAGTTTTGGAGCCTGGAGGAAAGGTTAGACAAATAGAGCGACATAGTATGGAAATAGCCCTAATTATGAGGGCTTATGCCGAACCCATAATATGTCCAATTCCATCCGAAGGCATTATTAGGTTGGAATTCATGATGGAAGACCAAGGTGCCGTACCATTCTTAGATGTAGCAACTTCTAAGGAATTTCTTGACGATAAGCTTATTTTGCCAATGGCAATGGGAACCGTGCGTAATGGAAAAAAGCTTGTTGCCGATCTTGTACAGATGCCTCATTTACTTGTAGCTGGAACTACAGGTTCAGGAAAGTCGATGGCTTTACATGCGATTATCAACAGCATGATTCTGTGTAAATCTCAAGTTCGTCTCGCCCTTATAGATCCAAAGAAGATAGAGTTCTCACATTATGCTGGAATTCAGCAGTTGTATGCGCCAATAGCACGCGATCCAGAATCTTCGGTTGAGCTTTTGGGAAATCTTGTGAAAGAGATGGAAATGCGCTTTAGTCGTCTTCAGAAAGCAAGATGTAGGGATATTTTACAATATCGTGGATCAATGTCGCGCATAGTTGTTGTGGTTGATGAGTTCGCTGATCTGATGATGGCTTCGAAAAAAATGGCGCAGGATATAATATGTCGTTTAGCGCAGAAATCAAGAGCGTGCGGAATTCATATTGTGATTGCTACTCAGCGTCCATCTGCCGATGTAGTTACGGGACTGATAAAGGCAAATTTCCCATCAAGGATGAGCTGTCAGGTTAGTTCGGCAGTAGATAGTCGCGTTGTGCTTGATAGGAATGGGGCAGAGCGTTTGACAGGGAAAGGCGATGCAATATTGGACTGTCCAGGTTTTCGTTTTGTGCGTCTAAAAGGCGCATATCTATCTGAGCCAGATATAATGCTAAATGTAAAAAACAATGCGTCGAACCAATCATGGTGGAGGCGATTATGGACCACAAAAACCTAGGGCGGGAATTTTTGGCACCAGAGCTTGAGAAAGGTCTTTCTGACATCCTTGCCCGTGGTGGGTGTATATTTCCAATATGTCCAGATAGCAAACGTCCTCTGCCAGCCAAGGGAGAGGATATAGGAAAACCTGGTTTTGGTGGATATAAACTTGCTACAAATGACCCACGTGTTGTTTGGAACTATTTTCGAGGAGACCAATTGCCGAATGGAATGCCTGAAGCTGCTTTGAAGCTTCTTATGGCATGGAGACGTACCGAAAGTCCAAATGCCGCAATAGCATTGGATATGAGTGGAATGCTTGTTCTTGATGCTGATAGTTTAGATGAACTCAATGCTTTTACGTCTCGATATGGAGATTTACCAAAGACATACTGTGTTCGTTCTCCGCGAACAAATGGTGGCATGCATTTCTATTTTATGGCTAAGCCAAAAGCAACCTATAGGAGAAATATTAGTGGTTTTCCTCACTTAGATATAAAACATCACGGATATGTTCTAATTCCAGGTAGTGTTAAACGAGATAGTGGTGGAGAAATTGTTGGCAGGTATTCTGTGGTTGATGATAGTCCCATAGCTGATTTGCCAGATAATTTGCGTTCTTTGATGGAGAAACCGTCAAGGATTAGTACAACGGCGCCATCAAAGAAAGTTACGGACGACGAATGGGGAGCCTCATTAAATGAATGGGTTATCCAAAGGGCACGCGCTTATCTTGCGAAAATGCCTCCAGCTATTTCTGGTCACGGAGGTCACAATGCTACTTTCTTAGCTGCGCGTGCGCTTGTCTGTGGTTTTGCTTTGGACGAGGATGATGCTTTTGACCTGCTTGTAAGTGATTACAATCAAAGATGTGAGCCTCCTTGGGCAGAATGGGAGCTTAGACATAAGGTAAGAAGTGCAATAAATTGTTCGACCACGCCAATCGGTTATTTGCTAGATGCCCATAAAGATGGATACGACGATTGGGATGACGCAAACAAATATGAAGTTAAACCATTTTGGGATTAGGAGCCTATATGAAGCTGGTTGTTTTGGGAGATCTACATCTCGGCGGCGGATATTCGTTGGGTAGAATAGACCCATACCGCCAGCTGAACTCAAGGCTAATTGACCATTCTGATACTTTCGATCATGTTGTTGATTTCATGGTTGAACATGAGGTTGAGCATCTTGCTCTAACTGGGGATATATATGAACATCGCAGACCTGAGGCCTCGCAGATGGCTGTATTTTCCGAAAAACTGGCGCATCTCTCAGACCTAGGAATACATACGCATATAGTAGCTGGAAATCATGACATAGTACGAGCACATAAAGCTACTACGATGGATAAGTTTCGCCTTCTAAAATTGCCATTTGTACATGTATACAATGATATAGGAACATATTGCTGTCCATCTATGAATTTGGTTTTTCTTCCATTTAGAACCAAACAGATGTTACAATGTTGGTCCAATGAGGAGGCTGTAACTTTCCTGAGAAAAAGTCTAGAATACGAAATCCAAAGTCTAGATAATGATAATCCAACAGTACTTATTGGGCACATGACTTTACAAGGCGCTTGTGGTCATGGTAGCCCAATGGAAGACCATGCCGTCTTTGATATCATTATGCCTTTTTCGACATTCGAAGGTTTTGATGCGGTTGTTATGGGGCATATCCATCAATTTCAGGTTTTATCGACTGAGCCCCTTATTATGCATGTTGGATCAATGGAACGTACGGATTTTGGTGAGTCTAAACAGCCCAAATTTTTTACTCTGTTTGAAACGGAAGGGGATACGTTAAAATGGGATTTTGTTTCCCTTCCTGTGAAACCGTTACATGATCTTGTTATCGATAAGTCTTTGGAAGGTCCTGAAGGACTGATGAAGAGTATAAAAAAGTGGTTACAAGATTATGGTTCAAAGAACATCATGGGAAACGGTATAGTTCGAGTTGAAATAATGGTTGGTGAGCATGCGGCCCAGGCTCTAGATACTTCGGAAATTCTGCGCTTTATATTGCGGGATATGGCTGTCAGCCATTGCGTTGGTGTTCATTCTACTGTTATAACTAGACGTCAGCTTAGGGATTCAACCATAACTGAAAGAGCAGATCCTCATTCAGCTCTTACAAAGTGGCTTGACGCAAATGTTCAAGATCAGGAATTGCGCGAAGGGATGCGCAAAGCTGGATTCAAAATCATGGAAGGCAACTGATGATCCCACTTTATCTTTTACTTGAGAACTTCATGTCTCATGCTAGATCGGAATTGGATTTTACTCGATTCGATTTAGCACTTGTGGTTGGTATGGAGAATGATGATCCTGATACATCAAATGGCATAGGCAAAACGGCATTGTTTGATGCCATTAGGTGGGTTCTTTATGGCAAATGTCGTTTCAGGATTAAGAAGCGCGTAATAAAGCGTGGAAAAGATACATGTTCTGTGACATTTGTCTTCCAGCTGGATGATGATACTTATAAAGTGATTAGGAAGATGAGTCAGAGGGCAGCTTCCAGTGAGGTATCTCTTCTTATAAAGGAAGGGACGGGCTGGAGGGATCTTTCCTGCGACACAACTACACAGACTGGCGAAAAAATAGAAGGGCTTATTAAGCTTGGGCATGATACATTTGTAAACTCCAGATATTTTAAGCAGAATGAGATTCTTCAGTTTGTATCTGCAACTGCTAGCCAGAAAAAGGATACGCTTAAGGAAAGCTTAAATATAGAGATTTGGGATAAGTATCAGGAGAAAGCTAAGGAAATCTCGCGTCGTTTATCTGTTCAGATTGTATCGCTGGATGATCGTATAAAGTCTTTTGGCAATTTAGATTCGGAGAAAACATCTATAGATGCGGCAATGAAAGGTTTGGAGACTAAGATTTCCGAGACTAAGGAGGGCATTTCCAGAAAAAGCCAAAAACTCGAAGAAATTCGTGCCAAGATGCCGTCCATTTTGCCGTCCTCTGAAACAGTCGAAAGTCGTATGGCAGAGATTATGTCTCGTGCTGCCACCATCAAGGGACGAAAAAAGACAATAGTTGATAAGATTTCTGGATTTAGGAAAGATCTTGAAAAAACTAAGGTCGATTTGGATAGTGCTGAGAAACGTTTGTCCGAATGCGTTCATGATGTACTTGTTGTGTCAGGTCACCCTGAGAGAGAAAAGGCTGAGGACATATTTAGACGTTTAACCACAGCGCGCAAATTGCCATCCCTTGTTGTGTTTTGTGACAAACTAAGTCATGATAAAGATGAGCTCGATAGGCATAAACGTAGTAGAGATGATGCTATACTTCAGTTGAATCAACTGATTGCTTTGGAACCTGGAAAGAAATGTCCAACGTGCCTATCTATCCTGGAAGATTTAGATAAGGTTATACGGGAACGAAAAAAAAGAATCAAATTCCTAGAGAATACTAAACGAGAATCTGAAATACTCGCTAACGAGCTTATGAAGACCGTATCTCGTCAGGAGAGGATTTTGGCAAAAGCCAATGCTTCGGCTTCTTTGCTTGACCATCTTGACACAACTGTTCTACAAATGAAGAGACAAATTGAGCAACTGACCTCATGGTGCTCAGCTCTTGAGAAAGAACTTGAGAAGCTTGTTCAGGAGTGGCAGGACCTTAAAACAAAAAAGGCTCTTATCCAAGAAAGTACGGATGATGGAGGAAGAACCAAGGTACTCGAACTAGAAAAAGAACTAGAAAACGATAGACAGTCTTTGGTAAAGATGAGTGTCTATCGTTTTCTAGTTCTTT